ACGCCATACCTATCTAAAGTTGTTTGACGTACCTTCTCTTTAACAGACTCGGCTTGAATAGCGTAAGGGACGCCATACCTATCTAAAGTTGTTTGACGTACCTTCTCTTTAACAGACTCGGCTTGAAGCACATATTCAACGCCATAGTTAGCCTTGACAGTTTCAACGAGCTTGGCATATATCTCTGGGCTCTGTAAAGGATGTTCAACCCCATATCTCTCAAGGCAAGTATGTTCTCGTTTTTCTAAGAACTCAGCCAAAAGTAAAGGATGTGTTGCACCATATTTACGAATAAAAGTAGCAACAGTTTTTTCCCAAAACCCATCAATCTTAGCCGGATGATCTACCCCATATTTCTCTATAAGAACTGCCCTGATCTCAGACTTACCTTGCTCAGAAGCAAAGTAATACGTTCCGTAGTGTTCAAACGTGGTTTCAAGTTGACGCCGCCGGACATCAGGATCTTGATTTGTCCATTCAACCCCCCAGCGTTCAAGGTTAGTTTGACGGGCTTTCTCAACTACTTCTTCCGAACAAGAGGGAGCAGGGCCACCATATTTTTCTTGGTTCGTCTCTGCAATCTTTTGTCTAATAACCGGTGCAGCTAAAATTTCTTCGCTACCGTACCTCTGCAAGTTGGTAGATTGGGTTTTTGCCCTAATCTCAGGAGATTGATTAGGATTTTCAACACCATATTTAGCAAGATTTGTCCGTCGTATCTTTTCCTGAGTCTCTGGTTTTGAAAAGGTGTTGTCTTTCCCGTAAAAGATAGTCCGCTTACCTACCAAAGATTCTTGCACCTTTTCAAAAATTATTGACTCCTTTGAGAAGACATTCTCGGCTCCATAACGCTCTTTGATCGTAGCTTTACGGCGCTCTTCGGCTTCTTCTATAAGACGGGGGTGTGTAATACCTTCTCCATGCTTGGCTTGAAGGGTCTCAGCCATACGAGCCATTTGAACCGTGCCACGATGGCGAGACTTCCATACCTCACAAACAGAGCGATGACGCTTCATCTGCGTAAGCGAGGTAGCTTCATGCCCGCAAAGACAAACCCTAGGCGCGGTATCCCCTAATTGAGCTTGCCAACCCGAACACACCGCCTTGTGCCGAGCGTTGATGCTATCAGAATTTGGAAAATGAGTTTGACAGTAGGGGCAGGTAACTGGCATACTGCCAGTATAACTTAAAAGGAAACAATGTCAAGTATATACAAAAAACCACCGGCATCCCCCTCACATGAATTTTCTGGGACTTAAAATTCCTTTTCCCAAAAATGGGCCGAAACTCGACCTTATGCCCATTCCGAAGCGGGGCTGCTGTAAGCCTTTGACTACATTGATCGTCAGTTTGGCTTGAGTCAGTTGTTTTTCGAACTGCTCAGAGGCCGCCTGATAGGCCCCCTCGTATTTACTCGACTTATCCAAGTCCAACGAAACGCCACCTATCGAATAATTAAATTCGTCCGCAATCCAATTAATTCTCAACGCCTGTAAGGCGTGCATCATCGCACCGGTGAGGAGCAAAGTTCTCCACTCGGGGCGAAATGCGACCATCTGGTCTATGCTGGAAAAAGGCGTCCGGGGCGGGGATGCAGAGATCATATCAAGTGACCTCAAAAGGTACTCTTGCATCTCAATATCTTCCCAAATGTACCCAAAAACCCGGCTAAATTGCTGAATTGTCTCTTCATGAGTTGGTGGCCTGAAATGATAATTTCTGTCCGGATTATTGTCCCGACATAAAATTCTCAATCGTCCCATCAAATCAAGCTCGCCCACGGTGGCATTGATGGCGCTGCCGGTGATCATACTGGCACTATTGGTAGAGAGTCCGGCTTTATCTATAATTGAAAACTCTTGGACTACTTGTTGAACCGAACCCCCAATGATTTCCCGGAAAGTCCACCGAATACGATAATCTCCCAAGTTAGCGTCTAGGGGTGCAATGATAGAGGCAAAATATTCCCCTACAGAGGGGTTAGCCGGTGTCCTTATAGGAACCCCAACCAAGACTTCTTGACCCGTTGTGAAGTCATACAGGGCGTAAGAAATCTCGGCAGCATTGACGGGGGTATTGACCGCGTTGACCAAAAAGATGTTCAGGTCATTACGCCCTAGTTGCTGCCCTCTGTAATAAGTTGTGCTCATTTTTTACTAGACTATATCCTTCATAACTCTTTGAGCCAAAGAGACAGCTTTATCAGCTTGCTCCATGAGTCTTAGTATATTTGTGCTTCCTCCTGAAAGGGTAATACCGGCCCCTGACCTATCTAATAAACGTATGTACATCTCAGTTAATCCAATAGATTGACGTGTAGACGCTAAATTTTGATCGATGCCCTGCAAAGTTGATACTGGATCTGGCATTGCCAAAACTTCTTGACCAGCCATTTTTAGAGCTTGTTCAAAAGCCGTACGGGGATTGAAAGCTTTACGTTCTTGCTTAGCAAGGGCTTGTTCAAATGCGATACGGGAATTCATCAATAACCCTCCCTAATTGCCTGCGTAATTTCGTGAGCGAGCTTAGCATCCACGGGATGTACAAGATCACGAAGCGCTTGTAGTGAAACGGATTCAGTTTCCCTCTTTGTCCAACCTAAACGTTTAGCAATGCGCTCGTGCAACTTGTCCATGTCATATCTTGCTAAGACCTGTTCGAAAGCCGTACGGGGGTTCATAACTTCCTTCTTTCCCGCCTCTAACTCTGCTCCATGCTCTGGATCAAGTTCAAGTAGAAGGGCTTGGAACTCCCCAACATGCGTCTTCTCTTCTTTAGCAACATCAAGTAGAACTTCTCTTACTCGCTTATTCTGAGTGCCCGAAGCCATTTGTTCATAAAGGCTCACAGCATCAAGCTCAGCAATTATGCTCAACCGTAAGATTTCTCTATCAAGATCCTCTGACCTAACTTTATGCAGATCTATGGGGATGTCGGCTAACATAGCGGTCTTGGCTAGAGCTTGTTCAAATGCTTTACGTGGGTTCATAGGTATTTCACAAATCAGTATTGTCCATATTTGTAAAGTATATCGCCTGCGGCCTGGGCTGGCGTTTCAGGTAAGAATGTGACCGTCTTTCTAGATTTGTCGGCAGCTATAAAATCTGCTTTCAGCCACATAAACCCGCGTCCTTTATCAATCCAAAAAAGTTTGGCTTTATGCCTACCTTGTGGCTCCATCTCTACGAGTTCTTTTTCAACCTGTTGCTTGAACTCATCATAGAGTCCGCTCATTCTACGAGCCATGGTCCAGTCTTTATTATCAGCCGCTTGTTTTACAAGGGCTTGCTCAAATGCCTTACGAGGGTTCATAGATCAATCTCCAAACTCTTTCTTATTCACGGCAGCATCTAGATGTTTTTGTTGAACGCGCAAGTTAGATAAAGCTTTATCGTTCTTATCTCCGTGAGCTTTCTCAATTTGTTTATTAACAAGATCTTGATGCTTACGAAGTTTTTTCAAGGGCCACTTAACCATGTGACTAATGACCTTTTCAGTTTGCGTCTTCGTTAATTTAGTCAAATCTTTTGGAAGATCCGAAAAGTCATCTTTTGCTTCAGTTGAGGATCCTTTTTCTTTCTTGACTGTATGTTTAGACTTATCCGCTCCTGGATGTGCTTTCAGATAGTCAGCTTTAGCTTCCTCAGAGGGGAATTCCATCGCAACCCGCTCTATAAGAAGAGCATGTTCAAAAGCCATGCGAATACTTGCACTCTTCTTACGCTTTTTAGCCTTAGGTTCATCCTGCTCATATAAATCGGTCAGGTACTTGGCCAGCCTATCTAAATCTTTTTTATCATGCTCATCAGCAACTGGGTCATCTTTCAGCGCTTTAAGCTCACGTGCCGCCCCTAACAACTTCTCACGAGGCACAGGCTTTCCATTTGCAAAACTAGCACCAACTTCCGTCAAAGTTGGGGAATCAGGACTCTGCCATTCCCGAAGTTTACGACCGGTATCTTTATGATGTTCTGCCGGTGTGAAATTCTCTGGCCCAAATTCCTCTTCTTCTCTTTTCCTTTTTTCTTCATCCCCAGAAGGTTTCTCTTTACCTTTAGAAGGTTCTTCAGTCTTCTTCACTGTATGCTTAGCTTTGTCCGCTCCCGGATGCTCTTTAAGATACTCGGCTTTGGCTTCTTCGGTTGGGAACTCCATTGCTTGCTTAAGGGCTTGTCCTTTTCGTTTATAGATTAAAGTTGTAGTAGTAAAGCCGCCTTCGGTTTGCACAAGGCTATAACCAGCATTCTCTAAACGAAGTTTTTCACGCTCAGCTTTCGTAATACTTCTAGGATCATCCCAATTTATCTTGATTTCCTTTAGTTCGGTAACCCCTTGTTTCTCTAACGCTTGTTCAAATGCTGTTCTAGGATTCATAGGTATCTCCAAATTAGCAGATTTGGGTTTTTCTTGAGGGATATCCCTAACCGCCATGACCTCATCATCATTAATCTTCTCAATTTGTTTCTTGACTTTATTTCTATGATCTTCACAGACAGGAATATAAGCCCGGCCATCCGCCCATATATAGCCTTTAGTAGCAGGATTTTTACAATACGAACATTTTTGAGGCTCGTCTATATTTCCTGCGTAATGATCCATTAGCACTCATCCCATCCGTACTTACAAGCTCGAGGTAAAGTGTCACCAGGAGCGGGGCATGTTATCGAATCCTCTACTCGAAAGTAGCAATCTTTTTCCACTATAGGATTACTAAAAGTTCTTTGGTATTTCCACCTAACAGCCCAAAGACCGGGCTGACCACATTCCCCAGCAGTCCCCGTGACATAATAGCATCCCACTCCTGAGGAAGCCGGAATGCGCCCGGAGGGACCTATTTGTTTTAGAGTACAACCTCTCTGCATTTGGTACAAAGTGTAGCTTATATTCACAGGGCCAAAAGGATTCCCAAAACGGTCTACAACGGAAAATTCTAAATCCCCCCGTGTAAATACATGGCTCCAACGAAAAGCTGTTGAAACCGTTGGGACTTCACAAATAGGTAGCGGAACATGAATAACTTCCATGTAAGCCGCAACAACTGCAACACCAAAAATAGGCTCAGGTATTGAAAGGGCTAAGTTACTAGAACCCCAAGTATATCCCGAAAGGCCAATACTACGTCGCAGATCCCCTGTTATATTGCCGCTACCTACCGCAATTCCGGCGATTCCCATCAAACGAGCATCAATCAAAGCACCGGCACCAAGTAAGAAGCCGGACATATTAAATACCGCTTGAGTGCTTGCAGAAACGCTTGCAGAGCCAACTAGAGACTCTACAATCTCGTGCTTCAAGCTAGCTGAAGAACCGGCCGAACTTCCCCCTGTAGCCGCCCCTGAAAGACACGTAAAAACAGCTAACGACCCGTGTATGGTTGCTGATCCAGTTGCTGTTCCATTGAGATCATAAAGAGACACATGAGTTCTCTCTTATTGTCTACTTTTGAAGAAAACGTGAAGCTACACGTTCAGTAAGAAGAACCCGTTCGAAAGTTTTGACCGGATCTACCGTCTCGTTCGCAGTCTTTTGCACTATTTCTCTAGCGCCATCAACAAGGAGTTTTTTCACTTTAAGAATATTTTTTCTATGCTCTTCTATCCAGTTCTGTATATCTTTTGGGGGAATACAGACATCTTTCATAGATCGAAGCCAATGTTCGAAAGTATCTAAGCTACTTAATTGCCCCTTGACCGAAGCTATGCTGTCTACTAACTCAGCCAACAATTCCGAAGGGACTAAATCACGACTCAGTTTAACTTCTTTACTTACAGCCTTCATAACATTAAGATTCTTGAACTATAAGTTGCCCAGAAGCGAATTTCACTTGATCTGAAGCTAATACCAATCGTGGAGTGCTCAAGTTACCAAAATACAGTACATTTCCCCCCGAACTAGTATCCATGAGGGAAAAGGCTACAATAGTGTTCCAAGTTGCAGAAGCCACAGGAAATAAAACATCTGATACATTTGAAACTTGACCATTATTAGGAGTGGTAACAATTACTGTCTGCCGACCGTACCCCCCACCTGTAACTTCAGTACCACCTCCTCCAACTCCAGGCGCTACTGTATATAAAGCCACCCAAATTGTAGACGGGGGCGTAAATGGAGTATTGCAAAGTGCAACGTTTAAAAGGTTGTTAGAAAGATAATAGGTCTTGGGCATATTTAAAATCCTTGCCTAACAATCGCAGTTCCCACCTTGTGGTTTGATAAATGAAGCATGGATCCCCGACTCCATGACAGGGACGCCTTGAACCACATCAAAATCTTGAGCGGAAATCTGTTGACCTGAAGGATAACTCAAGAGATTGCGCCAGAAACCCAAGGAATTAGGTCTAAACCTAACATTATAAAACCCTGGATGTCCCGCTATTTCGTTAAAATAAATATTGCCCGATACCACTTGAGCATCGGTTACCCCAATACCGGAAATCAATGGCCACGGTTGAAGAAGGTTACTATAAAAAATTTGAGAGACTAACGAAGATGGGATAAGTCCAGTAACTCTGGTATAGCCATCTGACAAGAAGAAATCCACTTGATCCAACACCACTTGGTTCGCTTGAACAATTCTTCCACGAGTAGTCGCCATTAGCTCTTAGTTTTCTCTTTAGGTACACGCTTCTCATTCATAGCAGAGGCTTTTCCAGACAAAGAAGCTGTCACAGCCATTATCCTAATAGGTTTTATAGAAGCACTAGAAGAACCTTCAATTTTTGTAGTAATATTAATGATAGTCATAGATTATAGCCCTTCCCGTCTTCGGTTGGGTAAAGGTGAACCTACAGAATACGAAGGACGAAAAGGAGCAGGCGGAGAAATTCGAATTGTAGGTACAGTTAAGGGTCTAGCTGAAACTGGTATTTGCGGCCCACGAGAGACATTTGTGACGGTAACACCTGCCGGTACAAATGTCATGAAAGAGTTACCTAAGATAGCCGTACTTACAGCAAAATTACTGTTAGCTGAAGCCCCTAAAGCAGATTCAGCCAAGAGGGATGTATGTAGAGCAGCAGTAAGATTAGCTGAAGCCCCTAAAGCAGATTCAGCCGGGAAAGATAAATTGTCAGTATCAAACTCACTTGCTGCCGCTATAACAACAGACCCACCAACCATTGCAGTGTTGGCTGAATAAACTACCTTACCTGTCGGAGCAATAGATGACTCCCCGGCCATTGTTGTAACTACTGCATAGGTTACAGTTGGACTTTCTGTTACAACTGAATCTCCGAGCATTGAAGAGACGGCTGAATAAACTACCTTACCTGTGGGGACAACAGATGCCTCACCTTCCATTGTTGTAACAATTGCATAAGTTGCAGTTGGACTCTCTGTTACAACTGAATCTCCGATCATTGAAGATGTAGAAGCATAAATTACTGTAGCATTCAAGATTATACTTGAAGCCCCCTCAATAATAGCATCCGGAATGTATCTTGCCCAGGGATCTACCGTAGAATCCCCCGGCAAAGTACTAGCTATAGCATAAGTTGCAGTAATACTACTCGTAGCATCTGAGGAGGCTACAAGAGACGCATTAATCTGTACAATACCCATAGGCTCTCTACCTTTCCAACTACCTTGCAGTTGGTTCTCTAACCAAGAGAAACTTGTTTAGCAACTAATTTCTCTTGGTTAGCACACAAAGCATGAGATCCTACGATTCCGATACGACCAACGCATCAATAGCGAAATTCAAAACGTCGCCTATGCCAACGTCCTTGGCCGTTCCCAAGAGACCGAAGTACAGTTGGTCATCTGTTCCGATAACGGCACTTGAACAGATTGCGGCAGCTTTGACGTTACCCCAAGAGGCACCAGCCGCTGCGAACGTAACCGCCGCAGCGTGGTTCATTGTTGAGCCAGCCGAAGGGGCAGCAAAGGTCACGGGCAGACGAACATATGTATCAGACCCTATCACTTCAGTCCCCTGCGTGGTCGCAGTCGGAGCCGTTGTGTAAAGAGCTACGTAAACCACCGCATCAGAGACGTACGCAATATTTCTAAGCACAGCACTGAGAATTAGATTGGCTAGAGTTTCTTTTTTGGCAGCCATGATTTTTTCCTTATTCTTAGAGGTTCAAAAATCTGATTTGATCTTTGGCCGACTAAAAAACCCGGCCGTAAAATTAGGAATACACTTTAAAGAAATATCTAAAGATTATTCATTCCCTCCCTTAGGAAGATTAGACACAAATCTTTCCCCCTCTTATCAAGTCATGTGGCATATACTTTTCAAGCTCTTTAAAGCGTAGGCATAGGGTTGTGCTGCCACTTTTCCCGTGTTGTTAAACCATGCAGTCTTTAGTCCATCTACATCAGCAATGGCAGTATCAAACACGAAATATATTCGATCTCTTTCCCGATCCGTCCGTTTCATCTCCACACCAGCGGTTTGCAAATAAGCGGCAAAATAGAGGTCTGGTGTCCGGAACTCTCCGGGACTAGACTGAATTTTATTCGACATATTTAAATCCTCATCTGAGCGCTGTTAAACGCTAATTTCATTTAATCCGGGATACAGATATACATTTGGATTTTATTTACATTTACATTTTAGTTTCAACCTAGTTATCAGGTAACAGTGAATCCCACATTCGGGGTCAAACCATGAGGATCACTTAGCACAACACCCGAAGCTAAACTTGTGTACTGAACGATCACCTTAGAGCCCACAACGCCAAGGGTGTTCAATAAGGAGGCCGGAATTACAATTTGAGTAGCCGCGACTTTGCCCTGTGTGCCGCCCGTAAGAGTGCTCTCAATGATCGCCTGATAGAGCTTCACATAACGAGAACCATCTGCGGAGGTCACCCTAACTACTGTGGCTTCTACCTCAGAATTAACCGTTCCCGCACTCCCCAAATTGGTTCCCGTAATGGTGATATCCCCACCGTTCGGAACATTGTGAACCGCACCCGTAATCACAGTCAAAGGAGCTACAAAAGGCGTAACCCCATCATCTTGAACCACTGAGATTGCAGGCCCATTGGCAAGTGCCGGATTACGGTTCGGATCGGGATTGTAAGTAGCCCCAAGGAAACCATGGAGCATACCTACTTGGAAACTCTTGATTGCCACGTCCGTATCCACAAAACGGGGAGCAATCGTATCCGCTAATCCATTAAGCTGAGTGCTAGTTGCACCTACACCTACATTTGTCACAAGCGTAGCTGTAGAAACATCTAACGCTCCAAGCACCGGATTGAGAGCAGTGATAACCGTTGCCACATCCGGGACCGTGAAGTCATCACCCAACACATTGAAGCCTACAGGAGTATTAATAGTAGAGTTGGCAACAACGTCTACCTCAATATAGCTATCCACCCCCGGAACTCCGCTTTGGAGAACCAAGTGCGTTCCCGCATTACTCAAACGAACGCTTGCATTAAGCCCCGCTGTAACGATAGCCGCGTTGATCGCGACTACAAGTGCAGCCCCGGAGGCATAAACACCGTTAGCTACCGTAACTGTGGTAAAAGCTGTTGGGGCAGGACTAATCCTGGCCATGAGGGTGTGCGTACCAGCAGCAATCGTAGCACCTGTTGAAACGTTCACAGTACCTATGATGCCTGCTGGAATCACAGCTAAAGCGTTCCCAACATTCGTTGGGTCTGGGCGTCCAAACCGCCGCTCTTGCCCTCTTGGCTCGGTTGGCGGATCATATTGACTAATAGTTTCGAGATCCATGATTGAGACTGGACCCGGCATGTCACCACGAATAACTCCAACGCGCATATCTAGACTCCTGTTGTTTCGTTATTTGTAAATTTTCCGCGTACCTGGTCCGTTTTCAACAACCGAAGGACCGCTCCGTAATCAGAATAGAACCCTGAAATGGATTTGAGAAATCTAAGTTGGTCCGCTTTCCAAGCAAAACCCGCTTCTCTGACCCAAATCCGCATACGCTGCATATACTTAAAATACTTCGATGCATTTTCGAGCAATTTAAATTCATCCCGAGCCAACTCAAGATTTCCATACCGTGATCGGATGTCTTTGAGAATGAGCTGGACTTGCCGCAAGAGGAAAAGATCCGTTGGACGCCAACGCTGATGAACAGCTTGAAACGTAGAGCCCTCTTGCTCCAAGATCCATGGAATGTATTTATATTGCACACCAAAACTTTCCTATTACGATAGAACTACGACCGCTGTAAGCTGCTCGTTGGCAAGCACCTGGGCAAAACTGGTGGCCAATGCCACGCCCGGAATCAAAGCAGCCGGAACTACGATGGAGCCCGCAGCTACCACGCCACCTGGGGTTGCTAAGATTTGAACCGAAGTCACAGTGACAGCACCCGTACCCGTAATGATTACGGTAGTAATGTCCGGCAAAACCGATAAAAATGTCCCCGAAGTGCCTATAGTCAACGTCAGGTCACCTACGCCGGGAGCACCAAGATCAGCCACCGATAAAGTTGGGGCTGTAAGAAGAGAGGCCGTAATGGGCGTCACAGTAATGAGCGGAGCCGCCGCCGGATTATGCTGAAGCCCGTAGATCTTCCCCTTCCCCTCTGATAAGGTTACCCGTTGGGTCTTGTTAAGATCTATGTAACCAGCGATTAAAGGAAACCCCTCAGCCGCCCTAGTACGCGGAACGTAACAAGGCTGCTTGGGCTTTCCAATAATGCCATCACGAACGTAAGCCTTAGGATCCGCCGTAGAACCAAGGCGGTGATATGATTTATTAGGAAGCCCATCATCAATATCGTCTACGAGAATGGGGCCTTGGACAGTCTGATTGTGGATTAACCTTAACATGAATACCTCTCTAGGTGTTAAACCCTTTTGTGAAAGCGGTATAATAAAAGAAAAGCGTGCTCACTATTTACCAAACCAATAAGAATTTTAAGCCTTTTCCCTTTTTCGCGGCTTAGTCTTTACTTTTTCAACCCTTTGTTTAGCCCCGCGCCATTCAGCCTCTTCTTGAATACGCTTCCGTTCAGTCTCTTCCCGTTCAGCTTCTTCTCGTTCAGCCTCTCGTTCGGCTTCCTCTCGAATACGCTTTTCTTCAATTTCTATGAAACCGTTAATAACCGCGAACATCACGCTGCTCATAGCCGAAAAAGCATGAGCCTGAGCTTCCGCTGCCGCCGCTTGCATTCTCAAAGTGTTAGCTTGAGACAAGCAAGTTTGCCTTCGTTGTTCCGCCTCTTGCCAAATTTGCAGCAAGGTCTGCTCATAGGTTCCAAAAGATTCGGGAGTCATATACCCGATTTTTTGAAATTCTAAGAGTCGTTGGCGCAACCTAAGTAAATCTTGTTGCGCTTTTACGTTGCTCTCATCCATTTTTTATTCCCATCTGGTTCTTGTTTTATCTGCTTTTTACTGTTCGCCATGTCATTTGCAATTATGAGGCATGGTTCACAATATATTCCGTCTACAGCTGGTCTTTTTTTGCTTATCACTTGAAAAAAACGAGTTGAAACCTGCTTATTTGATTCTTTCTGAAGGAAGGTTGCAGATGCCACATGACCAGATTTACACCAGTAGTCTTGCGGAGGGTTCACCTGTTTAATAGTTAGATCGGTTTTAAGTATTTCAACTCCGCTCATAACTTTTTTCCTTTGCTAAGTTTTATCCTAAATCATCGTATTCAACTCCCAATTACTGTAAAATAAAATAGTTGATGTGATCTTTAGCTTTGATCTTACTGTAGGGGGTAATCTGAGTTGTGCTCGTTTCCTGGTAATCATCTCCATTAACAACGGTGCCAGGGTCCCTCAATAAACCCCGCCAAAATACCCACAAATTTTGACCATTACCCGTTCCATCCAACGTATAGGTAATGCCTCCGGGAAGGGTGTGAGGTACGTTAGCGTTCACATCGACAGAGAGACGTTCAATGGTTCGAACAACCGAAGAAGCTACGATAGCGTTTGAAAGAGCCTGAAGTGATGCCGTGATAGTCTGACCATCAGTTAATACCGACCCCGTGTAATCTCTGTTCCCGATTTGCGCGTTGAGTGTATTTAAAGCCTCAACAACTGAGGGAGTTACGTCTGGAAGATTTACAAAAGGATAATAATTACCGGTGTTTGTAAGCTTTCCAGCAAGACTTTTATCCCCATCGTTCATCCCAATGGTAACTTGAATATCGTCGATATCCTGACGAAGGTCACCAGTTTCTTCAATTCCTAAAGATAGGACAGTACGAAAAGCATTATCCGAAAGTTGATCTAAACGCTGAAAATAACCGTAGAACAAATCAATGCTTGTTGGGAGAGCTGCCTCCCATGTATATGCGGTAGACGACGCGGAAATATCTCCTCCATAAGGCACCGAATAGAAAACCACTTGAACACTATTTGGAGAAGCCGAAACGCCCCCTCTCGTAATACCATAAATTTTCTCACCAGCATGAAGACCAGCTTGAACTTCAAATTGTGTACCATCAGAGGGATCTAAAATTTCAACGTAACATGAAGGATAATCACCTGTGTAAGGAGCAGCATCAAAAACCGGAACTCCGGTTTTGTCTACAGAATCTGAATGTTTTAAGTTCCCTGCACTTGTGATCGTAATGTAAGTGTTGGTCGCGGCTACTGTTGCAGCCGAAAACTTTCGATTAATAATGAAACCCCGAGCATCGGTAGTTTTGCTGGCAATGTTAGTTAGATTAGCCGGAACGTTCGTACCAATCGCCGTTGGACGTTGATACAACGGAATGGCTGCATCATAAGACGCCCCCTTAATTGCCTGCCGATCAGTTCGCTCAAAATCCAGGTCATCATTCAAACAATACGCCCGCCGTTCAACCCAAGAAATGAACCCATTATTAGGATCAGGAGCTGAACCACCAGAGTTAGAAATAATAATGCTTGAAGCTGAAATGTAAGAAATGATTAAAAAGGTGCCATTATTTCCGGGTAAAGTTGCCCCGGACATTGAAAGAAAATTCCCCACGGAGTTAGCTGTCATACCGGTCAACCCAGCAATGGTTGATGACCCTCCAACTGCCGTTGTAACTGATGCAGCCGACCCTAACTGTCCAACGAGTGGCTCACCTAAACCTCCAGTTTCATCTGTTAGAGTCCGAGTTGCGCTTTGCTCAAAAGAACCTTGAATGTCCAAGATTTGATCAAGAGCGTTGTAGCGTGAATATTGAGGGGCCATGTTATAAAGTCTCCTTTATAACTTCGGCCAAACAAGGAATCTTCATTCCTTGTTGTGATGCCATCCGTAAGCCACGGACTAAAATTTCTCTTGCTGAATTGTGATCTCTCCCTATTGAAAGACCACAATTAGGACAGAGGTGCCAACGATCTCTTAAGGTCTTAGGAACCTTAGTCCCACACCGCGAACAATCCTGCGTAGTGCCCCTTGGATCAACCGCAACGACCGTCTTCCCAGCCTCTTCCGCTTTGAAATTCAGGCAAGCAGCATATATGGCCCAAGCAGCATCATGTATGGATTTGGGTTTAGCTTTATTAGACTTAGCCATCCCTTTGATGTCCAAATCCTCAATAGCTACTAGGTCATATTTAGAGACTACCTCCTTAGCTAACTTTCTAGCAAAATCTAGGCGTTGGTTATGGGTATGTTGATAAGCCTTACTGACCAAAAGCTTAGCTCTCTTACGAGAATTGGATCTCTTGTTTTTCTTATGAACCAGCTTCTGCTGCCTATAGGCTATAAGAGCTTCTGATTTTTGGAAGAATCTTGGATTCTTAACCTCAGACCCATTGGAATGGACAGCAAAATGAGTGAGGCCTACGTCTATACCGATGGCAGTCTTGATCTCAACTTTGGGAAGAGCCACACTCAAGTCACAAACGATAGAGGCTTCCCAACCCTTACAGGTTTTTCGAACGTGGGCTTCTAGAGGGGTTCCTTTGAGCGGCCGATAAAGATGAAGTCTGACTTGGCCAAATTTTGTAATTGTAAGGAGATTTCCCTTTATTATGGGACTCGGAAAGCTGAATGAATCGTAACGATCTTTGCCCTTGAATCGAGGGAATCCTGGCTTTTGGCCCTGTTTAATTCGTCTAAAAAAAGCCTTATAGGCCTTGTCTAATCGGTTGAGAGGAGATCTAAGAATAATAGCCGCGATAGATCCATAACCTTCAAGATCAGCTTCACGAAGCTCCGTTAAATCTTTGTGCTGATCATACCTTGAAACGGTCTTCTTTTGCTTTCGGTAGGCCTCCCGTCTCTGCTCAAGGGCTGCATTATAGAGTCTTTGACAATTTAGACGGATTTCATCTAAGCCAGCTTCTTCTTGCTGATTTAATCGAAGAGGATATCTGAAAGCTCTAATCATGATTTTTAAACTCGCTGATAGTTAGCTAACAAACTTGATCTGTTAATTGGCGCAAACGTCAAAAGGTTTATTGTATCATAACCCGTACCTACACCCCCTGATTCCTCCACCCAGTAATCCCCTGCACCTGGATTCAGCACACTGGTTTGAGTAAGTCTACGACCATTGTGCCACAATTCTATAGTCCTGCCTGAGACTGTAAGATCATGTTTAAAATGATCTGGGGTAGTACGAAAAACTCGATTAGCACCATCTTTAGGGCCTACTAATGAAACTCCAACCCTAACTGAAACGGCACTACTAGACGCAGACAGATCCTTGAGAGATAAAATTCCAGAACCTAAGAAATCATCATACCAGTGCTCTGAACTTGTCTCCCCAAAAATGATTTGCCGAATGCGGCTTAGAAAAAATACTTGAAGCTCTTCTTGCGTGCCAGAAGAGATAAGAGCATTTAGAATAGCCGCCGAATCTTGTTGATCATCTGTATCGTCCGTTCTTCGGATGCTATTATAACGTTTGAGTGTGGTTGCCATTTTTAGGGCACTCTCAAAATGTAATCAGCAAAAAGATGATCGTTAAATACTGGCGGGGGCACTAACAAGATAATCGTATCGTACCCAGTTCCTACACCTCCCGATTCAGAGACTAAGTAATCATCAATGAGAGCCAAGCGGCTACCATTAAAATAAACTGAAATGTCTAAAAAAGGTAAGTTGTGAGTAAACTTCTCTAGGCCAGGAGTGTGGTAGGAGACATTAATTCCATCCCGTGGTCCAACAAGATTTTGACCTACCCGATAGCGGCTAACAGCGATGAATAGCTGTTGCGCAATCTGAAGGGATAGCTGATTGATAAGATACACAAGTTTAGCATCTCCTGAGGTTTACCGTGGGAAAGCAAGAGTAAAGGTAGCTGAAAACGATACAGCACCCCCAACTCCTTGCACATAAAGAGAACTCTGCGCCCCACGAAGGTTTATGCTCTGTACCCCTACTTTAGGCAGGACTGTCAGCATAGGGTCACCATCTATAGCCCCTACGAGAAGATTGTTACTACCATCTTCATTAACTATCCGAAAATCTTCCATACTGGGTAAATCAAGTTGTAAAGGAGCTGCTAAAGGAGCTGAACCTTTGATAGTCACAATACCCGTGCCATGATGTGCTGCATCAGGTAAAACTAGAGTTGGAGCGCCCGCTGTACCTTCTACTGCTCCAACCACCGGAACAAATTTAAGCCAAAATGACTTAGCATCTGGAATGCTGTATGTTGCAGGATTGAAAACAATGCGAACTTTTCCTGTGACTGGTTGAGTTTCAATAACATTTCGATTCACGCTAGGATCTAAATACCCAACGTTTGTCGAAGTCATCATTGTTGTGAAAACAGCAGTATCGAAGTTAGCACCCCATTTGAGACGATAACCATCCACGCCACCACTCAAGAGAGGGGTATCTATATCTACGATGTTCGGCCGTCTACGTCTGATACTAAAAAGTCTGTTCATTGTGAGACCTCTTGCTTGATATGCTTTTCGTAAGTTTTGGCACTTTTAGTTGCCGCTTCAACTGCTGTTTTAATTCCGTGCTCCCTCTTTACCTCTGCAAAGGTAGAATCATATGCGGCATCTCTAGCCTCACCCCAAGATGAAGCGATTTGACCTTCAAAGTTAGGTTGCAATTTACTAGGCCGAACGTGATCCTTCTCTCGTTGAGCCATCACCTTTCGGTGCTTTGCTCGATAGGAATTCTCCTTCTCCGCTTTACTTGTAAATCCGCCCGATGGCCCATCTTTGAGCACAAAATCTACCCCGATAGGATCAAACACTAACTCAACTTGACTCCCACAAGTGCAGTCTAAACGAAGCTCCCCTTTTTCCACAAGACCATATTGATCAAACGTCAACTTGCGGATTTCTTGCTTCTGACAAACTTTACATTTGGTTGTATATTTAGGCATTACTTTTTTCTCTTACTGCCTTTAGGTATCGGAATTTCCCATTTATTAATATGTGACAACACAGCCGCGACGTGCTTACATACTTTGTTTATTCCATCAGGGTCTTTAATAACCGGAACACTTGCTGTACCACGAGGTTTACCATCTAAGTAGTCTTCGGTCTTTGCATGGTACTCGGGTCCAAGCCAACGCCAGGCGGGGCAAGAGCACTTTATGTCTAAATCCATCTTAGGAATTTTTGTGATGTTTCCCTTCCGAAAAGCTTTGATCTTAACAATTTTAGGGCCATTCCCGCAATCAACTGAAAAGATCCACCGCAAATTATTGACATCAACCCTGCTGACAGTTACCGCACAATGAGCCCCACGCTCAACGAATTTAGGATTTAAGCCCTCCGTGATAGGCCCCGTGCGAAGAGCAAGCTTCGTTATCCGATCTCCAGGTAAATGAAGCTCAGGGGCTCGAGACAACTCCCAAAGATCTACTACAAATTCTGCCGATGCTGACTTGGTATTAGGAATGCCATCCCGATATGGGTAACGAGTTTTTGGGCTCCTTTCATCCCATTCCCCTTTACCAAGATAACCAATTCCATCATGCTTATCTGCGTTATCCTCTCGAGTATCAATACGTTCACGATCAACTAATAAGTCGTCGGCATAATCGGTACGATAAATTGGTTCATCCTTAGCCCCATCGAAATCACGAGTATCATCTTCAGGTTTGGCATACGTGGCTGAGCCTGGGATCGAATTTTCTAAAGGCAAGCCTTTATCGCTAGGGCCTCCAGAAGGGAGCCCCGACTCAGCTACAGTTGGAGAAAACCCCTTCCCATACGCGGGTCTAGAAATCAAAGGCTGTACTAAAGCGCTTTTCACTTACCCCTTCCAATCAAATGCTGCCTTAAAATCATCTTTGTGTTCTAAAGTCTGCTGTTTCCACTTCTTAGCGTCTTCAGGACTCATATTCTGAGTAGGGTCAGCAGGTTTGCCCTCTTCAAAACGCGAACGCTTAGCCTCCTCCGCTGTTGGTTCTCTTAGTGTCCCAAAAGAAGCGGCCTTAAACTTATCTTTGTTTTTATCGTGCTCTGCCCACCACTTCTTAGCATCTTCAGGGGTCATGTTCTCAGTAGGATCAGCAGGCTTGCCTTCCTCAAAACGAGCCTCTATTTCGACATCAGCCTCGTGTTCCGAAGCGGCCTTATCGCGACGTTCTTCCGTTGGAATAGTAGTCTTTAGCTCTCTGCTGAGGCCCTCTAACGTTCGAGCTACTCCTCCCATGACACTATCTAATTCATAAAGGCTCTTTTTCGATTCTTGAGCCCGCCTAAGAGCTGAATCAGGCATACCGGTCAATGGGCCTATACGCCCTATATGACCAGTTATAGCGTCTTCTAGAGCTTGGCTCATTGTCCTACTGGCACCTCGACACATGAACAAATTTTCGGCCGTCTGATTCAAAGCTTCTTGAAACTCTTTTGCCGATACGCCCGAGCCGTGTTCTTTATTCTTAATCTTGAGAGGGCCAAAAGTGGCCGTACGTTCCCCACCGGCTGCCGACACATCTATAGAGTCTGCCAAGATGCGCCGAAGCGTTGAAGCCAGCACTAACCGACTAGGAGGCTCCGGATTAGTTGTATCTAAGAAACTTTCCGCCAATCCACGCAAGGTAGAAGCAATCTCATTACGCTCAGTAGCCGTCTTTGTTTGCCCTTCTAACCGCGAAATGAGATTAGCTAGCCCCTCCGTATCTACGCGCCCTGTAGCTTCCGTAGAGGCCGCTAAACGCTCCAATTGAGCTACAGCCTCAGGGATTCTTATTGTCTTACCCTGACGCAGATTAAGTTTCTTTTTGGTTGAAGAAAACCATTCTTCCATGGCTTCCTCAACAAGGTCAGCCCAATCAGTATCAGGTAAATCTGAAACGGGTTTATATTTCTCTAACTTTGACGTAAACGAAGTAAGATTGCCTGCTCGCATACGAGCAAGTGCTATCATAGCGTTTGCTACGGTCCTCTCAAGAACATCCTCAGTCTCATGTTTCAAATAAGGTAAAATTACCCGGCGAAAAGCTTCTTCGGCTTTATTATCAATTGCAGAGGTAGAATTCGCTTCCTTAGTTTGTGACCTTCGTTGTACCCGTCTGACCCGAACCTCTTCAAGAGCCTTCTCTAATTCATCGACCTTCTCTGGACGCAAATCGTCTTTGATCTCCTCATAATCTAACTTGGATGCTCCTAAAGCCGCAGCACTAAGAGCTTTATCCATCCGTAGTAACGTGTCCGGAATGGCATAAATTAGATTAGCGGCTACCTCAAAAAAACGATCACGATACTCTGACTTGTTAACAAGATTGACGGCCTCGTCAATATACTTTTTGAGTTGAGAACATCGAAGACGAGCATCACCTAGTTCCTCGAGGAGGTAAACTGAGATCCCACTGCCAGTCTTAATCACTTTGGTGGAAGTGTCACTAGCTTCTTTTTGTTGAACCGGGCCACGTCGCAAACAAGAGTCGGTCATACGAGTCCTCCAAGTCTATTAAACAAGATCATTGAAGAAACCTCAAAAAATGAAAACGTGGAGAGCACCAAAAAACCTGGACTCCCCACGTCATCGAATTTTTAAACCGCAATCCTAGTGGGCTTGAAAAGCTTCTGGAAACTCCGCTAGTAATTTAGCTTTAAATTCGTCAGATTCAGCAACAAATACAGCTTTTATTATATCTGGACGATCTTCAAAATCAGCTTGGAGACGAGCTAATTTCTTTTTTGGAGAGGCCGCAAAGTCATAGGAATCAGGGAAGTCAGGACATATAGTACGAGCCATCCTCACTCTAACCTCCACCGTTCCGTCCTGAATCATTGGTGGCATTTTCACAGATCTTGGATGCGGCTCGGGCTTAGTGCGCTCAGGCCCATTTGTATTCTTAAACGTAATCCCATCTTCTACTAAGGTGGATTGTTTAGCACTACCCCCTGTACCAGATAAATCTACGGTCTCAATACCACCCCCAACTTTCTGTGTAAGGTTTATCCCCTCTTGCTCTTTAGCTTGAACTGTTTTGATCGTTGCTACTGTAACCGGTTGTTGATCAGCATCTACATAGCGAGAACGCAAAGTACTTTTTTGATTTAAATAAGCCTTGCGATCAACAGGAGTCATACGTGCCAACATCTCTTCTTCTGTGACCCCTTTTCCAGGCTCAATTTGAATGTTTTCCGCCGCCCTAATTGCTGCCCCTGCTGACCCTGCTGTTAATGAAGTTTTTCCAGCATCCGCAGCAGTCTTTAGAGAACGAACCGGAATCCCACCTTGATCCTCTATAACCTCTGTAGTACCAGACCTTTTTCCTGTAATTTTTGCCTTGTTTTGTTCTCTGGTTGACTTTGCATGATCAGCCGAACTCATTACAACGCGCTCATCGGTCTCAGTTATAACCGTCTCAAAAGGCTTGGATTTCCCATCATCTGTTGGAGGACGAACCTTAATGTTTGCTGATACGGGCCTACCATAACTGGCGTTCCCCTCCTCATATTCAGAAGTAAGCACTAACCACTCTGCCGAAACTGCACTTCTTAACTGAGGAAACGGATACTTCGCTCCAGCATACTCCACGGTAGAACCATCAAAAAGCACTTCTGAGTCTTTAGCCACCGTTACGTTGAAAGCCCCAAGAGCAAAACTGCGCGTGGCTGTGAAACTCTGATATTCCCCTGATTTAAATTTAATCTGCTCCATATTTTTATCTCCATTAATCTCTCTGTACAACTAAAAACCAGACAACAGTCTCCCCTTATGATAAAAGATAAGTAGATTAATCAAATAGCCCAATTTACAGGATGTCCCCCGAGGGCTCGATTAATTTTTGAAAAAGGACGGCTACCAAAAAAGCCATTAGAAGCGCTCATAGGACTCGGGTGAGCAGACTCTATAACAACATGCTTTTTTGTATCAATAAGGGAAGACTTATCTCTTGCATACCGTCCCCAAAGAACAAAAACCATGGGACGATCCCGATCACTAAGAATCCGAATCACAGAATCCGTAAACTTTTCCCAACCCTTACCTTGATGAGATCCCGGTTCACCTTCTCGAACTGTCAAAACGGAATTAAGTAAAAAAACGCCTTGTTGAGCCCATTTAATCAAATGCCCGTGCGTAGGAATAGGGACCCCAAGATCGGCTCGCAATTCCTTATAAATGTTCTGCAAACTTGGTGGGGTTAAAGTTCCGGGCAATACTGAGAAGCTCAACCCATGTGCTTGCTTAGGTCTATGATAGGGATCTTGCCCAAGAATAATCACACGAACTGCGTCAAGAGATGTCACATTGAACGCAGTAAATACAAACCCCGGCGGAGGGTACACAATGCCCTCAGCTCGCTCTTGCTTTACAAACTCTAATAGATCTTTGAAGTAAGTTTTCTCAAACTCAAGCGCAAGAGCTGTCTTCCAAGAAGCATCCACATAACGGGGCTACACCAACTTAAGCCCCCTCTACACAAAGTTCAGCGGCATTATTGTGTTAAACAAAACATCCGGCCAAAGACCTAACAGCTTAGCTTTGACCCTGAAGTTATCATAACGATCATTCCCATCGGGTCGATCGTGCCAAGCACCATAATCTTGAGTGCCTATCTTGCGTATAAGAGCGCCCGGTAGTGCAGCAACGTTCTTGGTCTCTGAAAGAACCTCGGTAAGACACTTTGCTGCAAGGCCAGGAGCATTCACACTGGCCGAATGGTAAAAGCACATAGCCAAATCAATACTAGGAATATGAATAGGGTCGTCCAACGTAGATAAATTAGGTATCGTTATGGCCTCTATCGTCTCCACAGTGGATTGAAACATCGCCTCATAAGCCTTACGTTCCAACGCAGCATATCCATTTACCAAATAAGATAAAGCATATTCCGTCTGAGCTTTATAAGTTGTGGGATCAGAAAACAAGTTGTGAAATAACATAGCCCACTTGTCCGCTACACCTCTATTTGAACCTGTCTCTGGAACAACGCCATTTACCGGGGCAACCATATTCCTAATCTGCCTTCCGGTTATAAGGGAGCCTCCTTTTATACTTCGCAGCTTACCATCTTTGGCTAAGAAACAACCCGCTTGTTTGAAAGCTTCGAGCAAAGGAGCAAGACTAGCATTACCATCAGAGACACTAACCTCTATGGCTCTAAGGAGGGAAAAGAGCGGACCTTGTTCACCTGTACTTGGAAAGTTAGCTATCCAATGAAAAGGGCCACCAGAAATCCCACACCCGTCGTAGCTTTGGACTGTTCCCCATTTTCCCGCTTCCAATTGAGAGGTGAGATAAAAAGCCCTGTGTAAATGGCTGTTCTTGTCCCCCTCCGCCAATAGAACCGGGACATCGCCCCTTATAAGAATGCCGGAATACTTGTTGTATTTGTACCACTTACTGATGCTCATAATTCAGCAAGTGGGATAAAAGATTATGAGCTAAGTGCAAAGGAGTTTTCTAGCTATGACACGAGTCTCACCCCTTAAAAATCTGCCCACTGTAGAATGATCAACACCAAACTTATCCGCAATTTGCCGGTGGGTAAGGCCCTTACGTGCCAAACGCATAATACTAACAAGATCTGCCTTTGTTAGTTTAGTCCTGGGATTTTTCGTATCCGAATGATAAATACGAGGGGGTAATGTTCGATCTAATTCCTTTTCATTAATTACGGGGAAGGAATTTTTTAAATATACGATAGCTGATTTAAATCTTGCCACATCATCGTCAAAATAACCTAAACCCCTATTACAACGGCTACATAATAGACCTCGAATGCGCCCTGTAGCATGACAGTGATCTACCACCAAACGTCTAAACCGTAAAGATTTTCCAGATCCCCCACAAATTGCGCATACGCCACCTTGAGCAGCCAATATCCTGTCATACTGCTCTTGGCTAATTCCAAATCTAGACTTTATACGATTAGCAGAGATTTTAGAAGCATCCATTTTATACTTCAATCTCGTGCAAACCTTACAATAAGGAGAACACTCACTAGATTTTGTAGCGTGCCCATAAAAAGCATCAAACGGCTTAGTATCCCCACAGATTGGGCAACGTTTCATTCCATAATGGTTACGCACACGTAACCATTAGCACGCTCTATTAGTTATGCAAAGTGTGTCCGACCGCTTCCTTGCCATCGGGCTAACACAGTTTGAGCGGTTTAGTGACCATAACCGAAAGCGGTTTGATACTTAGGTTTACCATCCCATTTGGATGCCCAACTATAAGAATTAATCTTTACCCCATGCCCCGGACTCACTCTCCTACGAAGAACCGGACCATGATAGGAGCTAGGAACAGGTACTACATAATCAGCCCCCCGCTCCTCTTTAACAACTTTACCGCCAATTTGTCGAATGGCTACCATCTGCGACCCTAAAATCTCAATCACTTCAAAGAAGTCAACGTGCGTTTCGTCATACCCCCAACTAGAATCAAGAATGTCTCCTACGTTGAATTCATGTTTAAACTCACGACGCTCTTGTAGCTTCCTATTCTTATCCTCAAGAACGCTTTTACGAGATGCAATGGTTTCTTTAATACTACGATCCCGATCCGCTTCACTACGAAAAGCGTAATGCCAAAGAGGTTTGCTCTGCTTCCCAGCAAAAGCAATGGCGTAATACTTGATCCCTTTGTCAGTCTCAACTTCATACGGCCAAATAGCTAAGTCTGTACCCTCAGGCAAAATTGGGTCTTTCCCACGAGCTTGCTGAGGTAAATAAGATTCTCGAGGCATAAAAAAGCGTCCTACCGCTTCTTCTTGCCATCGGGCTAATACGGTTTGAGCAGAGGGAGTTGCCATGCTCTAGGAAAAAAATGAAAAGATTAGACTGGTTTTAAGTCCTCAGACGACTTACAAATATAGCAATAACGCCGGGTATTGTTTTCGGAAGTATCCACATAAGAATTCCCACAACTACAAACTTTATGCCGTGCTTCTTCCCGACAAGTTGGACACCGTACAAATGTTTCGGTAGGAGCCCTAAGAAATTTTTTGCTGCACGTTTGACAAGTTCGCCAACCAGTCTCTTTGGAATCTCTGAAATAAGTAAGGTCTGTTGCAAGACCGGTTCTAAATAGTTTTTCTCTCCTACGATGTTCAGGGCAACAGAACTTCATACTATTTTGAGTTGAAGTGTCTACAAAAACCTCTCCACAATGGCGATATTCACAAACCTTTGTCCGGCCTTCCACCTCAGAAGCGGCTTGACAAGAAGGACAAAATTTGAAACTTCCAAAAGCGGAAGTCTGCCATGAAGAGCCACACTTTTGACACTTAAAAGTTCTTACCCCACTCACTGGATTAGCTTGGCGATAAAGAGTCCGCCTATAACGTGCGTAACAAGCTTCATTATGAAACAAGTTACTACGTCTAACTGCCCAAAATCCAACACCACAACCTTTACATATAACTGCTATCATTTTCGGTAATTCCGACCATTTTTATGTTCTTTTCTGAAAAACTAACAACGGTTCCGTTCGCGCCTCTTGACCTATACTACCAATAGGTAAGGCTAAAGTTGAGATGTGAATAAAATCGGATTCCTTTGCGAACACTGTTAATTCATCCGCTATAGGATAAACAATATTCTGCATCTTGATATTTTTAGTGTTTACACAAAAAATCCCCCCTGGTTTAAGATAAGACTTAGATTTATTTACCAATGGGTGCAGGAAGTTTTCCACCCAAGCTGTCCAAGTTAGATAGCGTACCCAACTTTGTTTTACATCATCCGAATAGCGCTCAACACAGTAATACGGAGGGCTAGTAAATACCAAATCCACTTGGGTGGTAGCATTAAGTGAAACATCTTCAAAAGCTTCATTAATCAAGGTTAAAGAATTTGAATCAAAAAAAGAAGACAACTGTTTAAATGCTTCTGGTGCTTTTGGATGAGGCTCTATTCCAATATAACGCCTACCTGAAGCTAAAGTACCTGATGCCCTGCCCCCATAACCTGCGCAAGGATCAAGTACTACTCCATTTTCCGGACAAAAATGATCAACAATGGCTTTAGCCAAAGATGGTCTGAAATTCGTTGGCGCATGACTAATAGCTTGAATAGCTCTAAATATTCGTTTTACCGATAATCCGTGTCCTCTCCCCCATTGAAAATAAATAGCTTGTCTTAAAAGTTCCGGATTTGCCCAAGCCTGTCTAACAGAGGTTCCTCGGTAATATCTTGCATCAAATCGATAAGGAAAGCATTGGTTGCAAATAGAATAACCAGCTTGAGAAACCTTCTTGAATAACCCGTCAACATCCAAATAAGTAGGAGCTTTTCGTAATTGGTTAGCTTCTAGCAATAAAGATGCATGATCCCAGATTGTAACCGGAAACTCTACTTGCAAAAGGATATTTACTATATTTGACGCTTGTTCATAAATATCATCATCTTCCTCAGTGATAACCTGTTCTGCAATCAAGGAATCCACTTCTTCTATCGAAAGAATTGTTCTCTTTGGAGGCCTCCCAGCCTTATTACGCTCAAACCCATATTTATCTAATGCACGTCTAAGATTACTTCTTGGAACACCTAAAATCTTAGCAATTCTATCCGCAGGAATTCCTCGTTCAACAAAAGGTTTGATTGCATCTTTTGTTAAAATGTTTCTAGCCGAAGGCCCCCGCTTGCGAGATTTAAGTTCCAACTTATAGGACATGCAAGACGGGACATGTGGTGCAATCAAATCAACAAACTTAGTGATGGCATCACGTCCTCCAGCTATACGAACAGTCGATTCTCCACCTTCCCCATAAATTCTTCCATCAAAACCAAATATAGACAGAATGTGGATTTGAACTTTCTGACTCCCTAAATCGGGACCAATAGCAAACCTTACATAAGAATCATTTTTCGAGCCATCGTCCAAATACCACACGGCAAGGGCAAGGGCATCAACCACTTTGGGGTCAAGAAGTTTAACGGTTTTATTTCCAAACCCTTCCGGATAAAACAATTTCCAATATGGTTTGAACACTCTGGCTGCATGAGTCCTAAATTGAAATCCTTTGTGTTTACCCTTGTTATGAGGAGTTAACTTCTGAACAGAAAAAGGCTCGAATTCTTTAACCTTCCACTCCAAATACCGTTTCTGCTGAATAGAATGAAACTCACAAAAACTAGCTGTATCTTCACCTGTGGAATACAGTCTACCATCACCAAGCATAGATCCAACTAAAATGGATTGCAGGCGACTTGATAGTAAAAGTGGTAAATTTAATCGATCAGATTTAAGTATAGTCTGAATACCATACTTCTGACGTAGACGACTTATAGTTGTTTGTGTAGCACCATATTCCTTAGCTATCTGAGTATCAGTAAGACGTTCATCTAAGTATAATTGACGTAAAATCTCCTCTGAAATAAATTGGCCACGAGCCGTCATAGTTGACCAGTATAAACTGTCCAAAAGTACCTGTCAAGTAATAAGACATAGGCAACCCTCCGTACTACGACCCCAACGCCAGGTCAACTGTATTTTACGTTGGAATAGTCAAATTTAACAAAATATTCGGGGGATTATCCAACCTTGGAGCATTTAAAATCGAAAGGCCCAATCCGTTACCAGACTGGGCCTTTTCGTTGGATTCTTTAGTCTTTTCGCTTAGTTAACTACTAGACACGAGTGATAACTACGCGGGTTAAACCACGCGGGTTGAACGCGCCCAGACCCAGATTCTCGAAACAACTGAAGCCAATTGTCCGAGCCTTTGGATCATCTGCCGACAAAACGGTGATCTCGGTGCGCACGGGTATCCTGCCGAATTGTTCGGGTTCGCAGCAAACATAGGCGAAGCCAGCCGGGACGAGCCTGGACGTGATAATCTGGGCACCCCACAGAACGGATTGGAGGCCGGTCTTGAGCAGAGTGGCCTGACTCTCGATATCCAAGATGTCACGACCGAACTTACGGATGTCTGCGTAATCCACGGAATTCATGTATACACGAGCTACACGAAGGTCATGGCGTTCTACCTCAGCAAACGCATCGGCAAGAACCGCAGGCGAGATCGGAGCAACCACCGGAACATCCGGGTTGGTTTGCGCCGGTAGCGTATCGTAACCCGAGATAGCAATGCTATCCAGGATTGCGAAAGCACGCTCATCTTCCGCCGCCTGAATCTGAGCCTTTGCCAAATCCTGAGCACGTTCGATTAAGTCGAACCGACGTTCTTTGATTTGGGTCAGCGGGATTTCAGGGTTAGAAGCGATCTCAAACAAGGGGAAGATCACGCGGCGTGGCTTCTGGATAGCAAGAATATTCTCGCCTTCCTCACCCACAACGTAAGCGGTCACATCCGGGTCCTTGTCATAGATCGGCAGGGCACCGTCCGGAAGCTGTTCGACCAGGAAGGTCTTACGACCAACGGCCGAATAGTCACGGCGGAGACGTAACGGTTGGATCATTGAAGCAGCGAGTTTTGCACGACCGGCAGCGGTCTTGATATACTCACTGATAACTTGCTGTTTGACTTCGTTGGATACTTGTCCCATTTTTTATGCTCCTTATACCCTTAGGTCAAACACTAGGAGTGACGAGTTAGCATCTGGAGCAACCTTGACTATACCGATTACGGTCACATCGTAAGTCGCCGGAGCTGTTGGAACAGCCGGGACCGTAACGTTATATTCATAGGCGTCCGTTATTTCGTTACAGATAAAGCCGTTGCAAGAAGCATACAGCTTATCTCCAACGTGGTAGGTGACGGGGTCACCAGGGGTAAGAGCACCAGCGCCAAGTAGATTCTTGGTCTCATAGATCGAAACACCGACGCATGAACCGCTACCGCAGACATACGCCCCGCGTCCCGAAGCTACACCTGGTGTGTTCTCAAAGGCATTCCCAAGGGCATCATTGATATAGATACCGAGGGGACGATAGCCAGCGGTATAAGCACCAGAGGGCTTGATGGGGCCACCGTGCATGTTGTTACCTGCAAGGGGCCGTGTGAACGCTATAGAACCACCAAGGACACCTACCTTAGTGATACCAGCTAGCGTCGTTGAGACGGTCGCGGGATCGGTGACTACAGGAGGATTGGCCTGTGTAAACGCATCCGCTGCCAAGATACCCACCGCGTTGCGGGTAACGACATGGAGGAGTTGTACACGACCAGAAGTCTCCCTAAAATCACCCGAACTTTGACCGCCGATGGCAAAAGCTGTCATAATGACTTCTCTCCTTCACGGGCGTTAAAGATTGGGGTGGTTTACATTTGATTTAATCTGATATGCCGCAACTCTCAGAGGAGAGATTTGGAAAACTTATTTGATACCAAAAGCATCCCGGACATCGGGAGCTGTCTGCCAAAGAGCAGATAGTGACTCGATGGTAGCGTTATCGGACTTAGCACCGGCACCACCTAGCTTTGCAACTCCAGCAGTAGGACGAGTGCCTACCGTACGGGTAGACGCTGTACGAATTGATGCTTGCTTCTCTTGCTCTTGCTCTTGTCCTTTACCTTGATCTTTTTCTTCCTGACTATCATCTTGAGCAAATAAGGTTCGCAGAACTTCATCCTCAGCACCTAGGTCATCCACTCCAACGTCCATCGGAGCTGGGTCCATCTGAATGTCCCCTTCAGCTAACCCACAACCGGCAAGCATTTGATCCAACACTTGTGCATCTTGCTGAGCTTGCTGTTGTTGATCCTGAACGGGAGCTTGAGCAGGAGTTTGCTGTTGAGCCTGCTGTTGTTGATCCTGAACAGGAGCTTGAGCAGGGGCTTGAACAGGGGCTTGTTGCTGTTGAGCTTGCTGTTGCTGCATAGCTTGCTGAATCATCTGTTGAACTTGCTGAGCTACTTGCTGTTGCTGAGCCTGTTGGCTCTGTTGTTGCTGTTGAGCCTGTTGCTGTTGATCTTGAGCAGGGGCTTGAGCAGGGGCTTGTTGTTGCTGTTGAGCCGTCTCAACCATCTGCTTGATTTGCTCTTGAGCCTCAGCGAGCTTTCCGGCCTGAATTTGCTGAATCACCTGTTGCGCCATTTGCTGCATCTCGCCAGCTGTCTTGGCGGGCCAATTCTTGTTGGATTTCTCGTTTTGATCGTCTTTCTTGCCCTTAGCTTCTTCAGCTTGCTTTTCCTGACCCTGACCCTGATCCTTGGTATCGTCTTTCTTATCTTCTTCCTGCCCAGCTTGCTTCTCTTGCTCTTTGTCTCCGTCTTTGTCGTCATCTTCATCAGCGGCCATGCGCTTATGAGTATTGATCAACTCTTGATCCGGAAGGTGCATCAAAGCCACGGCCTGATCTTCGATAGCTTCCGTTGAAGCTTGCTTCAACATGAGCTGAGCTACCGCAATACAAAGATCAGCTTTCTTGAGCAAGACCTCTTTCGATGCCGTCTTCTCAGTATGATTAAATGTGTCAGGACGTACTTGGGGCATCCCAATCTCATCCCTGGCCGTTTGGTCATCCTTATACTCAGTCTCCCACGTATTCGGTGAGTGAACATCCTCAGCAAATGCTGATGGATCACCCGAAACATACTTATCCCAAGGAGGTTGAGGATGTTCCTGATTCATTGTATATGGGTCCGCTGTTTTTAGGGCAGCAAACTTAGTCTGAACTTCTTGACAATTCCAAGTTGAACGTTCACGCATGACAGGTTCCTTTTCTTATTCTGGGCAAGTTAGCTTTACAATAAAAGATTTATAGAAAGATTCACGACCGTCCCAGGGCATATAAGCGACCTTTTTCTAACAATTGGGCCGCTTCATTACCTGTTACCCTTCCGCCTAATACCTGACGACAAGCCGCCAAGTATGTCTCTACATCTTCATATGGGCCTGTCCCGCCCACACTAAGGACAGTCCTATAAACTCTCTTTTCACCGGCTATAGATGATTTTTTAGTCATCAAATCCAAAACTCTAGATACGGCTAAGATTTCCCTACCGTTAAAGCCTGCTTTTTTCACCAGAGGCCAACCTCCATGATTATGAAGGATTAGGCCATAAAGAACTCTCTTACCTTCTTTTGATTTTCCAACAAAAGAAAACACCAAATTAGCAACTTTACGCCATTTTGGTTGTTGTATTGCCGATCGAATTAGAGATTCGTTCTGTTTATTAGGATTCGCATCCCGAACAGCATTCACTTCCCCCTTACTAATTTCTTTACGTACTCTCTCTATTACTTGTTCCCGTAAAGTGTTAGTTAGATCTGCAACGGCTTTTTGAATTGGGTCTTCTTCTTTAGATTGTTCAGGTGTCGGCCCACTCTCCGATGGAGGATCATCTGCCCACTTTTGATAAGCAGCCTTGAGCATGGCATTAGGGTCAACTACTGGAGGGGGTAGCGTAAATGCCATGTGCATTTTATCTTCTACCTCTTGAATTTCTTCAGCCGAAAGGATGCTTCTAAGAACTGCACCTCTAAATGCTGGATTAGCAACCCATGACGCTTCTATAAAGCGCACTGAGGATGGATCTCGGAAGTTCCCACACAGCTCTGCGGTCTTAGTTTTATGGCCTAATTCATTTACGAATTCTTGGCCTTTAAAAAACTTAACACAATTGCAAAGTTGAGTCTCGTCGAGGGCTACATTCCCACATTTTGTACACGTCGTAGTCGCTGTACTGCAACCCATCGACAAAGTACCAAGCTGGCCGTTCTTGATAGCCCTAATCAACGAGGCGTGTTTCAACTCATTGGCAATCAAGATATCTATATATATAGAATCACCAACATCCCGAGCCGCCGCATCAATAATACGACCTCTTGATAATTCAGGAATTTGCACATGCTCTACGTAGCTGAATGCACCAATGAAAGTCTTGAATGTAGTAAGCAGAAGCTTACGCTCGAACGAGTCGTTATTATTGTTAATAAAATTAACAGTGTTAGGAGTGATATAGTAATCAGAATACTTCCGATCGATTTCAAAACCATCTATGAAATGCCGACCTAGTGGAGCTAAAGAGTTCTCAACATCTACAGAAGCCACGATAGTCGCGTGGCTCAACATATACTTAGATGGATCGTACTCTTGAAGAATTATCTGAGCAGTTTTCTTCTGAAAATCTGGAGCAGGGATCACTGCATTACGACGCAAAATGTCCCATTCGGCAAATTTAATGTCGGGCTTTTGCAGCGTTGCTCTAGCGTATTTGAGAAAGGCCATAAAAGATCTTAAATTTATTCCTGGCTCAATTGCTTTGATGTGCTCTTCGCTTTTACACGATGATCATAAGTATGTTTGTACTCATTGTGCTTCTGTAACCGACTTTGGATCCAATCAGCTGCGTCATATAAACCACGACGATTGGCCAAGACCACTAGGTCTTTAAGTTGATCCGTTACAGACCTCTGATCAGGCATCATTACCACTCTACCGGCTCCCCTTGCGGTCCAAGAATGTCCGTTACTTTAATAAGGAATAAGTCCCTTGGACACGCGAACAGACGAATCCGAGCACCCTTATCCATCTTATAGGTTGTCCTACGCATTCGTGTTGCACACTTAGGACACACCGGTCTTCGTGCTTGCATATCTTCTAACGTAGCTCGATATTGACGGTTTTGAGCAATCCAATAGGCAGCAATTTTTACCGCGTGCTGTCGGATTCTGAGGTCAGTTAGATTAGACGCTACACGATAGAACTTAGAAACTTCATCCCGAAGGGAATCATCGGAAATGCCTTGTGCAGAGTAACGATGCCAAAGATTGTCATAAGCGGCAACTTCTTCAGATCCCTGACTCCATACTCTGGCTAACTCATGATAGAATCCAGCGGGTAGAGCCGAACCTCTCCAAGGATTTGAAGAAGCCCACTTTGAACGAGCTTTCTGAATATCATAACTCGAATAGGACTGATCAAACTCCGGGGGAAGCCAAGTTGAAATCTTAGGATCAACCCTAACGATTTCATCCGGGGACATACGTTCGTTAGCGTAAGGAAATTGCACGTCCACCTGGCCCAAACCTCGATGAACCGCTGTTACACGGCCCACAAAGGGAGACAGAGAATAGCCCCTAGCTCCTGGAGCAAAGCGCTGTACAATGTCCCCTTGGCTAAAGTCTTTTACCAATTTCCAGAGATTGATCACAAGTTGAGCCTCTTAAAAACGGGTTCTACTTTAAACGCAAAAAATGTTTACGGAGCAAGCGGGCGGCCGGTTGAAGACTTACCATGATGAACAGCCGAAGACTGATCATCTCCATAAGCCTTCATGTAGGGCTCATTTGCCTCGGTCTGAATCGGAGCCATCGGATTACGGAATGCATCCATGTACCCTTCGTCCGCATCCTTCTGGATTACCTCAGCCGTCTTCCCAATAAGCTGAGCCTGACGAATGGTAAGAGACTTCTCACCGTAGGCCGCTTTCTCCAAGTCGTCAGCAATCTTGTCGATCTCGTTTACGATAGCCTTAGCTGCCGCAAACTTGATGCCCCAAGCTTCGTGCTTTTCCTGTACCACAGCCGCTGTGCGATCCAAACGGGCAAGAAATTGATCAACAATTTGACTATTCAATTCTACTTTAGACATCTTTTCCCTCACTGTTTTTGAGTTAGCCGTAACCGTCAATAAAGTCTCGTCTTGAGGCTTTGCAGCCAAACGAGACAAAAGATTGTTATATAAAGTCGGATGAATTGCATGATCGTAATTTTCACTACGAAGCGCAAGATCAAGAGCAGCTCTTATTTGTGTATCCCTAACTATCCCCTCAATATTAGTGGACAATACGGGCGTCTTGAGCCATTCCCGAGCAACTTTCAATAACCGAGTAAAATCTTGCTCGGTTAGATCCCTAGCACTAGGTTGTTCCCAACCTGGATAGGGATGGACCTTTCCGGGGGCCACACCCCAATAAACAGCGTTACGCTTCATATTATCCATCGTAAAAGGATTGGAATAAGTAAAAAAAGAATTAAAAAGATAACGTGACGCTACTCTGGCAATAATTTCATTCCTGGCGGTTCTCTTCTTGAAGGAATCCCAAAGCTGCCCTGCTGACTCCTCTAACTGTTGAGGCTTTTTACGCTTCAAATCATATCGGGGCGGTTTTATAGGCTCTTGAGGCTCAAAAATTCCTCTAACTATTAACCGATCAACACCGGAAGGAGGTGGTTCAAGCTTTGGGTCAAAAGTTGATTGAACCAAATAGTTGGCCTGTTCTTTATTAAAATCTCTTTCCGCTTTTTCCTTCTCTTTTTGATACTTACTCAATGTCCTCTTGTGCTTCCTAAGAGCTTTATCGTAATAATGATTGTCCTCCACATCTAAACGTTCTTGAACTTCTGGTACTTTCTCAGGAACTAAAGCCCTAAGCTGCCGCAATACCCGCTCTTGAAAAGTTATAGCGGTGTCCTGCATAGTGGTGCCCTCAGGGTAACGTTCCGTCCGTTTCCTGAGCATATTCATAGCGTCACCCAAACCCCTAGCAATCTCTCTCGACGGCTGTTGCTCAGAAATAGCATCCTTTGACTCAGGGTCTAAAAATTGTCTACGCGCATCCTGATAATCCCGAGCTTGAAAATAAGCCACGGCTACTTTTTTTGCCGCAGGGTCTTTATCTGTTGCCTTCAAAACTTTTTCTATAGTTTGTTCTGAAAGAGGCTTATCCTCAGTTAATTCAAGAGCCTTATAGAAGAGCTTTCCCGCTTTTTCAGAAGCTCTCCTATCACGATCTGTGGGAGATTCCTTATGCCCCGATAACGTAAAATCGGCTAAATCATCGGCTAAATCTTTAGGAACCCCGGCATTAGCTTCAAAACTTCGTGCAATAGCACTTCGAGCCCCCAAACTCATAGCTAACGTTTGAATTTGATGTTTGCGGAGCGCTTTGGTTTGCTCAACCTCAGGCAAATCTTTATAAGGGACTTCTTCCCCTCCCTTATTTATAGCCGTCTTCGGAGGTGCAACTTTATTAGGATCTGTTGTATATACCTTAGAGATACTCTCACGAACTTTGTCAATAGCATTCAACCTTACAGGGAGAGCCCGAGCGGTATGGTAATCAGAAATTAAGGTGCTAACCTCATCCGGATGTATAGGAGGCCTAACCAACATCAAACTCACAGCGGTCTCTGTTGGAAAAGTTTGAATCAGTTGCCTCTGCGCGGCACTCAACTCATCCCTGGTATAAGGACGGGATGGAGCCCCCGGAGCTATCTCTGGTTTGAACTCTTCAGGTGTCTTGGACTTGGTTTCCTTAGGTACCTTGGGCTTAGTTTCCTTTTCTTTCTTAGCTTCCGGTTCCTTAGTCTTTTTAGGTTTCTTAGCTTCTGGAAGTTCCTTAGTTAAAAGAACACGCTGCAAATCTCCCATGGTCTTGATACCCTTAGGAGGAGTTCGACCACGCATAAACTGACCTATTGGAGTATCAGGGGCTGATTTTGCCCACTGAAACATATCGGACTCAGGGGTTGTAAAATCTTTAAGAATGGAAGCAAATTCAGGATCGTCTTTAGCTAGCTCATTAAGAGCTAGCTTTGTCTCAGGGTCCGATAATTTTTTACCCTCTTCTCCTTTTGACGGTTTTTCTTCTAAGGGTTTCTTCTCCTTAGTAGGTGTTTTCTCCGAAGATTTTTCCTCTTCTTCTACTGTTTCATATTCAGCAGGTGAACCTTTCACGGTCTCCGGACTAACCCAACCTATCCAACCCGTATCCTTCTTAATAACCTTGACCTTACCCTCGGATTCGGGCTTACCTTTCGCCCAACGATTAACAATTCGGGCAGAAAGAGAGCCCCCAATGGTCTTATAATTCCGGGATAAATCGTGATCCCCTTTCAAATCGTGATCAGAATCCACATCCTGATCACGATCCGATTGCATCTCTTCCCTACGCCGGTCGGGACGAGGAGGTTTAACTTTAGGGCTCTCCCGTACTAAACGTTCAGCCTCTTCGTTCTCACGTTCCAGTTCAGTCTTTGTTGCTAAGCGCCACATCTATACTAAAGGTAAACATAGAAAGATTAGATTCCTAAGCTCTAATCTTAAAGAGAAGTAATAACTGATCTTTGATCCCACCCACGAGGGATGTCTTTTGATCGCATAAACCTTAAAACTGTCATGCGACCGACACCTAAAGTTCTAGCTATTGAAGAAATTGACATATTCTCATCATATAAATTAATAAACTTTTTCACTAAAGTAGCATCTGCAAACTTTTTAGGACACCCAATAGGTGTTGCGTAATTCAATCCTGAATTATTCAATCGTCTCCTAATAGCCGATGGTGAAACAAACAATTCTTTGGCTGCACGTTTAATCGGAATCCTATCATTATGCATAGTAACTTGGTATTGTTTTGTAACCTTTAAATCTAGTAGCCTTTTCTCAGATTCTAAAAATTTAGGATGTAACTTATACTCCATACAAAGATGAATGTACGGTCTAACTAGTTCCAAAAATTTGAGAGCAGCTACCTCCCCCCTAATCTCAAAACGACCTGCACTACCCCTTAGTCCTTCAATCCAAATTGGATTAAATCCAAATTTTTCCAATATAGAATGGCACGTTTTTTTACTATCTATGTCTAATCCAAAAGCTAAAGACGGCCACCACCCTGCCGAACCGTCATCCATATACCAAACAGCAAGGGCAAAAGGATCTACTAATTCTATAACTTCAGACTTAAACCTCTTGTTCCTTTCTCCAAAAGAATAGAACAAGTCATAGTAATAGTTAAGGCAAGCATGGGATCTGGTAAAGAATGAAACATAAAAAACCTTAACCCCATCTTCACGAACGTAGAAAGAATTTCTTTCATAGATAGGATGAGGCGCCCATTCTTCCCCCCATATAGCCCGCTTCCACTCTAAATACGAAAGTTGCTCAGGGCAATGCCCCTCTTGATATCGAGCACTACGAGGATACTTTAGCATCCCCCCATCACCCAGCATAGATCCAATAAGTAATGACTTTAACTCACCTTGAATCTCAGGTAAACAATATCTATCAGTGCGATTTAAAGTAGGGATTTGAAACTTTCGCCTCCAATACCATACTTTGTTGGAACCAACTCCTAACAAATCAGCTATCTGATCACTAGTTAGTTTTTCAATTAGGCACAGATGTTCAAGAAGATTTTTATCAATTTTCATCCCTAGTAACGGCTTTCCGGATCTTCCTCTTTCTTAGGAAGCACTTTAAGCTTTAAAGCTTGGATAATGCGATCCCCCACATTGGTCTCATCTACAATCTTTTGCGCCACTGAACTATAAATCCCTCTAAGCACTTCGTTGAACAAGGCGTCATTAACCGTAAATAAGTCCTTCTCCAACCTGACTCTAGTGTCATCCGCATCAATATTAAATAATTCCAACAAGACGGTTATATCTATCGATCCCTTCTGGTAAAGGTTAAATAACGCATCATAAGTATCCTGCGAATCACGAAGCGGAAGCCGCGTGAAAGACAACCTAGGAAATAATACAACCTCTTCCCCCCAAGCATTTTTCTCAACAAACCCCTTGCGACGTGCAACGGGCTCGAAGAGATAGGTCTCTACATATTCTTGCACCATTTCACGCAAGAATAAGTAACGAGTATTAATGACTTCTAGCTTGAGCCTATCCCCTGCATATAAAGTTTCACCCGAAAGCAAACTTTCAGTTACCCCAAGTCCAGAATAAAGCTGCTTATCCGTTATCTCATACTCACTAGCAAGATCTAATAAACGATCTCGAGCCCCCATTTCTTCCCAATGAACTTCATAGTTGGTGACAATTGAGTAGTCGGGGTCTACGAGGGCCAAATCTACCTGCTCTCTCAAATCTAAGACATCCATTTCAGAGATTCGATCAGCCCATACAATTCGCTTAGGTGTCATGGCTCTTGAAGCAATTTGTGTCTGAGCTTGCCGAAGCTTATCGCGATACATGAGAACCCTAAGGCAATTTCTAGTGGCTACCCAAGAAGCGAAAAAAGTATGATCCTCATGTACATTTAAACTGTAAATCAATCCCTCATGATGTGCTTCATTAACTTTTGAAACACGATAATACAAACGGTTATTATACAAAACATGCCTAGAACCAGATTTACCATCTTTCCAAACAATTGGATTTTCTTTCTTAGCTAAGAAACCCGAATCAAAAAAGTTTCTAACTGTAGGGGCATGAGAAAAATGAATTGAATATGATGGTTTAGCCCAAGCTAAAGTTCCATTGGGCTGTTTAACCCAACGGCTTTTAGTAGGTTTAGTCTTTGAAGCCGGAATGCCTAATGACAAACAAAGCAAAAGTAATTGATCAGCTAAGATTAAGTTAGAATTACTTAGTCTAACGCTAATGCAACCCCACTTCTTTACTATCACGTCCCCGTCAGAATCGACAAAACCCCTAAGTAAACCATACAGAAATTCTTGTGGAGCATCATAGATCCATTCCGGTAAATGTTTATCATCACCATTATACCCAAAATTCGAGCTAACCCATCTAGCAAACACATCATGACAATACGCAACTAAATGCATAGATGAAGATGAAACACTATCTCTCCATTTAGCTCCTAACTTCTCTAAAACAGGCCAGATATGTCCCATAGAAAGGACTGAAAGAGATTCCTTTTCACTATAGACTAAATTAAATAACTCCCCTAATGTAACTTTAGTGATATAACCATCACCGAGAAAATAGCCCAACAAATAGCCCAGATCAGAATCTAACTTAAGCCACCTGGGAAATGTTTGTTCAAAGTTTACTTCAGAAGAGACTCTAATTTTGTTCAAATTGGGTGGAAAGATAATTTGTTTACCTTTAGTAACCGTAACACCATATCCAAGTTGAATAAGATCGTATCGTAATTCTTTAAGAGTTATACTTTTAAGCCCAAACTTTTCACAAACTTGAGCTGACCGCATCTGGACTGGAGAATCAATCGTTTCTGCCCATGCAAGAAGTTCATTTAAATCCTCTAACCGTCCTAACTTTTTAGGATTCGTCTCATCACGCTGATATTTTACAGTGAAATTATTCTCATCTTTTTCAACAACTCTTAGATTAAGAACAGAGCTATTGCCTGATCTCTTAGCGGTATAAACAGACGAAGCTCCATCTATAAAATCTGCTAGATCAAATTCAGTAATTGACTCAGATAATGGTACTTGAGGTACTTGTAAACAATCTCCTGATCTAATGTTCTCTGCTAGTACATCAACCAAAGTGCCTTTTCGAAGAACCTGATACTTATGGTCTCTGGTGCAACCAATTGGAGGGTACACTTTTGAGATATTAAGCAAAGAAACCAATTCTGATATCTTTCGCACACCAATTTCAAATTCACACCAATGTCCAGAAGCACTGAGAACAAAATCAGTATCAGGATCTAACTCCTCTATAGGTACCTGTTGAATCAACCCTTCCCTTTTAATTAGAATCAGGGTTCCAGGTAGATGGCATCTGTCCAGTATACTCTGCCCTAAATCCTCCCCGGCCCCTTTTCTTCCCGACATATAATAGCAAAAAGAGCCTTCATCCGGATCTGTTCCAAGAGGAATTAGTTTTCCTTGCTCAAGATGCTCACGCACCTCTTCTGGAATCTCTTCGACCATCTCCTCAGCAAAGGCATCCCCCGCCTTTGCTTGATTGATAAGAGCACGATCCTTATCCGCTGGAATCAATTCAATACGCATTTTGTCAGTAAACGAATAGGTCGTAATCTTAACTTGATCAATAGGCAAAACAATAAGGCGGTCCCAACCCTTATAATGCTTCTGGTAGTATGCTAACTCTTGATCCTCATAGTCTTCGCTCCTAACCAGATCAACTCCAGGCTCCTCTTTTGCCTCCCCTTCATCTGTAATAACTGACTTGACGCCATTTTGCTTTTTTTCATATCCAAGATCGGCCGGAACATCTACAGTTGAATCTTCAGCCCAACAGAATACGCCACCGTCAAGCCAATAGTGATGCACCATTGTAACGAGTCTTTGGAACAGCTTGATTCGCTTACACATTCCCGTGAAAAACCAAAGAATATATTCAGCGTAATCATGGGGATCTTTAAACCCTTTTGGACAAGTGATTGGTTTAGGTATAGCCAATCTAACTTTGGATAAAGGTAGTTCCGTGTGTAAATCTATAGACTGTCCTACAATGGGGTCAGTATTATAGAAGTGCCGGTAGATCTCTCGTTTCTCACGAAGAGACTGAGGTAACTCTAAGAAATCAGTGGATAATTGAGGAGAAAAGAACTGGCCTTGACTGGATAATGCCGTATTTCCCGCCCCAAAGCCTTCAAAACCCCCAAAATTAGCGAGACGTTGGATCCTCCTGGCTGCTTTCTCTTTAGGGGTTAAATTGCTGATCGGACCTTTCGCAATATAGGGAACATGCGAAGACCCCAATTGCGGAATATTAATCGCAGAATGAATTGAACGAGTATTTGTAAATTTAGCCATCATCACTGTCCGAAGAGGTTTCTGTAAGAGCCTCTTCTATATAACCTTGAATCAAAGATTCCATAGGGCTCCCAGCCTCTACCAATGGAGCTTTCTCTTGCTTCTCTAAAGGTGCCGGTCTTTCAATCACCTTTTCAGGTAAAAGCTTTAATATTCGAGCTGTTCGATCATTCCGCCGCAAAATCTGTTCAACAGCCCCAGCAAATTTGGTCACGGTATTAGCGTAAGTTATATAAATTGCAGTACTATCGTCTGAAGGAGCCCTCCTAGCACGCTGATACAAAGAACGCGCCAAATGATGCAATCTAACACCTCTGACACGAATCTCAGTCTGAAGAGAAGAAATCTCCGAAAAGACCTCTTCAGAAGACATGTGATCAGGATTTTGTAAGATAACGGTCATTTATATCAGAGATTCGTTTGTATGTTTAAAAAGAATTGATTGATCGCCATAGGGGCTTGAATCACAAAACCTGTAAAGAAGTTAGTTGGGACCTCTTTTTCCTTGGTCCAAAGACCTCTTAAAGAAAAATACAGAGGATCTTTAGGAGCATACACCAATGGAACGAGAGGCCCACCGCCTATCCGTGAAGCATACGTGTACTTCTCATATGAAGAAGTTGAGATAACAGCATTCCCGGCCAACATCACACCAGTATTGTAGACAAGCTGGTTTTGAGTTGAACTTACATATTGATCCGCTGATTCATCCGACCCCCAAATCATGAGCCCACCATAAAGCCCATTTGAGTAACTAACTACTGGGAGTTCATTGTCTGAATCAATCCATTGAACGCCTTGCCCCCCTGGCCAACCTCCAGCAATCATAACGTCATCAATCTCAACAATATGGGTATCTCCTTTACCAAAAACCACGCAATCCCGACCTCGAATTATGTCTAATCCTTTGAAATCAATTTGGAACGAACCTGATGGAGGAGGAAAAGGCATAATTAAATCGCCGTTTGAATTGTTAGATAATAATTGTTTTCAGGCCCTGGAGCCTGAACAACTGAACCAACAAAAAAGTTGTTTGGCGCTCTAAGATCTCCTGAGATTGTCCACTCATCAAAAGGCGCAAGTTGAGAGGTCCACAAACCTCTGTTTGAAAAAGTCAATCGTTGCCCAACCGTATAAACATTGGGAACTAGAGGCGGAAGAATTCTCGACTGTAATGTATATTTTTCATACGCAATAGTTGAAATAATCCAAGTCCCAGTACACGCTAAGCCAAACCCATATTTAGGTTGGTTATCTGTGTAAGCTGAAAACTGATCCGCTTGTTCAGAACTCCCCCAAAGGAGAAAACCACCATATGTCCCATCGGAGAAGGTAGCTAAAAAGTTAGCATCAGGAGAAGGGATCCAAGTCACACCCTGCCCTCCAACCCAACCTGCTTGTAGCATAGCCGCATCAAGCATGACAGGAATAGTCAAGTCTTTCACAAAGACAATAACATCTCTCGTGCGTGAGACTTCCATTAGTTACCTTTAAATACTCACTTGAATTGTCATATAGCCATTTCGTTCCGGAGTTGGACGTTGCGCTACAAAACCGACAAAATAATTGTTAGGTGCCCTAAGATCTCCAGACAATGTCCATTCGTCTTCTGAAGTCCAAAACCCCCTCAAACTGAAGACCAATCTATCGCTTGCATAATAAATTATCGGAACAAGAGGCCCCCCTCCTATACGAGAAACATAGGTGTACTTTTCAAAAGCTGTAGTGCCTATAAGCCAACCGCCCGCTCCAAGCGTGACATACTTATATGCTGGTTGGTTTCGAGTCATACTTGTAAATTGATCAGAAGACTCTGACGAACCCCACAAAGCAAACCCTCCATATAAACCATCAGAGAGGTCAGCAAGCATTTGGTCTTCTGTTGAGGGGACCCATTGAAAACACTGCCCACCTTGCCAACCTAAGGTTGCAGCTCTGTCCGTAACTGCAACGGTGAAAGTTGCGCCTTTATTGAATATAATTACGTCACGTGTGCGAAGAATTTCTGGCACTCTAATTTCCTTAGACCAAGTTATCCGATTCTTTCTTGCGCTCCGGCATCTGGCCCCATCCGGTAATGATTGTCTTGAGAAGTTCTATCTGAACCTGATCTCCGTCCGCGAACTTTTCCCAAGAACCCCCGCACCTTCGGAATACCGATCGCAAAGCTAGATAATCTCGAGGTTCTATCAACATATCTTCAGAGATCATATGTTGAACCATTTGGCAGATAACTTTGTTCGCAAATATTTTTGGTGGTTGTAAAATTTCGCTCATAAACACTCACCTGGCTCTCATTCTCAATTTAAGTCCAAGATTCCTGGGTAAAGTACGTTGTGAAAAGCCTCCGTGTTTTAGCGCTCGCATTGTTTGATAATGCCCTACGGTCATTCTTACTCCAGGATTAACATAAGAATTTTCACTCGGGCCATAAATATGCTTCTCATTACGCATACGTTCGGAAGTCAGCCATACCGAACGCACATAAGCGTCACCACGGTCATCATGGTGCCCAATTGTTTGTGGGGCAGAAACGACAACGATGTTTCGAGACATTTGTTGCGCCTGTAGCTCTAAAAGTTCGGTGACGAAAGTAGAATGCTTAGCACCTTGCCCTACCGGAAAATCGTACAAACGCAGACTCTTATCGAACATTAACATTTTGGTGTTTTGATAAATACGGGAAGATAATTCTCGCTGGAAATACTCGCTCTTAAATTGTGTCAGACCTTTCTTTAAAAGGGCCTGTTCCAAAGGAATGCCGTTCCATCTATCAAACAAACCATCCGTTATATGAAAACGTTTTGTGAGCGTCCAGATGCAATTAGCAATCTCATCAAAATCCAAACGTTCTACATTGCCCAGAAGTTTACAATAGTCCGTTGTAAAATGATTTCCTAGATGAGGATTGGATACACGCCAATCTATACCCGCCTGCCAATACTCGTGATAAACTAAAATAATTTTCCCACCCACGGCACAAGTAATTACAATAGCTGTACCGTCTCCCATCAACCCAATATCAATCCCCATTTGATAGGGATACCTTGGAGTTCCAATTAGTAGGGGGCGTAGATTAGGATCTACACATTCCATTAAATCCACTTCACGCTCAATCCATCCTCTAACACGATCAGAGAACTGAGCCCCGTGTTCTGTCATGAATACGGCAGGATCAGCGTGATATTTTTGTACGTAGTAAGAAGCAGGGAGGGTTGGATTTATTTCCCAAGTCGGCGCTTGAATTGCTAAGATGTTTTCTGACCCCGGTCCCCGGCTCATTGCCAAATGAAATAGGTCGTAAAACTTGCCACTCTTGTTTAGCGGAGACGAAATTGTAATGACCCGTGACTCAACGGGGTAGGTCTCTCCGCTTGATTTCTTCATAGGCATACCATCCTCTCCCTTAGGAGAGAAAGCAGCCGTAGAAGGCGTTACAGCGTCATAGATGTCTTTAGCCGATGACTGGCCCTGGTCTTGATAGTGGGCCATCTCATCCATGATGACCACGATATTACCAGAACCACGTAAACCTTTCGCAATGCAACTCTTGAAAGTTACACGTAATGTGGCCTTGCCGTTGAAGCTGACAAACTTACCGTTTTGATGCCGCGCGGTCGGACCAAACCGTTCAATATCATAGGGAGTTCTAAATTGAATATGCGATTGCGTATTGTTCGCAATGTGAGACCTGAAATACTCACACTTCGCTAAGTGAGTAGTCACCTCATTAAAAAGAATACCCGCCTGATCCTTGTCCGTAGCTACCGAAATGATTTGAATACGGTTCCCGTTAGGCAAGCCGTAGTACTGTTGCGGGTTATATAAGTTCAGTAAACGATAGACTTCATAAGATGCGAAGATGCCGGACAAACTAGTCTTTCCACTGCGTCTACCGAGAGCAAGAACAAGTTCACGTCGTTCGTGATCTTGTTCATTGATGTTGCAACGACCCTCACTGTAAAGATATTGAAGGTATTCTCTTTCTGTGAAACGATAAAGAACCTTGGACGCAAACATATCAGGAACGTCAATAGTCTTTACATGTTCCTCTAGAGGGATACCGTAGTAGAGCTTAACGATGAACCGTTGGGCGGGGAACAACTTCATCGCCAAACCCCACGATTGCTCAATGTACTCTAAAATATTAAAGATACGAGGTTGAAACGGACGAACCTCGTCAACAACAAGCTCCCCCGGATTAAGAATAGCTTCTACTTGTTGTTGATCTAAATCAAGTTGCCTTTGTTTTTGCTCAACAGCTAGCTTAGCCCGAGTACCTGCATCTCGGATAAGCGCTGAAATTCCTCCTCCATAATTCTTCCGTATTGCCGCCACATAATCACCGAACTAAATCTGCTGCCTTAGCTTCCCAACCATCTAACTCGGTCTGAAGACGATTAAAAAACAAATCAAGTTCTTCAGGGCTTAAAGTTTCTTCAGCTACACTACGAATAGCCTCAATCCACAGCTTGAAGATTTTCTGAAACTTCTCCCCATAGACATTTATCTGCTCAAATCCGATTTTCCGCATCTCCATTTCGATGTCGGCAATCTTCTTAAGAGCATCAATGCGGCGTCCCGAAACCGCAGTTATATCCTTCCCCATTTGTTCAAGAAGAAGCCGCTGGTACCCCAAAGAAGCTGCTTCACGTGCAACCTCAGACTTGAGCGTAACTAGAAGTGCAATAGGATCCCCCCCGGAGGCACTCTTAACTACGGAGTCATTTTTAATAAAATCTGTTCGTTCCTCAAGGGTCTCTTCGTAGTACTTTATATCCTCTGCGGTTGGTTTATTGAATCTACTACCAGGAGGACGAGTACGAGTTCCAGCCGCCCTTCCACCTGAATCCGCCGTTGCCCCTCCAGGCATGAACAACAACTTAGTGGCTTGACGAGGAATCTCCGGTGGCTTCTCAGGAGGATTGTCCAATAGTAAATCACCTTGTTTGTCTAATGCGTTCATAATTGACTTTACCCCCCTACCGGCGGAGTATCTCCGCCCCCTTGTGTCTCGATAAGGTACTGACTCAGGTCACTGACCGTTTCGTACCCTTTGTCCTTCGGGATTTGCTTGTTTATAGCCTTACCCATGTCTTGGTAATCAGTGCTATCTCCCGGCCAACCTTTGTTAACATAATCAAGAACGTTCACATTTTTTGGTAGTGGCTTGAATACATCTTGAGGACGTAAATCCCTCCGATTTGGCTTTAGGCTTTCAGGGGTAACTTCTTCGGTCTTCGCATAGTCTTTAACCGTTTCACGTGAAAACCCTTTAGGTTTATTGATAGGGGTAACCAATTCCTTAGTCTCCCTACGAGCCCCCGAAGGCTGATCAGCCAACCGCTGAAAGCGAGCTGCTACACGTAATACCGCTATAAATTTGTCCAAGAAACAGTTTCCTTTTCCTCTAGAGATTAACTTTTCCCGTTCCAAATTGAATCGTTGTAGGATTGGAAACCGAAGCTTCTTTCACTTCAACGTTCATTGGATTCTGCATCTGAAACTCAGCTAATGTTGAAGCAGCATTATTGACTAACGAAGCGTATGAGACATTCGTTGAATTTCCTGACGCAAGAACCTCTCGCTGTTGAGCTACCTTATCCACATAAGGAGGTTCATCTACCAACGCCTTGTTTATCTTTGAACAAAATCCGTTACGAGTTTGATGAACACAACTTCCGCATTTATCCCCTTGCTTAACGTAACCAACAAGGCGGGTTCTATGTAAACGGGCAGCCTCATCGCATCCTTGCCCGTAATCACCATAAACAGAGGGGTCTACATAGAAGATCCCTTGTAGCCCCTGCTCAGCAAGAATCGGCCGAAGTTCGTTCGTTGCCGCAACAAGATCCCGAACCTCAAAACGAGTCTTGAGAGCCGTTAAAAGGTCCTGACCATATAAACCCTCATTCATGTAACGGGATGCTTGTTTAGCAAGGTCCCGGCGCGTCAAGCTGCTAGCTACATGCTCCACCGTCTGTCCATGAAAGCCCTGCATAAAGCCCATGCGAGCGGGAGCCACTTGCGGTAATGAAGCTCCCTTAGTAGCCTCATGAATAGCCCTGAGCGCCTTTCCGGGCGTCTCTCCCCAACTTGCAAGCTTATCCCACGGCTGCAAACGCCCGGCCGTCTGATGCTCTAAAAGAACGGCTTCCACCGTAGCCTCTGTGAGGATATCAGCCACCTTCTTTATAAGGGGCTTCCCATAAAGTAGACAGCGGGTCTTATTATAGATACACGATCCGCACTTCTCCCCGGCCACAATCGCTCGAACGCTGGGGTTGTGCTTGGCAAGGAGGTCAGCCCCCTTATGGCAATCATCAAAACTGGCTTGTTTTGTATAGATAACTCCGTACAAACCAACCTCATCAAAAGTCGGTTTCCAATACGCTTGAGATCTGATCAAAACATCTGTGTTAAACGCCAACTTTAGCGATTTAACTAAATCAGAACGAGTAAGCCCTTTAACCATTTCATGATGTAAAAAAGCTTCGACAGCTTTTCCTTCTAACATTCGTGAGTCCAAAGCTGCCTGCTTTGAATTAACAAGAGAGACTGCCTGCTTGCCTATACCTGGCCCCTCGTAAACATCAGGAGAAACGTTTGCATGAGGGGCAAGAAAAGCTAATTGGATACGTTCCTTTGGACTAGAAGTTGAAGCCTGAACCACACGTCCTCTAGCCGCTTGTTCAGCCTCTACTTTTGCAGCTAAAGACTCTGAGTAAGGAACCTCAACTTTGATCTCTTTATGAAAAACTCCGCAATGGGAGCAACCAGAAGATTTCGTAGCACAAGCGCATCCGGTACATGCTTCTTTTGCCAAAACGAATTTGGCCTCGCTCGCATATTTACGAACGAAATCAGCGGAAACACCACCTTGAGCACAATGAGAGAAATCTGATGCAGAAACATAAAGGCCACCAAGTAATCCTCGTTCCTTTAGGACTTCTGCTAAAACTGTTCGATTTTCGCGAAGAGGTTCGAGCCCAAATCGTTTTACCAACTCATCACGAAAGCGATCAACATTTGAGGAGCGCATCAACGCAAAACGAGCAACCTTGCGGATCTCTTCCGCTTGAACACGAAGCTTCCCGTATGCTTGTGACATATCTCCCATAGTCTTTGGATCCTTAATCCCAGGAGTCACCACAGTAACAACGTTAGGAATCAGATAGGTAGTAGGAGACTCCCCTTCACGATTCCATAAAGCTTCAAGATCAGGTTGAACGTCAAGATTCTGCTTAGGTAGAGTATCCAGTTCCCGATACTCTTTTTCATCTACGTCAAGCCAATCAAAATTAGCAACGGAGGCGTCTTTAATAAAATTGCTGAGATCTAGTTCAGACATATTAGCCTTTTCCTACAAAAGGGCCTTGAATTGGGCCTCGTTGATAAACGTAATCTTCCCGCATCTCATGTGTGTCTGGGCTCCATTTTATATAAGGCTGATACCCTTGCTCATACCGTTCACTTACGCCCGGTTGCATATCAAGAGGGTATTCATAATCCTTCTCTACGGTAGTAGGGAGTTCAGAGTCAGAAAACAGCTCTTCTTCGCCAAAATCAAAAGTTTCAGCGTTGACTTCATTATCCCCTTTATCTCCGGGATAATAATCGGAACGCGCTACTGAGGGTAAAGCATCAGTTGGAAGTACTGAATTTGGAACGGAAGCTGTTTTCCATCTTCCACCCGATAAATTAGTTTTTTCATAACGGGAGGGTAAAGGTTCAATCTGAACGTCTTCTGCTTCTTTGATGATCGCTTCTGCCGTTTCGGCGGTTAACCTAGTTCTTTCAAATACAGCAGGGGTCTTACATTCTCGAACTGGAACTCCCTGTTGAAACCCTTTTCCGGCTAATCTATTATGGCCAACAGATAACTCTACCGCCGGAGTTGAATCATTTTCATCATGCTCATCGTCATGTAATTTACCACCAGGATCAGAAGGTAACTCTGCGTATGGCCCGTAAACTTCCTTCCCATCGGAATCGATATTTCCATAGCCCTCGGTACCCTGCCCGTGGGCATCATTACCCTCTCCATAACCAAGGCCGAAATCCCGGCCCTCAGTCGGAGTATTATCAGTAAGGACTCCCGGCATAAAGGAGCTAGAGTTCTTAGTGTTATCGCTTACAGGAGAAACTAATTCGTTGTCCCATTCACTTTGATAAACGTAATCGTTTCCAACACCCTCATCACGGCTCCACGCATCTTCAAGCGGGCCAGATTCTTCACGGTTGTAAGAACCGAAAGGGCCGGTCTGATCTACATCGCCACGGTCCAAATGCTGAACACGAGGCCCTGATTCACACTCAACGGGTACGGAAGAGTTGGCTCGAAAATAAGTGTAGTGCTCCGATGCCTGTTTAGTGCGATGAGGATCTACATAACTATCCGCTACGTTCTTACCATCAGGAAGCTTTGTACCCTCCTCACCTTCTTCCATCTTGGCTCGGGGTCCCTCTGCTTCAGCCTCTTCTAAATTATCTTCAACCTCTTCTTCGGGGTTATCTAAAATACGTTCGGCGTCTCCAACAAGACGCTCAACATCCTCAATATCGCTTTTTTCCAACTCGGCAAGTTTCGGTTGCCAATGCTCTGCATGTAATTCATCGTGAATAGTATCCGAAACAGCCGAAAGATTCTCGCAAGCGTCATAAAGAGCTTTACGAATATCTTTCACGGCCATCACGTAACCACGGCCTCCAACAAGTCCGTCCGGTGAAACCGTAGAAGATTTGATTTTTGTGAATTGCCTGTGCGCTGTTAAAGCGTGTCCTAATGCCACACTCATTGCCCATAACGTTTTTGCTAAAGGCTTAAGCGCCTTAGGGTCATAAGTATAACCCTTAGGAATAGCTCGTTTAAGATGCCCCCCTACTTCATGATCAATGGGATTAGATTTCGGAGGGAACTCACCTTTTTTTGGAAACTCACCAGCCTTGAATCCGGCAATTCTTAATTGAAAGTCAAGCTGTGCTTCCCGCAAATTCTTATCCAATACCGCCCGTGTTTTATTTCGCGCGTCGGTCATAATTAACCTTTAAGAGGCGCACCATTATCATCGAAGAGGCGTTCGATAAAAAAGTTACCATCGGCCTCTTTTTTGAGAGCCCAAAGGTCACGATTACTTTTATGAATTAGGGTCTCCGCTGATAAACGCACAAACCCTGCCAAATCTCTAAGAGACGCTACTTTTACCCGTCCCTTTGCATTCAAGATGTGCGCTTCACGCTGAAATAAAGCATCTAACCCCGTTCCGCCTGCTGTTTGGATTTGTCCAAGATCAAAATCTAAAGCCATAATTTGCCTCACGAAATATTGAGGGTTACTACAACATCCACACACATGTTTGAACTGTACCCGGTGATCCTAAGTGTCTCCGTATAGCTGCCCGGCCCCATGGAACTCGCTGGAGCCACTACGACGATAATTGGTTGGGAAGCTCCTCCATTGATAGATCCGAAAACTGGAGCAAAGCTAACTAACCACGGAACGCCAACCAACTTGCGAATCTGATAGTCTAAAACAGAAGTCGCCAAACCAGTGTTGGTAAGCAAAATCTGTTGCGATGGGATCGGCGGGAAGTCCCCCGTCAACGGTGCCGCCACATTGAACGAAAGGCTCGTAGGAACCGGAGTAATCACAGCCTTCGGCCGTACAACGATGCTCACAGGAATTACTTGCGGACTGTTTGGGGCAGCAGCGCTTTGAACCGTCAAACTAGCCGGATAAGGGCTGCCCACGGCCAACAAATTGGTGCTGTCTGCTGAAACATCAAAACTGCCCGAAGCATGAGCAACTAAACTGTCCACATTGGCTGGCATCGGGAAAACATACGGAACCGATGACGTAACCGTAGCCGCCAACAATGACCCCAATATCCCGTTGTTCGTCAGAAGCACCGATTTGGCTACGGAAACCCCCCGGCCCTCGTCTGTAATGAAATCCAGGCTCGTAGGGCTCAGTAAAATGCTTGGCGTGTAGGCTTGGCGAACGTCTTCAATGGAATCCGCCATTGACTGCACGACCTCTCCAGGAATCGGAATTGAATCCCGTAAGAGGCCGTAAGGCGTAATTACGTCCCGAATTTGAGTGGTCGCGACCGCTTGGGATACATCCACACGGGTTGTCCATTTCCATACGCCACTTATTAGAGTGACTTGGAATTGGTAGTCTTGAAACCTAAGTAGGGGTTGACTAGACAAAAAAGTGATCCTCTAGGATCACACTCTATAAAAGAAAACCCTATAATTCCAGAAAGCTTTCCTAATTGTAGGTGTAACTAACATCAAGGTACGTTCCACCACGAAAGGATCTACATGGCTATCCTTCAATGGTTTAAAAATCATCGCTATACAGCAACTCGATCATTCCAAATAAGTTGTTATCTGGGCGTTGACGAAGAAAAACCTGAAGCAAAAATCTTTAAAGTGCATAAAATTTCTAAAGGGGAAACCCTCTATTTTGACGGCACTATAGCTCGATACGGAGAAGAGAAGTTTAATTACCCAAACTTAGCAAAGGCTATCCAAGACGGCTGGCTCACGCCTTGGTATAAGTATCAAAAAGATAGCCCGAAATACGGTCGCCCAGCCAAAGCTCCAATAGTTCTCACGCCTGCTATAAAGGGAAAAATCTTTGATGATCCAGAAGAAGAGCGTAGAAAGTTCGACCAGGTCATCAACCAAGCTCTCCCTTCGGATCAAACTAAAGATGTTTTAAAGAAAGGTGAGACCTCTGAACCTAAAAGCTAAGCCCAGTTCTCGTAGCGCCCTATCTTGTAAACTAAAGAGACGCCAACTCCAAACTCTTTGGCAATAACTTTGCGGGGAACCTTGGCCTTGATCTTTTGCCGAATGATCTTGACCTTCTCTTCATCTAGCTTCCCAGAACGGCTTGAAGGTTTCCTTGCCCGGTTCACTTCGGTCTTAGTAGCCCAGTGGCAGTTAGCGGGCCAGCCTTTTGCGAGGCACTCAGGGCACTTCCCGCAAGAGTAATGACCATCGCGAATGATCCTGATGGTTACGTGCTCCTTAGTAGGCTTCTTACCCAGGTCTTCAAAGAAGGCCTCAAAGTCATCCCGCCACCGCTGGCACATGGTAACGCCCTTAGCCCCATAGTCACAGTAGCGATCGGATTTAGGGTTGAAGCAACGAGTCTTGATATTTCCCCAAGTGCGGTATTCAGGCGTCTTGGAGCCGCCATGGTCATAGTTAAAATGAGAGGGGCCAGTTATAACAGGTCGTTTGTTCTTTTGCTGTTGGCTTCGAGTAGCCCAGCGAATGTTACCAGGGGCATAGGGGCCATCATTGTCAATTCTGTCTATACTATGCTTAGGTGACGGGCGTAGGCCAACGTATTCAAAGAAAGCTGTAAAGTCATGAATCCAAGGCTCATAAATTGTGATACCGCGCCCTCCCCATCTAGGATAGTTTGAGCTTTTAGGATTCAAGCAACGGTCTTTCATTGCTGACCAAATTCGGTATTCTGGAAGATGAATCAAACCGTGTTTGAAATTAGTTTTCCTATTATGATCTGGTTCCCGTAAAGTTACATTGCTCGTTCCTAATGCCCGTCTATTGGCCGCCTGAGTATCCCAATCGACCCAAGCGACGTTTCCTGGCACATACCCAAGGCCATTTTTAAGCCGATCCAAAGAATGCTTAGGGGATGGACGAGGGCCAACATGTTCAAGAAAGGCCAGGAAATCGTGTTCCCATTCAGGAGCAATAGTAATCCCCCGGCCACCATAATACGGGTATGCCCGGTGATTTGGGTTTAGACAACGGGCTTTGATCTGACTCCAACAAGAATATTCGATAGTCTTACCAAGGCCATGTTTTAAGTACATGACCTACTTATACCCCAAAGAAGCCATTGAGTCAAGTAAACTATTTCAAGATCTATTCAAAATGTTGTAAAACTCTTTTCTACAGTCAATTTCATTAGAAATCCAAAAAACCTTTTATTCACAACGATCTAGGCCTCTATTTGCCCACTGTGGGAGACAAACGGATCGAAGTATGTTAAAATTTTTGGAAGATATGGAAGAAAAGATTTTCTCGTAAGGTCTATATCTTTCGTTTTTATCAGATTCAACTTGAAGAGTTTCAACGGCTTTGAAGAAGCGATGTCTAACCCGCCCCTGGGTCAATTTGAGTCTACTAGCAACTTCTGATTGACAAGTCGTTTGCCACATCCCCACCAAAATATTAATATCAATAAGCTCGAAAATCTCAGCTAAGTCCTTCCGCATCTCCTCTTCGGAAACTGTTGGAATGGACAGCAAAAATTTTATACGTTGAACTCCCCTATCCAAACGATAACTCACAGCTGCCTGGGTGACCGAAAAGATCTCAGCGATGTCGGCTTGGCGCTTCTTACACATGTAGTAAAGATAAATCAGGTCAGCTTCCCGATCAGGTATTCGGGATAAGAGAGGCATGATGAGCGTGTCATAGTCATCGGTGGAAAACAACACTTCCATCTCTGGATCATATTCTTCACGTTCATCAAGAGGTTCAACTTCGATCGCGGCAAAGCGGTTAGCTAATTCAGCGGGGTCTACGGGGATAACATAGCCACTCGACATTCCTACCTGTTCCTAATTTCTTGATCACAGTTGATCATTAGCAGAATTAAGCATTTCGCTCTCTGTTAATAACGGTTTTCCGTTGTAACTAGAGTCTTGGTTGAGCAGTCCCAACCGTGACCCAGTCCTTCTAACAAGAATCTCCTTTACCTGCCTGAAAGGCGTGTAAAGCTTGATCTCAGGATCGTACATTCTTGCTAAAATGTTCTGAGCCGCGTTTTGATCAGCATCTAATACCGCCCCGTCGAAACAGTAAAATTTATCCCCAGATCTGGTCCCTAATAAGAAACCATTTCTAGAGTCCATTTGCGAGGTATAAGCTGCATTAACCAAAACAACCGTAGAACCTCTACGGTGAGAAACTGTGTTAATGGCTTGAACTAAAATACCTTTAACCCAAGCAGATAATCGTCTTGACTGATCTTTACTTTGTAACCTTTTGCTTTTAATAGGTGAAGTTAGATCCTCTACAGCGATGATGCTTGCTTTATCAACAATTGAATGAGCCGCTTTAAAAACCAAATTGTGAACATTAGAGGTGTGCTTCTTCTTTTGAGAGTCAAGTTTTTTCCGCCCCAAGTTGTTAGTTAGTATATTGTCGCGCTTCTTGGGGTTGTTACTCTCACTATGCTTTTCTGCTAAAGATTTGAGCTTGTTACGTCTCTGATATCTTAACTTTAAACGATCTGATTCGGTGGGTAAAAGATTTCCTAAACCTTTTCCATGCCTTTTCCCATTAGAATCAGTAAATGCTTCAGTGTAACCTTTATCAATCCCTAATGTTTGATCCCCACAAGGCTTTATAGAGCAAACTTCTTTTTCATCAACGGCATAATGTATTTCTACCCTATTGTTTTGTAAGATTAGCCGTAAGGTTTTTTGAGGTTCTACTAATGTATTTAAAGGAACAGCAATTCGTTTACCTCTCTCTAAACTCATTACCCTAAGCCAAGCTTTACCCTTACAAGAAAATGTAGTGTAACTTCCTGGTATAAAAAGAATTTGATTATTTACCGTAGTCTTACCGTGCTTAAAATTCTTTCGCATCAACCTTCTTAGGTAGGACTCTTCGTTCCATCTATCGGTTTTTAGTAAAGTATATAGGCGTTTCTTCTCTGCTTCATTCTTAGTATGCTTATGAATTATTTTGCGAACTTGAACCTTGGATGCTTCCCGATACGCAACAATATCTCCCCAAACATCGGCTAGGGTGGCTTTCCACAACCTTGCCGGAACATTAAATTTCTTCCCCTCCTCTAACCATTCATCCCGAACTTGACGATCCCCCTCAAAATTTAATCCTGCTAAAGAGCCGAACTGCCTCCAAACCTCAGTGCGAATTAAACCAAGGCGGGCAGCAAGCTCAGTCAACTGATCAAACTTGCCTTGGTTCAAATTCTTACTAAAAGCTATTCTGGTTACCTCACTCATTTTTCTATTCGTTTTGAAACGCTCAACTACAGATAAAAAATAACGGGTTTATTTAAGCCCCAAGACAAGAAAAGGTTCAATTTGTCTTGAGTTGAGGCGGGGCTAATCCTAGAAAGCTTCTTTAGAGGCTTCCCCTGATTTTTAGAATACTTAGGTATTATAGAGATCAGGAGTCAGACGGAAAAAACGCATCTAGGAGGGAGTCAGTCTTTATCTCTAACTCTTTAAGTCTAGATTCAATTTCTATCTTTAGAGAAGGGTTATTAACCTGATTTGGATTTGATTTGATCTGGTTAAACTCTACATCTCTGAGAGTCAACAATTCCACATTATCACGGATCCGCTGTTCATTTTGCCGCAGCTTAGTAACTTGATTTTCACTTAATCCGGCAAGGTTCGATGTTAACAAGGTAAAAACCGTCCCATACAGTTTGATCAATTTTGACGCAGTTTTCAAGCCAAAACCCGTAACTCCAGAAATATTGTCCGAGCTATCCCCACTTAGTGCTCTAATGTGTACGATAGACGTAGGAGGTACTCCATACTCTGACTTTACCAGACTAGGTTCGTATAACTTTTCCTTACTCAAACCTACAGTGGGGCACAACAAATGAGTAAACTCGGACACGAGCTGAAGCATGTCACGATCAGTAGAAACAATAATGTTTAGGCTACCTTGCAACGGACCTCGAACCAAAGAAGCTATCACATCGTCCGCTTCTTCTTTAGCGTTATAGGCTTGCGAAATCCCAAACAAAGGGAGGGCATCTCGCAACCAATCTATCCCAAACGAGTCTCCAGCACTCCCCGTCCGGGCTACTCGGTTACCCTTATATTCAGGATAAACGGCCTTGCGCCGTTGAGAGGAACCATCCCAACACACATAAAAGTGCGCTTTTGGAAATCGTTTTTTATACGATCCAAGACTTCTCAAGAATCCTACAATAGCCCCCGTGGGTCTGCCTTTAGAATCAGTAAGAGTACCCAAGCCAGGGGCGTAAGCACATCGAATAAAAAGTTGAGTCCCGTCAACAACCAAATTCACAGTGGATTCCGTCATGTTTTTCATGTCCCAATATAAACTACTGAGTTTTGTATAGGCATTTGAAAGTAACGTTACTTCTTTATATTTACTAACTACAGGACTCCAATCCGGCAAAGCAGTGTTAGAAACCAAGATTTGATTTTGTAAAGTAACCCCGGAACACAACTGATCAAAATCATTAAATTTACGTAAGATCGGCCCAAATTCAATCTGTTTTTGATAGGCTCGTATGAAGAAATACACCTCTCTACTTTGACTCAACCATTTATTCCACTGCGTAAAGTTTTTAAAATTGTCATGAATACCCTCAAAACCATTTGAGGGCCATTCAACTAACCTAAGGGCCATCTTTGCCCAATTTGAAATGGAATTGAAGTTAGAGAGATAGACAACTTGGAGCGGTTTGGACTTTAACCTAAGGAATGCCCTGGGCAAAGTCACCAAGCGATCGGTAGATCGTAATTGAATATGAACTACCACGGAATCCTGCTCAGGAATTTCTTCGCGAACAACGGCTGAAATATTCTTATAGGGACCAGAAGTAATAACTACCGTATCATTGATCTCAATCCCCTGATCTACCTCTACTTTTATTTGAGATTGAAGATGATTGATCTCAGACAAAGAGACCATGGCAAGGCGCTTGTCTTTTTTATTTCCGGTTGGAACATACAAAGGCCCCAGGACATATTTTGTATCTATTAAACGAGCGTAATGTCCTTCAGGATGCAGATGTTTAACAAAAGCATAACCTTCCATCAAATAATGAAAAACTCGTTGATCCCCTCTCTGAACAACCGAAGCCGGAACAAAAACCTCTGCATCCTTGATACGATGTTTAATTGAAGCCCGCACCATATCAGGATCTTCATTTTCGGCCTTAGAGTTAAGCTCTAATACCACCCATTGTGTGTCTTCAAGCATTGACACACTGATTTACACTGAAATTTTCATTTCCGCAATAAAGGATCCAACCTTTTTTTCAAGAATTGTTCAAAAATTCTGCACCATTCTTCGGGAGGCATCTCCTTAATCTCTTTAATCTCGGACTTAGATTTGGCACGTTGTAAAGACTCCTCTTTTGGTTTTGCCATTCTTGGCAAGGGGGTATTCACAACCAAAAGATCGGTTTCCGAAGGTTCCGTTTGATCCGCAAGATCATTAGAAGTAACTGGTTCTGGACTGCTTACTTTTGATTCTTTTAAAGTTACTACTTGAAGAACGGCGGGCTTAGCCACCTGTTGTGCTTGCCCATCTACCATAATCGGTTTAGCTGCTTGTTGTGCTTGTTCCACGCTTGCAAAGACCACGGGAGGGGTTGGGTTATCTAAAGGTAGATTACCGGGAGTTTGGGAGAAAACGACCACATCTCTAACTAGACTTATTTTGGTTGTGTATTTAGAACCCAAAAACCAATAAGCAAACTTCACAACGTTGGCCTGATATTTAGCATAAATTTGCTCAGCCAACCCTCTATCAACTAACGAAAAATTCGCATGTATTTTATTAACCACGCGATATGTATTCATCGCCGCTTCGGCTATACCCGCAGACACTTCCTCAGGAGCAACCTGTTCACACGCTTGGTCTATCAACTCGATAGCTTGCGTTGGATTACCTAAACTCAACAAAATCTTGTAATATAATGTAATTACAGATAAATGGAGGTACTCCCGCACGTTACTCGCAGTTATGGGACCTAATTGAGAAATCATCTCCAGTTTATTTATTACGTCCCGAATATGCCCTCCTGAATGATCGATAACTGCATAGATGGCATCATCTTCATATTGAACTTTTTCAGTTTCCAAAATTATACGCATCCGTTTAAGGATCTCTTCCCTAGTAACCTTACGGATTGTGTATTCCTCACAGCGTGAACGAATGGCACCACGAATCTTTTCGGCCTCAGTGGTGCAAAACATCCCAATCATTTTTTTATCTTCGAGCGGCTTAAGCAATACATCTTGAGCCGCTATGCTCATACGATGAGCTTCATCAAAAAGGTAGATACGCTTAGGAGCATTGATCAAGACATAAGGCAACTCTTCGATGATCGCTCTAGCGTGATCAATTGTTCCCTGGCTGGCAGCATCCCGCTCTACGAACGGACCCGGTTGTCCCTCTAAAATAGTTGTGCAGTTATCACATTTATTGCAAGGCTCAGGATTAGTCTTGTCAAGATCTTGACAAAGCATTGCCCTGGCAAGAATACGCGCAATAGTCGTATTATGATTCATAAACCCGTTAGCTGCAAACATCTCTCCTTCAGGCACATTAAGATCAAACACTTCACATTTTCCCGACGTGATGCTTTCTATAGAATCAAAAAAATACCCACTATCTAACAACGACTTGAAATGCCCCTGAGGATCATACTCAGAAAATTCATAAACAATTTTCTGAACATGGGACATAGTGCAAATACCTGTTTGCGATGCGTTTGCAAAAAATACCCTAGCACCTTTACGCGCTAACTCCTCAGGGAAATTATTGTAAAACGACTTAATCCAGGTACTTTGGTGAGGCACTACCTCTCGAATATTAGTAGTTACTCCTTTGCCTTTTGCATGACGCTGCTTGATTAAATCTACTAACTGCTGCCTCTTTCGTCTGGAGATAAAACCTATCTCTTTTTGAAATACCTCACGAAAAGGACCAGGAATACGAATACGCCAATAAATCCCATACTTCTTGTGTCGTTTGGAAAACCTACGTGAAACAACTCCAAAAGACAGCAATAAAAGTTGTAACTGACGACCCAATACTTCCGACTTTGTCAAAGCTTCTATTGCATAACCTGACACAGAACCATCACATTCAAAATAAGCTCGCAAAAATTCACGTATCACCTCTTTCGGAGATACCATCACAGACCAAGGAACAACCTTACCTCCCGCTGTAGCGTACCCCAACCCAATTTGTTCTAAGAAATAACGTGCTTTAATTCCAGATAACCGCAAAGATTCTAAAGACTTTCTGCGCTTATCTGGAGTTCTACCTACGTGTCCAATTAAACTACAACCTAATCTAACAATGTCCTCCTTAACATCTTTCTCTGCACAAGCAATACTTATATAGGTACGACTCGTGGCACTCCCATCTCCAATAATATAACCTATAAGACGACCCCACTCCGGAGTCAAAACACTGGGGACTTCGAAAGATTTAGAATTAGTAGCGTGTGGGAGAGGAACGTAGCTCTTTAGAAGGGATAAATCCGCACCCTCCCCAAAGACTCCACCACGAATGATACAGGCTATGTCCCCTTCTTTCAAATCCCCTAGACACCTCCACTCAATACAACCAGATTCCCCTAAAACCCGAATTCGATGATTCAGAGTGCCCTCTAACTCTAACCCTAAATGAGTTTTGATATGGACAGTCTCTTGAACTCCGCCTCGATATGAATAAGCAGTTGTGCTCTCCAAATTATTTTCTTGGAGAACTTTAACCGCCAAGGGGTCAATTTTACGAGACCCCATTAAATCCAAAATCTGGACTGTACCCTTTGAAGAAGGGATAAGAGTGTCTCCGCTAATACATTTGCCCCGTCCGAAGGCTCCGGCAAAAATGTAACTAGTATCAAAGGCCGTCCCATTCTTTAGCCGGGACTTAAGAAGTTGGACGTTTCCTTCTTGACCTAAGACATCAGAGAATTTTATAGGTCTATGGCGAATATCCCACACAATTTATTGTTTCTAGTGGGATTAAGGAGTAGTCGATTGCGTTACTTCTTCAGCCACTTCCTGAACTCGAGCTTCGACGTTCAAGCGCTGAGCCACCTCAACCATACCTTGTAACGCTTCGGTCCAAGCGCCGTGACGGTGAAGGATGCTAGTGAACTCTTGTACGTCAGGCGTACGCATTGACCACTTCATATCCCCTGTCTCTTCATCCTCAACGCCAGTGCAACTTTCCAGAAGGTGATCAACAAGGGCTGCACGTTGGGGCTCTGAAGCATCATTCCAACAATCCGCCGCAACCTCGATAATAAAATCCTTCTCCAGCAAAAATTCCCAAGCGCCACTTACTCGCTTGGCCTTTCCTAAAATAGGGCGTCCATTTTTTTGTCCGGCTTTATCCACAAAAATATATTGCATCCTAGCCGTAGCCAGCTCTGAGTGGTACGTTGGCAGAATACTAGCAGCAATTTCTTCTACCCTTTCAGCGTTTCCGTATAATCTTGGCATTTTTAGTAGCTCCTTGTTGCAGAAGGTTTCTTCCCTCTACACCTTTTTAATTAAAAATGAATCGGATTGTGCCATTGCCGAGCGAATAAAAGGAACCACCTGAGCATCCCCCCATGCTTCCCACAATTCACCGGGGTCCTTCATTTGCTTTCCATTCACCCTAGGATAGGAAATTATGGTCACCTCAAAATCTTTTTCATACCTTGCTTTAAAAGTCTTACATCCGCTCCGGCCGGTTGAATCCATATCATACCCAAGCCAAACCCGCTGAACCAAGCGCCGAAGAAGCGCCACTGTTTGCGGGGTTGTGTAAGCCGTAATAGTAGCAACCACGAAAGAAAGGGCTCGCTGAACCGGGAACAAGTCAAAAGCTCCCTCTACCAAATAAACCGACTGGGAGACCCACATAGATTCAATCGCCTGGCTTAGACCAAACAAACAAGGTTCACGACGATCCAAAAAATAATCCATATACCCAATACGTTCTCTGACCACGTGCCTAAACTGAAATCCCCGGACCTCCCCGAGGGTGGTTGTTAATGGAAAAACAAAGACATCATCTAACTTTTTTCCGTTCTGAGACCAATCCAAGAAATGTTTAGGTACCCCTTCTGGAAGTTCTTTATTTAAATGGCCAAGCTTAAACAAATCTATCTGATCGTCAGACACGCCACGAGACAACAACGCATCTCGTTCACGATTTGTGAGACGCGAAGCTGAAAACTCGATCAAATCTTGAACCCACGTCACAGGCAGACCAATATAAAGGCCGCATTTACTTGTTGAGCCGAGATCCCCACATACTCTCCCGTTCGAGTGTAGTATCCGGCAACTTGAGGTTGAGCCACAAGCAAAGCTTTTCCAGGTAGATCTAACGAGAATATGCGCAACTCTTTAAACTTTTCCTCAATTTTAAAATCAAAAGGTACCACTAAAGACTTAGGAACTAATCCATTTTGAGTCATTTTTTCAATGGCTTCGGGTATAGAACCAGTAGTATTACTCCAATCATACCTTACTCCTTCACGATTAAGTACCCGAAAAAATTCTTTCAATAAATCTAACTCCTGATCAATAGGGCATTCTGAAAAACCATAACGAACGTAACCACCGCTTGCTACCCGAGTTCTTACAAAGGTTCCTCGCATGTTAGTCACTAACAGAGGTTCTACATTAGCCTCATCAATAACTTCCATTTCCCCTAATGCCGGAACTGAAAAACCCACCGCCCCCGCACGGGGACGGTGCCTCTCCACAACAAACAATTGAGACAAGACGGACAACATTTGAATTTAATCAACCGTAGAAAGTATTGTAGCTGTAATAATAAAAATAATTATAGTTGGCACATAAGCTATCAGTACAAACAGCATTTTTCAATCTTTAGGTCTCGGAATAGGGATCGGACGGGGCCGCGTAAGACCTCCTGTAAGCACGTCCGGACGAATTTGAATAAATCGGAGCCATAAAGCTTTCCACCACGGAAGTACAGGCATCGTTTCAGATCCTAATGCCCAAAGAAGTCCATAAACCTCAGGCAAGTACTCCTTTACCCAATCAAGGTCTTTAATCTGGGCATAGAATTTTTTGCTGATGGATTCAGACGTACTAACTAATACAAAAGAAGAGCAACGTTGAGCGTCAATAGTATCCTCACAAATAGTGCCATCCCATTGTTCAGGGTTTTCAGAACCCAACAAGCATAATCCTATAGTAGGAGCATTGGGATCATCTAGCCGATTGTATTTTTCATTGGGTTCCCCTTCAACTTCTTTCCTGGTATCCAATCCTTGCTGATGGTTGTACTTACAATTGCGAGGTAGCTGAGCACATGCTTCAGTAATTTGCTTATCCACTTCTTGCGTAAGCAAATATCGAATTCGATTCTGAACTTCATCTTCAGCTTTCATTCAGCTATTCTCCCGCTGCAACCGGAAGCAACGCATTCCATCATCAGTTAAAACCTCAGATCCTCTATACCCGATCATAGCGTGATCAAGAAAAGAATCCTTTTGGGTTACAAGCAAGATAGTTATTCCGGTTTTTAAAGCCAGTTGTCTTAAAAAGACTCCTGTTTGATCTATATACTCATCAGAATTCACAGCGCCTAATGTTTCGTCAAGTACTAACAAGGGCCATTTTTTCAACCGACGTAATGCTAACATCCGCAAAATCAATGAAGCAATGCTTGCAGGACCTCCTCCGAACGACTCTAAAGGATGCCCTTTTATTTTCATCCACTGCGTATCTTGACGGATATAAAAATCAATAGCCATCTTATTATATCGTTGGGACACCTCTGCTTCAAAAGACAAATCCTGATCGACAAAAATAGTGTGTAAGCCCTCTGTGATCACACTCTCAATTGACCGAATATGGCCCATCACGAGCTGATCCATAAGGGCTCGGAATAACTCTCCTACCTTAGATAAAATGTCCAATTTACAGGTGAGATCAAATATCTCCTGCTCGCGCAAAGCTAACTCATGTTGAAGTTGACCACGCAAAGCTTGAAGGCCGGAACAGGTTTCCCTGAGGGTTCTAACTCTTAATCTAGTCCGGGAGCGAAACGGGTCACTCGGCATACATGCATTCCTTCTGGTACATCTTGTACACCTTCTATACCCGATGCTGCACCACACACCACACCCTCCTCAGACACACGAAACTCATCAATCGTTCGAAACATGACTAGTGCTTTTGTCCGCTGACCACCCGCTGGCAAGATCATGATTCTGAATTCAACCCATGACCCCTCTGCTCCCCCAAATATATGGAGCATGTGTTCAACGTTAACGTTCGTAATCAACTCCTCCATAATTTTAATTTCTGTAAATTTATTTTCCTTATCTTCTTCAAGGGGAACCGTCAAACTATTAATAGTGGTTCCCTCATCCACGCTAGAAAACCAGAATTCCTTCTTTGAAGGATCAAAATGAAACCGAATCTTCTTCTTATCTTTATGCAACCCTTCTCGCATATACTGTAATTGCAGAGACATGGCCTTCCAACCTACTCGAACAACAATTTGATCATTCTTACTATAATAAGAAAACTTTTGGTAGGTTTCTGAGTGATGAGGCCATCCCACCACATCATTATTCTCGTTTATGACGTATGTACACTTATCCGTTTTATACACGCGCAAAGATCCTGATGATTGGGCTAGAAACGCTTCAAGCAAAGGTAAATGCTGCCATGGAGCGGTCAAACCTTTTCCAACAAAAGCATCACTATGGAAATAGCACGCTTCAACTCCATTAGAAGCAAAAAGATAGCCACTGGCTTTTTTGGCTAATTCTGGATCCTTTTCGTCCCCAAAAACCTGGACCGTCTTATAGAACTCGTGTGCAACAGGTTCCTTTTCTTTTGCAGCAAAAGATTTAGCCATGCCCAGAGCTAATTGTAAAATCTTAATACTAAATACCTTGGGTTGCTGAGAATCTATTGCAGCTCGAATGTCCTTCTCAAACGAATTCATTGATCGTGGATCAAAAGACGGGCGGTCAACTACTCCAACCGTCCCATGGGTATGTCTAACCTTGAAAACTTTCCCTTCCTCCGTAGCCACAAACGCAATTGGCCCGGAAATGCAACTGAGTGTACCGATATAGTCAGAAGGGTACATAAAAAACCCGGCTCCTTCTACATCGGAGATGGAGAAACTAGAACGAGCTTCGTGTCCCCCATTCTTAGAATAGATATGACATCTGTCCCCACCCACTACGAACAAGTAGCCTCGCTCTTGTTCCGCCAAAACCTGAGGACTGACAATAGAAGCCATTTTAAGGGCTTTGTTTAATTGATCTGCATCGACTGTAAATTTGATCTCCGTCATAACCCAACCTTCCTTATTTTTGCTGAAACATCGAAAGAGCTTGTTCAACTTCAGTTAGCTCTTTATCCAATTTTACTACCATTTCTTCTAACTCTTTTCTAGCCTTGTCCCGTTCTTTAGCAATATTCTTAGGATCAAATCCTGCGGCTCGTATTTCTTGGACAATAGTAGCCAACTCCTCTTTCTTAGCCTGCAATTGACCAGCTAAACCAGCCTTTTTTTGAATAACCGCATTATGCCTTCGTTGTAGTTCATCAATCTTTTTCTTAATGTCATCGGACATCGATTTATTACCTCACTATCAAGATCAAAATCTAAATCTAAATGGGTAACTAGCTGCTACACCGTAACAAAACCCTCTTCTAAACCCTCTTCTATTTTCTCAGAAATTTTTTCTCTGGATGCATCAGATGACGTTCTCGTGCCTTCTGGACAGACGGGCAAATAGCTGCACAGTTTACAATTAGAGCCTGGAGCAGCGGAGAAAAGCATACCTGGATTGGTCTTGTCCGGAATACTGACTAATTCCTTTTGAGCTAGTTCAATTTCTTCAATGGCTTCCAATACAGCTAGCTTAAGACTCTCCAATTCATCACGAGTTACACCGCTCCAATCCATACTTTCTTCCGGTTCGTACCTCCAATACAAGAAACCAACCTGATCAGGAATCACCCCATTTTTTAACCAGTACAACATAGCGTACCAACGCAATTGCCGATCATTTGTGTATTTATCTCGCCAACGAGAACCTTTCCCATCAATGATCACCAAATCATTGTGAGGTTGTACACGCTTTATAATGAAATCCGCCCGACCTCCAATCTTATGCCCATCTATATCTACATCCAACACAACTTCAGCATCAGCCTCTACACCCAAAAGGCGATGATACTTAATGCTCTGAAGACCTCTAGGTATAGTCTCACTTACCTCTTTTTCCACTTCGTCAATAGAACGAGTTCCCGGTTTCAAGCCTAACTCACCCCAATCAAAAATTCCACCTTTTTTGGTTTCCCGTATCAGGATCCGATTCAGCGTAGGACGGACAAGACCTAATAACCCTGACAGCAGAGAACCTTTTGCTGCCCAAAGTCGATCCCGGTAAAAACGCTCAAAAAGCTTGCCAACGGCCTCCCCGTAAAGCGTGTGAACGCAATTCTTTGGCTTTGGAGGAACGGTTTTCGCAATATATTGATGATAGTAAGCCCTTCGGCAATCTTGAAAGGTCTTAAAACCAGAATATGACAAGTACATTAGACCTCTTCCCTTGCTCTCTCCAAATAAGCTAGAGCTAAATCCCTAACTTCACTGGCGAAGCCTAATGATTGAATGTTTGTCTCAACTGTGGCCGTTGACGAAAACACCGCATCTTCTTGAAGACGCTCAAGAAAATGATCAATGCTACGCTTTTCATTCTCAACCCGTTCCTTCTTTTCAAGATCAAATACGTCTTCAGACGGGGCTACAGTCAAAGACAACGTCTTTACATTAATCCCCGAAGTATTGAACTCTAATAAAGCTACTTGTGGCACGCGATCAAGATTATCATGTGTAAGAGCCCCACGTGAAACTGCTCCCTGATTTACAAAATACTTTCCCCCGATATTGACTATACCTTGATCTTTATGCCAATGGCCAAAACAGTTGTGAACAAGCAAGCCCCCAGCCACATACTCCCCCGTAGAAGTGCGAAAGTTATGAACGTTCCCAGTATACCTAAATCTAGAAACCTTCTTAACCCTCGCATAATATAAATCCCTTTCAAAAAATGCTGCAACTTTGGTCTTACCTCTATCCGAAGGAGAAATTCCCATACACTTAGATAATAAATTAGCGTCATCTCCGTAGAAAGAGATAACATTAACAGGTAAACAAACAGAGGTAGAGTGCCTGTCCTTATACCTATTAAAATGAGTAACTCGTGCTGGACGAACTGTAAAATATGGGTGCAGACCTATAGACAAGGCTAAGAAAAAAATCTGAAAGGAAAGAGTTTTAGAAACAGTGGCACCCACAATTTCAGCTCTTAGTCGAGCTTTAGTTTTCACTGGTCGAACGTAGCCATCGCCCAATAACCAACCGATAAGGAATTCAAAACGATCCATGGCTGATCTTTGCCAAATCCATGAGGATAAACTTTTCTTAGCTGCATATCTCCCCCCATGTTGTAAAAAGAATTCAGAAATTGCTTGCCCGTACCCACATACTTGAACAGAATTACTTACCTTAGAAATGTGGATATGTGTGTCGATATCAAAATACTCTTTCACAAGTGAGCTGACATCCTTATGCAGACTCGTCTCGTTAGAATTAAAACTCCACCCTACCCCAGCTATAGGCTCTTTTTGACGATTTTTTATTAGGTGCCCCTCAGCCACATAATAACCTAAAAGCCTGGCCAAACCGGGTGACGATGGTGCCCCAGAAGGAATTTTTGGAACAGGTATAGCTATATAATCACCTATTTCAATTTTACCCGCCTCTACCCAAGATGAAGATACACTAGGCGCTTTAATGCAAACTGAACAAGGATAAGAAGTCATCACCTTATCAGGATGACACCTTCTAGTATTCCTGGAAGAAAGGCTACAATGTAACCCTTTTGCAACCCAATAAGGATGCTCCACAGTAACCCCTGTTAAAGAGGGAACACCTTCCACTTCAACCCTAACTAAATCTGTATTCACGAATCTAACTGGATGCACCTCTTCAACAATTGTTGAACCATCCCTACCCAACATTGAAAAATCTTTTTTAACACCTTCGATAGGAAGGGGACGGTATAAACTATCCAAAACAGGGGTGCCAGAAGGGAAACAAAATACGTCCGGGCCATTCTCCGTAACAAGATCCCCATAACGAAACACAGGCTCCTTAAAGAAACCTTCAACTTTAGAAGGCGGCGCTTCTGTTGCTAAAGAATGTACAACCGCTACAAGAAAATTGTCTCCCGGTTGCTTTTGAATAGCCAAGAGGTCCTCAAGAGATCTGGTTAAACTATAAGGAACCCCCACAACTCTAACCTGTAAAGCACCCTCTCGAAAAACCTCTTCTCTCAAATGCTGAAAAACCTTAGTAGCGTATAACACCCCAAGTGGTTGTTGATCAATACTATCAAGATTGTTGTAAAAAAGGTCGTGGTTACCTTCAACACAATAAACAGGACAACTGTACTCGCTATGAATCTTCGTTGTTCTGATCACTAAAGAATGGCTGTTTCTGCTCGCTGTTTTAATGTGGAAGTAATCCCCACCATCTAGGACAGCCGCAACCTTGTGCGCTTTCGCTATCTGTCCAATCTCTTCTAAACTTGACCAAATTTCAGCTAGGTAATCCCCCTTCCATGAAGCAGGATTCTTATCGGATGCATGGACGTCTGTACGATAAATGAAAGCTATCCTAGACATTTAAACACTGATGAGCATTTACAAAAGGCCGATTGCAACCAGAACATACACCTAAAGCTTTAAATTCGTTCAATACGGAAACCTCTTCCTGTTTAGCCCCCTCCAAATCCTTTTTAAATTTAGCTATTAATAGGGCTATTTCATTCATTTGAGAAAACCAAGAACTAAATTGAAAATAGTTCTCTCCAGTCTTCTCTAAAGAAGTTATTACGGGGAACGAAACTGAATCAAATTTCCTGAGCCGCCCAAAGAAACCTCGTAATGAATCCATCTTAGATTCCCACACAACAAGTTTTGCATAGGTTGCACTGGAAGAAAGAAAGAAATCAATACTTGGTAGCGTAACAGAATCCACACCATCTAACGATGAAACGGATGCCATCCTATCTGCCAAGCTGGCAATAAACTCTTTTAATCGCTCAAACTTAGATCCATCAGTTATTAAAAATTCAACATCTGGAAGCTCAATCAAATTAATTTTTTCTAAGCTTTTTATTCGACTAACCACAATGAGTACGGTTTCTATGAAGCGTTCTAACTGCTCCACCTTGAAACCAATTACCTCAGTCTGACCGTCAAGATCTTCGATAGTTGAAACATGATCCACAACAGCATCTAACCCCTCATAACGGGTTAAAGCTATCCGCAAATCAAGGATATCTTTTTCCCTGACTTTACGTGTTGAGCTGGCTTCTTTACGGTCTTTCTCAGCTAAGCGTGTTGCAATATTAATCTGATCTAATTTTGCCACATCTGACAAAATATCGGCTGCTATAGTCCCCGATTCATCCAGAATAAATATGGGATTAAACTGATCGGATACTTGAATAATTTCTTTTTCGTCCCCTAATTTAATAGGGGCGAAATCCTGCATGAGAAATTCTGGTGTTCCTTTTCCAACCACGGTATAGGTGGTATCGTTATAAACATACCGATTAACAGTGTCTCCTTTCTCCCAAAGAAGATCTAGGCCGTCCGTCACTATATGAACAGAACAAAAACATTTACAAGATTTAGCGCCTTTATTGCGTGGGCAGTTAAAACTATGCCTCACATAAATATCGGCAGGAGCCCCGGTTAGTGCAGCCTTAATAGCCCGCACCACGGAACTCTTGCCAATATTGCTTTTTCCAGCCAAAACCGAAAAGCCATCTACTTCGATAACCGTATGAGCTATGGCCTGAAAGTTCCTAATCTCAATTTGCACCACGCTCAAGCATCTCCACCCTCAGAGGGGACGCCTTCCGACTCATCAACTTCAGCCAGGACTTCTTCAACCTCTTTTTCAACGTTAGCTGCAACATCTGCATCCAAGCTATCATTCTCAAGATCAAAACCTTCTAACAATTCGTCGTCTTCCCCTAATTCCTCAGCGCCGGTTATAGCCGTAGAGTTCACTGCCTGAGCCAATTTTAGCTTTAAAGCCTCATAGACCTTAACATTTGTAATCAGGAACTGACGGAATTTATCCTTGCCTTGAAAACGGTTCTCCCCCAAACCATAATAAGCGCCTTCCTTTTTGATAAGCTTCTGCGTAATCCCTGATTCGATGATCGAAAGGTAATCATCGATTCCCACGCCATAACGAATAAAAATTTGGGTTGAATGCCCTTGCTTATCATTGATCTTAGTTTTGACAATCTTTACGTCGGTTACGTTACCATAAGGATATCTACGCTTTTTTCCTGATATAGGATCCTTACGCTCTATAAATTCAGACTTATAACGAGACACACGTAGTCGCAGATAAGCATAGAATTTAAGTGCCTTTCCTCCAGTTGTGTTCTCATTTTCGCCATGTCCACCCCCACCTCCCATGGAGATTAGGGCTCTAGTTTGATTAACAAAAATCAAAGCTGTGCCAGGATGGTTAGGATCTTTGACTTCTTTGTTCGTTGGAAGTTTAGGATATTTCTGTAACCAGATAACGAATTTTGGTAATGCTCTAGAAAACGGAGCAGCGAGGGCACCAATTTTAGCCTCCTCATCAAATCCTTTTTCTAGTTCCTTTTTTGGAACCATCGCTGCTATTGAGTCCACTCCAATAACATCCACTCCAGCAGCGATTCCAACAAACAGCATCTTGAAGCCTTCCTCCATAGTGTCCGGTTGGTAAACTAGGAGTTTCTTATCATCATAAGACAAACCAAGAGCTTTGGCATAGTTGTGGTCTAAACTATGCTCAAAATCGATAAACATAGCCGTACCACCGGCTTTTTGTGCTTCCACCATTGCATGGATTAACAACGTGGTTTTTCCGCTAGACTCAGGACCATACAACTCCGTGATCCTACGCCTAGGATACCCTGGACAAACTTGTCCCTTCCCATCTTTAATTTGACTACCTCCAATCATACTATCTATAGGGAAAGATCCTGAATGGACGTGCCCTAACGTAGCCACTACTGGTTGTAATGGTTTCTGATTGGTTGCCTTAAGAATCGTGGCCTTGGCTTTAGCCAACGCTATTGCACTGATATTAGTAGTAGGAATAATCTTCTTCTTCTCCACTTTTTCTACCACTACCTCTTCTGCCTCTTCTGCCTTTTTTGTCTCTTTTTCTGAACCCTTTTTTTCAACCATAAAGCCCCTTTATCAACATTAGCTTTAGAAAGTCATAAACATTTAGCTAGGAAGCAAGGAGAACCGAAAATACCGTTGGTTTTCTTTAAATATAGCCCCCGTCTTTATTGTTTGCCCTTCTCGTTTACCCCGTGTAAAAGTGTGTATCCTCGTAAAAGCCCTAATTTCAGAAGGAGTCAAATCCTCTTCGGAAAGCTCACCCTTCACTAACATCCAAAACCGAGCTGTGAACCTAGAGATATGGTAGGCATCCGCTTCATCAGAATTCCACTTAGAAATTTCTGTGTCTGCTTTAGCTGCATCAATCATATCCGATTTAAACATCTTACCTTTACGAAGCTTAGGGTCTTCTTTCACTAACATCTTTACAGTCAATGGATCAAAATACACCACATCTTTGCGGCGACTCCAAATAGCCTCGTTGACTACCAAAAATAAAGCATAAAGCCCCTCACTCCATAACTCACCAAACGGAGGGGATTCCACTCCGACCGCTTCAATCAACAAATATTGATCTAATAAATCCTGTAACTTCTGCCGCAATAAGACATATCTTTCCACCCAAATAGTTTTAGGCGATGTTGACCATCTACCCCGAGCAAAGACCCGATCTTTACCAATGACCGATGAATTATGAATGCACCAGCCGAAGCCCGAAAGAGAAGGATCCAGCCCAAGCGAAATCACTTAGGTACCTGAGCCTTGAGGAGGCCAATCGTGCATGAATGATTAAGATAGCGAGGGCTTTTAACCCCCGCTATCTTCTTTCACAATCGATCAGACCTGTTCTAACATATCCGTATAGTTGTCGGAAGAAACGTCCTGTACGGCAGAACCACCAAGCCCTAGTTTTTCCTTGAGCTGGCTGGTTGTTACCTCACGGAACGGGGACAACTTATCATACATATTAATAGCCGTTAGTAATACCAGTTCCTTAAATGTCGGATTTTTCTGCCAAATCACTGGCCCGGCAGACCCCATAGAAATATTTTGGTATTTCTCATCTTTTACGCATTCTAACTTAACATCTTGCCCGGCTAATGTTAGGTTGTTCTCACGAAGTCCGTCATTGAGCTTCCAGATAGCTTCATAGGTATTAGAACCAAAACGCCAGGGGATTATCTTTAACTTCTTCTCTCGAACCTGACTAGTAAGTTCTTCTTTATTGACCGCGCCCTCAGAATTTGTAGGATAAATGAGAAAAAGCGTGCTGAAATACGCCTTGGGATCCGGTAAACGCTTCCAGATAGCATCAGCTTCTGGCCCGTCTTTTCCTAGCCGAGATAAAATATACCCCAAACCATCTTGATAATGAGCCCGCATTGACTTGAAGTGAGCAGTGGAAATATCCAATTTTTCAATTGGGGTCAATTGATCTATGCTCTTTTTTAGTTCTTCCGCTCGCTTTCCAAGCGCCTTTTTTGCAACTTCCACTTTCTCTTCACGGGTTAGATTTTTGCCACTCCTACGAGCAACTTTATTCGCCGCCATAACAGCGTTTACATCATGAGTATGAAAGTAAATAAAAGCCCCTCTAATAATCTGGCCTTTTCTCACTTTTAACCATTCTTGCTTGACCCCTCCAGCATTCTTTTCATCAACGTCAAGCGAGACCTCATCATCAAAACTATACTCATCGCCTAGATTATCAAATTCATCAGCCATCGGACTATCCTTTTTTTGGGGTCGCTCCAATAACAAGACCAATTAGGGTGGGTATTGGAAAGCGACAGTTAGTAAGTTGACAAGCCCGATTACTTTGCCAAGAGGAATTTTATAAAGCCTAGGGCTTAGGTTTTCGGGCCTGTCAAAGTCTCGCTACACCAAAAAAACAAAAGATTCACAAATTTTCTAAAAAAGATAAAGCGTCTTCAACCCCTTCTTCGTCTTTATTAATACTAGACCCTTTAGTAGTAGAGGCTGAATCAGGCACCACTATCGATTGTACTGGCAAAGATTCTTCTGGGGATGCGAGAAACTCCAGCACATCGCTTTCTTCCACCTTTACCGAAGATGCTTTATTCCCTTTTTCTTGAACAACTTCAACAACTTTATCCTCTTTAGGAGAAGCCCCCTCTCCATCAGGAGGAATATCAGATAACATATTCGCTAATGCTTCCTCGCTAAAATCATCATCTAACCCCATACCTTCAGCCGATTTAGGTGTACGTTCATCACCATAAAAAGCTCCAGTAGCTACTTCAGTCTGCATAAGACGCCGCTGATCTTTAATCGCAGTCATTGTCGCATGTAACTCACGATTACGATGAGACACAACTTTATATACAGAATCTAAGGCGTGCATTTGATCTTTGAGTTTATTTATTTCGGTTTGTTGCCCCCGAAGAGCATAACCTACCGCAGCTTTACGATCATCCACGCTAGCAAGATTCTTAACACAGACATCATTTGCAAGCTTGTCATCATAGTCTAATGCGTATAACGCTTCTAACTTCCGTAACTCACTGCTAACGTCCAATCTTTCACGGTTTATCTCAGAAATTATCAGGCTTACTTTATTGAGATAATTACGACAAACAGAGATAATATTTTGAAAGTACTGTGGCCCTAAAGCTCCAGGCTCACTGGCCAACTCCAAAACATAACTATCCGTCTCTTTGAAAATTTCATCTACACGTTCAGGAGTCATGGTTACCTTTACACCGCTCCTTGGTCACTTGCTCAAAGCCTCATAAAATTGTGCCATATAAGGCAAACCACGGAGCCATGCACAAATCCCTTCCGGCCCTGACCATTCTGGCAACCGATGATCCCCCCGCCAGCGAAGCATCCCTAAACCAGTCTCGTAATTCATAGAAAAAGTGGCTTTTTGTAGAAAACCTTCAGGCAAAAGCTTTTTCATTCTTCGAACAAGCTCGTAATCTTTTGTTTCTGCATAACGTCTCGAAAGATTATTTAATACATCAAGAACCGCAGGAAGCACATCCCCGTCTTGAAAGTCATCGGGGGTTATTTGAGATCCCCCGAGCTTATGCATGGTGGAACAACTATTTCTGACCGTTGCTACCTTGTAGGTGTCCAGCTCTTGCCATATATATCTCGGTATGGTGATATCAGTAACGATCATTATCTGACGTAAAAACTTTCGATGCACAGATCCAGCTTTTATCAACTTGCAGCAAAGCTCTAAATCTTTGGGACCTATCTTCACATTCTCTATGGAGTGAAGATCAAAGCTATCATTGTCTACCACGTACCTAACGAACTCAAAGGTGCTATCACTCTTGTTCCAAGAGTTCATAGGATTTCTCATCCCACGCAAAGCTGCTTTGAAGCCGTATACTTCAGTTTTTTCGATTTTCATAAGTCTCCTCCGTAGAGATTTCCCTGCACTACACCACAAGCGCTCTGCCCCCACGCTTTTAGCTCTATGGGAAGAAACTTTATTTCTGCTTTACTTTTCCCGAATCAGGCTAGTGTCATATAGACACTGGCAATATGAGATCTCGCAAAACAGTGTTGCGTTGGATTACCTTATCATTCGCGATAGCCTTTGAAACAGCCTCGGTTTCCCCCAAAACCCAAACCTTTTCCCGCGCCCTCGTGATAGCCGTGTAAAATAAATTTCGTTGCAACATTCTGCCTTGAGACCTAACCAGTGGAAGAATTATGGTTTTAAACTCTTCCCCTTGGCACCTATGCACTGTCACGGCATAGGCCAATTTAAGCATAAGCCCCGCCTGATCTTTTGGAATAGAAACTTTTGCATCGGGGATAGTACCCACTCCATGGATTCTCAATACTAAACTATCCCGGTTGATTTCTATAAGCTTTCCAATATCCCCATTATAGATGTTTAGCTTGTAGTCGTTTTTAATGACCATCAACCGGTCACCAACTCGAACAAAAAAGTCCGCTAATTCCCAAGTAGGTTGCCCTTTATCAGGATTGAGCTGATCCCTCAGAAGCGTATTCAAGTTGTTTACCCCAACAACCCCGTCATATTTTGGGGACAAAATCTGAAAATTAGCATCCCTACTTTTAAGCTTTGCCGCCATCTTCACAACTAACTCAGCAATTTCGTTCTCATCAGACATTCGCCAAAAACGAAACTCGGAATTTTCTTTAGAGGGCAAATCCAAAGGAGACGCCCCTTTCCGAATACGATGAGCCGCTAGCACAATGTCACTGGTCTCCGCTTGCCTAAAAACTTGTTCCAGCTTAATATGCGGAACTGCTTTACAAGCAAGCAATTCACGCAATACGTTGCCAGGACCAACAGAAGGGAGCTGAGCATCATCCCCCACCAAAACCAACATGGTTCTGGTATCCAAAGCATCTAAGAGGCGATAAAACAACTCCATATCAAGCATCGAAACCTCATCAACAATTACTGCCTGAGTTTCCAATTGATCGAAATTATCTCTGCCCCATCGAAACCCATCATATCTTAGCGCTCGATGAATTGTCTGTGCTGCTGCCTCCGTCACGGATGCTAAACGTTTAGAGGCAATTCCAGTTGGGGCCATAAGCATGTAGTCAATATTGAGCCTCCTAAACAATTGCACGAAAGTACGAATTAGAGTTGTTTTACCCGTGCCAGGGGCTCCCGTAACAACTAAAGCCCGATGAGTTAATAGTTGGACTACAGCTTCCCGTTGAAGGTCAGACAAGGTAATGTCATTTACTTTTTCGTAGTCCTTTAGAAACGAATCTAAATCAATAATCAACTCTGAAGGGGCTAGGAATTTTGATAGCATGACCGCTGCACCTCGTTCATAGAGATACATTTCAGGTGTGTATATCCCAACTCCAGGATCTATCTTCACCGCCTCAATCTTCTCTAACTCAATTAATGCAGCTTCTACTGCCGTAGAAATATTAGGCACATCGAAAGGTCGCGTCTTCTCCCGTATGGACAAATCATTCAAAAGAGAGGGAACCTCTCCGCGCCGAACAAATAAATGCCCTTGTTGCCGAACCTGATCCCGAATAACCCACAAAACAGCACCAGCAATCCGACGAGGGTCTCCAGCCCCGATCCCTCTTTGTTCTGCTAATAAATCCGCCCGTTGAAAAGTAACTCCCTCAATCTCCACCAAACGGTAAGGGTTCTGTGACAGAATCTCTACTGAATCAAAACCAAAGCGATGAAAAACCGCTGCAATAAGAAATGCCCCAAGTTTATAGCTCTGGAGAAAATCCGATAATGTAGCTATACCAAGAACATTGTTCCATCTCTCAATAGCGATACAAAGAGCCTCCCGTTCCTTTTCATCAATAGTACATTCAAGAACTTTATCCCCCACAAGAACTTCGTATGTTTGCTTCCCAAAATAACTCACAACTTTTTGAAGCAAAGCCGTATCCGAAAAGACATCAACGCATTCCCCTAAAAATAAAGCCACCCCCATAACCGTTTTAGCCCAAGGTTTCCACCTTTGAACTTTATACTGTCGCCCATACTTAGGATGTCTAGCCCATTCCCCTTCTATCTCTAACGTCGCTCCCGAAATGAGACGTGTGATTCCAAAAAAGTATCCCGTAGCCGTGATCATTCTAGGCACGCCTAGGCTGTCACTCTCCATCACATGAAAAGACAAAATGTTATGTGTTCCACTAGTGTGGAACACACGTTCGACACAACCACGTATAGGCATGTTACTTAAGCAAGTTCAGAAATTCATCTTCAGAGATACACTTCGTATTGTTCTTGCGAGCCGCCGCCGCCTTTGTACTATTAGATTTGGGATCAGCCAATACCAGGTAAGTGAGCTTCTTACCAACTGATTTCTTCACTTCTCCCCCGGCCCGCCTCACAAGCTCTTCCAATTCAGCACGAGGCTTGCTTGAGGCCCCCGTAAAACAGAAGCTCTTGCCTGTGAGCTTACCGTGAATTTTTTCCTCGACTTCTACGCCAAGGATTACCAACTCATCCACGATTTGGCTGTTCTTTTGTAACCAAGTCCAAAGGGCCTGAGCCTTGACCGGTCCCAACCCCGCGACCGCCGAAAGCTGTTCAATATTAGCCGCCCTGAGTTTTGCCAAACTATCATATCCAGCGTCAATAGCCATTTTTATGGTGCTCATCGCGCATCCAGGAATGGACAAAGATCCCAAAATAGTCTCTAAAGAGACTTTTTTACGATCCGTCAACTTCTTAAGCACCTTTGCTGCCGATTTAGGTCCCATCCGATCAATGGAGGCTAATTCTGCTTCCGTAAGCCTATATAAATCGCATACATCCTTAACGAGACCTAAAGAGACTAGTTTCTCAACTAAGATTTCGCCCCACTCCTTGATATCCATAGTGGTAACATAACGTTTGATTCGTCCGATGGCCTGAGCAGGGCATTCGGCCGTATTAGGGCAAAGAACATACTCGCCCTCTATCTGAGTTGGACTCCCACAAACCGGGCACGCGACCGGAGGCGTTAAAGCAACATCCGTGGCCTTTGTGACAGAAACTTTAGAAACCACGCGCGGAATGACATCCCCAGCGCGAGCAATAAGGATCTTACATCCAATTGATAGACCAAGGGATTTGATATAGGCCCAATTGTAAAGTGTCGCGTTAGTGACTACTGCCCCGGAAAGTTGAACTGGATTGAAAACCGCTACTGGGGTAATCCGTCCGCTGCCTCCCACTTGCCAATCAACCCGTTGAAGAACCGACTCCCTGGTCATTGGGGCGAACTTGAAGGCCACAGCGCCCTTAGGACGCCCATCCACCTCCCCTAGCTCTAGTTGCTTCACGAGGTCATTTAGACGCACCACAAGCCCGTCAATCTCATAATCCAGCTCATCCCTCTTGAACTGCTGGTACTCCAACCAAAGGTCGTGTGGGGTCCTAATTCCAGGCATCATTGCCGTGACGTACCAGTTGGGAGTTTTAAGCCCCATAGAAATTAGCCACTCAAATTGATCCCCTTCAGTTTTAAACTCTTGCCCCTCCGTCACCTGATAAAAGAGGACATTTAAGTGCTCACACCCCACGCCATCATATCTCTTAGAGATACCACTAGCGGCATTTCTAGTGTTGGCGTAATCCACAAAATATTTGGCGTAGTTGCTCTTGGTAAGGATAATCTCCCCTCGCAAAGTGCCCGTAAACTTTTTGGGGAACTTTCCAGGAACGCCTTGCATCTTTGCCACGTTTACTGAAATGTCTTCACCTATAGCACCATCCCCACGAGTTACAGCTTGAGAAAAAGCTCCCTCCACCCAACTTACAGAAATTGAAATGCCGTCAAGTTTTTCCGTAACAAAGAGAGGATCAAATTTAGCCCCAGAACCCATGACCCAAATTGTCAACTCCTCTAAAGTGTTGACTTTCTCCAAGGAGCCCATTGGATTTGCATGAGCTACTTTTTTCCACTCAGAAACCGGAGGTGCCCCTACAGCAGTTACCGCCGGACTATCATGCTTAAGCGAAGATAGTTCATCTACCCAAGCATCAAAAACCTCATCCGAGACGGTAGGGACACTATTGTAGTAATCGTGCCGCGCTTGTGTAATTAACTTTTCTAATTCAGCGACACGGTCAATAGACGCCTGATCTAAGAGGTTCAAAAAATCTATAGTCATCCCTTCAGGCTACACCGGGGAGACCTAAGATTCAAACCTATTAGGTATTTTTAACTTTGGGACTTCATCTACAGGCAACTTGCCTGATTTCACCAACTTCGTAAGCTCATCCACCGTTCGTAAGGGAGTCATGATGAACCGAACTTCCTCCCCTTTATACTTTTCCAAGCACTCCTGTACATCAACAAACTTATTAGAACCATCTTTTTGCTGAATTCGTAGGACCATTCGGCTAGTCATAGGGTCCAGCTCAATAATGCCTTCTAAAATAATACCAAGGTCCATTTTAACCCTCATGTTAGGGAGCATAAGCCGCCAGCACACGCCGGTTCCATGCTAACGTGCGTTCCATCCTCATCTTCTACCATAGAGGTATAGTCCACGGATTTATATTTCAGAAGCAGCTCATTCCATCTTTGCTCATCAGCGGGCGTACTAATAGCTTCATTGGGAACAAAAGCAAAATCTTTGTCCGCACTAGCAGAAAGTAAAGTTACTCCTGTGAAAAACTCCCGATTTGTCCACAGATAATCGAGAACTTCATCCCATTCATTTGGACGAACCATAACAGTATTTGACACGTTATGGTTCAACCCTGGTGAAACAGACTCATCCGCAGTACCAGTAAGAACCCAATTTTGTTGAGTCGATCGTACCATATCTAAAAACTTAATAGCTGACAGATCATCTTTGATTATAGCTTTAGCTGGTGCTTCAACGGGAAACTCGATAACCCATTTACCATCTGGCTTACGCAGGCACATATTCGGATTAACCGATTTGAAAATTTTAAAAACAGGCTCTAACTCGTCTGCTGTCACACGCCGAATATATCTACGAGCGTGGTGAGCGTGGATTCCAGAACCCACACAATTAAGCTCTAAAGAAGTCGTGCCTGAAGGTTTGATACATGTGGTTCGAGCCGCTGGCCGAATTCCAAGCCGGGCTGCGTACTCTATATTCCACTCTTTAACTTTAGTAGCTACTTTCTTTTGATACTCAGGGCTACAAGAGATATCTGGGGAATCCATCATCCCGGTCATCCCAATACCCAAAAGAGCATCCCGCTTAGCAATGCACTCCGAAACCCACCCTAGGTAAGGCATATCCGTATAGGTTGCCTGAAGGGTACCAATTAAAGTTGCCGCTTTGGCCGCTGCTTCAAAATCTTCGTAAGAAGTAAACTTAGCAGCATTCATCTCACATAAATTACAAAAAGCCCAACCTGTATAAATCTCTCCAACCTCTACCCTGATCTTCTTTTCTTCTAACTCCTCCTTAAGCGCCTCATCAATTGTGAGAACTGGGTGCATTCCTACCTCACCACAGGGGTTAGTCCCGTAATCATAATTATTTGTGAAAAAGAATCCAGGTTCACCCCACTCTTTTGTCATTTGGAAAATGCGCCTGAACTGCTTCTTCTTTATCTCATCACGCTTAAGAACTACAGAATTGTTAGCATTTGCAAACCAAGGATTGTCAACATACCAGTTACCGGTTTTAGCATACATCATTTCGCTATCATCAAAAGAGAACAGAGCGATCATAGCGGATCTTCTAATACCACCAGAAAGAACAGCGTCAGCTCCGAAACACATGATTTTATGGCACTCTATAGGACGAAGCTTCCTACCTTGAGCGGCAAAGAGAACAGAACGAATCCTCTCTAAAGATTCTTTGAGCTTCAAATGACCAGGGGCTTTTCCTCCCGATGTCTTTAAAGGGACTCCAGCTGGACGAATCTTGTAGAAGCTAAATTCCAAATTAGTTCCATTCTGATAACTTTGGAGTAAAGCCTTTAAAGCTTCTGCCCACCCTTCAATAGAATCCGCTACCACATGATGAGCCACTCTTTTTTGATCTATGTATCCAATAGGGGCCAACTTCTCCACATGATCAAATTGCACAGAGTACCCCACGCCGCAACCGGACAACAGCAGATAAAGGGCCTCAGAAAAAACACTGAAACGATCAACAGAAGAAAAAGAACAATTGTAAATCCGATTATTGTTTGCTAAGACGGCCTTCCCCCCAAATTGCATACTGCGCATCGATGGAAGAACTCTTTTTTCCCTAACAAAATTAAAAGCTTCCCTGATCTCAGATATCATGTCCGGGAATCGCTTGAGATGCATTTCCTCAACTCTAGCAACCGTTTCCTCGTAAACTTCTCGCCTCTTTAACTCTGGTATATAGCGAGCATACTTACTAGCGTGAATGTAATCAGAAAGACCCTTTGGATCTATGGCTTTAGCCCTCATCTGACGAAGTTCTTGCCGTTGATGACGATATAATATATACGCCTTAGCAACCTTAAACTTACCGTGCTTCATAAGCGCAGTCTCTACAGCATCCTGTATTACCTCAACATCTACGATAGTACCAGACAAAGAATTCAAGACAGTTCGGACCACTGCCCCCATAACTTTATCGTCTAAAGGACCATTACTACTAACCCAAGCTGAACGAATCGCTTTTTGCAACTTCTCGGGATCAAAAGCCTGGAGTGTGATACCATCTCGTTTGCGAACGCTCTCGATCGTTGTACTAATGCTAATCATGTTATTAGATCCACCGTTAGTCGGCACAACAGCTACAGCTACATTAGTTTGCATATATTAGTTCCTATTGGGCGATAGATAGTATGGTTAGCTCAACCAGTGTACGTTTTGATTGAATTGAGCTTTTTACATCTGTATCTAATTTACATAATCGCCCCATATAACCAACAAGGGACTTAAGATCATGTTTACGTGCAACAGGAGCTGCAATATTCTTGTAAGGCCAGTCTTTCATACCTACAATAGTCGCGATATCTCCTTCACTTACACCTTTATCTTGCAGACTCCTAATAAGTAATGTCTTTTCAACTTGATTCATTAATGCACGCACTACCGGAATAAGACTGTCATTACCAGAATTCCTATATAATATTGAAAATAAGGTTAATGCCCGCTCTAAATTTTTAGCCAGCACTTGCTCTGCAACTTGAAAGGGCTCTGCTTTGGGCGTAGGACTAGTTACTAATGTAATATGCTCCTTCTTAATAGTTCCCGCTTGCCCAACAAAAATAGTGAGCTTCCTTAATTCATTTTCCAAACGGTAAAGATCAGTGCCAACGTATTGAAAAAACATTGACGCTACCGCTTGATCAATAGATACACGCAAACGAGTTGCTTCAGTTTTAATGAAGCTTATATACCCATCAACTTCCCAAGGTTTGAATTTTTTTCTCTCAACCCGCTTACCCTTTGAAGCGGCAAAAGCCCATATTTCAGGCAGTTTTTCACTCCGCACTACCGCAACAAGAACAAGAGATCTATCGGAGACGTTACGATTCTCTATGAATTCTCGTAAGTCTTTGTTCCCTTTCAATTTATTCGCGTTGTCAACAATAATAGTGCGAGGGATTTCCGAATACCTTTCACATAGGTTTACAAGTTCTATATCAGACAGCCCATCAGCATCTACTTGAAGCACGTCACGTTTACTTTGACGTGCTTTTTCAATATCTCGATCAAGATAAAAATCTTCATCTCCAAACGCAACTAAAAAAGGACTAAAAGGAGCTGTTTTTGCAGGTAGCATTATTGTTTATAAGAGAGATTCAACGAGAATAGTTTTAAAATGAAAAGGGATATTCAATTTAGTTGCCTGGTGTCTAACTTGTAAATCTTTGACTTTTCTAGCCAACTTAAACCACACAAGCAAAGGGGCTCTCTTCCCCAATTTTTCTAAGTCTTCTAAACGGTCTGAATGAATAACCTTCTTAGGATCTACACTAACAATAAGAATGTCATGAAGTATTTGCTCCAGAAATTTTATAGCCAGTACCAAATCCCGATTCATAGTATCTATAGAAGAAAAAAGCGATGGTAAGTCCTTATCTAAAGCACTCTGAAGAACTCTTATTACCTGGTCTCTAAGAATTAATTTACCTGAGCCCCAGTAATAAACCGCTCTACCTGCTGAACCTTCTCCCATTCGCGCATAAACAAAAGCTTTAGCGCTATCCTCTTCGTATCGCTGAACTACTGATAAAACGAAAGCTTCCGGGAGTGAGACATATCGCACCTGCCCACACCTGGATAAAATTGTTGGAAGCATCCGGCTTGCAGTCTCGGAAATCAAAAAAAAGCGAGAACGAGCCGGAGGTTCCTCCAAAGTTTTTAAAAAAGCGTCCGCTGCTGAAACAGTAAAACGATCCGCCCCATCTATAATAAAACAGCGTACCTTAGAAACCGAAGGATAATTTTTAGCTTCACTAATTATCCCACGTATATCATCTATACCAATATCTTTTTCTCCAGCGGCTAAAGTGATGATATCAGGATGAATTCCTTTAGCTATTGTATAGCACGATGAACACGGGCAGTCCGATTTATGTGTTCCAATACAAAAAGCTTCCTGTGCAGCTTTTAGTACTGAAAATTTTCTGCCAACCCCCTCAGGCCCCAACAGCAAGATGGGGGACACCAAGCTCCCTTCAACGAAGCGTTGTAGGAACTTTACGCCCTCCTTCTGATGTTGCACTTCCTCCAGCATTTGAACTAAGCAACTCTTGCGACCGATTAATAGGTTCTACAGGATCAAAATACAAAACCGCGTGATAATTCTGCCCGCAGCTTTGACAAATGTACCTATGGACCTCTACACCACTAGACAGAAGTTGCCCTTTGCATCGTTGGCAACGAATAAAGCCATGAGACGAAATTTCAGAATCCAACATAACCGCCAACAGCCACGCCCCACGTATATTTGCATTTGCAGCACTGATATAAGCGTTGGCTCCCGCCCATCTGCCCCGCAATAGGTACTTCAATGGCTAAGATGGAGTCACAATTAGAATTTTTACAACGAACTTGCAACTTTTTTGGGGAAACTTCTTCCTTTTTAAGCCCAGGAGCTGTACCAGAAGGATCAACGACACCCATAAAATTATCCCCTTTTCAATAAGTTGTCGGAAAATCTGTGGGAAAAAGATTTTGAAGCATAAAAACGAGCTTATTATAAAGCGCCGCGTTACTGAAAGACATCGAATCCGTACGCTGAATAGGGGGGATTAATGAAGGAGCATCCGGGATAGGATTAGAAGCCTTTGCGGGTAACGCTTGCTTGTCTAGGTTATCAACCGACAGGGTGGTTAATAAATTTTGAATTTTATGGTACTCCGCAAAAGAAAATCCCTCTAAAAACGATCGCAACCCCCCGGCCGGATTAACAGGAGGAGGATACATCACACGATTGGGTTGAGGTGACGGTATGGGAGAGGGCTGATCTAGAGAGGTAACAACCGGTTTATAAGAGGCTGAACTATAGCGTAAGAAAGGGAAAATCTTACGCCAATCATCCCCCCGTATAACGACATTATACATTTTGTCGCGAACAAATTCTAAGTACGTCACATCATGAGATTGTCCTGACAAAACACGAGCTTGACCCTCTACAGCATCCACAATCGCTTGAGCCACTCTAGGGGCATCTGAATACCGTAACGGGGCCAACCGCGTACCACCTACTCTTTGGAGTCTTGAGTCCATTCACCCCAAGCTATCTCACAAACTTTCTAGCGATGAAGCCTCTCCGTCTTAGTGGGACTTTTGTGAATTGCAGCCTCCGTGGTCAATATTGTGCCCGCAACGGATACAGCATTAATTAGAGCTGAACGAACAACTTTAGCAGGATCAACTATTCTGGCCTCGAGCATATCTTTCATTTGCCTGTCCGATGCATCAAAACCAAGCTCGGATTCTTTCGCTTTAGCTACGTATAATTCCCCCACTAACCCCGCATTAGCCGCAATCTGACGAAGGGGCTCTTCACAAGCACGAAGCACTGTCTCAAAACCAGCATCTTCATCGGCCGTCATGTTAGGCTCGCGATCAATATGAATAGCTTGTGCCGCCTTCAAATAAGCCGAACCTCCACCTTCCACAATCCCTTCAGCGATAGATGCCTTCGTAGCATAAAGGGCATCCTCCATCCGAGATTTCGTTTCTTTCATGGCAATCTCAGAAACAGCTCCAACTTTAATAACGCAGACGCCCCCAAGTAATTTGCTCATACGCTCACGAAGTTTATCCTGATCATATTCTGATCCCGTACGCTCAATCTCAAGCTTGATCTCGGAAATACGCGCATCAACATTTTCCTGCTTCCCAGCACCATCTACAAGAACCGTGTCCTTAGCCGTCACACGCATACTTCCAAGACGACCCAAATCTTCCATCTTAATTGAATCTAAAGTCATTCCGGCAGCCTTAGAAAAGAACGTGGCCCCTGTTAGGATCGCAATATCCTCCAAGATAAGAGGTTGAGACATTCCAAAACCTGGTGCCCGGATTAATTGAACCTTAAGTTTTTCTCGATTGAGATAAAAGGTAGGGATCGATTCCCCTTGAAAATCTGGAGCCACAATCAATAAAGAGCTGTTCGACTTCATCAACTCTTCAAGGATGGGGACTAAAATTCGGACGGACGCTACCACATGATCGGTAACCAAAACGTAAGGATCTTTTAGGACACTCTCTTGACGCTCAGGATCAAAGCAAAAACTGGAATTAATCCAACCTCGATCTAATTTCATGCCATCTGTGGTTTCAACGACCGTCTCAATAGTTTTCCCCTCTTCAATGTTAACCACACCATCTTTGCCCACTTTAGCTACAGCATCCGCGATAATCTTAGCGATAGAAGCGTCCCCGTTTGAACTAATCATCGCTACGCTTTCAATATCCTGCTTGTTCCTAACAGGAATTGAATAGGCTGAAACATAGTCACACAACAACATCAAAGCCTTATCCATCCCTCGTTTAAATTGCACAGGAGAAAAATCAGGGTTCACCCCGTACTTCATACCCTGAGCCACCATAAAACGAGCCAAAAGTATCGAGGTCGTAGTCCCATCCCCGGCATCTTCACTGGTTTGGCTAGCCGCCTCACGAAGAAGCCGACACCCCATATTCTCCCAAGGATCTTCTAACTCGATCTCCTTGGCAACCGAAACACCGTCCTTTGTGATAAAAGGGCTTCCAAAAGCTTTTTCCAAGCACACGTTGCGTCCTTTCGGACCCAGTGTGACTACAACCGTATCCGCCAACTTGTTGATGCCCTTGAGCATCTTTTTCCGAACTTCTATCCCGTACTGAATGGCCATTATTACCTCGTGGTCCCCTTATACACCGATTCAATCTCACTTGGATCCAAATCCGGTGGGTCAGGGATCATATCCAACACAGGAGGGCGATACAATGGAACTTCACTTTTTCTTGGCCTCCACACTGGATACTTCACTTCGCCACCCCGCACATAAAGCCACCCTAAAGCATCCAAGAAAAGAATCTTTGGATCTGAATGCTCGTTACTCCATTGCACTGTGCCTTGTTCATCTGTTAGGGACGCCTTGTGCCATCCTGCTTCTTCTAAATAGTTCAACGTCCAAGAGGCAGGCTTCATTTGATTGAGCCGATCTAAGGCTTCTTTAGCCGTCCAGAAAGTTGTTTCTTCAAGTGAAAACACGTATGGAACCTTTAAATAACTTAGGGGCAGTTACCTGCCCCTAAGATCTACACCATCAAAAGCTTACCAACGTTTCGATTTCTGAGATACCTTCTTCTTAGAAAACTTTCCAGGTAGCGAAGCAATATCTCCCACCGAAGGAGCAGCTTCAAGATACAAAGGGCTACCGTTAAAATCCACTACACTTGAAATCGTAATAGAGGCAGGGACTACTACGTTTGGAAGATCAAACGTAGTAGGAGGAGGGGAGAAAGGAACCACTACCTCCGTATCTCCATCCTCAGCTTCAAAGGAAGCCGCTATGTTGCTCTGAGCTTCATTAGAAAGAATCACACCTGCGGTTTTGAGGTCACGATTTGCCGCCACACTATAGGTGCCACCCATGCCTCTAGTCGCCCCTCTGCTCATACTGGTCAAATACGAGGCATTACTTACGTAAGCCGCCGAACTACCCATGCACGCACCTATATTATTAGCCACCGCACCAAGATCAACAAGACCTCTTGCTCCAATATGAGCTGAGACGGACTGCATTAATCCCGCTGCCTGAGCAAAGTTGCCTTGTTTGGCCTGTTCTTCAGCTTCAATTTGAGCCCGAACAATTTGAGCCAAGCCTACAATACGATCCAAAGCGGCGTCCGGAACTGTGTCCTGTTCCCCTTCTTTGACGAATTGAACTTTGACCTTCGCTTCTAATATCTTCCGTTCTTTACGAAGATTAGCATCCAAAATGTCATAACCGAATTTCACATCGAATACATTAACGGCCCTGGGGAGAGCGCTCTTTTGGCTTTGAAGCTTAATGGCCAAAACCAAATTACGAGTTTCCTCTGACAAAATGTCTGGTATCCTAATCGAAACCTGACCTAAGTCATCTTCATCAACGTCCACATCGGATACCACCTGAGTAATTTGGTGCCCAGCAAGCGGAGCTATCTCTAGCACCAAGCCCGTAGCATAGGTGCTTAGAAGACCTCCTAACTCCTTCCCAAAAACTGAAAGAGCATCATCAGGGTTCTGCACAAAAGAGTAGTTTCCGTTACCGGACTTAGCTAAATTCAACAAGAAGTCCTGTTGGGCATCAAAGCCATACCCAAAAGCACTTACGCTGGCCCTCCCAATATTAGGTTTTACCAATGCAAGGATGTCTTTCGGTGTCTTTGCAGGCCCTTCATTCGCGGCTCCATCCGTAAAGAGAATCACCCGCAAAATCACCTCTATAGCTAAGTCCATGCTATTGACAATCCCAAACCCCTGCAAAAGAGCATCGGCTATGTTTGTAGAGGTACAGGCATGTAAGTCACCAACCTTACGTTTAAGGTCCTCTTTTGCCTCTTTGGTGCATCTTACCGGCTTTGCTACAACCTCAGCTACATTCGTAAATGTAACAAGACCGCAATAGTCATTAGCCGAAAGATGATCGATCAATTTAATCAACGACCGCTTCGCATACGCAAGCTTCTCCCCAGCCATCGAACCAGAAATATCCAAAAGAGGAATTATGCACAGCGGGGGCCTCTTATCCTCCACTGCCACCGCCGGGGCTTGCAAATTCAGAACTAAATGCGCTTCGGTTTCTTGATTGAACTGGACTTTATTAAATGTGAGACTAGCATCAATTTTCATAGCTTTGGTCCTTTCCCGTAGCCGTCTGGCCCAGCAAATTCAATGGTGCAGGTTGGACAACCTCAAACCAAAAAACCGCTAAGCATTTCGCAGAACGTCCACCGCTTCCCCAAACCCGAAGGCGCGGTCAGCGGCACGAGAGATCCAAAACCCAGGTTATTGAACGAAGGTGCGATCTCACGCTTCCATATCTACACCGGTACAAAAAGATTCTTCCCTCAACCGGTGTAATTAAAAAGCAATGAAAACCTCAAAAGCTAAGAGAGCCGCTCTAAAAAGATATTACTACTCGGAAACTGGGAAAGCTTTTAGAGAACAATACAAAGCCTCTGGAAAAAGAAAAGAGGTTAAGGATAAATACAAACAATCCAAAAAAGGTAGAGCTGCCATAAAGCGATACCGTTCTTCTGAGAAGCACAAAGACTACCGAAAAAAATGGAACAAAACTCCAACGGGTAAAGCCGTAAGGGCCAAAGCCTCCAAAAAAATACATGACCGAAAGCGTGCCATCATTAGTGAAGAAAAACTAAAACGAGGGTGCGTTGATTGCGGATACAAAGGGCACCCCGCCGCCTTAGATTTTGATCATGTCAAAGGTAAGAAGTTGTTTAGTATGTCCCAAGCTGTAAGTCGCTCAATCAAAGCGATACGTGCAGAAATGGAAAAATGTGTGGTACGTTGTTCTAACTGTCATAGAATTAAGACTTTTGAAGATCGCTAAAAGACAAGGTAAGAAGGATCAAAAATTAAGAAAGCCACATAAGAACTCACCAATAGTGTAATTAAGCTTTTTAGACTCTGAATGCCTACAAGGAGAAAACCATGGAAATTGTTTGTTCCTACAAAATCAGTTCTGATCTTTATTTAGTCCGGCACCGCATAGATCAAAAAGAAACTCCTAAAAAAATTGATGTCCCTACCAACCATTTCTTGATAATCGATTGCAGCGGAAGCATGTCCTATGACCTCCCTAAAATCCGCGAACAACTCAAGAAGAAGCTGCCTAAACTTCTCAAGGAGAAGGACACTATTACCATCATTTGGTTCAGCGGCCGGGGCCAATTTGGCACCTTATTGGAAGCTGAGCCCGTAGCTACCCTTGCAGACCTTAAAGATGTTGAACGAGCCATTGACAGATGGTTAAAACCAATAGGACTTACTGGTTTTCAAGAACCAATTGAAGAAGCTGGAAAGGTTCTTGACAGGGTGTCTAAAAAGCATCCAAAAAATGTTGGTAGTCTCCTATTCCTAAGCGATGGTTGTGATAATCAAGGCACTAGATCAAAGATATTAGATACCGTAAGTTTAGTGTCTCGTAAATTTTCCTCCTCCACATTCGTAGAGTATGGCTACTACGCCGATAGGCCCCTCCTTACCGCGATGGCTGAAAAATCCGGGGGAACGCTCATCTTCGCTGAAGACTTTGACCGCTACGCTCCTACTTTTGAATCAGCCATTCAAAAGAAGCTATCTGGGGCTCCCCGCATTGAAGTCAAGCTTACGGAAACTCCTGTAGAAGGATTCGCCTTTGCTCGCTCTGACGGGGATCTTTTAACCTTTGCTGTTACTGAAAACACAATTCAAGTTCCGGCGGACTTACCCTGTATTTCCTACCTCACAAAATCCCCCAAAGATGAAGTCACAGATTTAGGTATGGGATCTCTTTTACAAACCCTGTCCCTAGGCATAATAGCAAAAGAGCACTCCGATCCTAAATCCAAAGTAAGTGCAGATGAACAACCCATAAGGGACGCCTATGCAGCCTTGTCCCTCTATGCCATCCGGATGAAATCTAACATTGTCTTCCCTCTACTAAAGGCTTTGGGAGATATAAAGTTCATTGATCAATTCTCTACCTGTTTCGGAAAACAAGCCTATTCCGCTTTCCAAGAAGTGACTAAAGAGGCAGCCTTTGACGAGAAAAAACAGTGGGAAAAAGGATGGGATCCAAACAAAGTCCCGGCGGAAGATGCCTTTACCATTTTGGAATTAATGCAGCTCTTAGCCTCAGACGAAAACAATCGGGTACTACTTGATCACTCGTCCTTCAAGTACAACCGAATAGGGCGAGGACGCATAGATGCAAGCGACCAAATCACCGCCGACGAGCAAAAAGAGATACAAGAGTTAACAGTCAAGTTAGCTACTGAAAAGAAAGCCTCTAAAGCCAAAGAAATTTCTGATCGAATCGCTGAGATCACAAACAAGAAGACTCTAAAGTTTGAAGCTGATCCCGCTCCAGACGGGTATCCTATATCATCGCTCACTTTCAACGAGGACCGGCCCAATGTTTCATTTCTTGTTCGTAAGGCTGGGACGGTTGATCTTTCCGCTTGGATACCGGAAACACTCCAAGGAAAACTTCCGGCAAAATTCCCAACCTTTGTTTATCGAAACTATGCCGTAATCAAAGACGGCCTAGTCAACATTGATGTATTGCCAGTCAGGATTAAGGAAAACACTTACAAAGAAATCCTGTCAAAAACCTCCACAGAGGTCATAAACAGTGCAGTTGCTGATTCTCAGGGCTTCGTTGATACCGTTTTAAATCTTCGCTTACTTCCCGTGATCAATCGCAAAATGATCAAGGACGTGAGTGCCAAAACCTTCTTCCAAATCAAGTATACCCTGATTCAAGCGCAAGCCGAACAAAAGGTCTTTAACAGTTATTCCAAAGATCTTTTGCCTGATAAGAAATCGAAAAGCTTCTCCACTCAATACGGGGATGAAGCTACCGAATGGCTTAAAGAGCTAGGATTTACAGATTACTCCGGCTTTTCTCCTAAGAGCATTCAAGCTGAAGCAGTTGACTTCTACATGGGGAAAGAGCTGAAAGTAAACCTAAAAGGACTTTCATCCCTGCCTAGTCTTAATGAACTTCGTAAACAAATTGCCAAGGGTAAGACCAATACTGCCGGTAGCCTTATGGTTCCAACCTTCAACTTGGTTGAAGGATTCCTAACTAATGACATTTACAAGAATGCCGCTGATAAGGACGCCGTTCTAAAAGCCTGGTTAGAGGGTCAAACCAAGGCGGCTAAGACAAAGACCCGCGCTCTGATCTATCAGATTGCTCAAACAGTCTTTGTTTTAACAGTGGGTCAAATCTGGTTTAAAGAGTTTGCCACGCTCGATGACAACTCCTTGGATATAGATGTGGCCGGAACTACTATTCCTTGCAAAGCCGAGCTACGTGAGATCAAAATAAAGATCTAACCGGAACTAGAAATTAAAAAACCGGGCGAAGTATTGTCAGTCCAACTTCGTCCGGTCCCCTTACAGCAGCGGCTTTCTGCAATGGTTTCCCTCGGTGCTCTTGGCGGGAATCGAACCCACTAAGCTCCATCTGCTCAAGAACATATTCTGCAACGTATCCGAGTACTAAACCTGTTTTAGCGTTTTGCTTGTACCAAAAACAAGTGCCTTAACCACTAGGCTACTTCTCCCTTACGGGGGAAAGTTGGATTCGAACCAACGATTGCATGTAAGATTTAGCTGGTGGATACAATGCAGAAATTTTTGAGGGCGTTCGAGGCGAAAAAGCAGGTTTTTTGCGACGGGATTCGGACCCGTTACAATCTGTTTATAGGACAGATGCTCTACCTATTGAGCTACGCTTGTATGCTTTCTCTGTTGAGCGTCCTCGGTGCCGGATCGTGGAGTCGAACCACGCTAAGCAACCTATTTGTCCGACAGTCCCACTCATTAAGAAGGTGGGCTTACTTTGATTGATGAACCTCAGGCTAATATACCAATCCAGAATATATTGTCAACCAAAAATCATTGCACCCGAGTAGATAAACCTGGTTTTGCCTTACCATTAGGCTATTTTTCCAGTTTATGGAGGAAAAAGTTGGAATTGAACCAACATGCATGTAAGGTTTATCTGGTGGGTGCAGTGGCGGGCTATTCGGGAGTCGAACCCTATCTTGTAAGGACTAGCGGGGTGGTCCCTTTGAGAGGACCGAGAACTAATCCTGGTTAGTTGCCTTTTTATAATAAAGGTGACGGAACCGACCGTCTGTTATAGCCCCTTGTTTTCAAACAACGAAATCTACTTATAGCACCGATCCGAACAACAAACAACTTCTATTACATTGCTGGTTCGGGATCTTCTCCTTCCAAGATTATCATCAGTTTTGGCCAAGCATCGGGGGAGATTTCATCTTCACACGGCTCTTGATTTTCGTTCTTCTTTTCCAGGTTACACCCGACACCAAACCAATCAGAAGGTCAGTTTATCATGCGTTTCTGACCTTCCATTATAGCGGTCATTTCCTTGTGAAAGTCATCCTCAGTATACCCATGTTGGCTGCATACGGTACACGGCCAATGCGGTCCCCCATGTCCGTCACTCGGTTGAAATACAGCTCCAGGCTCAACTTGAGCGAACACATGAACCATCGGGGCATCCTCACGCTTCCATCCAACACTATATGATGCCCCTAACGATCGAAATACTTTGAGTTGAGGTTTTTTTCATACCCAAAACCAAACGATCAGGTTCGTATGAACCCGGCCGGATGAATTTCGAAACCAATCTTCTTCCCGTTCTTTAAAAACTCCTGAGCGGCCTTAGCCAAAAAAGCCGAGACCAAGCCAATAAAAGGGAGGAACTCTCCTCCAGCACAAGTAGCGGTTTCTCCGGCCACTTCGGAATCGATCGCAAAAGATTCATCCCAGACCACTCTTCCAAAGGAGCCACCAGCCGCCAGAGCCCCGTGAAGGCAAGGAGTTTTTGTCCTACGAGCAAAGCCTTGGACAAGCCTGCGAGCTTCCGCGTTATCTAGGCAATCGATAATCAAGTCAGACCCAGACAAAAGCTGGTTAGCATTATCCGAAGTCAACTTGTGTGGGACTCCAATAAGTTTTACCCCAAATAAGAACTGCATTGTCTGCTGTAGAGATAGAGTTTTATTCTTACCCACTCCTGGTTTTCCATGAAATTGTGAGAGAACATTTTTAGTCTCCACACGATCATAATCAATGATCCTTAGATTAACCTCGTTCCTCAGAAATTGAACGACGTGAGATCCTAAAGCTCCCACACCAACAATTGTAACTAGCTTTTCCACTATCAATCCCGAACTGGTATTAAAATTTGTCAAGTTAGATCATTCGCCCCGAAGATACAGTCCTTATATGTTTTTCCTCGTTTAATTAAACTTATAGCCGATGGGGATACTCCAAAAATACGAGCTATCCCATGATTAGTAATGCCTCTTCTTATCAGGTTCTTAATTTTATAAATTTGATGTTCATTTAATTTCCTAACTCCAGTGGGTTTAGGAGATCTCACAAAAGCAAACTTATATCTAAAGCAACCCAACATGAATGGATCTAGTATTTCTTTCAGACGAACAGCATCGGCTAACTTAGATAAAAGCAAAATTCTGTATCCTTTGCCAGTCTTACACATAGTAGGGGTTAAACCTAAATCTTTTCTAAAACGACAAAGAAGAAAATTTAGGTCTGCTTCAGAAAAAGCGCAGGTACTAAATGACAGTTGCCCTAATCTTGAATAAGAACCATCACCAAAAAACCATAGTGCCATGGTCAATGGAGTAAGTTGAAGGTCACTGGGAATAACTTTTTTGTCTCTAAGATACCACCTCTTATTCTGTTCCCTAAGCTCCTTGTAAGTTGATGTACAAAGCCTCAATCCAGCAGAGGTCCTAAACGATTTTCCTCTGATTGATCCAAACCTAGAAGGATAAAAGCGCACAGAACTAACAACACCAATATCCCAAAATTTTGATTGAAGGTTATAGATCCATTCAGAATGAGTTATCTCTTGGTGTATCTGTAATTGTCCTTTAGGCGTAATATGCCCATCTCCTAACAATAAACCGTCCACTGTTTCTATGAATTTTTTGTGGGTATTGAAGTTTAGATTTATTTCTTTATTTATGTTTGACTTAAAAACTCCTTCTACTTGAAGTCTTTGAGTCACTGTATGTCTATTCACACCCAACCGACTAGCAATTACAGATGGGCTATTGCCAGCTAAGTAACTAACTACTATAGCCTCATTATCAAGCTTTAGCGAAGGGCGACTCACAAAAGATTCCAAAAGGCGTTTTTGGCCGAATTTGCAAAAGATTAAAGGGACGAGCTTCATTAGCTGTGAAACGATCCACTACAAAATCCTGTAAATCCACATCAAGATTTGCTGCAATTCCAGGGATACCCCCTGTACGAATTGCTTCGGTTACCCACTGCTTAACATCTGCGTCCGTGGAATCAAATAGTACAGGATCCGGAAGATCTCCATTGGACCCAGCAAACGTAATATTGATCTTGGCTTCATTGGTTTCCATACAGCACCTCCATTTTACATTTAATGCCTTGTACTACTACACCGATTAGGTTTCGTCAAGAGAAAGTTATTACTGGTTTTTCTGGGTCAATAAAAGAAGCAGGATCGTAATTTGATTCTTCACGGAGACGTTTCAGCCAGGATGTTTCAAATATGCAATGGGTGATACCATACCCTAACTTATCAGGGCCAACCCAAAACAACCTTATATAAGCATCATAACTCACAATCCACCAATTCCACCGCTTGCCCAATGCAGCCTCAATTGCGGAAAAAGTTGTTAGATCTTCATGCGAAGGTCCTGGCACCCCACTACCCGGATGACTGTGAGCGAAACCTAAGACTTGTGCCCGATTAGTCCAAATTACATCCCAAAGGTCATAACTATCAGGAAGCGACCCTGCACTTCTTTTGTTAGGCAAATGCCAAAAAAGGGGCTCCTCATTAAGACCAACCAAAACTCCAGCTTCAGTACTCATGTTATCTTTAAAGCCTCTTCCTCTATCAGAGAAAGAATTTTCTTGTCTTCCTCTTCCAGTATAGATTGTGCCCCAGTATCAACTGCCTCCAATTCCCTTAACCTATCTAACTTTTTCCAAAGCTTATTTTCATCCTCGTATAATTTTTTGTTCATCTCCGGGCCAAGGTCATCGGTTGACTGTATGGCTCGAATACCATCGCTGATAATTTGAATTTGAGCCTTGATTTCTTCTTTTGTTGTTGGCTCTCCAAGATTGATAGCTCTTTCGCCATCCTGAATCCGCCGCCTTGTTAGAGCTGAATATTCCATTTCTTGTAACCTCAAAAACTAATCCACGTGGCGGTAAACCACCAATTTATTACTTCTATCAGCTTCGAGAATTACTGAGGGCAAACTCTCCAACGAAAAGAAACTATCACCTTTGGTACCTTCCTCAAATTCGCCATCATTGTGTGCAGTAAGACAAATTCCGCTGTCAATAATTTGCAGAGTTTTCTTATCACAAGTGCATTCGTAACGACGGCCATTCAACCTAAATCTAACGGCCATCTCATTTCTACGAACCGCTGTGCGATGCTCTATGTATTCCGCTCCGCCAACGGCTAAAGCTGCTTTTGCGGCTGCTCCGAAGTCAACTAGGGCCATTTCCCGACGCCCGGCACCATCACCAAGCTTCTTGGCAACTTCCTTAAGACGGGCTTCACGTTGTCTTTTCTCTTCTTCTTTACGAAGACGTTCTTCCAACTCCAAACGCCTCCGTTCGACTTCTGCTTTCCGCCAAACTTCCATACGAAAAGCCGCGTCCAAAGCCGGAGTGACGTTTTTAATTCCAGCTACAGAAGGCTTCCCATCTAAGAAAGCCGATTGAACTTCTTCCTCCGGGCCTAGAGGCATTTCTTGCCGGATATAAATCAACGGACCATCTTCACAAGTCCGACCCGCCAAGACCAGCACGAAACGATCCAAACCCAATTCGATCAAATGAACTCGTTCCGAATGGGATACGATGGTTTTCGGGTCCGGGTCTACTCGAGCATCTTTACGAACCAATCTATCTCCAACCAAGTAGCCCATGACTTGGTGGTGCAACTGCTCCGGTTCGGGATCACAAATTTTCCTGAACTTGGCCTTGCGGTTAGCTTCTGTATAAAATTCCGCCCAACAGTGCTCCTTTGGGAGAAGCCCTTCAATACGCCAGTAACGCGAACCCAACCGAAGAACCCGTCCCCCTACCCATGGCAAAGGGACGGACATTGGCGCTTCGGTTTGGAGTAGGTCTTGCCAAGCCAAGCGGCCTCACTTTTGTTTGGTTAAAGCACAAAAAATGGCTGCAATGCCCCCAACAATAACTGCCCCTTTAGCTAGTTTGACCGCAGCACGACCTATACTGCGAAGGTCCTCTGCATTCTCCCTTTGGATACGATACTCTTCTACTTCTGCTTCGTAGGCTGCACCTGCTTCTGCTAACTTTGCACCACAATCAAGACAAGTGTCTGCATCAGTAGACATTTGTTCACCACAAACTGGACAAGGGAAAAGCATGGCCATATGTATACCCTCAAGCTGCCCAGGCCGGTTTTGAAAGAAGGGCTGTATCCAAAATTATATCCACTAAGGACTTTCTAGGAACAGCAGCAGCTCTGGCCGCCTTACCAACGGGTGTGGCGGAAATTAAAGTACGGATAGTCCGAGGAATTGCATAAGCATCTGCAAAGATCTTCTCATCGATCATGAAGCACGGGACACCTAACTCAGTCGCCGTACCGGTGACTGCCGAGTAAGGAGATTGCCGCACTTTCAAGAAACCAAAAGCAATCGGCTCTAATTTAGAATCCCGTACAGCAGCCGCAAAAGGTCCAGCTTCCTCATCGCCTACGAAGATGAAAAGGACATCCTCATCAGCCTTAGGTTTGAAGTTTTGAAGCGCCCGTACCCCAGCACCGTAATCAGTGCCACCTCCAGACGTAATGCCTCGAAAAGCATTTTCAACTCCAGCAGCAGAATTGTGCTTAATCTCAACCACACGACCAGAAGTATTGAATACCGAAACATGGATCTGATCTTTTGGAAATCCCTGTAAGAACTTGGCCAAATAGACTTTGGCTTGCTCAATGGCATCATGCATCGAACCTGAGATATCCACCATGAAGTAGATGCGGAGACCTTTGACAACTTCTTCTACGGCCTTTTTAACCGCATTGTCCGCCGCTTCTACAAGCTTTTCTTGTGTCGCCTTAGAACGAACACGGGTTGCGATATTAGCCGCCCTGGTGTCTTCAGCGGTCTTGATAGCCCTCTCCCACCGCTCACGGATTTCTTGAACATCAAGAAGCCCAAGTTCCTCAAGGGTAGGAGTTGAAATGATCAAGTCCTTATCAGAAAGCGCCTTCGCTTCGATAGCTGCCGCCATAATCGCTCTTGTCAGTCCCATGTCTTTAGGCAAGAGGCCCACAATGCGCTTAAAGCTTGGCTTGGTCTTGATGATAGTCTTACAGATTTTTGCTTCGTCAAATCCTTCCCAAGATTCCGCCGCCGCAACAGCCTGACCAATAGTAAGAGTCCTTCTGCCGTCTTTCGCTTGCGTTTGCTTCCAACGAAGAACCTCAAAGAATTTTGTGGAAGTAGGCTTGTATCCAACCGTACGAGCTAGGTCCATCACTGTCCGTCGAAACCCCGCTTTGACTAAACCTTCTAGCATCTTTGGGTTTTCTTCCCGATAACGAAGCCACTTTTCAACAACCTTAGGCCAACGACCTAGAAACGGATGTTGAGCTGATTTTCCAAAGCCCAGCTCTTGGTTGATTTGCACAACAGCCGGTAGAAGCAGGACATCTCGAACACGGAATAGAAGCTTTGGGTTGAAATCTCTGCCTACTTCTACCTTAGCCTCCTTATCCGCCTTACCCTTTTTCTTGGTTTTTGTACCTTGAGGGCGAGCCACTTTACTGGTCAATAGCAGCATCGCTTCCCCAACATCACGAAAGTCTTCATCGTAGAAAGCCAGTTTTCCACCGTCAAGAACAGGATCACCTTTACGGCATTGTACAAGCATGAAAGCCGCTAGGATGACTTTCAAATCCCGGTGCTCTTGTGCATAAGCATAAGAAGCCCACTTAGCTGAGAACTCATTATCAAGCCTCCAAACCTCAGCAACTTGCCGGTAAATCCACGACACAACCTCTGGGTACAATCCCGCCGGTTGATAACGGCCAATGACCCGGTTTCCGTCTTTTACACGACCGTCGTCCTTGAGCTTACCAAGCTTGACCTTAGTATCCTTGCGCCCAATTCTACGTAATTCGTAGACGACTTTATCGCCTTCTTCTACTACGTGAGTTACTGGCAACCATTTAGTGCCCACAACCGAAGTAGTATCAGGAATCGTAATTCCAGCTCGGTTATGGTAACTATGATCGACATAGCCAAGAACCGTCTGGAGAATTCGTTCTGCTGGTCCTAGGTTTTCATTTGGCATGGTATTTAATCCGATCTGGCTCGCCCTTGGCACAAACTTATAAGGCTGGCAAGCTAGCCTTGAAAAAACCCCCATTATTACACCGAATAACGGTCTTGTAAAGTTACTTCCTAGCAGATTACTTGAAAAAAAAACAGCTTTTGTGACTTTACTTCTTTTTTATGACCTTACCGTAATGGTCGGTGGTGTTTCCGCTCTCCTTATGGTAGGTAGAGTGCCATTCCTTCGTCGTCCTTCCGGCTGAATCTTTTTCCCAAACCTCTGTCTTTTTCTTATCATGATAAACGGCCTGCTTAGGATGATCTTCACGTTTTCCCATGGCTACCCTCACATTTATAGGTTAATTACGCAACAACAGTATTACACCGAAAAAAACTGATTTGCAAAAAAAAGATTTGTTGAAAAGCTCAAGGTATCCCAATTATAACCCAAGTGAAAATAGCTATCAGGAAGGTTATGGAGTTAATTCAGCGATGAATTATCTAGGATTAGCCGAGATCCAACGCAAGTTGGATCAACTGAATCACCTAGAGCTGGCAACTCAAAGGTATGTCGAGGGTGCTACCCAAGCCTTCGACCTCTACGGTGGTCAGTGGCGAAGGGTTGTATATACAAGGTCCGTAAGGACAAATTAGTTAGATTAGGTTAGTTATGGTGCCCGTAGTTGATAGAAATCAGATCCCCTTAATGCCGTGCTCCGAAAAGAGAGCTAGGAAAATGGTTGCATCCAAAAAGGCCACTCCTTTTTGGAAAAGAGGGATTTTTTGTATCCGTCTTAATGTAGAACCGTCAGCTTGTAACTTACAAAAAATAGTTGTTGGAATAGATCCAGGCTCTAAGAAGGAAGGATTCACTGTAAAATCTAAAGCTCACACTCTTTTAAACATTCAAGCCGATGCTATAACTTGGGTGAAGGATCATGTTGAAACTAGAAGGATTATGAGAAGAGGGCGGAGGTTTAGAAAGACTCCTTGTAGACAAAATAGAATGAATCGATCTAGGGGAAGTCTGCCTCCTTCAACTAAGTCTAGATGGCAGTGGAAGTTAAGGATTGTAAACTGGCTTAGGAAGATGTTTCCTGTAGTTAGCTTTGTAGTTGAGGATATAAAGGTAATAACCAAGAAATTTCAAAAGAAGTGGAACAGAAGTTTTTCTCCTTTAGAAGTTGGAAAAGCTTGGTTCTATGAGAAGTTAAGAGCTTTAGGGGAATTGACGATTAAGCAAGGGTGGGACACTAAACTTTTACGAGACAACTTAAGCCTCAAGAAGACCTCTAAGAAAATGTCTGAAGTTTTTAGTGCTCATTGCGTTGATTCTTGGGTTTTAGCAAATGAGATAATTGGGGGCCATTTAAAGCCTGAGAACACAAGACTTACTTGTGTTATTCCTATTCAACTATTTAGAAGACAGTTGCATAGAATGGTTCCTTCTAAAGGAGGAAAGAGATCTCTTTATGGTGGGACTAGAAGTCTTGGGTTGAAACGCGGATCTTTAGTAAAGCATCCTAAGCTAGGGCTCACTTATGTTGGTGGAAGTTCTAATAATCGGTTGAGTCTTCATTCCTTGTTGAATGGATCTAGATTGACTAAGAGTGCGAAGTTAGAAGATTGCAGGTTTTTATCTTATAGTGGGGTAAGGACTTATAATGTTCTTACTTGAGGAGAGTTCTCGATGGATGCTCAAAAAGTAGCCGCCCGATTTGCAGCGGAACAAACAAAAGCCGAACTTCTCAAAAACACAATTGAGGAATTTGGCAAAGCTTTGCGTTATCTTAGCCGTTTTTCCTCAGTCCTTTCCGCCGCCTTGCACGAAGACCGTACCACTTTAGAACCGGACGAAGTCTGGCAAGACCAGTTCGTACGCTATTGGAAAGATTGGGACCCGATTAGAAAACGCTTAGAGGATCTGGCCTCTGATTTAGGCGACCTAAGCTTATATGACTTGGAAGCTCATATCAAAAAAGCCACTGCTGAAACTTCCGGAACCCCTAGCTACAACCCAAACTCTCCTTACCAAATTGGTTACGCCACGAATGATGGAACGGGGCACACCACTTTTAGAAAGACGCCTCAAGGCCGCCAGCACATTGCTTACAAAGTTGACCGATTGAAAACTTGGGGCGAAGCCATGGTTCGATGGGCTAAAGAAGGCCAAACTCTCGCCCAAAAGTTAACTAAAATAAAAACACGCCCTAATAAACGTTTGGCAAATCTGCTAAAAGCTTCTGAGACACAGTTCCCCCTACAACGTCTGGCTATGGTCCGCATGATAAAGGGTACAAGCATGGTACCTTGGGCCAAACGGGAATTAGAATTGGCTGGCCTTTTCGATGAAGCCTCCGATTATGATGGAGCATTAGGCTCACAAATTTACGAATTAGTGAAAACTTTCTCAGAACAAGGACATAGCGGGGGATCCGCCGGTATAGTTTCCGATGTACTCGATAAGTTGCTCAACTACGAGCCCCTCACCCCACTAGGAAACCCCAGCGAAACCGGGGATTATATAAACGTTCAAATACCCAGCCCCACAGGCGCACCTACTTACCAAAGCACCAGAGATTTTTCAGTCTTTAGTGACGATTCAGGTAAGACTTGGTACAAGCTTGTAAGTGATCAAGACGAGGTGCTGCGAAACACATCAATGATTTCTAATCGCGTGCCTCTTGAAGAATATGAAGCTCAAAAGTTTAGAACCGCTCGCGTAAGTTTCAAGTATGAACCAAAAGAAACAAAACAGTCTAAAGTAAAACGTCTCATGGCCTTTATTACAAAAAGTACGGGCGTGGGGCGTAATGTTTCTGAGGATATTGCGGACGCCATCATTCGTAATCGGAATCTCTCTGCGTTGGCCGTTCAAAAGGGATGGCCAATGTCCGATGATACAATAGAAGGCCCTTTGGGGAACCTAAGTGTAGACGAAGTTCGCAACGCTCTAAACTAAAATTACAGAAACTTCTTTAGGGATCATTATCAGCCATAACGCTGGATTCACCTTGAAGATCACTAACCCCAGCCAAAGTAACTACTGCATCGGCCGTAAGATCCGAAGCCCCTACAAGAGTACTAACCCCAGCCAAAGTACCTATAGCATCGGCTGTTAGATCCGAAGCTCCCGAAAGACTCGCTGAAGCTGGCCGAACGACACCAGCAGGAGCTACTATACTTGAAGCCCCTGAAAGACTAGCCGTCTCAGCATAAGTTACTTTAGCTCCCGCTGTAAAGATAGAAGTCCCTGCGAGATCAGCACTATCTCCTAGATTCTCCGCTTCCATAGCTCCTACAACAGGCGTAAATACTACGGAATTCCCTACTTGAACTTTCCCTATGACCCCAGTAAAACTTGAGAGTCCGTGGCCCCCTAACGAAGTTCCCACATACAGCGAAGTAGGTATGAACGAAAGCCAAGCTGGAACGTTCGCTGTCCAAGCAGTGATTTGATCATTATACTGAAACGCCGCATGGCCCCCTTCCCATATCACGTTCTTAGAATCCCACGCAAGTTCTAAAACCAAAGGGGTGCCAGCAGGTATAGCTGGACCTAATACCACCGATTGTCCCACGGTTGTACCAAGAACATCAACCAAAAGGGAGTAAGGCCGGTTGCTCGCGTCTAAAGCCACACCAAGCGAAAGCGTGGGAGACAATGCAATAAAAGCGATAGCTTGGCTCGCACCAGCAGTTCCCGTAGTGCAGTTAATTAATAGAGTTCCTTGCTGGCCAGAGAGCTGCCCCGCCAAAAGGTGCTCCCCTTTACCTCGAACTTGAACAACACCTCCGGGTAAAGGACGTGAAACAAAAACGCTCCCGTAGGTGCCTGTACCGTTTACTGGAGCAACGAAACCTACGTCCATGACATAACCGGCCGGGGATAGAATTGAAAATGATTCTTGGTACATACCTAGCGTTTTTTACAAAAAGGTTTATCTTTTACCTCTTCAAGAGGATCTGAAAAATGAAAAATAATGCCGCTCAAGTTGTACAACGTTTCTTAGAAGCTAAGGTGCTTATCGCTTCAAACGCCGAAAAAGAAGTTGAAAGGCTGCTCAAACAAGTGCTGCCAAGAACCCCCTGGGCTGGGAAGGCAATGGCTGTCGGCGGCTACATTAGAGACCAATACATGGGCCTAGAAGCCAAGGATCTTGACATTGTCGTAACCATCCCTGGCGGCTCCGAACATCTAACTAAACACCTCCACCGAATATTCCCGGAGAGCACTACCAACCCTCATCAAATGGGAGCCTACCCCATCTGGCAAATTACCTTCACAGATGACACAGAGTATGATCAGCAAACATTCCACACGAAAGGGGCCATAATTGAGTTTGCTGATACCATGAAAGAAAGCTTCCCAGACGACACCTCACGGCAACGTTCCGTGCAGCCGGGCACTCTCGAGGAGGATATAGAAAGACGTGATTTTACCGTTAACATGCTTCTCAAGGATCTAACTAGTGGAGAAATAGTTGATCTTACAGGCGTTAGTAAATCCGATATTGAAAATGGCATCTTGAGAGGTCACCCTCGGGTATCTCTTGATAAGATTTTCAAAGAGGATCCCTTACGTATGGCTAGGCTCATACGCTTCCAATGCAAGTATGGTTGGATCATTCCTCTCTCAGTTCTAAAAACCGTCCGGCGAAATGCGACACGTATCAAGATAGTTTCTGCTGAACGTATCATGGGAGAACTGACAAAGGTAATGAAGCTAGGCAAGTTAGATCAAGCCATAAAATTAATGAAAGCAACCGGCCTATTACCTCACATCTTACCCGAAGTTCAGGCCATGATTGGCGTGAAGCAATCCGAACGAGAACACGCCGAAGGAGATGTCTACAAGCACACTCTTGAAGTGCTCCGGAATGCACCCTCCACTATTGAAGGGCAACTGGCGGCCCTACTCCACGATGTTGGAAAACCTTCTACGCAAGAATTAATAGGGGATGCCCTACACTTCTACGGACACGAAGACGTAGGGGCTGAAATAACCGAAGCCATTTTACGCCGTCTAAAGTTTGATGTGACAACCATCAAAAAAGTTGTGACTGCTGTCCGCAATCACATGCGTCCCCACTTCCTCTCAGAATCTAAAGACAAAGCTATCCGAAAATTTATTCGTGACCTTGGAGACGAAATAGAAGTCACGCTGGACTTAGCGGAAGCGGATGAAAAAGGAAGTTTCCCAAACAAACATAACATCCCGGTGCTTAGGGAAAGAGTCAAAAACATCCGAGAATCCCCCCTGCCCGTTTCCCGGAAACCGATCCTAAATGGAATTGAATTGATGGGTATCCTTGGAATTACCACACAAGACAAACAAAAGCTGCCCTTGATAGGCTCAGCTGGCAAGTTCCTATTGGACCTGGCAGATGACTATGCCGAACGGGGACTCGAATTAACCAAAGAAGAAGCCGCCCACGCTGTTAGAGAACGATATAAAGCATAAAAAGCTCTTTTAGAATTCCCTAAGCATGGCCTCTACTTTTTCAAGTGACGTTCAACAAATGCTTAGGCGAGCCTCCGAAGGCCCTCCACGAAAACGCTTTACATGTGAGATCCTAGATCCCCAAGGGAATGCCTTTGTGGAGGCTTGGGCACCGAAAATCCATGCCTTTGTGTTCAACGCTTTGGGACCTTACGGAAAAGATCCCCTGCCAAATATCCTCAAGCTCCAAGATGGCCATCACGTTGCCGGAGCTACCGCAAGCTTTGATCCTGGCACCGGACAGATTCATCTATCCACTTCCGTAATAGGGAAACCAGGGCAAATTCTTGAGAAGCTCACTCACGAAATGACCCATGGATCTCTTGCTCTATTCCCTGAGGATGACGGGTTCTATACTGAGGGTTTTGTAGACTATTCAGTCTGGGTTATGGCACACGCTCCCCTTTGGGGAAACTATCGAGAACCTATGATTGAAGCCGCTGCCTACAATATTCATACCCGTCGTGAACGAGCTATGCGAGGCGGATCTGACTGGGATAAAAAACGTTGGTCCGGGGGGCTCTTCGCTTCCATGGCTTATGGCTCCCATGTGGTATCCCGTCTTAAGCAAAAGAAGTTAGAAAACGATTTTACTTGGTAATTGGTGACGCTAACGGGCTTTTGCGTCCAACCAAATGGCTATTACCCGGTTCTAAGTGAACGCCATACCATTCATCCCGTTTCTTAACGGCTTTATTGTAAGCCTCTAAACACCCCAAGAGATATTCAGCTAAGATGAAATCCGAGGTGTTTGATTCATTTTCAGCACAAGCTCTATTGAGTGTTACGCTAAGCTCTTTCAAAAGGCTCAATTTAGCTGCTTTCTTAGCTGCTTTCGTTTTTACTGAACGAACTCTTACAACTTTTGACTCTGACATATAAATTTCCTCTCTCTATTTACTTAAAATACTCGAATCAACTAATTCGGCAAGGTCTAACGGTGACAAGGCATCTTGTTTAGGCTTAGTTTGAAACACGGGTTCGCTCCCATCAGGTTTATCCGCCAAACCTGCGATGAAAGCTCGCCAGTGTCCTTTAGGAGGCTCAAACCCCAATATTAAGGGCTCCGGTACGAAAATCCAAGCATGGACTATTGGAACCGTAATCTTCGCAAACAAATAAGCTAACTTACGTCGATCAATAAGATATCCTAGAAGTACGCCCTGGTTTTCAGGAGGAACTGTCCCCAAAGACACTAACCTTTCCGGAGCATCTCCGGCCCAAGCTTTAAGTTCCTCTAAATTGATCTCAATCGGATTTACGGCCGGTTCCGAAAACATACTTTTCAAATCGTCTAAGCTTTTACAATCTTCTCTAATAGGAGAAGCCCCCGGCATTCTAACAGCTACCATAATACTACCATCGGTAGCCGCTGACCAGGTTGCTTTTTTAATCTTGATAGAAAAAGGTGCCGAATGCCATATGTGCGTGCCTAAGGAGAAGCGCATAAGCTGTGATAGAACGGCACTCATTATGTGGAAGCTTTACATGATCCAAAGTGAGTCAGCAAGAAAGATCTACACCGGAATCTCAACTGACCCTTGGAAAAGACTAAAAACACACAACGCTGGAAAAGGGGCCAAAGCTACCCGAGCAGGAAGACCTTGGAAACTGGTCTACATAGAAAAGTGTGAAACAAAAGGGGACGCTTTAAGAAAAGAGAGTGCTATCAAAAAGCTGCCCAGATCAAAAAAACTGCTTCTTATAGAAAACCATTCGTTTAATCTCTTCTATTTCATCAAGTAAAATCTTCACAGCAATTTTACCTAACATAAGAGGCAAAAGATCTCTTCTCTCCTGAATCTCTTGATGCCTAACTTGGTCAGACAGATCCCCTACAAAACAAAATTCGCGTAATTCTTGGATTTGACGCATGTTAATCTTGAGGTAGCCCCTCCAAGATAGATCTAAGCTCTTCTTGTTCTTCTACCTCTCTCAGCTTCGCTTGAAGTTTTGGTGACCGGGCCTCAGATGAAGACATAGGTCTATCAGCTTCAAGTCCCCAAGATGTCCATCCAGAGTATCGCTTCCTAGCAAACAATTCGATCCGAGGAATGTCTCCAAAAAGTTCTTCTATGCGTTCTCTTACCTCTATTGGTTTTTCCGAATGCTCTCCCCTAGGCGCAAAGACTAGTTGGCTTTGCCCCTCATTAAAGATAGGCAAAGTACGTCCTTCAGCCTTAGTAGATCCGATGAGAACCAATTCAGTTGTAGGTTTCACAAAGCTTGGCCGCACCCCTTGACCCTCAATAACATGGCCATCTTTTGCTGTTTTAATCCAGATATAACCTATGCCCCGATAGAAAAAATCCCATTCCCTAATAAGGTCAACGGCTTGATCAAGTTTAGAACTTGTGGCCCACATAAATAGAACGCCCGGATCATCAATAAGTTGTCTGACGGGCAAAACTGCTAACTCCTCATAAGACATCTCGTTATAGTGTTTACCCGCCGCTTGATCTTTGTCTGGGTCCCCCGTGTACATCCACGGAGGGTCTAAATAAGCTAATTTGAATTGTCCAGCTAACTCCAAAAGATCCTTCATGTTTAATTGAACGCCGCCTTCTTTAACTTTTTGTTCTGTTCTTGTTTTAGGGCCTTGCCCTAACGAAGAAAAAAGATTTGCCAATTGCTTTAACACAATAATTTCCTTCACTCATCCTCAGGCAAGTCGAGCATCAAATTAAAAGACTCTTGTTGAGCTTCCTTTTCCAACTTGACTTCCAACTCTGTTTTCAATGCAGCAATCCGTTTGGTTGCCACTTCATGAAACTCAGGATCTCTCTCGATACCGATGTACTGACAACCTGAGGATAAAGCTGCCACACAAGTCGTACCTGTACCCGCATACGGATCTAAAACCGTGGCACCTTTGGGGCATACCAACTTGACTACCCACTCCATCAATTTTAATGGTTTCATTGAAGGGTGTGGGTTTGACCCTTCTAGAATTGGACTAAAGTATTTCTCGAATCCCTCAGGGATTTCAGTACTTGCAAGTGTCACCTCTGGACTTGAAGTATAATTTTCAGGCCATTCTTCAAATATGTGCTCTCTTTCCGCATCGGACAAATCCTCACGAAGAGCCATGAGAGGGTACTCTGGTTTAACTTTAGTAAACCAACCACCGCGCTCCTTACGGCTCACCTTACCTGTATAGAAGAAAGGCGCATCGGGTTGAATTTGACCAAAGAAACGGGAAGCGCCACCCACATCGCCGTAAGTACTCTTTTCTCGTTCCCGCCCTTCATAAGATCCATAACAACCGGCCTCTTTCCCACTATCTTTGTGCCAAGGTTCAAATTTACCACTCTTAAGCTTCCCACTTTGCTCATCTAACAACTTGACCGGGCAACCATCCTCACACTTATAAACTGGGATCTCTTCCTTGCCCTCTTTATCCCCGGTTGGCGTAGACGTATAGGCGTGCCCGGCCCCATCCCCAAAAGGCTTCATGCCATCCTCAAAGCGATTGATAACCGGAGCTGAGACTTTCTTAAATCCTACAATTTTACAACCGGGAGAATGAATTAAAACAATGTTTGCAGGCCACCGTCCTTTAGGCATAGAACGGTCTACATCTGTGATCTTATTATTATGTGCATTCCATCCAGAACCTTGCCCTAATGCAGTTGCACCAGAGCTTGAACCACCACTACTCGGACCACTAGAAATTCTAACAGCATCAATGTTCATCCCGCCCATACCTGTCTTGAGAACTTGAGCCGCTACCGTCTTCTCCTCAATAGGCTTCCTGAAAACTAATATAGGCTCGAACGAAGGCTTAAGCGAGGTACCATACCCAGACCACTTTGCAGCTACATCAGGAGCTACTCCAGCCTTAAGCATGGCTTTCTCTATTGATAACGACTTTGGAAATCCTTGAGATTGAATCCAAGCGAGCGTGGTTGATCCAAAAAAACTTGCGACCGTATCCCGGTTCTCAAACCCCGCCGCCCTGATCCCTATAGAGATTAAATCAAAAGTGCGTGTCGAGCCAAAACTTAAAAGATGCCCGCCCGGCTTCAAAACTCGGAAACATTCCTTCCAAACAGCAACCGGGGGAATAGACCAATTTTGTCCCATAAAGTCGCCCTTCGTATCAAGGGTTGCCCCCTCTAAGTAAGCTATAATCTCTTCCCCAGTTGGCTCCCTTGTCCCTAGACCATATGGTGGATCAGTTATAACACAACTGATTGAAGCATCAGGTAAGTTCTTAAGAAGTTTCAAACAGTCGCCCAGAAGGATTTGGTTTAAAGGCAGTGCAAGCATAGGCGTAAGCCTAGATACACCGCTTCCCCTCTATAATGAAGGCCGGAATTCCCGACGAGGATCCTTCATTGCATCCTTCAAGACTTTAAAAATCCTATCCTTATAATCCATTTCCCACGTTGCTTGGGTCAAAGGTCTTCCTAATCGATTATAAGGATGTGTTAATAAAGACGGAACCCCATGTTTTTCATCACCTAAAATTTCCCGATCCGTGTAGCCATCAACTAATGATAACTTTATATACAAAGCGCCATCAGGATGGATTGCATTTAACTTACTAGTTACTCTAGGTAGTATCCGCTTGAGTTCCTTTTCCATAGAGGCTTCATCTACAGAAACAGGGATGTCACGATACTTTTTTCTACCCCCGTCATCCTCTCCCTCTTGATAGACATCACTCACTTCTTTTCCTTCACCTCTAAGCCAACTCCGAAGAGCGTTGGAAGCGTCATGGTGTAAAGCGGTTAACACGTAATTCTCTGCGTCACGTAAAGATGCCCCCGGACGTATATGATCGGAACCAGAAACTAAGAAGCCCACCAAAAAGTTACTCATTACGTCTTCGGCCACCTCTGGATTGTGCAACCGGCCCATGAGATTTGCATAAGCTTTTTTGCCAAATGCTCTGCCATAATCATGAGGAAGACGATTGGCCACGGGTTTACGAGAAATGTCAAATTCAGATGCCGAACGGCCGTTGATGTCCGGCATTCCTTCAACCCCGTGTGTCAAGAACTCCGCATAAACGGCCTTACCGAAAGCTTCCGTGGTAGAAACCGCGAGACGGGAAAAAAAATCCGCCATACGTAAGCTAAAAGGCAAAGATGCCCAAATTTTTCTACGGAGAGCTACCGAAGCTTCAATTAAATGTGCAGTGCGATCCATTACCAGAGAGTACTGACAAAAGGAATTTTACCTTATGGTTACCTAAGTTCATTTACTCTTGGCCGCACCATTTCAAAAATTGACTTGCAAATCTTAGGCGGTAAATCGGAATTTCGTAACGCTCGCATAAGTGACGTACCATCCCCTAAGGAGGTGAATATTTCTAGTTCATATTCTTCAACCCCTTTATCAGATTGAATACTTTCTAAATATTCACGTAAGGTTTCTGATAATAACTTCTGTGCTTCTTTTAACGCAACCTGGTTGTCCGTACCCACCGCTTTTGAATCAGGAAGGGTAGTTTCCCAAGCCATTGCTTCCTCTCCTATAGATACCTGCGGACGTTCCTTATGCCTTCGATCTTGCGTTCGGCAAAAATTAGCATAATGGTTCATAATCGCTCTAAGCAAGTAATTCTTGAATTGTGTTCGCGTCGTCTTAACCTCAGGAAACTTTAAATACCCCTCAGGACGTTTCCCTCCTACAACAACACCGTCTTTTACTTCCCGCCCCATAATCAAAAATGCTCCACGAATACTGCCATTCTTTAATCGTTTTTCATCCAGGGATAATTTTACGATGTCTTCCAAATCAAAAAGAGCGTCCTTTGAAGCATAACCAGCAAGACCCTGGGCTTTAAACTCTGCCAGGTTGATTGGGGTTGGCATCCAACGCCCTTTTTTGCGAGTTATAATTTTCCCATCCCACCTGTATTTGCTCGGGATGCCTTTATGATAGGCCCCCATCGCAACAATCCATTGAGCCCAAGAAATTCCAAAAAAGTCACACACCTGTAAGGCTGTAAGTACCTTTGGGATTTGACGTTGAATGTGCTCATTAAAACGATCCAAAAGCTTTGCTTCAATGATTTTTAACCACACATGACCAAGAAGATCCTCAAAATTTCTGTCTACTTTATTGGCTTTAAACAGAGTTTTGTAAATGAGTGTTCCATACTGTCTTCGCAAGTCTTCATAATCTTTAGGGATTACTTCATCCACTGCTGATGATTTAATAAACACCATGCAAAATCCCCGAATATATGTATCTGACAAGAGCTAAGTTTTAAATCAAGGATCGTTCAGAACAACAAGTAGACTAGATGTAATAACTAAATGTCAAAAAAGATGCAAACAATTTTTACGTAGTTTTTCATTTACTAGAGGATAAACAAGAGAAAATAAACGGTTAGCATAAAAAACTAGAATCTAAACTACATTTTCTATACTGGTATGTAGATGTAGTACTTTAGGTTGCGCATCTGCTGTATTGGTTACTTTTATCACTTTACTTTAAATAATTCTCGCTTTTGGTTTACTTACTTAAGGTTAAATTGTTGTTTTCTTTACGGTTAATTTAATGGTTTTGTTAATGGGGTCTCTAGTTTCAGTCACTCTTGGAAAAAACATCTTTTCAAGGGGAGATCTTGATCCTCTTGTTAAGAGAATCTCGGTTCCGATCTGCCGCGTACTTACTTTGCTAAAACACTCTTTTTCCGAAGGAATCGATCCTCTGAGTGCCTTTCCACCGACCACCTCGCCAGTAGCTTTCTGGTTTAAACGATGATCGAAGCTTCTAGTCCTTCGACTAGCTAGAGCAGTTGGTCTTTCCCTGGGGTCCGGGTAGCTTGCCCGGTCCAGATGTCCTACCTTTCCTACACAGAAAGTTAGGCAAGGGACCTGATGACCTCTTATCCCTTTTGGTGTAGAACAAAAAACATGTCAATCATTTTTTTTGAGTTATCCGATTTAGTTGATTCCCCCCGAGTTAAAGCGGATCTCCCTTTTTTCAGAACAGGGGATAAGGTAAATTTAAAATTACACTTGGAAAGACAACATCTTGGCAGACGAGAGATACTTGATGTATCCGGTGAGCACTTAATCACGTCTTCCATGATTGACCTCAGCCACGGTAAACCACGCCAGATCGTCAGAGTCGCTTCTACCGGAAAAGCACCCGCATGGAAAGCCATCAAGCATCTTCCCCGTCGTCAATTACCCCCGGCTAAATCCCCGCCCACCATCATCGAATAAATAATCCCGATCTTTATTTATCAAGATTATAATGCTTATTTATTTTCTTCTATCTTTATAAATAAAGATCAGGGTATTTATTTGTTCGTTTTAATTACAATTGATCTTGATAAATAAAGATGCGCATATTTTTCCGCTTGCTTTATTTGTAATAAGGGTTGTCGATCTTCCACTTTCTATGGGGGCTAGGCTTCGGCACTTTTGGTAGCTTCAGCATGGGCACGGGCTTTACCGGCTCCGGGAGCCGGGGCAGCTTAGGCAAGGCAGGAGGCTTTATTGGGGCCGGTGGTGGATCTCTTGGGATCTCCGGTCTGTAGGGCTTTCTGGGGCGTCTAGGAGGCTTTGCCTTCCCACGCCAACGGTAATCGCCCATCTCATTCGGCGGAATTTTTTCAAAGCGGTTCGGCTCCTCCTTCAAAGTTTCCGGGAGGACATAAACGGTTCGCCCCGTCTCTTTATTTTTAACGGGAACTTCCTTGCTTTTAGCCCACCTTGCCAGAACTCTTTCGCGGAGATCGCTCACGCTTAGGTATTTTTATAAAGAGGAACGAGAATACCGCCAGCCTTTTCAGGGGTATGAGAGGAACAAAGAAAAACCATGTGAGAGATTGATGTTTTGTTTGTATCAGCTTAACATATAAAGAAACATGATCCGCACGGTATCAATCCCTGTCAGTTTGAAGCCAGAGGTTTTTCTCCCTCTAATGGCTGAATGTGCGGACATCTTTAATCAACATGTCGCTTGGTCATTGAAGAACAGAACTTATAACAAAAACAAAGCCCATAAGGCTCTGTATCGCTCCATTAGAATTCAACACTCAAATGTCCCTTCAGCTTTGATCCAAACGGTGCGCGATACCGCTTTGGAATCCATTAAGGCTACTAAATTTGAGAGATCCCCGAAGAAGAAACCGACTTCAAGCCTTCGCTATGACAAGAGAACCTTCACGCTCCGAGGCTCTCAACTTACCCTCTCATGCCTTGGGCCTAGAACCAAAGTGATTCTTCCAGAGATCCCAAAATATTTCAAAGACAAATCTGAAAAATGGGATCTCTCTTCTTTGACTCTTAGTTATTGTTGTACACAAAAGAGATTCTTTGTCAACTTAGCTTACGAACATCCAGACCCGGAACCACTTAAAGAAGAAGCTGTTCAAGGTTTGGATAGAGGTTTACATCACTTAGTCGTAACCTCTGATGGAGACTTTTTCTCAAATCAAGCAATCAGAGCTTCACAGAGAAAAAGGCTTTTTCAGAGACAGCAACTCCAGGCAAAAGGCACTCATTCTTCTAAGAAGCGATTAAAGTTTCTTAGTGGAAAAGAGAAGCGGTTCAGCCGGGATGTTAATCATCGAGTAACGAAATCTTTGATTTCGCAGCGAAATGTTACTACGTTTGTACTTGAAGACTTGTCAGGAATCAGAAATCAGTACCGAGGCAGGAAGTTCAACAAGAGGATTGGTGGTTGGCCCTTCTATCAATTTGAGCAGTTTCTTAGTTATAAGGCGATAACTGCTGGGAAGAGAATAACTTTTGTTGATGCTAGGTATACTTCACAGAGGTGTAATTGTTGTGGGTATATTGAGAGAAGGAATCGAAAGGGTGCTATTTTTGTATGCGTTAGATGCGGTCACAGAGATCATGCTGACAAGAATGCTGCAAAGAATATTAGGGATCGTTATATACTCTCTATTACGGGAGATCCGTCTATAGAGCAGGGTGCAGTCAATCACCCGAATGTTGCTGGGTATCAGTTAGCTGAATCAGTGACGAACCTCAGGCCTTGTGCCTGCGGTAGTTGACAAAGGGTCTCTAAAAAAGCAATGTTTTTCGGCCAAGCTGAACCACGATCTGTTCCTCAATTTTCCCCGGAACATTCCATAAACTGAGCTTGCCCTTACAAGGAATCGGCGTGGTGAGCCGAACCGGGTTTTCCAACACCCAACACCAAGGCCCAAAAGCCCACCTGCTCTTGCCTTGGAGAGTTTCCATGTCATGCACGGGAAAACAACCTACAACCGAGACCACTCCTACGATCGTTCCGGGCGCGTAGGGCTCGTGCTCTATATCCTCTTTTAAGGCATACATGGCCGAAGCCGTAAAACCATTGCTAAAAAAAATCTTGGGTATTCTTTCAGCATCACCCTTTTCAAAGCGTTTTCCGGCGTGGATGGCGATCTTTTTACCAAGAATCTGCTCCGGGGTCGGCCACGTCCTATTCTCAATATCCTTGCCAAGCCAGAATATAGCATAAGGCCATGGCCGGACTAAGGTCAGAGCTTTCATGATTTACCCACCAATTCCCTGTACTTTGGTAAACATTTGGGACATGCATTTTCATTTAAGTGGTGCTCGGTCATCCGTACAGCCAAATCCCAACCTCTCCCGGCCTCTACACGGCCACACAAGGAGGGCGTATCAACGCCGCCACCGAGTTTTAACCCAACCTCAGTGGTCTTACGAATACACCAGTGGCCGGAGCCACTAACCCACACAGGCTCACAGAAAGTAAAAGGTGGCCTATCCTCCGGCCCCAACCCTAGAGATGGCCTCTTCTTTCCCTGAGTCAAAATCTTAAGCCATTTTTTCATGTTGCCTCCGAGGCACGAAGATCGTGGTAAAGTTTACTCCAAATACGTTCAATGGCGGCCACATGCTTAGGACTTCCATCAGAGCCGTACTTATGGGCTAACTCATGAATCGTATTTTCAAGTGACCTATCCCAATCGGATAGATCCTCTCTTTTCAAAAGAAGCCGCGATTCTTTGAACATACCCAACAGCTCAGGCGAGCGGAAAGCAACCACGTCTACTTCGGCAAGGGTTATAGGTTCCGCTGTATTTACGAGAGCGATAATTTCTTCCAGATTAACTCGTTCCACTTCCGTTAGGTCATCCCAAGCATAATGAGTTAGAACTTCATCAGCAAGCTTGGCTTTTACTTGGTCAATGGTCCCCAAAACAGCTTGAAGAATGGTCCCCAAGGGTTTGCTGACCAGGACACCCTTTTTACCTAAGTGCGCTATGTCTTTGGACTCCGCTAAGGTTTCCACGGGAACAGCGTGCTCCCCGTGTTGAGCCTTAAACTGAGCCACCGTTTCGGTTTTAACTTTTTCCGGAAGTAGGGAGGCATTGTAGGCGCTGAGGTTGGCTACATCCCCGGTATTTTCTTGCACCATCCCCAAATATTTAGTGATGAGATCTTCACGCCGAACAAGAGCTTCTCTCCAAATAACCTGCGTCCGCCAGTCAAAGTCATAACGGTTGACCATCTTACGATCGCGATCAACCTCTACGTCCTTAGTAAAATCGTACCCCACTTTGATATTAGGGTTGTTTTCAACAAAGATCCCTTTTACGAAAACCTTCCCCGAGTAGCTCTCCCCTAGAAGCAAAGCCCCGTAATCCGTATCAACTCGGTCAGCAACCTTTGTCTCATTAAGGAATAAGAAGCAGGTCCGCATCAGCTCCCATTCCTCTCTAGTGATGCTAGAAATTTCGATTTGAATGCGATTTTTGGGCTGACGGCCTTTTTCAATATAGAATACAAGCACATCGGCGTTAAACTTTTCAGATTTTTCAATTTTAGGAGTCCATACTTCGGCCCCGGAACGGATTTTCACGCTATAACCCGCTCGGACCAAAGCCAAACTTCCTATTTTCAATCCCTCCCCAAATTTGCCCCTCAGCTCCGCCTGGCCCTCTTTGGTTGTGTGCCCAAAAAGTAAAGCTTCATGGGACAATGCACAGCCGGTATTTTCGATAACCAGGACGTTGGACTCTGCCCGATGACGAACTTCCAGTGGAGCTTGAAATTGGATTTCACCATCTTTGCCGTTCTGAATAAGCTCTCTCGCACCTTCGAAACAACCCCAATGGGGTAAATATGTAACCTCTACGCTTAGTTCAATTCTCATATTTTGATCCTTCCCTTATTACTACACCGAAGAGAAGGAAAATTCAAGTTTTTTCTAAAACTCCTCTTCCTGGAGGTGATCCCAGAGGCCGCGCTCTGCCCCTTCATCTTTAGAGTCCCATTTAACCCCTTGTAAAACATCCAGAACTTTACTTACTATATCCTCTGTTACCTTATAGATTTGGATGTCAAGTGTTCCGGCAAAGTTTTGATTAGAGCTAAGAACAACTCTTTCTGAGGGCACTCTCGGGGCTAGTCTCTTGATGGCATTCTCGGCTGATTGACTAAGTTGACGCTTTCGTAAAGCCTCTTGCCGTAATTTTTGTTCAATAGCGAAGCATTCAAGAATATGCTTAACAATGTGCCCGATCATGAACTGTCCGGTACGGGTCTCTCTATAGGTTTTAACTTTTGTGTTTTCTGTTTTTACGCAGAGAACATACTTCCCCGTTGGATTTTTCGATCTATCAAAAACCGAACGTACTTTAACGTTCGCTTGATCCAACCCAACCTTTAGAACCCAACCAGTCTCGGAGTGGTCCTGTGTAGAGGCGATGCATTTAATACGTCGCCCTATGGCGGTTAGAATCTCTTGTTTAACCGTTGTAATACGAAAAGGATCCATAGATCTTTCTCATATTACACCGAGATCTGACCCACCCTACTTGGTTTTCTTAGGGGTGCCTTCCACTACTACTTTCTTCCCTTTTAGTTTCTCGGCTTCTTCTTTGTTTTTCTTCTTTTGTTCCGCAATCTCTACCATTTTTCTTTGTCTTAAATCGGTCAACGCCTTATTTAGGGGGGTTCGGGAAGAAGTACTAATATTAGAAAGGTCAAGTTTACGTGCAGGTGCTTTTTCAAAAACATCTAAACGAGCGAGGATTTCTGCTACCTCTGCCCCATTATTAATTGCATCTTGTACCCGTTGTGGAACATCCTTACCCTCAGCAATAGCCCAACGAACCACATTCGCATGTGCTTTGATGCTAGTTTTTGCAGCCATAATGTTGATGAGTTGAGGAGGCAAATTCATAACACGAGGGACTTCTCTATACCACTGTTCCAACATTCGTGTACCTAAGCCCTGATTCCTATAATTTTCGTGAACATAAATCAAACGATAATCACGAGTATAGTGCCCTGGAATCAGATAGGTTCCAATGATCTTGCTTCCATTATAAACAATGATTCCCGTTCGACGATCCCCTGTGTGGGGTAGGCTCGGTATTTCCTTATGAATAAGGGCGACATCCGCTAACGAAGAACTATCTGAAACCCCCAACTGATAAGTATAGGGTGTTCCAATAAGGGAAAGCTTCGGCAGTTTGAATGGAACAGTGGGTAATTGGATGCGGCTTCTATCCTGACTATTCACAGGGACAAGACAAGATAAAAGCTCTTTTGGGGTTAGATCCCAGTAATAAACAAGGTTAGACATGAATAGCTCCTACTAAGGTGTCGCTGGAACTGGTGATAATAAGGCATAAGTTGTTTGTTGGATTTGTCCTTTTATAATCCAAGACCCATAGCCGTCAGATATTAGATCAAAAGCATGACCAATCATTGACGTAGCGCCATAATCATCTAAATCAAAAAGTATTATAGCTCCAAGTTCTCCAGGAGCCATACCGATAATTGCATCCGTTCCTGCGGGCTGCACATATACTGCGGGAATTTCAGTTGCAGCCATTTTCCCAACTAAAAAACCATGGGAAACATATGTAATTGCTTTCCCGGCACTATCCTCAGTGATAGGTGGAAGAGTAAGGATGACGAGGCTATTTGTTCGCTGAAAATTATATGGGATAGTAGACCTAGCCATCACCATATCATCAAAGTCAACATCAACTCTAACAGGACCGCTTTGTGCAAGATCAACAGCCTGAAATAGTAACCATTCCTGAGGATCTACTCCTACAACGCAAAGGCCGTAAAAAGGATAGTTTAAAAAGAATTGGTAGTCGGCATAAACACCACCATTGTCAACATAAAGGATAGTTCCCCCACTTAAAGCAATACCCATATCAACCGTATCTCGTAACCAATCACCAGTACCAACTATATAAACGCCGTTATTTATAGGATCTGTTTGTCCCGCAGCTAAGATAAGATCACCGGGATTAAGAGAGTAGCCGTCTATTTCGGTAGTCGTGTCAGAGAGAGCTATATTTGTTACTGCTACTGCTGCCACATGAAGGAATGGATCAAAACTACCATAGTATACCGTAAGAACCCAATTTTGAGGATCTACCCCAACATTTAAAGGAATACCTGTTGGATTCCAAAGAGCCCAACGCATTGCATATGAAGGTTCATCAGGATCAATCTCCATTTCAACGATGGCGTCTTGAATCTCAGCTCCCGTGTCAGCATCAGTAGCACGAGTCCAATCCCCAGAAGCAACGATGTAAATACCATTTGCTACTTGATCTTCATCGGCTTCATCAGGTGGGCTATAGGCACAAGCACGAAGTACTCGATCCCCCGCCTCAACTTTCACCCCTTCCTTCTCTCCTTCACCTGATAATGTTGTCGTAGGATCTATAAGGGTCTGAACAACATCAGCATGTGTCGGAACAGTACTTGTAGCATCAAACAAATTGCCTTCAACGCCACCATTCCAACGTACATTGATGGCACTCGGTTCTACGCCCCCCGTGATTTGCGTCTCTTCTCCGGCGTCATTCAACGCAAACAATTGAGAGGTGCTATCAACATCCTTAGCATAAACTTTAACAGCATTAGGTGCTAGAGCCGGAGTTGAACCTTGCTCGTTAAATAGAGCGGGGCCTCCCGCGTTAGTTGCAGGAGTTATGGCTCCGGTAGAATCCTTGAGAGAAGGGTTTCCCGATTGATCAACAAAAAAAGTAAGATGCGTTGACGGAGGAGTTGGTACTGCCCCACCTGGTTTTTTCTTCAATGCTATGGACATTAGAAAGCCTCTCTAATTTAGAAACCTTTTTAGCCTACCTGCATCCAATTTGCCCCATCCGAACGAAGGACAATCCACTCATAATCCGTGCTAAGAGTGGCAACTAAAGCTCCATCAATTGTTTGCGAACCTAAACCGTCTACCGTACATACATAAGTGGCCACTGAGACCAACTTAACCGTGATTTCTTTACAAGCATTTCCAACAGCCGTAGGCAAATTCACAAGAACAGCGCCAGCGGCAACATTTATACGGACAAAATCTCCAATAACCGCAGCATAAGTTGTAGGGCCTACTTGAATAGCAGTTTGAGTTCCAATACCAGAAGCTTGCCAAATAGCTGCTGTTGGAGACGTGGCCGTCAAAACATCTCCTGCAATGGGCGGGGCCGAAGCAGAAACATCAACAGGAGACCCGGTAGTGGCCAACTCATCCGCTGTGCCAACGCCAGATGGACGAACGGTCCCACTACTGTCTTTAGTTTTTAGAATATCATCAGCACTATCAACAAACAGACGTAACTGATCCGTTTGAGGGAGTTCGACGCTAACTGCACTTTGCTTCTTAAGTGTTATGGCACCCATGCTGTAATCTCCTCAAACAAATAGCTAACCATGTTCCACAATCTTGCCGGTAATACGCCAAGAGATGCTTTCACCACTATCCCCGGTAACTTGAATATTAATATTTGGACCACTGCCAGGAACAGCAAAAGTTACCACCCAAGCTGTGGCCCCAAGATCTCGATAAGGCCCGTTCATAAAAGCGATATCTTTGACCACCACCGTATGAATTCCGCTACCTCTTCTACAGATTGCTGCAATTACAAATGAAGCCGTATCCGTAGTAACGTTCGATTTCGCTTCCACTAAAAGATCAAAAGCAATAATGTGGTTATTTAGATTGGTAGCATAAGAATAGATTGTGGTGGCTGTAGCTGTTGTCGTAGTAAGGACAGCATCAATTGTCACCTGATCCGTTATTGAGGCTAAAGCAGCCGCAATATCATACCCATCGTAAGGAGTACCATCCACAATGTCCCCATCAACGACGAGGTTGCCATCGACCTGCATTGACGTGTTGTAGAACATCAGGTCATTTTCTTGAACAACCCTTGTTGAACGTTGTGGGATGAAATTTACTGAAAAGTTATCCGCAGTCCAAACAGGAGTGACAACCCCTTCTACATTCAAATCTCCCCCGTCTAAAACAACGACGGAGTCACTATAAAGCATACTCTGCTGTTCAGGGATTGTTCTCTTTGTGGTGATTTCAGTTAAAGAGAAGTTCTCACTTTCGCTAACCGATTCAAAAATCAGAGGGGTAGTATTGAGAACAATTGGGGCTGGCGTAGCTAAAATAAACAGCTTCTCTTTATTTACAATTCCTTCAGGTCCTGTAGATATGATCATGCCAGGACTTATTTGACTCGAATCGTTGAAGTCCTTGTATCTATCTAAAATAAACGAAAGCCCTCCACTTCCAAGTTGAGTAATAACCCAAACTCCATTGTCAGCTCCCGATGCTCCGTTGAGTAAAAGAAAAACATCATTTAGAACAGGGGTTACGCCATCCTGGGAAGGAAGTGCCCCCAAACCGGTTGCCGTAATAGTGTTACCCGTACGGATATAAGCTGGGAGAGTTGTTATGGTTGCAAAACGAACCGTAATAACTCCACCCCCACCGCTGATAGCTTCAAACACTAAGGGAGTGGTATTGAGAACAATTGGGTCCGGGGTAGTTAAAATAAATAACTTTTTCCCATTTACGGGTCCCTCAGGTCCTGTGGGTATAACCATACCTGGATCAATTTGACTTGAATTACTAAAGTCCTCCCGGCGGTTTAAAATAAACGGAAGCCCCCCATCTCCTACTTGCGTGACAACCCAAATCCCGTTGTCAGCGTTAGATGCTCCGTTGAGTAAAAGAAAAGAATCATCAGGAGCCGGAGTTACACCATCTTGAGAGGGAAGCGCCCCAACAGCATTTGCTGTAATAGTATTACTAACGCGAGTGTAGGTAGGAAGGGTGGAAACGGTTGCAAACCGAACAGCATCTTTATGATCTTTAGAACCTTCGCTTCCAACAATTCCAAAAGTTAGAGGCGTAATATTGAGAACAATTGGGTCTGGCGTAGCTAAAATGAATAACTTTTCTTTGTTTACAATACCTTCAGGCCCAGTAGGAACAACCATACCAGGGGTTACTTGACTTGAGGAACTGCAATCATCCCGGCGTTCTAAAATAAACGGAAGTATCCCACTTCCGAGTTGAGTGATAACCCAAATCCCGTTATCAACAGCAGATGCTCCATTGAGTAATAAGAAGGAATCATTTAGAACAGGGGTTACGCCATCCTGGGAAGGAAGTACTCCAACAACAATTGCCGTAATAACGTTGCCAGTACGAGTGTACGTTGGGAGAGCAGAAACGGTTGCAAAACGAACAGCATCCTTAAAATCTTGAGGGCCAGTATAAACCCCTTCAGTACGAATAATGGGATTCAGCTTTGCAGCCCAGCCATGCGTTGCATTTCCTTCAAATTTTTCGGTAACAAACCCAACCCGATACCCATAAGGAGTAAGAGAGTAAGTACCAAAAGTATTTTCAAGAGGTCCCCCGGTACCTGTAACCGTGCTCTTGAAACCTATGGCTCTTCCCGTCACACTTGGAAAGGGAAAAGTAACCGTAGCTCCAGGGCTTGTAACTTGATGAGTAACCGGATTTACATTTGTGAGAGTAGGTGGGGACGATAATTCATCAGTCCCAATAACTTCTAAGAACCAGGTTACGACGCTGGAAGGGTCAAGAAGCTTAATGCTGATCGTATCGCCCGGAGATACGTTTACGCCCCCGACGGTGGGCATAAAAGGACCACTTCCGTCTTGAATTAAGCATATAGGGTTAAGAGCCACAGTTCATAGCCTCACCCTATAAATAAATACAGAAAGAATAGCGATTTTTGACCTCAACCCCTACTCCCAAATGGAAAATCTTTCAATAACTCTCCCTGAGCATGTCGCTTACCGACCAAGAACGATGGGATCGAAAGCAAAGGGCCTATATTCGTAGGAAAGCTCTACAAGAAAAAGCAATCAATTATCTTGGAGGGAAGTGTCAGATCTGCGGTTACGACAAATGCACCTCAGCGATGGATTTTCATCATCGAGATCCTAACGGAAAAGATTTTAACATCTCCACCGCACTAACTTCTTGGAAGCGTATCGAAAAAGAATTAGACAAGTGTGAATTGCTCTGCTCCCGCTGTCATCGGGAGGTTCACGACGGCGGGATGCATCCTGGTCATATCGAATTAGACGGATCCTTAGCCACTCCCCTGCTTTGGGATGACCCTTGGGATGATTGACCAAATAAATTTTGTGCGTTAACGTAAGTAGGTGTAAGCTACCAACGTGCGACGTGCTTTCAGATATGCCCTGAGTTGGTTCAATGATGAAGGCATAGGCATGTCCGGCGTCGGTTCTCCAGGCTCAATTTCAACAAGCTTACGAAATCCCGCGTCCAATCTTGCAGGGGGTACTTGTACTACTGCCGGTTCTAACACCGTTTCAATCTCGGACAGAGCTACGTGGGCTCCCTTGACCCATTCTAAGGGTAACCAATCTAACTCCTCTACCTTGTCAAACCGGCCGATTGTAGCCCCGTCAGTGACCAGCCAATCCCCACGGTGGAGCTTAATACGATGTGCCCCCGCTGATAATAGAAGGTCTTTTAAAACGATATAATACCCTGAACGCATCTTCCGTCTCCCTTAGAAGAATAAATCAAAAGAAACTTGAATTAAATCTCTCTCCGGTGTAGTAATAGATATGGACAAAATGGATCTAAGTGAACTTTTCAGAAGTGAAAACGAAGCACGTCAGATCGCCGATTCGAAAGTGGCTCCTGAACAAGTGGCTCTTAAACCCGGTGACTTCTGTGTGCGCGTGGCGCACGGGATAACCATTTACAGCGAGATATTAGACGCTGCAAATTTGCTTCTCAATGGGCGTCAAGTTAATGACCTCGATGAAGACGAACTAGAAGAATACCAGGATGTCCTAGATTCCTATAAAGAAGAAGCCCTAAAACACTATCGCTTTACGCGATCTTACAGCTATTTGTGTCCTCAAGGGGAACTAGGGGACATTCATATATCCACGGTACACCGTATAATTACCAAAGAAGAATTCCTGGCGGCGCAATGCAAAGGTTGGGTTGCCTAATACCTCAGAACAATAAAAAAAACTATAAAAGAGAAAGTCCTTTTACGAAAACAAGGGCATGGTACAAAATCTATCAGAATATGCACCTACAAGGAAAGGTGTTGAAAGTCTTGTAAGAGGTTTAACACCTACTATCCTTCAGCTATGGAAAATGGAGAGGGAAAGCAAGGGAGATGACTTGGTAGCAGTTATTGATACACAAGCGAACCGGGTGTTTATGAAACCCAAAGAAGTTATTTGCACTCAACTCCGAAGGCACAAAAATAATGCCGATTTACTGGTCAGACTTACAAAACCGGCTTCTTCAAGAGCTAATGGTGCAATAACAATTTGGTCTATTATTGGATTTACTACTGGACAAGTTTGCACTCTCCCTTTGGTGATAGCCCGCAGCTAATCTTCAGGTGCTTGTAGGCCCCAAGTCGCGCTTGGATGGCTTCGTATTATATCGAAGTATTCTTCGCGACCTTCTTTACAAAGAATAACCCATGGGGAAAGATCCACCAGTAGAGCGTGGTTGATCATAAGGATCCGCCCAACTTTCCCGTTATAAAGTTCATACGGGTGGATATTCTCGAACTCACAGTGGAGTGCCCAAATCTCAGCTGCCTTGAAATTCGGATCAGCTCCTTTTTTTGTTCGTAGGGAATCTATTGTCTCTTGAACTGAACGATTCCATTTCCATAAAAAGTAAGATACCCGCGTTACCTCTAAAATAGGATTTAGCCCTATTTGGATATCACGTTTACGAAGCTTTCCCGCCAAAGGGTGCTCACGTAGTAATAACCTATGTATAGCATTAGGCAGTGCATAACGATACTCTGATGCCATCCGAATTGCGTAGATTACGGCTTCCCGGTGGCCATCATAAAGAAGTGTTCCGGGCTCACTTGATCCCGGTTGAGGATCGATTTTGTTAGATTCGGTTACAAACTTATGTACCCAATCCGTGGACAACTCCGCCTGATAGAGTAATTCCGATTCGTCCATTTTCAGTTTTGTCCAAGCCTTCTTGCGGCGTTGTGAAGGGACATTGCTGAAATACGTTTCACCTGCAAGGATTCGCCCTTAGAAATGCCTAAGGATTCTCTAAGAAGTTCTTTTAGTACGGTTTGCCAACGACGCCCACGAATTTTAGCCTCATCTTTAATGGCACCTTCTAAATCATAGGGAAGCCGGAGAGTAACAATTCGGCTAAGCGGGCCGTGAGTTGTACTAGACTTACGTGTCTTTTTTCGTTTGTGTTTCATCGGCTAATTTCGATTTTTTAACTATGCGTTTGGCTGTTTGCATGAGGCGTAAAATCTTAATTCTTTGAACCTCAGTAGGTCCCTGTATTTTATACGGTGTAGAAAGTACAGACCAACCATAGTATTTCGCTTCGCTTTTAATGCCCTCCTCAATCAACCATTGAAGATAAAGCTGATACTTGATACCATGATAAGCTGCTCCTAAACGAACCATTTCAAGTATATGAGGCTTAATCTTAAACCCAATTGAAACTTTGGGGACTTTTTTTTTCTTCCGAGGAACCATGAACCAACCTACACCACCGCCCATACCAGAAACTATGGAATATGGGCAACTTACGATTGAAACAATTGACGATGTAGCCCCCCGCTTAAAACGTTTCACCAAAGATCTAATCGCTCAATTAGAGGCTTGTAAGATTCAAATAAAAACCTCAACGGTCTACTTACTGAATTCTACAGACCATCCAATCGAGGTGCCCTGCTCAGGGAATAATGTGCCCATCGAAATGAATTTTGACGCTATAATGCCCGTATGGGCATTGGAGCCCCGCGCTAGGCTCCAAGTCAGTTTCAATCATGGGAGACGTTACTTCTACGCAGAACGAGGCAAGAGCATTCGAAAAAAAGAAGCTCACTTTCCTATGGCAAAAATAATGGGCCGGTTTCTTTATGAAATTCAAACTGAAGATCAAAAACGTCGGATTCAAGCCGAGACGGCTATTAAAGCAAATCAGGCCCGCCAGTACTTCGCAAGTCTCAGCGCCGACCTTGGCATTCCTCCCTCAGAAAATCCAGACATCATTCGTAAAGATAACCTAAAGATCCTGTGCTTACCACAAACACCCACGCAGGTCATCATTATGCTGACTGTACCCCATGTTCAAGCTGTTGAAATTGCTAATAAATATCTCAAGGATACCTCCTCCTAGCTTTCCGACCAAAAACAAAATTCTTGAATTAATTCTTTCTCCGGTGTAGTAATAGATAGGACACAAACCTTGAATTTGGAGGTAGCTAAAAATGGTTCAAATCATTCCCCTAGGATCTATTGTGAGTGTACCCTTAGACCTATCCGTTCCCGCTGACGAAGAAGGAATAGAGGTCACTTTAAAGGGCGCGGGCCACCTTTATGTGGTGGGTTGGTTTAGAGAAGACGAAGAAGAAGAAGAAGAAGAAGACCTGTTGTATACCGTTTCAGACATCCCCGTAGTATACCCTGTCTCAGAAGAACTAATAACCCCGGACAAGCTGTTATATCGTTCATTGGCCACGGTTGTTGAACACGTCTTTGGTGAAGACCTTCAAACTCTAGGTAAAAAACGAACGCTCTACCCAACTATTCAAGATTGGCTGAACGCTTCCAAACCTCTGTTCGAGCCGCCTGAAAATCACGTACGGTCGTAAATACCTTCCAGACTCTTTAACTGTTTTTCTGAAAGACTTTGACCTTTTGCAAGACGGTACTCAATATCGATCACGAAGTCCTCTTCCCACTCGGACAACTCGAAATCCTCATCTAACCGGATGCAAGTGTTTATTGCTTCAAGCATATCTTTAGGATTAGGGGCGTCTTTGGAGGTAAGCATAAAGTTCCTCAGTTGGAGTCAGAGCTGAATACTTTGGATAACTCTTGAGTGATATCCTCTTCGGTTTTCCCGTACATTATAAGAGCTTGACCCGTTATACCAAAGGGGGTTAAATCAAAAGAAATGGGCTTCCCTTCTTTAAGGAATTCCAGATTTTTTTCAGAAAGGCCCAAGATTACCACCGGCCGACCTTTATTATCTTTTACACCTACTTTGACCATTTCTTGATTACCTCAAATACATAAAAGATTCCACCAATAGTTCCTATCAAAGTGGCGAGCAATAATAAAGCTTTCCACCACTCCTTAATGCGCCTCAGAGCAAAGTATAGTGCCAGGATGAAACCTCGGAACATTTCATCGTATGTTTGATGAGCTTCCTCTAAATCATCCTTCAAAATTAAGAACGAAAATACCTCTTTAACTAAGGCGAGATCCACGTAAAAGTTAACATCAACCCACTCAAAAAACTCCTCAATACCGCGATTACGTTCTTCCCCAACGCTTTCAAAAGCTCTCTGTAAAAGCTCTCTGCCTTGTTGAGTATCTTGTGGACTCAGGTAAAATTTCTTCATAATTCAAAGTTCAATTCTAAAAGCTGAACTCAAAAAGTTAAAGAAAGATAATGAACGGCTACAGCGAAAAGAAAAAGAATTTGACCATACTTAGATTTCGGTGTAGTGTCCCTAAAAGAATACTTACAAAAGTAACTAAAAACAAAAAGGTAATGTGTTCCATGGTATACCAGAAATTAACTTTAGAGGGTTTCAAACAAAGGCTAGAATTCAACCAATACAAAACGGCCGGAGCAGCTTACAAAGCTATCGGAAAATCCACGCTTCCTGATAAAGAAAAAGCCGCTGGCAAAGAACTAATTGAAAAAGCGTTCTTCGAGAAGGAAGCCGCCAAAGTGGTTGTCCAGAAAAGAAAATACACCCGCCGGACTCCCCTTCAAACAAAGCTTGAAAAGAAGGAAGCTCCCAAAGGCGCGGAGGAAATTAGCAGAAAGGCTAAGGCCGCCACGCCCCTCAGTATAGAAAAGCAGATAGATAAGGCTGGTATTGCTAAGGATCGTGTCGATATTATAACGCAGGCTATTGGCTCTTTAAAAGAGGCCAAAAAGCTGCAACCGAAATTAGACATTGCACCAGATATAAAAAACGCGAAACAGGTTCTTGCCAGCATTATAGCTAGTGTGCAGGAAGATCTGAACCGATCATAATCTAGCGCTGGTTGACCTTATCCTGCTCCTCTTTCATCCGAGCTAGGATTTGTTGACGCATTTTTACTCTTTCTCTAACTGTGCCGCTAGCACTCTAGCCGCACGCTTTACCCTAACTCGTTCCCGTATCTTCTGGATTGTCGGTTCCAACTTCACATACAAAAGCTGTAGCCGCCCAAGCTCTTGTAACTCTTCCTTGGTTAGCCATTCGCATTCCGCTGTGTGGAGCCCTCGGATGCAAGGATCAAGGGATTCATCCCGTCTTTTTTGACCCTTAGCGATTAAAGAGTCTAAAGCTTCAGTGATTTCTTGGAGAGTCATCTACTAGTCCTTGAACTGTCTCTCTTATTACTACACCGAAGAAGAGAAAAGTTCAAGAATTTTTGATCAAATAATCCCTGGTTAGGATAGGCACGTTACAACATAATTATTGAATGGGACGGTGACTTCTGGCATAGTAATCCTTCCGTTTATCCTAATTCACCTTATCCCATTCAACAAAAAAATGCTAAACGAGATAAAGCTTGTAATGCATACCTTACTAAATGTGGGTATAAAGTTTTACGCTTTTGGGAAAGGGATGTTCATTCTTTTCCCTTAATGGTTAAGGATCACATTCTTTGTGCTTTGGCTGATTCAGGCGTTTGATCCATCCCCCTTTGTAGTATTTCCGTTGTCTATAAACTTTTGTATCAAAGCCGGAACCAGTGAAAAAGGAGCTTGCTCTAAATGCGGAGCGCCTTGGGTACGGATTACAGATGGTTGGGAGCCTTCTTGTACTTGCAAAACGCAAGAAATAACGCCATGCCTCGTTTTAGATCCTTTTTCCGGGTCAGGCACAACCCTAATGATGGCGGCTAGACTAGGACGGGATTACGTGGGAATTGAACTGAACCCTGAATATGTAAAGTTGATCGGAGAACGTGTTCGACCCGCCGAAGAGTACAAGACGCAACATTCCTTATACGAGTTGATAGCTGAATTGCCTCAGGAATAACCTTTATGCCAAAGCTTGAACTTTTCTTTGAACAAATTAAATCAGAGGGAAAAGACGATGGACATTAGATTTGCATATATCAAAGACCCGGAAAATCAAAAAAGAGTTGTCACTATCGGATACGCTATTGATGGCAACCGAATTATTTTTGATGTTACAGTAAATAAGGTAGTGGAACCCTTATTATTAGACCCATGGCTTAGAGAAGTAATAGGGAACGAGGCGTTTCAAGATATTCAGGAACGCTGCAAAAGAAAATTTAAAGGAGATCCCCACCGTAAACGGATAGCCAGAGCCATTCTAACTGGTAGGGTAGGAACTATTTCATGTTTTCAATTACCATATGAACACGAAGAAAGGCCTCCTAACAGATCAGCAATTGTAAGAAAAATAATAGATTTTCTTGCCGGTGGAGATACTACCATCAACCGTATAAGTGTTGTCATCGATGTGCTTCGCAGACATCTAGAGTACGCCACAGATACTGAGGTATCTGTTTGATGGACACTGAAGAGAGAGATACCGCTGGAAATTACGTTCAGCAAATCCCGGCTGACGGCAATTGTCCAGAATGCTGCCGCCCAAACCTCACTTCATCAGTCATCTGTCTGGAGTGCTCTGCAAACAGAACTCATGGACCCTACTATTACATGCTACAGTTAGACGGAACTTTTGAGAGAACTCATACCCCCTATAATGAAAAACTACTTGGATGGTACTTTTTTTAAAGCTTTCTTCTTACGCTCCTCCAATCCAAACTGGGGACATACCTTCCAGAAAACCCCATATGAGCAAATCTCAATAACCACATAATCGTCCCATGTGCTTTTGTAAAGATCTTTTTCCCCCAGCTGATCCATAACGTCCCAAATAGCGCCTCTTTGATCCCATTCCTCTTGTGAGATCCCTTCCGGTTTATCCGCATTATTGTAGTAACTAAAGTCTTCCAGCCGGGGATCTTCCGCCAAGAAATCAAGTGCGTGGCGCATAAGCGAGTCGCAATAAGGAACGAGATACAACCTACCTTCATGCTCCCTAACAGCTATAGATACATCAAAATCAAAGATGTTCCTATCAAGTTTACCTAGCTGAGCTTGATAACCAGATTTGATCAAGCGCTCTACAACATATCTTTTCGCGTCTTCCGGTCCTATCTTTTTAGCCAAAAATTGTTTGTATTCCTCTCCTTCGGTGTTCACATCTTCTAAGGCATCATGGTAAAATTGTCTTAGAACCTCCTGAACCTTCCTAACACCCTCCCGCCGAACATCACGCAAAAAAGTCCAAAAATCTTTGGAGTCTTTCATACGATATGCTGTATAAATTTTGGTACTCATAACTAGTTTGGATTTTTGTCAGGATTAATTAACGAACCTAAAAGCATAGCGGTAAGTTCAATCTGTTTGAGGATTTTTGCATACTCCTCATCGGAAGGGATATTTAGCTTCACTATGGTTCCACGTTTTACGCAAGGAGCCGTTTTTATATCGATCATCTTCCCACCAGGAGCACTTGGCCCTTCAAAAACAGCTTCCTTACCCTTAAGGTACTTGATTAATTCCCCATAATCTTCGGGATGCATGATGATCATCGGCGTATTTGGAAAGAGATTAGGAAAGGATGGCTCTGAAAAAATAGGCAGTGGCGGTACTTGATTCGCCTTCATCTTTTCCCGCCAATGATGCCAAAACTCGGTAGCCGGGCCATGAGTCCTTACCTTTTCGATTACTTGCTGACATTGTTCAATGCTCATCTTGAACATGTGAGCTTCCTCAACAGATAGTTCCATTACTTCTCGGAGCCAGCTATAAGCATCGGTACGCTTACAGTGTTTCTCTTTCCACAGTATGTCGAAAGCCGCATGAGCCCGACTTCTCCAGCCTTGTAACTCCCTTGTGCGTGGGACTCCATTAGGTGATCCGTCCGAGTTAGCCGGAAGGATGCCATTGCACTTCGGCCAACGATTACACCCGTAGAACCAACGTTCAAGCTTATTGGTCCAACGAAGCTCTAAAACGCCATCACAGCCCGGCTCTGCACACCGAAGGCCCTCTACAGCAAAAGGAGGTGGATTTTTAGGCTTCATCAATATCGGGATACCGTTCTTTTAGAGCTAGTTTAAACTCCGGGTCTTGCCCAATACACTCATCTAGTGTGTCACAATCCGCCTTCTCAAATGCATCAATGAGCTTACTATACAATACCTTACGTGACCCAACAGGCACGCAATCTCGCACGGCGGAAATCACGTCACTCATCAATTCAGAACCCCTTGCCCAACCCATAAAACCTCCTTGTTACGATAGAACGTGTAACAAATACTGCTGAACAGCCACACCTGGTGGAGTGTACCATAACACAAGAGCCGTGATAATAGCAGGAACAAAACCGGTTTTCTTAGATTGGCTATGAAACTTTTCCACCACCACCCAGTTAATAATAAAAGCTAAGATCGTTGTGAGAAGTATTAACCCGACCATTGCAACAACTGATTCCTTTTCGGAAACGGAGGCAGAACCCCAACCGCCTTTGGAGTGAAAATAAAAATAAGCCGCAACGACAAGGGCAACAGCAAACCCTAAACCATATTTCAATCCCTGGAGCCTTGAGTAAGCCGCAAGGTTTCCCCCACAGCGGTTACATCTTATATTCTCATACTCTTCTATAAGTAAACTGCTTTTGCAATAAGGACAATTTGTATGAGCCATTGTTCACTTCCTTTACAACAATTCTATATTTAATGACACTACACCGGAAAAGGGTAAGTTTCAATAAGTTCGTTTATTTAAACGAACTGCTCAGAGCTGTCTTAGAACTTCTTCTAGCTGTGCAAGGGTAACCGGGCGATAATCCCAAGCGTCTACCCCCACATTAATCATGGGGGCACGAGAAGAAATCCTTTTGGGGCCATGTGTATGCCCGTGGATCAGAACCTCGTTAGGGTCCAGCCTAACAGGATAGCGGTTTGAAGGAGGGTAGTTAGGATTTTTGTAAGGGTAATGACAAGCCCTGACCTTCCGGCCGCCGATTTCTAAAAACAGTTCTCTCTTCACAACTTCTTCAAAACCTAACTTAGTCATGCGTGAAACGGATCGGTCATGGTTGCCAAGTATCAAAACCTTTCTTCCATTCAACCGACGCATAATCTCTTCGGCTTTGTCGAAGTGCATCAAAAAACAATCGCCAAGCCACAAACAGGGGTCCCGTGGGCCAACCATTTCATTGTAGTTGGCGATCAAAGTCTCATTCATTTCTTCAACAGAACCGAAGGGCCTGTTTTCGTATTTGATGACGTTTGTATGCCCAAAGTGTGGGTCCGCGTAGAAGTAAGAAAAACTTAGCATTCGGCTATCTGATTTGGTAGCACTCGCCCCTAGACTGTCCTCCCTTTATCAAACACACACAACCATGCCCACAAGAACTAGCCCGAACACACGGGGCCGCAGAGCACGCCGCACAATGCCCTTTCGCGGGGACAGCCGCGTCACTGCCCAGTACAAGCATCGTGCCTATTAGAACCATTGTTACGATAGAGAGGCTTCTCTTTCCTTTGGCTCTTTTACTTTCCACTTGACTATTCAGTCCTTTCACCCGGCTCCTCGGTCACTTCTGCCCAGTAATCAAGCGCCGGTAGCGCCCCTTGACCAATTCCTGCCTTATTCACAGCATTGGCAATATTGGAACCTCTAACATCGGTTGTGTCACCATTGAGCCAATATAGGCGGTAATGTTTTAGTTTTATAGAATCCATACTTATTACTACACCGGAGAAAGGAAAAATTCAAGAATTTTTTACCTCCCACCCCTATTAACATTATTACAATGGCAGTGAAAAGTTCTAGTCCCTCGTATCCGGTGCGAACATCTCTTCGACAGAGGAATATAATTCTCTGTTTTGCCCCCTCAATGGGACGAAGAACCTCTTCCCCGTAGCCATATTCAATAACTTTGGCTATGGCATCATACACCATTCTTTCATGACTAAAAGTACGAGCATCTACCGGGTATTTTACAGGTATATCCGAAACAGCATAGAGGGGCGTTCCGTCACAGTCTCGTAAGTGCCCAACTACATAAAGCCTGCATTTACCCCTCAGGTCTACCTCAATTCTTTCTTCACACGAAGTTGAGTAAAGTTCCATTTCAACTTCTACGATAGTGCCAAGAGGGATCTTGTGCGTGCGGGCTAGATTATTCTCTCTAATGGTCTTGCCATTTTGTTCAACTAAGTCCCCAACAAAAACTACTCCAGGTATGTTTTGCATAACTAATTCAACGTCTCATCATAGGGTATGTCAACCGTTACTTTGCCCTCATCACATAGCGTCTGTATAATCTCTTCGCAAGTTATCAACAATTTGCCTGCTTCATTATAATGTTTAGCTCCCTTTTCTAAATGCTCAATTACAGATCTAACAAGAAGTGCAGGGTCCTCTGGCAATTGCTTGATTTGGACAGTCATAAAAATACCCACCTCTTCACTTGTGAAAACACTCATAGGCTTTCATAACACTCTCAACAGTTGCCTCAACGGGCATACGTTCATCCGTATAACTATCTCTGCCCGCTTGGTCAGTCACGGCATCAATATACATGCCATGCGTTCCCTCAGTACGTCGGAGGAGGCGCTCATCAAAAACACCTTCAGGAACGCTCTTGGCTAAAGCCGTGTCAATGCCAACCCACCAAGCCTTCTTTACTAAGGGAGCCCAAACATCTACGTTGCTTTGAATAGGCGTCACCGGAGGCACATAACTAGACCCCCTACCGGATTCTTTATATCCAAGTAAAGTAAGCTTGATGCCTTCGTCATTACATAAATTGAGAATAGCTACGAACTCTTCGTCAGTAGCCGAACGCATTACATATTGTATACTGGCTAGCCCAAAAAATTCCGGCCGCGTTTTTTGTGATAGTTGATTAATCTCGTAGATGAAGTTCTTGACTTGCCCGACGTTATTGACAGAGTAAGCAAACCCGTGGTGATTCTTCACAATTAAATCAACGTGCTCAAAAAGCCACTTGAAATTCCGCGTGCTAAAATTGATCTTGAGGTCTACGTACCATTCTGCACTATGTTGAAGTATTCGCTCAAAATCAGGATGAAGAGTGGGCTCCCCACCGCCAATAGCAACTTCAAAAACTTGCATAAATTTAAGAGTCAACAACCATTGATCTACATTTACAGCGTGATCTCCTTGTAAACTGCTCCCCTGATAACAGAAGGCACATTCATATGGGCACCAGTCAGTGATTTTTAGATCAACCAACTCTGGCGAGTTGGCATAAAGTCTAGGCTTTGCATCATCTTTAAACGTCAGGGTTATCTTCTTCCCCGTGTGGGTATTAAACAGAACCCACCAATGCCCCTCTTGACGGCAAATCCATTCTTTATCGCTCACATCTTTCGGGATTTGAGAATACCAAAGAGGAGACTCAGTGCCTCCTAGATAAGCTCTCTGATAATCTTCACCTGAACCCTGATCATTTCCGCCAAGAATGACCACGTCATCCCGCAAAACGTAGTCCAACATGTCTATGAAGAATTCCGGTGGAAATACTTTAGAGCCGTACCATCGGGGTATCAAAGGAACGGATTGGTGATCTATGTAACCTAAAGGCACATCTGCTATATGCACGTCAGCGGGTGTAACCTGAGCGATCATTGCTTCCATGGTGTGCTTATCATAATCGATCGGATCTTTTGTACCTAATATTCGTCCCGCAATCACAGCCTTCATATAACTCAACTTGGCTGCCTTACTTGCCGCAATAAAAGGTTCCCACCCAAACTCACCCTCTTCGCATAAGTAGTCACTAGCAGGCTTCCAGCCAGGCTGGCGCATAGCGTTAGGTTGATAAACCACCACGCTATGCGTCGAACTGCTGTTGCAGGCAAACCCGTAACGTAAATTTGTTATTTTCATGTCTTGGAACTCATTTGATCTTACTTAACACCCTCCTCAAGAATTGACCGTGAAAGATCGAACATTGCCGAAGACGCCATCAATTGAGTTGCAAACGAAACGAGCATTTGGAACTGCTCCATCGGAATCTTTTCACGTTTCTTGTGTGCTTGTGCTATTACAGTAAGATGATCCCCCAGCGCCTTAATCAAATTCCCTCGATGAATTTCGGCCAAATTTGCCCGTGTGCCAAGAAGAGTAACCGTCTTGTCCGCTGTTGACTGTTTTCCCTCTGAACGTTTTTCTTTTGAAGCCATTTTGAGCCTCCCAATGAAATCTTATCCCCTCCTTATTACATCGAGGGGAGTTAAAATCCAAGGGCTCCTTTTGCCCTACAAATTCGGCTAGTTCTAATGGAGGTTCTAAAGAGATCCCGCTCTATTTGTCATGAACGCAGTAGTAAGGCATCCCTCCCGGCAACACTGACCACATAGCACGAGGAGCAAGACATTCTACTTTTCCGATCCCCATCCCAAGAAGAAACAATTCTTCTATACGTTTATGGAAACCCGTCCACTGGTTACCTTGCTTGTCCGTGTCAGCTTGAAGAAAAGACCATCCGCCCCCGATAGACGCCTTGAACGGATCGGGAAGTTCACCAAGCATACTTTCGATTTCAGCCCGGTGCCCTTGCAACCGTTCCGGATGAAACCAAACGTTAGTAGTGATCCCCTCAATTTTGATAGGATCAGGAATCTCTTCCTTGTTTTTGCAAAGGCTGTCTTTGAAAATGTCTTCTAATTGGTTTGGATCTATCATTCACATTTACCTTTCATATCATCTTCATCTATTACTTCTTGAATCAACTGGGTTAATATCCCGTACTAAAGATTGAAAGTTTTCAACATGCCTTGATGAAAGTCAGACTTGTGCATTTCATCAAGCATTGCAGCCTTTCGCTTCAAAGCTGTATCTATTGCGTCCCGCAAACCAATTCGTAGGTTAAGATCTAAAAAACAGCTCTCGTTATTAATCTCGGTTTTCGACTCCAAAAGAAAAGGCCAAGACAGAAGGTCAAAAGGCGTAAAGCCAGCTTCTTCCGCAGCTTTGATTATCGGTTTGATTGCTGAAAAGTATTGCTCTGCTGTCATGTTCTTCTTTCGCCTTTCTACCCATCCCTCAATTAGCAAACGCACACTTAGCAACCCGAAAGATGACGTACAGTATGAGAAAGAGCACACCGAGCTGAGTGACCTTCCCTAATGTGTACCCCACCATCGCCCCAGACTTGGCCGCTTTTAGATTTCTTCTGATCATACCTTACCTATCCTTTATTAATCCCTTTAGAGTAAGCCCCGGTTATTTCTCATGCCTCTACATCCAACCTAATACGTTCGCCGGTCCTAGTGTTGATCAACGTAAGGTAAAGGCAAAGGTCTAGCTCGCTGTTTACTCCTACCAATAAGAGGTCCTTACCCAAATCCGTAGTTGTGTAACACGAAGGTTGTTTTAGAGCAAACGTTCTACAATTGGCGGGATACGGCGGAAGAGGTACTTGTTTAATTTTCATACTTTTTTAGCGCTACGTTTCGGATTTTTTTCGCTCAGTAGAGTGTAGCCATAAGCATGGTAGGCGTACCCACTCATTCCGTTTACCCCAACAAGAATGTGCTCCAGTTTTACAGGCTCCCCGTGGAAAGCCGTTAGGTACTCTTGAAACCACCGGGCCGTCTTTCGCTTGGCCCCACTCCTATCGGCCGCCTCAGTAGCCTCAGTAGATATAATCCGGTCAGAATGATTGTAGAAAAGCCCCGCACGCTCCGATCCAAAAACCGTCAACTTCTTGCCATGCTTGAACCGCTCATCCAAATAATGCGGGTCCAAATCGGGAAGCTCCTCGTCTAAATCCGTTTCGGTAATGGCAGGTTCTCGCTCTTGAAGATAGTAACCGCTACTCCAAGGATCTATCCCCATTGTGGTAGAAGTTGCTCTGCTCTTTTTCACTTTGTTCATTTTATTGCCTTCAGAAGCTTCTCCACGGGGAAATCTTTTATGTCCCCTGTCTCAATACAATACCTCTGTAAGGCTCCGGCTAAAGCCCATCCCTTGTCTGTAAGCCAAAACATGGGCCTTACGCTCGTTATCCAAGTAATCAGCCCAACTGCGACCTCAGTGTAAAGAAGAGCCGTAAGATGTGGCTCATCCCATAGCTCCGGGAGTATCAACTCCCTTATTTCAGCATCAGTCATAAAATTCCTTTCCCTTATACCTCACACGACTTATTTTGCTACCTCTAGCTTCCCCTTGAGCGCTCTGAGCCTGGCTCCGGTCCACAATTCAGTACCCATACTTATTACTACACCGAATAAAGAGGGATTTCAAGTTTTTTGTTCAAAGACGTCATAAATTAAAAAGCAGCAAAATTAAAAGTGCTTCTGGCTTTTTTGGTGTAGAAGTTATTTCCCCTGTTATTTAGCTCTAACTGGAGATCAATCGTGTCAAACCAAGAATTGCTTACTCAATACCAAGAGTTAACCGCCAAAATAAAGAAGCTCGAAGCCGCCGTGGAGCAGGTCAAGAAGATGCGTTCCGAAATAGCCAAAGCTCTTCTTGACGCAAATGGCAAAGATTATCTCTATGACCTTGGGGATGGAGCAAAATTATTCATTTCAGGGACCAAGAGCGGTACTTATTTCCTAGCCCCCAAAAAGTCCAAGGGGCAGAAGGATAAAACCGAAGGAGAGCCCACAGAAGCCGGGGAAGAGCCCACAGAAGTTAAAACCGAGCCTACAGCGGCCCCCGTCTCCGGTGGAGAAGCCAAGAAGCGGGGCCGGGGCAGACCGCCCCTCAAGCTCAAGAAAGTACTCATAGACGGTAAGATCGTTGAGATTCCGGTCACGGGCTCTGCCAAAGCCGCCCCTGGTCCAACAGAGAACTTGCCCCTCCATAAGCGTAACACGGAGCATCTTGAACGGAAAGCGGCCGGAACTCCGGCTGAGACCCCAAAAGAGACACCCCTATCTGCGAATCCCAAAGGACAAACGCCTGAAGCTAAAAAAGGGAACATTATCGAGGTTACAGCCACACTAAGACCGGCCTCTTCCGTTTCAATCCCCGAACCGGAACCAAATGAAAAGACCCCCGACGTTCAAACCGAGCTAAGGCCCACGTCACACCCGGTTCTAAACGGTGATACGGCTTCTCTAGATATTCCTCCACAATCCCAGGCTTCCGCCCCAACAGAGAAGCCCTCGGTAGAAGCTGACTCAACCGGCAATATGGCTCCAATAACGCTTGATTCCTTTCCCCCAGTTGTCCACGTTGATTCCCATACCATAGTTGCTTCCGCCGATACGGGAGATGTTACCATTGAGGAGGAGGATATCCTGGACTCTTCCAAAAGTGACTCTGAAGACCCTACGGAACCCTCGGAAGACATTTCCAACGTGGCCCCCAATGAGCTACCCCAAGAGGAAGAAGACCCCCTAGCGGCGGCCCTAGCGAGTTTAGAAGTAGAATGACCCCTAAACTCGCATGTGCGCTTGACGCTGGAGCGGAACAGAGTTTTCTTGGTGGGGCTCGGCTACTAAGATTTAGACCTGCTTAAGCGTCTTTTGAACCTGCTGAATTGAATCTTGAGCCCGCCTGACATAAACCATCGCCACTTTTGCCCATGTGTTAGCTTTCTGAGCATTTTCTTTAGCAGCCGCAAGCAACAGAATTATTTTTTGCACTTCGGACATAGCGTTATACTTACCTTTCAATGAGCCTTTTTTTCTTACTCCGGCACTCTTTGCACTGGGGTTGATTTCGAAAAATATGGTCACCGGGTTTCATCCGGCGGAAACCGAACTCGGAAGCAGGTTTAATTTCTTCACACGAGGTGCAAATGGCCCCCATCCCGGTAAGCACTACAGTGAAGCCGTCGTAAGAAAACTCCACTCGGTTACGCTTCGGCGGTAGTATCTTTCTTACTTTGGGTCTTGACATTTGTCTCCCTCTTCCATCCTTCGTATGTAGGCGTTATATTCACAATACTGAGCTTCGTGTGGAGGCATTTTTAACTCACCATTAGGCTCAAAACCACTTTCAGGAAGCGTGTCGGGTTTCTCTCATGCCACCACTTCGTAATGTCTTCCCCACCATCATGTTTCAAAATGCGAACAGAGCTAACTTCAAAGTAGGTGGCTATAATTCGATTGACATTTGGCGGAACCGACGCGCGTCCGATGATTTGATTTGTTTCCCCTAGGCATATAAGGAATTCACGTTTTTTATTCATAAGACCCTTAGTACCTATCCCTGGGTCAGACGATTAAGCTTTCCAACCCTTCGGCGGCGTCCAACCGGCCTCTAAAGCTTTCTTAGCCCATTCCGGAATCGGCTTTTTTTGCTTGATAGATTCTTTGATTGCTTTGAGCATCTTGGAAGCCGCCGTCCTGGAATCCCAATAAAATCCGAACGTGTCTATTTCAACACCCGCATCTTTGCACATCTTCTCCGCTATCCAACTCTCAAAAGTATCTTCCGAGTCTTCCGGCGGAGTATCCGAGATGTTAGCTAACCCACTTTCACCTATGACCATCCCCAGGTCGCCCCAATCACCATCCTCTTCAGCAAGCTGCCACTGAATCCGGTATCCGTCTCCGCGTGCATTATCAACTACGATTAGTTTATCTTGTGCCATATCTATTACTACACCGGAGGGAGGAAAAATTCAAGTTTTTAAGTTAGACCCTGGAGGCATCAACCCAAATTCGGTGATCTTCATCGCCGTAAGTATAAAGCAGATCCAAGACCTCATCATACTCATCGGCGGTCGCGTCTTCCTTCTCAGCAAGGCACTTTAACTCATCAATGAGTGTGTCCAGCTCCGGGTCCGTAACGTAGGGGTTTTTAGTCAGCCGCCTGGCTACGATCTTCGCTACATCTTGGACGGTCATGGTTTTTTCCCGCAGCGCCGCGTGTAGATCTCCAACTTTTAGTACGGTTTTCCAGTTAGGCATTTGTTTTGAACTCCCTTCTTGACTTTCACTAGTGCGAGACCAGTTAGGTATTAGACACCCCTTGCTTAACGCGGGGATCCATCCCGCCAAATTCACAAGCCTCCCATGTCCGGCAAAATCCACACAAATTCTTCTTGGCTAAACAAACACTGGGAAATTTCATCCCGATTGGAGTATCAGGCGAGTAGCAGGGATGCTTTGGTATGCGTTTTTGTTCTTTCTTGTTTCCCATATCTATTACTACACCGGAGCGAGGAATAATTCAAGTTTTTATTATGGGTCGGCGGCGGCCGGGGCGTAGTTATCGAAAGTCAGGAAGTTGTACGTCACAATTCCCAGTAAGGTTGCGTTTGGGTTTTGCTCTTTGAAGAGCTGGAGCACCCCGTCCTTTTGCGTGCCATGGGTATAAGCGTAATCGCCGTTCGGGTATGTACCGTAAGCAAGGTACATGAACCTTGGAATCTTCTTGAGATTGTCAATGAAATCGGTCATTTAGCACGCAACCATTAAGGCGAGTTGTTCCTCTTCTACTTGAGCTTGCGCCCGGCCTAAGTGAGCAACGATACGATTCCGATCTCTTTCCTCCATCACTGCAAGCTCATCGGGGCTTACATAGTCCGTCCGATGAATTACGGCTTGGCAATAATGCGAACGGTAACTAACTGTTCCGTCACTGTGTAGTATTGGTAAGTTCCTCATATTGACCTCCCCTTTGTTTTTCCTTCTAACTATTACTACACCGGAGGAAGGATTAATTCAAGAATTTTCTACAACAAAATGTTACTGTGGCTTGTGGGACGTTAAAAACTCCTCTTTATATGATCTTAACTGCCCCGAGGATAGTCTTCCACTTTCGTAGTAAAAGTCCTTCAAGAAACGCTTCACTAGAGTAATGTAAGTTGGTTTACTTCGATGTAAGCCGAACATGCCGCATTCGGTTCTTGAAGCTTCCCGAGTGTGTTTCCCCCACACTTTATTAGAAGTGAGAAATAAAGCGTGGACCCAATCATCTTGTATCTCTAAAATAACCGCAAAATGCGTTTTTCCCCCATCATTGTGGACCGCGAAAGAACCCGCACCTATTTTTTGTAAGGGTAGCGGTTTAGAGTCTTCTACCGATAACTCTTCAAGTTTTTTCGGTAATTGCTCAACAAATTCTTTCGATAGTTGCTCATTGGGTTTTACCAGTTTTCTAAACTTCTTTCGCAACTCTTGAGCCAAAGATAAGGCTTCTTCGCGGGTGGCTGCCCCCTCTTGTAAAATCACTACATCAGAAGGTATATTTAAGTCACCCTTTACAGTGACAAAAAGCCTTAAATCCGAGCCTTTTCTCTGTACCCCACAAACGTAACTTACCGGCCACTCTTCTTTCCAACTCTGCATAATTACTACTACACCGGAGAACGGAGTAGTTCAAGAATTTTTAAGCCCCCTTCATTAACCTTGACGTGGGGCTCCGCCCTTCACGCTTGATGCCCGCACCTTCGGGCCATGTGAATTACTACCACCGGGCTACCAGATAGTGTCTCCGGGCTCCGTTTCACAAGGTCATCAAACTCGGCATTGTCCCACTCCCTCCACCTCTTGCCCGTTCGAATCTCATGGGCCTCTAGCGGATCAAACTTCTGGTGCAGATCAGCAATGGCCGCCCGGTACTCGGTTGGGCTTTCATTTTCGCCAATGGACCGGTACTTCATCACCTCGGCTAGTTGGCGGATTGTCTCGTCTTTGAAAGCGTCAGGCATTTGATTGCTCTCCTCTGTATTCCGGGGGCCACGGACGCTTACGGAACTCCATAGAATCTGAACCTGAATTGTAGGCTAAGTGACTCTCGATGGCTTTCCCATCCTCAATTACGATGATTGAATCGAGGTAGGAGAAGAAGAACACCCCTTCTTTTTCTGTGTGGCCGACCGGACCACTGTAGCAATCTGGAATTAAATACTTCTCTCGCGCATCTCCCATGGTTTTTTCTCCTTGCCCACCTTCTTTAATGAGTGAGCCATCCCCCGTGTTCCCAACGCCCTTCCCCTTCGTCAATCAAGGCGGCCGTATGTTCGTCTTCTTCAAGCTCTCGGTTGATATGCCGAGCACTTACATCCATACGCTGACCAGCGGCGTCCAGGGCCTCTTGAGCCTTTCTGGTAGAATCCGCCAATCGGTCCAAGTCCGCTATCGCCTTTTTCATCGTGCGGATGACCGGCAAGGCTACCCCAACCAGTATAAAAAGGCACAAGGCGAAAATAGCGAGTAGTGTTCCGTATGGTTGCATTTGATCCCCTTTTAGTCGGATAATATGAAACCCTCAACTGCTAAATGTTTGAGCTGCTTACGCACTTCGGCGGCTTCCGAGACCACAATCTCGTGAACCCACCAATATTGAGCAATGACGCCTAAAGCACAAGGTGCTCCGGCGGATTTGAACCACATCTCCGCCACCTCTGGAGTCATTTTCATATCCCGGACAGCAATAGCTTTTAGCATTTCATTTAATTGAGTTCGGGTCATATCTATTACTACACCGGAGAGAGATTTAATTCAAGTTTATTTTTAGCTCGGAAATTCGAGGAGGTCATCAAATTAAAGTAAGCACACCTTAATGAGTGGGACTATCGCCCACACCCGTACTTGCACCCGGCCTGACAAGGAAGGCCCTGCATCATACGTTCTGTGGCTTCATCATCGGGAATTGGCCAACCATAGTGCTCACAAATGAACTTGAGAACTGGGGCACCATATTGAGCATAGTTGTTTTCTCCTAAGAAGATAATTTGTGCTTCAACCTCGTCATCCCCGAGCAACCATGCCCATGCTTGCATTTTATCCAGAGTTCGGCCAGCGCTTATGCCACGATGATCCTGACACTTCGGCCAGCCATATTGAGCCATGTAAATTCTAGCCTCCTCAAGAATATTTTCTCGCGTACACCCCAGGTGTCCGTCTTTGTCCCATTTTGTTTTTGTCACCGCTTGATCGGTCAGAAATTCTTTTGCAGCCTCAAACTCCAAGTAGCTGACTAAGACTTCCGGTTGAAAGCTTATCGTTTCTTTCATTTTTTCTCGAATTCGGAGCACGATCTCTTTTTGCGTTCTCATGGTTTTCCCTTTTCCTAATGGAGAAGATTCAAGTTCTTGACTTTTTTAGACAGAGTACTCTACCACCTTGGCCGCATCCGCCTCGCAAATGGTTTTCCACTCGGCTTGAACGGCGTCTCTAACCGAACGGATTCGGTCAAAAAAGCGTTCACAACCTTCTCCCCACCTCGTGGCATCTTCATCGGAATTCCCCTTCAGCTTACGAAAAGCTTCCCTCATTGCACACTCGGCCGTAGCACACCGCTCAGCCACTTCTAAGTGGAGCTTGGCCGCAGCAATCCCTTCCAAGGTTGAACCACTAAAACTCGCCCATGACGGACGGCAACGGACAATAAGCCCTTCACGGCGGTCCCAACCCACAAAAACCTCCACGGAAATAGACATATAGAAGGCCACCTCTTGCTTGTAGGTGTATGTCAGGCCGCCAATTGAAGACACTTCCTTAAGCCGATGATCAAAACCCTGGTCTTCGTACAACTTTAACCACCTCGGATCGGCCTTCGTCGGATAAAATAGGTTGTAAAAGCCCGGCTCAAAATACCCGAAAGCCGTAACAAAAGCGTTCTCAATGACCGTAGCCACTACCTTGTCACTGAAATCCTTTACCGTCTTGTTAGACATGAATTTTTTCTCCTTCCCCTATTACTACACCGGAGGGAGGAAAAGTTCAAGGAATTCTTAAAAATCCCCGCTTTTTTCTTTATTTATAAAGATCGCGGAAATTATCACTCCCACCCTCTTTTCAAGATAAAAGCCCCTAATGCTTCCGGTGCATGTCTATGATCGACCGGAGAATAAACTTCAACTCCCTTATGTCCTTCAAAGAATGAGCATAAGGAATCAGATTTTGAAACTTTCGCTTGTCTTTCTCTATATCCCCTGGAGCCCACGCCGGATTGAGAACCATCCCCTCCCAATTAACCGAATCGTAAAGCTCTACTATATCAGCCTTTATCTTCGGCAGCTCCCTAATGAATCGCTCCGCAACTTCCTTATACCCCACCGCTAACCCTAGCATATCCCCAACCCGAGCTTGATCCCGCCTCTCCCTGAATAACCCCTGAATAGATGCTAACCCAGAAGCCCCCTCATCATATGAGGCCACAAACTCCTTAGCAGCATCCCCACGCTCAAAAAATCGGTCGCCAATGAATGGCCACCACGTTTTGAAAAGAAATCGACTCACCCCCCGTATATCAGCGTTCTTGCTCTTTTTAATAAGAAAAGTGCTGAAAATATCCTTCCCATCAACTCTATTAAAAGCTTCCTCTAATTCATTGAGCCGGTCACCAAGCTTCGCCGTCTCAGGCCCAACCCGCAATATCTCGTCAGCTTTCATGAAGCGTGCCGCTACCCGTACATTAGATGCTGTTTCCATAACCCTAAGCGTACCATTAAATGAAAAATCTTGGCTTTTCGTTTGCATTTAATGGATTTCTAATACAACTTCAAAACAGACCCTAACAAAGGTCTACAGCTCTTTGAAAAAGATAAGCGGTTCTAAAGAAAGTCTTCCTTTAGGTAAAATCTGAAAAGCGAGAGCTGTTTGGAGAAGGTTTTATACCTTCGCCGATAATTGAAACGTCCAGAAATTACCGGCCCTAAAAAATTTCCGCTTTCTCAAAAACCCCTACACCATTTCAAAAAAGGGGTATCCCCCACGAAAATCAAAGAGCCTATTTATAGCCTCTAGGTTCGTTTTTTCCTTCCGCCCACTAACGAGCGAAGCGAGTATCAGCCAAAAGCCGAGAGGAGCCTATTTATGTCCCACTCATAAAGAAAGTGGGCTTTCTTTGTAGCTGCACTCTATCCAAAAGAAGATAAAAATCAAACCGTTTATTTATCAAGATCCGTACTGGACCATATAATCTGCCCCCTAAGCGTCACCTCCAACCCTCCTTCCCGCTCACAAACCCCAAAAGTACCCTGCCTCGTCTCTACCCCAACTACATCGTATACCCTGGAAAGTAATACGTTTTGCGTCGTTTCAATCGCTACTAAATGCTTACCGTCACCTATCCGTATCTTCATGGCGTTCCCTCTCATATCTAGGTGAAAAGACCTATACCCCAAAATCCCCCTATCCGAAAATTTCAACCATAAAAAAATTCCGCCTCCCCCTGAAAACCTACCCCTTTCTAAAAAGACCCCCTCCCCTTTATCTCGCTCCCTATGTAACTCGCTAACGCTCAAACCTTTCCTTAAATGACCTTTCAGAATTCCTCCGTTTAAGACCATGCGTATACTGAATGTGCCAATTACGGATAATAGCAAATTTTAAAAAAATAATGAAGCGGTTTTCCCCAATTTTTACCGCAAATATCTTTATAAATAAAGATGGGATTAATCCGAGTAAATGGTATGGATCTTGATCATATAGCAACTGTAGTTGATCAAATCAAGATCAGCATACAACGAGTAAATGGCACGGATCTTGATGATATTACAACTGTAGTTGATCAAATCAAGATCGAGGAACAAGGGCGATGGCACGACTATGCCCCTTCGGGGCGGGTCAAGCCGTGGCCATAGTTGTTCGATGATCTTTATTTATAAAGACTGTAGGTCATTAAAATAAATAAGGCCGATCTTGATGATATTGCAACTGTAGTTGATATGATCAAGATCGCGGGGGCTTAAAAGAGGCGGTGGTATAAAGGGAAAAGGGCATAGTCAAGCCCCTTAGTATACCTCCGGCCCTTCGGGCCGGGCAAGAACCGGTGGGCATAGACCATGCCAAGGATTATTGAAACCGATCTTTATTTATAAAGATCAGAAAAAATAAATTGGCATGGATCTTTATTTATAAAGATGGGGGCTATTATTTGAAGCCAAGCTTGTGTTGGGCCTCGTGCGGCATAGATACCGGCTCCGGGAGCCGGGTCAGGGCGGCCTCCGGCCGCCAAGGACTAAGGCATCTGGCTATAGGGCTACTGGTTTCTTGCCCCTACCATCTGGGCGATAGGCTAGGGGCTTCGGGGGCACTATGTTAAGGGCCTCGAGCCGGACGATGTCCTTCTGTAACTCTAGTTTGTTACTGATGGCTGCCACCTTCCGCCCCCGGTCATTGGAGACAGGTCCTTCCATGATTTGGTCTAGAGCAGTTACCGCTTGCTGGATGAAGTCCGTAAACTCCTCCAAGGTCCTTCTCTGCTTTAGGGCTTCACACCGCCACGCCTTAGCATCATCTAGGGGAATGTTTGGGTTTTTTCCTTTTAGTTTTTTTACGCATAGTTCTTTCGGTAGTATACTGACCTTTAGAGGAAGCTGTAAAGGCTGCCTCTGTAATTGAAACATGCGGACGCCCTGACCTGGAAGCCGCCCAAGAGCGATTGCCTTCAACCTCCACTCTATGAAAAGCGTGGAGATTGAAGATTATTTTACCTTTTCAGAGAGTTTATTTACGCCTTTCTTTGGCTTCCCGACGCTCTCGAGCCTCAATCAAATCTCTGCCCCATGAGCCTTGCTCATCGCACCTTTTGCCATACCGGCGATGCAAGGTTTTCATAGTTTCTAAGTTATCACCGCAAAGGTGATCCCAGATGTCGTACCACGCCGTATGGAATCTTTGGCCCTTAGCGGGTTTCCAAATCAAGGCATCCGCATGGACGATGGTTAGGACCTTCCCGGCTCTTTCGGCCACCTGGGACAGCCAGGTGCTTACTAACGTAATGACATCGGCATCTAGTTCTATCACGGTCACGCTTTGAACTTCGGGCGTTAAGAGACAGGCACGGGTCACCATACCAAGGCCTAAGCCAGCGATTAGAACATGCCCGTGGGCGCTTCTAATAAACCCCAGGTGGTCACTAATCTCATCCGGGGTATCGCTCATGACTACGCCCCGTTGAGTGTGGTAAAGCCCCGTATAAGTCCCCTCCGGCACCCCCCGGCCCCGGCTGCTACTAATGGCCGCTCGCAGCTCTTCAAACTTTGCCGCTTCTGCACTCACAGTAAACCGTCTGATGCTCCACTGCCCCAATTGCCCCACCGGTACGTCAACCTTATATTGGTCCGTGTATCGTTCCATATCTATTACTACACCGGAGGGGAGAATAATTCAAGTTTTTACGTCATTTTCTTGATATTTCGGGCTATAGCTTGAAACAGCAAGAAAGCTACCATAAACCCCATGAAATTCCTAGGTTCAAGGAACACGCAGGAAAGAGCGTTAAGGGCCATCAAGCCAAGGTACAGGTAACCAGCCCATTTCTTCATGAACCACATACCAACCACACAAATTGAGAGGAGTACTACTCCAATTATGATTAGTATGGGGGATAGTTGCAGTCTCTCCATTACAGATGCGTCGGCAACAGCAAAGCTAATAAGGAGTAGTACTGAGGCGACGACGCTAAGGATGCACACTACGGTCACTCCGAGTGGGCGTTCTAAAGTGCCTACCTTCTGCACTGGTGGGGCTCCTGGTTCAGGTGCAACTGTAGTAGTAGCTATGGGTTGGATTTCGGACGAATCATTTTTTTGTTCGTTGGGCATATCTTTATTTCCTCGTTTTTAGGTTATTCTCTCTAAATTATCTTTCCTAATGATGTTATCTTTCCTAATGATGTTATCTTTCCTAATGATGTTATTTTTTTGAATGCTTCGTGAGTTCAATCATTTCTCTACCCCTTTGCTCTCGGTAAATGTGAAAGTACCATCATCTTGAGAGACATAACCCTTTACACGCTTACCTTTGATTATCCTGTAAGCGGGTATTGTAAAATAGGTGTCGGGTATTCCACAGCGCACGGCACGGATGATGTGATCAGCACAAAGGCACCTTGCTTTACGTGTCATGCCTCCCCTTGAATAGGCGGCTTCTTCAGATTGCACCCATGTGTTATTGAGCCCTTCTATAATGTATACTTTGTAAACCATGGGTTTCACTCAAAGTAAAAGGCCGTTACGCGGGCGTTTTGATAATCGTAAGGCTCATGATGAATGAGTACGCCATCCAGGTTCTTGTACTCTCCACGGGCTATGTTCCGCCACTTCTCTACGCGGGAACAGTTCTGAGCAAGTGCAAAGCCGATAGGGCTCGTGCTCTGTGTAAACCCGTAGACATAGCCGTTCTTTTCCAGGTGCTTCTCTGCCTCAACCTTCGAAGCGAAAATCTCCGCCTTTTGGATTTTCTTGCCCGCGATTTTGGCAATCTCTTCCGCCGCATTCCTAACTTTTTCTACTATGGTCGGCATATCTAACTCCTTTCTTGTTACTACACCGGAGGGGAGAATAATTCAAGTTTTTAGAGAGCTTCTTGAGTGGCGGCAATACATTCAAGATGGCGGCCCACGGAGGGCAACGGATCCGTCCCCTCGTAATGTTTACTGCCATCCTTACCATTTCGAATGTAGTCCGGCCGTCCAATCCTGAATAAAAGGCATTCAGGCCGACCGCTCACGCCGGTTCGAATTAAGAAACGACATTTCCCACAAAAAGGTCCCGTGGCCTCTATCTTTAAACCATATACAGTTAAAAGAATCATCTAAATCTCCCTCAAAAATTGAGCTTTTCGATTATACCCCCGCCAGTATTCGTTTACTTTACGTCTACGTACTCAAACACCATCGCAAGCACGTCATCGTAGCTGCCTGCCGCTATAGCGCGATTTCTAAACTCTTGAGCTTTTTCTGCTTGCCCAGCACGCTTGAGTACATTGCTTACCCGGCCAATAATGGCAAATACGTTGCCGTCTTCACCTATCAATTTGCACACGGGCTTGGTTTCTGCATTTACATTTTGAGCATTTTGTTTCATCTATTACTACACCGAGAGAAGGAATAATTCAAGTTTTTTAAGAATTTGCTTTGTACCCAGCTAATGTTTAATGTAACTTAGCGGAGAGGGAATCTAAAAATTCCTCGATAATTGAAATTGCCTAAGGTTTCTTTTATTATAAGCTGCTCATTAGGGGAGCCCCTGTCGCGTCTCATGGACCTCCCCCGATCCCGGACGCTCTGACGGGGCTCCCCTTTTTATCCGTATGAATGTTTTTGACTCTATAGGGGGCAAGGTCGGATAAAAATTCTTCACTCAATTCTAAGAACTTGAATTATTCTTTCCCCCGGTGTAGTAATAGTTATGCCAAATAACTATGGGGAGGTTGTAATGAGGGAAGAGAAACTTGTTGAGCGAAGAGGTAAGACAGACTGTGCCGACGAAGAAGTTCGCGTTCAAGTAACCAGGCTTGGGGATGATTACAAAGTGTCAATACAATCTACCAAGACAATTTCGACCGTAACCGCGACTTCTAACAGTACGTTAGCACCTGCCTTCACCGCTGCTCTTAGGGCTGCCATCTTGCAAGGCATCAGCTTTTCTTCGGCTGTGATAACCACAAAACGTGCCTATCAAGCGGCCGGAAACGTGCTTTTTTCAGATGAGCCCTCTTATGACTGTTATAAAACAAGCTAAAATAAGAATCAAGCCGGACGCCCAACGCTTAGAACAAGCTATTGTTATACATGAGGTATCCACTGGGTATTTGGCCCGTTTGGGCCGTCAAGAAATATCTCGTGATTCAAGTCTTGACCGGGTTATGAAAGATGTGCAGTCATGGTGCAAAATAAGATGTGCGTCTAATTATCCCGAGATATACATTGTAAATCTTCCTAGTAGCATTGCTTTACTTGACCCACAAGGCAATCAATTGACGGAATGGCGCATAAACTCTCATTAGGAAAAAAGGAAATATGAAAAACTACATTACTCACGACGGAAAAACGGTATCGAGTGCAGAGGTACGAAGAGCAAGTGCAGAGGACCATTGTTGGAAGTGCGGTAAGCCCCTGGCAATCATCCGTAACAAGGATGCTTATGACAGCATTGAAGAATGCATAGCTGACGGCCTAGATCCTAACAAGGAGTGCGGAGCCGCCTGTATAAATTGCGGAGCTGAATCCTAAGCATCACTTTTTCCCCGGCGTCCGAATCTTAGTTTATTCTTCTTCAATCCCTCCTAGCTCAATTACATCTTACCTTCGAAAAAACTTGAATTAATTCCCCCACCGGTGTAGTAATAAAAGTAAAGTAAAATTCTACTAACAATCTAACAGGGAGATCAGTATGTCAAAGTCAGTGAAAGAGATAATTGAGGGACAGGTAGATGAACTTCGAGTAGCCACTATGGAAGTTCACAAAATACAGGAGGCCAGTGCCAAGCAGTTGGAAGGCGTAACTAAAGCGATAGGGGAGAGCCTCAAGTCCCCTATAAGGCGGATGTGGGCCAAGTTGGCCGGTAAAGAAGCCACTCTTGCGCCTCTAGAAGAGATCGTGATGGACTTAGGGGAAGTTACGAATTCGTTAACGGAGTGTGTACATGCCGTGGATTCGATAGAAGCGATCGGTCCCGGAAACATGCTGAAAGCCGTCACGGAAATTCATGAGGTGGCCGAAAGAAGCACGCTGCGGCTCAGGACCTTAACCTTAACCATGGAAGAAACTCTCAAGTCGCCCGTAGCGAAGTTAGCGGCCATGGCGACCGGGAAGAGGGCATTCTTCAACAAGCTGATTGACATAGAGAATAATCAAGCTTCGATCGTGGCTTGCCTAGCAGATTGCGTCAGCGGCGTGGCACAGATGAAGGAAGTTGCGGATGTGCAACGCGGAGTGACCTCCATTCCGGCTCCGGCCGCCGCCCAAGAGGGCAAGTAAAGCTAAACGTTTCCGGCTGGGGTGTGTCTCCCCCAGCCCAATTCGTGTTTCAAACAGAAATCCTATGTAGTCTGAGGTGCCTTAGATGACAGATCACTTTTCCATTGGTAATGACGAACTTGAAAAGCTGCCCGAGGCGGAAGAGCTGGCTCAATGTCCGCGTTGCTTAGGCGTGCATCCCATCGTGTGGAGCACCGATCCCAAAGGGCAGCCAACTCGCGTCTTGGGGACCGTTCTATGTGAAGGAAAGCACTGGTTGGTGGCCGTGGCCGGGAAGTTAATACCACCCAACACATTCAAGAGCCCGAAGAGAGCCGCGACGGCCTGAAGTAAGAGTTGAGTATGTCTAAAAAACCTGACGAAACAGTTAGAATGATCTGGATCTATCTCGAAGTAAAACGGCAGTTTCTAGAACTCAAGCGTACCGATCCCCGGTTGGATTGGAATTACCCTCCTACGCCTCCAGGAAAGGTCTACTTTCGCAAAGGCTATAACCCAAAGAGTGGATTTAATTATTGCTGCTGGGGCCATACCAAAGCCGAAGCGGCGGCCAAATACAATGAACTGTGGTTGAAACAAATCAAAGAGATCCAGGAACGAGCGGACAGAGAAATAGCCGAGCTACGAAAGCGGCTTGCAGCCGAAAACGTTTAAGTTATGCCCTCATGAAAAGAGCGTTCAACTCCGCCTTTAGGTCTTCCGTAGTAGGGGCCACACGACTGAAATCGTCCAAAAGGGCCAGCACTAACACAACGTCGATGGTGTTTACAGTCACATCATACCCAAGCTCTTTGCAATATCGGGCGAAACGAACCTCAGTGGGATTTTTTGGGTCAATTTTCAGTATAGCTTCCATATCTATTACTACACCGGAGAGAGAAAAAATTCAAGTTTAAAGGCAGGGGTTTAGGTGTTTAAAGATAGAAAGCTGGCCGCCTTTTTTCTGTTGACAATACAGCTCGTTAGCGTGCCTTACGGCGACGGTTTTATTATTGAATCGCTGATCGGATTGCCCGGCCGGAGTGAAGACGCTCCACTTGGAATCATCCAAGCTAAGAATGAGATCGTAATAGAATCCGCCCCAAACGCGAGCTGTCAAACCCGTACGAGTCTTTTTCCAACTAAGCCGGTCCATATCTATTACTACACTGAAAACCGAGAAAATTCAAGATCAAAAACTTGAATTATTCCCTTCTCCGGTGTAGTAATAGAAGAGTACTAAGGACAAGTTAAACTTGAACGGGTGAGTCATTCTTAGTGACACAGACAGCGTAGGGATGTGTATGATAATGATGACTGCTTCCTTACTAAATTGTGTTTTACCCTATAAGAAAACAAACTTGTGGTGTACAACTCTTTCTCACTCCCGGCTGTATTAAGGGATAACTTATGAAGGAATCTAGCAATGTCTATAGCAATCTATGAAGAGGGACAAGAGATAGATCGAGTATCCGAAATGCCTAAAGCATATGATGTAATAACGAACCGCTTAGAAGTAAGTTCCATACGCTTGCTGTTACAAGAAAACTTAGAACAAGGCGTTCGCTGGACCCATCAAGGCTCGGGTCGTTCTATTGAAGTGCTCTTCGAATAACAAAAACCTAAGATCAGAAAAAGATGAAAATAAACATCCTAAAAATAAATATCCTAAAAATATACCGCCGAATCATAAAAGCTTCGATTCATAATAGGGGTGTACGATTAGTAAGGGACGACATTGTAAATTTAGGAATACGTTCCTTAGGCAAATCCGACGAAGTCTGGCAAAAGGTGTTTCAAGCTTACTTCCACTTAGAAGGAAAGCTCACTTTAACCAAGGAAGAAGTCGCCCACCTGGCCAAAACTATTGAACTACGAGACACCCTGAGGCCGCCCGCCATGAGAGGGAAGAGCCTGTGGCCGTTAGCCTAAGCAAAGCGTAATATACTATCAAAGGAATTTTGATATGGGTGACATTACTATATTTTTCAAAGATGGCCACGTTATTGGCTCCTGCCCTGTTGGTCACGAACAGGAGTGGGTCCAGCCTGGGAAAGGTAGGGAATCACAGAGCTATAACTCTACTAAACGCTCAACCGATGAATGTTGGCATAATTGGGCAAGGGCTCGTGTTCACGTATCTGAAGAAATAGCCCAACGGGAACTTTGACAGCTAAAGCCGTGTTTTAGCCACAACCAGTTCATATCTATTATTACAAAAAGAGAATAATTCAAAATCAAAAACTTGAATTATTCTCTTCTGCGGTGTAGTAATAGATATGGCAAATTCATGTCTATGCCCAGACGCACGAATGGTACACAAAATCCGTGAACTCTATACGGCCGTGACGTCTAATTGTGAGCAAGACCTTCAAAATCGCTGCCACATTGGAACGTGGCTATGCCCTCTTTTTATAGAACCCCCTATAGTGATTGATGAGAGAAAAGAAGACCATGAAAAGGTATAATTACCCTCTGGTTTGCAAAGCCACCTCGAGGGTTGGAAGCTGCCACATCAACCGGACGATCGGAGGCCAGGGGTTGTCTTACAACGAGGTCCTAAAGAAAATTACTATGGAGCGCGAGCGGGATATGCATGACATTCGGGAGTTTGAAGGTCAGATGTTGAGCATTCAAGACCTTACCGGCGCGGTGCATCAACGGAAGATTACACTAGACTTAGCTTGAGAAAAACTTGAATTATTCTCTTCCTCGGTGTAGTAATAGATATGGGTAAAGACGAAAGAATTCCATTGAAGATTAAAGTGGGGGAGCTGTTTACCGGTCGCAAATCATTGCGTCCTTATAAGACCTGCTACAGCATAACGTCTACCTATATGGACGAAGTTTATACACACGGCTATCACGTTACCGCCGAATCCAAAACCGATATTACGATGGTGTTACGGGCGTTACTCATACGTCAAGGGACCACTTGGGCAGAAGCTAACAAACGGGCGGTGGCCGTTGCTAAAATGACTCCGACCAGCTGGGGCACCTATGATACCCTCTTGTAAAAAAGAAAGAATCTAACCGATGGTTATAAAGTTTCGAGTAACAACCCATGACGGAGAAAATTATGTGGGGCCAATTCAAGGGAACGGCGGAAAGATAGGCAACTCCGCTCTTTACTTAGGATTGGCCGCCACCCGTGATATCGCTTTGAGGGACCTGCGTAAGCAAATTGGACGGGCTAAAGACCATAGAAGCATACAGATCTACGAGCCTAAGCCGTTCCACGTGGCTATCTATCCGGACTACAGTGACGAGGGCGATGGAGAGCCCTTAGCTGTCAGTCTGCTCGATGATCACTTTGAACTAGCTCCGGAGTGAGCCTAAAGGATAGGCGATGGCTTACTGCAAACGCTCTGGATATTGCTGCATCATGTATGACGTAATTATTGCCATCGAAGAGCCAGATTGTCAGCTCGGACTTTATCACAAACCTACTGGCGTTCGTTGCCCGCACCTGAGCTTCGAGCCGGAAACTGGAGACGCCGTCTGTGCTGTTCATGATGAACCTTGGTTCCCACAAACCCCGTGCTACTCTTTTAATAACCCGGACATTGATCCGGACGCCTGCTGTCATAAAGGCGGCTGCCGCATTGGACCGTACGTAAGGGAAAAAGAAGGTGGCTGCTTAGCCGAGTTCATGCAAGTCCACTCTAAAGGTCAAGTTGAAAGGTTAGGTGCTTGGTCGGACTGGCAAGATGGCGTAGAAGAAGATGATTAAAACGCTTGGAGTTCAAAGCCCAAATTGTATCGATTGTCTCCTTTCTTTTAGGGATTATAAGAAGCGTGCTCGTTGCAATCATCCCGAAGCCAATAGGATGAAAGTACGCATCTATTGGTCGGAGCCCCCGGAGAACTGCCCTCTAAGAAAAGGGCCTTTAATCATTAAACGGGTCTTCTAATTGGAGAAACACAGATGACGCTCTTTGCAGTAATTTATGATAAACTCTTTCCTACATGTGATTGTTGCGGCAAAAAAGTGCTCAGATGGACTAAGCTTGTTGAATATACCCCTTGCATAATACGTGCTCATGGTTGTGGGCCTATTGATTATTTCAAAAGCAAGAAGCTTTGTTTGAGATGTAATAAATATTTTGAGTACTTTTAGATTGTATTGGAAAGTCCTTCCTCCTAAGCGATGATAGTCCCGGCTCACTTGACCAAAACAGGCTTGTGGGCTATCCCCAAACAAATCTTAAGGAGTAAACTCAATGCCTGAAGATAAAGACCTCGCCTACCGTCTTCAAAAAATAGTCTCTAATATCCCTGACCTCAACTCCAGAGCTAAGATCTTCCTTGAACAGACGCTTATACCAACCCTAGAAGCCTTCATGGACCAAGACCTGGATTTCTTATCTATAGTGGCCCTGAGCCATGACCTCGCCATTCAAGATTGGTTCCATACCGATTATGATAATGTCCTCTATGAAGCTTCCGGCCGCCTCCAAGCCATCGCTGGGCTACTATCCGCTTATGCCCTCCAGAGCGATATGAAGCCCTCTGAAGAAGATTGTGAAGCTTGCAACTGCCCTGATTGCTCTCCTACCGAAAAAGAGGGCGCTAACTAAAAAAGGAGAGTACTCATGACCTGTCATTACCCTACCCTATTAGCAGAAGCCGAAAGCAAACTCCTAAAACTTGGATGGGAAAAAACCAATGGCTCCTATTCTTCGGGTAAAGATAAAAGCATAGGTTACCCCCTAACCCTAGCTCTGGAAGCTGAAAGCAAACTCCTAACTCAAATGGTGCTCGACTTGAAAAACTTCGCCCCACAAGAACCCGCTTCCATAGAAAAGGTCAACACTACATATCAGCATGAGGATGTCCTTACACGCCTCCATAGCCTAGAACTCAGCATGGCCGCCCATAAACAACAAATAAGTAAGCTCGATACGTTTAGAGCAACCCTCCTTCAAGGAATAAAAGCGTCCCTCCTCCCGGATGCCCAAGAGTGGCTTGCAGAAGAAAACCCAAAGCCAAATAAATAAATAAATAGCCTCATCTTTATTTATAAAGATCCCTACCCTTTATTTATAGCCTCATCTTTATTTATAGCCTCTGGCTATTTTTTAATTTCAAAAATCCGTACCTCCCTATTTTTATAATTGGATAGCCGCAATAAATGGTACGGATCTTGATTTGATCAACTACAGTTGCTATATCATCAAGATGGGGCTATTTACTCTCTCTATTCCGATCTTGATTTGATCAACTACAGTTGCTATATCATCAAGATCCCTCGAACGACAATGGCATAACCTTTGCCCGGCCTTCGGGCCGGGCGTGGTGAGCCTTAGGTCACTCGAATATTCTTCCTATCTTTATTTATAAAGATCCTCATAATTATTTTCATCTTTATTTATAAAGATCCCACGTATACACGAGCCATGCTCCGCCCCGTAGGGGCGGCTGGCATTGTCAATGTAAAATTCACATGCCTGCTGAATAAAATTGTCAGGCCGGAAATACCGTTACCATTGTAATCTAACAGTGCGAAATCATTTATTGTTTTGTACAAGAACCATGCCAATATATTTTCCATATTTTCCAACCTTTTCAGAAAATAAGTTTACATTCTGACTGTACAGGATCTTGATAAATAGGGTTTTGAAAAATAGAAGTAATCAAATAAATTGGATCAATCTTTATAAATAAAGACAGGATGAATAATCTGAGGGTAATGGGGCTTACCCGGCCGGGCCTTCGGGGGGCACGGCAAGGTTATTCCCATTACCTAGACTACCGTAGAGTGGAAGGAGGTGCATAAGCGACAACCGAGGCATGGCCCTGGGGCTGGGTGATAAGGCTTAGGGCGTGTCATAGAGGCTTGGGGGCGGAATTGACGCTGTTACTAGTACTAGATAGGGTTTAGGGCGGGATTAGGGGATTGAGGGGGCTCTGATAGGGGTATGGAAGGCTTTAGGCAACCTTCTTGGAACAAAGGGGGGGGTTGATTAAATAAAAGGTCAAAGGCAAACTAGCTTGGTGTTATTTAGAGATTGGAAAGAGCAAGGTTGAGAAAGGGATAAAGTTGCTGTGTTCAGATTCCACATAAAGGATTACATAGGGCAAAGAGTCTGCGAGCACGTTAGACTAAAACTAGATTTTCCTACTGATGTACAAAATGCGGGTGAAAAGGTTAGGTACACCTTGGGTCACGAAGGAACTCAATGCTTCTGTAATTTGAGACTTCTTACGGGGCTTTCAGGGGAAGATTTGTTTCAAGCTTTAGAGGAGCTTAGGGACAAAGGAGTGGTTATTTTCTTAGGGGGGCCTTTTCGACTATTTAGTGGGAAAAGTTAGTTGGGAGATATGAATGACGCGGCGTAAGAAAGCTCCTCCTCCCCCTCTTGGCATCATTGTTCCCTATGTGAGTTTCCTTTACGCTATTGCCTGGGGCTTCTTTCTATCTTCGGGAGACGTGATTCTGTCCGACGTGTGGTTTTCATTATATGCCTAGGGAGCTTCCCCCTGCTTTGGGACAGCTTTTAAACTGGCTAGAGCATCCGCATAAAAGGGCATCTTTATTTATAAAGATAATTACGGGATTTTTTGAAATAAGGGAAGCTGAACCTTGATAGGCCAGGGTTCCGGTGTAATACTAGCTTGTGATCTTTATTTATAAAGATAATTACGGGATTTTTGGGTTAGGCAGAGGTGCAGAATCTTTTCTTTTTTAGGAATTATGAATACAAAGCGTCCTGATTGTTTAGCTTGTGGGGTATGTTGTTGGGCTATGGAAGAGGCCAAGCTACTGGATTCTTGGGGTCGGAAGCACATTGTAGAGGTTCCCTGGAATGATCCTCACGCTTGGGTAGGGACTTACGGAGCCATTGAGACCAAGTGGCGAACGATGAAGGCTGGTCCTTTGAAAGGGCGGGAGATTCTTATTTGTGAAGCTTTACGAGGCTCGATGCTTCATCGAGTTAAATGCAGTATTTATGAAAAGAGGCCTTCGGTTTGTAAGGTGACTTTTCGGCCTGGGGACTTAGCATGTTTGAAGTTGAGGAGGAGGCTTGTAAGTGAAACATACAAGGTGTCTAGACAAGAAGACGCCACAAGAGGTCCTTGAGGTTTTAGAGCCTTTAGAAAGCCTCCAGTTCCTATCTTAGATGAACAGAGCTAATCTTGGCTTTTCCGCCTATAAAGGCAAAGGGGAGCCATTTAGAGCAAGTGCTGGGCATTACGAAAGCGATTAGAAAGGAAAGATATGATTCCGAAACATCTTCTTCCGCGTACCGTGTTACTAGAAGTTGTCAACCACGAGGAGTACGTTGAATACGAATCTGAACTTGACCCTGACGGCAAACAAACTTTGAAGCGTAGCCTTGATGGCAAGCCCATTAAAATTGAAGGTTCCGAAACCGCTTTCCTTCATTTGAAAGCCCTTGATGGTAAAATCATTCGAGCGCAGATCTCGCATGAAAATCTTGACAAAATCTTAGCTCTCAGATTTCCTGAAGACTTTGACAAGAAATAAAGGCTATTTATAAAGATAATTGCGGGCTTTTTCGGTGTAGAGCTATTATGGAAGCTCCAAATTATGACGAAAGACAAGTTTGAGACCTTAATGCGTGAGATCACTATAGCGAAGGCGAAGCTTGAAGCTGCTAATATGGCCGTAGATCGAATATGTCTTTCCGAGAAATACCTAGATGCCGTCCGTGGCCATCTAGGTCATTTTAAGAGAATTAATGGCAAACGGTCTTTACTTGGGTATCCGGTTTACAGGTCCTTGGGTTCTTACGTTAGGTCTTCGGCTAAATTTGGCAAGAAGGCCATGTATATAGAGTTTTCAGGGCTAGCGGATTAATTCATGCATCTTTATAAATAAAGATATTTAGCGGGTTTTTGAGGTGTAGAGCTATTGCATGACAAAAGACAAATTTGAGACTTTGATGTCCGAGATAGCTAAGGCGAAGAGCAAGCTTGAAGCTGCTGATGTTCCGGTGGATCGTATATACATCACCAAGGAGTACCTAGATGCCATTCGTGGTTATGTAGGGCATTTAGAGAGGCTTGAGGGTAAGCCATCTTTATTTGGGCATCCGGTTTTTAGGGGGCCGGAATCGTTAGTTACCTCTTCGGCTAAGTTTGGCCTCCGGTGTGTGAAGATAGAGTTTTCGAGGCTAGAGGATTAATTCCAGCCATCTTTATAAATAAAGATATTTAGCGGATTTTTCAAGATGACTAAAGACGAAGAACTAACCGTACGCCTCCAACAAATAGTCAAACGTATTCCTGAGCTTCCCCCTGGAGCCCAAGCCTTCATTGAAAGGAACATTTTACCGGCCTTGGAAGCCATCTTAAACGATGACCTAGCTTTCCTTGCTATCGTAGCTTTGGGTGAAAACACTACAGTCCAAGATTGGTTCCACCTTGATATTGAGGGGGTCTTATATGAAGCCTCTGGCCGCCTCCAAGCTCTCTCTAATGCCCTTACCACCTGCGCTATGCATGTAGCCTTGAAAGACGAACAGGAGCCTTGTGACTGCCCTGAATGCTCTAAAAAAGAGGGCGCTAACTAGATCCCCTTATGGACAAAGGAGTTTTATGCCAGAGGATGATTTATGATTAATCTCTTTAGGAAGGTTTTGTCTCTTTTCAAGCTTCGCCGGGTTACGATTGAAGAGTCTTTGAGCAATCCGGTTAGGAAGCCTCTTGAGGAAGGCTTCACTGATAAAGCTCCTAACTGGCTCATAGCCCTAGAAGCCCATAACTTCCTAGTCCGGCAAGGTTGGATAAAGGACCAAGACTACTATCTTCCGCATAAAGACGCCAAAATCCGATACCCTTTAATCAAGGCTCTGGAAACCGAAAGCGAACGCCTAACCGACTTAATCACCACGCTCAAAGAAGCCCCTGCATCCTTCGATCCTAAGGACCCTCTTTCTTTAGAAGGGATTTTGGATCAAATAAACAAGTCGGTTGCGTTTCAATTACGGAAGAGATCTTAGGATCACTCCCTAGTCTTCTCTAAGGCAATTACATGAAGCGTTATGTTATTCGGCAAGTTTTACTTCGGAGTGATGGGTTTGTAGGGGAGATGGTTATTATTAGGGAAGGTATTTCTACCCTACTGGAGAGGTATTTAATGCCGTCCAGGGGCGGTTCTATAGGTGCGGGCGATTTTTATGGGTGGGAGACTGAGGTAGAGGCTATTAAGGCGTTGGAGAGCTTTCTAAAGGCTAATCCGAAGGATTTAAGAGGTACAACCAAGTTTTATCTCGTTGAGATTGATTTTAGCGATAAGGGGAGGATTGATCGGGAGGTGCGGGAGATATGAGTGCGAAGCCTAAGATTTACAAGTGCAAGGTAACGATTGAGTACATGGCTCTAGCTACATGTGAGAAAGACGCAATAGAGCTTGCTGAGGAAGCCGTTCGGACGGACGGCGTACATGGGGGCGTAGTAGCCGAGCCTTACCGAGGGGTAATGGCGGATGGTTGGAGCCTACCTTGTTTACTTTACCACCCGGCTATAATCATTAGCGGGAAGGAGTACGCCAAGGAAGACGAGATAGAACTTGGGGCTGCTCTTGAATTGCTGAAGGTTTCCGCCACCGTTATAACCAAGGAACAAGCATGACGAACGGTGAGTCCCACTCAATAAGTAGGTGGGCTTACTTTGATTTTGATGAACCTCATTCTGTAAAAGAAGATGAGGCATCAGCGGTTAATTTGTCTCAAGAAGGATAAAAGTCAAGAGGGACCTTTTGGCTTGAACTTCTCTTTTCTTCGGTGTAATAATAGGAGTTATGCTAGAAAAAGAGATAAGAGTAGAGATAGAGGAAGTTCTAAAAAGTCTACTAATGTCGGGGTGGCATAGGAAATTATTATCTTACCTTTTGTTTTTTATCAACTTGAGAGAGTACGTTGAAGAGCGGCCCTTACTATCGGCCATTGTTCTTCATGAAGGGGGCTCTGAGCCAGGGGTTGGATTTTTCAAGCTTGCGGAATTTCTGGATTTAGACTGTTCAGATCGTGTTAAGTTCCATAGCGAAGAGATGAAGCGAGTGATGGCTTATTGGCAGTAAGCAACATATCTTGTGAAAATAGGTACTTTCGTTGAGGGCTTGTGAAATGACAAACAAAAAGCAAGAGAAGGCATTTCCGCTCAAAAAAGGGCGAACTAAAAAACTTGATGGATCAAGCATAGTTTCTGGACCTTTAACAAAGGAGGGAGCAACTTTTTTCGCCTCAGTGCGAAGAGGCTATGCTGCAAGTGCTTGTTTAACTCCAAGTAAAAACAGAGTCCGAGTTGGTCTCATATCTCCTGGTGGTGAAACTAACTTAGCGTTGAGTGCTGAACAAGCTTTAAAGTTTGGCCAACAAATCATTGATTTGGCTAAAACTATGCTTCCTCAAGGAAACACTCTCAACTCCTCTTACAATGAAACGAAGGGCCAACCGCAAAAATCGGCGGCTTTGGAATGGATCAATAGTATTGATCCAGGATTTTTAGGTAACCCATGAAATTTCAGCGTCAATTCAGGCTTTTTTCTTTGCTTACCGGAGCACGGTGTTCCAGCATAAATGAGTAACGAAGCTAAGGAGCGCCTCTTTTATCATCCTGAGTCCGATTGCGCGATGTTTTATACGGACGAAGAGGTTCGTCAATCAAATGACCTTGATTTCATGCAACTGGTAGAGGTCATTGAAGGCGATCCTATATACCCGCGTGTGTACCAGCTTGCAATTAAAGGCACGGTAGCGAAATGAAATCCTTCATTATAAGACGGGTTGAGAAGGACGAAAAGGGGAGGGAAGGAGAGAGGTTTTTATCCCCTCTTGCAGACTATCGGGGGCAGCATCCTGACTTTCCTGGTTGGGTGACCGAAGCTGAAGCTCTTGAAGCGTTGAAGGTGTATTTACGAGCTTTGCCAGGCGGGGGTATTGATGAGAGGAAGCGTTATCGTTTCATTCTAGTTGCGGTGTACGTTACCCGGACGGATCGAGACGTAAGGGAGCTTTAGGGGTCTATGCCTACTGTGATTATAACGAAAGAGGAGTCGTTGAAGGTAGAGACGTGGGAGTTTACTTGCTACGATCACACTTTATGTCTTGACAGTTACAGGTGCGAAAGACGCAAGACTGCTAGGCATAAGTTTAGGCTTGCGTCTCGATATGATTCTAGTGACCGGCGTGGGTACGCTCAATCGTTAAGGGCTCCCTACCTTCCTTTAGAGATTGCGGCTGAGGCCTTAGATAAGTTCCGGGGTTCCCTTTTTATTGGAGTTTGAAAATGACCGAATGTTCAGATTGCACCTTGGATTGCGATATGCGTTCCGATCGAATTGGCAAGGGGGAGTTCAAGATTAGGGGCCAGCATAACGGAATCATAGATAAGGTCACTCCCACGGATCTGTACTATGATCTGAATGTTGGAAGACCTCTTTCCTATGACCTTAGAGATCTTTCTGTTGCGGATAAAGAGAAAGCGGTTGTAGGGGCTAAATTCAGGATGTGTTTTGGTGTTTATGATAGTCCATCGGGCCAGCGTATGTTTGTAAATACGTTTAGGTTTCTACCAACAGACATTGGAAGCCCATGAAATCTTACATTATAAAGCAAGTTGAGCGAGAGGAAGAAGCGGCTAAAGTCCAAGAGGAGGGCCTCTTTACGAGAATACCCGCCATACCTCGTGGGGATCGATATTTCATACCGAACGAAACGTATCATGAAGAGCATCCAGGTTCCTATGGATGGGAAACTCAAGAGGACGCTCTTGAGTTCTTTGAGAGGTATTTAAAGGAACTTGAGCTGTCAGGTGGGAGGGATAAGTTCCGATACTTTTTGGTAGAGGTTACCTGGGAGGATTTGAGGGAAGTTTGAAGCTTTTAGTAAAAATAAACGGGAATAACCATACGCAAGTTAAGTTTGAGGCTTACTGCAAAGAGCTAGGTTATGATCTTTCCCACATAAGTTATGCTGAATTGGAGCAACTTATAGAGAAGTTTTGCAAAGCGGCTCCTGACGGGTATGATGTAACGAGGTATCGTTTACTCGTTTTAGCTTGGGACCCTACGTGAGATGATTTTACAGACATAAATGGAGAACCTTTAATGATACAAATTGAAATAGATAAAGGTCAATCGTATATCAAGTGTAACGGGGAGCTGGTTGGTTTCTTTTCCACTTTTATTGTAAGCGGGGACAAATGTTATGCCTTGGCAAATGTGACTGTTGATAGTAAGGGATACCCTTGCATACCCGAAGCACTTAAAACGTTTGCCGCATTGTTGGAGAAAGAGGGGGTTTAGGTATACTATATGCTTCCTAGCGATTCAGTGACGCTCAAAGGAAAAGAAATCCCCAAAGAAACGATAATTGAAATATAAATTCAGGCGTTTTCTTTATTTCCATTGGTATTTTTTCATCCGGTGTATAAAGGCCGGTGTAGTATTTTCCACAAATTCAAGAGGAGATTAGAATCAGATGAAGATGAGATTTTTTTCTATAGTAGCGGTACTTAGTTTCTTAGGATTACTGGGGTGTGCTCAAGACGTACCGCAAGCGCACAAGGGCCAGATGTTTGGCAAGACTGGGCCACTCTGTCTTTGGCAAGGGACGGTTGGTCTCAACGGGCCGGTAGTTGAACCGGGGACGCACTTTACGGGTTACTATGACGAGATCAAACTTTTAGAGTGTGGTGAGAAGACAATAAAGGAGCCTTTGACGGCTTTGACCAAGGACAACGTTCAGTTTTCCTTGGATGTCTACATTCGCTATAATCCCAATTGTACTGACCTTGCGGCCGTGCAGTTTTTACTAGCGAGGATAGCGCCTAAGGATGAGGGCAGCCGAACGATAACGGCCATACAGGTATACGAGACTTACGTACGCCCAGTCATAGGCGAAGCGGTACGTGAGGCGGTACAGCCAATTATAGCCAACGACATAAATGACAAGCGGGACGCTATATTTGCTTCAATTCGAAAGAAGTTCAGTGACGCTCTTAATCAGCATAAGCCCCTACTTGTTATCACGTCGATCAACCTTTCTAATCTCAACCCTCCATCCGGGGTTTTGACGGCTAACACGAACCGAGCCTTGCAAGCGATTTACAAAGATACAGCCATAGCGGAACGGGAAGCGGTAAACGCTCAATTTGACACTGCGGTAATACGTAACAAGTTAGCGGAGCAAGAAGGTAAGAATGAGGCCATCCGGATTGACAAGATAGGATCGGCGCTTCAACGCAATCCTGAGTATTTGCAGTACGATTTACAGCAAAGGATGCAGGGGATTTACAAGACGGCCGGGGAAAAGGGCAATATGATTATTGCGGCTCCGAGCCCTCAGGTTATCATAAACCGCAAGTAGGTTTTCAAAACTAATACTTAGGAGGGATTGTGAAATCATTCGAGGTTTCGAGATTTTTAAAACTATCTACCGCTTGCCTACTTGTTTTCGTGTTCTGTAGTGGTGAAAGTGGCTGCGATGATACTTCTGAAATCAAGAAAGCGAACAGTGCTAAGATAGAGCAGGTTAATAACTTGCTCGTAAAGCAACCAGCAACAACAGTAAAATTCTCCATGGATCGTTATATACTGAACGAGAGAAATGTCAGGTTCAACGATCCAAACAAGATGTGCTACCTTTACGTCGTTATGAGTGATGGGACTTGGTTGAAGGTTACTATTGTAGGTAAGGTAACAAGCACAAGTAAGAGGTTAAGCTCACCTACTATGGAATACTCAGTGTATGGGAACAACAATCCCCTTGGTCCAGCACCAGATGATATGGGAGTGTTTGGTGAGTCTGTCGGTGCGCATGTTGGACTAACAACGATTGGCAGTATGATTGAATTCGGAGGTTTTATTTCTTACATCTATTCCGAAGTACCCCTTCCTTTTACTGGTCTTGCTAAACAGATAGTCGAGATCAAAGTTGAGGCAAGTCAGGAAGAAAGAACAGAAATGATGCGCAAACTCGAGGATCTAAAAAAGAGGGCGAAACAATGAAAACTTTAGGCTTAGCCTTCGCTGTTATTTTGGGCATCATAGCTCTTGTTGCACTCGGCTTGGTGTGCAGAAGTTATGACACAGCCAATAAGATGGCTGACAGGACAGTCTTCAACGCTGACCAGCATGTTTGGAGCTATGAGGAATTCTACAAAAAGTATAACGCTTACGTTGTGTATCAAAAACAAGTTGCTGACGCGGAGGCTAGTATAAAAGAATATGATTCTAAGGGAATTACTGGAAGTGCCGAGAGAGATAATCTGGTAATGACCCGTGAGGGCTCAAAGCAGATGATGAACCGAATCGCTATGGATTATAACGCCATGTCCCAAATCGCCTATCAGAAGATTTGGAAGGGAAAAGGGCTTCCTGAGAAGTTGGAATAGGGGACAATAGTTTGGAAGCTCAAAAAGTGACTAAAGAGACAACTGCGATTATGACCGGGATAGACCCTGTTGAGGCGGTACGCCTCAGGTATGCCATTCCAGCGATGGAAAAGACAAAGCAAGAATGGGCAATAACACTTAGATTCGCAGTGTGGTGCCTTAGCCTTGTACTTATTCCATTACTTACGTTGGTTATTATTCCGGTTATTACAAAGATACAAACAGCGGAAAAAATTGCCATAACAATGATCTGGGCGTTAGCTGGGATTTGGATTGCACATGATCTCTTTGATATTGTAAAACTGTTGTTAGATCGCATCTGCCCACAAAAGAAATCAATTACCAATGATTTATAAAGCGTATTTAGTTCAAGAAGGCGGCGGTTGTGACTATACAATTGGTTGTGGAGTTAGGGTAATGGATTTAAAGGTGACTACGCTTGAGCAAGCCGTCACTGAGCTAGAGGGAATTGTGAAAGACTTCACTGCCGAGAGTAGTTTACAGTCCGCTGAGGTTTTTGCAATTGAGGAAGTAGTGGCGGTAGACACTAAACGTATTTATGCAGATCTCGCACGTGAGCGTCAAAGGAAGATTGAAATAAGACAGGAAGCCTCAGACCGATTGGAGTATGCCAGGCTCAAGGCGAAGTTTGGGGGTTAGGAGGGTTATTGATGTATTGTTCAGAAGATGTCGAGTGTGCAAGGAGAAATGAATGTGAACACGAAGAGATGAAACGGCGGGAGGAACTTAAATATAGTCCGACTTACGATAACGCTGGGCCATTTACAATTATTTGGGGTATTGTTGTTACAGTATCCATAGTTATAATCGCTATTGGTATGATTTATGATTTCTTAAAATAGATAGGTTTGATAGATCTTTTCACTTTTTAACATCCACAGAGGTTCCTTGAAAAGAATGATAACAATATCTGATGAGCTTTTTGCTTGTCCCGCTCCGGAAGCTGCGGTTGATTTAGTGATTAATCAACTAAGGGGGTCATTGCCCACCCCTATTGATGACGATGTAAAAGGAGTTATAAAAAAGAGTTTTCTATTAGGGGTAGCATACGAAAAAAATAAGAAAACGGACAAAGGTTATATAGAGGGGTTAGAGCTTCAAGTAAGCAAAAGCGATCCAGACCATGAAGTTCACATAGCTCCGGGCCGGTGTTATAGCGATGATGATGAGACAATACTAGAGAGCGAGACTTAGCTTACGGTCACTCTTATGAAAAAAGGGGAGAATGGTCTTGATAAGGGGGCTGTATCTCACAATACGTGGTACAATGTTTGGTTTGTCTACAATCCGATTGACAGGCTCTATGCTGGTTTACTGAGCCTTAGCCCTTATACCCCTGAGCTTCCTCCAGGTTATACCAAGAAGAGGCGGCTTGGGCACTTCTATCCGCCGAAAAAGCGGGAGGCATAATTTATATGTCGACTCCTTATCAACTTGAATTGATGAGGCACGCCCTTGGGATGGCTTCAAAGCATCCGGGGTATCGTAATTACTTTGACGCCGAACCGGGTGGCGAAGACAATAGGCAATGGGCCTTGTTGGTAAAGGAGGGTTTAGCAGTTGTTACTCGTGAACCTTCCGACCTTTTCCCAGGCAGGATTTATGCGGTAAGCGATGCAGGTAAGAAAACTTTATTTCCACAATAGAGGGCTCTACTTAAGGAGTTTCGTATCCTACAATTCCTTTGCAGTTTTCGCAGATAAGGGCGCAATAGGTCTGCGGTTTTCGAAGCCAGAATGTCCTTTTGGATCTTTGTACAATGCCCCGTAAAAAAGGTTTGAAGGGGGCCTTACATTTTGGGCAGTTTTTTAACGGCACCGGAGCGTTTAGCAGTTGTTGGTACTCAATTGGCATTGCTCATTTCACTATGGTCTTAGGTCGTTCTTTACTTTTTCAATTATAGGTAAAGCTTCTTGCCAAGCTAGGGCCAAATCGAGACACATTTTACTTGCTCGTGGTGGTAGGTCATTAATCATCCCTTTGGGGAGCTTATTGAGATACTGTTCATGTGCAACTTTTTCCGCTATAATTAATCTTGCGTTTTCTTTGGTCAGCTTTTCAACCTGGCTTTTGGATGCTTTCAGCTCTGCGGTTAGTTTTACTATTTGGGCTTGTTGGGCTTTTTGCAGTGTCATTGCTTCATTGTGGGCATCGTAAGATCCAATAGTGTAAAGTCCAAAGCAAAATCCACATGCTAGAATAGCAAAAACCAGCTTATAGCTTGTAGAAGTTTCCATTGCACTTCCTTTGGCTTGATCTTTCAATTTTTTGCACGATAGTTTTAGCCCAAAGGCGGCTTCCCAGCTTGTAAAAAAGCGATGTAACTTTACACCGATTTGAGCTTAGAGTATGGAAAAGTTGAAACTCAATCCCTTAATAATTGAGGCCAAAGAGATTTTAGTCCGGCTTGGATGGGAAAAGGCCGGAGATTACTACCTCTTGGGAGGTAATCCAAGAACTCATTATCCCTTATTGGCAGCCCTAGAAGCCGAGAAAGAACGTTTGGCTGACCTGATTCGAGGGATAAAAGGCGGAGCCAACCAAGAGGCAGCTAGTGCGGCTGATGAGCAATGTCGTAAGGATCTTGAGCAAAAGATAGCCCTAATTGAGATGGAAAGAAACCATCCTCTTCATAGGTTGCAAAGACAATTTGAAACCGCATTGAGGGCATTAGCGAAGAGGTTTAAAGGTTTGCCCCCGACTTTGCTGCCCTTAGAAAAAGATCTTCCTTTTGATGAGAACAACCCTACGAGAATATCTGATATACCTATTCCTAAGGAGGCCAGAAAAGGCTGACCCAAGCTTTATTGAAGAAAGATCAAAAGAATGACAAATGAAAATAAGGCAAGTGACAGTTTTGAATTCGTGGCTTTCCACATACTAACCAAGTTAGGCTGGCAACAAGAAGGGGAATATTATACTCTTGGGGGAGGGGATTTCTGCACGGTAAGCGATGCCTTAAGGCAAGAAGCTCAACGGTTGTTAGATCTTGCCAAGGCGTTAGAAAAGCCAAAGGGTAATGTTTTTATTCCTCAAGAAGATAAACAAGAGTCGATAGAGTTCACTCAATTTTTGCTACCTAATGGGCGTCGTGAGCAGGTTCGCATTCCGGTTGATAAAGAGATCTATGGTCTTGCTTCGCAACTAACTACCAAGGGATATCGTTTTGAGATAGAAGTCCTTAGGACGGGGCATGTGTCTATGGAGGTATGCCGAGAGACGGAAGAGGGGGAAGCAGAGGTTTTGGCTAACGAGATAGTTCCTAACGGCCCCGAAATACCAGAGGCCGTTAACCGGATGATTCGATCGGCTACGACAGCATTAAAATCCAAAGCACTTCAAATGCAGTAATCCAAAACGAAGCGTACTATTGGCTGTTTGCTTGTGGGCATTTTTTAAGTTCACAATAAACTTTTGAACGTCACTAAAATCCCGCATCGTTACTTGAATATCGGTTGTAGCCGCACCTAATCGTCTTACTATGTTCTCGGTCATCTTTATTGGATTGGGCAAGTCTTTTGAAGGTTTCATTATGTGCTTCTAGGTTAGTTCTAGCGTTGCAGTTTCCAGGTCATACCCTATTACAGAATCTTTTGTGTAACGAATCAAACCACGGGCTATGAGGACGTCTCGAGCCCTACCCAGTTCGGTGAAGCCATAGCCGGTTTCCATGGAAACCTGGACTAAGCTAGAGATAGAATATCTCAAGATGTTTTCGTATAAGAGGAGGGTTATTTTTTGTTCTTTAGTTAGCCACATACTAAACAGATTTACGAATAAATAATTTTAGAACTGCCAATTCCCGAGCAACACCACGACCGAGTCTGTTCTCATGTTGAATGAGAGTATCGAAAGTAGCGGTGATAAGGTCTTTTAAGTTTCTGACTGCCTCGTCTGCGGTTTCTCCAAAAGCAGTCAAGTTTGCATCCCAGAAATCTGCTCGAAACTCATTTTCGTAGGGCTGAACGGTAACTTGAATTGGCTTGATAACCTCTAGGTTCTCCGCTGGGGCCATCGTAGTAAAGCTCACAATAAGCGAAGTGTTTGAGTCATGGAGCATGAGCGGGAGCCTTTTAAAAGTGTACTTACATTTAAATTTTAGACTATCACTCGGTCTCTTACTACTGAGAACAGTTCATGTAGTTGGACTGCATATTCTAGTTCGTCATTGTCACAAATGCGAAGGGCAATAAGCTTTGGGTGATGCCCGCGATGCATGACAGGTTGACAGTATTTCCAGCAAATGTGGGGCTCGCCTTTGACCTGATTTTGTTCGGTTGGATCTAAGTGAGGGCAGTTAGGTTTACAGTATCTTGCAGTCATTTTAGTCTCGGATCATGGAGTTCTTTAGAAGCACATTTACTTCCGTAATAGCCGTAGTAGGGGCAGCTTATGCATCTTATAGCTATCTGGAATATTCTCAGGTGCTTTTTTGCAAATATCATGCCCATGCCGGTACATGCGGTCCAAGACAGTATCCAGACTTCGCCTGGTAGGACTTGGGGATTGAAAAACGGATAGACAACCCACAGAACTGGGATGAGTAACCCTAGGATAAAGAAGTAATGGTGTGTTCTACTGGTCAAAAGGAGTCTAGTTTTTCTTTGGCTAATACGTGAGCCCGTTGAGTGATGGGAGCATCTTCAGGACTTGGATAGAACCATTTTGGAAAGGTCCATTTCAATTACAGGAGAGACCTAAGTCTCTCCCTGATCTTCCCTAAAGGAAGGTTCACTTGATTCCTTAAGTTTTTTACTACAACAAGGATTAATGCTGTAAACCCAATAAACTTGCTTTTTCAAGGAGCAACTAAACTAGGTTTAGTCCGAGATCAATAGTTTGAATGAAGATGTATAAGAGGTCAAGAGCAACTTTTCCGGTGTATCTAAGGGGATAAGGAGCATTCTATGGCACATCTTGGGGACAAAGTTTTAGGTGATCCCATTGCACGGGCTGTTGATTCTCTGACCAAACTTGGGTGGAAGAGCGATAATAACTATCGTTATTATATGCCCTTAGCGTACGGCCAACTAACCCGAACATATACCATTAGGGACGCTTTAGAGATTGAAGCACAGTTCCTTTTAGGTTTACGAGAGCAAATTGAGGGATTAAAGGAAAAGGATGTCCCTCCTAGTGGTTCAGCCGAAGAGTCTGCTACCAATCTAGAGAAAACGTTACCTAAAGACCTCCTAGCGGCTCTTAGAACGATTTTTAGCCGGTTGGTGGAGTTAGAGGCTTACAAGGAAACCGCCGTTGGGATTACGAATAAATTGATAGAGCGATCACAGTACTTTGAGCGTAAGCTTTCGGAATCTGAGTCAAAAGCCGAGACTCCTGAACCTTCTGGTAGTTCCAAAGAAGACCCCGCCACCAAGTTAAAGGACGAGCGATTGGAGCACCTTAAGAAAAAGGCACAAGAAACGTTAGAGAAGTTGGGGTGGAAAAGAGATGGGGATTGGTATCATATGCTCTGGCGGGAAGGTTTCCCCAGTTATCCCCCCTACTCACCTGTATCTGCTTTAATTTTTGAGAAAGATCAGATAATCAATTTATTAACGGCCTTCGAATCGCTTTCCAAGTCTCCTGAATCCTCTACTGGTTCAGAAGAATCTTCTGTCCCTCCTATTAGCCCCAAGGAAACGCTCCCTATCAATAAGCTAGAGGATATGATATCCGAAACCCTTCTACAGACTCTCAGAGGAAATAGGCCTGGTTGCACGGAGTGGGAAAAACAAGCAGCGTTAGAGGAAGTACTAGGGGAGCTTTATAGCCGAAGTTTCAATTACAGGAGAGATCCTAAGATCCCTCCCTAATCTTTCCTAAGAGAAAGGTTCACTTGATTCCTCAAGTTTTTTACTACAGCAAGGATTAGTGCTGCAAACCCAATAAACTTGTTTTTCAAGGAGCAACTAAACCAAAGTTTAGTCCGAGATCAAAAGCCTGAATTAAGGTAAAGGAAAAGTCAAGAGTACCTTTTGTGTAAAGTCTAAGGTGTACCTATATCAACGGTGTAAACATTTTCTATAGATCCATGCCTGTCTTTTCTTTGACTCTGAGAAAGACTTAACGAAGGATACAGATCCTACATTTCACAAAGGGCAATGGAGATAAGGACTAGTTATGGCTTACCCTTATGACAAAATTATTTGTGATCCTCTAAAGTGGGCTAGACTTTATCTGTTTAAGTTGGGTTGGACACAAAACGGTGATGAGTATTACATAGAGCCCGACCAACTTCAAGGAAGGACATATAAGCTTCGGGAGGCGTTAGAGATTGAGGCGGAGTTTCTTTTACGCTTACGGAAGCAGCTTATGCCGGATTTGTGTGCAAAGCCCCATGATTCAGAGGAGGAAGAAACTAAAGGCAACCTAGAGGCTCCTGAGCCAATGCCTGGCACTATGGAACTAGCTTGCACTCAAGCTCAATCTGTCTTGTCTAAATTGGGTTGGGCAGTACGTGGTGACCGTTACTATGTACCGGGGGATCCGCTTAATTCTAAACGAAATTTTTCAATTGAGGGAGCTTTAGAAAGGGTCAAGTTGATGATAATCAATTTACAGAAGGCTTTTGGACCTCTCCCTGTATCTTTTATTAAAGACGTTCCAGATGCTTTTAAAGTTATAGAATTAGAGGAACTTTCTCACCCTAAAGACAAACCCGGTAGGAAGAAAGTGAAGCTTACCGGAGCGGCCGAAGGTGGAAGGACTATTGTTGCGGGTCAATGTGCAATGGTAAGCGACTTCCGAACTTGCGGAGAGAAGTGTCCATTTTTTTATGTGACGGAAAGCCGGGGAGCTACGGTAGTGGAGTTACGTTGCGTTTCGGCATCCGATCCAACTCTCTTAGATGTAGAGGGTTTCGTGCCTATTACGGAGAAATAGACTACCTTATACGGCTGGTTGTACTTGTCAAAATGACAGCTAATTACGATGAGAGTATTCAAGATTGGGATGAAGAGGTACAGGGCTGGCAATTAATATGGTACCTATTAATTGATATAGCTTTGAACGCCGATAAGCTACCGAAAGAGGAAGTTATTAGGCAATCGCAGGCTTGGCGTTCATTTTTAAAGTTGTCTTTCAATTGCTAAATGAAGTGAGTCATGGCCATAGGCGAAACAATTCAAATAACTCATGAGAACGTCTATCAATGCCGTGACGCCTTAGGGGAGCTAGAGAAGCGGACAGATGAGTTTGCTAAGATGACCCGGCGGTATCCGATTGAGTGTGAGTTCGCGGGTTATAGGTTCGTGTTCGCAAATAGAGGGGATATAAATTCTCTTATCTCTACGCTCAAAGGCAAGGTTGAGAGGTACTTAAAATGTCTAGATTGATACCTAGCGCTCGGTACTCAAATGAGTGTCTTACAGAGTATCGCCCTTGGGCGACGGATTTACAGCAATGGCAAAGGCTATGGTACCAATTGTTTGCGTTGGCTTTAAACCCTGATGGGATTCCTCAGGAAGAGGTTGCTCGACTTATGGACAGTGTTTATTGGACCCTAGGTGTAAGGTTTGGTTGTTGGTGTTAGAAGACTTAATCCTGAGGGAGAAGGTTAAAGGGTGGCTTATGCTGACAATCCAAGGAAATTGCTCTGTTTGCGGTTCATATCATTCCGGAACTGGCCTTTGTTATGGAACTAGTTTTTATCATAGTTTGACTGCTCTTCCGACCTATATTTATGGGCCTAAGATCAATTTGGTTATTACCCCAACTCGTTACGGGTACGTCCCGGAGTATGAGCCGTGTCCGAGTTGTTATGGGACGGGTATCTGTACTTATTTGACTACGAACATTTGGGACCCCATACCTTGTTTCATGTGCAGTGGAAGCGGGCGGAGGTTCGTTAGGTGGAAACCTCTATGATGTTTACGTCATCGGTGGGGACAATAGGGATAAAAGTTAGAGTTCCTGCTTATGGTTGTGTTGGTTGTCAATTCTTAGGAAAAAGATTCTTTGGATTACAACGAGTATGCCGTCTTGGTAAGCCACAAAAGTTGGTAACATTCACCAAATTCAATCTAACGATATTTTACCATGATGGGAGAAAGAAACCTCTCGTTATAGTGGAAACAGAATCTTGTAAAGAACGAAAACGTAATTCAGGCGAGCTATTTGAATTTCCTCCTCAACGTAAGAATTAGCTAGAAACTTATGCCTATTTTTTCCCTCACTCCCCGGCAAAGGAAAGCTTTTGAAGTTCTTACCTGGCTTCACTCAGTTGATGATTCTTCTCGTAGAACAGGGCGTTCTTTCGTGATGGCCTTGAGCCTTCTTCATGAGATGGTAGTTACTCAACGTTACCACTGGATTGATATTGTTGACCATGTTGCAACCCATGGGAGTAATAACTTTCTAAAAGAAGGCGTTCTTCAAATAGCAGAGGGCCTTGGAATTTTTTCAAGTATTGAGCAAAACAGAACTAGTGTAGCTAGGATACGGATACGGCCTGGTTATCAAATTCCTCCGGAAGTTATAGAGGCTCTTACAGTGTTTGGAAATATAGCAGAAACGGTTCCTATGTTTCCAACTCCCGAGCAGGAAGCTTTAGAACCTAAGAGGACTCTATGGGATTGTCTTACGGAGGAAGAGGACTAAATGGAGATGGTTGAGTGTCCAGCTTTACACGCTCGAATTACATTAGCCTCTTGCATCAACCGATGGTGTTTAGCAAATGAACTATGGAGTAATAAGAATGGGTACAAAAAGGATTTACGATACTTAGTTAAGTACGGTTGTTCTAAGTGTGAACTAGGAGAAGAAAGAAGAGGTCTCGCACTAAAAGCTGGCAAACAAATCTTGAAGCGAAAGTATCTAAGTAATCTGTAGGTATTGGGTATAAACAATTCGGAAAGAAAAGAAGGAGTTTTATGAAGCAATTCAAGTTTGCGTTAGGTGAATTGGTGAAGGATAGAGTAACTGGTTTTTCGGGCGTGGTAGTATGTCAATCCACGTACTTAACAGGATGCTTGCGGTATTCTATTCAATCGCAAAAACTGGAAAAGGGAGTGCCCACTGATTGGGTACAGCTTGATGAAGACCAGTTAGTTTCGTTGAAAAAGAATATAGATCTCAAAGTGAAAACCCCCGCTGGTCCTCCTAGATTCGAAGCTGAAAGAAGATAAGGATATAAACTCACAAAAAAGAGTAAGAGCGATGTCACTAGCTGAAGAAGCAATGGAAGGGTACTGTTGTAGTCGTTGTGGGACGAAGTTTATAGCTCCGCACGGCTACCCAGTACTCTGTAAAAGCTGTTACCAGTGGGTCCCGCTCATTAAAGAAGGCGGGCTTACTTTGATTGATGAACCTTACTCTGTAAAAGAAGGTAAGGCATCAAGTAGGCAATGTCCCTCAAAAAGAATGAAAGTCAAGGTATTCTCATGAAACCGATAGTTCTAATGCGATCTTCTTTAGCCGAACAAGCTGAAAAAGAAGAAGCAGAGCGCCACTTTCAGGTTATAGAAAGGCGAACGCTAATCCCTTCCAACCGGTTGGTCATTTGCCGGTATTCGGCATTACCTTACTACAAAGAGTTAGAAGAGGATGTCAAAGAATTGGGTAGTCAACTGATCAACAGTTACAACCAACACTTGTTCGTAGCAGACATGAAGAACTGGTACCCTATATTGGAAGAGTATACCCCTATGACATGGTTTACTCTTGCAGAAGTTCCTTATGGAAGCGGCCCATTTGTTTTGAAAGGAGCTACTAACTCAAAAAAGAATCAATTTTTCACTCATATGTTTGCCAAAGATAAGCGGGAGGCAATCGAGGTTTTTGGCCGTTTAAGCGATGATGGTTTTGTGGGTTACCAATCTATTTATATTAGACAATACGCTCGTTTAAGGAAGTTATGTGCCCCAATCACGTCTAACTCTCCGCCGGTCAGTGAGGAGTACCGGTTCTTCGTTCTGGATGGCCGGATTCTATGCGGGGGCTTTTATTGGAGCGAGTACTTAGATGCTATCCCTGAGAAAGAACAGATAGGGATCAACCAGGTGCCACTTAACTTCTTGCAAGAAGTTGTCGATTTAGTAGCACCTCACATTCGTTTTTTTGTGCTAGACGTGGCTCGAAGGTTCGATGATCATTGGATCGTAATTGAGTTGAATGACGGACAGCAATCTGGTTTATCTTCTATTTCGCTCGCTGAGCTTTATGCCCCCTTAGCGGCTATGCTGGCCTAAGCTTTTGATAACTAGACTAGAGGAGTGAACGGGTTTTTTCTATATTACAAATCTAACAAAAGAGGTGACTTATGAGCAATACAAACACTGAAAGACCGCAAGATTTGCTGATCTATTATGGTTGGTTGAACTCTTTCAACTCAGTCATTAACGGTTGGAGTAATGAGCAGGTTGCTCAGGATATGGCTAAGTATTCGTTGATCGTTCTAGGCGATGGCATTCAAGATCCAACGCATGGTGATTATGCTAATTCTTCAATCATTATCCCGCGTATTATGGAACTAAATCCCCATACCCAAATATTTGGGTATGTTACGGTTAAGCAAGCCCTCACTTCTTTCCAAACCAAGGTTGACCAATGGAACTTGCTAAAGGTTGCGGGCATCTTTATGGACGAAGCAGGTTACGATTATGGAACCACACGTATTGTCTTTAACACACTTGTTGACTTCGTTCACGGACGCTCTAAAGCCAACAAATGCTTTGTGAATGCGTGGAATATGGATCACATACTCGGAAAAACGGAAGACCCGAGCTACCCAAATTCCATTTGGAACTCCACACTAACCGGATCGCATCTAAACCACGAGGATTGGTACTTGTTAGAAAGCTTCCCTATCAATACAGCGGCATATGCCGGTAGTTCCGGGTATGAGCCGGTAGCCGATTGGTTCGCACGTGGTCAAAAGGCGAGCCAAAAGAGAACTAAATACAGGATCAATATCGCTTCCGTAGGCGTAATTGATAACACAGCTCCTAATGCTCAAACGTTGTTCGATTTTCAGTTCACTTCGGCTATGATGTTCCAGCATCAAGCTAACGGCTCAAGTGATATAAATTATGGAGCTGGAAGCGCTGTGGTTACATTCTGGACTAGGCCGGACATCTTAGGTCTTGGGAAAGTAACTAGGAACGTCCCTCAAGTAGTTGTTGATGCTAGCAACCCAAATGTCTATCTAAAGTACACAGAGTTTGGACGGCTTAGTGCTGACTTTAGTCCAAGTGCTCAGAATAGTTCCATAGAGAGTTGGTAGAGGTCATTAATGACCCTCGTCGATCCGAAAATGGGTTTATAAGAAAGAATCGACTTAAACGCGCGTGTTTGGATCGACGAGGTGTCCTAATCTTAGTAGTAAAAAATAAATATTATGGATAGATAAATGGTCAAGCGCGTATTAATCTGTGGATCGAGAAATTTTTCAAACAAGACAGTCATTGAAAACATTATGAAAGGCTTCCTCTCTGATACGGTCATCATTCAAGGTGGGGCTAGAGGAGCCGACGCTTTAGCTAAAGAGATAGCTAAAGCCCTTCACTTGACTTGCGTGGAGTATCCCGCTGATTGGGCTAAGCATGGCAAAGCTGCGGGGGCTATTCGTAACGCGCAAATGCTGAAGGAAGGCAAGCCTAATATTGTCTACGCTTTTTATGAGGTTTATGGGAATAGCCCTGGCACGAGGGACATGGTAACTAAAGCTGAAAAAGCCAAGATTTGTGTCTACGAGTATTCCTCAGAGGGACCTATAAGCGTTAGCAATTCGGGGAGTGTCTTATGAGTGCTGAATACTCTGATTGGACCGATGATTCACCAAAGTGTGAATGTGGTCGTCCGTTATTTGATATTGGAGAACTTCCGATTTTTGACTCTTCTGGGAAGGCAATAGTAAAATGTGACTATTGTGGGCATCCTTACAGCATTGTGCTCAGCATATCTGTGAGCTATAGCGCGATGAGACTGTGAGACAAGAGTCAAGAAATGAAGGCTATTGAGTACGCCAAAAGATTTAAAGACGCCGAAATCCCTTACGATGAATTAGATATCATTGTGATGGATTTCATTAGGGAGTCCAAAATCCTCATCAAAGCTCGTAACTGTCAAAGTGATTCTGGTTTAATTTCAATCATCAAAGAACTGGATGACAAGTACAGAACCTTTGTGAGACTAACGGGGGATAAGAGGTTGAAACCTAATGGTTTCGTTGCCCTAGTAGGTAAAATGAGTGAGATTGATTTTGAATCACTCCCCAACAAGCGTACCTCCAATGGGTAGTTCGACGGGATCGGCAGTATACACATAATCGGCAGAGTATTTGTATATGTCTCCGTTGTACCCGCAAAAATAGCCTTCATTGTCTTTTAGCAAGTGATTACGGCAATACTGAAGCTCATATTCCGAGTGTTTTAATTTCGCTCTTAGACGGGATACTTCCAAGTTTTTTAGTTGTTGTTCCCGGCAGTACGTGAGCTGTTTTCTCACTTCTCTCAGTCTCATATTTAGACTGGACACTTCCAATTGTAATCCGACAACGGTAACCGTAATAGATATCAGACAGCCTGCAACAAGCACCCACGGGGGTATCTTACTTACTAGTTTTCGGAACGTTACCATTTTTCCCCTTGGCTTATTCGAGTACGGGTTAAGCAATCCGGAGTCTCCTTAGATACACCATTCATTTTTATCATTAGGTTTAGCTCGTGAATTGTTTTTTAGTGCTACTAAGAAAAGGTAGGCATTTCAAATGAATCTTAGTAGTCTTTATGTACTGGCCTTTTGAATGGGATGGGTCTAAGAACTTTTCTATTCCTTTTTATGAGGGGGACGTGGAGAAGCTTGAGACTACTAGTTTAATTGTCAAGCGTAGATGCGTGGGGCTTTTGAATAGGCTCTTTAGGAATTCCTTTTTAGTTCCTAGTTCAATCAAGAGTTTGCCCGGCGGGATCCTTTGTTTTATTTATGTTTACCGGACACGGTTGTTGATGGTAGAGATTTGTGAAGATGGGTACACTTCTTTAATCGTGACCGAAGGTGAAGATCAAAGGGTCATTCACAAGGAATCCATGGTGGGGGCAGATTTAGAGCAGGCGATGAAGATTTTGGCTAATGGGTTGCGTTCTTAGAGATTTATGTAGCTTCGTCATCACCAGCCGATGTTCCGTAATGAGGCTTTTCTTTTGGGCAATTATGTTTACGTGCCCATAGAATACCCTCTTCAAACATCATTATTGATATCTCAGAAAGCAGGGCCGTAATTTCTTTGTTAAGATTTATACATGTTGCTGCCACAAATTTTCGAATGAGATCTGAAGCTGCTTCTGCGTCAGAACAACTTTGTAAACCATTAATCAAAAGTTTTCTAGGAATACTCATTTTTTATCTTGCTCTGTGTCTCGTTCTAAAAAAGTTGGTGAGCTAGTTATGTTGGCTAAAAAGGTACTGAAAGAATTCATAAGAGTCAAGAAGCGCAAGCTCCCTTTCTAATGGTTTTATCTTTTAACTCTTAGAAATGATCCTTAGGAAAAATTCTCATGCCTATTTCAGAAACAAGGGTGAGGTGTATCGACCTCATCAACAAATTTTATGAGGAGAATGGCCTCTCACCGTCCTCCGTTGGAACTTTTAATATAGGAGATGATAAAGAAGGAGGTTTTTGTCTCACATATAATTACAAAACGGACCAAGTAGACCGATCGCTTATAATTGAGGTTTACGATGACGGGGACGTTGCGGTAATCGTGATTGATAACCTAATAAAAACGACTATTTACAATGAAGATATAATCGAAATGAATTTTGAAAAGGCAATTTTTCAATTTATTGGAAAAGAAAGGTTGTAGCTTTGCCAAAAAATGATGTAGAAAATATAATTGGTGAATTGTCTTTAGCTTTTATTGATTCTTCTTTATATGTATTAGGCCTGAGAGATTCTTACACATCTAGTCATTGTGCGAATGTAGGCATGATATCCGCGAAGATAGCCCAGAATATGGGACTTTCGGATGAGTTTTCTGAAGAGATAGCTCTAGCGGGTAGGGCTCACGATATTGGTAAGATTGTTTGGCCCGATCGTTGTTTTACGGATGCCAAATTAGAAGACCTTTGTGACTGTAAGCTTTTGATGGCAGAGCATCCAACTTACAGCAAGGCTTATTTGTGTAAAGCTTTGGAGCCTTTGTATCGTGACAAATGCAAGCCTAGGTGGGTGCATTGGGTGTGGTTGCATCATTGGGGGTACAGTGAAGAGTTTCATAAGAATCCAAAACCAAGCGATGTCACTTCTCAAGTACATTTGGATGAGGAGTTCGAGTTAGGTTTCTGTATACTTCATGTGGCAGATGCTTTTCACGCGGGGACCTCTGTACGAAAGTATCGAGGTGCTGATCCAAAGGATGTTAGAGTTGTGTTAGATGAGTTGATAACCGGGAGTGGGACTAATTACAACCCGGAAGTTGTCGCACAAATGCTAAAAATGGAGAAATGGTTAAACGGAGTATGTGATTACAACAACCGAGGTAGGGTATCATGAATCTTTTGTGTCCAAAAATAATCTGTGCTGGCGAGATGAAACAAAACGGCGGCGGTAGGCACATATGCAAAAAATGTGGACTAGAGGTTGGGGATCAAGACGATTGGTGGAATAAGGCAGAACAGTTTCAAAAAGAAGCCTGTATTAAAGTCTTAGGCCAATCTAACGGGAAAAACGGTACAGGGAAAAGATCCTCTAATCCTTCCAAACCCTCTAGACCTTCCCGTCCTACTACTATCCCCGTTTAATTTTAATCCCCTTAGCTATCATCATCCATTTGCGGCCTGTAATCAGGATCCCGGTAGCCACGATTTTCTCCAAACTTTTTCTTGAGCCTCTCTTGTCTAGGACCAAGAACATCCCAATTGTATTTAGTCCCCGGCCGCTCAGAGATTGTTACCCATGTGGCACAAGAATCAATGGTGATAGTTTGAACACGGACCTTACCCCCTTGAAAGTCATGACGGCCGTAACTTAAATAGGCAGAAGTGTCCACGTATATTTCATCGCCAACATTGGGGATTGGAATTCTTTTATCACTAGGCATTCACTACCTCCAATTCTACGTCGGTTACCGTTGATTCGTGGTGGGCACATTCTTCACATAGGTACCAACCATTCCCTAAACAATCAGGCACATTGCCTAGGATTGATTCTGGGGTAAAAGATTCGCAAGCATCTTCTACAGACACTCTCTTAGGGAAGGCATATGTCGCTCTACGATAGCAGCTCATGGAGTTACCTCTTCTTACGATGGAGCCTAGTCAGACCTTTTATGAAAGGGTTGTCCGTTTCTTTCGCCTGCGGGGGGCATTGTGCCTGTAGTCAAGATTGTACTGACCATGCCTAAAGCACGGAGCTGTCTGTTTTCTATTCTGAGTAACTCTATTAATTCTGATTGAGGCATTAGTTTTTACCCTGGTTGTTAAAGCAAACAAGGCAGATAATCCTTACTTTGTTTTTGAGTTGGGCTCGTTGGGCGAGAATCTCCTGACTAGAAGGGGAAATGCTGATTTTGTTTTTACAGATTTCACAAACTCCGGTGGTTGATCCTTCAACAATCGCCGGGTCCCCTTCCACATGTCGCAAATACAGCATGATAAGAGGTTTTGAGTTTTCAACAAGTTCTTCCGTGCTCTTAACTCTTACGCCTAATTGACCCAACCTTTCACGAATTTTGTTCTCAATTAGTTCTTTCGTTGCGTCTTCTTCTGTTTTGGTGCGATCCATTATAGTCCTCTCCATTTGGATCTAGGCTTGGACGCTGGATAGTTAAGATCTCCCGGTAGTAGAATCACCAGGTCTTTACACTTACTATTCCCAGTTGTTCGTACGGTATGAATGCGTCCGCCTTTTTGTGGCTGATCTAAAGTCACTGAAACGTAGTCTTTTGTTCTTTGTTGCATATTGACTTGTTCTATGAGGGTAGCCGTGTTTTCGTAACGTCCACCTAATTTTTTAAGTACTCCGTCTTCATCAGCGTAGTACCATTTTCGTAAACTAACAGTCATACTGGATCGTGTCATTGGAGAGCTTGGGCTATAGCTTTTTACTCAGCCATAACCTTCCGCAGAGCTTTCTTATTGAAACCGTTTGAAGAAGACCAACAGTGCCTATCGTCAACATCCCAATTCAAGTTGTAAATACTGCTTTCATTTTCAGCATACAGTTCCCCGTTTGCTTCAACAATTGCGGCGGATATTAGACCCCCGAATAAAGATTGGAACACAACCTCAGTCCCAGGTTTCAAGGTTCTATCTTTAATGGGGCCTTCAAACTTAAGCTGCTTGAGATAGTTGTTCCATTCCTCTTCGGTCTTCGGCTTTGGTAGGTCAGGTTTATGGTAAACCTCTACGCCTTGATAATTCCGTACATAGAAGCCCACTTCTTCTGATGTGTGGCTTGGTTCTTGCTGGAGAGTACCTACAGGAGTAAGATCTCCTCCGTAAGGAGACCTTACCGAAACCTCAGCGCCTAGTTTAAAGCATATATCTTCATCCGGTTCTTGAGACTTTTTTGGTGCAGGTATAACCTCGATTAATCCACGTGGGGGCAGTACGCCAACATATTTGAGCGGTGCGGTTACGTAGTTTTCTTTTGAGCTGGACATTTGTTCTTCGGGAGCTAAGACCCAAAACCAAGATGGATCCCATTTGTCATCAACATCAATGAGGGAATGGTCGTCAAAAGTCGTTAAGATGTTCCAGCCATTTTTAGTGTCCACATGGCCGGTCCCAGAAATCCATTTGGCTGCTTTAGAGGGGTCGGGCCTAAGGATCACTATGTTCGCCCACTTATTAATGGTCAATCTAGGATCAGTCGAATTCCACATATCTGTTTCTCCAAAATTAAATCAGGCCACGCTTTCTGCCCCAAGCGAGCCACGCCTCAACCGCCTCAGTAAAGTTAGCCCCTGGTGGGACCGGATCTTCCCCGGTAATGGATTTAAGTGCCCAAAACCAGTGATCTGGTTGTCTCTGCAATTCTGCGAGGATAAGAGGAACTACGTCAGGCCCCAGCGCAATGATTTGTTGGTATGCAGGATGTCGAACAATACGCTCTAGCATGGATTGAGCGGCTGTATTGTGCTTCCAACTATTGGTTAACAGCCTAAATTCCTCCTCTAAGCTTTTGAGCGGCGGTGTCATTACATTAATCAGTCCACATGACCCCGTTGCTCCCTAGCGCCCCACTGACCTCGTTGTTGCGTACTACTTCCCGCCATTGGCTGAAGGAAACGGTCTTGTGATCCTTATGACGAACCTTGCCTCGGATGAACACTTTTCTTTGCCGTACAGGAACTTGTCCCTTTTCGCTTCCGAGTGCGTTAAACTGGTCGCTGATATGAATCAGCTCATCGGCCGTGTGTGGATTGCCTTGCCGTCCCATGAACTTGCCGATGGACTGCTTGGGTTGAATGACCACTTTGTTGACCTTTAGTAGCTCCTCAAGGGTTTCCCGTTGCTCCCTCGTTGTTTCTAGGAAGAAATACTCGCCTTGCCGATCAATGGAGGAGCCCCTTCTTTGGCCTTCTGCTAGTTGGATGCTTTTTCCTAAGAGCCTTCGAGCTTCTTCTACCGTGGTAGCCGGGCCGGTCAATTGAGCAATGAACAGTTGCCGTTCATCAACCCCCATCAAGAAATAGCGGGTAGCTTTAGGAGTGAAGCGCCTAAGAACAATGGTAGCTTTTTTTAGTTCAACCACATCCCTATTTGTTAAATTGTGTTCCGTTAGAAACTCTGGTAACCATCCCTTTTTTCTTTGCACGGATCTTATAGAAAGCTCTTCATGGAACTCTTGTTCGCCTTCTTTCACCAGAAGGACTAGTTGTCTTCGCTTTTTATCCGTGCCCCGAACTTGAAGGGTAGTTTCTTTTCCAGGATAGATCCGAAACCACTCTTCTCGGAGGGCATAATTTCTACGAGATCTTTGAATGTCAATTTGGACAATGTTTTCCATTCCGCGTCCAGTGCGGATAGGGTCGATCAAAACTTTCAAGACTAGACCGGCCTTTTTGAAGGCATTAATTAAACTTTCCATTGTACCTGCTCCAATTGGTAACCAGTGATATTACACCGATTTTTTAGAGCGTCCAACGAAATATTAAATAGACGGCTTTCTAGTCGGACCAAATTTCTGGCCTAATTTCGAATGGGTCTACATCAACATTTGTGCTCTCAGCAAGCCGTAACGCCTTCCTAGCGCCCTCCAATTGCTCTTCTAATATTTTGATTTGACTACGCTTGCGTGCTTTGAAGGAGATTAGAGCTTCTTCTTTGGTCAAACAGGCGAACTTCTTTCGGGATTCAAATAGAACAAAACGTTTTAAGTGAGTAAATTTACTTATCAAGATCCAAACGCCTTTTGCCGTTTGTTTGAATACCGGGAATTCTCTTAGTTCTAGCTGTACACTGCACCCTGGAATAGGATCATCCCACTCGTCCACGCCTAGGGAGTAGCGGACTTCTTCATACCTGTATAGGTACCCATCGTGTTTTTGGAGAAGGTGATCCCAAAGAGTTTTAGGTTCTTCTTGCTCGGTTTCTGTCATCCCAAGTTAGCTTCTTTTTCAGTATGGATCGCGAGATATAAGGATCGCTGGCCATATCCAAATACCTACGCCAAGGATAAAGACAAACCAATATTTCGTCCACATATAATCATCAGCAGGATTAGGTAACTCACGGATGGTTCCGCGAATATCGCTCAAAGCAACTTGGTACGCCGTTTCGTTTTTAGAGATATCCTTGATAGATTGCAACCGTTCTAAAATTCGGTTCAAAGCCTTGTAATGAAGAGCGAGGTCGTTGGCCGGAGTTGTAAAAACCAACGCGAAGTGCCCTGTGGTCATCTCCCTAGTCTCTAAGTTATGCTTGAGTTTCGAAAGGTACTCAACCATGTCTTCCCGATCAGCAGCTACTTGAGCACGGTCTATCAAGGCATCCGTGTCATAATTGAGGCTATACCAGGTTGGAGTTATAAATAATACTACTAAAACCGTAACAATTGACGAAACAATCAATGCAATTTTCATTTGAGAAAAACTTTTTCTTCGCCGTTTAGAGGGTTCCATAGTGGCAAGCAGAATGGTTCATCTTTATGCTTATTACACCGAAAATTTTAATGTGTCAAGTAAAGGTTTTTTCTGGTGTAACTAGCTTTTATCTTTATTGGATCTAGTATACCTAAAGCGAGAAACAAATGACCACAGAAACACAAACGAAAAAGACGAAAAATCGTAAAAGTCCATTTAAAGTTCTTACTAATAACCAACGTATTTTAGAGGAATTCAAGAAGAGATCACCGGACGTCTGGTTTAATTTTGATGAGATAAACTCTTGGGCCTTTATCTCTGGCTTAAGTGCTGCTGTTAAGTCCGGTATTTTGCTCAAACTAACACAAGATGGTTTCCTTGAACGGAGAACAAAACTAAGGGGTATTGAGGGGCGGCACCCTTACGAGTACAGGTTCCGTAAAGGATCTATTCGGAATGCAAGCTATTACTTACGTCTACCTTATTCGCGAGTTTTTGTTCCAGAAGAATCTGGGGGTTTTTCTACAAGGATTTTAGAATTCCCTGGTTGTTTTTCTGAAGGCGAGACCTTAGAAGAAGCCTACAAGAATTTAGAGGAAGCAGCACGGTGCTGGTTGAATGCTTGCATTGCACAAGGTACTGCTATTCCTCTCCCCGGCATCCCCTGTTTTACTCGTATCCCCTAATCCTTTAGGAAAAACAACATTCGTCTAATGTAAGCCCCTTTTATGGAGGAAAACGTATACCCTTATGAGTCTATTGGACATACTAATAGTTTTAGTGATCGTGGGTGTAGTCCTGCATTTAGTTAATACGTATATACTCATGGCTCCTCAGATAAAAAAGATACTAAACTTTGTTGTTATACTCTTTGTATGCTTATGGTTATTACAAGAGTTTGGGCTTCTCAATTCACTTGGAATCATTCACGTCGGGCAACATCGGTAGCGAAGTACGCTTTATAGAACGAGGCAAAAAAGTTTCCTCTTGACTTACTTCGCCCTTCTTGATACTCTTTTTGCTGGCTCTCAACGGTGAGCTTAAAAACTAAACGAGGTTGCGTTTGTAACCCAACCTCGTAAAAAAGGAGTTCTTATGTCAAACAATACCTCTATAACGGGGGAAATGTCTATTTTTGATTTTAGTTCGAATTTATCCATAAAGCCATCCTGTGTTTTGCAGGACAATTGTTGTCCAGAAAGAGTCTTTCACGATAAAAAAGTCAAAGATTTGCTAGACTGGACACCCACAAGCCTAGCCAAATTGAAAAATATGGGTAGAAAAAGTGTAAGAGAAATTCAAGAGGAATTGGCTAAGCATGGTTTGAAATTGAAAGAGGATCTTATTGAAGTAGTGGAACCCCCTCCTAAACAGTCAGCACAACTGCCCCCTATGCTCCAAAATGAAATGCTCTACGCCCTGACTTCGGCTGTTTTGAATGCTTTGGCGCTATCTGGCGAACCACAAATCTACAGCGACGTAGCCCCTATAATTGGCTACTACCATCGCGATCGAAACTTTCATATTCAGCTAGGGCGTTCTTTACGGGAAGATCATGCTAACGGCCGCCCTTTACGGGCTTCTTTGGTTATAAACAAAGCCTTAGGTATGCCAGGTGATGCTTATTTTAAGGTGTGCCGGGAACTTGGCTATGTTATTCCGTCCGGAGATGAAGCTACATTTTGGGCCGAACAACTCAAGCGTCTTGAGAAAATTTGAGTTTTGTCTTGAATTGTTTCTTTTGCCGGTGTAGTAATAGGGGGAAGAGGTAAAAGATGCACGTTCAACACGTGGTGTATGGTACCTTATCCGTAAATCTTGAGCCAGATATTACGGTTTTTGTCGGCCTTGAAGGCAAGACTCGGCTTTTAAGGGGTATCCATGAAGCTGTCCAAAGCCCTGACAAAAAAGTGTGGAACTGGGGAGAAATAAAACCAGAAAATCCTGACGTTTTGAAGCCCTTACTGCTTGACGTTGATCGCGCTAGGGACACTGGTTTCTATAATGAAAAATCGTTGAACTATTTACAACAGGCTGTTGCTAAAGCTGGCTTCCAACGGGGGCTTACGTTTTTTCCCACAGAGGAAGGAGTTAAGGTAGCCTTCAACGCATCCGAAGACGGGCAAGCACACTTACGGGTTATTTTCACAAGAATTGCCGAACATCTGTTCTCATTGTTTGGAGACCAAAATCCGTTAGATGGTTACGCCCTTGTTCTCATCAATGAACTCGAGCTGTTGTTGCATCCCAAATTTCAATACAACCTTTTACCAAAACTCAAGACCACTTTTCCAAAAGTTCAGTTTGTAGTTTCAACTAACTCGCCTTTGATTATATCCACCGTAGACGCTCGTTGTTTGAGGATTATAGAAGATGAGAAGGTCTATTCTGTTGGTAGGTACACCTATGGACGTGACGCTAATTCTTTGCTGATTGAGGTTTTTGGTGCTCCAAATAGACCCGTAGAGATTGAGAAAAAGATTGACAACATTTCTCGGCTTATTGACAGAAATAAGTTAGAGGAGGCCAAGAAAGGCTTAGCCGAGTTGGAATCTATAGTTGGGCCTCACGACTCGGAAGTCTTGCGTATTAATACGCTTCTGCATTTTCTCGAAGACGATGGAGAATCACAAACATGAGCGGCGGGCATTACGATTATGCACACGGCTATGTCAGTGACATGGCGGAGACTGTAGAAAAAGAGGCCAGTCACCATGTGGTGTGGGATGTTGGTGCATCTGGAAAAGAGAGCCTAGAGCCTCGTTCTCCTGAGGAAACAAAAGACCGCCTAGAGATGGCCGAAACATTAAAACGGGCTGCTGAGGCTATGCGGGCGTTGGAATGGTACGATTCCGGAGACAGTGGGGATTGGGAAGCCGTGAAGGCTGCTTTCAGGCACCTTACCTGTCCGGTCAAAAGTTAGATGGAGACTTTATTGACAATATTACGCTATATAGGACAAGGAGTACAAAACATATTCCTGTTTCTACTGTTTTGGACTTTTCTGATTGATGTGGTGGGTATAGTTGTAGCTTTCTGCTTCAATAAGACTAAGCCTCCAGCGTTACTTGTTAAAGTGATGAGTACTTCTGTTATGGCCTTGGCATTATTTGGCTGTTTGTGCATCTTTTTCCATTTAGAGGGTATAGCCAAGTGGTAGTCTTAAACAGGTGAGCTTGCGTTGCGAGATATGAAACCCAACGTTTTATTAGTTGAGCGGCTCCGTCCCATGTGGGATCCGATGGAAGCTATCGGTTTCACACCGGACCTCTCACAGATCGAACAGGTGGAACCCTTGCTGATGTTTCGTGAGCGACGTGGTCCTGTATACCATAGGAGACGCATCCGATACTTCATGGATTGCTTACGTAGGGGTCAAGAATTGGAACCCATTAATGTAGACAATTTTTGCGAAGGCGGATGTATCTATCCAACGCCGATTGTACTTGACGGAAACCATCGCTTCATAGCAGTGATCCTTATGAAACAAGAAACGATTGAAGCTGACTATGGGGGCCGCGTTGACTTGTTACGTTACTTGGAAGGTAAGCGTAGAAATCCCCCTCTATAAGTTGAGGGAAAGGAGTGTAAAAGGTGTCTGATTGCATTTTACTTGAGCAAGATGGTATTGTTAATCTTGATTTTAGTGGAAAGAGTATTGTACTCGAAATACCAAGAGCGGAGCTGGTCGAGGGAAAGGTCTTTGACAAGTCTAATCCCACATACGATGAGACAATAAGGCTGTGGGTATCAGGCGATAGAATCTACGTTCTGCATCTATTCGGTCATGACAGGGCATGGCCAAATACTGTGTATGAATTTCCTCTTGAGCAACCACCTAAACCAACGTATGGCTCAGCGCTAACTCAACCACTATGCTGTACCCAACTTTGTGCTTGGCTAGCTCAAGGAAAAGGGATCCCTTCTGCGGCTAAGGAACAATAGAAAAATGACAACAAAGCTATTAATCTACGTAGTGGTGCCAATACTTTGTGGGGCATTATATATCGTAGTTATGTTTCATTTGGGATACTAAAAGAGTCAGGAAGGGTATGCCAAAGCGTAATAAAAAACTGCCTCCACTCCCTGAAACAATTCCTACGGCTCTCTTATCCGATCCGGAGTTCCGGATTCGGGTCAAACGGCGGGTAGGACCTTCTTTCGGGGAATGGTTAGTTGTAGAAGACGTGTTGAATGCAACGTTGATTGTATTGAGAACAGCTCCCCCTAGATAAACCTGACCCATGGGCTCCAAAAAAGTAAGAAATGAGTTGTGATGATTAACCCAGTTCATATCGATTTAACTTGAATTTTTCTCTTTTCCGGTGTAGTAATAAGTATGGGAAAGTTCACTTACGAGTCTATTGATAGATTTCCACAAGCCCATTACGAAATTGATTTGGATTGGGACTACTTAGAGGAATGGTTAGAAAGCCAAAAGAATACCAGGATACCTGAAAGTGGGATTGACCTTGACCCTGATTTTCAGCGGGCTCACGTTTGGACACCGGAGCAACAAGTAAGTTACGTGGAGTTTATCCTTCGTGGGGGAGAGTCGGGCCGGGTGCTTTATTGGAACCACCCAAACTGGCAAGGAAGCTTCAAAGGCTATCTTACCTTAGTTGACGGAAAACAGCGCCTGGAGGCTGTAAGGGCGTTTCTGCGGAACGAAATTCCTGCTTTCGGTAGTCTACTAAAAGACATGGAGTCAAGATTTTTAAGAAAAACTGGTTCTGGTTTCAAAATGCGGATCGCTAGGCTCAAAACTCGTAAGGACGTTCTGAACTGGTACCTCATGATCAACTCCGGCGGAACGCCGCATACCTCGGAAGAGTTAGATCGCGTGCGGGAGCTACTGAAAAAAGAAGCGTAAAAATATGAAAATCACCGATGAGAAAGATCTGAAAATCATCCGAGAGGCTTTGATTCAATATTCCCGGACAATGGAAGTAAAAGAAAGAACAAGCACCCCAAAAGAGAAGAAAGAGTGTGAGGAAACAGGCAGCCGCATCGAAAATCTATTAGCGGAAATCCATTTTGCTTTCTCTGGCAGAAAACCGTAAAGGAGAGGGTTTACAACCTCAAACCGGCATATGAAAACGTCCAAATCAGTCAAGCCCCCTAGTCCTTGTACTAAGTGTGGGCTCGCCAAGAATAAGAGCCAATGTGCCCTTTATAAGAACGGCGATTGCTGGTTCCAAACCGAAGATTCTGACCATAGCCCTAAAGGGAAAGATTAAATGGCTAGAAAACTAAAAGAGGAAAGAGGATGTGAAACGTGTGGCGAACAGACAAGTTTTATCTATGTCTGCCACCGCTGTGGCAGAGAGGGATGTGATAATTGTATGCCAGGAGGCACCGGGGTTATGTGCCCAAAATGTGAAGAAGCGGAAGAAGACTGAGTGGGCTTAGCTAAGAAATCTTTCGCAAAATCTTGAATTAATTCCTTCCCCGGTGTAGTAATAGTTATGGAAAACAATCTTAAAGCCACCATCCAAGACCTCATCCCGAAGCAACGTACGTTGAACGCGGCCGTTGAAAAAGGGGCTGCTCTAATTGAAGAACTTGAAGCGAAAATAGATGAGATAGTTAGAAAGAAACTTAGGACGGTCTACGCTACGGTTGACTATGGCGTCTTCTTTAAAATGGGTTTTCGTTCGGCAACTTGGCAACCCAAAGTGGAGATCAAGGGCGTCATTAATGGTGGCGGGATTTTCATCAAGGTACAGGGGCAATGGGTGTACCATATGGGGCATGAGGCCTATGGTAAAATCTATCCTCACAGAATACGAAATAGGGCTATTCTTTTTGAGGTGCAAAAGCTTGAAGCGGCTTGCGCTGAACTAACTGAAGAGTTAGGTATCCCGGTTGTTATCCAAGATCATGGGCTGGCGGAAGTGAAAGAGGACGAGTTGCGTACGGTGGATGACCTCCTGGTAAAGCATACCCACGGTAAAGTATTGGCCCAAGGAAAAGTTTGGTATACTGGATGGGACATAGCGGATGAGTGGGTCTTACTTCAAGATGAGGTGGGCATTCACGTCTACTTCAGCACCAACGGCCATGGATTTGGGTTTGACAGTTATGTGGCCCCCGGTGAAGATCTAACCGCCTTTGCGGACTTCCTACAACAAGAAAATAATAAGTTTCCGTCCGAGATCAAGAATCATCTGTTGACCTCGGAAGAACGTGGGCATACAACATTCTGCAAAGCGCTTTCATCCGATGGATAAAGTTACACTCAGCCGATATACCCTATGGTTGGCCAGTTTTGATAAGTGGTGCCGATCTTGGAACATAGATAGAAAGACTGGCCTTATTGTACTGGAAATTATCAGCAAGCTAGATGACGAGGGGCTCAGTCTTTTAAAATGGACTGAGGTTCTTGTTTACCTTGAGCACCTCAAAAAAGACGAGCAATACGCAAGGAGAGACGAGGGGGCCGAAGTGAACACAGAGGGGGACTTTCAAAAAGGTGACCATCTCCGGGTTATGAAAGCCGTTCCTAAAGCGCCGGGTATAAGAGCACTAAAAGAGGGGGAGATAGTTGAATTTGTCCAATACTCTTCTGAGGACAAGCAAATATCCCTGGTTGATTGTGAAACAGAGGATAGTGAATTGGCATTCACTTCTAAATATGTACCCACAGAATCCTTGGAGAAAGTTGTGGAATGAAGAAAGAGTCAAACCCAAACTTCCCTATAGGGTCCCGCGTGGAACTAAAGCCGCACCTTGACAGTTGGATGCGCGGTGACCGGTATGGAGACGTAATAGGTTACAGGCCCGAATTTATTCGAGTTAAACTAGATAAATCCAAAGAGACACGGCTTTTCAAAGAAGAGGACCTTACGCTGGTTCCGGAATCTATGCAAGGTTTATTGAGCGTATTGAATGAGATATCTGCTGCTGAAAAAACAGGGGTAGATGCTTTGATTAAAGGAGACATGGACACGTTCAGTTCCGTGAATCAAAGTATGAAGGACTTCAACGAGCGAGGAGTTGAAGCTGTTCACGCGCTGCTTGTTGAGCATCCGGAGCTTAGGCCCAATGGGTACGTTCCGGTCCCACTTATTAAAGAAGGTGGGCTTACTTTGGAAGAGGAAAAGATCATAGCCAAGAAAAGGGTAACTTTGTGACCGTGACCCTACGAGAAAACTATATCCAAGCCTTGAAAAGGCTTCCTATCCTCCGTCCTACGCCGGATGATGTGGCTCAGTTTTGCCCTTATTTACCGAGAGATATCATCGAAAACTTTTTAGCCGAAGGAGGGTACCTAACTTGTCCCCCTCTCAGGGTTCAGGATGCATTTCAAATCATCTCTTATGACAAAGACACTGGATGGCTCAATTATAACTTTGCGAGCCGTTTACAAGATAGCTGGCTTCAAGCGTATGATAAAGAAGCTGTCAAGTTTGCAAATGATTATTGGCCAGCGGAGTTGATCGAAGACAATTGGGATGATATCCTTACCCTTTCTATTCAAGATCCTACTGACCTAAATCAGAACGGGAGCCCCAAAACAAAAACAAATCTCTATGTCTGTTTCAATCGTCCTTTTGGGGCCTTGATGGCTGATTTGACTGAGCCTACAAGCGTGTTGATGGACAAAGCTATATGTGTAATGTCTCTTGATTCGTTTGTATACCGGGAACTCAAAGGGAGTCGGGGAGGGTATGCTGATAACTGTTGCGCTTATTGTGGGCATGGTCTTAGTTTGGACGGGTGCCGTGGCTGCGGGCATAAGTTTACGGACAATGGAACTCGACACGGTTGGGGTACGCCCCTCTCACAAATGATGGTTGGCTTTCTTCAAGAACATGGCTTTACATTTAAACAAGGCCCAGAGATTGCCTGGAAACTCGAGGCAGAAAAATATAAGGAACAAATAGAGAGAATAACCGCACGGATTGAGCTATAGGGGTTTTACATAGCAAAAGCTTACACGTCCCACACAATAAGGAGGTGGGTTTACTTTGATAGCATTGCAGAATCCAAGTGGTTAGCCTCTGTTCTGGAGAAAGTGTAAATTTTCCAATCACTGACTGAAAATTTCTTTTGAACGAAAGATAGCACATGAAATACAAAATATGGATCGAAGGTTATAGGGCCACCGGAGGTCCCGCTCATTAAGTAGGCGGGTTTACTTTGAGTTCTTTATCTTATCGCTACTGTAGTTGATCAAATCAAGATGGGAATGGAGTCTAAGAATCATGACTTTTAATCATAGCCTGATCCTAGAGCAACCGTCTATGCTGTGCCTATCCCCCCTAGGCGCTCGGATGTGTGTAGCTCGATTGGGCTATGATTCAAGATCATGAGCCAATTTTCCAATCATTGATGGGAGACTTAGGACTATAACTGAGCAGAAAGCCAATGAAACCGTTAGTGCAGCAATACCTTTTACTCAAAAAGAATTACGTGGACTATTACATTTTGGTTACTTGGCCAAAAAAGTTTATAGTAAAGAAAGATGGGGACATAGAACCTGTACCTAAAGTGCTTACTCCAAAACAACAGAAAATTCTAGATACCTCAAATGAAGCCATGGATTTCTTAGCTTCTAAGATGTCGTGTGAAGAAAGGTATCTTGCTGGCATTCCTAGAGGAGTTTATATGAGGGCGGAAGCTAAAGCATTACTCAAAGAATTACTTTGTCACCATAGAGTAGTAACCAAGCAAGACCCCCTTGAAAAAAATCTCATCATATCCCAGTACTTGATTTTTTATGGTGTGCTCTGTTCTAGAATTGGAGCACCTTGGTTGACACTTAGAATTGGCTCATTCTTGATGGAAATAGCTGAATGGTGTGCTGCAATGGGTTATCCGGCATTGAATGCTCTAGCGGTAAATCATGAAACAGGTTATCCTGATAGTAGTTATGATGGAGCCGGGGGATTTAAACTAAAGGATTGGGACAAAGAAGTTGAAAGGGTCATTCGGTTCACAAGCTATCCGATTGATCCTCCAGAAACAATCAAGTAGGCAGAAGGTTACCTCAGTTCTCGCAGTCCCACACCTTAAAGAAGATGGGCTTACTTTGCTCGCTTAGTTTACCTAAGCTCCTTCATAATCTCGGTCACTTCCGGCGGTAGAGATTCCCCTAACATGTACAAAGAAAAAGCTTCGGCGAAATTCTCTAGCCAGCCCTTTTTAGCATAAGGGGTCACGGCGATAGGCTCACGAATAATCTTGTCCGTTCGTATCGTGATGTCCGCCTCGGAAGATAAAGCCATCCCATCCCGGAGAGCTTTACGGTTTGTCTCACTAGGGTCCTTCAAGAACTCTTGGGAAAGATCCCTGAGCTTAGGTCCATTTTTGTGAATGAGGTACTTTAGATATCGGGTAAGTAGGTCTGATTGTATGACCTTTTTACCTTGTGCTTGTGCCTCAGCAATTGCTAAAAACTCATCGGCCAGCTTAGCTCTGGTGACCTTGTCAAACACGATGGTGTCATAAACCGGGTTGACTGACAGCGCCCAAAAAGCGTCCCTTTGCCCTTTATCTTTCCAAAACTTGTGTGCGTAGCGGTGTCCGAACTCATGGCACAAAGAACGAACATCTCCCACCGTCTTTGACGCCCGCAACCCAAGTTGTATGGTGTCTTGTCCGGCCACGTAAGAAGCAACCCCGCCTGACACCGTCCGGTTGATGTAAACCTTGCCGTAAAGTAGCTGGGAGAACTTGGGACGAATCGCTTCAGCGGCTTTATCTAAAGCCTCTAGGCAGTCCTTCATTTTGGGGCCAGACACACCCGGCATGGGTATGATGGTAAAGTCACCATGGGGGAACTCAGAGCCTTCAGCATTGACTTTACCGTCTAACCAAGAGGCTTCTCGAGCGAGTGCCTCAAAACGATTGATCAAACCATGTGGGACAGGCCCCTCTGTTAGGTACTTGGGTAAAGATCGGCGAAGATCTTTGGCCTCTCTGATGATTTTTCTAACCTTATTTTGGATTTGGGGGCCTAGAGCGTAAAACCATTCGGCTTCCAAAACGATGGCATACCCTATTTCGGCTTCTACCTCTCCCACCTCTAGAAAGGTCCAGAAATCGTCCAGAGCTTTGATGGCTGCCTCTACATTGCCTTTTCGTAGTGAGGCCGCTCCAGCGTCCATAAGGCTGCCAAGATTACGTTTGGAGGTCAGGTAACGGGAGGCAACCCGTATGGCCGCCTCTGCCCTTGCCCTTTCAGCAATAGCCTTTTCCTTTACGTCGGCTCTCCAGATACGATACAGGCCTAAGACTTTGTTTTTCTTTCTGCCTTTGGGGATTGGTTCTATCTCGATCGTGGGGTTGCCATATTGATCAGCCCCAAAACCTACTACCCGGCCCCGATGGTTCTTCCATTTTCCGTAAAGAACTTCAGTTCCTATTGAGAAATAGGATGAGGCGAACCTCTTGAGAACTCTTAGTGCGGGGGTGTCCACACTAAGAAGGGATGCAAAAGGAGTTTCTTAATGGCTCGTTGTTTGTTTGTTTATTTCAATTACAGAGGGAAGGATTACCTCCCCTCCTTATTAAGCATAATAGAATGTCGAGAGTCATTTCAATTTCAGGGGGAGAATTACTCTCCCTCCTTTTGCTCCCCTCCTTCTGAGTGCTTTGAGTAGTGATGGTTTCAATTACAGAGGAAGAATTACTCTTCCTCCTTATGTGCGTCTCTTACAACAGACACGTATGGCGTTTCAATTACAGAGGAAGAGTAATTCTTCCTCCTCCTTCGGCTACTGAGGACAATTGTCAGTTGCCAATTAGTTTCAATTTCAGAGGGATATTTACTATCCCTCCTTGGGTGAGCTATCCATGCCGGTGTTCAATTACGTTGCAATTACAGAGGAAGAATTACTCTTCCTCCTTACAGATAACAAGCTTCGTCCACATTGCCTTGGTTGTTTCAATTCCAGAGAGAGTAAATATCCCTCTCCTTTAAGTATATTTTAACTATCGAAGGGTCGCAAGATCTGGGATTTCAATTCCGGAGGGAGAATTACTCTCCCTCCTTGCACTCGAGCGGATGCCGTGAGGGTTCTTTTGTTTCAATTTTAGAGAGATATTTACTATCCCTTCTTCTATTGCAAACGATATTACTTGTTACGGCGATCTCCGGTTTCAATTACAGAGGAAGAGGTATCCCTTCCTCCTTTACTCTATTCTAAAAGTTGAGCCAATGCATTATTTCAATTTCAGAAGGAGAATTACTCTCCTTCCTTGCTCGTCAAAATGGATATGCGCTCTAAATCGATACTTGTTTCAATTACAGAGGAAGAGAAACCCTCCCTCCCTCCCTCCCTCCCTCCCTCTGGTAGATAAATCCTATAGTCTTTCCGGAATATTTTCTTTTCAATTACAGAGGAAGAGGTACCTCTTCCTCTCTCTTGGGTAATGTAAGAGCGTCCTCGATTGGTGTTTCAATTCCAGAGGGAGAATTACTCTCCCTCCTTAAGTTAGGAGTTGAGCGAGCTAGGCGGGAAGGGTTTCAATTACAGAAAGTAAGTCTTCCTCTTTCAAACTAAAAGGCGGCCAGATGGGGTAGTGGAATCATTTCAATTACAGAGGAAGAATTACTCTTCCTCCTTAAATCGTTGCCCTTCGTGATTTTGGTGAAGGATGTGTTTCAATTACAGAGGGATATTTGCTATCCCTCCTTTCACGCAGATGATCGCGTGCAGGGTCGATGAGGTTTCAATTCCAGAGGGATATTTACTATCCCTCCTTAGAGGATGGCGAGTATTATTATATTTTCGATATACCCTGTTTCAATTACAGGGAGGGATTAATCCCTCCCCTTGTACCAGAGCCAACGGACGATAAGCCAGCAGTATTTCAATTACAGAGAGGAATTAATTCCCTCCCCTTCTTGGAAAGACTACACAAATATACTGTTTCAATTACAGAGAGGAATTAATTCCCTCTCCTTTGGCCGAACACGTCCGTGCCACCATCGTTATACCTGTTTCAATTACAGAGGGAGAATTACTCTCCCTCCTTTCAAAGCCGTTCTTTCCGGTGGACACTACTGGGCGCTGTTTCAATTACATTTCAACTACAGAGGAAAAGTAACTCTTCCTCCTCCTTCTTCCGCAGTCCAAGCGGTTGGGGCGTTGCCGTGTAGTTTCAATTACAGAGGAAGAATTACTCCCCTCCTTTTCCACAACTCATAATCACGGGGCCACGAAGCTTTTGTTTCAATTACAGAGGAAGAATTACTCTCCCTCCTCGACTGGGCATCCCGCCCCTGGGTTCAATGGAATTCAGTTTCAATTCCAGAGGAAGGGATTAACCTTCCTCCTTTAGTTTAGATATGTCAACCTTCCTGGTTTCAATTTCAGAGGAAGAATTACTCTTCCCCCTTGGAGTGCTTCCTAATGGATACCACTGTATGTACACCGTTTCAATTACAGAGGAAGAATTACTCTCCCTCCTTTTTGGAATTTGTTCCAAGAGGCTGAGCCATACGTCCAGTTTCAATTACAGAGGAAGAATTACTCTCCCTCTTTCACCTATACCGGCTGAGATAGAGATTTCGTCGCGTATGTTTCAATTACAGAGGAAGAATTACTCTCCCTCTTTTTGCCCTTAACGTCGCGCTATGTGAAACAAAATTTCAATTCCGGAGGGAGAATTACTCTCCCTCCTTGTGTGGCGTTAGTGGTTGGTGTACAGCAACTACTATCGTTTATTTCAATTTCAGAGGGGAGGATTTCCCTCCTTACCTTATAGGACAGGTAATAAGATGACCGCCGTACGGTTTCAATTACAGAGGGAAAATTACTTTCCCTCCTTATTTCAAGTTCAGCCCAGCTAACTACTTTGTTTCAATTCCATTTCAATCTCAGAGGGAGAATTACTCTCCCTCCTTATCTGTACTTACTCACGACCGCGTGGTCTGTAGCTCCGTTTCAATTCCAGAGGAAGAGTTGCTCTCCCTCCTTCTTTCGCAGTAGTCCAAATACGCGAGATACTTGGCTGTTTCAATTCCGGAGGGAGAGTAATTCTCCCTCCTTCATATCATTGTTGTAGGTCCTCTAGGACAGGGGTTTCAATTGCATTTCAATTCAGGAGGGAGAATTACTCTCCCTCCTTACGCGGGACTCCATCATTTGGAGTAAGAAGTTACCCGTTTCAATTACAGAGGAAGGGATTAACCTTCCTCTTTTAGTTTCGATATATTAACTTCCCCTGGTTTCAATTCCAGAGGGATATTTACTATCCCTCCTTGGGTTAGCTACTAATCCTTGTTTCAATTACAGAGGAAGAGTTATTCTTCCTCCTTATCCAAAAAACCACGTTTGGAGCCGGAGATTGGTTTCAATTGCAGGGAGGGATTAATTCCCTCCCCTTCTTTGAAGCGCTTGAAACCTCAACATCAACTACGTTTCAATTACAGGGAGGGATTAGTTCCCTCCCCTTTGGCAAAGGTGCAAATACCCGTGCGTAGCCGGTTTCAATTGCAAGGAGGGATTAGTTCCCTCCCCTTCCGGTACATCGCCGCAAGCCAAATCGGGAGTCTTACTGTTTCAATTACAGGGAGGGATTAATTCCCTCTCCTTTGTTGTCTAGGGGAGGGGATGTACCCGTCTGACATCGGTTTTAATTACAGAGGGATACTTGCTATCCCTCCTTTATCGTCTGCAATTGCATTAGAGCCGAGCTGTTTATTTCAATTTCAGAGGGATAGTAAATATCCCTCTCTATGTAACGATTTACAACTTGACGGTTTGTGTTTTTCAATTTCAGAGGGATATTTACTACCCCTCCTTCAGGACTACGGCATGTTCATGATTTCGCCGCGTTTCAATTTCATTTCGATCTCAGAGGGATATTTACTATCCCTGCTTCCCCGGTTAACCTACTCCTGAAGAGGGAATCAGTACGTTTCAATTACAGAGGGAGAGTTACTCTCCCTCCTTCTCTTATTCTGTTCCGCTCAAGGATAGAAGCCAAAGTTGCGTTTCAATTACAGAGAAGGAATTACTCTTCCTCCTTAAATGTTGCTCGGGGAAATGCCGGTTGAACCTTTCCCGGTTTCAATTACAGAGGAAGAATTACTCTCCCTCATTGAGAAGCATGACCGCTATCCACAGTTTATGGAAGAGCCGTTTCAATTTCAGAGGGAGAATTACTCTCCCTCCTCTGGTTATTTTCGGGAACGAAACCCCTAATCTCGTTTCAATTACAGGAGAAGAATTACTCTCCTCCTTGATTCCTTTCCAAATCTCCCGGACTATCGGACTGTTTCAATTGCAGGGAGGGATTAGTTCCCTCCCCTTCTAGATTACCATTCGTGTCCCGCGCGAGATGCAGCGGGTTTCAATTACAGGGAGGGGTTAGTTCCCTCCCCTTATCATATTGAGTCATACCCCCGTGGCCATGACTAAGTATGTTTCAATTGCAGGGAGGGATTAATTCCCTCTCCTTGAATGCTAAAGTTGTTTGTTGGGCGATCGAACTTCTGTTTCAATTGCAGGGAGGGATTAGTTCCCTCCTCTTTATTTGATCGCGAATATAACAGGGCCGAACTCGAGGGGTTTCAATTACAGAGGAAGAATTACTCTCCCTCTTTTATTGGGGTCGGCTTTATCGCGGCGAGTAAGCTTTCTGTTTCAATTACATTTCAATTAAGGAGGAAGAATTACTCTCCCTCCTTGCATTCGAGCAAGGACTCGGTGTGCGCCGTAGTCTGGTTTCAATTACAGAGGAAGAATTACTCTCCCTCCTTGTCTCAAGACCGGCTCGTAGGGAATGTGCGCTAAACGTTTCAATTACAGAGGAAGAGTAACTCTCCCTCCTTGCCCTATCGGCTATAGAGAGGGAGAAGTGGCCAATGTTTCAATTACAGAGGAAGAGTAACTCTCCCTCCTTGAGATAGCTCTTTTCTCCCGTGTCGTCGATGAGTCTGTTTCAATTACAGAGGAAGAGTAACTCTCCCTCCTTTTCCTTGGAATGTCCGCATCCCGCCTGAGAAGCAAGATGTTTCAATTACAGAGGAAGAGTAACTCTCCCTCCTTGTCTTTTCTTTTTGGGCATCCCTTAATTTTAGGTTGGTTTCAATTACAGAGGAAGAGTAACTCTCCCTCCTTAGTACATTTTAATTTCGCAAGGAATTCAACGCCTTATACTATCGTTTTAGAGCACTTCTTGTGCTTCCACACCGGAAGACCCTAAAGTATAAAGAAATAGAATCCTTGATTTAGCAAATCTATTAAATTGTCAAAGAACTTGTTTTCGAGCACCCTCCAGCTTTTAAGGAGGATATGACCGCTCGAAAACCCCTAGGAACTTAGACTCTCTGCCATCGGCTGATACCCTCTTCATCTTTAGGAGGGTTCGCTGGCCGTACCGTACCTTTAATCCTCAAGATGGCTACTGCCGCCGCCGCTTGTTGCGAGCGTGCCCCGAAGTGGTCAGCGATCTCTTGAGTGGTTTTGATCCTGTTTCCTATGAATGTATATACTTTATCTGAACTCAGTTTCTCTTTCATTTTTCACCTCACTTTCTAACGGAAGCTTTGGACTTCCGTGTCAAACTTCTTTCCAACTCGTATCCGATTTTTGTGCAGTTCCAATCGGATAGTCGCCATCCGTAAGGGCCGCTTCTCGCTCTTATAAATGTGGTAACCCCCTGCCCAACCTATCCAACCTTGCTCAACAAGTTTTAATTCTTTCAAGTTAGGCCCTAGGATACGTTCCGGAGTAAGCTTCCAGTTCTTGAATGTCTCGCAGAGTTTTTCAGTGTGCGTCTTGAGGGCTACCTGTGCCTCTATTCTTTTGCCGTCTAAAGTGTTTCGATCCAAGGTATTGTTTAGGATTAGAACGCAAGTGGCCGCTTGCTCTAGGGTATGTTGTACAATGTCTTGGAGAAGTTCCATTTCAGTGTTCCACCACTTACCCCCTACGTTATAACTGTCATCAAACCCGTAGATAGCCAGAGGATAGTTAGTCAATCCAATTTCTCTTCTTTCTTCTTTGGATAAACTGGCAACGAATCTTGCTTTGATATAACCATCCGCTCTAGCGGCCATCCACGGGACGTTATCTTTCCAATGCTGATATATAATATCTAGCTTTTTATCTATCCCAATGAATTGCTTTGGGTTGTGCAGTTTATCGGCCAGAAGAGCGTACATTTCCTTTCCGCTTTCTCCGACTAACTCTAGGTAACTGTATTTGAGCTTACCCGCCCCATCCCATAATTCTTCGCAAGTGGAGATAAATCGTAAATTGATCAGCCTCCAGTCGTCTTTTCTATAATCGGTAATGTTTGTCATTACAGGTTTTCTAACCTAGAGTGGAGTGCAGCGTTCCCTTGTTTTTGGAACAAGGTGTAAACCTCATCGATAACCTTTTTTGGTTTAGTGCCTAATTGATGTGCTTCTTTAGGGGTCAGGTTACTTAGAAAGTTTTCGTCAGGGCATACTCCTGCTAGGTTAATTGCACCCCAATGATCCACAACAATCGGATATCTCCCAAAATGTGGAGAGGTACGAATACGGGTTATTTTGTCCGGTCCTTTATCTTGAATCTCGGCACGAAGGATAGGCGGAGATTTCCTTCTGACTACCCAGTCATTATAGAGGTCATTCACAATAATCGTGTGTTTCACCCAAGGGCTTTGTAGCACGATCCATTCCGATAAATCCCCTCGGAAGCCTTTGTATAAACCTGAGCGTAAATGCTCATGGTGAGTACGGAAGGATATTTCCGGGTTCACAGGGTCCCAATCCTTTATGGTAGGATACCTCTTTTGTGTGCTAAAGAAGAGGTCAACTCGTTCCTTAAGCTCTTCTAGAGAACCTAACGGTTGGACTTTGGTTATGATACTCTTAGCTCGAATGCGGACGGATTCAAGGAGCTGGATGTCAATTTTATAAACCTCCTCCTCTATCTCTGGCACCTCATTTTTGAACTCTTCAAATAAAGCCAGGAGTTGGGCTAAAACAGTTCCGCTCAAATCTTCCTTCAAACTCTGTAAAAGTTGTAAAAGTTTTTCCTTTGCTTTTTTATGCACGCGAGCAAAGTCTAGGGCTAAAAAAGCGCTAAAAGCTATTTCATCTATTTCAATCTTATGCACCTCAGCCCATGTTTTAAGGCAATAAAGACGCCCACCGGGACCTAGGCTGGCATACCTTCCCTCGTCCAAGGGAGACTCATGATTTTCTATCCATTTTTGAGCTAATTGCTTCAACTCGAATTGAGTTTGGTTTTCTTTGTCCGTACTGACCACATAAAGATTGGAGATTTCAGTACTAATCTCTCTTTTACGTGAAGGAGACATTCCATCATAAAAATTGCGGAATAGCTTTCCTAGAAATGAAGCACTGTTTAAGGAATCAACAAGCGCCAGCGCTCTGAAAAGGATACCCATATGTTCCTCTCGACGGGCCGCAGCATCTTCTACACCTCCAACGACGAATATTAAATGGACCTTATTCAGCCACTTTTTTGGGTAACCTTTGAATAGTGCCGTTATGCCATCTAGCCGAAACTTATTGCGAAGGATTCTTCCTAAGAACTGCTCGAAGAGGACCATCGATTTGGGAATTCCGTATAAAAAAGCCAAACACCTGGAGGGGGAGTCAACACCTTCCACAATTCGAGAAATCCCTATAAAAATTGTTTGAAACATTGAGTACCGAGCGATACCCAGTTTGATGTGTTCAGCCTCTCTTTCCAGTGCCCTAAAGAACTCAGGAACGTTTTCCTTTTCTCCATAGCACTTTATAACACCGTTACCTATGACTCTTTTAATCTCTGCAATGGTCTCTTTGTTATCGTTTTCTCCTCTAGGTTTTAAGCGCAAGATGGCGGGCAACCGCTTAAATCGGTTCCATAATTTTTTTATAGTTAGAGCCCCTTCATGAATGTCAATAGGGATCAAAATGGCATCATCGTTTGAAGTTCCGCCCCCCTTCACATGAACTATTTCGGATGTAATTTCTTGAGGGCACATTCCCGCAAGCATGAGATCAACTAGAGATCTGGTACAGACAAAATCCTCTTTTAGAACAACGGGGAGCTTATCTGACCTATAGGGGGTGCCAGTAAGTTTTCCTATGATCACACCCGCCGCCCGAAGAGTATCTTCGGCGTGACCTAATTTGAGAATATCGGTTCCTACAGGGGAATGTTGAGCTTCATCAACAAGAAGAAGGAACTTTTTTGCGGGATTTCTTTTTAAGTGATCTATTACATATTCCTGGACTTTTGGCTCAATAAAAAGACTGTGAGTAAGAGCCAAAATTCTGCCTCGTTTACCAAACTTAGTCCGAAACTCCTTGCCATCTTTTACGGCTTCTACCAGTCCAATTTTGAACTCTCCCCCGGACCATTTGATGATACTATTGGAGTATCTTGAGAAATGATCTCTAACCGCAGTGGTCGGAGTAATGACCACTGCATAGTTGAATACTCTATCAACAATTAATTTGGCTGCAAGTGCAAGACCCATAATGGTTTTGCCCCCTCCCGTGGCGTAATGCAGCACAAATGAACGAAGCTTTTCCCCTACTTCTTTGAGGAGGTCTACAAAGTCTTCATCCTGATAGGCTCGAAGGTGTATACTAAGTTTTTGTAAAAAAGCCATCTAAGCTACTCCGTGTACATTTTACCGAAAACCTAAAACGTGACAGAGAGGGGAAAGAGATTTTTTACATCCCTTCCCCCTCTCTGTTGGATTAGCTAGCCTTTATGGGTCGATCTCTTCGACAGTAATACCGAGCTTGTCGAGCCCAGTTTTATCAACTTCTACCGTGTAATCCGAGAATGCACTAGGCTTAGGAACATCCGTATGGATGTTTATGCGTCGGTACAACTTCATGGCCTGAGCATTTCCGTACGGAGACTCGTGATGGAACAGGATGATCTTTTCGACGCAAGCTCCGAAACGGGTCGTGCTCTTGGTTTGGTCGTACATATGCCTGAAGAGTTCGATGAAAAGTTCGTAATCGTCGTAGCTGAAACCCGTTCTCTTTGCACGGAACGGATCGATGGAAAACTGGGTAACGCTTACCTCAAAAGGTATATAGGACATCTTACCCATTTCCCGGCTTTTTGTTTTTGCATCAGCGATGCTGGTAACTACCGGACGTGTAATAGAGGCTTCTTCTGGATTGATAATGTCAACGCTAAGGCTGAACCCCATTTGAATCGGACCTGTAAGATGGTCGTTGATAGGCGATGTCAGGACGCCACCAAAAAAACGCATATCAAGATATTTCTTACACAGTACTTGCACTGTTTGTTCGATCTGTTCTGGGGTGAGGGGATTCCCTTTGGCCTTTTTTCCTTTTTTGGGCTCTTCCTCGTCTACTTCGATATTTTCGATCTTGACCTTATCTAGCTTGACCCCAGCGGTGGCAAGGGCTTCGCGGAAGATCTGCTCTAGAGGCTGGCCGTTCGGACGGATATAGAGTTCGTGCCCTCTTAGACTTGCTCCATACCGGATCTTGTATTTAGGCCCTTGTGGAGTCATAATTCCCCTTCCTGTATAGGGATCTATACGGCGAAGGTTACCATCAGGGTTTAGTTGAAGGTTGCCATTTGTGCAACTTACAACCCCCACTCCATCTGTACGTCGGTCGTAAACCGAAGCTCCTGCTTTGTTACCGTTTGATTTTTTCATCTGATCTGATTCACTTTCTTTCTTTCTTGTTGTTTGATTCGTTATCCCATTCGTTATCCCATTCGTTCTTTTTAATTATCTGGGGAAAGATTTCTTCTGAAAAAGAAGAGACTTACTTCCTCTTCTTTCCCTTTACTTTTTCTTCTGTCTTCTCTTCTGGTTTCTTTTCCCCTTTATGGTTTTTCTGATAGTATAAAAAAGCTAAGAAATGACCAGAAAGGGTCCACTGATTTGAACATCCTTGCGTAATAAGCGCCCTTTCTACGTCGGTCAATCTATGCATAAGGTTGGTAATATTTACCCCCGCTCTGCTGTAGTCGGAATCCAACTCTTGGAACATAGCCACCCAATGGTTCCGATTTTTCTTTTCTAATCTTTCTGCAATGTGGAAAGTACCCTGAGTCATCCTCTGGTAAGCCACTACCGGATTAGCTAAAGCCATGCTTAGGATTGTACCGGGACTTATGGAATTGCGTTGATGCGCTTGCTGCTTCATTCGGCAGAAAATGGCGATCATACGCCCTAGTGTGTAGTTGGGATCTTTTTCTCTTACTAGCTCTTGATTCAAATAAACTTTCGGATCAGGCTCTTTTGAAGGATCGTAATTTCCATGATTTAGCACAACGGGTATTCCTTTCCTGTATTGGTAAGCATTAAACCATCGTTCTTGCATGTAGTCTGTAACTTGACGCCCCCTTAGTTGAGATACCTCTTGTGGATAAGGTTCATTTGTGAGGATTGACCATAGGGCGTAAAAAATGATAGAGTTCTGGACCTCTTTTGCAGAGCTTAGCCAGAAGTTCGAAACACTCCAAAAACTCCATTCATTAAACTCCTCCCGGAAGCTTAAAAGAGAAGAAAGAAGCTTCTGTACAGGAATGTGTTCATACCGCATAACCGCATAACGAATTTTTCTCAGTTTCAGTAATGCGGCGCATATATCCGTGGTATCTTTTTTCGAGATTTTTTCTAACTCGCTCCAAGCTTGTTCTAACTTTTCTTTCTTATCCCCTCTTAGAATTGTAATGGCCAATGGAATGATGGGATGCTCTTTTTTCTCATGGGGCCACAAAACCAGCCAAGTGTCCTTTGCCAACATGTAAGAGCTGGCGGGCTCTCGTTGTGGTTTTAGCAAACTGTGCAAAGCAGCCGAATAGGCTTCAGCTGCCTCGTTAGAAACGGGGAAATTTTCCCCGTACGAGTAGCCACGATACCAGGTAGCCCTCTCGTTAAAAGAAACCAATTTATCCGATCCCCCTTGGATACCAAGATGTAGACGGGCTAGCCTTTTTTTCTTCCCCGTTATTAGGCAAGAGCCCAGTTTTCCCTCTTCCGCCTTCAGTTCATCTTGTTCTTGGAGCCAAGCTTGAACGGCAGCATATTCGGCCAAAGGCTTTGTACCGTTGCAAAGGACGATGGTATCCCCCGGTTCTACTGCATGTGTCTTCTTGGTAGCATCGCGGAAAAGGTAGCCATCATCGGTTACCTTCTGAATTTCCCAATTAAGCCGTAAACAGTGCTCAACTGCTTTTTTGAGGTTAGGGTTTTTAGCTACGATTTCCTTAGTAGTAGCCCAGAAAGCCGCATCCTTATCTAAAGCGTACTTAGCTACCTCATAGCAATGGTTCGGTACGGACGACGCATTAGACCCATGGCACACGGGTTGAGGTACACATAGCGTAGCTTTCTTCTGTTGTACTAGCTTCCCGGTGTTCAGGTCAAAACACCATACGTTTAAAAAGTTGCGATCATAAACGACGGGTTTTTTACCAATTCGATTCCCATAGGCCGTTAAGGAGGAAAGGAGGTCCATCTAAGCCACCTCCTTAACTTTCATGATCCCCCACTTTTTTACTTCTTCCCACGATGGATAGTGAACCACGCCCCTCTTTACTTGGAGAGGAGCAAAGTACTGTGGTTGCCGAGGATCAGTAAAGTCCGTTCCGAAATAAGAAAGGCCAAGATCTTGGGTTAGATCGATTGCTTTTGGAAGAGGCCCCTCGTGCAGTTCCACTAAGGCCATGCACTCACGGATACCGAAGTAGACTTGTCTCCTCTGTCTCCCCCGCTTTGCACGTTCGGCAAACATTTTGTCAAACTTTGGGATCGTATCTTCTGGCGGATTCGCGTTAGAAGAAAGTTCCATGTGCCCAATAAAGAGATAGTCCACATTTCTCAGGTAAACGTTGGTTCTTTGGGTGTGCTGTTTCTCATGGGTGTACGGCCCCGGCCCGTTAAATTTCAGTTCGTTTTGGGTTATGATTATGTAGCGAGGTTCCGCTAAAATATGAACCTCTGTGACGAACCAATTGACCGCTAGATGTCCCATGATGCCCCTGAAAAGCCCTACCCCCGCATCATGCGACCCTATGATTTGCGAATGTCTTTCCGATCGGAAAGCCGGTGGGGTCCACATCGCAAATGGACCACTTGCGCGGATAATCCAGTTCATATTCATCTCCATTTGATCTGCGGTTGTATATACAACCAGTTTTTCAAGCGTTCCAACGATAAGATATGGCAACCTTCCTGTAAAGAGAAAATTGAAAGAAAGTTACAAGTCTATGAAACTACAACTGTTTCATAGACTTGTAACAAGAAGCGCTAATTACCATTAAACAGTCTGACCTAGGCTTTTTAGGAAAGCGAGGGCTTTATCCTCAACTTCTTCGTTGTCTAGAGCGCCGGTTAGAACCACTTGTACAGCGCCTTCTATACCCGTAACGCTAAACGTAAACGTTGACGGATTCTGGGGGTCGATTTGCTCTTCTACTTTGAATTGTTTTGGCACGTATACACGATAAAGCCGAGGACCTTGGTCGTGATCTACCTGCTCAAAGATATTCTTTTGGCAACCCATGGCCAGGACTTGGGAAATATAAGCGTCTAGCTCGTTAGAGAGCCCTTTTGGTTCTTTTACTTTTAACTTTTGATCAATCTTTTTTAACTCCTGAGCAACCTCTTGGAAGGACATTGTCTTTTTTCCCAACACGGCCTTGATCTTCTCTTGCATAGTCCGTTGAGGCTTTTCTAGCACAGGTTGATCTGCTGATTGTTTCTCATAGGAAGCTAACATGGCATTAGTCCTATCCCTGGTGAGCTTGTTGTAGCGGTCCCGGAAGTGATGCCAGGCTCGTTTACTTCCTGGGTATTTGGAATGGAAGTAGTTTGCTATTTCTTTGAAAGACACCTTTTGTTCATCGTGTAGAGCTTCTAAAAGGTCGTCTTGTTCGGTAGTCCATCCCGTATTCAAGTTGGCAATAACCTTCTTGGCCACTTGTTGATCTTTGTCTTGACGGTAGATCTCTTTTAAGGCTTGTTCTGGAATCCTCAGACGTGATCTGGCTCCTTTAGCCCCTTTTGTCTCTTTCATGTCCTCTGCAAAACCCCCTTCCCGGCTTTTTTCGTGTAGCTGGTGAACACGGGTTTCACATCCCTTTTTTGTTCTTTTACTCCCCTTAAAGCGATTGTTTAGTTGGATGGTTATGTCCGAAAGTGCTATCCCTGAATTGTATAGGGAAGCTAACATCTGATCCTGTTCTAGCGTCCATAGGCTTTCTTTTTTGATCTTCATTTCTCCTCACTTGTAGATGAAGTCTTTCAATACTTTCATTACTACACCGAAAAAAGGACTTATGCAAGTATTTTAGTAAAAGATCAATAGTTGTACTTCGGATAAACCTACCCCTGGCATAGAAAATCCTTAGAATTCAATAACTTACATTGCAAAAGTGTTAGATCAAGAAAAAGATAAAAACGAAGGCCCCCGACGCACCTTGTTTCAGTTTTAACTTCAACTTAGAAGTTGAAGTTTGATCTCTATATACTGTACAAAAGAAGATTGGTTACTCTTCTTCCCAATTCATGTGTTAGATTAAAAAGAAAGACCCGAACTTTATTCAAGCCGGGTCTTTCTCCTTCCTATTAAAAGGAAGGTAGCTTCGTATTTCTATATCTCAATTCCGCGCTGTAAAGCCTATGCCAATCACTATTTCAATTAACAGGAAAAAAATTTACCTTCTTCCCAATTGTTTTCTTCTCAGGATCTACCTAAAAATAAACTTTTGTAAATTATACCCAGAAAGCACTAAGCGCAACTAAAAAATTAGTGTGGCATGACTCCAGAAAGATATTATTCGATTTCAAAGTGGGCGTCTGGGCATAGTCTAGAGAGAGGTTACACCAATTTTCCTAAACGTTTTCTTCGCCTTGTGGGGTTGGTTCATTCTCTGCATAAGGAAAGACAACACTGTCAATTAAGTCTAATAGGTAGGCCGATACATTTCCGGTGAAATATTCTTCCCCTGTCATGTGAGAATGTCCCGTCTTGTGCTCATACCCTATTTTGTCCCCACAAAAATTGAGTGTGAGCACCGAAGCTATGGCATCATTCCTGAACTCTGCACTTATAGTATCGTTTTTGACGTAAAGTTCCGTCGGAGTGCAATTTAGACCAAGGTCCTCGAAGAAAGCCTTGATTGTAACAAAGGTCAGAGTACTAACTGTAGTATGCTTACCATAGAGTGAATCAATCTTGTCAAGCACGGCTTTATAGAGGATATACTTTGTATAGCTTTGTGGGGGGAACACTTGTTATTCTGTCCCCTTATAAGTGTTTTCATAAGTGTTAAATGCCTAGTACTGAAAAAGGTGGTCTAGTAGTCCTTGCTTGTAATCAGAAATCTTTTTTCTAACCATAAGCGCCATACGATCAAATAGGTCTATGGGGTAAGTATCAATTCGCTGGTCAAGATATTCAAGGGAGCAAGTTTCTTCTATTATTTCCCAGACACGATTGAAGTCTTCTTGTGGCACCCCTTCTTGTTTTAAGATTCGGCGAAGACAAGTTCGAGTAGCGTCAATTAGGGAGAATTCAAAGGTTTTTCCACACGTATCACACTGAATAAAGACAGAGCCTTTTTTCTTACTCCGCCAGACGGATTCCTTCAGGGATTCGGATTCGGTTATTGCTGAATGCCTGAGTATGTGCGTACACAAAATCTCTTTACCAGAATAATACCATTTGTTATTTATGATTAGACTAAACATAATTTATTAATTTATTAATTTTTGGGTTATGGCAGTAGGGTTTTCCGCTCTGTTTGCGAGGTACTCGTCATGTGCCATTATTCTTATGGTGTTAATATCAAATGGAAATTCAATAGTAATGTTAAGGCTTCGCACAGTATCATAAGTCTCTTTGAATAAGCACCATAAAGCTTCATTTTCTATTTCCGGGGTTTCTTCGTAGATAGCTCCCATGGCGCTAGCAATGACCGTTGCACGTTCAACTATATCATAAGCGAGGTCTCCGGAAGTAGTACGCTCTCTTAGCATTGGTATTAAAATTATTCCAATGTCTAGTTGCTCACCTGTTAGATGTTCTTTGTTGGCTTCAAAGCATTTCTGTAAATTGGTACACCATTCAGCGTCCAGGTCTAAAATAGCTCCTGGTTGTTTGCTTTCTATTAGATAGAGCATTTGCCGGAAGACTTTATAGTAATGATACATAACTTATACCCTTTAGTATTCATCCTTTAGTAAGCTTTGGTTGGAAAGCTAGTGTTGCGTGTATGTCTTCTACATGAACAAACTCGGAACAAATGAAACAAGTGGGTTTCTTTACAGTAGCCCCCATTGAACATTTGGTGTGGGCTCCTGCCGCTATCTTTTCCAAGGGGGCCAATCCATTATCTTTACACCATTTTTTATAGCTTTCCTTCCAACACAGAGAGCAATAACTCTTGAAGTTTTGATCAGGGGGTAGGAACTCTACCTCCCCGTGTATTGCGCATGTTTGTTTCATTTTCCTTCTTCCGGCAGCATAAGAGGTTCGTAAGAAACCACTTCTTTTAGCAATCTAAAGCCAATTAATTTGATAGGTGCAGCACCACCTTTAAAATTCTTAAGGTTCTCACAATAGTCTCTCGCCCGTTTCATAATTACATAACAGAGATTGGCCGGAGGAAGGTCATTAAAGAATATAGTTACGCTATGATAAGCAGGCCATTTACCAGGGGAATTTTTATCTATTTTCGTTTGATGCTTTTTTGCTTCTTCTCTATATTTATCAATTGTATGCTGTTTCTCCCACTCAGAATCCGGATACTCATTACCAAGTCCGTCGTTCCACCAACCAGGAGTAGGCCAAATTTGGGTGGGACGGCAGCAGCCGTGATTATCTGGGACGTGGAGTATTAAATCACCAAACAGTTTTGCTAAAGTAGTGTTTTTGCACCCCTCTGCAAACAGTCTTGCCTCGTCTTCACCTATTCCGCATTCTCCAATTTGACCTGTACAGTAAGCCGTCATTTCTCTTTCAAAGTTACCAGCATACTTCTCCGTATCAATTACGAATAGGTACTTATTGATTTGTTCTTTAGCCATTGTTTCGTTCTTGTATAAGGTTCAAACCTTTGGCCAAGTATTTTGACCGCTATAAAGTCCCATCTCTTCCGGGTTAGTTTCGGCATAAGTTTGGTCTGGGATCTCGCTAGGAACTTCATTGAGTTTAATCGCACGATCCCATAGGATTGTTGCCGTTGCCGTAGCGAGATTCAAGCAATAATGGTTGCGCGTTGGAATGATAACGAACCTGTAGCAAAGGCGTAAAATGCTTTGTGGAATTGAACCGTCTTCCGGGCCAAAGATATAGACAGCATTTTTTGGATGCTCAAAATCTTGTAGCCGTTCAGAATTTGGGCGAACTTCGATGGCTACCGGCGTCACATTTTTGAATTGTTCAAGAGGTCGATCAAATTGAATCATCTCAACGTCTCTGTACCCCTTCATGCGCTCTTCACGGGGGAGTTTGCCTCGACTTTCAATTTCCATTTGCACGCGGTCCCCGGTATACCAAACTTGGCTAAGGCCATAGCAAGAAGCCAAGCGCACAACCATCCCTACGTTGTGAGCGAAGCGGGGGTCAATAAGCACAATTGAAGGAGGTGCTCCAATCGGAGGCGCTTTTTTCCCGATGATCAGAGTTTGTTGTTCCATCTTGCCTTAATTAGGACATCTTTACAGACCAAACGGCTCCGTCCTTGAGGTATATAACTTTCTGATCCCATGTAGAAAGCTGCATATCCGTTGAAATAAATTTGTCTGCCACCTTCTTTATGGAGCCGTTAAGAGGAACGAAGATACATAGCTCGCCGTCATTTAAAATGGATGCTACTACACCACGCGGAAGGATGGCGAGATTGTGCTCCGCGCTATCTACGTCCCCTTGCCATAGTTTGTAGTTATCGTATCTTTCATCCAACGTAAGCTCAAATTTTCGGTATTGGCCTTGGTTGTTTATGGCGATCAAACTGATAAACCGATAGCCAGATTTAGCTGTAATGACACTCCAACCGTCTAACTCTTTAACCCTAAGTTGAATACAAGAATTGGTACTAAAAGGTGTGATTACAAAAGTGGCTCCAAAGGCGTCTTGTACTCCAACCCCGTCAAACCAGTTCGTAGAGTTGATCATCGCCCCCCATGTGTTTCCTAATGATAAAACGGGCCTACCAAAATGGTGAAGGACCAACTCACTTAATCCTTTTTCGGTAACGGCGAAGAGTCTATTCTCGTATCGAACTAACTTTCGAGTAGTTAGTTCGAGAGGTAATTCTTTTTCTTTTTCCCCATCTGAGAAGAAAAACTTACCCACGTTCGCTTTAACTTCTCCCCGTACCCAACCGTGATCTGTTTTTATTATTTCGCAGTCAGTATCCGCATTCTTGAAAGGTTTCTTCTTACTACTTAGGTCTATAACGTCACCGGATTTCAGCAACACGGCTCCACAATGAAAAACCTTCAATGCTGCGTTAGTTAAATCTTCAAACAGCTTGTCGTATACCAGCACGCCGGAAGCAGTTATTTGAGCACGATGCTTTTGCACAACAACCGTGGCTAAGCCCGTTGCATATGGCGATGGCGGTTTGGCCCTCAAACCATCTTGGAAGGTAGCTCTGTACCAGTCTAGCAATTGCCCTGGAATGACGTTAAAGTCCCTTACTGCGTTGTTGAGTTTTACACCAGGAGCAAACACAGAAGCATTTGCCTTCATTCGGCTAACTATATCACCCCGCTTAAATCCATCAAGTGTCCCCTTATAAGGGTGTATGCCAGCATACACTTGGAAAGTCACAACACCCCAAGCAAACCAGTCTGTTAATTGATCAAAGGTTTTACTATGCCAATCACGGATTGATAGCATGATGACGGTTGCGGGCCATTTGCCAATTGCCCAAGAGTCAACATCTATAGCCTTTGGTTCGGGTTTTGATTTCTGTTTGAGATCAACCAACCAGTTCATTTCATTGGCGTCTACCATGACAGCCTGGTACTCATGTGCGGTACTAACAACCCCTCGCATTCCTTCAACTAACTTAGATGCCTCGTCTTTCCCAAATCCATGACTTTGCTGAAAGTCTCCGGTAAATACTCTTGGGAGAGGTTCGGCATCTGCAAAATCCATGTAATAGCCAATTGGTTCTCCAGAAGGTGATCTGACTAATCCCTGTGGGGCCACAATGCATGGATGTTGAATTTTTGCAAGAAGCTCAATTTTATCTGGAATGTTCTCTCGTTGCATTTTTCCCGTGTCAGTGTAAATCTTGATCACGGTTGCGGATGCAACGTATATAGACCCTTCACCCCCGGTGGCTTTATAGTCACCGGGCTTTAATTTCAACAAACCTCGTTTATCGAGTACAACTTCTAAGTTGCCTTTTGCGCTAGTCATTCACTAACTCCAATCACTGCATACGAGAAATCATCCTGTGGTCCTTTACCAATTTTGAATGAGTTCTTGAGTTCACGAATAGCTCGACGCTTTGCAAACTCACCATCGGTCGTCTTGAATGCTAGCATAGCAAGTACTGCTTTCTGCCATTCATATTGATCGATTTGTGTGACCCCATCCGTGAATAGTGCTACATATTTAACATTGTCCTGTATGCGTATATTGATACCATCTATACCGGTAGCCAAATCATGGGAACTTTTAACACTCTCTATAAGAGTACCATCTGCCTTGTAGCCATAGCTCTCTTCGAGTAGCTTGTCTTTAGCATGTATGTTACCCCCATGTGCTGAAATAAAATCGTTGAGTCTACCCCGATATGAAAGATAAAATGGTATATTGTTAGCCCACTCAAACTTAGACATCCAGATCTCACCATTCGCTGATTTGGTAGCTACTACTCCATCCCCCATGATGTTTATAAAGCTACGACCGTCCTTTCTTCGAATGGCATATATACAAGTTGCTAGTAAATCATCTGGATGAAGATCTAGCTCACTACTTAATGTTGCTAGAGATTGATCTCTTTCCTTGTCAATAAAAGTGTCTTCAAATATTGACTCTCCGTTTCGATATGAAGGGGAGAAAACTTTCTTGATTGCTGACGCTGTCGTTAAAACATTTAGTCGAGCACCAAGATCTGTTCGTAGGCCAGAAGAGCAACCATCTGAAACTATAGCATAGGCAAGGTCATCAACCCTACACTCAGCCCCGGCATAGTCTTGGCAAGGTTTACCCGCACCAACGTGGAGTTGCCCAATGCAAAAATAGCTATCTGTAAAAAAGTTCATATAGAGTGTAAACACAAAGGCCGGGCAATCCCGGCCTCATTTTGTGTCTAGCTTCCATTTCAGATAGTTGCCGCTATGTTCTTGCTTGGCCCGCCGGTTCCTAATGCTTGGCTTTGGCTAGAAATAGACTGAGATACGAACTCCGCCAGTTTAGCCAGTTTGCCTTTAGTGGCGTCAGCAACATCGATGTATTTGTCAATGCCAGCTTCCGTTTGGAAGACCATCAACTCTTGCTGGACCTCTTTAGCATTGATGCCTATGAGCACCGTAACCAGAGATTCTAGCTTCTCATCTTTGACCGCACTAAGGATCTCTTTCTTGATCATCGCTGGAGTAGCTGTTGATAGATTATTCGGCGGTGGGGGGTACTCGCAACCATCGGTAATGATAAACACAATGCCGTTAGCTGAGAAGTCGTCCTTTATTAGATGCTCACCGTAAGCTACGGTTGCGCCAACCGCTGAAAAGGCCGCATCGTAGAGGGGCGTTTGACCACTGGTACGGAAGGGCGGGTAAATTTTATCAGGATCTATCTCCACTAAGGGCATAAACCCGTGTAGCTCGTTGACATTGTTTGGTTGCGCAGTTGAGAATATAGCTACCCGTAGCAATAAGTTGTTGCTTCTTGGAGACTTCTTGCAAGCATCAACCGCTGCTATTAGTGCGTTTCGCAACTCTGTTTCCCAACCACCTACAGATCCCGTTACGTCTATTAAGATGGATACTACAGTGTACTCTGTAGCCCCTAAGTGATCAGTTCGAATTGCTGAAAACCCAAAGTTTTGCAATCCTTTGATTGCACTACTAAACATTTCACCACCAAGTTTTGGCATATTCTTGTTATCTCACTTTCTGTTGTTCAAAGACTCTTACTTTAAGAAATCTTTTGAATTTACTAAATGCATACCCCGCTTTTCCATTTCACGGAGCCACTGTTGCGACATTGTCGGGAAATCCGCACCAGGTACAGCAGCTATTGAACTGGTGCAATCAGTGAGGATATGGAACTTCTTGATGTGCTCTGGACCGATGTTATCGGCAATCTGGGTTACTGTTTTTCTCAAACAGTGGCTTAACGCTTCCCCGGCAGCGAGTACAATGTCTGCTTTCTCTAGCATTTCTAGGAAAGGGGTGTTGAGTGACGTTGTAGGATCATCTGGGTCCGGAACTTCGGCCATTAGAGCACCGTAATGCTCAGTCCACGGATTCGATCCTTTGGTCACGTAATTGACCATACTGAATTCTTTATCTGACCACTCTTGTAGAACCTCATTGAGTGCCGCGTGTATGTTATGTCCTGGTGTACCAATCAAACAATGTGGGTTCCAGATCTGGAGCTTGTAGGTACCTTGTGCTTCTAACTGTTGTGTGTATTTAAGCGAACGTGCCCTGGCCTCTTGCGCTCGTGGTGTCCAGATACCGTTAGCAACATCGTCGGCTGAAATAAAGTCAAACGGATTCGGCCGTTTACCTGAACTATTCACCCACCAAATCGGATGGGCAATGTCGATTAACCGGTGACTATCCATTGTGATGTGGATATCATCGATTTTTTTCATATTCCTTCTGACAAAGACTGCTAACCGGTCCATGTCAGCATTAGCACCTTTTACAGGCAGTGCTGAATCGCCAAAATCGCAGAAATCATACTGTGGATCAATTACTAATAGATCGATCTTCATCTAATATTGTCTCCTCTTTTTGTTATGGTTAAAACTAATTTGCGTAACTAAGTAAGTGCTTTGAGTCTTCATTAGGAGTACCGGCCTTTCACCGGCCCGGAGAGTTCTGGGACTCTCTAACATAAGTGCTTACGTCGCTGATGCCGCTGCTAACATCATAGGGATGGGGTCCTTCTCTAAAGCAATACCCACTACCGAACACATAGCGCAAGCGACCAAAATCATGTGTACTGTTTGTAGCTTGTGCGCTAGGTCCATATCCTTCCACTCAACACACGATGGGTTGGTCAGCGGGCCTTTGGTAGGGTCATCATTCTTCTCAGGCCCGTACACGTAACCCTTCTTCTTTTTACCCGCAAGCCAGTCTTCATGTTCCTTTTTCGCGCTGAACTTGCCTTCTGCAACTTCAGTAACGAAACGAAACGTGTCCTTACGTTGCCAGTCTAATGCAGCATCCCAGTCTTTCAGAGTGTAATCTTTCAAGACTGTTCGTAGGTACTTCTGGTGCATGAAATGCACCGCTTTAGCAACAATTTCAATCCCTTCAGTGCGATCCATCCAATAAAGGAGAACCCCTTTCTATATTGCAGGCCAAATACCAGTAAAGACCATCCCTACTGGCCCTAACGGTCAAGTTAGTTCAGAACTAACCTGACCGTTAATCTCTACAATGCCCATCGGTTCCAATAAAATTGATGTTTCACCGATGTAGCATATTTTAAATGTATAGTTCTTTATCACAATCGTTTCGCCAACTGTGAGAACGCACCAATGTGGAGGGACAGGTTCCCCGTTGGGTCTAAGTAAAACTTTCGTTGGTTTATTAGATTCCGGTAAGAGTTCATATTCACCATTTGCCCCATACCTTACTCCAATCCACGGTTTATTAGATTCCGGTAAGGGTTCATATTCCCCGCTTGCTCCACGTATTACCCCAATCCACGGTTTTTTGTTAGAGGCTTCCGTTGATTCTTCAACTAATTGCTCAAATCTGTTTGTCTCTTGATTCATTTAGCCCTCAAATCTCAAAACTAAATCCTTTTTTAATAGCTCGCTGGTACGCCTTTTTGTCAAAAATATAATAAGGTGCTGGCCGATGTTGACCCGTTTGCTTCTTCCCGGTTGCAAGAAGTACTTTTGTGGCTAGTATTCGTTTACGAAAGTTAGACGCATCTAACTTTCGTCCCGTAACCCCCTCGTAAAGATTACGAAGTTCGGACAAGGTAAACTTTGGCGGAAGAAGATTGAATCCTATCGGTTCATACCGAATTTTCATGCGAAGGCGCTCGATTGCTTTGATCAAGATTCTTCTGTGATCAAACGCGAGCTTGATTCGGGTTTGGGCTGTATCAACTCCAATCCAATCAGTCGCAGAAGTATTTTTCCCGCTGGATAGGACATAATCAGCCGCCCTAACAAGCGCGAAGTGGGCCACCGAAATTACACGTCCCCTAGGATCACGATCGGGATAACCAAAGGTGTAGAGTTGCTCTATATAAGTAAGGTTGATGTTCGCTTCTTCTTTTAGCTTTCGCTTAGCAGCATCTTCAAGCGATTCCCCCTGATTATCAACCTCATCACTAACATTTACGAAACCCCCCGGAAGCGCCCAGTGATCCTTGAAAGGTTCTTCTTTTCTCCGCACTAAAAGGATTTGCAAAGGTTCCACGGTGGAAGATGGATTGAACCCAAAAACAACGCAATCTACAGTCACGGAAGGACGAGGGAATTCGTAAGCGTACTTCATGGTTAGGGTCAGCCATACTTTATCGTTTTGGTAATGTCAACCATAACGATAAACTTTCTTATAACCTGTTGTAATTGCTACCGTTTTTTCTTTTCTATATAACGCCTTTTCCACTCGGCTATGCCTTCAGCTATACAGCGTGAGCAATAGTCACGGCCGTCTTGATTGGATTTCAAAAAGAACACTTCGCCGTGTATAGGGCATTTGCCCGTATTCTTTTGATCTACTACTCGGTGCCAAGAAGGATTGTCTTGCATTCCCCTTATTACACCGAGAAGAAAGAGGGATCGATAATTATTTTGTGAAATCAGCTTTGGCAGCTATGGGTCAAAAAGACTTGACAGCCTGACTTGCCTGTATTGCAAGGAGATTTACTTGCGAAATGAGTGCTCATCCAAAATTTGAAGAACAACGCCGAACCGTTCTGGTTCACCCGGAAACTCTAAGGGAAGGCCGCCCCAGACTTTGGGCTTTTGGCTATCGGGACTATGCCAAACTATTTGGAATTACAGAAGAAGCTGTACGAAATATGGTTAAGCATGGTTTCGATCCTAGTGACCTGGAACAGGTTTGTGCGGAATGGCTGAGACGGGGTTCAACTCGTTTGGTTCGAGACGGCAACTGGTGAAAAGGAGAGATTTCGATGCAAATAAACGTTTATAAAGAAACAGTGTTTTTTAAAGATGACGGTTTTGAATTTGTAGTGGTCTTCAATCGTACTATCCGATTACCGGAGGATGGTAAAGTACATGCCCTGCCCCCATCGCTTGGGCCTTTTCCGATTCATTTGGTAGATGACTTTAAAGATAAGGTTCCACCGGAATGGGTAGAACATGGCGGAGTATTTTTGCCTGTTCATCCACGAGAAGCGATGTGGCTTCGTTTTTCTGGCTCTACGGCCGCTGTAAAGGTCGCAGCAGGGATGATCAATGCGGTGAGCGGTAAGCCTTGGGACCCCAAACTGATCGCCGGAGAGGGCGACGTACAGGATTATATGGTGGCCCCGTCTCCGCAAACTTGGTTGGACGGCTTCAATACGGGAGCGGGCGTTATCAAGCAATTCGTGGGAATGGCTCTAGGTATGGGTTATACAGTCGAAGGACAGATCACGGGGGAAGAGAAGTTTGGGGGCATCCAGCTCTTAGTTGTTCCCCCCAAGCCGGGAAAGATACTGGAAAGACTGAAAGGGGTGATGCGGGGCATGACCCTCGGGGACAATGAGTTTAACTTCTCTTCTATGGACGGCATGAAAAGTTGCAATGGCTATTCTGCCCCCTCCGTCATGAGATCCTATCAACCACAGACTCGCTTAACTAAAGGGGCTCAGGTTGGATTGGCGGCCGGAGGGGAGATGAAGCAGAAGATTTATCCTGACCCGCACGGCCTAGACACTTGGGATCAAGATAAAACAGGCCGCCTGTACGTCCACATGATCAATGCGGAAATGTATCAGCAAATCACTGGAAAGATGCCTCCTGCCCTACCCCAATCGGCTCAGGATTACCTCAAGGCTAATGGAGCATGGTTTGACCTGGCAGACGGACAAATGGGCGATGTAACGGCTTCCAAAGAGTTAGCCGGAGTCAAGACCGTAGCCGGTAAAGATAAAGAGCATGGCTTTGAAGGACAGCAGGATGATTCGCCGGTCGAAGAGAAGAACGTGATGACCTATCCCATGCCCGCTGGTTCGGTCCCTGTTCGGAATGGTAAGTGGTGAGCCCTTTAATTTAGAAGAGCTTGCAGAAATACGACGCAACCCTTGTCTCCTCCCAGACCAATTTGCCAATCCTTACCGGGCTCCATAGCTACATCTTTATTCATAATCGCTCCCGTGAAGCCGAACCACGTAGCCATTGTGAAAGCGGCTATGGGATGGGGTAAACGTCCAGGAACGGGAACAGATATGGAAAGGTGCCGGTATATTAGCCCTTCGTCTTTTGTCATCGTAAAAACGCAACGGTAATCATTGATCTGCGCTACGTATTCCGGGCGATCTCCGGGAATAAAAGAGGTGGTTCCAATCACGTAATAGTTTTCGGGTCTGTTGGCGAACTCGAGCAGTTTTTCCACTTTCTGCTTGTTAGTCTCGTCAAAAATGAGTGCTTTCATTGGGAGTTCCTAAACTTCTCGGTCGTTCATATCTCCCAATTGTTGCCAAGGCTTATAGCTAGGCATTCGGGACTCAAACTAATAACCTTTCGGTTCTTAGGTCAAGATTTAATTCCGATTCTTGCTTCATAAAGGACCGCCCTCGACCATGCCCTGCCCCTTCGGGGCTCCCGGCTTTGGTCTCCGGTCTTACGTCCTCTCCACAAGCATTTAGTGTCTCTCGATACCTTAGAGCGACATTTCTTAGGTTTATTGAGGCATTGGCGTCGCGATCATGTACCGCCCCGCAAGAGGGGCATACCCATTCGCTCTCGCCAAGAACCAATTCTTTGTAGATATATCCGCAACAAGAGCACGTCTTGCTCGATGGAAAAAACCTGCCCGCAAGGGCAATGTTGCTTCCACTGAGCTTCGACTTGTATTCTACCTGACGATGAAATTCATAAAAAGCTGCATCTTGAATCGATTTAGCTAACTTATGATTCTTAAGAATCCCTCTTACATTAAGATCTTCTATCCCTATAAATCGGAAAGTTCTGACCAGCTTAGATGTGATCCGATGCCAAACATTAGATCTGATCTGAGCTACTTTCCGATGAGCTTTGGCAAGCCGAAGGCAGGCCTTTGCTCGATTGGATGAACCCTTCTGCTTCTTACTCAGAGACTTACTAAGAATCCTTATTTTCCTCTCAGCTTTTCTAAGAGGTTTAGGGTTCTCAATCTTTTCTCCAGTAGAAAGAGTAGCTAGGGTTTTAATACCAACATCTACGCCCACCGCGTCTTGGCTATCGCACGCATGGGCATAGACAAAGGTTTCATCCGGGATTTGAATTGAAAAAGAAGCAAACCATTTGTCAACAGATCTTGAGATTACAACTGATTTAACCTCTCCTTTGAATCGAAGAGATTGAATCATCTTAATAGGCTTCTTTAGGAGAGGGAGTTTTAGGTATTTTCCTGTTACTTTGAAATCATTCTCTCCTACATAAAATGAATCCTTAGACTTACCCTTCTTCTTGAATTGAGGGTACTTAGATTCTTTTTTGAAGAATCTTTTGAAAGCATCTCCTAAATTTTGAATAGCTTTTTGAGGAGCCCACTTAGAAACTTCTCTAACCCAAGGAAATTGATCATCCTTAATTGAGTTGAATTCCTTAACTAAGGAGTAACCTGACATTCCTTTTTCACTTTGAGAGTATTTATCCTTCCAAGTCTTCAAAGCCCAGTTATAGGCAAATCTTGCCGTACCGCTGGCCTTACGCAAGTAGCGTTCGGCCTCTTGGTTGGGGCAGAGTTTGATCCTATGAGCTAATTGAGGCATCTTTTTAGAGAAATTACACTAGGGTTAGAAAAGAGTCAATCTTAAGCTGTTAAATGGAAGTTTGATAGTTTGAGTCCTGAATGCCTACGCTGGCGATTATCCATTCGCAGGATTCTCGACTTCTATTTAGGGGATTCATCCCCAGATATAAGCAACAGAACTCGGAGATTCCAAACCCACCTCTAGAGGCGAGACACTCTAATGACTGCCGTGTTCCGAATAATTTTACATATGTCTCGTATGCTTTCTCAGCCTCACACCATCTGATCGTGCCCCCTCGCTGTATTGGGAATCGTCTGTCATTACTTTTTAGGCTTGGTTTTAACTCAGTGCTCATCCCCCCCCCATTGTTACACCGGATTTATAAAAATCAAGGGCCTGAAAAAAGGGGTACTCTTTTCGGTGTATTTACCTTTGTGTCAGATCTAAACTATGAAGAGTTGGCCAAGGTCGCCTTTGAAACCTATTGTAAAAGTCTTGATAAAAAAGGCAGAACGTGGCGGGAGCTTCCAACGGAGCGCAGAGTGGCTTGGATTGCCTCCGTTCAAGAAGTGATCGGCCTAGTCACCGCTGCTGACCTAACGTAAAAACATGAAAATTTTATATGTAACCGACCTCCATGGGAATGAATGGAAATATGAAAAGACCTTAGAGGTGGCTCTCAGAGAAAAGGTCTCTTTGGTGATCAACGGTGGGGATATGCTCCCGTTTTTGGATTCTTTGAAGAAGGTCTATCCGGATGACTTTATTACAGAGTACCTAACTGATCACTTTCATCAATTTGATAGGGCCAAGATTCCCTACCTCTGTTTTCTTTGCAACGATGACTTGCGTATTTATGACTCAATTTTCGATAGTGTGTGCTCGGATTTTGAACACGTAAAAAACATAGCTCAGCGAAAAGTAGAATTTTTAGGCCATGAGTTTATAGGGATGAACTTGGTAAATGATTACCCTTTCAGACTTAAAGACAGATGCCGCTTAGATTCTAAAAAAGATCACGCTTGTGCAAGACAATTTGGAACGGCATTACTTTCAGACACTAATTCTACTGACAGAGGCAATCCGTTCATCACCATAAAAGATTATAACGCTTATCTAAAAACCATCCTGACAATTAAAGACGAATTAGATAAACTTCCTACGCCGCGTGATCCAAAAAAGTGTTTTTACGTTATTCATGTTCCTCCTTACGGATTAGGCTTGGATGTGTGCGGAGACGGTAGAGAAGTGGGCTCTTACTCGGTTAGAGATTTTCTCCAATTAGGACAACCGGCCTTTGCATTGCATGGCCACATTCATGAATCCCCGAGAGTTAGCGGAAAGTGGTACGCTCAGCTTGGAGAAACGCTTTGCATTCAACCCGGACAATACCCTATGCAACCACCTAAGAAGAAAGAATTCTTAGATTACTATCTGACTTATGTATTGATCGACCTAGAAGAACAAACCATCGAGCGGGTTGACGAACCGGAATGCCAGGCTAAAGCTAGTATATTCAAATATGCCTCAAGATAAAGTATTACTCCTTACTGTCGGACTTCCCAGATCCGGAAAATCCACCTGGTCCTCGACTAAGCTCAAAGAGTTTCCCGTGGTCAATCCTGACAATATCCGTTTGGCTGTACACGGGCAACCTTTCGTAGGAGAAGCGGAGCCTCTGGTTTGGGCCTTTGCCACCTATATGGTCGAAACCCTGTTCCTAACAGGTTACAATCAGGTTATATTAGATGCCACCAACGTAAAGAGGTCCGATAGAGATAAATGGAAGTCTCCTAAATGGTTGCGAAAGTACAAGATTTTTGAAACGCCTAAAGAAACCTGCATCCAGCGGGCGTTAGAAGGGGACAAAGAATATTTAGTGCCGGTTATTGAACGGATGGCCCTTGCGTATCAACCAATAGAAGAAGACGAGTGGGACCAGTTTACTTAGGCCAATTGTTTGTGTCTTTAAAACATGAAGAGGGCTCGTTTTGGTGTAAGTTTGGAGATCTAACGTTGTAAGGATGGAGGTTCTAAATGTCTGATAGTCACATTGGGAAAACATTCAAGGATACAATTTCAGGTTTTACTGGATTATGCACTGGTCATACCTTTTACATAAGTGGTTGTGATCAGTTATTACTAGCGCCTAAGGTCAATGATAAAGGAGAACTACAAGAATCTCACTGGTTTGATGTCCAACGTTGTCAACAAGTTGGTGAGACGGTAGTGACTCTAGATAATGCAGAGACGCCCGGTCATGATAAGCCAGCTCCTAAGAAATGACACGAGCCCCGCTCACTAAAACATGGAAGGGGCTTGTTTTAATAAACTTAGACCCGTTATCTGTAAGTCCTTTGGTCGCCCACGCAATTGCTTGAGCTAACGTGACCGGCGTAGTAGGCGTCGGAAGTGTTGGGATAGGCGGTGTTGGGACCGGCACGTTACCGCCAAGAGCGTCAAAATCGGAAACAAGAGTGGCCCAATCGAAACCGTTGGAGCCTTAGTTTGCCCTTTAGCAACTTGGTCAGGAGTTAATAGGACGTACAATTCGCCACCATTAGCTGTAACGCAGAGCTTATTAATAGCTGCCCAAGTCAGCGTACCGAGCATCCCCCAAGTGTGGTAACACGGCGGTTGTTATCACGGGGCCGGTGAGCAAACGTGTTTTTTGAAAAAATTTGCTTTTTTATTTGACAGGCGGTTTTTTTCGGTGCATTATTACCCGGTAACGTAAAAACACCTTTTAGAGGTGCAATTTTCAGATATGAAACAGAACAGACAGATTTCGCCGATGCCCGTAGGGCCGCATAGCTATCCAATAGATAGCTTTATTCGGAACTGATCCGTCTCAACTGTAGGCGGGTCAAAAAGAACCCGCCACGAAACACTTGCTATTTCTCGGCGGGGGATGTGAAAGGAGAAAGCAAGATGTTTGAACGTTCACCACAATTACCCGGTCACCCGTGCATTTCGAGGCACGGTGCAATCAGCGTATGACCGGGGTAAGGGCTTGATGGTAAGCCGCCTGGCCTGGGACCAGGAGTTGTGCAAGTTCGACCCTTGCTACCCCGACTGGAAAATTTCAGTGATAGTGAAATAATGGTGAACGAATATTGAAAATTTATGGTATCACGGGCACCGCTACTTAAGCTCTGGCGGATGTGCTGGGCGGGGTTGCTCCCGCTGTTTCGGGAAACCGGAGCTGGTACCTTCCCTTTTGATGCGGGATGACGCAGTGGAAGCGTGCAAGCCCCATAAGCTTGATGTCGTGGGTTCAAATCCCACTCCCGCTACTAGTTAGAAGAGAATAAAGGCTTGAAAATGACTTGGATAGACTCTAACAATGTTGAGGTTGACGATCTTCCGCCCCGTAACGCATCTGGGGGTGCGGTTGCCTTGTCACGGCAATGTTGGAGGAGTTCGATTCTCCCACGGGGCGCTAACCCAATTTGATCAAGTTTAGGCAGGTTTAGGGCAGTTTACAAAGAAACGATAACTTTACTAACTTTCGTATAAATGAGGAGACAAGAAGAGTGAAAACTCGACCCCTACATAGCAGCTGCGGATGGCACTCTCACGTTGTCCGTAGTTCAATGGTAGAACGTTGGGCGGTGGACCCAAAAATGACAGTTCAATTCTGTTCGGATAACCAAATCCGCTCCTATACCGTGCCGCGAGAGGCGGCAACTTTGACGGACGGTATAGGCATCGGACGGTGAATGGTACACCAACAGACTGTAAATCTGCGGAGCTTGCTCTATGAAGGTTCAAATCCTTCCCGATGCACCAAATCAATAGGAGTGGAAATCTTTTTCGGGACACAAAAGAGTTGAAAGGCTCACCGATTTCAATTATCAGGAAGGCGTGAAACCTTCCCTTGCTTTTCAGGTTTTACCCAAAAGAAGACTACCTCTTAGAACCACATACCTTTTCAAGGAGTACCCTTTGGATTTATTGAATGCAAGCTGAGAGTATGCGATTTCACAATCTTCAAATACGAAGCCCAAAAACCAAACAGGAGAAAACTGCTAATCAAGAGGGTTGGCACAGGGCAAAACGAAGGTCAATAAATCTCCCTTCCAGATGGGACGATATCTTCTTTAAACTACAGCGAAGTTGGAAGGCTCATCGAAAAACAAAGTTCAAACCAAAGTAACTACCATGAAACCCTACGGCGTAAAAATTGAAGAGTGGCCTGACGTGGCGGATATTCAAGCGATGGGCAGTAAAGGCTCTGTAGGCCGTTTGGCCGGGCGCTCCGGAGATTACCATCCTTACATCCGAGGCTCTAATAAAGCCCGAACCCGGCGGTACTGGAAGCGCCTTGCTCGTGCGGAAAGCAAGCGATTGTGTGTATGAAAGACTCCAAACCTAAAGGATGGGTTTTATTAGAAACCCTAAATATAGGCATTGTGAACTACGATGATGACCCAATAAAAATGGCTCTCCTCGTTGAACAAGGCTCTTATAGGTATGTCCTAAAACCTGGAGGACGCTTAGGTGTTGAGCCCTTTCTATCTGAAAATATAAAGGGCACGAATTGAAAATTCAAGTTATCTGTCATCTGAGGTATGACTGACAAGTTTGAAAAGGTAAAACAAGTTTGGAGAGGCAACCAGCCAATAACAGTTACGGTTCCTGGCCTTCACGGAGGAGCGGGAGACGTTGTAAAGAGGTTCACGGAACAGATTGGTATCAAACCCTGTTCGGCATGTGAAAAGCGGAGACAACTTCTAAATCAAAGGTTACGATTCAAATAAGATCGTACTTTATGAGGATTGTTAAAGAATTTTTAGAGGGTATCAAGATTATTCGAGAATATCTTGAAATTAAATGTGAGGAATTAGAAGCTAGTAGTAGGGACGAAGTAGATGTGAAATTAAGTCCCTTCATCACTATTACATTAAAAAAGCGTTCAAAGAAAGGAAGAAAAGTAGCTTAGAAAATACGGGTGCGTCACGGTTTCGACGGAGGAATGAAAACAATTGTAGCGTGCCCTGGTTGGTCGAAGGGCCAAGTAAAAAATCGACCAAAACATAACTGCAAACGATAATGCAGCCCTCCCTCTCGCCATTGCGGCCTAGGGACGTTTCGCCAAGGAGATTCCGACTACCTTAGTGAGGCGTAAATTGAACGGATGCGAACTCAGGAGGAAGTTTCTGATCGACCTGAGCCAAGTACGAGATCAGTGGTGGTGGTGGTGGCGGTAACCCCGCCCCCGGAGGATGCTGGTTGCAGCTTCTGAAGCCTCCTAAAAAACTAAGAAAAAGCAGATACGCACGTAGACGCAATTGTTAGTAGTTTTTTCGGACGCGGGTTCGACTCCCGCCGCATCCAAAAGTACCGAGTTGGGAACCTGCACGCGGTGTACTTTGCACTCAAGATTAGAGACTAATGCCCAACTATAAACGTAAAAAATGCTCTAAGTGTCACAAAACATTTGTGCCTAGCAGTGGCCACTTAAAATGCCCCACCTGTCGTGCTAAAGAACGACCTCGAATAAAATGTATAGATTGTGGAGAGTCAATTATATATGACCGCGAACGTTGCCGTAAATGCGCAGATATGAAGCAAAAGGTGGAATCTAACGGAAATTGGAAAGGTGGAAAGACACGTCATAAAGCTGGCTACGTCTTAGTTCGTGTACCAGAACACCCCAGAGCTACAAAAAACTGCAAGTATGTATTCGAGCACATTCTGGTTATGGAGGAAGAACTCGGACGTTACCTTCTCCCTGAAGAGAAAATTCACCATAAGAATGGAATGAAAAGTGATAACCGCACATCAAACTTAGAGGTATGGACAACGGCTCATCCCATTGGGGCCAGGATAAAAGACTTGGTTGTGTGGGCTAAAGAGCTTCTTGGATTATATGACCCCAAAGCACTACGGGTACATAAAAAATGAACGTATTAGATGCACTATCAGAGGTTTCCGGCTTAAGTAAAGCAGAGACGGAAAAAATCTTTGAGACTGTAAAAGCAAACATCAAGCGGCTTAATGAATGCAGTGGGCCGCATGACTTTGAGAAGGTTGGAGAAGGCTTTAGAGCGATCTACCGTTGTAAGAAATGTGCTGGAGAGATCAGTCAGCGAGATCACGGTTGGTACGCAAAAGGTTTGGATCATGGTAAGGCGAGCAAATAGGCGGATGCTGATAAGTGGGCAGGTAACACCTGCTAATGGCCTATCCATCCGTAGCTCAATTGGTTAGAGTCCCCGTCTCATAAACGGGATGAGATCCCGGTTCAAGTCCGGGCGGGTGGACCAAAGGTGAAAAGATTATGTTGAAACTAATTGAAAAAATGCTCGGAGGGATCACGCAGGGTGAGCCTGCTATAAATGATCTCTTGCGGGCATGGTCTAACGGTATGACGTGGGTTTTCCAAACCTAAGATGAAAGTTCAATTCTTTTTGCCCACACTGTGAGAATAAAGAAATAACCATGGACCGCAAAATCACACATGACGAACACTTTACCAGCGGCTGCTACAGCATTGATCATGCTCCGGTAGCTCCAACGGTAGAGCGCTTGACTGAAGATCAAGGCGTTGTTGGTTCGATTCCAACCCGGAGCACTCCTAACAATATGGATGCCATATCGAAATTTTTTGAATCCCAAAAGACTCACAAAAAGTTAGCAGAGGTACTTGCTGAACATTTTAAGCCTTTTACCAAGTGACGAACAGCAAATCCTGGATGAACTTTATGAGAGTCTCCACTTACGAGCTAGATAGGCGCACGAGATTATTAGCGGAAACGAAGCTAGCCATGGCGGAACAAGAAGAAAAAGAAATGGCATCCATATATAGCGAACCCCACGTCGTAAGTGAAGGCGGAACCGCCTGTAGGAGCGCTTACCCTAAGTGCGAGGGATGCCCTTATGTTAGCCGGGGGTGCCTGAAATCCATTACCAAACCAGTAGAAGGCCGTACCCTCCTTTACGGAGGAACCTTAGAACAAGTAGAGAAACAATTAGCTTGTGATCACGATTGGCATGGGCCAGGTATAGATGAACTTAGCCGGTATAATAAGTGCATGAAATGTTTTGCTCTAGAGCGTGATATGGATCAAGAAAAATATTATAGGGAGATTGGGCTCATTACCGAGCCGGTGAAAGACCGGCAAAAACGTAGGTAATGGGATCATAGCTCAGCCCGGTAGAGCAAACGGTCGATAACCGTTAGGTCGTTGGTTCAAATCCAACTGGTCCTACAAATGAAGATCGAACCAATCCCACAAGTTCAAAAAACAAGACATTGTCCCAGGTGTGGTATTGAAGTTACGCCTAGAACCGAGTCTTGTCCTTCATGTAAAAAGGTCCTATTCGCTAGAAAATATTCAGTGCAGGCTAAAGCTTTCGGATACCTCTTTGGAGCCCTAATAACGCTTGCTAGCGTGGAAAGGTTTGTAAGAGGATTCAACGATCTGAATGAGATGGCAGTGGCGGCCGTAGTGGTTGTTTCGTTTATTGGACTATCAAGTGCCAGGTTTGTACAACTTCTGATGCCACAAGATTTAGCCGTTTGGAAGCCGGTTCAGCATTCAATAAGGCCAATTCAACATTTGATAAAAAGATGTTAGGGTAAATGCCCCCTCTACCTAAAATGACTTTAAAACCAGGTTGCACAGTTCATTTCCAAGGTTGGGGTAACTACTATACTAATCTTAAAACACTCTTACATGAAGCTAAAGAAGGTTATGTGGAACTCAAAGGAGAAGGTGAACTATTTTGTGTAGATAACCCTCAAGAGCGTCTTATTGGATTTCAACTATACATCGCTAATAAGGTTGTTTGGAAGACGTGGGATTTTATGATTGGTATAGATGACTTCAAAGCTTGTGTAAAGAAAGATCCACGTCTTGCGTATCTTGATACTACCAAAGGACGCCTAGAGTGGGCAGCTAAAATTGAAAATATGTTCCAACTGGGCCTACCGAAAAGATCTTGAACATCTATTCCTTTCGGTGTAATAATAAGTACCATGAAACAAATTTTAATCTTAGCCTTTGGTTGTGCTCTTCTGTTCGGTTGCACTGAGCAACAGCGAGCGAAACAATTTGGCGGCTCTACTTCCACTGCCCTGCCTTGTGACCGTAAGCTAGAAATGATTACCTGGAAGGATTCTGACTTGTGGCTCCTTACAAGGCAGATGCGAGCGGGTGAAGAATCGGAAACGCATTCCTTTGTTGAAAGTTCAAACTTGGGCTTTGCAGAAGGAAAAATCACAGTCACGGAATCTCGGTGCAGGTAAAAATCAATGTTGAAGGCTAAGTACAGATTGAGGCGAAGATCCCTAAATAGGTTTTGGGGGTGTAGCCTAGAGGATTAGGCACCGGTTTCCTAAACCGGCTTTTTACGTAGGTTCGAATCCTATCACCCCCGCTACGGGAGTGTAGCTCAACGGATTAGAGCGCCCGGCTTCTACCCGGAAGATGAGGGTTCGATTCCTTCCATTCCTGCCAAGAGAAGGTTTGGTGATGCATAATCAAGATATTGAGAAGCTAGTGCGGCAATTAGATGAAGATGGGCGTATCGTTTTATCCGAAGGTACAGGGCTTGGAGTAAGAAAAGAAAGACGTTACGGCTCGGTTTCCGATATGGATTACTTCCTCTTTAAGGGATGGGGTGAAGAAGGTAATCTTGAAGTAGCTTCTTCCTTAGAAGCCGTGAAAAAAGCTTGTTCCATCATGCAAGCGGAATCCACACTGATGGAATTGATAGATCTCGGATTACACAGTTCCCCTCGCACTATTTTTTGAAATTTCCCCTTGCATCCATCAAAAGAGTTTGTCATAATCTCTAACGAGGAAACGATGTTTACTCTAAGCCTAGAAGGATTGAGCCGTTTAGAAGGCTCTTTTTCTGCCTACGATCGGCGTATGGGGATGCTGGTCAGTAAGAGTAAGCGAAGCTCCAGTCTAAAACCGGGCTCTGGAATAAATACCACCGGGTCGGCTAACTAAGCTGACCCATACAGTGTTGGTAGATTATTCCGGAGTGGCTCAATTGGTAGGGCACCTAGCTGTTAACTAGGTTTATGTTGGTTCGAGTCCAACCTCCGGAGCTTTATGATGCTTAGACGGATAAAACGCAACGGCTTTTCTCAGATGAGGGTCGTTAGCTTAGTTGGTAGAGCAGCGGGCTTTTAACCCGACGATCACAGGTTCGATCCCTGTACGACCCACCCTCGCACAATATTATGATGAAACGTTGTACAGGTTGTAAACGTGAAAAATCGACTAAAGAATTTAATGCTAATAGAAGCCGTAAAGATGGTTTATCAAACCGATGTAAAACTTGCAACAAAACATATGCAAAAGCATATCAAGCCGCTAAAGTAACACGTACTGGCAGAATGTGTAGAATATGTAGACGATCTAAACCATTAGATGACTTTTCGTTAGTTAGAAAAGGGATTAGACGGCGGGTATGTAAGGAATGTGTATATGAAAGAAAGCGTAAAACACGAAATACTTGGGGCATCAAGAACCGAGAGCGCCTTAACTTACAACAGCGAATGAACCGCAAAAATCCCGAATTAACACCTAGATTTGTGTTGGTGGATTCAAGGAGAAGCGATAAACGAAAGAAACTAGAGAATGATCTTACCTTAGATTTTGTAACTACTATTTTGAAAAAGGCTTGTAGTTATTGTGGTGAAACAGGAATTAGAATGACTCTGGATCGGATAGACAACAGCAAAGGCCACACTCAAGATAATGTTCAAGCTGCCTGCATAAGGTGTAATTATCTTCGAAGGGACATGCCTTACGAAGCATGGTTAGTTGTGGCAAAAGGTGTAAAAAAAGCTAGGAAGCTGAAATTGTTTGGGTTATGGTTAGGGAAAATAACAAGTAGAAAACATTGATCACTTTTTCAAAGTAGAAATCCTTCAAGATGCTAATCCAACTAAATAGACCTAAGTTCAAGCGCACGGAGAGGTGCGCTTACAGGATTTGGGTCTGTAGCTCAGTTGGTAGAGCATCCGGCTCTTACCCGGAACGTCGCGAGTTCAATCCCCGCCGGACCCACTAGAAAAGGCCAATACATATGATTATCATTGTGAATGGCGTTGAGATAAGATTTCGCACATTAAGGATGCTATCTTTTGATGAGGTTGTGAGGTTAGCTGGAAAGCCCGTAGGCCCGCTCTATACCGTGACCTATAAGAAAGCGGGAGGGCAAAAAACGGAAGGTTCAATGCGGGTGGGGGATGTAGTAAAGATCAAGGACGGCACCATTTTTTAATGTTGCCCTCACTTGAGCTGTATTGATTCCGGGGGTATTTTATCAGTTTGACTTTCATTCTTCTTGAGCAATATCCCCTATTGATGCCTTATCTTCTTAATGAATGAGGTTCATCAATTAAAGTAAGCCCGCCTTCTTTAATGAGCGGGACGCAACGTAAGCGGTGATCTAACTACCAGGATGGATTCTTAAATCCAAAAGATACTCTGGAAAGCCTATACCGTCTTCGAGGCTTTTAGACGATTAGGGTTTTCTTCTGATGATATTTATTTGCACACGGAAGCTCTATCTCCACTGTGAAACTTGCTAGGTACGGCAAATTTAGTAAGGTTGCTTGATCTGGCATTTAGTCGGTGTAATATAACCGGGATGGAAACCAGAGATTTACATCCAGATGAAATTAGTAACAAGAATCTTCTTGAGCATATCAGAGGAGCTGATGGGGGCTTACCTCCCACGTTTGTTGGGATGACTTTTGTTCGTCATGTTAAAGAAGGAAGAGGATGGGATTCTGAATTTGCATGGGCAATTTATATTAGTCACGATCCCTGTCATGATGATCATCGTAAACGCTCAGTACTAGGAGATGACCGCAGTACCGTTATTGCCTTTCATCGAAACAAAGGGATTTTCCGCATTATTGGACGGGAGCTGCCTAAAAAGTTAGCTTTGGAGCTTGCAAGAGGAGACCTGCCAAAGATTGGAGAACAACCTCCTTATACCAACGGCCGTTTGTTATATTTTTGGTTTCTTTATGACTGGGAATCCCGCGACAAGCAGCTCTTACTAAAGCCTCCTGGGCCTGATTATGTTTATAGACCAAATGAGAAACTTTACCGTTGTGTACTTGGAATTGATCCTCCTTTGGATAAGACGATCGATGAGATCTTAGCTTCTGTAGAATTTGAAGAGGCTAAGACAAAAGAGCCCTTAGGCTCTAAGGAATTTTCCGAGTACCTCGCCCATCATCTATTTAGCGAGGTTCATAAATTTATGCCTCCGGAAACCTTTGGGTATGGGCTTCCTGGGATTCAATCCAGATTCTTTCGAGGTGAATCCGCATTCACATTGAAATCAAAGTGGGGTAACTATATAGTTCAAGTCACAAAGATTCTGGACCCATCAAGTTAAAGGATTCCAAGAATTACGAACTAAGAAAGAGGTGGACTCATGTTATTACTGACCCCTTGGGCGTGTATTATAGGCGCAATTGCTTTCATCGTTCTTCTCTTTTTGGTCGAGTTAGATCGTTTTGGTTTTGCCACGCTATTGATGATTGCAACGATAGTGGCGGCTCAATACTTTCACATAGCCGATATTTTGGGATGGGTAAGTAAGAACTACGCTTGGACACTAGTTTACGTCATTGTTTATCTGATATTGGGAATAGGTTGGTCGATTGGAAAGTGGGTTTTATTTCTACGAAAGTTCAACCGGAAGCGGCTAGAAGCTGTTTCTGCTGTACAGTCAACCGCAAAACAAGAAGACCCTCCAACACAATCTGTAAAGGATATTTCCGTCCACTTGAAACATGAGATGTATAAGGGGACTTATTTATCACAGAGACCCAAGGCATCGGACTACAAGGGGACAATAATCGCATGGATGATCTGGTGGCCCATATCTATGATTAGCACCTTCTTGAATGATCCCGTCAGAGAACTATTCAACATCGTCTATGACCAGCTCAGTGGACTTTATCAAACCCTCGCTGACAAGATCGTTTCAGATATTGAGAAGAAGTAAACCTCCCCGGTGAACCTAAAGGCTTGACACAACCCTCGATAGGTGTATGATAGGAGATATGTTTTTCGGACGGGCCACAGAAAGCAGTACGCGCTCTGAGAGTAAAATCTTTCGGAGAGGCGACGAACATTGGTGAGTCGTGGCATTTTGCTAAAATGTTGGGCGTAACTGTCCTGGGGGTTCGATTCCCTTCCTCTCCGCCATGCTGAAGAGAAAGTACAAAGGGCTGAGGTGGGCGGCTACCATTGCAGGTATGGCAGCCATAGTGGCCTTTAGTGGGCATCTTTATCCGGTCCTCAATAAGCCTGGCTTTGTTATTGCCGGATGGGTTATGTTAGGTACAAGCTTTACCCTTGTGCTCTCAGTGAAGCTCCTTGAGTGGAAGGACGCTAGGGATAAAATTAATTGAGGACAAGATGAAAAAGGTCTGCCTAGATAGAGAAGCTATTCTAAAGAATCAACTTCTAACTCCGAAAATGAAAAAACTTTTAGAATGGGAAAAGGCTTTCGAACGTGCTCTAAAAACATGGCGACTAGAGCATGTTTTTATTGATCCTCAATATCGGGACGCTTTGCAAAAAGAGTTAGATGTGCTAAAAGGCTAACATGCTGCTCTTCCTTTGGAAAGTATATTGGTTTTTTGAAGCCGTTGTTATCTTCCCCTTACGGCGTGCCCGGCGTGGATGGCGTGAACATCACCCCGTTCTTTCCGTTAGATTAGCCACATGGGCTCATCAACGTCAGCATCACTCGCTGTATCGAGCTATTCAACTTTTCTGGGGAGTTAGAAACAAGTGGCGTTTCGATATTGCCCCTAAGTTCTCAAGTTGGTGGTTTGAGCTAACCTTACCCTTACGCCCTAAATGCAAAAAACATAACCGCTCCTTACTCTTTTTAGGGGCTTGTTTCATGTGTATTTTTGAAGAAGCAAGGCGTAAAGAACGGCTGCAAGCGTTGACTAGTAAACGATAAGTATTTCAAGCTACTTAGGGTTAGAAAAAGTGGACTCCTACCAAGCACCTCTAATCCTAAGTAGCTTGAAAATACTTATAGGATGCTAAGTAGCTTTCAATACTTTTCGAGCCTGAAGAGCTGCTGCTATCTTAGCTCTATGTTCTTTTGTTTTAGGACGACCTTTTGTAGCAGCACTCAATTTTGCTCGTGTTTCATCTGAAAGAGATTTGCCTATTTTCGAAGCTCTAATCTTTTCCCTAGTTTCTTCTGAAACGGTAGCCCCAGAGTCTCGCCATTCTTTCCAACGCTTTTTATTGCACGAACTTATGATCGCACGCTGTTTAGCAGATATAGTCTTACCTTTGTGTATTCGACTCACGGCCTCTCTAGCTGCGGGATCTATGAATTGACGTAAGGTGGCTTGTCGGAGTTTTTCTTTGGTTTCTGCACTGTGTGGTTTACGTTTTATAGGATTTAGCCTACGCCGTTTCCAAGCGGCCTTCATTTTAACTTTAGCAGATTCTGGCCTGGGTTTACCCCGACTTAAGATCTGAGCTTTACGTAATGCCTCTAATGACTTTTCAGTGGGTCGTGGAGGTTTGTATCCGGGGGTATTACGGCGTCTTTCCCAAGCAGCTTTAATACTCTGACTAGCTTTTTTCTTACTTTCAACAGTTTTTTCATACCCCAGAATACCCCCACCCCCATCAGTTAAATTTGTCAGGTTGCAACCGAGTGTACGAAAATATTTAATCCAGTAGCATTCCGCTTCATTCCCATTTAACACTGGAACTTTTTGTATTACTCTGATCTCTGGTTTGATCCCAGCTTGTATCAATTTCTGTAACCAAAAATCTTTATGCGTCTTTTTATGTTTGCTACAATAAAGATGTTCGTAAAGGCGTTTACTAAGTTTTGCGGAAGTCCATCCGATATATCTGATTTCATCCGAAAAAGGATCTATGAGAGCATATACTGTGGCCCATTGATTCATCCTCTATAGAAACCTTATAATATGGTTTGTTACACCACCTTAGATTTATTTTTATCTGATAAAAAATGTAGCTGAGGAAAAAATATGGCTATTCTAACTTTACAAGTGCCGGAAGAAACTGCACGAGTTTTACGAGAAATTCCAGTTCCAGGAAACCAAGAAAAAGATGAAGCTCACGTTACGATCCTATTCTTCGGAAAAGAACTACCAATTACTCAAATCAGTTCTATGCTTCCAGTGATCTATGAGATTACTTCAAAGACACTTCCCTTTTCTGTGTCAACCAATCACATTTCAACTTTTCCATCGGGAGCCGATGGTGTCCCAGTTATTGCAAGATTAAACTCCCCATCTTTACATATCTTTAGAGAGACGCTATGTAAAGCTTTCGATGATGTGGGTCTGTTCTACGATACTAAATTTAAAACATACAAACCGCACTTCACCTTGGCGTATGCCTCCGATCCTAAGACGACCGTAGGCATTGACATCCCTGAAGTGTCTTGGGGCGCTCACGAAGTAGTTCTTTGGGGGTCCGACCAAGGCACCGGGCGGCTAATCATCAAGTTCCCCCTGAGCTTACCTGAGGGGAAGGTTTCAACGCTCAGAATGCCCCAAGAGTCTGTTTTGTACCGATCCTTTGTGAAGCTCGCTAGGTACGGCAAATTTAGTAAGGTTGCTTGATCCGTTGTAGGGGAGGGATGCCCAATGATAGATTGTAAAGATTGCAAACTAGCCTGTGGGATGTGGCCAAAAAATATGCATAAAGGTGAGTTTCATTTACTTTGGCAATGCGATAGCAAAATAACCGAAGTGGGGGAGAAGTCTTTTACCGTCTGTGATACGACTGATCCAGAAAAACTAAGCGAGATATTAATTGAAGACATATCTGAGGGGGCCGACCGAAAATTAATCAAACTGGGAGCTTTACTAAGAGAATGTGAAGGTTATCTTGACTCTTTGGGTGGACATCGGGCTCATGTGAATGTAAAAGTTTTTATCCGTTAATAGACTGTTTGCTTTTTGGTGTATGCAATTGTATATGCTTATGATCGTATAACAACTCAAACTATCCATGAATAACCCAACCAAAGAGGAATTAGAGGAAGCTTTTGCCTTTCTTGAAAGATATCCGATCAAACGAGATCTTAGAAGTTTAACTGAGAATGAGTACAATAGAGAACAAGCTAGGAAGTTTTTGTCCATATTAACCCCCAACTCTTCGTTAGCAAAAAGAATGCAGAATATAGCAGAAGGAAAAGATGAGTAATCTTCTAGAAAATGTGGTGGCTATCACTATCACGCGGCTGGAGGCCGCTGGAGGTGATTGTCATGGCAAACCACAAAAGAGGTCGTCCGAAAAATAGGCGCGCAGGTTGCCTTATGTGCAAGAGGCACAAAGCAAATGGGGCTAAGGGGAAATTGATAAATCAGACTTGGCAAGAACGTAGAGCTGTTCTTTCTGAAAAAGAACAACGAAACGAAATAGAAGCATGGAAGACGGAAAAATAGTTTACGAAAAAATGAGTTACTCCAGTTGTATCGCTTATGGAACAACTCTTCCTAGTCTCTTCTTTGCTGAAGAGACTATTTACGAAATGGAATACCCAGTTTGGTATCCAAATGGACATATTTACATTGCAAACCGTAAACCTAGATATACCCCTCCTGAAAAATAACAGTATGCATTAGGGTCACTTTCTCATATGCAAATATTACAGATAGGTAAGTAGAATTGATGCCTATTTTTCTTGTCTTTAAAGTTAAAGAGTTATCTTGTCCCCCTCCTCCAAATGGCTGGTGGTTAACCATTGCTGGTTTGCTACTGATTATTAGTGGCTTGTGTAATATGTGGCAACTTAGGACTATATTGAAAGAAAAGGGAAAGACTTTAGATGTTCTAAAACAACTTATGGCTATGAGTAGTGAAAATATAGAGTTAAGCCATGTACATTCTTCTTGTCCTTACCAAAATTGGGTCGCAAGTAGCTGCAACCTTTATTACAAAAGTAAAGCTGAACAAAAAGAAGTGGACTCAAAACAAACTCAAAATTAACGTAACTGTCTAACCAATAAATTTCTTTCAGGCCAGGGATAGTTTATCGTAGCCCTGAAAGCATCCCTTATATAAGGCTTCCCATCTGGTCTGCATTTGCTGATATCATTGCAAGTCATTAATTGTTCTCTAAATACGCCCCTGTAGTAAGATGCCGCAGCCGCTTTCAATCTGGGGTTGGATTCATAATCAGCTTGAATATAGCCTACCAGATACCAATAAGCTTCAGTAAGGTCTTCTTGACAACTAGCTCCAGTCTTGATTTTGATGTTTAATTCTTCAATTTTTTGAGTTAGTTCAGGATGCTTTGTTGAACTTGGGGTGGGGTAACCGTGATCGTGAATATTGATTTCTTGTTGAGCTATATTTCTGACTTGAGCACAGACATAGACAGTAGCACTTCCAACAGCTGTAATGATACTTATTACAATTGTCCAGATGCCTATGATTTTTTGGATTTGGATTTGATTTGGCACATCAGGTCTTATTTTTTAAGGGCTAACATCAAACCTAAGATAACAACTACTGCTATTAGGAAGGGCACCACCAAATATACCCATGTGGCTTTCACAACCACGTAATTACTTCCGGGGGGTAAACTCTTCATTATCTCTGGTTGTTCTGCTCCCCGTTTTAATTCAATATCTGGAAGAGGCTGATCTTTTGGTAGGGGTAGGTTTCCGGAAAGGAGTAGATCTCTTGAGGAATCTAATTTTATTACCTCTTCAATTGTTTTGACACGTTGTTCTAACGCACGAAGTTCTGCATCATATTTTTCCGAGTTTTCTTCGTATTTTACTGTCAAGGCAGACTGGTCTTTTATAAATTGCAACCGCACACTAGAGGTAAAGAATAGAAGCTTTTGTTGGAAACATTACAAAAGCATAAAAAACGCTTGACAACCTTCTCCCCTTAGTCTAGTCTGATAGACAGTATGTTTCAGCGCCTTTCAGCTTCTCTCCTTCTATCTTTATCATTGCTTTTAACTAAGCTGCGAGCGCTCCCGTCTATCCACTAATCTAGTCCCTAGCGCCCGCAGCAGCCCATAACCAGGGGCTAGCACAAGCGGGTGTGGCGGAACGGAAGACGCACCAGGTTTAGGCCCTGGCGTTCGAAAGAACGTGGGGGTTCAAATCCCTTCGCCCGCACTGTGAGCAGGTGTGGTGGAATGGCAGACACGCCGGATCGAGGGTTCGGTGGCTTCAAAACCGTGCTGGTTCAAATCCAGTCACCTGCACCGGTAGTTCACGGAAATAGCTATGTTTACGGTTACTTGAACATTAAGGATAAGCTCCGATGGTGGAACTCGGCATACACCCCGGTCTTAGAAGCCGGGGCTCGAAAGAGCGTACAGGTTCAAATCCTGTTCGGAGCACTACGGAAAGCAAACTGGTCCGGGATCAGCCCCGCCTTGAAAGCGGTGGGCACCGAGAGGTGTGGAGTTCGACCCTTCTGCTTTCCGCCGGTTTGGAGGATGAACTGGCCGTGGGGTCAGACCTGCTTCGAAAACAGGATGCACCGAGAGGTGTGGAGTTCGAGCCTTCCGTCCTCCGCTGATCTTTGAAAAGTTATGCGGATATGGTGAAATTGGCAGCCACGGTAGTCTCAAAAGCTACTGGTCTAAAAAACCGTACTGGTTCGAGTCCAGTTATCCGCACCATGCGGGCGTGGCGTAATTGGCAGCCGCGTCAGACTTAAAATCTGGTGGTCTAAAAAACCGTGCTGGTTCAAGTCCAGTCGCCCGCACAAAAACAATGGATTATCAAAACAATTGTTGAAGTTTACATTTGGTTTGGTATCCTCTGCGGAATGACAGCCAAGCCTGAGTATAGACATCCAAACACTAAATGCAGTATTTGTGAAAAACCAGTATATCGGCGTCCAAATGAATTACTTAGACTAAAAAATGTATATTGTTGTAGAAAATGTCAAGGGGCACCAAGAAAGGCAACTCTTAAATCAAAAATTTGTCCCCAATGTAAGAAAGAATTTACGCACCCTTCGTACCAACCCAGAACGTATTGTTCGCTTTCTTGCTCCAGCCTAGCAAGACGCGGAAGGCATCATAAACATAATAAGGGATATTTGCCCCGGAACGTTGATCGTCTCTTGCATTTGCTAGAAGAAGCTAAAACAACTCACTGCATGATTGAAGGATGTTTGTACGAAAACACTCTCGATGTACACAGGCTGATAACTGGCAAAAAAGGAGGAAAATATAAGAAAGGTAATATGTTTGCTTTATGCCCCAATCACCACGCTGAATTGCATAGAGGTGTCATTGAGGTCCAAAAGGTAGGCCCCTATAAACTAAAAATTGTTAGAATAATAGCAAAAACGCAATTAGATAAATATGCAAGGCAATGGCGTATATGGAAAATGAGTCTAATTGATAACAAAAAAGGCCATGCTGATATTGGAAGACAGCCGGATATTGGTTAGCCGGGCTCGCCTGGAAAGCGGGTGGCCGTAAAAGGTCTAAGAGTTCGATTCCCTTGTCTTCCGCTAAAGCGAGGCTGAAAAGCCCTTGGCGGTTCGATCCCGCCCCTTTCCGCCAAAATAGTTCTTGAATTTTTCCTCTCTCCGGTGTAGTAACAAATGGAGGACAAAACAATGACCATACCTATTCACCAAGAGCCTGACATAGGCAGTCCACATGAAAAGTGTTGCTTTTGCAGGACCCCAACTCCTTATTGGACTTCACTTGATACCCGTAAACCGGGTGACCAGGTTGCTTGTTGCCCGTCTTGTGCCAAACGTGGGGATGCAATTGACGTACCTTCAAAGAAGGTTTGGTGCCGTCGTGAGCGGATAGTGGAGGGCTTCTAAAATGGATTTTCCCTATCTTATTCAAAGAGTAATTTTCCTGGTTCATCCTTTGGAAGACAAAAAGGGTGTGGACAAGTATTTTCACTTTGACTATATGGGCTCATCTGAATTCGAATGGGGTGTTCTTCCCAAAGCTCTAAAAGAAATGAGAGCGGCGCTCACGGATGAATGGAAGCCCAAAAAGATTCAAGTCAAAGATAAGGTTGTCTGGTACGTTGGGGCCGAAGAATCTTTCCTTTGTGCTGAAGCTCTCTTCTTAGACCAATTGGGCAGTCGGAGATGCCGCCTAAAGGAGATCACCGGGATAGCTGATTCCATAAGTCCTAAAGAGCCACCGGCAGCCTACAGCGGTTATGACGGATGGTGGGCTCTTGACGGAGAACCTCCTTGGGCCTTTTTCATAAAGAAAGAATATGCTCAGGAGTGGCTCAAAGGATTGCGAGAAAAGAGATAATTGAGCTTTAGAAGAAGGGTACAAAAGAATGAATCTAACTGGAATGCGGCCGATGATGGTTGGTGAAGTGGTACAAGCCGGGGATAGAATGATCTATGCAAGTACCGTGGCTGTAATTACAGTGTGCAAGTATGGCTACGGCTGTTGTGTGGGTCACGTGGTTGAACCGCAAGATAACTACTGGACCGACCGTCTTTTTATTAAAGCAGAAGCTTTAAAAACTTGAACTTTCTCTCCCCTCGGTGTAGTAATAGGGATGCGAAACAAGCATGGATACGATCATACAACAGGCGAAGGCCAAAAGCGGATGATGTACGAGTCCAGACCATTTAAATCGTCTCCCATACCAACACTCACATACTACCAAGAAGGCGAGTATGGTTCTGACCCAATCCTGGACAGCGAGGGAAACCCCACTGGCCTCATACGAATGGTACCTACGGGCCGTGTAGTAGACCTATCTGTGAAGAAATAATCCTTGAACTTTACTTCCTTTCGGTGTAGTAATAGTTATGCGTTATTACCCTTCAGATGATGCTCTAATTATTAAATCCTGGTGCGATAATCCGGAAGAACAAGCTATAGAGCAGGCTAGGCATTTAGCTTGCCTCCCCTTCGCTTTCAAACAGATTTGTTTGATGCCGGATACGTACCTAGGATATGGGGTGCCGATTGGCGGGGGCATCCGTTAGTTCTTGAGCCTTATTGTGTGTTAATAATCCATTTATGTTTCAATGAAGTGATGCCCATTTCACTGAAACACCTAGATTTAACTATTCCTGAACTGGCTTACTTATTAGGTTTTCTTCAGACCGATGGAACTATGGCAAAAGAAAGTAGGAATAGAGGTCGCATTGTTGTAGAGGTATCTAAACGTGACAGAGATATACTAAGAAAACTCAAAAAAATCATTCCTGTTTACTCTTCTTTGAGGACAAGAAAAAGAGATACTAATTTTAAGAAAGATCATAATAGTGTCATTTGGCGTGTATTTGATCAATCTATACGAGAACTATTTAATTTAGCAGGCTTACCGTACGGTAAAAAATCTGACTTGGTGTGTGCCCCAAATGTTCCCTTTTCCAAGCCCGATTACTATCGTGGCATTATTGATGGGGATGGCTCATTAGGTTTTACTAGCGCTGGATTCCCTTTTTTGTCTTTAACAACAGCAAGTTCTTCTTTAGTGGATAGTTATTTGACTTACTTATTCTCATTGACAGGAAAGAAGAAGATTCTGCATCCTAATAAACGAGACGCCGTGTACAATCCATGCGTTTTTAAAGAAGACGCGCAGACCGTTGCTAAAAATTTATACTATGAAGGTTGTTTGTCTTTAGATAGAAAGAAACGATTAGCCCACTCTATTCTTTTGTGGCAACGTCCGAATAATATGCGAAAACGAGGGAATTTTAAACATTGGACGCCGGAAGAGGATGCTGTAGTTAAACGTGAATCAACAACTATAGCCGCCAACCTACTTGGACGAACTGAGATAAGTATTCGTGTGAGGGCCAGTCGAATTCGGAAACGGAAATAATCCTTGATCTTCTTCCTCTTTCGGTGTAGTAATAAGTATGGGCAAACCTATTAAAATATTTGCTGACAATCCTGATCCGGCTACAATGAATCAATTCTATGAGGCAATGAAGCAAGATAGTGCGGTTCAGGGAGCGATCATGCCAGACGTTCATAAAGGATATACGCTTCCTATTGGATCGGTCGTGGCCACGGAGGGTATGATTTATCCTGCATGGGTCGGATACGATATTGGGTGTGGTGTATGCGCAACCCTGACTAGTTTTGACAAGAGAGAGATAGACATTCATCGTGAAGCAATCTTCAAGAAAATTTACGAAACGGTTCCCATTGGGCTTGGGGTGCATCATGCGAAGATTCAGGAACCGTGGGATACTAAACAACTTCAGCATACAAAAAAGCTAGCTACCATCTATAAGGACAAGCATGGGGAGCTACAATTAGGGTCGTTAGGGTCAGGTAACCATTTTATTGAGGTCGGATACGATGAAAATGATGGGATCTGGGTCGTTGTTCATAGCGGTTCTCGTGGGGTTGGCCATGGCGTTGCTTCTCACTACATGGCATTAGCATCCGGGGGAGGCCAAAAAGAATGGCACTTTGGGTTAAAAACCGACAGTCAAGAAGGTCAAGACTATATTGCTGATCTAGATTTCTGTCTTGCCTTTGCACTTGAAAACAGGCTCAGGTTATTAAACAGCACTATAGCTTCAATCCAAACCTTTTGTTCCGGTGGAAAAGGGCTAAGCTCAGAACTTATCAACCGAAACCATAATCATGCTGTACAAAAAGATGGTAGATGGATCCATCGAAAGGGGGCTACTCATGCTGAGGAAGGGATGTTTGGTGTTATCCCTGGAAACATGCGCGATGGTTCTTTCATTGTTATAGGAAAAGGCAATCCAGAATCTTTATGCTCTAGCTCTCACGGTGCTGGTAGAGTAAAAGGTCGAGCAGAAGCAAAAAGAACCATAACACTAGAGCATTTTCAGGATCAAATGAGAGAGGTTACGGCTAGAGTTGATGAAACCGTCCTTGATGAATCTCCAGGCGCTTACAAGAATATTTTTGAGGTTATGCTCCTTCAAAGAGATTTGGTAGAAGTGCTGCACAAAGTAAACCCAATGATTAACGTCAAAGGATGAAAACCGTAATGTCCGAGCAAGAAGACTTGGTTGAAATCCTTGTCAAATTAGAGCCCTTGGCGGTTATTAAAGGATGACACGGAGTGCTATGCCTCTCAAAAAACATACGACTGTGGTGGGCATAAAATGGAGGCAAGATAAAGACAACTTGGCTTTTTATCGTGGCCCAATCTATTTCTTAGCAAATGATCCAAAATGTAGCCGCCGTGGTAACTTTGGTATGTTTGATGGGGAGAAGGTAACAACATCGGGTAATACACTAGAGGTAAATTATGATGCCATCACCGATTGGTTGCCTTTTGAAGACGTGGCAAATCTTCTTCCTATTGATGTGCAAGACCTAAATTAGAAATAGGATAAAAATAATGAGTGACAATAGAGCTTTAGCAACGATTAGGCGGGTGGCCTCCATAGAAGTCATTCCGAATGCCAATAACATTGAACTAGCTCATATTGACGGATGGCAATGTGTTGTCAAAAAAGGAGAGTTCACTTCCGGTGACCTTGGCGTTTATTTTGAAATCGACTCTTATTTGCCAATCGAACCTCGGTACGAGTTCTTACGTAAGTCTTCGTATAGGAAGCTACCCGAGTTAACTGACAGGCGTTGCGAAGGTTTTAGACTTCGTACGGTTAAGCTCAGAGGCGCTTTATCACAAGGCTTGCTGCTACCTCTATCTACGTTTCCTGAACTAGATAATGCAGAGGTTGGCTCAGATGTAACCCAGACTCTCAATGTAGCCTTATTTGAGCCTCCAATAGATGCATCTCTAGAGGGTAAGGTCAAAGGCTTATTTCCAGGGTATCTCCATAAGACACACCAGGATCGCATACAAAATGTTCTAGAATATCTTACGCTATATAAAGATGAGTTGTATGAAGTAACAGAAAAGATAAACGGCACATCAATGACCGTGTTGTATAACAAGGGCTACTATGGTGTGTTTGGTCACGCTATGGAATTCTGTCTCGATACTCCTAACGCGTTCATTAGAGTAGCTGAAGCGTTAGGTATCGAAAAGGCTCTAAGAGCGCTAAACAAGAATATAGCTATCCAAGGTGAGCTTGCTGGCGAGGGTATCCAGGGAAATCCCTTGAAGATTAAAGGGCATAAGTTTCTAGTGTTTGATATTTGGGATGTTGATACATGCAAGTACTTTACAGCGGTAAAGCGTAACCTCATACTAAGAGAGCTTGTTGACGTAGGACTCAAACTAGACCATGTGCCTGTAGTAAAGATTATGTATCTCAGAGATATTCCGGAGCTAACACTTGAGAAATTATTAGCATTTGCTGATGGCATGTCTTTGATTAACCCAAAAGTACGTAGAGAGGGCGTTGTCTTCAAGTCTTTTGAAAACGTAGATGTACCATCATTCAAAGTTCTCTCGAATGATTACTTGCTACACGAGTGAGGGGTTTCCGTCATGCTGCGGTTGCGGGTACTGTTGTCTCAAAGCGCCGTGCATTGTAGCCTATAAGGAATACGGAGCGTTTGTTACAATATGCCCAGGTTTGCGTTGGAACGGAGAGAGGCACGTATGCAAACTTATGGAGCTTCCCGGCCCTAAAGGTGAGCTTTATCGAAGAGAATTGTTTGCCGGAGCCGGGTGTACTAGTAACTTGAACTCATGGCGAAGAGAAAAACTTAAAAACAGAATAGTTGAAGTTCAAAAGAGGTATCAACGTTTAGCCACAAGATAAAGAAAAGTCATGACGAAAGAAACCAGACGGGACTTAATTTTAGGAGAGATCAGCGATAGAGTTGCTGATTTATTGTATTACAACAGAAAAGAAGATGAGGAACTACCTGTTGGAGAGATAGAAAAGGCTATAGCTTCTGGAGAGATTAGTGTAGACGAAATGGCGGCTAAATTCCGGGAAGTTATTGAAGAATCTTTGAAGGAAGACTCCGAAGAAAAATGAAACATCAAACTAGAGAAGTAATGACTCCTGAGAACCCGCGCTGGAGTAAATTCATAGAGTTGCTTGAGGGGCCGGAGGGGTGTAATTTCAAGAAAGATAAAAAGCGTGCATATACTTGGAAGTGTAAAGGTGGTACCGACAAATCCTATGCAATCGCAATTCTTAAAGAAATGGGCAACATAGATATAGATGCTTCAGTGGAATATTTCGATGAACACGGGGGTCACTGCGATTGTGAGATTGTTTTTAATGTGAACCTTTGAGGAAGTAAGTTAATGGATTTTAAAGCAATAGCTGAGAAAAATAAGATCCTCGAAATTCAAGTTGGTTCCCACTTGTTTGGAACTAACACGCCGGACAGTGATTTGGATTTAGTAGGCATCTTTCTGCCCTCCGAAGAGATGGTTTACGGTTTTCAAGAATGTGACGAAGTGGACCTGAGCATAGTGGCTAAAGATGAAACCGGGCGAAATACCTCGGAAGCTATTGACCGAAAATATTACGAGTTCCGAAAGTTTGTTCGCTTGGCTATGCAGAATAACCCAAACATTTTGCATGTGCTATTTGTAGATCAGAAGAACATTGTAGCTATCAACCAGGCTGGAAAAAGACTACTAGCCAAGGCCGAGCTTTTTCCTCACAAAGGAGCGCATCACCGGTTTGTCAAATATGCCGATGGGCAACGACACAAGATGAGGATTAAACCCGAAAACTATGCCAAGTTGGAACAAGGACTAGAGGTTCTCAGTAAAGTAGACCCTCACATGGTTTTAGGTGAACTACGCAATACCCCTCCCTTTGTTGATAAGGGTAAAGGGAGGCATATTTGCTTAGGCGACTTGAACTTTGAGGCTGGAGTATACGCAAAGAAAGCCATTGGGATGATCAAGACTCGGTTAAGCAAAGCTACGAGCCGGGTTCAGCTCTATACAAAATTTGGTTTTGACGTGAAATTTGGATCAAATCTCATCCAGCTTTTGAAAGAAGGCATTGAGATAATGAACACGGGGCGGATTGTGATGCCTTTAGCTTACCGGCAAGACATCCTGGATATCAAGCAGGGGAAGTATTCCGTGGAAGAGATTTTGAAGTGGGCCGACGATTTGGTTGAGGAAGCCAGGGGGGCTTATGAAACGTCCAAACTGCCCACCGAACCCCGTAGCAAAGAGATTGAAGCCTTCGTTATGGAAGAAGTGAGAGGCTTCTTGACGCGATCCCTAATATGCTAATTGGCCCCTTAACCATTAAATAATCTAAATCGCGTTCACTTCTACCTAAGAAATAAAAATTCTATTCCTCCAGTGTATTAGGGATAGATATTAATTCTTAATCGGAGAAAAGGTAGTTGTGCTTAATGAGTAAATCAACGCGAGAGCTTATGCTTGAGTCCGAAACGACGGCTTTACGTCAATACATTGCGAGGTGCGTGGCATGTCCTGATGATAACCCACGATCTTTATCTAAGAGAATTGATCAATTGCTTGCAGCAGAACGTGAGCGGGATCAGTTGAAGATAGAAGTGAAAAATTTACAGGAAAAGCTTAGAATAAAAAATCTCACTAAGTAAGGGAATGTTATGAGATTTGATGGACTTGACAAAATAAAGGATATGTCTTTGGAAGAAGCGAACGAGTGGCTTCTCAAGGATATGCAGAAAATGACTAGGCAAACTGTTATTCTTGCCTTCTTTGGGATCTTGGCGTTAGTATTAGTGCTCGCTTTTGCGGGCCAATGACCAGGGATCAGCATGAAAATTGGAACGAAGTCCCTGCTATTTGGAGTTCACCAAGTACTCTTGCACCCTCTGATGGTTGCATGGGCTTGGAAGAAACTTTACGGATTCCCTTGGGACTTTCGTCTATGGGTTTGTTTCATCGTTCATGATTGGGGTTATTGGGGGGCTCCTGAAATGGACGGGCCAATTGGAGATCAACATCCTAGACTTGGTGCCCAAATTGTTCATAAACTTTTAGACAGAAACAATAAGTGGGATTGGTATAACTTGTGTATCCACCATTCTAGGTTCCTCGCTGCTAAAAGCGGAAATCTCCCCTCACGCCTTTGTATGGCCGATAAGCTATCCGTGACATTAGAACCCTGGTGGTTTTATTTACCCCGTGCTTGGGCTTCCGGAGAGTTGAAAGAGTATATGAACTCCTCAAAGCCTGAGGGAAAACACGGGCACCTGAAACTAAAAACTGATACTTCAAAAGGGTGGTATCAATCTTTTCAAGTGTCTATGCAAAAGTACGTTGGCGGGCATAAGGATGGTCAAAAAGATTTGATTACACCGGTTAAATAAAGTAATATGGCGCGAATACTTGTTTACTCCATACTCCTAAGTACCCCTTTCCTCTTTTGGGGTCTTAATCGATGTTTGACTAAATTTATGTGTATGAACCGTTCGGAATTTTTAGAGTATAGGAGAGGTGTAATAGAATGGGCAAGAAAGAAGAAATCCTTTCTAACACCGGCTTGGGAGAAGATGCGAGACGTTGGGGCGGATACCCAAAAAGCGCTTGGGGTAAAGATTCCTATGCCGTGGTAGTTTCTGACAGTAGAAGGATGATTGTCTTATATACCGGCGGGCCAGCCATAAAGATGGAGCTGGACGAGTCAGGTATGGCCCCGGAAGACATTTTGCCTATAGAAGGAGCAGGGGACGGAATATCCGTTTGGGTTGGTAAAGCTAAATGGGAGCCGGGGCCGTATGACTGCACAGAGGATGGTGAGACAATTCTTGACGGGGAGTTTCGTGATCCAACGGACCAGGAGTGGGAGTACATTCGTAAAGGCGAGTCCCCTTGGAACGAAGCCGATTGGGGTTGGGTTGAAGAAGAGGTTTTGGAGATAAGTGCTCGCCCGTTGATCAAAGCTTGAAGTAGGATTCAATTTATTACCACACCGGAATAAGGTAGGATTCAATTTAAAACTTGAATTATTCTTTCCTCCGGTGTAGTAATAGATATGGACGCAACAACATTATTAGCCCTTGAAAGAGTCACAAAACAAGCTGCTAAAGCTGCTAAAGCTCGTGAAGAAGTAGCTGCGGGGGACTACAAGTTCGACACCGTTTTGACCTTCAACTTGAAGGGCGAACTTCGGGTTGCGGAAGATTTTGAGTGGACACCCACGGTATCAATTCCAATAAAAGAGACGTTAGCTCTCTTCATGCGTTATTGTGGAGCCACCCGTGAAGCGGCGATGGCGGGCCTGATGCGGGCCATGAAAGAGGCACATGAACTTGAAGAAAAAGGGGAAACGTGTATTGCCGAGCTTGCCGACCTGAAAGAGATGGAAAAGCAGGTAGTAGAGAGCTTAGGGCAACTTCCGAAAGAGCTTAAGAAGGGTGCGGTAACCGGCAAATTAACGCTTACCGAGATTGTGTCAACGCCCCCGATGGAAACCGAAGTGAAAAAGGCGGCGTAGTTCTTCTTAGGAAGGGGAGAAAAGCACATGGCAAAAGTGGTACAATACATGCAATCAGTCACGGAAGAAGTGACCGTACGGGCCGGAATGCGAGAAATGATCATCCGATCCACACGGACGGAGACCGTGGCTTTCCTAACGGATGGGATTGAGACCCTTGAACTCGTAACCGCCTCCAAAGGTGCTATTGGCTACGGTACAGTGTCACTTCTCGCCAGCGAGACGGTCCCACGCCTTTTACTTACGGCCTAGGTTTGATGCTTACAAAAAATAAAAGGATGGGACGTCCAATCAAAGGAGAAGCCGCCGCAACGGAAATGGTGCGGATACGGTTACCTCACAGAATCAAAACTCTTTGGCAGCAAGCGGCGGCGGCACGTGGTTTAACCCTGACCGATCTTATTGCTTTGGGAGTGCAGAATTTACAGCGTGACAAGAAAGGAAGTTATGGCAAAACGTAATGCAGAACCAAGAGTTAGGTTAGGTAAAGGCGAAAGTGTTGTTACAGCATTTGCTTACCCCTGTGATGGGCCGGGATGGGCTAATAATCCGGTAGTCGTAATCATTCGAGAGGTTGACAAAAAGCTGCGGGAAGAGATGATGCAACCCTCGGAACTCTCACGAGAGATGGTCCTTCTTTACGGGATTAGTCATGCCGTCCATTCGGCCATGACTAATGAAGCCCATAAGAAACTGACCGAGCCCGCCAGTGTAAAGCTTGTCAAAAAGAGCAGATGAAGTGTAAGGCCAAGAATTGAGTTCTTGGAAAAGATAAGGAAAGACGTCCAAAAAATAAACTAAGGAGTCAATCGATGGAGATCCCGATCAAAGAACTTAGAGGTAAGCCTTTTGCTAAAGCGGGCACCGTGGATATGGAAGCCATGACGGCGGAGTTCAAAAAGCTGTTCATCGCGGCTGTTGAAAAAGCTTATCCAGAGTATATCATAAGGTTTAAGCCAAAAGAAAAACCTGCTGAGTTAGAACTCAAAGACGTTCCTAATAAAGACGCCCTCATGGAGTGGTTTGGCAATCAGGTTTTTCGGCTAGATCATGGAACTTCGGTAAATTCTTCTATACAAGACAATAATGGGAGAATTAATGCTCTTTTTTGGACAACTCAGATAAACGAAATCGCCGAACAAGTTTTTAGTGGGATAGACTACGATAAATTTTATTTGGAGCCCTAGACCTTTTCTTGTAAACGGTGTATCATAAGACTTCGGGTAGTTCTCATTTTCATTTGATTGTCAATTGCGGTCCCCAGGCTTCCTTTCTCTTGGGGACCGCCTCCTTTAAAAATCATTATTTTTGGTGGCGCTGAGTTGTTTCTCTTGCCCCAAAAGTTAGCTCGCCATCTTCAAGAGCGAGATAGAAGTATGTAGTATGAAAATTCTCGTGATTGACGATGTTCAGCTAATACGGGAATGGTTTTTAGACGTTCTCGAACCGTTAGGCCATGAAGTTCGGCTGGTGGCGGATGCCGAGTCAGCTCTTGACCAATTCCATGAGACAAGGTTCGACCTGGCTTTTTTCGATCACGACCTTAGTGGCAAAATGAACGGATCACAGCTTGCTAGTCAGATTTTAGAGCACCCCAAAAAGTATAAGCGTCCACGTCTTGTTTGGGTTCACTCTCACAACCTTAACGGGGCTCTTAACATCGAAGCCAAATTTAAAGCCGCCGGAATTGAATGCTGGTTAGAGCAATACATCCATTGCATCGGCTACAAGCAAGATTTCAAGAACACGGTTGAAGCGCTCCTAGAGGGCAAGCCCATACCGTCAAGAGAGTTCAGATAATTCTTGAATTCTTCCTACCTCCGGTGTAGTAATAGATATGGAACAAGCTCGTATTAGTACCGCCGATCTAAAGGTACAGATGGCCAACTACTTCAGCGCGAGAGTTGAGGAATTACACAGCCTTTCCTACGAGGACATAATGAGGCTGATTCCTCCGGCGTGGGTAGGGTTACGAGAGAGGATCGTGAAAAGGCATAAAACTTCGCCTAATTTTTGGCAAATCGTTTGAAAAGAATCTATGTATAAGATTGAAAAGCCCTGCTTTTTCTTAGTGCGTTCAACTATAGAAACCTGCCCAGATATTGCGGGTCCGAATTGTAAATTTCTTACTACCGCTCCACATTGGAGTGAGTGCTGCTTCGGAGGGAGTAGTGCATATCTTGTTGATTATAAGAAACGACAAGCTGCCACTGTTCGGCGAGAGGCTAAAAAAGGAGCATCTAAATGAACGATTATAGTGTAAAAAGAGGTACCTCCAGGAGAAAAAAGCCGGTTCCAAACATTTTGATGTACCACTTGCCCAATCGTCACGCTAAGGATGACGATAAGCAAGTTGAATGCGGTACAGAATCCTGGCCCACAGAAGTAACTTGTCCTGATTGTAAGAAGAGTCACATACGTTGGGCGGAAGACGGATATGTACCGGGACATCGTATTTGCCCCGTGTGCGGATCTCATTGGTCTCTTGAAGCTCCGGCCTCACCGGGTGGCCAATGGATTCTTAGACGTGCAAGATTTTACAGCTAAAACGAAATGTCCGATGCGGTGGGAAACCTGGGCCTCTATTCGCTCTACAAATAACGAAAAACTTGAATTTTATCCTTCTCCGGTGTAGTAGTAGATATGGAAGCTATACTGGAGAAAGAAATGATCACCGCTGAGACCTGCTTGACTTGTGGGGCATGTTGCATTCCATATGAAGAAGAGACTTTCGTTGATCTCCTCTCGGAAGACTTAGAGAGGCTAGGGCCGGAAGTGGCCCGCCGATTGGTAGAAGAAGAGGCTCTAAAGATTAAAAAGATCCATCCCACTAAGGGACTTCTCAATAAATGCACCGTTTGCGTTTGCATCGCCCTTAGAGGAAATCCTTTCCACAAAGTTCGGTGCTCCATCTACCAAGTCCGGCCTCAGGCTTGCCGGGACGCAGTCAAACCCGGCACCCGGATATGCCGCAACGTACGAAGCCATTACGAGCGGGTAGTTAGGAATTTTGAAGAAGATTAAGAAAGATCTTGAATTAGTTCTTTCCCCGGTGTAGTAATAAATAGAAGATGATCAGGCCCCATATATCCCCCCGAATTGATTGCATGAATGCAAAGGGAAGCCTTTGTTCGGCCGAACGAAGCCTTTTGGCGTTATGCAAAGTCCATTCGGGGATTGTCACTGGGGCCGCCTTATCCCGTCCGTAGCTCAGAGGCAGAGCGCCATTCTAGATGGAGACGTGGTCCCGAACACCACCAGATGGGCCGCATGAAAAACTTCTACTCAGAAGGGGAGGCGCTAGGTAAAAAAGGTAAGAGGGATATCTCTTGCTTTGCCTTAAAGGGGCTTATCAGCCCCTCCCCTTGTGGGTAGAAACAATGAAATGAGGATAAAATGGAAGAACGCCCGATAAAGGTAGAGCTGTCTAGCGCCCTTTATTCCATGCTGGCCCTGATCACCTTCTGGCTGTTTATAATTATGTTAAATATAAGCAGCTTACCCAAAGACATTCAGGTAGCTAACCCGGCTTGTGTCTGTGCCCTAGGAAAGAAGTGAAGCAACTTCCGACGCAAACGGCGGAAGTCTAAAGGACCGAAGGACTCCATTAATTTTATGGCAAAAAAGCAGATAGCTAAGAAGATGATTATATCCCTTAAGAGCATACAAGCATGGCGAGAGGTTCTAGGACTCGGTGGTTGGTCTCACGCTGACATAGAGCGGATTGATTGGATGCTCGAGACAATCAAAGCGCAGCGGATTGAACTGGACGAGGTGAAAAAAGAGTTAAGGGAAGTGGTATATAAGATAGGGGATAAAGGGATCGGGTCTTATTAGGCGGGGACCTAAAACTTTTGTAACTTAGGCTAAGAGTCGGGGTAGATCTTTCTTAGCCCAAGGTGTAAATGGACAACTCGCAGTTATCTAAAGGTTATTTGGCTATAGACGTTACGGCCTTAGCCCTGGAAGAGCAGTTAGACGATATTGGGAAGGCTGCGGAGTTCACAGGATGGCCTAGTTGTGTGAAAATAAAATTTGATGAGGAGCGTTCCCGCTTCGTGCTCTATACTGAGAATGCCGAGACAGTTTTAAACTACACGTCAGATGGCAAGGTGGCTGTCCCATTATATGACCGCCGATGGTTCGAGGGCTGCATTTTTGGGGAAATGGAAGTGGTAGGCAAAAGGTTAGGCGATGATGAAACATTCGAAATAGTGAAGGATCTTTCATACAACCGTCCTTTGCCCATTCATTCGTTCGCTTTCAACATCGAAGACAGTCAGGTTGTGCCAACCAAGGTGTTGTTCTTTTATAAAGCCCTGACCCGGCAGTTGATTCGCTTGCATTTAGGCAGAAACACCACAGTGGATTTCCCTGGGGACCCTTTCTTATATACTGACCGGGGATGGCAGCGTGCGAGCGCCACGGCTGGTCGTTCCTTACGCCTGGTATCTGATATGGCTTTATGGAGAGCAGCCAACCCAAAGGCAAGTAGACGGGATTACTGCCCCGTGGAGCGGGTGGAAGCCATCCGCTCCAAAGATGTCCGGGAGATGTTTAGCTTTAGCTTCGATCCGAAAGATGCCGATGGTCTTCTCATAGCCATTCCAGGACCAAAAGGTCAAAAAGACCTGGCTGTGATAAAGCTTGCAGGGCGCAATTTGTGAAACTAAAACTTGAACTAATCCCGCTTCCAGTGTAGTAATAGATATGGACGCTGCTGACAATTATAAAAACCGTCTGATTGAAAGTGGGGACCTAAACGGGGCCATTCATTTCTGTGTGAACAATATGAAACGCGATTATGCCGCTGCCCGTGAAGAGGTCTATAAAGCCCACTACGCGGGGAAGGGTTTACCTAGGCCTACTGAAAAGTACGTTGGTTATTAGTCCCACTCATTAAGTAGGTGGGCTTACTTTAATTGATGACTCATTCTGTAAAAGAAGATAAGGCATCAATTAGGTAGTATTGTTCAAAAAGAATGAAAGTCAAAAAGCAAGCGGAGTAAAGATGGAGCAAGCGGTTCTTATATCGGTCTTCGATCTTGCGGGGCCGGAATGCTGGATGGACACTGACGGGCAACTCCTTTATGATAAGTTCGTTCCACTGCTTCGGGAAGGGAAAAAGGTAGCCCTGTCTTTTAAGTACGTGGAGATGATCACCCCCACGTTTCTCAATGCCGCCATTGGCCAGCTTTACAGTGAATTCACCGAGGAGCAGATTCGTGAGCTGTTATCGGTAACAGACTTGGGGCCGGAAGACCTGGCTGACCTAAAGAAGGTTGTGGATAACGCTAAGAGGTACTTCGCCAGCAAAGATAAAAAATCTTGTGCTTTTTCTATTGACAAGTAGAAAGCGTTACGTCAGACTGAATCAATAATATGCGCACCCAGCTCACAACGACCCTGACCGTGACTACAGCAACCCGCTGTACGGTCGTCGTATGCGCTGCGGCTGCCGCTACAGGTACCGGGCCTCTGGCTGCAATCATCTGGCGATAATCCCAAGCCAGAATAGATAGGCCAGAGGCGTTGGTTGCCGAGCAGACTCCAAATCTGCTGTGGACAGAGTTCGATTCTCTGCTGGCCTGCTAGCAGGGGTTGAACCATCGAATTGAAGGTGATGGAAGTGAGCATGAGCCCTAACGATCAACAGAAAATAGACTGTTCCTGGTATGAATGGCTCTCTGATTTATCACCCTTATTTAAGCTCGCTATAGCTCTAGGGCTGGTTGCATTTACCGTATGGATGGCTTGGAGGCACTTATGAACAAACGAACGACTGGACCGTTGTGTAGAAGCTCTCGGATGGTTTTTGTCCCAGTCCATCCGGGATGGAAACGAGCTGCAAACTCGTTGAGATGGGTCCGACTCCCATCTGGGGCTCAAATGCGAGTGTGATGCAACGGTAGCATGTCTCTTTGCCATGGAGGAAATTCGGGTTCGAACCCCGACGCTCGCACTGAATTTAGCGGCTGGGCCGGACGGTAAGGCGTCTCTTTTACAAGGAGAAAAATATAGGTTCAACTCCTATAGCCGCTACTAGAGAAATGAGGTGGGCAAGAAAACAACAAAGATTGAAATTGGGGATGTAGCTCAGTCGGGAGAGCGCTGGTCCTGCAAACCGGAAGCCGCTGGTTCGATTCCAGTCATCTCCACCGTAAAGAAGAAAGTTGAGGAAGTCATGTTTTGGGATCGTAGCTCAATTGGGAGAGCATCCGGTTCGCATCCGGGTTGTGGGATCGTTTCCCACCGGTTCCACTACTCAAGCACTACGCCGGGGACAAACGCACGGGTAACGCCCGTTTCCTGCCCCCGTAGCTCAATCTGGTAGAGCGCCTACCCCGTAAGTAGGATGTTGCAAGTTCAAGCCTTGTCGGGGGCTCTCCGATGCCTCTGTCGCTCAGTGGTGGAGCACCTCTCTTGTAAGGAGGTTGACGTGGGTTCGATTCCCACCGGAGGCTCTGTGCTGGCGTAGCTCAATGGTAGAGCCCCACCTCGGTAAGGTGGTGACGCAAGTTCGATCCTTGCTGCCAGCTCCATTTCGGTGTAGAAAGGGTCAAGAAAGATTTTTATGAGAAGGCAGGAGCAGGACCTCTCATGTTGGAGATCTAGCTATGACTAATAATACAATTACAAATTGTGATGGCAAAGCTACTATTTACATCGAGTCTAAGTTCGAAACACATTGTCCATTATGCAAAGCTGAATATATAAACCACCAGCATCCTATGAAACCAGCAGGCGTTATAGGCTGGCGTAGTTGTAAATGTACATTTGAGACAAAAGAAGTTACACCAGGCGTATCTATCATTACACAAATTCCACCTAAAGCACCAGATACACAAGGATAAGGTCCTGCTACCGGCTCAAGTTGATTTCCAAAAATTCGGTGTAATACTTTAGCAATTACCTATGTTCATCACATTGACCAAAGATTTTTACGAAAAGGTTTACACCCTTCTAGTTGAACAAGCTTGTGCAGAACCCTCATATAAGGAAGATTTCATCCGGTACTTCACAGACCCAAAGGAACATTTCCACACCTTGGAATGGCGGTTCCAGGGAAGGTTTGGTTTTGGGGGTAAATTCTGGCGTCAAAGCATAGGCCATAAAAGAGGGCCAGAGGGAGAAGGCGTTACTATTTACACGCACTATATCTCCTACTATCCCGAGAATTACACTAAAGAGTTAGATAAGCTGGCCACCGAAATTAACGAAAGTTTGATGAAGCTTACATGGGAAAATAAAATCGTTCGGATGGCGTTACTAGTCAAAGAGTAAGTATGGTCGAACGAGATCCTAACTCATTCCTTTTGTTGTTATAAATGTATTGACAGTGATTTTTAGATCACTGTCAATACCAAGAGAGCAATATCTGTTCAAAGAATTTCACTGGTTTCAATTACTGGTTTCAACCGCCTTCGATGATTAAAGTAGCTGAAACCTTTTTACTGCTTTTGCATTCAAAAGTCTTACTTAGAAAGATCGCAAGGGCAAGTCAAATTTTTAGGACGGACATCAATAAGGCCATCCGTCCGGTCCATGTCCAAAACGTCGCTTTGTTTTCGTTTCTAGCTAATATTGAAAAAGATCAAAATAGTGCTAAATAAGCATTATGAAAATGATGCTGTTAGGACTTGTGTTTCTTGCTGATGTGGCGTCCCCCGGTTCTTGCCTTTGTAATCGTAGTTCTGAAGAAGAGGAAGGCGTACCCGTTCCTGAATATACAGTAACTATCTCAATTCCCAGCTGTTCGTGCTTTAAAGATAATGCGGCTTGGGTTTATGTTTATAATGGAGAAGCCGGGGATTCCGAGCATTACAATCCAAGTTTTCAGACGATAGAGATCTTTTGCAATCAAAAATTATCAGGTGATGTTCAAGTCAAAGAAGGCCTTCACGAAATTCAGGCTCTTACCTCCAAGGGTACTTATGCATCACGGGTTATCGAAGTAGTACCAGATGGGGGACCCCGCGAAGTAAACCTAACTTGTCCATAGGTAGGTTTCTCAAAAAAATTGAGCTAAGCCAAAAAATTGATTGACAAGTCTTTGCTTTGGCTTCAAACTACTTGATAATCAAAGTTAGCTCGCCATCTTTAAGAGCGAGACAAACTGATCCTTTAGCCAACATATGTACCAACAACGACAACAGCGAGAGCAAGAACGGGAGCGACGCCAACAGCGTCGCTAATACTCGTAGCTCACGCACCTGTCGTCTAGTCTGGTTTAGGACACTGGCTTTTCACGCCAGCAAACACAAGTTCAAATCTTGTCGGGTGCGCCGGAAGGCTCCTATCGGCTAATCTGGTAGGCCGCTAGGAGCATTAGGCACCTGTCGTCTAAAAGGCAGGACCCCGGACCCTCAATCCGACAATACGAGTTCGATTCTCGTCAGGTGCGCTGATTCGGGAGTAGCACAATGGCAGTGCGGTAGACTCTGGATCTATTAATGTTGGTTCGATTCCAGCCTCCCGAGCCGGTTTGTCTCTGTAGATCAACGGATAGATCTTCGGTCTACGGAACCGACAATATAGGTTCGAATCCTATCAGAGACGCTGAGAGTCTTTGCCCGTGAAGCTCAAATGGATGAGCCCTTGCTTCCGAAGCAAGAGGATGGAAGTTCGAATCTTCTCACGGGTGCTTGAAAACTATTCGGGCGTCGTTCAAAGGTAGGACACCGGTCTTTGACTCCGTTAATGTTGGTTCAATTCCAGCCGCCCGAGCCAGTAGACCTGTTTACAAGAAAGACAGGTCTGTTACAACTAGATTCGTCTCTCTCAATAGAAAAGGAAGCCCCACCATTTCTACCTCTTCCACTACTGAATCTTTTTATAATTATTCTAGGGTATACCCTAAATGAAAGCTAGGATCAGTTATGTGGCTTTAGAAACTAACTCTGGAAAGATCCAGAAGTTAGAAGAACTTTATACTATTTATAGGTCCTATGTTCAAACTTGTATTGACAAGATGATTTCGGATAAGAGCCCTAAAGTTCTCCCTTCAAACCGTAGAACCTATTTTCCAACTTCTGATATTTTAAGCTCTCAAATTTTAAAAAATGCCCAAATGCATAGTGTCCAAGTTGTAGAAACTTGGATCAAACAACGTTACGCTCACAAACTTAGGAAGTACTTAAATACTCAAGATCTAACTAGCCATCAAAAACTAGAACTTCGTTGCATAGGAAAATATCAACTCAAAAAGCCGGGTAAGTTCGGTAAAGGAATCATCTCACAAGAGATGATTGACCTTTATTGGGGTTGGGTTTGGAATCCTGAGATAGCTGGGAAAACCCCTCAAATCTCTGAATCTTTTCCGATGTGGATGTCAGAGATGACTTGTGTTTTTGGATCTTCCGAAGATTCAAGTCACTTTGGTTGGTGGCTCAGATTCTCTTCTTTGCAAAACGGAGTTAGGATTCAGATTCCTTTAGCTTATAACCCCTATCTCAAAAAGGTTGAAGGTTTAGCAAAATCTGTTTTAGTTAGGAAGCGTGAAGGCCGTTGGACTTTTCAATTTTGTGAGAAAGATCTTGAGGAAGAAAACGAAGAGGAAAAAAAGCCCAAAGAATTTGATGGCTCTCAAGGCAAAATAGGGATTGATGTTGGATTAAACGTTATAGCTGCTACTTCTGATGGAAGGCTTTATGGGGAAGCTTTCAAATCAGAGTTTGACTATCTTTACGCCAAGGTTAGAAACCTAAGATCCAACCGATTTAGGCAAGGACTCAAGAGTGATTCAAGAAGACTTGCTAGATTGGAAGTAAAGCTCTCGGGTCAAATTAAAACTATTACAGGAACTATCTCTAACCAACTTGTCAAGGCTTACCTTAATTATACCTTCGTTATTGAGGACTTAGACTTAAGAGGTTGTAGGGGACAAAAGCGCTTCGCATATAGAGCGCTTCATTCTTCCTTAAGCCATAAGGCTAAGATTGAAGAAGTAAACCCCGCTTATACTTCTCAACCGTGTCCCTCTTGCGGTCATATTTCCAGGTCTAACAGATCTGGGGTAAAGTTTATCTGTCAGAACTGTGGCAGAAGATCTCATGCTGATGTGATTGGAGCGATCAATTTGCTCGGACGTTCCGGGGACAAACAAATTGATCGTTGTGAAGATCCATCGGAAGTAAGAGCCCTTCTAAGAGAGCGAAGCCTACTTCGTAGGATCAGTTCCTTGGATCGGCTTAAAACAAAAGAGCTGAAACCGAACAGCCAGAGGCTTACTACCAAGGGATCTGAGAATTCAGACGTTGGCACAGCCTCAAATCAGGTAGAAGCTCATGTGCAAGTTTGAGCAACTTCCTGAATATGGTACTGGGTCATTCACGCTGAGCAATGCGAATGCCTCAACGAGCACATATGCGTCCGGCCAATGCGGTGAGGGCTGCCTTGTCGGGCCGCCTCCATCGATATATCCAGCTCCATTGCATACAGCATTTTTACATTTTGGGGCATAATTGATCCTTATAGGTTTTTAGAATCCTTGGTCTTGACTCTTGATTTTTTAATAAGTGGGACTAGTTAGATTGCCAGGCTTCGTGTATGATCCTAAGGATACTTCCTGCCTCTAGCTTAGAGTACCAAAAGTACCCATACGAATCCTGCATGGTAAAGCTATATGTGGTGCAAACCTTTGTGGCTACTCGACTTTTCCAATTATTAGGGACAAGGTCAGGTTCCCCCAACATCACTTTTAGGCTGCACGGCTCATGGGGCATAAGCTCTAGTGCAATGCGATAGACGGGTAGCTTGCCCGTTCGGTCTTTGTGTACTTCTAGCTGGTCTTGGCTCATGGGATCCTCCTCTTATTACTACACCGGAGCCCCATAAAATTCAAGTTTTTCTTTCTAAATTAAATCTTTTTCTCAACGGAGGTTAGCCTCTAGTACCCCTCTTTGTTGGCCCAATTGTCCCCCTTTAGGATGAAACTGTTAGAAGAGATCAGCCTTTGAGTCTTGACAGATTTGCACTCAGGGCAATTTTCTTCCGGGGTTTCCGAGATCTTTTTTTCAACTTCCCAGGTCTTTCCACAATCAGCGCATTTGTACTCATAAGTGGGCATTCCTAATTTACTCCTCTGCATTTTAATACACCTGAGAAAAGTTCCTTTTGTGTCTTGTGTAAGGCATGGGCATCAAGAAAAACCTGATTGGGGTCGCTATGGGCCAAGGGCAGATCTCCCTGGACTTAGCAGAACAAGCCGCTCCATCAACGCTTACCAATAAGATTCGGCTGTATTCCAAAGACGTGAGTGGGGTTGCCGAGTTCTTTGTTCGTGATGATCACGGGCATGAAGTTCAGATCACACGTAATGGTTCTGCTGGAGGAGCAAGTCTTACTGACGCCAATATCTGGACTCAAAAACAAAGTATGCCGCTACTGAGGATAACTCCACAAGCATCGGCACCGTCTGGAGTATTAGGAGATTTATACATACGGGACCCTTACGGTTTATTATATTTTCATGACGGCCTTGCTTGGAACCTCGTGGCTCCTCTCTCGAAATGGTTTGAGGTTCCAGCCTATACTGGAGGTCCTACTTGCGACACGGTAGCTGTTAGTGGGGATGGTACTACATGGGCCGTCTGTCAGTCTATGGCTTACGGTTATGTGATGCTAACAACAAACAGGGGAGAGACATGGGCACCTATAACGGCTTTAGGCGAGAGTAACTGGGCCGCTTTTGCTATTGGTTATGACAATCTAACTATGCTTGCCAGTGATAATACTGGCGTAATGCAAATGAGTCTTGATGGAGGAGCAACTTGGAATCCAGTTACTCCTGGAGGTAAAAGCTCAGCTGGTTGGTCAGGGGTGGCTATAGGTTCTGACAATCAAACAATGCTGGCTTGTTATCACAATAGTGGGATTGACGGTAAAATTTACATGACAACTAACCGTTGGTCCACTTTTACTGAACTCACACCATTAGGTGCCACTGATGCACTTTGGAGAGGCGTAGCCATTGGACAAGATAATCTTACAATTTTAGCAGCCGTTTCAAACGGACGTGTTTGGAGATCAACTGATGGAGGGGCTACTACTTGGGATGATATATCGCCTACAGGAAGTAATGGCTATTGGACTCAACCTGGAATAGGTCCAGACAATCTAACTTTTATGATTGGTCAAAATGGGGGTCCTTTATGGAAGACGGTAGATGGTGCGGCTACTCCGTGGACTCAAGAAAATCCTAGTGGTTCACTAGAAACAACTTGGTCTTCAGCAGCGGCTGGAGGGCCTACCCCAACTTTACTTGCCAGTTTGGGGGACGGACGTGTATACGCATACATTGATTGGCTAATATAATAACTATTTAGAAGGTATCAGGTAAAACATGGGTATCAAAAAAGAGCAAATCGGAGTTGCTATTGGCCAAGAGCAGATTTCTTTAGATTTATCAGAACAAGCCGCTCCAATAATGATTGGCAACAAGATTAGGCTATACTCTAAAGATATGGGAGGGGTTTCTGAATTCTTTATTCGTGATGATGCTAATCACGAAGTTCAAATTACTGATAATGGTACAGCTGGAGGAACAAGTCTTACAGAAGCTAACACATGGCTAGCTGAACAAACTGTTCCAGTGTTACATTTGACTCCACAAGCATCAGCACCGTCTAGCCATGCATTAGGAGATCTGTATGTAAATCTTTCTAAGACATTATATTACTATGATGGTTCTGATTGGGTTGCATGGTGGGTACCTCCTGCTATGTGGATAGAAGAAAGACCGATAGATGATAATGATTATAATTGGAGCTGTGTAGCTATTGGAGGAGATACTTCACCCATATTTTTAGCCTGTGTAGATGGAGGGTACGTTTACAAAGGTATTTATTCTGGAGGATCCACAACTTGGTCACCAATTTTACCATTAGGTAGTAACTCTTGGTGGAGTGTGGCATCTGGTTACAACGGTTTAATAATGATTGCCGTCACAAACGGTGGGACACCTCAATTAAGTCTGGATGGAGGTACAACTTGGAATTGGGTTACTTATTTTATTCCTTGGTGGAACTGGACCTTTGCAATTGGAGGAGATAATTTAACAATACTTGGAGTGGGTTTCAACACTGATCCTGTTCTAAGTTTAGATGGGGGTACAACTTGGAATCCTATCACAATAGCAGGTATAGGTGTTGCTGGTTGGGGGGGATGTGGAGTAGGTCGTGATCCTGATGTAATGGTAGCTTGTAACTCTACACGAGCTTATTTCACCGATGATCAATGGGCTACCTATACAGAACTCCAACCATTAGGTAATGTAGATGTATATTGGGGCAGAGTTGCTATTGGAGGCGATGATCAGACCATCGCCCTTATCACCTATGACTATCCTAACACTATTTTCTTAACAAAAAATCGTGGAACTAGTTGGACAACAATAGACATAAGCAGCATAAGAGGAACAGGAGACATAAGTTGCATAGCGCTTGGTGGAGATGGCTTACAGGCTTTAGTTAATTTCTATGGAAGCAGAATGTACAGGGCTGATAATCTCTCCTAAATCAGGTACATTTTAAAAAGTTCCTTTTGTGTAAAAGGATAAAGCATGGGCATTAAGAAAGCACAAATCGGAAACGCTATAGGTCAAGGACAAATTTCTTTAGATTTAGCGGAACAGACCGCTCCAACAGCACTTAGCAATAAGATTAGATTGTACTCTAAAGACATAAGTGGAGTAGCTGAACTTTTTGTTCGTGATGATTCAAGCCACGAAGTTCAGATCACACGTAATGGTTCTGCTGGAGGAGCAAGTCTCGCTGATGCTAATACTTGGACTCAAAAACAGAGTATGCCAGTATTGCGTTTGATCCCTCAGACATTAGAACCAATTAGTGGCTCTTTGGGCGAGCTATATGTACATGCAACTTCTGGGTTAGTTTATCTTTACAACGGGGTGACTTTTCAACCTGTAGCTCCTCTTTCAGGATGGTTTGAAATTGGGCCTTATGTTGGTAATGTTAACTACTCACTAGCAACTATCGGTGGAGACGGAAAGACATGGATAACCGGTCAATTCACTTCCTCTCCTCTACAGTTAACAACTAATAGAGGAGTGACTTGGGCACCTATTACAGCACTTGGCTCGGCTACATGGTCAACTGCGGCTATTGGGTATGACAACCTGACGATGCTTGCAGGAGTCAACGGTGGGACCATGCAAATGAGCCTTGATGGAGGAGCTTCTTGGAACCCAGTTACTCCTGGAGGTTTAACTACAGCAAATTGGTCAGGGTCAGCTATAGGTTCTGATAATCAAACAATGCTGGCTTGTTGTAATAGCGGTAGAATTTTTATGACCACTAATCAATGGTCTACTTGGACTGAGCTTCAACCCTTAGGCGCTTTTGATATACCTTGGGCAGGAGTAGCTATTGGACAAGATAATCTTACGATCTTAGCGGCAGCTATGATTGGAAGAGTGTGGAGATCAATTGATGGGGGAGCTACTACTTGGGATGATGTATCCCCCACGGGCACTGATGGTTTTTGGACTCAACCTGGTATTGGTCCAGACAACTTGACATTTATGATTGGTGAGACTAGTGGGGGTGGCCTTTTATGGAAGACAATAGACGGAGCAGTTACTCCTTGGACACAAGAGACCCCCGGTGGAGTAACAACAGGTTGGGGTGCTACGGCAGTTGGTGGCCCAACCCCTACCTTACTCGCTGGAGTATGGGGTGGCCGTTTGCGGGCGTACATGTCCTTTTCTTAGTCCTTCTGTTGCTCATAAGTTGCAGTGGGGCATCTCCACAACCGGCCATAGTAACGAGGGTCTTAGAGACCTCATCGTGTAAAACTGACAATTTAACATCCCCAACGTATCTTGAAAATGCGGTGGTTCAGGATATAGCGCTGACGTTTGATTCAATTCGAACCTTTGTTGATATGTGGTTTGAAGAGCATCCAGATCCAGCCAATCAAAAAACCATAAATACGGCTATTGAAAAAACAGAAGCAGCGATCGATTCACTCTTTAAAGCTTATAGTGCAAAACCCGTACAAGGCAGTAGTGCAAAACCCGTACATTACAATAAGGATTTTGTAATTGCGTTAATAGTGTTCAAGAGGGCATACGTTGATTTGTTGGAGATAGTTGAACCACTTGGTGTACGGCAATATGGTTCTAAAGCGTTATCGAAAGTTCCCACAGAGTTGCTTGTTCCTTCTCCATCAGAGCTTGGGAACTCTTCTTTAGACCCCGAAGAATTCTAAGCCTGGCACTTTGGAATATAGGTTTTTGTTCTACTAGTGTATAATTCGACGATAAGGAGGATGACTACAGAAAAACCAAAGGGAATAAAAAACTAAAGTGTACAAATAACGATAAACCCCAAAGCTAGGATTTGGAATGATTTTTCTGCTTTTTCTAATAACGCTCAGTTGCGCCTTTCCTAGGGCGTCTCTAGCACAGGCGATATCCGCTTCGGAGGTAACTATAACATCTAAGGTTCCAACATTATCCCTTATAGATGAACCAGTGAGCGCTACAACGGCTATGGGCCGAGTATTTGTCAGCGAAGGGGATTGGAACTCGTTGGCCGATGAGGCGCTAATCATGACCGTGTACAAGAACAGATTAGCAGTACTTACTTCTCCATCTATACGAAGCATGACTTATACACAACGGTTGATCTGGATAGCTAAGCGTTACTCCAATACGACCTTTCGGCCCTCCGAAGTTCGCAGCGTTCGAGCATCTAATTTCCGAACACCGCGTCAGATGTGGGTTGATGAGCTAAACAATAAATGCACGGAACCTGAGCATTGGCCTAAGCTAGCGTCGCATCCTCCATGGAAGGATTACATAAAACTTTGCCAAGGGGTTTTCAAGCGAGCTTACGCTCTCATCCATAATATTAAAACCTCCCTCGTTTGTTCTTCGGACATGCCCGTAGATCATTGGGGTGGGGCAATGGATGAAGCGAGAGCAAAAAAATGGGGTTGGGTGAAAGCTAAGTTTAGTTGCTGGATGGATGGCAAAGAATACTTGCCCAAGAATCAAGCTTGGTGCAGTCCTGACCTATCAAAGTGCAAAACGCCTAAAGAAAAACTAGTGGCAAGCAGTAGGTCTCTTAATTAGGTCTACTATTTTATCTAAAACCTCACGAGCCCGTTTACCTGGTTTCTCTCCTAATTCTTCTGTCTCGCTGAAATCTTCCATAAACTCTCCATATGGAGAGTCAGGGAAAAATCCAACAGCGAAGTACGTCATTGGATCAGCATAAAACTGTAAGGTCTCAAGCAGAAGGGTTTGAGATTCAGCAACAGCAATACAGGCTATCGCTTCGTCTAAAGATCTAATTAAAGCAATAAGCTCCCGGCAAGAGGTTCGTAAATCTTTTTGGGAGTTATGTTGTCTAACCTTCCAAATATTTTGCAAGGTTTTAAGCTGATGGACTCGATGTGCTTTCAGAATTTTGAGAATCTTTAGATGTTCTGAAGTTAATGAACGTTCTTGACTCTTTTGAGAACAATTTTTGTCCAATGTAAACTTACCCCTATAGGTACTAAAGAACTCCATTCAGTCTTACAAAAACCGCCGGAATTGGTACTGCGGTTATCATAGTAGGACTAGCTGGGAATGAAGCAGGAAGGGCTGCGTAAGTAAATGCGGTATAAAGGCCAAGGTTTGGAGCGGTTCCTAATGTGTTTCCGTAACCAAGAACAGGACTTAAACTTGCAACAGCAAACGAACGAATAGTAGGAGTGCCATTTGAAACAATTACAAGCCATTTCAGACCATTTGTTAGGACATGAGAGATCGTTACACTTTTTACACCAGTCGTTGCTATGCTAATTGCTCCAGCGTCAAGCAACAGCTTACTGGGATACGTGCCCAAATCTTCATAAATCCCTAACCTAGCGTTTCCTGTTCCGGCTGTTGTCACATTGATCGCGATCCGATCTAATACAGTTCTCTTAGATACAACAAATGGGATAGCATACAACCTATTTGCTGTAAGTGCCCCAGTAGTAAGAGCAGTGCCAGTTATTGGGCTTGTGTACCACGCTTCATAGTTCGTCGTGCCTTCTTTGCGGATATACTCAGCGCCAATCCCTAGGCCATTTTCATAGATGATCTTAGCTAGTTGAGCACCTGTGGAATGGTCAAGCATAAGGCGGCCACGTTCAACGTAGCGCCAATAAACGTCAGCATCCGAAGTGTCCACTTGTACGGAAGGATTTAATGACCATTCAACACCCAACTCAATTACGCTTAAGCGATACCACCAATAAACAGTAGATGTCCCTGAGGCATAACTTACATCACTGGAGCCACTTGCCTCAAATGAAAACTGTAGTGATGAAATGAATAGGAAGTTAAAGAGTGCTTGTCCATTTGCACTGGTGTTATCAATTATACCAACGGCTGCAAGATTGATCCCATAAGTAGCTCGAAGACTTGTTGCCTTTACTCCACGAGCTGCCCAGTCAGCTTTTGCTTCGTATCCAGCGTTTCCACTATAGGCCGTTGTGTTTATTGGGAAACTCTCCAACAAATACCAGTCATTGTAGGTTAGATTTGAAGCCACAAGGGTCGGATTCCAAGTCGTATTTGGATAACTTACATCATTTGCCGTACCCAATATGTGATCTATATTCCAAGCATTCACAAAACATAAATTCGAAGAAGTCCTGCCGTGAACATAATCAACTCGCGTATTAAAATCGGCCCGGTTTATACCGTAGTCATACCCAGCCATATCCATAAAGATGCCGTGGATGCCCAGAGTATTCCACTGCCCGGTTTTTGTTTGAAAGGTCGCAATAACTTCAGTGGTCGCAACGTAACCAAAGATCAAAGCATAGGGATTGAGGACTTTGATTCTATTAATAATGACTTGGGTATTGGCATAATCGCCATGACTCGGATCTTGTAGTCCAGCCCCAAGTACAATTACTCCATAGCGTGCCATTTCTTTGGCTATGGCTTCATTCGATCCCAATGCATTGAAAGTAGAGGGCCAACCGTAGTAAATTAGGAGGTCGAGAGGTCTAGAATAAGTTGCTTTGACTATATCCTGTCTATGCCATGCATTTTTAGCGTGAATATCTTCAAGATTAGCTACCCGGTTCGCATGATCTTGAAGCATTCCACTGGCCCCTAAAATAGGAACTTTTTCAGGGATATAAAGCGGGCTATCGGTATCGTTGAACAATTCCCGCCGATTTACCATTACCTGCATTAATTCAAACGGTCCTTGTATGCCAGTAGCAGCATCTGTCACACGAGCATTTGCGTCTACAAAGTCTGTTAATTCAGACGAAGTTACAAATGGTGATAGGCCAGCATTATCGACGGCTGTCTTTTCTCCAGCCGTCATTTCAACAAATTCACCTGACACAATTTTACAGTAATAGTCGGGCGTACCTTCGGGAGGAACAGCACCTTCATTTAAATCTACTATACTCTGTGTAGATGCGTTATAATCATTCAAAAAGTCCGTAAACCCCCATTTTATAACCGCCCCCGTAGCCGTATCAATTACTGCTTTTTTCATTTATGCCTTCTCCAAATACTATTTTGAAAGACGTACAAAAATTGCCGGTATAGGTATTGTTGTAATTTTATTAAAAGAAGTGGGAAACATTACTGGTAAGGTACCATAGTTACATTGGGTGTAAAACCCTAAAGTTGGGAAGCCCGTAAACGGTTTTCCATAACCAAGAACGTGTACGAGACCTAAGGGGTTATGACAGCGTATAAGAGAAATACCATCACACAATATTGCTAGAAACTTCAAACCAGGCAGCATCAATGGATGTATATCTACTGTCTTTGTTCCGGGAGAAGTTGCTGTTATCTCAGATGTTTCTACGAGTTTAAGTGTGGGGCTAGCGTTGCCATCACTTGAATAAATACCCAACTTGATCTTTCCAGGAAATGGTGCCATCACCTCAATTCCAATACCATTTAGGCGATCACGTCTAGGTTCAACAAAGGGAACGACGTAAAGGCGATTGGGTACAAGTGCGTTCATTATAAGCGGGGCTCCTGTACAAGGAGAGGTATACCACGACTCGTAATTATTGGTTCCACGTTTTCTCTCATAATGAAGATCTTTCTCTGTCCCTTCAAATATGAGGTCTGACAATTGCACGCCATCTGAAAAGTCTAATTGACATCTACCAAACTCGACATAGCGCCAATAGACGTCAGAGTCATTTATATCCTCTTGCACGGAAGGACTGAGAGACCATGTTGTACCAATTCCTTCCATACTTGGTCTTGACCATCGCATAATAGCTGCTGAACTAGCTCCATAGTTTGTGTCACTAGTTCCAAACGCTTCTAGGCTCCACATTAGCGCTGAAACAGCACCAAACATGAATAATGCGGTACCATTAGAGTCTTCGTTATCAATGATTCCTACACCTGCTAGTTTAATTCCAAAAGTCGCTCGATGTCCTATGGCTTTTACCCCACGTGCTGCCCAGTCACTTTTAGATTCATAGCCATCACTTGAAGAATAAGCTATAGTATTAATTGGAAAGCTCTCAAGCAAATACCAATCGGTGTATGTTAATTTTGATGCAACAAGATCAGGATTGTACGTTGTATTTGGATAGCTTAGATCGTTTGCCGTACCCAATATGTGATCCATATTCCACGCATTTACAAAACATCTGTGTGCAGATGACAATCCATGAACGTAATCAACTCGTGTGTTGAAATCTACACGATTGGTACCGAAATCGTAACCCGCTTCGTCCATAAAGATACCATGAATACCAAGAGTGTTCCACTGTGTTGCTTTAGTTTGAAATGTTGCTATTACATTAGTAGTGCTAACATACCCAAAAATGAGAGCATTTGGATTCAAAGCTTTAATTCGGGGTATAATAACTTGAGTGTTTGCATAGTCTCCATGTGATGGATCCTGTATCCCATCACCAAAAACTAAAATAGGATATTTCGCAAGATCTTGGGCTACGCTTTCGTTGTTCCATCCATTGACCGAACTGTTAAACGAATTAAGCCATCCATAGTAAATTAATAGATCTGCTGGTCTCGTATATAAAGAAGCTTTGACTTCTTGCTCGTGCCAACCTAACTCTCCATGTATTGACTCTAGACTGCTTATTCTGTTTACATGATCTTGCAGTATTCCATTACTTCCAAGAATCGGAGTTAAAGTGGAACTGTATAACGGGCTCTCAGTATCGTTAAAAAGTTCCCGCCTATTAGTCATTACTTGCATTAATTCAAAAGGACCATATACCCCAGTAATTGGATCAGTTACAATTGCATTAGCATTTACAAAATCCGTTAGCGTATGAGATATCGGCGGTATGTGTGCTGCATCAACTGCGGCCTTTTCTGTTTCATTCATTGCTACAAATTCACTAGCTACTATTTTGTAGTAATACAATGGGATGTTAGGATCTTGTGGTTGAGCAGCCTCATTTATTTCAACCACTTCTTCTGTTTCAGGGTCATAATCGTTCAAAAAATCCGTGAAACCGTATTTCATTACTGCGCCGGTCACTATGTGTGTCACTGCATATTGTTGTGCCATTTTATCCTCCTATATCTTAAATAAATTCTCTATACCCATACACGTAGATGTAACCCGCTGGTGTTCCACCTGTAGCAACGTTATATTCTATTATCTGTGAGGCATCCGTGCGCATCCAAACGTAGGACGAAGATGTCGATGAGTTTCCTACCGTACTTGATCCTGCCTGTTGCGCCACAGGCGGCGGATTGGTGGTGTCTCCATTCGGCCGCATACGTAGAAGCGACAAGGCCCCAACGCATTGGTGAATCATTTGGAAATAACCTAGGCGGGACGTAGGTGGAATGAAGGATGAACAGTTGACGTCCGTGAAAGCCGTGGCGGTCCCTGCGTTCAGCACACGAATCGTAGTTGACAATTCGCTCTCGTAGAAATACGTCCTAAGATTGCCAACGGCTTCAACCTGAACCGCGCCACGAAGAGCGCTTGAGGAGTTGTTGTACCAACTACCAACCCTCTTCTTTTTTGTGTAGCCGCTTGGCATCGTGGGTGACGAACTTGATAGGCTCCACATTGCTGCATATATGTCGGACGTCGGGTTGTAAATTAGCCACAGGTAGTACCACGTGCTCGACGCCTCAGACCCGGTATCAAGGCCGCCTGCCCCAGCCGACGCAAGATTTGCAGTGACCGTTGCAGCAAGCGCCAGATTCGTAGTGTCATCATCACTACGAGCTGAGCCTATCTCAATTGTGAGCTGCGAGGCCGAGGTTCGCGTGATACCCAGGCCTGAAATGAAGTTAGTAGGCCAGGCAGGAATACGCCACGTCTTATCCCATCCGAAGAATTGTGGAGACACACCCGCTGCAATAGTAGACTCGAATGGTAACCCACCAACCGTACTATATTTCTTGACCCCACTGGCAGCACTGTCTTCGACTAATATGACATCGGCCGCAACAAGAGTAGACTTATTAGTAAAACTAGAGAAATCATTTGCTGATCGTTTTAATTGAGAGTCATTGGTAACATTTCCAAGGCCAGCTTGAGTAGGTGTTATTACTAAACCTGATACGGTAGAATATTTTTTAACTCCGGCTGCTGCACTATCTTCAATCAAGATAACATCTGCTGCAACAAGAGTAGCTTTAATAGTAAAGCTAGAGAAGTCATTTGCTGATCGTTTTAATTGAGAGTCATTGGTAACATTTCCTAATCCGACTTGACTTGAAGTTAGAGCCAAAGAGCTAATTGTAACGTACTTTTTAGCACTAGCTGCTGCACTATCTTCAATTAATAAAACATCTGCTCCAACAGGTGAAGCTTTATTGCTAAAGCTAGAGAAATCTCCTGCTGCTCTTTTCAACTGAGAGTCATTAGTGACGTTTCCTAGTCCGACTTGTGATGAAGTGAGTACTAATCCACTGACTGTAGAATATTTCTTAACACCAGCAGCCGCCGAATCTTCGACTAAGATAACATCTGCTCCAACTAAAGTTGCCTTGTTGGTAAAGCTAGAGAAGTCATTCGCTGATCGTTTTAATTGAGCATCATTAGTTACACTCCCCAATCCAACTTGAGATGCTGTGGTACTATGAGGGTTACTAGTACTAGAAATGTGACTATCGATGTTTGCGTGAGTATTAGTACCAGCTCCAGATAGGTTTTGGTGAGTGATGTTTCCTTCACTTACATCCAGATTAATCGTATGTGGAGTAGGATCATCTGTTACTGTAATTTTTGTAGAGGATGCTTTAAGGTTTTTAAATTGAATATCTACTCCCGATTTTTGGGCGTAAACACCTACTCCACTCGTACCAATATTTGATCCTGTGTTAGCTTCTCCTCCACCCGAACCGGTTATTATTGAAGCTAATCCAAACTTTCCAGCGGCTTGAAAAACAGCTTGAGCAGCATCCCCTAAATTCGTGGCTCCTTGAACTACAGCCATATAGCCACGAAAGATAAATGCAGCAAATGCTGGATCAAGAGTAAAACTATCTTGTATGTGTGCTAATGCAGTAGCTTTGTCGGCATATTGTACTTGACCGTATTGACAAGTTACAAGGTTTAGATCGGGAAGGAAAAAGAAAGTTTGTACAGTCCACCAACCAGCAGTAACAGCCACCCGTCCAGCTCCACCACCAGGATCATAATAGTTCGGATCTAAGTTATAGGCTGTAGATGTAGCTACCCATACGTTAGAAGTATTTCGATAAGCGTAGAAGTTTGCTTGAGGTGAAGATGCTGTGTTTGAAATAATGTTTGGGCTTTTCTTGGTAACTGCGTAGTTAGCTCCAAACTTGAAGCACGTTCCAGCTGATCTTTTTATTCTAAGATCTGTTCCGTTCGCTTCAATAACGTTCCCATCTATACAAAAAGCCCCAAATGAATCTAGAAAAGTTCTTAGTGATGATTCAACACTAAATATGGGCACAACAAATATTGATATGTAACTTAGATTAGTTAGGTTTGGATGCCCTAACGCACCAAGAGCAATATAGTCTTCGTATTGATCTTCAGTGTACCTTGATGTGGATTGCAATACATTACCCGAAGAATCTAAATAGATATAAGAAATAGCATCCGAAGTTAGATAAGTAGGCGTCAGAGCCGTTTTTGCACTCCAAGAAACAAGAGTTCTTATAGGATTTAAAGGATCTGTGTAGTTATTTACGATGTATCCTGTTCCGGCTGATATATCGAATTTAGTATTATCGCCTCCATTTATACTTAATATTCCCCCGGTCAATAACCCAGTGGACATTAAATTCGAAATACGTTCCGGTTCCCCTGTAAATACTCGAACTATAAGGTTATCTGTGCCAATGACATCTGAACCAGTAAGGTTCGTAATCTCAAATGCTATCTTGGAATCTGTTCCTTCCTGAACAACAAACACACTACCACCAAAACTAGCTCCTACTGCTGCATCATTTGTACGCACCATAGGCGTTGATGCGCCTTTCCAAAGATAAAGACCGTCCTGAGTTGTTGTGCTTTGCTGGTCACAACAAACGCGATCATCAACGTTCATTGTAATGCCGTCAATTGTTGCCCCTGGTGCCGATAAAGTAAGGTTTCCTTGGGATCTAACTCTAACAGGTTGCTTCCACTTATTGCTCCCACTAAGTAAGTTGCTTAACTGTACCTTCTTTTTATTATTCGAATCTGCACTATCTTCTATTAGGACTAGATCAGCATTTACAAGAGTAGTTTTTTCTGTAAGATCTGTAAATTCTCCAGGATTATTCTTGTGAATAGCATCAGAATCGTAGAAAAAAGGCATATTGATCTCCTAATTTATTACTCAAGCTTTATGCAAGTTCTGTTATCCTGGCATTGCCTATAGCGCTTGACCAATATCCATTAATTTGACCCCTGTAACCATAAGGGACTTCGTAATAGCTTTGTGGGGTAAGACGAACAGTGAAACTTGTAGATGATGCTCCTGTTCCAAACTTTACGTAACAGTAAGATAGACTATCATTATAAATCATTGCACCATCTCTACTATTATTAGCTGCAAGAAGTGTTGTGTCTGCCACAGCAGCAGCTACAGTGGTACAGGTAGCTTGTGGATTCACAATCCCTGATTCTTCTTTGATATTAACAAAGTTATAATCAGAAAGATAAGTCATATCCACAGTGAGAGTGGTATCACTTGATGGAACCCCTGTATTGAAAATACCAATGCAGCTTAACAAGGATAGATAAGGATTAGGAATGTGAGTACGACAGGCTCCTAAAAAGGTACGAGGTGAACCGTCTAAGGGGTCATACCAGTATCGAATTTGATTAGGAAGATAATCAATTACGAGATTAATATAAGCAGCAGTAGTAAGCCCGAAAGGTAATGTAATTGTATATGTTTCAAGATCTGATGCAGATAAACTAGATCTTGAACAAAGAGTAATTTGTGCATTATTCGTCCCTGTTAATTCAATAGCTGCTTGTAAACTTGGGCTCAATTCATTGTCGTAGAACCCCAGTTTAACTGTCTGATTAGCAATACGCTGACTGACCTTGAAACGAAATAAAGCTTCTAATGGAGCATAGTCAGCACCATGATATACATAAGTGTTCTGTCCACTGGTGGTACCACTAGTGATAAGCAGTTCTGAATTTGCAACACTAAGGCTGCCACCTGTTCCAGTAATGGGAAACCATTTAGCTTGAGTAGCGGTACCACTTCCATTCGCACCCGTATAGTTGGTTTCTAGGATCAGGTTGTCATCATCAATGACATTAAGCACTAAGGCATATTCTGCATCGGTATGAGAACTTAGTCTGATATAAGAGAAACGGTCAACTTCTGTAGTAAACGAACAACCTGAACCGGTAATTATATCTGATCCATTAATGAAAGTTACTGTCCCTGTAAGAGTAGTAGTCAGTGTTGTGAAATCATCACGAAATGAACCTGCATCTGTGAGGACTCCTCCGTAAGTCTGAAGAGTTCCATCGGCTCCGAGTAAAAGTGGAGCTTTCTCACCTCGGGCAAGACCAAAGAAAGTTGCTGGAGTAGCTGGGTCCCAACTTCCAGAGCTAACTCCTCCGACCGGCTGAGTTGTAGTACCAGTAGGATCGGTTTTTACTGGATTTGAATCTGTACCAACTTCTACAGAGCCTCCACTAGAAGAGCCTCGAAGATTAACCCCTAATATGTACTGAGTTCCACCTCCACTATCAGCATCAAATACTCGTGGAACTTGAAGATTAGTACCATCAGAAGCACCAACTTGAGTACCACTGGCAGGAATTGCGGACCCGAGAGTTCCAACCGAAGCATTGGTAGCGGTAATTGACCCAGAGATAGGTACAGGAGTACCGCTCCCCACTCCTTGAATTGAAAGGACACCTCCAGCAGGTGATCCAGCAGTACCAGCGCCTACAACAATGGGCCTGCCGCTGGAATCAACTACCATGTAACGTGAGTTAGTTCCATCACTACCCGCCACCATAAGGCCAGAAGTATTGGCGGGTGTAGCTACTCCATTTTTTACGGATAACTCAATACCACTAGAATCATATAAAATTACTGCGGGAGAATCGGCTGACATGATTGCACCTGCTTTTTGCTAAGCAAAGGTCCTTGTTCTAGATATTTCAAATATACCTGAGTAAGAAATTGTGTCGGTAGCTTGTATTATTAATGCACCTGCGGCATCGTAGATGCTCCAAACAATAGTTGCTATTGTCTTATTTGAGTTGTACGTAATTGCTTTCTCAACTAATTTGATGAGCTTGGAAGAACTGGTCCACCAAGTTATTGAAGTTGGAAAAGGATCAGATGCGGGAAGAGTTTCTTTGTAGGGGGCAGAAGCGAAATCATCCCCAGGTCCATCAGGCAAAAAATGAATTAATTGCCTGAGAATTTTATGTTCATCTACAGAGATCCCGGTAATAGCGCTAGCAGTTTTTAAACTACCTGTACTATTAAGCACATTGAATCCATGGCTATCAACATAAACAAGAGTGTCTCCTGCATCTAAAGTACATTTGAAAACTATGCGAGTAGTTCCTCCTCCTTCATTAATTTGAATAGTGACAATCTGCTGATTAGTAGACAAATTGTATAAAGAGAGGAACTTAGTTTGTCTCTGGGTAGATGCAGCTGGAGCACTTACTAAAGTGACTGGAGTTGTACCATTAGTAGTTCCTGAATCAGCAATAGGACCAAAAGTTGTAGTGGTGATATCAACATAACTAGCTGTCCAAGGCAGCTCACTACTTGGTGTGCTCCCTAACACTACTTCTAGCGATTTATCTACTGTATTTAAAATTAACATCTTATCTTTAATCTACTACCCATTCATACTCTTAGAGATAATCGCGCTAACACCTGCGGTTGTGTTAAACCCCCTCCACTAACAATTGCTGTGTCTAGATCTGTTATAGCCCCTTGCACATTGTGAGATGCGGTGTGAAGTAAACCAGTAGGATTAAACCCCACTCTTAAAGCACCTGGAGGCCAGACAAAAATTGCTTCCCCTCCAGTAGAATCGTTAATTGCTTCAACTACGATAAAAGAGGTATCATCTATTACTTCAAATACCGTGTAAGTACCATCGGCAAGCCCCCCAGAAGTTCCAGTGAGGATTACGATGTCCTTAGGCTCAACACGTTGATCTACGTCCTCGATGATGTAGGTACCGCTCAAGACAATCGTTTTTGTGGAGGATGTGGTGGAAACAACAACTACTCCTGATATGAAAGCGGTTTGAGCATCGCTCTCTAACTCTGGAGCATCTACAAAATCAAGATCGCTGAGGTCAGCACGCTTTAAACCAAGACTCATCGTTTAAGGAGGTTCTCCTTAAACGATGAGTCTCAATAAATGGTTATTAAACCGTTTACCCCCTTACGGAGTGCCCCATACAGCTTTCAGACGTTTTTGGCTGTTAACGGACAGGAGTGCTTCGAGCCTTTTTCTTTTTCTCTTCCTTCTGAGCTAACACAGGCTTCTCTTGTACCGGAACCTCTTTCAAACTTTCTCCTACCACTTCTTGAATGGCTCGCATTTCTTGAGCCCTAGTGTTTTGGGGAGGTTTTGTAAGAATTCCCCCTAAAATTTCTTGCGTTTGATTGACGGCTTCCTTGGTGATCTCTTGCTCCTTTAAGCTGCCAAGAGACAACGCTTCGTCCGCTATACGGTCTGCTTCACGTAAAGCAATGCTCTTTTCAAGGTCAATGGCTTTTTCGGCTTCACCCGCAGCTTTTAGCTCTTCAAGCCTTGCTTTGTCTTCAGCAATTTCTTTTTGTTCGATGAGGCGTGCCCCTTCCAAAATTCGTAAACGCTCACGGGTGCGAGCATCTACTATGTTCAGGATCAAACTTCCCATCATAGAACACACATTCGTTGCCGCCTGGTGGTAAGCTTTCTGTCTCTCGAGTTCCATAAGAGCGGCTTCATTCTTAAGCCTTAGCGCTTCCACCGCTTTTAGAATTTGAAGTAATGTTCCTGAGTATTCTTCAGGAGTAGCCGCTCCTTCTTGAATAGCTTTAGCTAGGACCCCTTGTAAGTAACTAAGGTGTTCCTTAAAAGTTCCGTGTTCCATTTGTCCTACTTTTGATCCGATTGGCATTTTGATCTATGTCCTTTTTAATTTAGTATCATCTGCAATTTTTGATGAATTTTTCCCATTCCGGGATCTCTTCGAGTTCTTCCTCTTCTGCAATTCCTTTGAATCCTAAAGCTTTGAGTCTATGTTTTAGTTGCCCAAGACTTAGATGTTCCGGCTCTTCTTCTTGAGGCGGGTTCTTAGCTTTACATTGCTCAGCTTTGAATTTATGCACCAAAGCAACGCAATATTGGCAATAATCCCCCCAGCCTGCCCTTGGCAGAGTCGTCCCACTAGCCGCAAACATCCTTGTACCAGGGGGAACTTCATGCCCCGTCTTGCACCACAAGATAGAGGGATTCCGAATCTCACTAAATGTTAGATCAGCTTTGGGGAGGGACATAGCTACTAGTTACACCTCCCCAAAGGGGACTTACTCTGGTGGCTTATCCTACAACAAAGTAATTGATGTGGTCTCCAGAGTTAATCTTGGTATAAGGAGTGATGTGCGTGGTATCGGTTTCGTCGTAATCATCTCCGTTAGCAACGGTGCCAGGGTCACGTAGCAAACCACGCCAGAAGACCCATAGATGGAGGCCATTATCAGTTCCATCTAGTACATAGGTAACTGGGACAGCATAATTCGTAAACTTTGGAATGTCTGCCGCTAGACGTTCAATAGTGCGAGTAACGTTCGCACTAGAAATGGCAGCATTAAGTCGCTGCAATGAAGCGGTGATCGTCTCACCATCAAAAGCACCAAGGACACCACCTGTATATGTCCTGTCCCCAATCTGATCGTTGATGGCTTGCACAATTTCCTCAAGATTGGACGTTGAGGCACTTGGCAAATCGGAAAACACAAAGTAGTTGCCCGTATTGGTCAACGTGGGGTGAACCTCTCCAGGATACTCTCCGGTGAAGGTTTGCAAGTTATGAATGGCAGCGGATAAAGCTGCATCTGAGACAATGCCACCAATCATAGTTGTACGGAAAGCCGATTCATCAAGAAGGTCAAAGCGGTACCGGTCGCCATTATAGAAGTCCCATAGAGAGCCTTCAACGGAAACTGCCCACCTGATCGATCCAGCATTTGTGTCTGTATTGAAGTTGGCAGTCTTGGTTACGGTAACGGATGTGGCTGACACAATGGTCGCGATTGCAAAAATACCACAGTTTCCGGCTGTTCCGCAGTTATAAAGAGTAATGAACCGTCCGATGTCATCAGTAGTCATTCCGGTAAGACCTGTAATGGTCTTCGTAGCGTTGGTCACCGTAGCAGCAGAACCTGATCGACCAGCAAGCATTTCGAGGGAAGCAGCGCTAGCCGTTCCATCGTTGAGTCCAGTGAAAAGCTCTACAAAGAATCTGGTGCCTTCATTTGTAACTGTTGCTTTTGGATCTAACTGATCTCCGAAACTTCTTCCAAACAACGCTAATCCCGCAATTGTAGAAGGATGATCACTGTCTACAGGATCAATTACTTCTACGTAAGTTGCAGCGTAGTTGGTTTCATCAAAGGCTCCGGTATCAGCAATAGGAATTCCAGTAGTATCCGTCGCATCGGCCCAGTTACGAGCACTAAGGATACCCTTCTGACTACCAAGAAGAGTCCAGACAGCTGTTCCACCAGCGCCGGTAGCGTTCAAACCATCTAACTCTACGGTTTGCCCATCGGTTACGGTTTTAATCCGATAAGTACCATCTGCCGTACCATCAGCAGCACAAACGATGGTGATAAAGCTGTTCAAGTCTCCAGCTACAAAATGCATCATGGTGGTAGTGAACGTTTCATCCCCAGTGGCCACGGTTCCATCTGTATAGGTAATCGGTGGGCGCAAAACAACGTTGTGCTCCAACACATCTCGCACAATGGCCTTAGCATCGTTGGTGTAGCCAGCAAGATTAGTCAAGTTAGCGGAGCGGGGAGTTCCCGTGGCATTAGGCCGCACGTAGGTCGGAACAGCGGTGTAATGTTGAGCCGTACCTTTGATGTTCTTACGATCAGTTCGCTCGAAGTTGATATCGTCCGCAATGGTATAAGGCTCGCGAACATCATCTGTTCCAGTAAATGGGTTCTCAACCCCACCACCACCCGCCGCCGTGTAGGTAATCGTAGTACCTGTCCGTGAAACGATCAGGAAGGTTCCATTATTACCAGCTCCAGATCCGGCGATGGTAACGAATCTGCCAATATCGTCATCCGTAAATGCCGCTCCTGCATCTGTAAGAGTCTGATACCCGAGGGCCGGGGCAGAAATATCAGCAGCTCCTATAGGGCCGCTAGATGCCACCAAACCAAAGAAATACTGCTCGTCCGTAGGTAACGTCCGAGTATTTTGAACGGTAAGAGTACCTTTTATATCAATAGAAGGGTCAACCGCATTAAGCCTGGTGGTAGTCATAGCACTCCTTAATCATGTAGACAGAACGTTAGGTTCACTAGTGCCGCATAACAAAAAGAAATGTTGTTTTCTTACTTTTACATAATTTCTTTGTTCCCTGGTGTATGGATCGAAAAGAGATTGCCGCATGGTGTGGTAATTAATCGAACGAAAAATCGAAAAACGATGGAACTCATTAGAACAATAGGAGCAAAGCATGTTGAAAGAAACTACAGGGCCGCGATCAAGATTTGGAAAGTGTATGATCAAGGGGATGGCGTACTATTTGGGAAATGAACCTGACAAAATCCCAATTACGCTAAAAACGCTTTATGAAAGCTTTCAAGCTGGGGGTTTTGAAAGCCCCATAAAAGCCAGCCTACTTTATAGGGATACCGCTGAAGGAATCTTAGATCACCTTCAATCTAAGTTGCCTTCCGCAACCATTAATAAGCATCGAGATTATGTGAAAGGGCTGGTAGGGGAACCCCCCATTACGGTTCAAGTCTCAGAACCTGAGAAGGTTCAGGTTTCAACACCCACCGGAGACGATTGGAATTGGATTGATGACGAAACCGTTACTGGCTCAGGATTGGCTGAACCGGTAAAGGCTTCCTTGGAGATTTCTCTACTTCACCGAGAATTGATGAAATTTGTGGAGAGGGTTGAGGAGCGATGGAAAGTTGAAGATCCAATTTTCTTAGCACGAAGTAAAACGAACCTCTCCGTATTATTTATAGCCACAAACATAGGGATACCAAAAGGAACAAAGGTCAAAATCAACGTCCTTGGCACGATAGGATCAAACACAATCCCGGACCTAGGGAAAGAGTACCTATTCTGTGAAGATGGTGTTCCCCTCAAACATAGCCATGATTACAGTGACGGACGGACTTACTTCGGGTGGGCCTTTCAAATCCTAAACGGAACGGTTATCAAGCTTTGGATGTCTAAGGCTACCGGTTATGACGAGATTAGAGGCAGAGATATATGGAAGAAATGCAGAACCGTTAGGATTAGACTTGACGAAAGTTTACCAAAAGGCTACCAGTTGTTGAGTAACACGATTGAGGACTGAGTTGTAGTTTAGCTGTAACGGAGAGGAGGGAAGAGGTTTTTAGAATCTCCCCTCCTCTCCGTTACAGCACAAGTAACTCTTATTATCTAAATTGAGGGGATCGATAAGAGGAGCCCATTCTCAAGTTATTTTCCCGAAGGGAAGAAGGCTCAACTTTAGGCCTTTGAGATGTTGCTTGGTTATTTAATTGGATAATTGTCCTTCTACCGTCCAAAAAAGCAGCCTTAGAAAATAGATGTTGTATAGCATCTAAAGTCTTATGGTATTTCCCAATGACTTGACCATAATCCTCGGGATCTACTTTGAGAGTCAAGAGTGTTGTTTCTTTACCCTGAGTAGATTCAACCACTACTTTTTCTGGGTGATTTACGATAGAGCGAACGATTTCTAAAAGTAAATCGGATTCTTCAAGAATTCCTTCTTCGTTGTTTGACATAATAATCTTTTGATCTTTGATGCGTTTAGGGTTAAATGCTTAATTTTTCTTTGGTGTAACTTTAGCAGTGTCTCATAACAAAGGAATGGATTGGATTAGACTTTCAAAGAGAATGGCTATTTACTTTCGGGATTCTTTCGACTGCGTTTGGTGCCGTAATGTTTTTCCCATTGACACTAAAGGGTATGGACTTACTCTAGATCATTTAGATTCTACCAAGGGCAATGAGTCGTCTAATCTAGTTACTTGTTGTGGCTCTTGTAACAGCTCTCGCCAAGATCTTACTCTTAAAGAATGGTATAAGGTACTTGAAAAAAGGGGATATAACCCTCGAAGGATTAAAGAACGAATTGCACGCCTCACCAAGAAGCCTCTTAACATGCACGCTGGTAAGTGGTTAGCATTATTACGGCGACCTAACTATCACAAATATGCTAAGAGGAAGTCTAAGAGTTCAACCTAATTCATTACTGATTCGAAATGAACCGGAACGTTTATACATAACGATAGGCCCCCTGTTTTTGTAAGCCTCTTCTCCTATAGGAGTCAAACAAAAACTGTTTTCTGACCGTTCTCTTATCCAGCCTTTATTCAGCAGGTCACGTAAAATTGCTTCACCTGCCCTACCCGTGGATCTCCTAATCACCGTACGTGTAGCTCCACCATTACCCCGCAAGAATCCCATGACACTTAGCTCTGCTTTGGTTGGCATCCCCTATCTCTATCCTTTATGAATTATAGGTTGATAATTAAATTACTTTTTTGATTCACGAGAGGCTCTTTCTAACTCTCGCACGTGCTCACGGCAAATTTCACAGAGAGTACTAACTTTCCCGTTTGGTAAGCGGCGGGCCGAATTATTGCAACGAGCGCACAAACCTTTTTTCTTTCGGTCAGCTCTGTATTCAGCCATTTTTTCGCGTTGATGATCTAGGTGAAGCTTACAAAGTCGTTTATTACTTTGTATTTCAACCCCACACCAAGCGCATACTCTTTTAACCTCTGGTTGTGCTAGAGGTTGTTTACTTCTTTTTTTAAGGACTACAAGTTTACTTTTCTTTTTAGGCGTTACAAGTTGCCTAGTTCTCTTCTTAGACATTACGGGTTGTTTACTTCTTTTTTTAGGCATAGGCTTAAAAGTCATCGGTCAGATGGTCAAATAAAGTTTTGGTGGCTACCGGACCTTCTTGCAAAACTTTGTCTGAATAGAAAGGTCCTTCCATTGTTGTTTCTACACCGTGCAAGGTGAAAATGTACTCCATGGCTTCATCATGAGTGGCAAATTCTTTGTAATATGGAATCCCCTCCAATGGATGATTAACTACCCAATAAGCCGCGTGTTCGGGCAAAAGTTCGCATTCTTCGTATACCGCTGGCGTGGTTTCACCGGGATGTAATACAAGGTAGGCAGCCCCAAAATGAGCTTTTACAAACCCTGGGCTATCCGGTCGCCGAACCATTTTGTTCGCTTTTGGAACAAGAAATTCATGCCGTTCTAGTAGTTTGGGTGTAGTTCGTACCGTAGCGTTTTTAGAATGGAGCATGAGCTTGAGCTTGAATTTGATTATTTCCGGTGTAATAATAGACTTAGTGCCTAAAGGAAGGGCTTTTAACTAATACTCTACACCGGAACTTTTGAGAATGCCACTAATTTTTTCGGTGTAACAAAAAAATATGAACCTAAAAGATTTTGCACGTCGCGATGATTTATGTCCAAGAGGGGCTACTAGATTATACCACTCCAAGGATTACGGCGTAATCCTCAAAGTCAATAGCGGATGGTTTGCTTCAAATGATACTCGCTGGGATAAAGTTGGAGTAGAGCCTAACGGAAATTTGGTTCAACCAACTATAGGTCCCTATGCTTCTGCAAAGGAAGTACTAGAGGTTTACGTAAAAAGAAAAACTGCTTTGGTGATCCCCAAATGACAAATATTTTAAACTATACATCTTCTGTACCCTCCGATCGTTCAATTTCTGGAATCGAGCGCATGTTAGCTCAAGCCGGAGCGACAAACATCTCAAAAATGTATAAAGACCAACGTGTCGTGGCAATATGGTTTGGACTCACCATAGGTTCAGATAAAATGGCCTTTCGTTTACCGGCACGAGTAGAAGCTGTTGCAAAAGTGTTATGTGAACAAGTCAAACGACCGCGTTTAGGAACCCTAGACAGGTTAAAAAATCAAGCTGAACGAACGGCTTGGAAAATCTTGTTCGATTGGTGTGCCGCCCAATTGGCATTGATTAGATTAGAGCAAGCTGAAGCGGTTGAAGTTTTTTTACCTTATTTATATAATCCCGAAACTGAACAGACTTTGTTCCAGTCTATAAAACAATCCGGGTATAAGCTGCTACTCAAAGGCTGATTAAAACTTCAGGGGTACTTGTTCTCCGGAGAGGCCTAAAACTCGCTCATCCAAGAAGCTGTGATCTTCATCGGCTAGATACTGGCGCCAAAGTTTATCCATGGTATTCCGTAGATCCTCAGCCAACAGGTAGAGGTGATCCACTTCCATTTCAAGCATAACCTTTTCGAGTGCAAGATAATATTGAAGTACCTTAGATTGGTTCATAAATATTTTTTCCCTAAAGTCTCAATCCAGAGCTTTTGATGGCGGTCCAACTCTCCACCTTCCAAGACACGCTTATGCATTTCTACGAAGGCTGGTTGTTCTGCTTTCGAAAGCTTTTTAGAAACAAGAAGTCTTCGCACCAAGTTCTTGTGGGATATCTCTCTTTTGATTGCCATCTAGCATAGTTACACCAGTGCTAGATGGCTCTTATATATTAAAAAGCTAGGGCTGACCTCCTTTGTATCCATTGAAGATCAGCCCATGTACTTGGAGTTCCTGTATGTTCGCAAACAGCGTTTAATTCACAGTTTCAAGTTCTTAGTCGTTGCGCTCTACCATTAAGCTACCCCACCGAAATAACGGATGCTGCAAGCAGCGGAGGCGGGGGTCGGAATTGGACCAACATCTCAACGAGGTATACTGTGAAGTTTGAGAATGCGAAACTTACTACTCCTTTCAGCTTAGGGATTACCAGCTTTAGCTTGTTTATAGCCTCCGTCGCGTCTACCGTTTCGCCAGAGGCACATTTGTTGTTTCCCCACTAAGGGGCGGTGTGCCTCCCTGGACTTGAACCAGGACGTTGGGTCCCGCTCATTAAGTAGGCGGGCTTACTTTGTTTGATTGCCAACACGGATGCTATCATCATCTTCATCTTCAACTTTAGCTTGCTCCCTCGGAGACTTTTAGACTACCAGGAAAATAACCTGATAGGCAAATCTTTTTTGGTTATTTCTTTGCATCGTGCATTTCTAATTTTTCAAGTGCATCTAGCCAACGCTCCTCATCTTCTTCTGTTACGATACAATCTTCGCAATGAGGCGGTTCTCGAGTAGGTAGTAGATCACAACCGCAATGAGCACACTCAGTATATAATAACCGCTCTTTACGATTACTCTTCGCGCTCACGCTTCACCTTTGAATAACCATCCCATCAATCGCGCACCGATTTTCTTTTCCACTACTTCTGTCATGTTAGCTTTTTCACGGGCTTGCTTCGCAGCAGCTTGTAACGCTCTCACCCGTTCCAACAGTTCGTTCTTCCTTTCTACAGACAGACGGCCGGAATACCTGATATTCGTCCAGTTTCCGACCACCACATCCTCATGGTATACCTCTACTTGAGCCGGGTGCTCTTTGGTGGCTTCTGCTTTGACGTGGTTTCGGGGAACCTTCTTAGATTTGTGCGTCTGAACAGGGACCGTGGTCATGCAATTTTGAGACCGATCCTCATGCCAAAGCACTGAAGGGTCTAACGTGGGCAGCTTGGATATAAACGTGTGCAGGTCTTCAAACTGTTTCTCGAGCCATAGGAGATGGGTGGCCGGAACGTTCTCTATCTTTAGGCCCGCCACTTCAATGTCACCCACCGCTTGGGTATTGGTCAAATCCTTAGCGGCAACAACATCGATCAACTTGGATTCCAACTCCGCAAGCTGTGATAGGATTGCGTCAGCTTTTTGTTGGACAATCTTGGACTCCGGGGGTAACTTTTCTCCTGCTTCATCTAAGGGTTCATAGTTTCTGGCGAGCCCGTCGTAAAGCTCCTCTTTTTGGGAAACGCGATGCAACTCCGTTATGTCCTTTTGCACCTGCTGCTTTAGTCCTTTTTCGATCGCCAATAGCTGGTTTAATCGTTTTGCCATGTTCAAGCTCCTTTTCAGTTTGAGGCTGTTCCTTACTACACCAAAAAATTTATTTCCTCAAAAAACTTGAACTTTTTCTCTTTTCGGTGTAGTAATAAGTATGGACGCAAAAAGAGCCCAATACCTGCTCGACAACATACGTTACGGAGAGTTTCCAATGGCCTTCCCTCGGAAGTTCGCGTATAAAGGGGGCACGATACATGCAGACGGCATTACTGAGCAGGAGGATCAGGAGATTAGGGCTCTTTGGAAGACAATGCCAGGAGATACTTGCTATCATCATGCTGTGCGATGCATTGCTGAAGGGGAGGAAACCGTTCCTGATTTTACCGCCGAGCAACGAGCTAAGCTAGAGGGTCATGACTAAAGAAAAAACCTGGACTACGAAAGCAGGACAGAAGGTGCGGATCTGTGACATGAGTGATCAGCACCTCATCAATACAATTTTGATGCTCCGCCGAAACGGTGAAACTCGCCTTTCCCTCGCATCGTTGCTCATCGAAGCAATTTCTCTTAGGTCAGAGAAACCTCCCCTTCGGAACCTGGTTGAAAAATATGGCTAAATCTGGTGTAGAATTAGGTCAATTAATGACCTGATCTAACTAAGGGATTTATGAGTAATAGACCTACTTGGGACGAATACTTTATGGAGGTTATGGAAGCCATCTCTAAGAGGGCTACCTGTGACCGGGGCCGCTCCGGTTGTGTAATAGCCAGGGATAACCAGCTATTGGTAACCGGGTATGTCGGCTCTCCAGTGGGGCTTCCTCATTGTGATGATGTTGGGCACCTAATCAAAAAAGTCACAAGCGTTTATGAAGACAAGACCGAGGTATCAGAGCACTGCGTAAGGACTGTCCACTCAGAACAAAACGCTCTGTGCCAGGCCGCTAAATTAGGCATTTCAATAGAGGGCGGAACTCTTTATTGCCGGATGACTCCTTGCCGTGTTTGCGCGATGCTCATTGTGAACTGTGGAATAACAAGAGTAGTGTGCCAACGTAAATACCAAAGAGCCGCTGAATCAATCGAGATCTTTCAAGCGGCCGGGGTTAAGATAGAGCATATTTTAGATGAAGAACAAAAGTACTAACAGGCCAGCAATAGGATTACCCCCTCCCGGCTCTGTGGCTTTGCCTTGTAAATATCTTTTATATTCAATTTGGAGGGCTTCAAGGGCTTGGACCTTGCCTTTGTTGGTTTCTGGATGAAAAAATAGGAAACGAGATTTCTTCACGCTTAAGTGTATTTTACAAAAAGGATTATTGAATAATTTAGAAAATAGTTCTCGGGCAAAGCGCGGTTCTGTGTGGATTCCCATAGGCTACTCAGAACGTGAGGTTAGAATCTTGGCTCAGCTGGAAGAGGAAGAAATACGCCGGACTGTAAGGAAGCTTATCGAGGGCGCATTGTTACAAAACGATAGACTTGGCCTGGGCTAAAGCCAGTAGTAAATGTGACGGTTGAAGTTGGCGTAGTTGTTTGGAACCCTTGCCAAACAGGAGCTACGGGGATAAAGGTAATCTGTGGGGGAGGTGGGGGTGCAGGTTGAACCGTTGTCTTATTAAATTCCTCCAGCACACGTCCAAGAAGCACAAAAAGTTCCTCTTTGCTTTTATCCCCTTGTGTACGATCTGGATGTAACTCAAGGGCCAGCTTTCTATAGTTGCGACCAGCTCTTGTTTTTAGTTCTTGAAGAAGCTCTTGAGCTTTTTGAAAAGAGGCTCTACGAATAGCATCTATGTCCGAAGGCTCAATGCCTAAAGCACTTAGCGCTCGTTGAAAATCTTGCTGTGGGATTTTGGAAGGCATAATGGTGTAGTTACGTTAGATGTTGGATAAATAAGTTTTGAAGGCATAGCGAGGCTTAGATCCAAAATGGCTGATTTCCCAAGTTTTGGAGAGGTTTGGACAAATACCTTTGTGGGGGTAGATGGAATTGTATCTAAAGTTGAGGGTGAAGTAGTAACCTTTGTAAGCCTTGTGGGCGTGCGAGCGCCTATGGTATTTAGGCCGGGGATTTGGAGACTCAAAAGCCCTGCTCCTAGCATTACTCAAAAGTGCTCTCATATGGGTTGCGGAGAAAGAGGGTTTATTGCGTATCAACGTCCTTCTGCAAAGTTGCCGGAAGTGGTATGCCCTCTACATATTCCCAGAGGGGTACAATCAGTTATTATTACCGAACGCTGCGAGGCTCAATATTTTGAAGGTAAAATTTGTTCCTGTAATGAAGATGGTATCGAAGTTATTGGCGAAATTCCTGTAGATCAGCAAGGCACTTTATGGAATTGTCAGGTGTGCGGGAGATGGTGGGTTTGTATAGATCTCGATGATGACGAAGTTAGAGATAAGATCTCTTTGTTAGAAAATTTTGCACTTTCTGGCTATGATGTGCTTCATCTAACGAACTATCGAGATCAGCTCAGGTGTAAAAATTGTTGGATATTTGATGTAAAACCTCTTACTGGCACCCAATTAAAAGGGGTTAAAACATCACCCCCTGAATCTCCCTCAACATTAAATCTTTTTGATCATCTACGAAGAGGCGACGATGATGACATCTAACAAGACAGCTTATTTCTGATTGTCAGGCAATGAAACTACTATTAACTCTACCCTTGTTTTAGCACCAATAGTTTCTAAGATCTTCTTGACATCTTCCCAATTAGCCCCGCCCAAACCAGCGCCTATTCTAGGTAATCCAATTCTCTTTATACTATTTTCTTCCGCAAAACTTACCATGTCCTTAACAGCTTTTTCTATGGCTTGCAGATCAGCTCCTGTGTAAGGGCTTTTTTGAGTACCTAAGTTAAATATGAATTTTCCTCTGTCTGTTCTCCAGGCCATTACGGAACCAAGCCAGAACTTTCCCGCAGTACATTGTCTTTTGTATTCCCTATACATCTGACGATTCCGATTTTTAAATTCTACAGCTATGCCTTTACCCATCGCTCCAGCACAATTGCACCCGTGAGCAAGAGCATCTAAATCAGGGTAAGTGAATAGGTCACCGGTCACAAAAGTAATTGCCATGTATTCATCCCTTTTTTTCGATTAGTAGCCGTCGTTTCATCCAACTTGGAATAGGATCCTTCACCACAAAACCAAAGGATACCCAATAGGGCGGCTCTTCTCTGAATTGAAGGGGCCGACCAAAGACGGCAATTTTCTTAAATAATGCCGCGTATCCTTTAGCCGATCTAACTGGATCTGTATCCTTTTTGCAGCCTTTGAATATGGTCCTAGTTATTTGATCGAGTTGATCAAATACCCAGGATTCATGATTCGGAGGAGCGAGAACAATTACGCGCTCGTTATAGTCACCAAACAACAAGGCTGAAACAAGTACAGCTTCTAAATTATAAGGATCTAAAGATTTGTCAGAGAACCCTCTAAACTTTGGGAACTTGGAATATAAGCGTAGTTGTTTGAAGGTCGCTTCTTTGCCCAACATAATTTTGTGACTTTGTTCGAGCGTGATCATCCCAAATAGCTACACCAAGTTGCCTGATAATTTCCTTGGGAATTTTAAAGCTGTAAAAGGTGATCTTTAGCAACTAAATTGGCGATTTGTTGAAGCGTGTGTAAGTCCCCGGCTTTAACCCCCACCAGTAGATCAGGCTCAATTTTGTCTATCTCTGTCTCAGAAGCGTGCCCATCAAATACGAGAGGAGCGTCTATCTTAACAATCTTTATGATTTTACCACCTGCTTCTCTTATGGCTTTTTCTTCGTTAGGAAAACGCACGTCAGCAATAAGTACTCGCTCACAGGTAGAGATATCCGCGATTAAACGTTGAACCCAATAATCCCATTGAGCCTTGCGTACATACTCCGTAGCAAAAAGCTGCATTATTTCGCGGGGGGACCTAGCAATCCTTCCCGCCGGTTGTATATTCAATCCCGTCTCAGAACGCATGGCAGAGAGAAACGAGTCTATTTCAATTGGTGATGCGAGAGGCACCTCTTTTAAATCAGGGTCATTCAATTGGTTTGCAGTTATCCCAAAGATACGAGGGATCATTTGCTTCAGGGCTTTAGCAAAATGAGTGATGACAAAAGTTTCGTCGGCTGCCACAATAAGGCGGGCGAAGGTGTCCTTGCCGTGTCCTTTTTTTCCGGTGATTCCGTATAGCTTCATAGTAAGTTAATCCTCTTCACAAAAAATACACCAATAACCAACTTTCTGGTGTATTGAAAAACGAGTTACTCACCAAAGGAGATCCCCGTGTCAAAACCAAGCAATCAGAACAATAAGAAAAAAAAGAGGGAGGCCAAATTGAAGAAAAGGGCTGAGGAGGGGAAACTAAGTGGGGGAGTTGCCAGTCAGGCATCTCTAACTGCACAAGTTAAAATCTTGGATAACAAGATAACGCATATCGCCGAAGGGTTATCAAAAAACCTTCAAAAATTCACGGAAGCGTTTGCTCAGAACTTACAGATAATCAGGCAATCGTTCTATGTCACCGATACGCACATAGGAGTATTGCAACGGGTTTGCCAAGATTTGGCTGGCGGAAGAGTGAAACTTACGGATGAAGCTCTAAAATTTAACGAAGCTAATCCTACAGAGGTTTATGACGGGCCAAACCTCATAGATTTTATCTGGTACTACAAGCAGTTTGAAGAAGAACGAAAGAAAGCAATGGAAGCGGCTAAAGAAGCGGAGGACGCGGCTAAAGCTCAGGAGGCTACTCAAGAACCGGCTACAGTGCCCGCTACAATACCCGTTACGGTGCCTAACGACGGAGGGCAGAAAACTAGTGATGAGGTTTTGAGCCCAACCTAACTCTTAAAGAACCTCTCTGACGACCTCCCACTTCTACTCGAATGCCTTGATTGGATCAATCAGCTCATTAATTCTTAGAATGGATTGGCCGGTAAATTGGCCACATCCAGATACATTTTAAAATTACTTAGAATATTTTTTATTTTCTTTATCTCCGTCACTCCCCTGGATTTATCTTTAGACTTAAATGCTCTGAGAGCAGCTTCATGCGCTATCTTTAGATCTATCCAAGCATTTAAGTACTTTCTACAATCTGGAAAGTTTACTTTACCTTTGCCACACATCCGCTTGGTTTGTTGAGAACTTACTTCTATAATAATACGGATAGTATCAAGTAAGTCATCTATCACAGGGGCATCGGTTTTTTCAATTACCACACAAGGAGTTAGCACTCTTGTGGCCGGGGGGACTTTGATAGGATTACCTTTAACTATCACATCAGAATATCGAGCAACTAACTCCAGAGCTAGTTGTGCAGCTTTGTCCTTCTCCCCAGCTTGAGTATAAGAACGAATGGTTTGAATTAGTGCAGACGGGGAGGGAACAATTTGATTAGCAATAGAAAACCACTGTGCGGCCTCAGCATAATTTTCTTTTAAATATGCTTTTGTGCCGTTATCATATGCTTGTATAGCTGCGGTCTTTGGCGGTAATGCAGTTCCTTCCTGTGCCTGAGCGCTAAAAGATATAGTGCAGAAAATGAGAGTAAAAACGATCAATTGAACTACTTTTTTCATTGGTATACCTAGTCATACTTAGCGCCACCATAAGGGTTTTTCGAATTGTGTAGGGATTTGCGCTAACCCGAAATTTCCCTCATCACTTTCACTAATTATAGGAACTTTCTGTCGAAAGGGAAACGACAAAAGTTCTTATTTTCTATCTTTGTAAGGAATGTCATGTTTAGTGTGACATTTCCACTTTTATCACATTAGATTAATCAACATTCGAGGGAGTTGGCGAAAAATGTCTATAAATGAGTACAACCAAATTATTGCAGAGATAAAAAGAGAGTTCCCAAAATTCGAAATAATTGTAAAGACAGACAGTGCTTTAATGAAGACTTTAAACGTCATCATAAAATATAGCACTTTTGGTAAAGTCAAAGACTTCATGACAAGATACGCAACTACGTTTGGGTATATAGTTTATGTCCCATCTGAATGGAAAAATTTAGACAGGATAGAAGTGCTATGTCACGAACGTGTGCATATGCGGCAAATGAGAAGGTACGGCCGTTTATGGTTTATGTTCACATATCTATTCTTGTTACCCACGGTATTTGCGTATTTTAGAAAAAGATATGAACAAGAAGCTTACGAAGGAAGCATGAGCCATGCCGTTCTACACGGGGGGATCAAAATGGTAGAGGATAAAGACTACCGAGAAAACGTTATTAAGTCTTTCACTTCCGCCTCATACTTTTGGACATGGCCATTTAGGGAATCAATTGAGATTTGGTATGATACTGTAGTCGAGAATCTCAGAGTTTCCGAGATTTCCGAAAATAATGAGGTTACCCCTGTGCTTATCAGTCCAAGTAGACGTCCTCCGGCCGCTTAGTATTATGGTGTATCTATCTGAGTGTTAATCCCCTCAACAAAACTTTGTGAATGCGGATGCGGAAAAACCACTAATATTAATAGGCAAGGGAAACCTTACCGCTTTCTTAAAGGACACGCCAAAACTCCACCACACTCGTGTCGGAAACTTCCTCCTTGTGCCCCAGGTTTATGTGCTTGCGGTTGTGGAGGAGAAACCAACACTCACCGTGGAAAACCCCGAAAATTTATAAAAGGTCATCATGCTAGAGGCGTAAATAACAGTCAATTTGGGAAACCTCGTAGTGCTGAAACCAAAATCAAGATTTCTGAAGTTCGCAAACAACGAGGAACTACTTGGTGGTTGGGTAGACAACATACATCTGCTACCCGTAAAAAGATGTCGGCTAGTCACATAGCTAATTATAGAAAGGGGAGAAAGAATCCTTTCCTTGGTAAACATCACACAGCAGAATCCAAAGCTAAAGTAGCAAAGAGTAAAGAAAAAGCACTAAAATTACCGACTAAACCAGAACGTTTGGTTCATGAGGAACTTAAGAATCTTGGCTTATCTTTTATACCCGAATATGCTATTGGACCCTTTAATGTTGATGTAGTAATTCCAGCAATTAAAACCGTTATTTTCGTGGATGGCTGTTATTGGCACGCCTGCCCAATACATCACCCAAAAAGGCACAAGCCAATTTCAGATAATTCTCGGATACCTTACCTATCTAAATGTGGATATAAAGTAATCATTCTATGGGAACACGAGATTCTAATGGATGTCCAAAAATCCCTACAGAGATCCTTGGCCGGTTAAAAACTTGTAACTACGTGTGTGGATCAGATGAATGTGGCCTCGGCGCATGGGCGGGGAACCTTACGGTTTGTGCCACTATAACCCCAAGAGATTGGACATTTCCCGGCGTAACTGACTCCAAGAAGCTTACGGCAACCGCCAGGGAACGCCTCTATCCAGTACTATCTAAGACCCTTACTCATTGCATCGTACACATAAACCCCGAAGAGATTGATCGGGAAGGTGTTGGGAACGTTTGGCTCAAAGCTCACGTAAGAGCCATCCAAGGGGCTCTAGAAGCTCACAAAGCTTTAGGCCACACGGATACTCCCCTAGTTATCGCAGATGGCAACCGAAGCGTTCCAGGGGCCATTTCCTTGCCTAAAGCGGACCTCCTCATCCCAGCGGTCTCAGCCGCATCCATTTTGGCTAAGGTTACCAGGGACCGGCTTATGAGAGAGATGGACGTACTTTATCCTGGTTATGGCTTTAGCCGAAATTGTGCATATGGAACCCAAGAACACCGGGCGGCCTTAGAACGTCTTGGGGTGTGCCCAATTCATCGGATGAGCTATTCTCCTATGTCCAGTATGAAAAAAACACCGGAAGTTGAACAACCGGACTTATTTGATCTGTTGGCAGAAGTTGATTAAATAATGCCCACTTTCTTAAAATGGGTAGGAGGTAAGCGCCAGTTACTACAAGTGCTCTCCCAAATTATTACCCATAAGAGCCTAAACTACTACGAGCCCTGCTTAGGTGGGGGCGCTGTATTCTTTCACTTTGCTGCAAAGCGACGCTTTCAAAAAGCTGTTCTTAACGATGCTAACCCTGAACTCATCAACTGCTACGAGGTAGTACGGGATCAGTTAAGAAGTCTCTTACAAAGATTAGACAAATACCGAGCAGACCCCGATTGGAATACACAAGCCTATTTCAATCAAGTTCGGTCGGAAAAACTCTCAGATCCTGTAGAACAAGCTGCCCGTACCATCTACCTAAACCATCTCGGTTTCAATGGACTCTTTAGAGTCAACCGGGCGGGTGAGTTCAATGCCCCTTTTGGTAAATATAACAACCCTCATCTTTATAATAAAGTAAACATCACAGCGTGTTCAGAGACTCTTCGGGGTTATGCCACCTTACGGACAGGGGATTTTTCCGAAGCGGTAAAGGATGCGAAAGCTGGGGACTTAGTCTACTTCGACCCTCCTTACGTTCCGATATCCAAAACGGCTAACTTTACAGCTTATACCGGACAGTTTGGAGAAAAGGAGCAAGAACGGCTTGCTTCTCTATTTCGTGAACTGTTTGACCGGGGAGTTATGGTTATTCAATCAAACTCAGATTCCCCTATCATTCGTAAGTTGTATGAAGGATTTGACCTTCACGTAGTTGGCGCAAAACGTATGGTCAATTCTAAAGGAGATAAACGAGGAGAGATCAATGAACTGGTAATTGTGGGGCAACCTAAGAACCTAAAAGTTGATGTGCCCGCAGCAACCGGTCTTCCTGATGTGTTCCCTTTAGAATGTGCAGACTGCGGGGAAATTTACAGCACATCCGATATTATTTGTCCTAAGTGTGGCTCAACTCAAACTATTTAGTAAGAAGGAATGATCCCAGGAACTCATATTGCTGTTGTTTCTAAAGATTGTTTTGAAACTTTTTCTGGACGTTTTCAAGGATGGGAGCTACGAGACACCCTTTTAGTTCTCACCCCCGGTCCTAGCACTCTTTACGTGTTTTTGTTTAGAGTCCCGCTGCAAGAATCCACTGTGATCGCCCAGGTGCTTAAAACCGGTACCAGTGGGCTCAACATTGATGCTTGCCGGATTGGGACACAAACAAAAACCAATAGCAGTTCTCCTTCTAAGTTTCGCCAAGTTGTCCATAATTATGGTCGTTGGCCTTCCAACCTTTTGCTTATCCATCACGCGGAATGTGTGAATGATCAAGCTTGGACTTGTCATCCAAGCTGTCCGGTAAGGTTGCTAGATAAGCAAAGTGGGGAACGGCCTAGTGGCACATCAAATGGAAACGCTCTTGTAGGTGAAATACCAACAAAGGGAATACCTTTACGAAGAGGAACTTTGATCAGTCGTTATGACACAGGTGGGGCTTCTCGTTTCTACCCCCAATTTAAGAACCTATCTGAATGCTTAGATTGGATCAATAAGCTCATCAACCCAAACTTCACTCGGATAGCCACTCTACAATCCAAGGAGCGATCAAACACAGCAACATGACCAGAGCCACGCCGCCTAGAACAACGATTGGCTGCCAATTGCTTTGCCACCAAGTACATTCTGCATCTGGTTTTTGGAGCAAGCTTTTCACGGAAAGACCACTTCGCACTCCACCAAAAGATCAGCTCCCTTGTTGTAGGTTTGGATCCTAGGCTTGAATCCATGAACCCCGCTTGAATTCTTTCTGATGGAAGCTTCTATGATTTTTTCAATTGCTTGACGAGCTTTACGAGCGGCGGTGGAATCCTCGGAAGCATCTTTGATGGTTACATAAACGATAGGCCCAAAAGCTGTTTTGGTCGCAATAGAGTAACCCTCAATTTTAACTTTGGATTCGATCTCTTTTGCAAGTTCTTCCATCCATTTTTCGATTAAGCCTTTTTCCTCTGCCATTTTAGCCTCCAAATACCGCGTGATTACCCGTGTAGCTTGTTTCCCTCTCCATTTTTCATAATACGGTTTTTGGTACTTCCAGTCTAAAGACCGTATTTTGACTTTAGGAAAACGATCCTTGGAGTCTGGATTTGGATTAAGAACTTCTTGATCCCCTCTTTCTCTTAGGAATCGTATACGGGTGCTGTCTTTGTCGTCTTTACCCTTCTCTTCGAGATTTGGTTTGTCTTTTTGTTCTTCCTTATCTTTTCCTTTTTCAGAGGCAGTTGGTTTGGCTCTCTTTTCAGCATCTTCATTCATAGCCTTAATAGCATTAGCAATACTGTCTTTTTCAGACTCTTTCGGTAGGCCATTTAAAGAACGCCCATAAGAGGTAGGTTTGTGAAGTTTGTAAGGAGAAGAGGCATAAAGGATTTTATTAATCTCTTTCTTAGCCTTATCTTTTTCCTCATCCTTCATCCCCGAAAGTTTATACATCATCTCCCGAGCTTTAGTTCTAAGTTCCTCAGCCTTTTTTGGATTAGGATCCGGGGGGCCTTTACGATAGTGAATGAAGTTATCCGGGGAAGCTTTCTGTATGTCCTCTAGAGCCTGAGCATTTTGCTTGTACCAGTTGGAGATGTCAGATTGGTCTACCATCCGTTTGCCCATGACCTTCCCACGGGCAAGGTTGGACAGCTCCGTATCAGCTTGTTCCGGATGAAGGAAAATAACCGTTACTTCGTAGCCATGCGATTTAGCCGCATCGATCTGACCTTTATAATCTTGAGCATCGATGTCCTCCCCGGCGGAATCAACGATCAGGAGGTCCTCAACTTTTTCGATCTTCCGGTTAACGGATTCTTCAAAGTGATAACGAGCTTTATCCTTAAAGCGTTCCTTTGGCTTACCCGTCTCTTCGTTCTTTTCTTTAACGTCGTCATGCCAACCACGCATGGACACATAAAAATCTTTGTTGGTCTTCTTGAAGAAATCCCCAAAGTTGTCTGGGAAATCCTCGTGCTTTACAACTTTACCTAACTCTACTCGTTCACCGTCTTTGGTCTCATACCAATGATCGGAAAGAGCTTTCTTGAAAGATGCTGTTCCCTTACCATGAGCTTTCTTTAGAGCTTCAAAATGTTTATTGGCTTCTTCAAATTGAATTGCCCGTAAGTGATTGTCCGATTCATCTTGTTCCGGACGCTCAGGGATATCAGCATCAGTAAGTAAGGGATCCCCTTTGTCGTTGATGAGCATTTGAGGGAGCTTCCACCCGTACTTAGGTGGAGGTTCCCCTAAGAAGAATCCCTTCCCCGCTGCGGGAGGCCCCATCATAACAATCATGCGCTTTTTATCGCTCTTAGCGTTTAGAAAGCGTCTTACAACTTGATAGGCTTCATTACTCATTTTTTTCTATTGAGTTGAGTAAGCGTTTCCATGCACGTCTGCCTAAAGTAGGCCCAAGGCGGTCTGCAAACGAGATAAGACTCTTGAGGGATTAGTCATGCTGCCTCTTCCAATAAGTGAACCTGTTTAAGCGTGTTCTGAATAAAGGCACGAAGATCTTTGGTATTCCAAGGTACTTCAATAAGGGTCACACTGTTGGCTTTGCAAAGCTCTCGTTTCTCTTGATCCCTTTGTAATTGCCAAGCAAAGTCTTTTTGGGTTTTGTGCAACCACGGGCACCACTTATAATGTTGATCTCCTTGATACTCAAAAGCCGTGTGAAGAACTTTAGAGTATCCATCCAACTCCATTTTATTTCCCCTCGAATTTCTTAACCATTCTGGTCTGTTCTTTGGAAATAGCTCATGTAATAAAAATTCAAAGACACGACGACATTGATTCTCCCCTTTACTTTGTTTACAGTAAGGGCACCATGAGTCCCTAGTCTTCACATTATTAGGTAGAGTCCACCATTTATGTTCTTTTGCACATTGCCATAAAAGTTTTTCATAACTTTTATACTCCGAGGACAAGCAAAGACCTCCTCTACTTATTGCAAATTCTTGCATTTCTTCAATTGTATTCTTTTTATGCCCAACACATTGAGGGCACCAAGATCCTTTTATTATTACGCGGGCGGTCGTTTCCCATTCATGGCCTTTTTCACATCTCCACCATAACTTTTGTCCTGGATGGGATTCAACGGATAGACACATCCCCTTTTTATTGTGCGCTAGTTGTTGTAGATAAGCAAGAGCATAAGGAAAGTTGTTATTAGAGCAATAAGGGCACCAGCTCCCAGATTTAGCGGATCGTAAGGTTGCTTCCCATTCATGGCCTTGGGAACACTTCCATAATAGTTTAGCTTTAAAATTGTCTATCTTATCAGATAGACAATTACCCCCTTTGTTTAAAGCTATTTGTTGAGCATCAACTATTGAACAAGGTGCTCTGTGGGCACAATAAGGGCACCAAGTACCGCTATTCTTGACATTCTCTAGATTAGCTTCCCATTCATGCCTTTGAGCACACTGCCATAATAACTTAGTCTTTCCATTAATGTAAGAAAGAGACAGACAAACTCCACCCCTATTAATTGCTACCGCTTGTGCTACTTCAAGGGTGAGGTTAGGTCTGAACATTTTTGTTTAAACATTAAGCTTTTCAATTACAGTCCCATCTTTAAGATACTCGGATTCCAAGGAAGGAACTAAATATTGACTACGTAATGTCGAAAATTCATGTCCAAGTTCCTCTGCTACTTGAATCAGTGCCTCTTTAAATTCTTTTTTCAACTGTTTTTTGCGCCCATCAGGATCAGTAGGGAGTTTGCCAGCTTCATGCCGAGTTTTATTTAAAGCCTTTTGCACCAAAACATTCGCAGCCAAACCTCTCAAATCTTTAGCAGTGATACCATTAAATTGACTCAAATAAGAATTAACTTTTTCAGCCGTTACCTTACCCCCTTCCCACTCAAATAAGCAAGAGTCATTAGTGTCCGCCGCTTCATAGGCATCTCGCAAAGCCTTACGAATAACTGGATCTGTGACCCATTTCTCCTGTTTGACTGATGACTTACCCACGTATTTTATGAAAGCCCCATTAGGCTTAAAAGAAACATGTTTTTTAAGCCATTGCGTTACACCATAATGAGCTTCCCCTTTATTATTTAGGACTCCCTCTGAACTCTCTTTAGAACCAACACGTTCATGGGTTTCATCTATGAGCCCTATTACAAGTGCCGTAAGACACGTCTCAGGATCTTCCGATTTGATGTCCCTCTTGACCTTAGCTCGTAAGTCTTTGATGGACTTGCTTAGCTTCTCAAGACGCTTAGCTTTATTTTTGTTCCTTTCAGCTATAGCACGGTCACTGTAAATATAGATGGTACTCGTACTTTTCCCGTCCTCAGAACGGACTTGTTTCTTTTCCTTGTACCGAGCTACTACTCGAAAAGCCATAGGGGCTCCCTCTTTATCAAGAGGGTTAGGCCGGGATGCTTGAAAGCGAGCAGCTACCCGCAGGGACAGGGTTTGTAAAAGAGATCCCATATCTACACAGTAACGATAAATATGAATTATCAAAAAACCTAACTTTTAGAGGTTTTTTGCTTAAGCATCTCTTCAACTTCACGCAATAATTGTTTTCGGCGAATAGTCCTATCCGCTACTACACGCAATTGCTCAAAATCCTTCTTATCTAGGGCTGCCAAGATTTCTTCTGGAGAGATGTGCATCTCTTGGTTGTCACTAAGGTAGATCCTAACAAGGCTCAGATTACCTCTATTGAGAGCTTCATATAACCCAAACCAATTATCTGGGAACTCCCTTTTCACCCTATCTATAAATTCTTGAGGCAGTGCCATAACCTTTTCACCGTGATTTTATTTGATCTAATAAAGCTTCCACCTCTTCCAAACGAGGATTAGGCTTTTCATCCGTTGTAGGAACAAGTTCTGAATAACGCTGCCCATCTGCACGTTCACAAATGTTCCAGAGTACCGGTTGTCCCCACTTTATAGAACTCATGTCTGAGAAAAGGTCTCTTGAGAAATCAATAGTGAGATTCTTGAACTTTACGGTAATCACCTCTTCGGAAGTGTCTATAATGACTCCAGAGGTTGAACTAATCAATCGGTTTACCCCCTCGTCCACTTAATTTTGCAGTTTGTTCAAACCTAATAACAGACTCACCATTTTCATCATTTTTATCGTATACTGCTGTAATGCCACCCCAGCCTTTATTAGGCTCATCATCAAAGACCCCAAACAAACCGTTCAATATACCTAAGAAACCCACGCTATTTTGGCCATTACTTGCTTGCACTTGCACCGTAGGATGATCAGCTAGAGCTTGGTTACAAGGCACACGTGTCTCCAATAATGCTGTCATAGCTGATCGATCTATTTCCGTCACTTCATTTAGGAATTGAATTACCTCATCAATTGTCACTGAATTTCTTATCATCAGAGGCTCCTTTACAAATCATCAAAGTTTATCGAATAAACGCTTTTTCTAACTTGTTTTTCTTAGTCCGAATAGCATCTATAAGTATGTTACGAAGATCTTGAGTCACAACCCGATCTCGTTCGCTTTTGGTTCCCACATACCAAACATTGAGATCAGTAAGATTAGAAAGTTTTTCTAACTCCCGAAGCAATTTACGTTGAATATCATACTCATGGAATTGAATAGGAGAATTTTTAAAATCTTCAGATGCTTCACTCGTAGCGGCCTCCGGCACTTCTGCTAACTTGATCGTGATTTCAGTTGCTTTAGCGGTAGCTTCAAAAGCCAGTTCCAATGCCTTACGCGCTTCAGTTTCTTTGCTTTTGTCCCCTACCAAGATAGCATTAAGAACGAGCTTAACTGCATCAAAAGCTCCTATGACTGCATTGTACTGCGCTTGCGATTGAACCCCTGGCATTTGATCTTTAAGAAGATTAGCCATAGTTTGGTTCAACCCATGAGATTCTTTTTTCAACTGATCCCAATCGATCCAATCAAATTTTTTTGTCAGTTCCTTCCAAAAAGCCTCATGCTTAGGACTTGTTTGAATCGCTTGTATGGCTAAACGTTTTACTTCTTCCCGCCACGCCGCTTCCCCCTTTTGTTCCTTAAATTGTTGTAGATGTTGTTCAACAGCAGTAGCCATTTAGGCCTCCCACTAATGTAGATTTTTCGGTTTCTTAGACTCAATTAATTTTTCATAAAAGCGCTGGGCCATTTTCCGAGCGTTAACTCTACCTACACCAATTCGTCGCAACTTCATCTCATACATCCCCTTGAGTAATTGCGCTCCCGTTTTTTGATTCTCAGGTTTCTCCATAAGGTTGAGGCACGGCGTACAATAATAAACCTCGTCTACTGCTTGATCCCCAATAGCTGCCTTTTCTTCATCTGTTAAAAGGAACGTCTTGCCTTCTTTTAGAGTAAGCCGCTTCTGACACACGCAACAAATCCTGGTCATCGCGCCCCTATTAACAAAGCCGTAGAAAGTGGAAAAAGGACAGAAGTCATCCCAAGATGTTGCAGAATAACTTGAAGCTTATCATTGTATTCAATGATGATCTCCTCTGAGTTTAGCACTAACTGCGTCCCTCTTCCCAACTCATGTGGATGGCAATTCAAAGGATTCCCCGTTGAATAAGTCACTCTACAATGCAGAGGTCTAACTTCATAAGCAAGGCACTCATCTTTTTCTAGCAGTGGGCAAGAGATATTACTAAGAAGCCAAATCCCTAAAGATAATCCCGTTATCTTTTCTTGATGACTTTTGAGTCTATCTTGTAGAGAAGCCGTCCAATAGCCATGTGACGTCAGCCATTGATACAGAAGTAAGCCTTCAAGAACTGTAATGAGAAAAGGATGCGAGCAGCAATAGTTACAACCTTTTTTGCAAGGGAAAATGTTTCCTTCTTGCCGTAACTTCTGTTCGTATTCTGAGGCTATCTGAACTTGAGATGCTTTGGCGTTGGCCAAATCTCTCTCAATTGGAGTCGGGAAACGAGGCTTCATTCTTTGTTGACTTAATCCTCATCGTCTAACAAATGATCGAACAAGTTGGCAGTGGTTTTCCGTGCAACCTTTACGAATTTATTGCTAAGAGATTGAAAGGCTCTTGGGATTTCAACAGGATACTGTCTATTGTGTCCGTAATTGTTCTGACATAAAAGACGGTCTCTGAATCCTAACTTTAACTTAGGGTTTAGAAACAAAGCGCCTCCCATTTGGAACTCGCTTATCTTCACCCAATCCGAAAGCCAGGCCAAAGGAATAGCTCCTCTAGGAGAGGCTCTTTCCACCTTTATAAGAGCGCCTTTCTTTGGAGGTAAGAGAACCGCTGGCCAATGACGAGGTGGGTTACAAATTACGGAACAATCCGCTTCCGTCCCTAAGATTTCGTTTTCGTTATCTTGGGATTCAATGAATGCAGTAGCCGTAGATGGATCAATTTTATGGACCAACCATAATTTTGATTTCCACCGTATTATATCCCCTACGTCCATAACCCACTCTACAAGAAAGTGAGCTTATGGATTCTCGTTGAAAATTTCCGGGGGTATCCCTTTTTCTTTGAAGATATCATCGGCTGAGGCTTCCGTGTTTACATCTGATTCCTGAGTTCCCTCTTTAGAGGCTTTTGCTTTTTGAGGAGCTTTAGAAGTTTCTGTTTTTCCGTTCCTTTTAGAAGCTACTACGCGGTAAAGGCCCCGTTCCAATCTTTCAAAGACGCCTTGTTTGAGTCCGTTATTAAAGGTCTGACTGATGTAAGCATTTAAATCATTGCTTGGAGGATCTAAATGTTTTGACTTAAGGCCATCAACAACATCAGCCGTACCCATGGCCTTTGATCCCATCACCAAGATCACACTCTCCATCATGGTAAGTTTGCCTTCGGAAGACTTTTTATAGACCTTTTTCTCCTTGGCAATTTTTTCCGGTTTGGACTCTTTTGTTGCTTTTACCACCCCAGGTTTGCGCCCCCTTTTTGGCTTCTCCGCAGCCGGTTCTGCTTTAGTCCTATACTTTTTTGTTACGGCCTCTGGATATTGTTCGTGTAATAATTTGGCCTGTGATTTAAGAGCTTCATTCCTAGCAAGAACCGCCTTGTAGTGGTCCTCTGCTTCTATGACAGCTTGTTTAGCCGCAGCTAGTTCCTTATCAGCCAGCTCTATTATCGTTGCGTGCTTTCGGCTGATATCGTTAATTTGCGCACTTAACTCTTTAATTAATACATCTAGATTTTTATTTGGCATCTTCATTCCTTTTTGTTATCTGATCCTGTCTTATGTTTCGCTCAAACCTTTTTAAGCAAAGTTAAATTTCTTTGGGATACGGAATATTTCACACGCTACAAATACTGTCAAGAACTCTATTACACCTTATTTTGAGGAAATTCTCGGTTCAAATCCCCCTCGTGAATGATACCTAATTTTCTAAGATAGCGTTCAGCGTCATCTTTAATGAAAGCTTGCTTAAGTCCTTCAATTCTAGGGTCTTTCGCTTTTTCAGCTTGTTGAATTGCTTGACGTAAAAGTTGTTTCCAGCCCTCTTTACGGTTCGGCGCTTGGATTTGTCTTTTAGGTTTGGTCTGTTGATTAAGTAAACGTATAGCCATGGAACGACGCTCTCATTGTGCAAAAGGGGGCTGCCCTCGAAAGATAGCGTACAAAGGGATTGAGTTCGGGTTGTTAGGTTGATTGAGTTGAGCTTGTTCAACATCGTTTTGCTCAACTGTAGGTAGTCTAGGGATTGTATGAGCCAGCTCCAGCAAATGGGCATCGGTTGTGATTTTCAATAAATCTTCCCGAGCTTGTTCATCCAGTTCAAGGGTATGGATAACTTGCGCATCGGTCATACTGTCAAGCATACAGATGCCAGCAAGATTAGCGTCATTAGGGGTGTCCCCTCGTTCCATCCAGACGTTCCTCATGCCAGGGCGGTAGAGGTCACATTTGGTCGTTGGAGGCATTGGACACTCCATACACGTACAAGGAGTATTATGACAAGTGCAGGACATTTTTTAGACCTTTCTAACTAATTTTTAACCCCAACCAATCTAATCTGAAGACCACCTTAATGGGACCTTCCGTACAGTTCAAATTAACCCGCCCATAAAAGAAAGGAGCACACCGCCGTAACGCATGTGCTGTGACCTCAATTGGATTATACAGGCGCAAACGTTGCAGCATATCTTCTACATTTATTACGGGAATTGCAGATTCAACCTCCTCAGTAGTTAAATCTTCTGAGTCTTCCTCAAGCATGGGTAAGTCAAAGGTAATCATATTGAACCTGTTGTATCCCGCCTACAAGAAGAAAGAGATTTATTCCCAGAGTAGCAATAAAGGCAGTTATAGGAACACGCTTCATTGACCGTAAAAGGATCGGTCATCGAAACGCATCCACACCTTTCCAAATGCACTTTTCCCTCAAAATCTTCCGGTGATACACAGGCATCCATTTTAAATAAAGCTCCAGGCCATCCCAAAAAACTTTGGTCATCTGCACATAAAATCATTTCTATTCCAAATTTACGTGCTTCATTTGCCAGCGTATTCAGGAGGTCAAAACGTTCTTGAGGAGTCCTTGTTTCCGGGATTCGATCGTTTGGTTGAAGAAAAGACACGATCACTTGGGTCATATGGGCACGGGTAGCGTAACTTAAGAGATTCTGGAATCTATGAAGGACCTCAGGTGTTGGAAGCAAAGGCACGGGACTAAACCGCCAACGCACCTTAAAGACCTTGGCCGTTTGAACTAGCAAATCGCCTGACTCTTGAATTGTGGGGACGCCTTTCTCAACCTCAGACCAACCCGTAGCCGTTACGTAAACGATCACCGAATATTTAGATAGTATTTTTTTGCCTGAAATAAGATTGGTGGGGTTCTTGGTCCAGAAAACTAGACCTAAAGTATCCTCCGGCTGCAAAGACCATACTTTTGGGGCCGTGGTCTTTGGGTCAAACGCAACCATTTTATTACGCACAAGGCATTCTTGAAACCATGCCCACTTGTTAGGATTACTAGGTACGTCCGTCCATCGGGAAAGAGAATAAGGTAACCCTTCTACGCAACCACTACAAAGTGTCATGTAACTAAGTACACCGCTTTAATCTAAGAAGAAATTAAAGTTGATGGTCAGAAGGATTTTTTAATTCATGCCAAGTGACCTCTAAATCAGGGGTCACAGAAAGTAACTTCCTACCAGAATTATTTATAGTATCTAAGTAGTCACTTTCTTTATATGAGGCACGCCACACGCTATGCCCGAAAGAGTCCCCGGCATAAACGAATATGGTTCTACCCTGTTTTTTTGCATAGAAACCAGCAGAGATAACTGCACTATTAAGATCCCCCCGATTGCGAGCGTATAATTTTACCTTCTGTAAAGATGCGGTAGCTTTAGAATCTTTCTCGCTTTTGATTATTTGTAGCTTTTGAGAAGCTACCAAATAACGTCGGACAACGTTAGAACTAAGCATAAAAACTACTTCCAGGCAGAAGCTGAAAGTTCAGAAGCTTGCTTTCGAGTTTGAGGCCGATACCCTCGCTGAACGGGCTCTACTTTGAAGCCAAACCCCTTTCCTAACTTAACCAAAGCCGTAAGGGTTGCTCGTTCAGAAGCTTTAGGGGAACCGCCTTCATCTACGGGAAATTGAATGTCAACTCGTGTCTCCCGACGCATTCCCGCTTTTTCTTGTTGAAAGGTCAGTGGTCCTGACGTCTGATGCCCTATGACACTCAAGTTAGCATCATGCGTTTCCCCATCATCCCCCACCACAGGGATAAAGGTCGTGTTAATTTCTTTGATCGTGTCAATATTGAAAGGAACTGGTTTACGCCCTTCAACAAACAGAACGCTCATCGTATCTACGGCATGGCTCCAACCAGCAGTCCTATCGGCGGAAGCCTGTTTTAGACGCTTAATCTCCGCATCTGTGTACTCGAACTTATCTCGTAAGATCTCTTCGGCTTTTTCTGCGGTCATTTTCGGGTCACTAAACAAGAATCGCTTGTTGGGGTTCTTTACTAGATCAACCATGATTGCGTGTTGGTTATAATCCCCAACATTGCTCTTAGAAGGCTTGCGTGAAGCTTCCTCTTGACCAGCAGTTTTTTTACCTGGAAAATATGTCTCTTGATGGCATGAAGGATCACCTGGTTTTTTATATGCACAATAAATACTCCAGGCAGTTGCCCAAGCTTGTTCATCTGTATATCCAGGGTTATCCTTCTTCACCTTTTTAAAATAGTCGTCAACTTTAGAGGGGGCTGATTTATCTTGATCGGCAGTTAAGAAACGAGTAGCCACACGAATTGTAGAAGCCGCTTTAAACTCGTCCTTGTGCTCTTCATTCATCCTTTCCCACTCTTTAGCGTCTTCAGGAGTCATGTTTTTTGTGGGATCAGCAGGTTTACCCTCCTCAAAACGGGATAGCACCTGATCACTTGCAGCCTTGAATTCGTCTTTATGCTCTTCCGTTTGCTGCTTCCATTCTTTAGCATCTTCAGGGCTCATGTTCTTAGTGGGATCAGCAGGCTTACCTTCCTCAAAACGAGATAGAACTAATTCTTTTTTGGATGCCATAGTTCCCTCAACTCCTCTTAAACGAACTGCAATAACTGTATTTGCTTGCCTTAGGCCCTTTTCAGCCATTTGCTCTTTTCGCCACGCTACGAATTTTTCCCAGTCCCGTTGTTCGTTATATAGGCGGTCCTTGACAATGAGAATCATCGCAGCGAACGTGACTTTTGGCCTACTGTCAGAATCAAAAGTAGTCCAATTATCATTTCCTACGGACATGCTGACGAAATCACGAAAGCCCCAGGTCAAGCGGAAAGAAGTTGTTCCTTTGAATACCTTATCCGCAACAGAAATGTTTTGCTTGAAATCGTAGTCAGCCCAATCTGACGCGGCGGTCAATTGAATAGGTTTTTGGATGGTCACACTATACCCAAGCTCTTCAAATTCAGATAACCCAGCTTTCTCGAAAGCTATCAAACGTTTCAACAGGCGAGTGGTTGCTTCACGAATTAAATCATTAACTTCTTTGAATTCTTCCTTGACCCGTGGGAGGTAGGATTCAAAAAACCCTTCTTCTTTGGAATGTTTTATGTAGGTTTCATCCCTAGGATCAGTCACCCAATCCACTTCCATCCGTTCAGATACAAGGCGGGCTATTAGTTTACAATCGCCAGAGGCCATAGAATGTAAAGTGGGGTACGTCGCAGCGGTTTTGAACTCGTTTTTGTGCTGTTCCATCATAATATCCCATTTTTTAGCTTCTTCAGGGTTCTCTTCCCGCCACCTTTTGGCTCGGTCTAAGCATTGTTTAAAGGTAAACAATGCGGCGTTCTTAGTGGTCATAATAAATCTCAACGATTTACAGAGAAATGAGATTTGTACCCAATCCTGTTTCTCTTTAACCACTCATCAAATTCATCCCAAGACACACTTTTCAAGGTTGTTGGGTCGGCCTTTAGAATTGTATAAAGTTTACGTGCTGCTGATGGAGATGAGGCTTTATACAACGTGTAATAAGGGTCCGCTAGTTGAAGATCTGAATCTGGGGAGTATGTTGAAAAGTCAGTCCATTCAACTTTGACTGTAAAATCCTTACCCTCAACGTTAAAAGGTTCTGTCCCTTCTGGCTCTACTTCAAGATAAAAAACTTCCTTCTCGTGCCATCTTTCTTCTCGCAAAAATGACCATCCCTTACCTTGTTCAACTTGCTCTGGAGACATATTATTGATAGTAATTTCTGCGGCTGCCATATAGGAATCTAGTATTTTTTTCTTGATGTCTTCATAACTGTCAGAAGAACCTATTTTTGCTTCTCGAAGGATGTTTCCTGGAATGTAAGCAGCAAAACGATCCCAACCCCTGCCTCCAGGATTGTTCAATTCAGCTTTTTTGAGCTTTTTCTTACCTTTTTGAGGCAGTTCTTCTAAAAGCCAGTAATCCTTATTCCAACGAAGGCGGGCATCACGGCCTAAAAGCTTGCCATCCCAACGATCCGCAGCAACCTTGGCTTGAAAGCGAGCGACAACTCGTAAGTTAGTATTCATAGTTTTCATCCTAATATCACGGTTAGGTCATAGCGGGAAAATGGATCAGAGACTTCTCCTGCACCGGCGGCCGTAATCGTTCCGTAAAGTACTTGGGGCCTTCCGTTCTTACCCGTAAAGGGCACCGTAAACTTCCAAACTTTAGAATTCGGCCTGCCCTCACGATCATGGCCATAATCCGCACTGGTTATTGTATACGGAATGCCGTTCTTTTTAAAAATAGAGAAAATCTGATGGACAGGTATCCAAGAATCATCTCTAAAAAATCCGTCAGTAAGCCTGCCAATCAACCTGTAGAGGTACCTCTTGACTTGATCACGAGTTGTTTCCTCTAAAGGATTTTGGCTGGCGGCGAAACGAGTTAGAACACGCAGGGAAGGAGTCATAGCTCTCCGGGAAGATTTTTAGAATCTCTCTCCGTTGCTATTTCACAAATGGCTTAACCGATTACCAATAAAATCTGGCTCGCCTTAGCAGCCATTGTATAACGTTTTCATGCGGTTCGCACGACTCCCAATGGGACCCGCACATTGGACAAATCAAATGCTCTGGACAAACTAGATGGTCAGGAAGCAACCCAGCTTTTGCAGATGATGAAAGAACGCCTTGTTTGCAGTCCGGACATGTCATACTTAAAGGACGTTCTGGACCACATAAGACTTCTACCCCGTCATCCGTGCCCATCTTATATGCTGGTGGGAAGGTTCGTTTCGCTACGCCTTTCCGAACCATATAAGTCATTCGATGATCTCAGCTTTCGTGATATGGATCGTAGAAGTGTTTGAACCAGCAGAGGCTGCATACGTATACGGTTTGAGAACTTTTTCCATGATGGTTCTTAGTGCCCTGGCTCCAGTAGTTCTCTTTTGAGCCAACTTTGCAATGGCTTGAAGAGCTTCTTGATTAAATTGCAATTCAATCCCGTCTAAGGAAAAAAGAGCCCTGAACTGCTTACACAGAGCATTCTTTGGTTCAACTAAGATTCGAATTAACTCTTCTTCTGTCAATTGATAAGTGGATACCAATACAGGAAGCCGTCCCACAATTTCTGGAATTAACCCAAATTCTTCAACATCCTCGGTTGTAACATTCTTGTAAATTTCCGTCTTGTCTCGATTTTGGCAAAGTTCTTTACCAAAGCCTATACCGCTTGATTTATTGAGTCTTTTATCAATTATTTCTTCAATACCCGCAAAGGAGCCAGCGGCGATAAACAGGATGTTTGACGTGTCCATAGTGTCTACAGGGGCTATTCCAGATCGCATCCCCATACCCCTAGGGACCGGAACTTTAGAGCCTTCTATGAGTTTTAGTAGGGCCTGTTGAACGCCCTCTCCCGTCACATCTCGATACCCCGAAGCACTACGTCCTGACTTCCTAGCCAGCTTGTCAAACTCATCTAAGAAAATGATGCCCCATTGAGCCCATTCAATGTTTTGCTGGGCATCTGCAAGTAACCCTTGAAGCACTGTTTCTACGTCATCCCCAACGTATCCGGCTTGAGTCAGCCTGGTGCAATCCGCTACGTAAAAAGGCACGTCCAACATTTTAGCGATGGCTCTGGCCAGTAGGGTTTTACCCGTGCCGCTGGGACCCATCAGTAGAACATTGGATTTTTCTATTTCTATTCGTTCTCCATCTAATAAGATACCCCCATCCTTGCTTACTTCCCGGCGGCGGTAGTGCCTATAGACCGCTATGGCCAGCTCCCGTTTAGCATCCTCTTGGCCTATTACAATTGTGTCTAATAAGGCCGTGATCTCACGAGGTTTCTTTAATGGAGCTGCTGCGGCCTCAGGTTTTTTACTCTTTTCTTGCTCAAGGGCTTTAGTAGCATCCTCAATGCAACCATTACAAATACAAGCCCCGGAAGCGGACTCAATGAGGCTCTTGACTTCATTTCGAGGCCGTCCGCAAAAATGACAAATTGGAGGAACATCCGGCATAGTCTAAGTACTACACCAAATGACACTCAAATTAGGATAATTGTTATCTAAACCTCTCCATAAATTATGCAATCTTGGCCCCACACAAGACCCTCACATTGAACGCTTCCATCGGGTTTAATTATGCAGCTTCCCCCGTCTCCAAAGTCATTAGGAGTCTCTTTTCCATAGCGATTGCTTACGGCTAAAACAGTATCATTGTCTTTTACGAAGTCCATCCAGGCATTCGCTGGAAACGCTCCCTTTCCCCAGGCGGAACTTAAACAAACTATGCTGGCATCACCTTTTTCATAGAAAGATTTCCAGTTGGCATCTTTCTTATCCCGAACATCTCGACAGATTAAAAGGCCTACTTTATGCGTTTTTCCGTTAACTTCAATCTTTCTAATCGGAGGGTTAGCTCGCCCCTCGGACGCCCACAACCAGTCCGCAGAAAACAGATTCACCTTGCGATAGGTTTCAAAGGAACCATCTGGACACATCAGAACTTGAGAATTAAATAAATTTTTAGACCCGTTATCTTTTTCAATCAAACCCCACACTATGTGCGTTTCGTATTTACGAGCCAAAGAGTAGAATACTGACATACTCGAATTGGCATCACCTTTAGTTTGAGGTTTGAAGTCACTAATGACTTCTGCAAAAGGTTCCGCTTCTTCCCGGTTAATGAAGCTATAGCCCGTAATCGAAAGTTCTGGGAGCACAATTAGCTTAGAACCATGTACCCCTGCTTCAATAACTAAAGAAGCTAATTTCTTAAGATTTTTACGAACGTCTTTAAACGTTGGACAAAATTGTATGACAGCTACTAGCATATATAGGCTCTTTCCTAACTCAAACTAAAGAAGGATTAGCGCTAGCAGTCTCGAACTGATGCCTCCATCGAGCGATTTTTGTTCCGACAAAAGTTTGCCCAAATCCTATTTTTGGTGTGGCGCACATAAGCGCGGCGGGACATTTTCCGCTTCGCCCATCAGGGAATTGAATCATAAAAGAGCCGTCTACTTGAACGATGGAGGCACGTTCCTTCAGACGTTCAAGTATAATTTTTACGTTTTGTACATCCGATCGGAACCTTACAAAATTGGTGGTTCCGATTGAAGATATATCCAGAACTTGAATTTTTCTAAATAGAATCTTTTCAGCATTAGCTGTTGTAAGTACTATTTGAACAACTTCTTTGTAGCTTTCTCTTGGTAAAAGTTGGACTGCAAAATAGGTGTCCAACACTGTCACAATTACTTCTAATGGTCCCTTACTTACTGCCACAACCGGAAGGGGATTTTCTTGCAGAGCTTCCTTTTCTATAGGAGGAGGAGGAGGAGGAGGAACTGTGGTTATAGTGGTGGCCAAGCTCTCATCCTTTTGAAGTGAAAGGTTGATTTCTTCTTGGGGTAAAGGAACAGTTTCCTTTTGAAGTGAAGTAACGGTTTTTTTCCTTGGGGTGTGAGTTGGCTTAGGAACTTTGATAACAGGAGCCTGACGTAATCTCCAAATAGTTTTTCTACTAACTCCAAATTCTTCGGAAAGCCTGGTGTCAGAGGGTTCCGACGCCAGTCTAGAGATAATTTTTTTTAGCAACTCCTCGGGGAGTCTTGGATTTGGATTCACCACGAAATTCCTTATAAGGTAATGTCTTCATTTTAAGCACAAGTTTTGAATAAGTCTAGGGGACGATTCGTTTAATAACCTCCTCCCAATTATAAACCCGGAACCTATCATACTGTTTCAGTAAATGTGTATTAGGGATATCCCAAAGCATTCCAAGTTTGTCTGGATATTCTTCTAACCAAGAAGTCACATGTTCAGGATTATCATCTAACAAGGCGTCACCCGCTATGAGGAATTTAGATCCTGTAATAATTACCTCTTTCTTATTAAAACCAAAATATTTTTGCAGCCATATGTATCGTTCGTACACCCAAGTAGGACTATGAACTGGACTTGTAACAGGATATACGTCCACATATTTTCGCAGTTCTCGAACGGCCTCAATGGCACCTGGCATCGGGGCTAGAGCGCTACAATAACCGGGCTTATTGATTTCCTTGTAAATAGCATTCTGCTCGCTATCCGAAAAACCTTCAAAAATATTCCACGTATTGAAATCAAAAGGGGAAAGCCTTTTCCCATAGAGGCGGTAGACAATCTCAAACGCGGGGGTTTGGAAATCGCAAATTACTTCGTCCACATCAATTAATAAGCGCTTTCGTTTCATCTAAAATCCTTTAGGCATTTGGGACTAAACTTTCATTAGAAAGCTGATCAAGATCAACCTTTTTATAAATGTGAATTGGAAAACAGGGGATAATGCAGATCCACACGTGGCCGGGTTTCCAAAAAACTCCGAACCATAAATCTTCTAACTTGAACACCCACTCTAGGCCATAATTACGCATTATTTACTCCCTATTTAGGGATAAGGTGGAAGGTGTCTTTATGCAAGAACTTCCGCATATACCCCCGATTGAGGTACATCATTGAAATGGTAAGCAGAAAAAGTTTCAGGTTTCAAGTAAAAGGTAAATTCACATTCAGCGGTTACTTCCCATATTTCTAAAAATTCTCTGGAGTTACAAGTATAGGAGTTAGATCGTATATATAAATAAGCTATTGGGGCTGACTGACTGTGTAATAAGACGGAGGATACAGCAGCTATTGGTAATACCCTTCCCCGAAACGCCATTGCTACATTTGGGTTGGCCAACAAAAAACCTGTAGGTAGGGGGTCAAAAACCGAAGCTTCAATCACTTCCGTTTTTGCATATATAAAGTTAGCTAAGAAACGGGCGATGTCTCGTGACCACTGAGACGTGATTTGTCTTTTAAGCGTCGTGTAAGGGTCATGGCGTAAATTAAATGTCAGAGGGTCGGTTACCGGCGTAATTACATGAGCAAGAGCAGTTGCTGAGGGACAAGCTTCGAATCCTTTAGGAACTTCAGAAAACATGCAAAAGCGGAACAGATCAAAAAACTCTTTTGTCATTCCAGACTCGGGGGGTAAGAGCGTGGGCAACTCATCTCGCAACTGGTCTACTAACTGCTTGCGCCCTTTCGTAGTTGCTCTCAATAAACGATTGTCCCCTTCTTGAGTCAATAGTGCTGAACTAGGAACTCGTTTAGCCAGCGTTTGTAAGACTTGTTGATCTTTGCTTTGTCTAAAACCCCACTGGACGATCAGCCCTTCCAACTCAGGTCTTAGGCGGGGTAGAGGTTGAGCTAATTCTCCTGTCTCACGCAGAACAGGAGCAGGTAGATAGACATCCTTTTCCGACACTTTAGCAATGGCCATCCCTGTTTCAGGGGACACCAGTAAAATCTGATCTCCTAATTGCAAGAACTCATCTGCAAGATACAGACAAGTTTCCCATAGATCTTCAGTATCCTCTAAGTAATCAGGAAGACGAATGAACAAGGCATCAGCTAAAGCCTCTGCGGGCCAACTCTCAGCTCTTGCTTGTTTGAAGACATCCTGGAATTCGGGGCAAACACGAATGGCTGTCCTAGCCGCCATCAAGGATCCAGGAATAGGTTTTGCGATAGAACTAACAGTAACTTTGATTTGAGCTAGTTTATCAGTCATTAGTTGTAAACCTAGTTGGTCATTTTGATAGATCAGCAACTCGTAATTCAGCTCTAATCTGCATTAGAAGTTTGCCAAGCATGTTCTTCCCTGGAGGGCAATGTCCACATTCACAATAACCCCAATAAGTATCATGCCACCTGTTACCTTCTATAATGGTCAGGTCATTTGTGTCTAACAACTTCTGTTTTAGTTCCGGGTAACCTAAGAATTTTGAGATCAATAATTGACGCATTACATTAGGTCGAAGCGTTTCCCAATCAGCTACGAGTTTAACTTTTTTCCCGAGTTTTTTTGCGTGCCCGGCAGACGAGGCGTTTTGAATGGCTTCGATGTCCGCTATATTTATTGTCTTTGCTGCTTGATAGGCGTGCTCTACCGTTTGGAACCTTCTTCCTTTGAATGTTATAGGAGCCCCATAGAAGTTGCTTAGAAATCTATATTTTCCCAGGAATCTATTGATCATAACTTAAATAAATTCCACATCAACCGAAATGAGATCGTTGGCCCGATGTATATTATCAAGCCACCATTCATTTTCAAAACGTTCTAATTTTTCTATTGCAACCTTGGCATTAAGGCGCGTTTGTGCAAGTATGTATAACTGGTTTTCAGCAATTGTGGCTTCGGGGTCACTAAATATTTCAAGTTTTATACCCATCAAATCTTTGCCGAATACCTCACAGATCTTAGGGTATATTTCTTCAAAGATAGGGACTATTATTGGATGCTCAAAGATGAAGGTACAAACAGGTAAACCTGGGGATATATTTAAAACATGATCACAGAAGGCAAGACCAAATAAGTTTGAGTCTTCACCACATATTTCACACCATAAACTCATGATTATTTACCCAATTACTTTGAGTTTTTTATCCTGCGCAATCGGATCTGCCGCAAATCTAGCTCGAATTCCATCATTCACTTCATGGCTGAAACCTACCCACTCCAAAATTTCCTTCATTTCATCTACCATAGTGCGGACGATTCTAGGCTTTTTCTCCAACTCTTTAATGAGAATACCCTCATCAAGAGCCGGTTTATCTTGTTCAAAAGATTCGGTCATTGCCGCTTTCAAGCATTGCTCAATCTCACGCCCTACCATAGACTCAGATTTTTCAGCTAAGTTGTATAGATTAAAATTGTCGGGACTTTGTCTGCATTTTTGAAGATGGATTTTAAGAATGTCAATTCGGTCCTGTAAAGAGGGCAGATCAAAAAAGAATCGTTCGTCAGCCCGGTTTATCATCTCTACAGGCAAGGTTTTGAGAGAGTTAGCGGTCATAACCATGCATACCGGAGCCGTGGTTTCCTGAAGCCAGGTAGATAGAATTCCAATCATGCGACTAGTAGTTCCCGCATCCGTATGTGCTGAAGATTGTCCTCCAGAAAGGGATTTTTCCGCTTCATCGCAAAATAAAATTACGGGAGCCACAGACTCAATAATCTTTAGAGCACGATAGATATTGTTTTCGGAGTCCCCAACTCCTGATTGTCTCATACGCCCTAGCTCAAATTGTACGACGGGAAGGTTCCAAACGCTTCCTAGTGCCTTTGTAGACAAAGATTTGCCCGTACCCCATGCACCTACGGCTAAGACCCCCTTAGGTGGCTCTAAACCGAATTCCCTCCCCTTAGGTGTCCAGGCCGCCGCTGTTCGATGCGCCCAAGCTTTGAAGCGGCCTACACCACCTACTTGGTCAAAGGTATAACGAGAAGTATCTATGTACTGAACAAGATCTGTCTTTCGGAGTTGTTTAAAACGATATTCCGTCAACAACTTTGGGTCAGCGTGCTGTGTTTTTTTAAAGCTTTGAATAAGGGATGACTGTATCTCAAAAGAAGTAAGACCCTTGAAGAGACCTTCAGGATTTTCAGGGACCTCCATTTTAAGTGGCACACAAGTCTTTTCGACTGCCTCTAAAATTTCCTCACTAGAAAGACCTATATCCTGTACCACCTCAGTATACCGAGCCAGTTTTTCCGGCACGTATCGTTGATTGCTTACACAGATCAGAATTTTTACTGATCCCACATCGTTATGCACCTGATGTAGAATGTTCAAGATACGCCGCTGAACCTGGGCATCCCGCAACCATCGATCAGGATCAGTGATCACATAAAACTTGCGTTCTTTTGGGGCCGGTTCTTTATAGATGGAGATGAGCGCATCATGTATCGATAACGTTGTGCTATTTGTGGTGTGTGCTTTCGATGACCAATCTGTAATAAGCTCGGTCAAAGAGACTAACCCAAAAGCAGCGTTATACACTTTGACATGCGCTGCTTTTTCCCGCATGGCCGTTTTAAGACCAGTCAGAAAACAATCCTCTTCTTCAGTCACAAAATAGATAAGAGGGGTATACGACCTAAGAAGAAGTTTGAATTCTTGATTCATGTTCGGATAGTTTGGGCGAAGCTTAAGCAGTATGCCACATTAGAATGAGAGTGCCATCCTCATCTTTTTGACGGCCGTCTATCGTTGTACCAGTTTTTAAATACTCTGCCCGAACTAAAGCTTCGCTGTAATATTTCCGAAGTACCCCTAACTTAGATAAAGTATGCTCAGAATCACTATCACCTGTGATCGTTCCTTTAGTTAGATCAATGACGGCATTAGCGGCCGGGCCAGAAGTCATTTTTATATCGTTATCACTAAGTATCTGGTAGGAAATTCCAGCCAAATCCATAGCTTGTACAGCTAAATCTTTATTAGTGATTTCAGTTTGCATCGTAATACGTCTTGACATAATAGTACCTGCCTTTCCTAACTAATTTCTTCGTGGATAGTGTCACAATCCGGACCAGTGACTTCTTCTTCCCTTTGCTTCCCAATACGTTCTGTTAACTTGTACACTTCTCTACAGTCTTGACCTTCTCGGTCTAAGACCTCAACTATGACTGTCCCATCTTCTTTAATAAGTGTTCGACCTCTCATTTTGATCACACCTTTCTTCTCTGTACCTACACCAATAAAAACTTTGACCAAAAAACTAGATAATTCTTTTATAGCTACGCTTAAGCGTGAAGAAATCTCGTTTCCTATTTTTTCATCCGGAAACCAATAGAGGCAAGATCCAAGCTCTTGAATCCCTCCAAGTTGAGTACAAAAGATATCTACAAGCTTGCATTGATCAAATGATCTCTTCTAAGAGAATGAAGGTTCCAAACAAGGGTCTTCGATCCTTCTTTCCAAAAGAAAATATCCTCTCAACTAATATAGTTACTGCCTGTCAGCATCACGCAAATGAAGTTGTCTTAGGTTGGATCTCTTCCCTTTACACCAGAAAAATCAAGTTCGAAATCAAGAAGCTCTACAAGAAAGCTCAAATCACCGAAACAGTAAAAATAGCCCTTTTTACAATTGGGAAATATAGCATTGATCACCCCACTGAAACCATCTCCCAAGAGGCTATTGATCTCTATTGGACCCTTTTGTTAGATCCTACAATTTCGGGTAAAACTCCTACTGTCTCAAATCGAATAGGAATCCGAACCTCAGTTCATACAAGCGATATCAGAAAACTTGAAGGACATAAATTAGCCTCTTGGTGGCTTGGATTTTCTAACCTAAAGAAGGGGAAAAAGATCCAAATTCCCCTTAAAGCTAATCCTCATTTAAGCTCACCAGATGATATAGTTGATGGATGTTTGATTCGTAAAAATAGAAGAGGCCGATGGACTGTTGGAGTTTTAGAAAAGAAAGTAGTTGAGGCACCAAAACTCTTCCAAGGAATGCCCAAAGTAGGGGTTGATGTTGGATTAAACGTTTTAGCGGCTACTTCAAATGGAAGGCTTTATGGGGAAAAGATAAAGCCTAAGTTTGATAAACTATATAAAGCAGTCAAGGATCTTAGAGCTAATCGACAAAGGCAAGACCTGAAAGAAAACTCTCCTAAGCTAGATCACCTTGAAGACAAACTTTCAGGTTTGATCAAGACTAGCACAGGGGAAGCAGCAAATAGATTGGTCAGAGACTTTCCAAATCACGCTTTCGTTATAGAAGATCTAAACCTCTCAGGTTGTAGGGGACAGAAGAGATTTGCTTATAGAGCTTTACACAACTCTTTAAAACGAAAAGCCCCGACAATTGAAGTCAATCCTGCTTATACTTCTCAAACATGCCCCTCTTGTGGGTATATTTCCAGATCAAATAGGCGTGGGACTCAATTTATTTGTAAGAGTTGTGGAAGGATTTCACACGCGGATGTGGTAGGAGCTATTAATTTGCTCAGACGTTCTGAGGATAAACAAATTAATGGTTATGATAATCCATCCGAGGTGAAAACTCTCCTAAGAGAGCGATTTCGTTTTAGACGAACCAGTTCCTTAAGAGAGTTAGAAGTAAACGAGCCTTATGGTTAGGCCAGAAGCTTACTACTAAAGGATCTCTCTAAGAGACGTTGGCACAGCTTCAAATGCTAAAAACAAAGCCACCGAAAAAACAAAGATTGTTCAACGACCCCCTCAAAAGAGGTTATCGAACTTCACGTATCGTTTTTTAAGCCGAAAAGTTGGCTGATTACCCGAGCCGAACTTTTCCCCCTGGCTTTATTACGCGAACATTTTCCGTATCCGTTGATGGAGGAGGAGCACTCCAAGGATCAGCAGAAGTTACGGGTTTCTTCCCTTGTGCAATCATTTGACCTTGCTGTACGGGAGTATTGGCAAAAGTTAAATCTTTCGACAAATGACCCTTTTGAGGAAGCTCCGGTTCCAATTGGAGTTGAGGCTCCGGTTTAGGGTCTGGAGTTAGGATAAGGGGTGGTGCGACGGCTGCGGAAGTAGCATCTTGGGGTGACAAATCTCTTGGATCTACCCATCCTGAATTAATTGAGAGTGGAGGATTGATAGGTATAAACCTTTGAGCTGAGATTTTTTCAAATCTAGGATCTTCGGGATTCATTCGAGGAACATTCGAATACAAACGCTCATACCAGGTGCTCACACGGATATCAAATTTAGACTTACCAAAGGAGCTACGAGTGCATTCAGGATTAACGCAAAAGACGCAACACTCACCCGTAAAAGCATCTACAGGTGCCCCTACTACATTGCATTCTCCGTAAAAGTCAGTCCTGCTGATCATCGCATTTTTTCCGAGTTTGAAAGTAAGTTGTGCTCCCGAAGCTTCGCTATCAAGTAATCTTCATTCACTCTAAGATTCAAAGATAACGGTACAACAGTATTCCCTACAATGTCAGTCAGATATAAAAATGATCCAGGGTTGGCTCTACCCATGCTATCCCACACAAATTCAAAAACTTGACGGACGGTGTGTGCATTGAGTTGATTGATACCTAGTTTTAGGATTTTGTTTTCAGGGGCAAGCGTTGCTTCCGGTTGGCCTAGTTCTAGCTCCTTCATTTCAGAGTCTTCCGCTTGCACAGTGGTGGGCGATATTGAACCTCCAACTGAGATATCGTCAGTAAAGACCGGTTTGACTTCTTTCTCCAAAGGCTCAGCCTCTTTAGCCTTTTCTACAAGAGGACCTCCCGAGGGTGTATCCGTTCCTGCTATTGGATTTTTTCCCATGAGCCAAGGAGGATCTTTTACACGAAACACCTTACCGTATTTTTCTTCATCGCGATCTAAAGCCTCAATAATCTCACCCTCTTTATTAACACGAGGTTTCCTGGTTGTACCATAGACGAAATTATTAATAACAACTTCAGTGTCTTTTGGTTTGTAGTCTTTAGGCATCCTCTCCGCTTTGTAACCAGAAGCCCAATTGAAACCAACTAAAGGCTCCACAACCAAAGGAACTCGCCAAGGAGGTTCTTTAGGCATATGCCAAGGGGCTTCCATAATGTCTGTGATAAGGGGGATAGATTCAGCAACACGCTCATAACGGATTTCAAATACAATCTCGTCATGTACTGTGAGCAGCATTCGAATTGAATCGTCCCCTCCGTTTTTAAGCCAGTTACGCTTGTGAAATTCTTTGTGTAGCAAGATCATAACGATCTTCATGATATCAGCACCACTTCCTTGAATTCGATAATTCACCGAATAGCGCTCACAAGCGGCTCTAATCTTTTCCTCCAGAGTATTAGCATCTGGAATAGAAAGCCATCTATCAAACGCGGTCTTTACGCCTAAATCTTTTTTGACTTTCGCATGTTGTATTTTAATCCATTTAGCAAAGGTAGGAACAGCTTTGTCAAAAGCTTGCTTTCTACGGCGGGCTTCCATTTTATCACAACCAGTAGCTCGCATAATTGATTGAGGCCCTCCCCCATACAAGAGCGCGAAATTGGCAACTTTTCCTGCACTGCGTTCTTCTTTCGTAACCTCCTGCTTACCAAAGAAAGCCCTTGCCGTAATACTGTGCAAATCTCCACTGCCATGTAAGAACTCATTGATCCAAACTTCTTCTCCCGATACGTTAGCCGCAATACGCAACTCTTCCCCGGCATAGTCAGCTTTGACTGTTACGTATCCAGGACGAGCCTCGAAAGCTCTTCTAACCTCAGACCCATTGGGAATCCCATGTACAGGAACACCTGAATAACCATGTTCTGGATCTCCTTGTGGAGCAGAGAATCTTCCAGAAGCGGCTCCAGTTTGCTTGAAGCTGAAACGTAACTCACTGTTCTCATCAGGATTGTTAACGAGTCCCTCGAGATAAGTCCCAATGAATTTTTCTGCTTCCCGATACTTCACTATATCTTTGAGTATAGAGGCAGCGTCAGGAAGTTTTGCTAAAGCCTCTAAAGTGTCCCCATCGGTCTTATACTGGCCACTAGCCTCATTCTTTTCGGGCTTAGGAGAAATGTCTAACCCCTTTGGACGAGGTCCGAATAGGAATTCTGAAAGTTGTTTAGGAGAATTAGGATCAAGATTGTCCAAACCTTGTCCCTTGGCAAAACGCTGTATACGTTCTAATAATCTATCTCGCTCTTCATTTTGTTTGACTAGTATCTCACGAACTAACTCTCGAGCGATTCTAACCCGGTTTCGTTCCACAACCCGCAGCACGCATGTAACTTGCTTTTCAATGCGATACGTAAATTCATGCTTTTCGTGACAGAGACGAACCAAATTAGGCAGTTGACACAACAAATAAGTGCAAATAGCATCAGCGCCTACATAATGTAATACCCCAGGCTCATCAGGAGCTAAAGTAGCAAACCTAATTTTCTTTCTTTTGCCAACGAATAATTCCTTGAGTTCGATCATTTCATATGGATTGTTCTCAGGATCTCTTAGAAGCTCTTTGGCTTTGGGTTTCAAACCGATCCGTTTATCTCCCGCAAAAATAGTAAAACACGCAAGCATTCCATCTTCAAACGATTCAGGATGCCACCAGTCAATTCCAGTTATCGGGAAAAGAAACTCCTGATCAAATTGAGCATTCCAAAACCCAATGATGACCTTTGGCCTTTCACATTTATATGAAAGGGGATCTTTTCTAATTGCTTCAGGGGTTCCTTCTGGAATGGCCACATGACAAAGACGAGAGATGGCCGCTTCCACCTCTTGGATTGGCTCAACATTAAGGCTAGGACCTCCATCGGTGGGGTTATGTCGAACGGGTATATAATACCCTGCCACTCCATCATAAGAGATACAAAACCCCACTATTTTATCAACGGTTTCAGGCTTACCATTTACCCAATTTATACGGTTATCAAGTCCTGTGGTTTCTAGATCTAAGGAACAAAAACCAGCCTTGATACATTCGTCTACAATGCGATGGACTTCCTCAACCGTTCTAACTAAGAGAAATTCATGATGCTTCATCCAAGGTTTTGTAATGTCAGGGACACTTCGCGGGCGATGGAGTGTAGATTCCTCTAAGAAAGTGAGAACATCATCCTCTTTCCCTTCTGCACTCTCTGCCTCTAACATCCCCCGTTTTACTAATGCAGAAGATTTAGTAGCCTCCTTTTGTGACTTATCTGTTTTTGAAGAAGCACCTAAATCAATGGTATTAAGAAAGTCCCCGATATCTTCTTCAAGAGCAGGAGTAAATCCAGCTTCTGCATCTTGGCTTTTATTCTTTTCAAGTAATACTACCTTACTTGATGCCTCATCTTCTTTTACAGAATGGAGTTCATCAAACAAAGTAAGCCCACCTTCTTTAATGAGTGGGACAGCTGACTTATCATCAGATAGGTCTAAAGGAAGGTCATCAACCTTTACTGGAACGGGTTCTTGATCAACTACAGAGGCGGGAGGTTGAGACTCTTCAACAGCCTTTGGAGGTGTAGAATCAGAGGCTTTAGTGATCTCCCCAACAGAGGTTAGGAGGTCATCAATGTCAGCTAGGTCATCGAAAATCATATCTAGTGCCCTTTTGGTTCAAGTACAACCATTACATACACCTGTTCCTAACTTCTTGATCACTCACTAGAAATTAGGCATTTCGCTCTCTGTTAATAATGGCCTTCCATTGTAACTAGAGTCTTGGTTGAGCAGTCCCAACCGTGACCCAGTCCTTCTAACAAGAATCTCCTTCACCTCTTTGAAAGGGGTAAAGCGCTTGATCTCAGGATCGTACATTCTTGCTAAGATGTTCTGAGCCGCGTTTTGATCAGCATCTAATACCGCCCCGTCGAAACAGTAAAATTTATCCCCAGACCTAGTTCCTAACAAGCAACCATTTCTAGAGTCCATTTGCGAGGTATAAGCCGCATTAACCAAAACAACCGTAGAACCTCTACGGTGAGAAACTACATTAATGGCTTGAGCTAAAATACCTTTAACCCAAGAGGATAAGCGTCTTGACTGATTCTTACTTCGGGGCTTTTTGTTCTTAATGGGTGAGGTCAGATCCTCTACCGCGATGGTGCTTGCTCTAGCAACAATTGAATGAGCCGCCTTGAAAACCAAATCACGAACATTAGAAGTATGCCTTCTCTTTTGAGAATCTAACTTTTTACGGCCCAGATTGTTAGTTAGGATGTTGTTTCGTTTCTTAGGGTTGTTACTCTCATTGTGCTTTTCTGCTAAAGCTCTAAGCTTGTTGCGTCTTTGATGCCTTACCTTTAAACGATCTGATTCAATGGATAGCATAACACCTAGATTTATTCCGTGTCTTTGCCCATCAGAATCAGTAAAAGCTTCAGTGTATCCTTTATCAATTCCTACTGTTTGATCCCCACAAGGTTTTACAGAGCAGCCATCTTTTTCATCTACAGGGTAATGTATCTCTACTTTGTTATCACGTAAAATTAGCCGTAAGGTTTTTGTTGGAGGTACTGAAGTATTTAATGGGATAGCAATTCGCTTCCCTTTATTTAGGCCAGTTACTTTGAGCCAAAGTTTATTGTTATGAAAAAAAGTAGTATAGCAATCTGTGTCAAGAATAATTTGATTGTTTACTGTTGTTATCCCATGCTTGAAATGTTTTCTCATCAGTCTTCGCAAATAAGAATCTTCATTCCAAGCATTGGTTTTTAGTAAGGTAAATAATCGCTTTATCTCTACTTTATTTTTAGTACGTTTGTAGATTATTTTACGAACTTGAGTCTTTGCTGCTTCTCTATATGAAACAATATCTCCCCAAACATCAGCTAAAGTAGCCTTCCATAATCGAGCCGAGACATTAAACTTCTTTTTTGCCTCTAACCAAGAATCTCTTACTTCACGATCATCTTCAAAGTACAATCCAGCTAAAGAACCAAAGCGCCTCCAAATATCAAATCTAAGAACACCAAGGCGGGTAGCAAGCTCAACTAATTGATCAAACTTGCCTTGGTTCAAGTTCTTACTAAAAGCTATTCGGGTTACTTTAGACATTACACTTGACTACTAACAACTTCTCGAATTAGTCTTTTATGGCCCGGCTATCGTCATCACATACACCTCTTCTCGCCATAACTTGATGACCCCGGCAGCCAAGTTTCCAGGAATCAAACCAGCAGGCTCAAAGCACCACGGCATTTTTGTAAAAAGTACTCCACAGCGCTTTCGATCGAAAAAAGGGCAACGCTCCCTTTCATGGACACACTTTTGGGAAGTCTTCGGAAGCTTATGCAACATTCCCTTAGGGGGCGGCCCCAATCCATCCACCAAGGGTCGTGTCCATCCGTGCAGGGCGTGATCCATCACCTCTTTGGTAACGGAAGGCAAATCCAGCACGCCCTGTAGAGGACGCCACTGAGGCTCCCAAGTGCCCCCTTCATTATAGATGAGATACAGTTCAATTTTCCCCATCTCAGGGCTCGGCAATGTCAAACGACGCGGCACAAGTTATTCTTCGTCCAATTCCCCGTCTACCACATTTTATGCTTTAGAAGCTCTGATCTTCTCCCCTATTTTAGCTAGCACTTGCTCTAAATGAGTCTTAATCGTTTCCAGAGGCAAAGTCTCGTTTTCTAAATCAGACTGAATACGATCCAAGATAGAGCCCAACTTTAAATGCGTCTCCATACTAAAGCTGTTCCGTTCCTCCCGTAAACGATTCTCGCAAGCTTCAAATAAAATTTCAACTTCTTCTTCAAGCGGATCATCCTCAGGTTCAAATGACGGTATGTGCGATTCAGGAGGTGTTATCCCAAAAGCTCTTTCAATATTGAAGAGCAACTCGGAAAACTTACTTTCTCCATTAAACCTTTTCCATAGATTAATTGCATCCCATTGCTCACGGCAAACAAAACACCAAACGGCCGAATAACCCCCCCTGCTTTTAGGATAATACCGAGCGCTAGGGCGTTTATCTGTGCCATGAAAAGGGCAAGAAATTTGCTCCTCTTGATCCCCATGTTTACGTAAAGAAACCCCATAATGACTAAGAACATCAGCAGCCGAGACTTGATTACGGATATTCTCTACCCGGTCCTTCATCCACTGATGAATTGCTACGTTACGTTCTTGATCAGCATAAGCTTCCTGTTGATAGTTTCTAGGCATAGTTTGAATAGCTAGATAGGAAGATTCATAGCCTCAAGATACTCATCGTGAGTTTCAACAGAAAATCCTTGAGGCTTCATTCGTTTCGGAGATGTAATCCTGCGAGTCACAAAATTGATATGAGCTTCAAAGGGAGGGAATAAAGGGTTGTCTCTATTTTTCAGGTTTGTGATTTTGGTTAACCCTGACGCTCTTAGGGCATCATTGAGATAGGTCGTTGTGATTACATCGGCCGTCTTCTCACACGAATTTGCGTACGTGAGGGCGGATGCTTTATAAATCCCGTCATTTTTGTCCGCTGCTTCCTTTCCTTGGCGATTGATTTGAAAAAGCATAAGAACAGGGATGCCATTATTGTTGTCAAAAGTAAGAGCAAGGCGCTTGGAGTCATTAATGACAGAGTTCAATTCAATTGTATATTCCCTATTCTTTCGCTCTTTACGAGCTTCAATCCATTGGCCGTGATCCAGCACAACAAGGCCCACTTCAAACTCTTTATGTAACCTTTCCAGTTGGGACTTTATGTCATCCATATTCCATTCACGATCCGGAGTCACAACATTAAAATGCGTATAGTTGGGGTTGGTCGTGAAATCTGGAATCACAAGATTGTAGTAAAACTCTTTCTCCTCTTTTGTTAGGCATCCATCACGGATAGCTCCGTAATTTATAGGCTTATAACCTTGTTTAGCAAATCGAGCGTTAGATGTATGTATTGTGTAAATGTTTCGGCGGACCTGTTCCCTAGGCATTTCAAATGAGATGAAAACGACATTTTTCTTATACCTGGTTACCGCGTTGTAGCACCAATTGGCCGCTAGGGTGGACTTTAGCTCACCAGCAAATGCAGCATGTATCCACAACTCCCCTTTCTTAGCTCCTTTGCAGATATCGTCTATTTCGTTGATCCCTGAAAGTACCCCATAAACTCTACTCTTATCACTTTCAGCTAAGTCATATTCTTCCCGCATCTTAGCGCCATCTTCACGAATATCCCCTTGAATCTGCAAGTTGTTGTCAGAAATTTGAATCTCTTGCACTTTACGAGTAAAGTGTGAAATTGCAGCTTCAAGCCCTTTTTTAACTACTTTTTTCTTCTTGTCTTCTATCCCTTTAATCAAGATCTCATGCGTTTCTTTAAGTAGCGCTGCAACTTTGACTTGAGCTTGATCATCCCGCAACGAACGTAGTAAATGAACAAAGTTTGTACGAGCATAAGGGCGCTCTACCGTAATATCTTTTAAGCGTTCAATTGCTTCTATACCATTCACACTATGGAAATAATCCAAAACGGTTTTGACCGAAGGCATCTCGAAATATTGAATAAAAAACCCCAAAGAATGCCTGTATATTTGCTCGTCTTCAGGCCGCCCCCATTCAAATTGTCCTATTTCTATTGCCCTACGAAGATGTTGAAAATTACGAACTAGGTTTTCAGATGAAACCTCATTATCAAACTCAATAATCGATCGTAATAAGCGCTTGGGCATGGTTATTCTAAGTCTCCCATTCCGCCGCCTCTAGGTTTTTTGAAGAATTTACTCCTAGACCTTTGAGGTAATTCAAATGTCTCATCATAACTAGGAGTATCTATGCCAAGCCCCATACTGACTGCAAATTCCTCCGTTTCCTCTGCAATTGCTTTGTTCTCCTCTCTTTCTGCTGCTACATCTCCTCCAACATCAACGATCTTAAATCGGCCCTGAATGTATTCATTCACCGCATCACTAAAAGCTTGTTGACCAGGAAGAAAGGATTCAGCACCTTCTATAATCCACGTGGGCTTGGCCGCAAACTCCCTGGTTTTAAGAGCCTCATGCAATACCTTCGGCGTAGCTTTATTTGGAGTGATTCTAAACCCCAGCCGAATAAGAACTAATGATGGAGGTAACACTAAATCAGCAATAGTGTTGTTGGTTTCAATCTCATCCCGAACCTTAGTTGATTTACTAAGGTAAGCTTGTTTCCCCAACCAAACATTAACTAACGTATTATCCTCTATAATTTTGTAAGAAAACCCTGGAGTATATAAACGTTTGGCCGATAATACCCAATGTAAATGTTGACAAACAACTGCCCAAGACCCTTTAATAAAAAGGTTTTCTTCAGTACGATCCCCTTCTACTTTCCCTGTTTCTGTATTAGGGACAATACAGTACAAGTCGCTTTTGACTCGCTTAACATTACTTATTTCGGGACCTAAATAATCCCTAAGAAGCTTACGTTCTAAGCAAATACAAGCCTTAGAGATTACTTCTTCCCCCTCATATTCATAGAGCCAATGCTCTCCGTTGCAGATCGGGCAAACAGGGTCAGCCATGGCCTTACCTACACTGAGTGCCCGAATCTTTTTCTACAGAGCGCAAACTCTTCATTAATTCGGTGGTGAAACTGCCTTCTGCTCCAAAATCAAGCGCCCCTACGGCGGATTCCCCTAGTACCTTGTCGATTAAATTTTTCTTCTTTTGCAGTATTTCTAAAGTGTAACGGTCAATCGTCTTTCGTTGCTTAATGGTTTTTCCGGGACGTTCAGCAACGAGATGTACCGCAACCACATGTTGGTGAGGGGAACCGATTCTAATTGCGCGGCCAACCGTCTGTACATAATTTCCCCATGACCACGGGGCATCATAAAAAATTAAGGCTTCTGCCGCTTGAAGATTGATGGCCTCTGATCCAGCGTCGGTAATGAATATGATCCGGACCTTAGACCTTAGGTCTTGAAAAGCTTGCATCGCCCTTTGGCGAGCGGGATTACTTTTTGTGTCTACAACTTTGCCCGTAACCGCTACGTTTGGAATCCCAATTTTTTCACATAACTTTTGAAGCCTTGGAACGAGTGACGCAAAACGTGTATATACAATTACTTTTGCATCATCAAATTCCCCGGTTAGTAAGTCCAAAAGCGCTTGTTCTTTAGAGCCAACAGCAGCAACTTCCGCTTGCTCCTCTCGGAACATATCCAAGTCGATACTATCCCCCTCTTCATAACGAAGAAGGGACAGTGAATCTACCGCTTGCTGGCAATAGATGAGCGCTACCAAACGCTTATGTTCCTCATACTCCCTAATTTCACCGTCCCCTAAGGATAGTATCCCGGTAAGAGCTTCGGCATATTTAGCGTCTTCCGCCTCAGACAATTCCACTAAGACTTCTTTAGTGATCAACTTAGGAAGTTCATCCGAAATCTCGTGCTTAGGCCGCCCTAAGAAAAAAGGGTCAATTTGATCTCGAAACTGTTGAAGATTTCTGTAACCTACAACGATAGGGATCTTACGGCCACCCTTTACCGGTTGCATTTTTGTGACGCAGTAAGACTCTAAAAATTTTGTCTTAGTGCTGAACACTCCAGGGTAGATGCATTTATAAATTGAGAACCCTTCGATCAAATTGTTCTTTAGAAGAGTTGCGGTCATCCCGTAACAACGATTAGCCCGATCAGACAGTTCTCGGCACACCTGCCAAGTCTTGGTTCGATCTGACTTAAATGCTTGGCACTCGTCTGTCACTACTGTAAGATTTGGAATTCCACCTGTGATCCGATTTAGTAAACCCGGATTCAACGGAGCCTTCATATTAGGTTGGCCGTTAGGTTTTAAGGGCCTAGAAGACCCCTCATTCCAATCCCGCACTAGGGAACTATAACCCATGATCATTACGGCTCTGTCGTGTCCTGCGTCCGTTGGATGCTCTGCAAAGGCATGATAGACGGCTTTACGTTCAGAAGGAGTTCCTTCTAATAAGAAAGTTTTAATCCCCAACGCAAACTTCTGAATTTCTGACTCCCATTGCCTCAAAGCTGATTTAGGAGCTATGATGATAACTTTGTTGGTTGGTTCTTTTTCCCAGGTGTAACAAAAGGAAGCAATAGCTACGATCGTTTTTCCCGAACCGGCCGCATCACCAAGAACCATCCGCTTCATTGAGAGCAGGTGGAAAATTGCTTGAACTTGGTAATATCGAAGCCGAAAGGGCTGAACTTGTCCGTCTAGGCCGACAAATTCCGAACAAAGCATCGAAATAGGTTTGAGCGAAACAGTTTTGCTTGTACGAACTTTCTTGAGAATTTCGTAAACTTTTGCATGTTTCGCAAGGATATCTTCGTTTGACGGCATAGGAGCAGCACTACACCAATTTTTCAGGGTGCATTAGAATAAAAACAGGGTAGATTAAAAGTGTAGGATTCTAAGAACACGGCGTTGCCACCAATGCAAATCCACGAGGTGTGAATCCTACGTTTTCGAACGCACTTCGTGATCCTCAACCTTGGGTTGCCGGTTTGCCAGGGAAATTGGTGGACACCGGCACTTATAAGAGAATAAAAGCCAATAATTCAGGAGGAATCAGAGCAGCGATCGTATACGAATCAGTAGGCACTTCTAAATATCTCAAATTGATCAGGCTCTAAAAGTAGCTCAGCAGCCTTCATGACTTGTTCGTATAGCATGTGGCGATAGTCCATTAGAGGTTTAGGCATATGGCCTTCAAGTTTGTGCAACTCCAGTACCAGCCCAAGCTTTTTTACTAACTCTTTTTGACCAAGCATCGTTGCCCCAAGAATCAGAGCTTCAGGGTGTAGATTTCGATCCGTCATCTTAGTAATCTTCTTTACCGTTTCAGGATCAAACTTAGCAGCGGCGGTTTTCCACACTGAGTTATTCATAATTACCCTTTTACTTGCTCTTCGGCGGCTTTGAGAATCTCTGTCGCTTCCAGAGGCAAATCCGTAAATCTTTCTGCCATCCAACCAAGGATTTTTTTACCAGACTTTATACGGGTTAGTTGCTTGTGAGAGGCGTTATACTGATATGTACCAAAAATTACCTCCATAAGACGCTTACTACCTAACCGTGTAGAGGAGAACAATTTAAAATCTTTTTCCGAAACTATGTAAGAACGCCCGTCTAATGTCAAAATCATCTGGTAATATTGGCCATGATATTTACCGTCCCAGAAGTTCCCTCGATTATGCGCTTCCTCATAAAAACCGGAATCTGGCTTATAGGTTTCAAGGACTTTTAGCTCAGCCGTATGCTTGCGCCCGGCCACTGAAGGAGCATCCCCCGCAACCTCCCCGCTACCCACTAGCCAATGTTTGATAGAGGTAACGGTCCCTTCAGGTAGGCGACGATTAAATTTCCAGCCCTGAGCATCAAGGATCTTGGAGTTGAATCTACCTTCGAATTTTAATCCCTTGAAAGATTTGACTACATTTCCGTAAAGCCAAGCTGGGTTTTTGCCCTCATCTTTTTGGATCGGGATCTCAATAGATTTAATGGTCCAAGTATCGGTATCATTAGTCCCGCCAACGTAGAAATCTTGCCGTGTATAATGCCTGGCTCCAACAAAAACATGCTGCTGTTCCGTTCGTCCATAAGCCACAAAAGCAGAATCCCCTAAACTAGACTCATCTGAACTCCAAGTTGACTTGCCACGTTGGCTAGTAGTGACAAAAAACCATTGAACGCCGCTAGGTATGCCTGCTTTGGTTTCAGCTTCCTCAAAGGTAACCTCTGCCTTCTTGGGCGGAACCCAACGACTTCCCCCTGGTCCAGGAGGTACCTCCGGATCAGAACGCCTATCATAGGTAGGAACGGTAAACTTACCCGTCAAGATATCATTAGCAATGTTAAGTCGCTTGATGGCTTCTAAATTGCCTCCCCGATCTGTGTGGGCCTCAAGAGCTTTTCGATGGTAAGCGGCTTTAATTTCGCTTGAACTCGGATGATCGTTGGGAAGGAAACCAAGGATTGCCTTAGCTTCATTCTCCGTCATGGGCATGGTTACTTCAGAAAAAAGATCCATTGAATGAGCTATTCTAAAAATGTACTATTCGATCTGAACAAGGGTTTATGTCTCTTCAAGACATGCACGTCTTCTAACGTGATTCCCATATGAGATTTAATAATGCTGAGAGCTTTCTCCGGCTCATACTCACCACACGAAAATACATCCATACTGAAAAATGCTTGTAGAGGCCAACAATGAATAGATATATGACTTTTACTTATTACGCATACAGCGGTCAGGCCACCTTCATCCGAAAAAACTCCTGTCTCTTGGGATTTTTTTAAAATAACTGGATCTATAGGAACCTCATAAAAATTAGGTCCAGCAATGATCTTCATATCCAAAGCTGAAACTAACTTTTGAAAAAGTTCCTGAAAATGCGATACCGTAAATACCGCGTTGGGATCTTCTACGAAAGCGTCAACAGTGACATGGACTCCAGCGCTTTCAATAATTTGAGGCATGTCCTAAGACCTAACTAAGAAACTAAGAAAAGCGTTTTGCTATTGCTACCTAAACGTGCCACAACCATTAGATTCCGCACATGACTTAGCCTTGATAATACAAGGGAAACGGGCTGAATAAATAGGATTCTTAGCCGAGTTAGTAACAACCGTAACGCAAGGCACACCTTTCCCTGTACCCTGTGCCCCATCACAACCAAGCTTCACCCATGTAGCGCATACGCCCGCTGGATCAGCTTTAATCGGTTCCGGGGCCGGAGCGGCATCCACTACAGGCGTGGGGATAGGGGACGCATCTACTACCGGTGCAGGCCCCGCATCAATGACCGTGGGTATTGGCTTAATGCCACCACAACCACAACCCTCACAACCCCAAATCATTATTGCGCAAAAAACTAATAATGCCGTTGTTTTTCTCATGGCTACCTCTTTACGGAATGATAGGGGCTTTACGCATGACTAGGAGAGAGCTAGTTTCGTCCCACTCGATATAGGATGAATCAAACAGAGCTACCCCATTGTCAAACATATTTGAACCCCAACTACCAACGTCTTTATGTGTATCTCCGTTGTATCCACCGAGAATCGTAAAATGCCCGCCGTAATCAGGGTCGTTATAGTTAAAATTAGTGGGTGGTTTAAGAGGGGGATCACCAGGTTTCCAATTTTCATACTCCGGACCTACCACAGTGGCGATCCCAACTAGATACCCTTCATCCTGAGCAATTTTAGTCTGGTCTACTTTCCTAGTGCCAGACGTTGTGATCCAGTTGAACTCGTATGGACCACGCTGATCATAGCCGTGATTCATTGCTTCATCAATACCCTCAGGAAGGAGTCCTCTTCTTAGATTTGGAAAGGTCGAAACATCATACGGCCAGTACAAATCTTCGTCGCATAACCCCCATTGGTTCAAGGCTGCCATCGCGGTAACCGGGTCACACCCATAATCGTCGATGCCTTCCTTAGCCAAAACGAGAGTCCAGTAGTAGCCCATCATCCGCGATCCTAACGGATAATGTAAACCACTAGGCACATTTCCGTCTGGATAAGTGGATCTTACTCGCAAGCCACGAATCATCTGCGTAACGCCATGCCAGACGCAGCTTCCTAAGGACAACTGATTTAATATACTCAGGATCTGCCACATATTATCGGCCCAGCCACGTGGAGTAGCCGCACCAATATGTGGAATAGCTCGCTGGATTTGAAACTTGTGTGCTAGCGGGTGTGGTTTTCTATAACCCTTAAAATGTTTTTCAGGCATGATATACTTACCCTAAGAATCTAAAACCACAGCCCTACTTTTGTGCCATCAACATAGGTCTGTTAACGGTTAGAGTAGCCGGGGTTCCTTTATACTTACCACCAGCAACCTGACAACCTAGAGGGCCTACCAAATCCATCAAATCCAAGAATGCAGCCTGGAAATCTTTCATTGCTGCCTGCATGTTCTTGTTTTGTACATCTTGCCCGCCCTGAGCTGTTCGGTTTATTATGTTGAGAGCCTTGTTACACTTCTCAAAAGCAGTATCAATCTTGGCCTGTAGCTCTGGAGCCGGTTTAGTAGCAAAATATGTATCAACGAAGGAACTGACTTGGTCCAGAATAAGCATTGCATCCTGCACCCCAGAAATCGTTGCAGCTAAAATAGCGGCCAAACTGGCTCCACACCCCATGGTTAAAACCGCAACCATCAATACCATTCCTAATCTTTTCTTCATTATATTTATCTCCGTTTAAAGGTTGACTCTCGTGATTACCGTTTACTAAAGAAGTTCCCCTGCCTACTTTTTCATCTGCTGGACTTGAGCTTCAATACGCCCAACAACAAATGCCTCTAGTTTGTCAGGATCAGTGAACCCTAGGTTTTTGCCAAGCTCATCCAAGCGCCCGCCCAAGTTGGATTTTGCTGCCGCTAAAGCTTCATTCCGAACTTGTTTAGCTCCCTCAGAGTCTAGTTTGCCGTTCTTGGCGTTCGCTTTAATTGAGGCAACAGTGGTTTGCTCGGTCTGTCTAACAGCCGTAGCAATGGCATCGTTTAGTTGAAGCAAAGCAGTTTGAAGCACTACATCTTTGGTATGAGCACGAATCCATACCGCTGCTTCTTTTGTTAGCCATCCAATTAGAGCTAATACGGCCGCCCCTATATAGGGTAGCATCTGTACGATATACGCAGACCAATCGAATTTAGTCATAAACTTTTCTCCTGAGTTGCTAGTTGCTGAAATACCTTGTAAAGGTGTTTTACATTTCAGCTAACGTATAGATTCTTTAGTAAATTAGGAGAAAGTAACGATAAATTCAGACTCCTATTTTATGGGAGGCTTAGATGTTTGGGGTGTAGGAAGCGGTGGAGGGAAAACAGGAGAGTGATCAGTAGGAAAGATAATAGGAGGAAGGATAGGAGGAGGATGATCAGAAGGAGGAATACTATCAATTCCAGGCAAATCCAGATTGATGCCTTTCTTTTTTGCAATGCCTTTTAGTAATTCGTAACCCCAGACGGAAAGTCCACCGGCGGTAGCAAAGTAGCCCATACGCGGAATCAATCTAACAATGTCAGGTTCCGGCTCCTTCCAAATAATGCCTAAGAGAATGCCCAACACAATTGGATGCAAAGGCAAGGTCTTTCGGCCCCACCACCAGAACCACACAGGTTTATTTTCTAAATGAGCGTTCTTCGTGAAGACGCTCTTGACCATGACTTGACCAGTCACCATGAAAAATATTAAAGCTGAGAAGAAAGGCCAGTGAGGTAATACGTCAGAATTTATGAAGTCGCTTAAAGAATCCACTTAATTTGCACTCCGTAAATTTCTACTGTAATATACGGAGAAGGTTTTATGCCTTCTCCGTATAATTGAAACACTGTGATATATGCATGAATCCTTCTAAGATTTACAGCTCTTTGAAAAGATATGCGGTTCTGAAAGAAAATCTTCTTTTGGATAAAATCTGAAAAGTAAGAGCTGTCAGGGAGAAGGTTTTACCTTCTCTGATAATTGAAATGATAATTGAAATGTTGTCATCACCCGTCCGGTGATCATGAAGAACACCATCGCCGCAAAAAAACCAATGGGGAAGAATATAGGAATCAATTAGACCGGTTACTTCGTTCATGATTTGGATACAGTTTCCTCAGAGAGTCTTTCCTAAGGTCCCACCTTCCCATGCACTTAGCTTATGCAACCGTTCTTTAAGTTGCTGCTTTTGTTCTTGAGACAGGTTGGGATCGGATAAGGTGGCCTTAATACGCTCCCGGACTAGTCTTGCCCCTTCTTTACGTAAGTCAGGGGATAAATTTAAATAGTTTTGCCTTATGATCATAGTGAGCCTCTCCTAAAGAAAACTGTAAAAAGGATTCTCAGCCTAGTTGGAGTCTTGCCCTATTGAATTCTTCATTCCTGAGGTAACTCAAGCATGAGATTAAATATGCTCTCTTGCGTTTGTTTGTCCTTTATCTTTGTCAAAACAAGATTTCGGTTTTTATCGTGTACAATATCAGATGGAATTTTTGCCTTTGCAAATGGTTGAGCATCAGGATTAAAAATGTCTTCAACGCGAAGTATTTGAACACGATCAAAAACCCGTCTATCCCCCTCCACCCCCGTAGTAAATGTCCCCTTAGCCTTAGCCGCCGCTATCATGCCCGGAGTAATATACCTATCCCAAGCCACAAAAAGTCCTACAACTGCATCAGCCTCGTCAACGCTATTACAAAAAGCGCGTACTGCCCCAATATCTGTGTACCCACCTTTTACTTGGATAACTCCGGGACGACTCTTTTTGTCTGCAAATCCAATAACTGTAATATCCCCGTCAATTCCCCCATCATGACTACTCTTTCTTGGGATTCCGTCAAAATAATTCACTACCCAACAAGAGAAGGGATAATGTTGCTCAGCCAACTTCTGAGCTTCCTCAATATCTGTCGGTATGAAACTTTCATCAATCCAACAACCTTCTCCAAAAGTAGCATCTAACCTTTCTTTCGCTTTTTGTGCTACTTTATGAGTCAGTTCCATACCTAACCATTTTCTATTCAACTTCTGAGCCGCTATGGCAGTAGTACCGCTCCCCAAAAATGGATCTAAAACAAGATCTCCTGGATTAGAGCTGGCTTTAATTATGAGTTCAAGTAAAGCTAGCGGCTTTTGCCCATCAAAAACCACACATTCTTTTGAGTTTGGTCGAACTTGAATAATATCAAGCCACACCCCTTGCATAACAACCCCCTTCTCGGGATCTTCGTCTACATAGCACTTATACATTGGATGCCCACGCATTAAAATAAAGCCTGCTTCATACGCTTGATCTAACATTTCTTGGGGGGTGCCCGTAAGTTCTTTCCCGGTAACTCTCTGATAATTCTCTTTAAGATTTCTGCTTATCATCCAACTGTAGCCTCTTCCGACCTCGGTTGGATCAATCCCTCTCCAAGGTAAGCTGCTAGGGCCATTACTGACTCCACGCCCCATTGGATCTGCCCATCTCCATTTACGTCCATCAGTATCAATCCCATCCCAATGGTCTTTGTACTTCTGCGTTGCAGTATGATAAACTTTATTCCAAGTATAGTTATTACTCTTGGTATAAAGAAAAATCATATCGTGATCAGAAGGTATTCTTCGAGCGTTATTATGTGCTGAAGTCCTTTTCCAAATTACTTGGTTACGAAAATTTTCTTCCCCAAAGATTAAATCAAGAAACACTTTCAAGTAGTGACCCGCATGTTGGTCACAATGCAGCCACAAAGATCCTTTTGATGTTAGGACCCTCTTGCACTCCCATGCTCTAGGGACCATTTGGATGAGATAAGCAACCGTACCACAACGACCTTTTGCTTTATAGATGGCTGTCAAATATTCCGCTACAACATCAGCGCCAGGCGGTACATGCTCAATAAAATCTCTATACGTCTTCTCAGCCTTCTCCCCAAAATTCCAGGTGTCTTCGTAGGCCCACTCATGGGCCATACTTTCAACTACGGTAATATTGTAGTCTCTACCCGAGTTAAAGGGAGGATCTAAATAAATTAGATCCACGGAAGCATCAGGCATAGCTCTTAAAGATATGAGGTTGTCTCCGACTTTGATTTTTTCGGTCATAATTAGCCTTTCCAGAAAAGCTCAGTCGATAAGTGATTTAATTTGGAGACTTTCCTTTTTTATAAGCTTACGGATTGTCTCTAGTGGAGAAATGTGAAAGTGTTTAGAACAGGAACAATGGCGTTGTTCCTTTATGGTACTAATTACACCGAAAATAGCTTTGTCTGAAAGAAGTTCGATAATTCTTTTGTGGAAGGATTTCACACGCGGATGTGATAGGAGCTATTAATTTGCTCAGACGTTCTGAGGATAAACAAATTAATGGCTATGATGATCCATCCGAGGTGAAAACTCTCTTGAGAGAGCGATTTCGTTTTAAACGAACCAGTTCCTTGAGAGGGTTAAACGAGCCTTATGGCTAGGCCGGAAGCTTACTACCAAGGGATCTCTTAAGAGACGTTGGCATAGCTTCAAATGCTAAAAACAAAGCCACCGAAAATAGGTGTAAGTATTCCTAGGAGTTTCCAAATAGAAAGAGTCCCTTCATGCAAATCCCCATTAACGTCATTGGCTATGAAGAAACCAGGAAAATCGCTGTTACCTATGATAAAGTGACTGGTAACGCTCTTGATTCCAAGCCGGTTCCTGACAGTGAACAAGCCCACCTTGATTTAGAACTTCCGTCCGGGCACGTTATACGAGCTGAAGTCCCTTATATTGATTTTTTAAGGCACATTGCGCCATTGATTACAGAATAGCTTGCTAGAAGTTGAGTCCCGAATAGCTACTTGATGGAGGTGTCCGTGGCTCCATTGATAAGCTTATCGGGGGCGGCGTAAGTTTTTTACCTACAAATCAACGCGATCCCTTTTGAAATCCTTGAATTTTTCCTCTCTCCGGTGTAGTAATAGATAAGGAGAGAATATGGAAAAATTCATTTTCATCATAACTTTAGTGATTCTTGGGGGTTGCGGAACGTCTAACCGTTTAGCTTCTCCTATAATAAATGAAGATGGAAGCACGCCGGACGAAGTTGTAACCGGTGACGCCTTTAATACATCAGATGGCGAAGTTTCCGAAGCGGCCGTCAACAAAGACGTAGAGGTTGTTGAAGCGGACCAGGATGCCGAGCCAAAAGATGCGGGCCAAGACTCAAGCTCCACGGATAGTCAAGTTTCTGACGCTGATGTAAAAGACGGCAGTCAAAATGTTGACAGCTCGGTCCAAGATTCAAGCTCCCTGGACGCTAATCAAGATTCAAGCTCCACGGATGCTGGCCAAGACTCAACCACGCCGGACGCTAATCAAGATGCGGGTCAAGATGCCGCTCCAGTGTGCGTCCCGACCTGCTCGGGCCTTGTACCTCAGACTTGCAATGCTAACGGAAACCTCGTAAATGGCTCGCCTTGCCCTTATCTTTGTGCCGTTGGTTCTTGCATTGGCATTTGCACTCCTAATGATACTCAGTGCTCGGGCCTAAATTCGCAGACTTGTAACGCGGCCGGGCAATGGGTAACTAGCCAAACTTGCCCTTATACATGTTCGGGCGCTGGAGTTTGCAGTGGGAGTTGTGAAACCAATGCTACTCGATGTGACGGTAACAACTCTAAGACTTGTAACAGCTCGGGCCAATGGGAAACCACAGAAACTTGTCTTTACGTCTGTTCCGGGGCTGGAATTTGCTCAGGCTCATGTGTACCACAAACTACGCAATGCTCCGGTAATTACAATAATACCCCTCAGACGTGTGATGCTACCGGAAACTGGGTCTCAGGCACCACTTGTCCTTACGCTTGTATAAATGGGAGTTGTTACGGATCTTGTTTCTACGGAGCTACGCGCTGCTCGGGTAATGATTCTCAAACCTGTGGCTACGATATGCAATGGCATACCGATCATACATGCCCTTACGTTTGTAAAAATGGTGGGACTTGTTCCGGTAGTTGCGTTCCAGGGTCAAAACAGTGCAACGGAAACACCACTCAGACTTGTGACTCAACCGGTACTTGGCAGAATGTCTCAACTTGCCAGTTTATGTGCTCTAGCGGCTCTTGCACGGGCGTTTGCGTCCCCGGCAATACAATGTGCTCAGGGACTCAAATCCAGACTTGTAATGCCTCTGGGCAATGGAATACGGCTTCTAACTGTGCGGCGGTAGCCGGTGCCACTTCCTATTGCTCGAATGGGGCTTGTGAGTTCAACTGCAACCTCGATTACGATGACTGCGATGGCCTTCCCGGTAATGGTTGTGAGGTTAACCTAAATACGGACAAAGACAACTGCGGTCAATGCGAGCATAGTTGCTGCGGCGGGACTTGCGAGAATGGGAATTGTGGGATGTATGACACTGGGATTAATCCTGACAATACAGCCTATGATGTAGACTCAAACAACATTTACTGGTCTACGTCTACGGAACTCAACCAACGCCCACGTACCGGTGGTTCAACCACTGTGTTGGAAACAAATCAGCCTACAATCAAAGGTGTCACGGTGTCCGGGTCCAATGTGATTTGGAGTTGTGTAGGAACGAACCAAATCAATGGCGGCATCTTTTCTGAGCCAGTTGGCGGCGGAACGATGACCACTTATACTACGGAAGGTGACAAAGACTATATAACTGCTACAGCTAACGATATCTTCTATACGAGAGCCGACAAAGCAAGTGTTGAGTACGTTTCAAGGACGAGTAACTCTACGGGTGTGCTCCTTGGTAACACGCTTCCGGATGGCACTCCGGCTAACTTGACCTATGCCATTCCGTTTGTCTCGGACGGAACATACCTTTACACGAGTTATTCTAGCTATCCGACCGGCCAAAAGCCTATCGTGAAAGTTCCGGTGCATGGCGGCCAGATTACGACTTTTGCTACTCCTACGACGCCGGGCTACTATCCTAATGGCCTCTCAATTGATAGCATCAATCTATACTATGTCCTTATCACTATCAATGGCTCAACAACTACTATGACAGTTCAAAAACAACCTCTTGCCGGTGGCCCTGCTTCTTCCTTGACCCCGTCCAACTCGCAACTTGGAATATCTACAGCCACCGATGGAACTAATGTCTACTATAGCACAAATAAGGCCATTCTAAAAGTTTCCACTAGTGGTAATACCCCTATTACGATTGCCACACTAAGCAGCACTACAACTATAAAAAACATCAAAGTCTCGAATCAATGTGTGTATTGGTATAACAGCTCGACCAGCACAATCCAAGCGGTAGCTGTCAATCCTTGACGTTAGGGACGCTAATTGAAAGCACATCGGGGATTTCAGCGAACTGTGGTATCTCTTGATCTAAGCGTTTCATGAAAACTTTCCAATTAGGTGCGTACTTCATAATCAACACTACTTTATCAAGATGATGCCGCAGCCTTGATTGACCTGTGGTATCTGTTAGGCGCTGAAAAAGTCGATGTACTAAATTTCCTGATTCATCTCGAGGGGTCAGGCGACGAAGCTCAGCGAGGACTCCAGGTGCTAGCCGTTTGTAAACAATATTATTGGTCCAATGACCTATTACTTGTGGTTTCCCGTTTGAGGAATCGTTGTATTCCCAATTGTTTAAACGATAAATTTGCTGATAGAACTCCGGAGGAAATGTTCTAATCCAAGGGCGAAGTTCTTTAGCCACAAACGCCTCCAAAATTACAGTAAGTTCGTCACGAGGTCGAAATTTTTGATAACCTGTGGCCTCATCAACTAAAGCAATAATGCCAACCGTAGCAAAACCATGTTGTAGTATCCGGCATCGTTCGGCAAGATGCTTTTGTTGGGATGCTAGCTTGCCCCTCATTCCCGCCTCGATAATGACATTACATATATCGGGGAGTATTGTTGCTTCATACCCATAAGCAATCTGCCCATGAGGCGGAATAAATCTAATGGGAGAATCGCCGCGCGAATCTAAGTCTTTGATATCTATTCCTTTTTTACTCAAACGACCCATTAAAGTGACAACTCTCCGCGCACCCTTTTCACCACCACTGGTTGAAAGCCCAATCCCTACCTGAAGCCCTCTTTGAGAAAGCACTCGACGACCGTCCTCAAGGACATAGCAGGGGATCTCAATAGTCCCTATGCGTAGGGGTCGATCAGGGGCTCCATATTTTGCTATCGCAGGGGGTTCCTTACCACTCCCAACCCATCGAGTTAGAGCGGCTTTGCTGGCAATTTCTGCTCGTCTCTCTGGTGTGAGATTACGGGCACGAGCTAAACCTCCAGATGATTTTTCAGCTATTGTAGGCATATATTCTCCTCCTTAGTTGTAGAGAAAACATGTATACAACATGCTTTGAGAGAAGGCAACAAAAAAAATGCTTACTTTGAGGGAAAGCAAGATAAATTATTTGACAGATACCTTTCTGATGGTAAAATGAGGTAAAATGAAAGACTTCCCGCTTGAACAATGGTTTGATTTAACTAAGAAAATCAGTAAAGACGATGTAACTGACTGCTTATCTCAAATGATGCTTTATGCTTACAAAGATGGTTCAAAGCTTAAGGGTAAAGAATGGCAAGAGACTAAAAGAGAATTACGTCAAGCAGTCAAGATCCATAACTGTTCTTTGTACCTTAAAAATCATAACTCATGAAACAACCCAACAAACTTACGGCTCAACAAGTGGCTGAACGCTTCCAAAAACAAGCCATGCCCACAATCTTCTACCGGCTTACGGAAGAGATTTGCTGGGGGTTCTTTTCAGATGAACATCAACGAATGCATCTTCAAACCGTAGACTTAGAACATAAGACCAACAAGACCAAGATCCATGTATGGCTTGAAAATCTAGGCACACGCATATTTGAAGTTGCTCAATGCCCGAACGATCCTAAGTGCAAACAAGCGGTAAAAGACCTTCGGCATAAACTCACTACAGAACGAGATGAAGTTGAAATTAAATGGACCGATCTAATGATCGAAAAGAACTGGATCAAAGCTGATTTACAAGGGAACCTTGTAGTAGTTACAGCCTACCCAAGGAGCAATACTAAGTTCACACGAACCGTGGACTTATGGCAAGAAGCTCCGGGCATGATGACGGACATAAAGCCAGGTGATCTCAAACAAAAAAATGTAAAGATTAAACGAGATATGGGGTCTTTGTCTGTGAGCGCTCTAGGTAGAGAGTTTGTAGATATCCGTTTAGATCATTTACTGTGGATAGACTAAGTGGAAATGCCTACCACATGAAGCAATCTAACAAAATCGTCGCTAAATCTCTACTACGAATCATCGATGCTAAACCTTTAAAAGGCTTTGTAGTAGAGGCTCACCTTACAGATGGATCTATTCGAACTATAGACGTTACCTCTCTTCTTCAAGGTTATGGCCCTTTGCTCAAAGAGGTGCGCGAAAATCAAAAACTATTTCGCCAAGTAAAAGCTGACCACGGAACCTTGACCTGGCCTAACGGCTTAGATTTCTGTCCGGACGTACTTCTAGAAACTAAAGTATTTCTTCAAGCTCGCCGAGTTTTAGCAAAATATTTCAAACAAGCTGCACCCCTTATTTGCAAATTTGAAGGGGCATCTGTTTATATCAATTCTGGGGATCACCCTCCATTGCACGTTCATGTTAAAAAAGCTGAAGCTGATGCTTCGGTGGAAATCCTTACAGGAAAAATCATTGCCGGATCATTGCCGGTCTCACTAGAAAAAACGGCTAAAAGATGGCTGAAAAAACAACAGGCAGCCGTCCTAAGAGCCTATGCTCAAGTTCAGGCTGGACAATTACCTGATAAGGTACCGCCTCCAGATTAGGCAAAAAACGAAATTAAAATGATAATAAAGGACATTCCTAAAGGGCATAGTTGGGTCTTTATCACGTGTGGAAAAGATCAAAGAATGTGTCTTCAAAAAATTCCTCTTTATTCCAAGATTAAAGTCTGGCTTGAGGATTCTCACGGAAGACGAATTTTTAAGCCTGAAGGAAAGATATTGGCTAAAGTCTTGAAGGCTATTCAAGCTAAAGTAACTGCCGATCATCGAAAGATTGAGAGTGAATGGGTCAGAGTTATGATAGGTAAAGGCTGGCTTAAATTAAAATTAGAAGGCAGAGGGGTTAGAAGAAAAGCCATCTTGATAGCTTATCCTGATTCAGATCATTCTTTCAAACGTACCATAGAGTTGTCGGAATGGGGACCGCCTGAGACCTACGCAACTCGGCATGATGTAAAACTAGATATTGAAAATGCGGCGCTTATCTTAGATGCACAAAGAAGTGAGGATCGACAAATCTATCTAAGTCTGCCTAAAATCTTGTGGGTTGAGTAAACAGCACGGTTCAAGCGGTAGCGGTCAATCCTTGACCGGTATTTTCCCGATGGTAAGCTAAAATGATTATGCCAAAGAAACCTACAGCCCAACAAGTTACCGCTCGATTCCAACTAGAAGCTATGGCTAGCCTGCGGCCTCAGACAACCGGAATTGAAGGAGCTGTTGTTTGGGTATCAGTCGGTGAGTTTGCCGGTTCTGAAGCACAACACGGGCCGAGAATCAAAGTTGTAGTGGGTAGCAAACTCACGTCCGAAAGCCTAAAAAATTCCGTAACCGTAACTCTCACAAAACCTCCAAAATTAATCGGGACGTTACCGGGAAAAATCAAAAAACAAATTTTAGAATTTGTAGAAAAAAATCGTGAAGCTTTGCTCCAACACTGGAATGCCGAAATCGATTCTATAGAGCTAGGTAGACAATTGAAAAAAGTATAAAGCAACAGCTCAACCAGCACTATCCAAGCCGTGGCTGTGAGTCCATAACTCTAACTTCCCCGAAAAGGTCAGGGATTAAGTCCTTGACCTTTTTACTTTTAACCAATGGAACACTGACTGTGCCTACTTTTCGCGAGATAAATGCTATAAACATATTTGGTAGACTTGTTACGGTTTTAGAGATTCTAGATGATAATCATCAACCGGTTGGTGACGCTGAATTGAGCTTTGACGACTCAAAAATTGCTGTACTTGAAGATTTTTATATACGCCGGGCTCATCGTGGAAAACCCCATAATTACGGCAGAGCACTTCTAAAGGAGATCCTCGGGAGGGTTCAACGTCAAGGGGCAACTATTTTACGTTGTCATCCCCGCACTTATGAACGGCGTTATGATGAACGGCGTGGTGCCCCCAAATTTTTAATTGTACTAAGAAAATGCCAGAAGCTAAATTAATAGAATGGTATGCATCTCAAGGTTTCAGAGAAATTGATCAGGACTCAGATGAATTTCAGCAACATTGTTTAAGACTCTGCATAGCGTTAAGATGATGAGAGCAACTTAGTTACGCAACCATTTTTCCAGTAAAGAACTCGAATTTGGTTGGTAACTGTCTAATACAATCATTAAAATCATTAGTAGCGAACGTCGCCCGTTCTAAACACGGCTCTAGAGGAACGTTTGAACAACCTAAACCCATATCCCCCATCTGCCGTTGAAACCACCCATAGAAGCGCAAACCTTCTAAAATACCAAGCTTGTCAGCATACTTGGTCAGCCTCTTCATTTGATCCTCAATAGGGGCACACCAACCCTTCAATCTCTCTGGACCATCTGGGGTTTTTTCAAACCCATCGAATTTAAACATGGGGAAATTGAACTCAGTTTTAGTTGGCGTCTCTATTAATTTTATTTCATTATTGGTGAAGCCTGAGGCCAAAACCAAGCCGATCTCTGTGGCCTTAAAAAATGGGCGGCCATCACGTATCCACCGCCAACTTATTGGGATAGTATCAATAGTTGAAATTGCCTTAATCGTGTAAGTTTCAGGTTCTGCTTTAATTGGATTTGAACTTTGTTGCATAGATGCCTCTTACACCAGCAAACATAGAAAAAGATCCTCTCGGTATTCATTCCGTGTACTCGACCGGTGAAAAGAACTAGAGGGAGGTTTTAGCTCCCTCTAGAAAATACCAAGGAGAGTTGACCCCCATCGTAGTCCAGTTTCAATTACAGAGGGATTTTTTTAGCTCCCTCTAGCCTTGCGAATTTGTCGTGCATTAGCATCGCCGTAGTGTTTCAATTACAGAAGGAGTTCTAGTTCCCTCTACAGAGAGCTTACTTTTTAATTGCAACAACGGCAACAACTTAAATGATGATTGACCTAAAATTATTAGGCTTTACATTTGGCCTATGCCTTCTTTCCTTATAGAAGAGGTAAAAAAATCTGGTAGGCTTGTTGCTAGCATAAAAATCCTGGATGATAACCACCAACCAGTGGGCAATGCGGAATTGAGTCTTATCAACCCAAATACTGCCAGGCTTGATGATATTTACATATACCGGGCTCATCGCGGAAATAGCTATGGCGTTGAACTTCTAAAGAAGACTCTTGAAGAAGCAAGACGGCAGGGAGCTACTATTTTACGTTGTCACCCAAGCCCCTACGAATATGGACCTAATGAGTTGAAGGATAAAAGAACACTCCCTAGTCGCACGCCACAAGCCAAGTTAATAACGTGGTACGTGGCTCAAGGATTTAAAGAGCTTAACCTTAAACTAGAACAAGATCGTGATGAATTTGAACGATATTCTTGCAAACTTTACATTATGCTGAACTCGACCACTTGAAGCTTTTTGGCAGCTTTTCTACAAACTCAAATGAGTCAAAGGTGAGCGGATTGGAACCTAAAGGAATATTTGAACAGCCTAAACTCATAAGCCCCATATGACGCGCAAAAACCCCGTAAAACCGTAAACTTTCAAACATACCCAACCTAATTGCATATTGCACTAAGGTTTTCACCCGATCCTCAATAGCGTGCCAGGCTTCGGATTCTTCTATATCTGCTTTGGGTAACCAGGTTCCAGATTTCTCCACGCCCTCCTTAAATAATTCCGTTTCAAACATAGAGAGTCTAACCTCTTTTTGGACTTGGCCTTCGATTAGTTTTATTTCGTTACTAGCATATCCTGAAGCCAAAACGAGGTTATTTTCTGTCGCGCTAAAGACAGGAAAACCATTGGTCATCCACCACCAACTTATTGGGATAATTATAGGGTCAGGAATGACATTTAGATATTCACTCATAGAGGCAAGAGAAACAGATCCCTTAGAATAAAGTTCTGTGTTCGTATCCATTTTAGCTTCTCTTAGACAACGTAATAGTTGAAGGATCAATAGTTAGGCGAACGTTGTTTCTAACAAGTGGGTGGCCCTCTATTCTAGCTAGATCAGCGGCAGAGTAACCTTCATTCTTTCCGTTCGTCCCTATGGCTATATCCCCTGGAATCGGGGTTCCAACGGTAGGACGAACTACGTTGGTTATGACTAGCATCATCAACTCATCCCCCGCAGAGACTTCAGTAGCGCCTACATTCGTTGGAGCGTTTCTAACAAGCATGGCTCTACCCATTAGAACGTTGGTGTGATTATCAGAAGGTAGAAGGGACTGGCCTTGAAGTGAAATTTCGCCGCCTGGATGGGGTCCATTTCCAACAAAAACAGAACCGCCTCTGTTCACTCTGAAATTAGTTAGAAGTGAGTAATTTCCTTGTTCACCATCAACATGAACAAGCACGTCTCCAGGGGAAACAACACCAGAGGATGCCGTGTCCAAAGGCATCTCATCTTGTTCCATGTGGTTGACAGCTAAGCCCGTGGAATGGCCTGCCGCAACGTCGTTTGAAAACACTAACGGCGATTGAGTGATCCCAAATAGTTGACCTTTAAGATCTGAATCGCGAAAAAGTGCTCCCAAGGGAAGGACATCGCTTCCATGATATTCTGTTCCAATATCCGTTAGATTATAAGAGGAGAAAGTGTTTGGCAAAGACAACGGACGATCATCGTAACTATGAGCGGGCGGATAATTAGTTGGGTCCGCGAAAGCTACGTCCATAAAATGTAGTGGAGAAATAGAACCATCACCCGCAAACCGACCAGTGCCTAATGTAGTTGCGAAAGAAGTAGAGGCTAAAACCTCTACCACTTTTTGGTTAGGTCGAGTAAGTGCAGCTTGATTCAATTGCGTATGAGAAAGTTGATATGCATCGCCGGATAGAAGAGGACCGGGTTTATAACCAGTATCTGCGTAGGATGTCTGTGAGCCCCAAGCATCGCCTTGATACGAACTACGACTATGATTAATTACTACCTGGTCAGAGGATTGAGCCGGGCCGGGAAGAACAGCGGAAGGACCGGCTACGTACTTGTTGATGTTGTTATGACGCCCGGTAATGGAAGTTTGATCTACCGGGCCGCCTTTAACCGATGACCAACTGTTTGAAAGAACACCCGATGGTTGCGTCATTACCAATCGGGCTTCTGAGTTAAGGTCAAACGTTCCACGATCAAAACCGAAGATAGAAGCTTCAATCACATAATTTCCTGACGCAAAAGAAGCTATTGGATTTGGAGAACGAGCAATATCAATAGCATTTGCGTTTAGAATAAATGTGGAGTCCCCATCATCATCAATTTCTATCCACATAACTGGACCGTCTGATTGAGTCATGTTCTGGCGCAAGAGATTCGTGGCCCCTCCAGTAATAGGTGCTCTTGTACCTGCATCAAAAGCTGACCCTCCGTTTGGACCGGATGTAGTAAAGTAATTGGTAGCTTCATATACAGCGAATAAACGAGCAACTCCGTAGAAAGGTGGTAATTCTAACCCTTGTCGGCCAAGACTTCTGGTGTCCGTGAAGAAACGCATCCCTGCATAATTATTACTGTATATTGTTAGGGCCGCATTGTAAATCGCCGGTAGTGCCGTGGTGGGATCTATAGTTGTAAAAGCCGCGTAGGTACGAACCGAGCTTGGATTGTAATTTACATAATTCTTGTCAGCGTCTCCGTAACTACTCCCACTTTTACTATCGGTAACAAAATTGATGCCTTGTGAAAAGACGGAACCAACGTCATTGGGTAGAATAGGAAGACGCAATTCGCCCCAACCGGGCACTAGATGGCGTGGAAGACTTACGTAGATACTACTATAAGCATCATTAGAAGCAGTTGTGCCACAGAATAAACCCAGAGGATCGGTGGTTGTCCATTTAGCAGTAGTGCCATCTCGTTCATTAAGGGGCATCACACCCTGTGCTTGGTGTACCGCAAAAGTGACCGAAGTACTACCTTTAGCCTTAATCGGACGATCAACAGTAATTGAGGTAGAAGGTGTGATGCCAATAACAGTGTATCGACCAGCTCCAGGACCACTGGTAATAACTACAGCGTCTCGTAATGCCGTAGTCCCTACACTCCCCACCGTTATAACAGGGGAGTTATCTGTACCTATAGTACCCGTCGTGGGGGCTCCAGCCTTAACCGCCGTGTAGGGATTAGCTGCCATCCCATCTATAGTAAGTAAACCGATTCCTGCATCATTGGGGAAATTGATTCTACGGAAAGGCGTCAATATGATAGATTTACTTCCGAGATCCGCATAAACCTCAGAGGTTACTGGGAGTAAATTATTAAAAGCGGCGCTTCTAAATTTGCTCCACAAAGGAGCCCAACTCACTCGTGAACCTTGGTTGCTAGAAGGAATCCCTGATTGTTGGACAAGTAACTCGGCTGAAGGATTGATATAAGAAACTGAGTGAAGTGAATTCGGCCGCCTTGATAACCCACGCCCCGCCCCATAAACTGCATGAAGTGTGATGTGAAGGATAGTTGGGGTCGCAGTCAAAGAGGTTTGCGTTGGGAAAGTGCCGCCGAAAGTAATGACCAAATCATCTGATGGGGTTGGAACCGCCGGAGTCACTGTATACATTGTGGGAGGGATGGGGTCGGTCTCCCCGTCAAACCTAAGACTTACCGCACCAACCACACTATCATTTAACCACCTTACTTGGTCAGTATCGCCTCCAGGAAGTCCATGCTGCAAATTCGAAACTGGGACGGAAATCACGTCACCACTTGCAAAGACATCCCCAGTCACTTGGTTCGTCGTCTTAACCGTGAACCCTAAGCTCCATCCCACATTTATATCAGCCGTCCCCGGAGGGGTAACTGTAGAGCCATGTGGTTTTACAATGCACTCAATTGGCTGCACCACAGCGGCATCAGAGAACACCATACGGATGTTGTCAGGAGCGTCAAGCTTAGTCACCCCAAGGGCTACGGCGGACGCCGTGATGGCGTCTTGATAGATCACATAGGGGCCTTGAGGACCGGCTCCTGAGCGCTTCCAGTTAGCCCTTAGCTGCCCTTTTAGAAGCTTGTCTAGATTGCCCTTGAGAAGGGCATCGTAGTCAAAACCGTTAGGATTGACTACATGTCGCAAATCTAAGATGTCTGTCAAGGCAATCTGATCGGAGAAAAGCCCGTCAGGACGCCCTGACATGACCTTGACTATTGATCCTGCTTTGTGAAGCTCAGCCCTGGTTCCGTTTTGACCTCGAGCAGCAATGTTGAGAGTTGAGCCCGTGATTGATGAATAGGTCATCAACTCATCACCGATCTGAATTAGAACGGGAGTGGCCGGGTTGACCGGTAAGGGGATGTTAGCCACGGAAGTTAGCGCTATGGACGTGGCCGAAGCGGACATGTCAGCAGCGAGAGTTGGAACTGTAGAAAAAGTCGCAATCCCCGTGCGATCTACAGCGGTGGGATTGCGATTGAACCCTCCGTTGAGATTCTGAGACGGAGATCCATTCCACGAAACGGAATTGCGGCGGAAAATAGCGGCAATGGGAATGGCGTAAACATAGCCATCAACCGTGCCAAGAGCGTTTTGAGTCCCATCTCCTGCCCGCCATAAGCCCGCATCACCGAGCACCTGTCTCATATTTGTGAAAGTGTAAGAAGTTGGAGCAGTGGCAGCGCCTTGAGCTTTAACAACTACGGGATCAAAACCGTCAGGATTTGAAGTCAAGCCTATCAAACCCTTTACAACACGTATCCGGTATTGAATTTGGGTGCGTTGACTTGTCTCAAAGCCTATAGCCGGATCGATCAAATCATCAGAAAGGAAGGCGAAGCCACCTTCAACGTTACCTAATTTCCAAATGCCGCTAGCCGCTGGCTTATTTGTGGTTGAAGGGTTAGGTTGAATTCGAGCTTTCCACACTTCAAGATAAGCAAAGTCGATTCTGAAATCTCCACTGGCCGAAGGCGGTGGATCTAGCGCAACAACGTTGGTTGTCTCGGTTGAAGGCGTGCCCGGCGGATTACCCGTTCTTGTCCCCGCAACGGGTATAAGATTTCCACCCACGTTTGCAAAAACCACTGAGTTTTGCTCGCCCGTACGATGAGGACCGAACTTGAAATAGTTAGAATATGAGGGGTCAGTGGCGAAGATAGCTTGAAGGTTCGTCTCATTACCAAGCCATCCCGAAGGCATTCCTCGAAGGTTCGCCGATTTAATGGCACCAGCAGCGATACTATCCTTTAGATTCAATTCAGCATCGCATAACGGCTTCCCCTCTTCCGAAATTATATTCTCGAATTGGGTGCTTGTAGCATCAAGGACTCGTGATACCTCAGTACCAAAATATTCGCTCATGGTGTCTTCCTCTGATTTAATTCAAGGGGCACAATAACCCATCAAAAGGGAAAGTTTATAGAGAGATCCGCGATTTCAAGATTTACACCAAATCTAGCTATTTTGACATCCGAAAAACACCATTAACGGTCAATCTCTATTGGCATTCGGGACTCAACTTACTAAACTTTCATTCAACAAGTTAAGATTTTGTTCCGATTCTTGCTTCATAGAAGACAGCCTACTACCACGCCTTGGCCCCTTCGGGGCTTCGGTCTTCTCATGAAGTCATACGTGCATAAGGGAGGATTTACAGTTGACGGAACTAATCAGAAATCTTGAATAAATTCAGATTGAAGTTCTTTACTGTATAATCTGTTGTGTCTGTACTATTCTTACCCGATATCCATAGCCGCTTTCCAACCGTTACAGTAATCAATCCACCGGCGGACATGGCCGCTAGAGTATTCGTACTATTGCGTTCTGTGACAATATTATCTGTGGGCGTAATTCCGATATTCAACTCCCACTTCCAATCCTTGTTAACATTTGCCGCTGTACCGTCAATTGTAAACCTTGCAACGTAAATCCCTGCTGCGGTTGAACCGGCTTGTAGATAGGCCGGAGCATAAACCACGCCAGCGGATGCTCCAGCTCCCGCAACATAAGTCACATCATCGCAGGAGAATTTGGTGGTATCCACATAGGTTACACGAGTAGCTTTATTGTGCCCCGCATTATTCATATTAGCGAGCGTTACGATATCTCCAGTGACAAGTCCATGTACTGCCGAACACTCAACTTCAAGAAGACCCCCTACGTTTGCTTCATTAGTTATATCGGCGTCAACAATCCGTCCAGCGTTAAAAGTCCAATCAAGTAATAAACCTGCTACTATATCGCTAGCAGTACGCAACCCAAAGGCATGGTATACCCCTGCCGTAACGATGTTGAAAGCTATAGCTTTGTTGTACGCATACATCTCGCCGTAAGCTGGTTTAAGCTTAGAAAATGCGATGCTGGTATCTACTATGCTCTTAGCTGCCAACTTAGTCATCGTTTTATCTTTCCTGAGATCTAAATATTACTTGTAATAGTCGATGATCAGAATATCATCCTCAGCAATTTCTTCTGATAGACCCGTAGCTACTACGTTAGCGATATGCACGCGATCAAAGTTAGGAGTGATTACATCAAAATCAGGAGTCGCGCCGGTAGCACCAACGCACTGTTTATTTACTTGCCGAAAGCCTCCAACTACAGTAACCGCTACAGATTGAGCATTAACTGAGGATGCGCTCAATGTAAAATATCCGGCAGTCACCTCTCCAGACGTGACTTTATGCATCTCTTGGACGTAATCAGAGATGGTTGTGAATTTATCCATCGTGAGATCATCAGTCCCAATGATTCCCGATCCGGTGTTATTTTTACAGTTCCACCCGGTATCAGCGTCAGTTCCACGCTCGATAAAAACGACTGCACCGGCAAAGTCCATACCCACGGCCGCGTCATCCGTTCTAACCATTGGAACGGCGGCACCTTTCCAAAGGTAAATACCATCTTGCGTTGCTGTGCCTTGCAGGTCACATAAGACACGCTCATCAAGCACCATTGTCTCACCGTCGATAGTCGCTCCAGGAGCGGCTATTGTGACGCTGGCTTGCGCTCGAACTTGAACAGGAGTTTTCCACTTCCCCGCATCGAGATCAGTTTTTCGCACTGGCTGATCTGGATCGGTGGGAGCAGCGACTTCAATAGTACAAGCTGAAAAATCATAATCTTGACCTGAAGCAACATTCAGCTTTGCAGCATCAATAGTAGAATCAGAAACGTATTTACCATTCAGTTTTGACATTTTAGTTCATTCCTCTCCCTAACAAATCACTTGAACAACATCCCCATCTTCCAAAAGTATGTACAAATCAGTCACAGAAGGATTACTTCCCCCACTAAAACTCCCTCCGCCTGGAGCAGTACTCATAGGGTCAATACAGACATAATACCCTGGAGCTGAACCTCCAGTTACAGAACGAATCGTAAAATCTATTCCATATTGTTGTAGTATTCCGTCAATCGGATGTAAAAGAACGTTAGATAGTGTTAGAGTAGGAATAGTAAGGGGACCTATTACTCCATTTATAGTATCTGTATATGTGTACTGTCTAACGCTTAAACCACCGTAAGGGGTTTGCCAGGCATAAGCAGTTGGACTGGTAGCCGTAGGCACTTGACCTACTGTGGGAGGGGCTGCCGCTGCACCTGAAACCGGGGCTCCGGTAGTAGCCAACTCTACAGCGCCCGTTTGGCCGGGTGCCTGTGGAATTGAACTAAATTGATTGTAGCGTGTTCCCATCTTTATTGCTTTTGCACTTTCATAAGGGAGAGGCTTTCTAAGTTCCCACGGTCAACTCTAACTATCTCAAACTTTGAAGCTTGCAGACCTTCCCTAAGAACTTTGTGAGCTTCTTCAGGAATCCCTGAGCCACACGTATAAAAATCCACAGCAGCATACCCGTGCTCCGGCCAGGTATGAATAGAGAGATGGGACTCTTCAATAACTACGACTCCACTTACGCCCTGGGGATTAAAAGGATGAAAAACAGACGCAACGATGCGAGTTCTAGCTGCTAAGGCAGCTTTCTCCATCAGCTCTTTTATTTGAGCCATATCGTCAAGTGTGGCTTGATTGCACCCTATATACTCGACCAAGAGATGTTTGCCGTGCGTGTTCAATTTCCACAAAATCTCCTATAAGTAATGTCTATCGGTGGTTCAGATCCCATCTTCTTTAGCATTATAAAATCTTGGCTCTTTATTTTAAATTTGCGTTTAGTGAATTTTTGGGTTAATTTATTGTAGCAAGTCCTTTTTAAGGTTTTGAATTCTTTGAGAAAAGGTAAGCGGTTCTAAGAGATAGTCTTCTTTTAGGTAAAACCTGAAAAGCAAAAGGATTGACTGCCTAGGGAGGACTCTAAGTTCCTCCTGTAATTGAAACTAATTGAAACTATAAGTAAAGCAATGCCCAAGATCCTAAATATATCCGCTTTCCAGAGGTATTTTGAAAACGAATGATAAAAGAAGTTCCTTGATCAGGGACGGGAATATTGAGAACTTCACCGTTAAGTACTGTGTTATAAGTACTACCTCCATTAAAACTGATCCCACAAACTAAATTGACTCCCGTTTCTTCAACATAGGTTCTCTGAAATCTATCAGCTTTGTCATCTGAATCTGTAAATATGTATTCTTCCCAAACCAACACGCATTGAGTGGGAGCAAATCCAAGTACATGGGATACTGAAAAGCATAATCCTGCATCGAGGAGGAAAGCATTTACCCAACCTGAAGTAACGATAATTCCCGTAGTTCCAGATGCAGCCAGATTAAAACTAGCCCCACCCATACAGGTATCGGCAAGGATATCCGTAAAACCGGCATAAGAAGCTAACAACCCATCATATTTGGCCGTCAATAAATCGGTAATATTAGTTGGATTGTTGTGTATAGCCACACCATCAGGAACGCGGATAACCGTTGATCCTGTGGCTTCTGATTGACCAGTTTCTGCTGTAAGGACATCAGTAATGTCTCCAGCAGTTGTGAACGGATCTATTAAATAATGTATCGACAATGCTTATCCGGTTTGTTAGAACCGGCCTCCACAATACTTATACCAGAAATTGCTTTCTGATTGATCACTTCCTGCTTCATAGGTCCATAACTCGTAGACCAAGATAATTCTTGCGTTCGCTCCAAAATTTCTTGAAAGCTTGATCTAAAGCTCGTAAAGCATATTGAGGACAATCTTTAGCAACTTCAAAAAGCCAAGCAAGTTCGTCTTTCTTGGCTTTTACCAATTCCTTATGCTCAGCAAAAGCATTAGTAAATTTGTTCTTCCCTTCTTTAGTATTAAATCTCTCAATTCGTCTGGCTAAAGACCAATTCCAAGCAAATCTAGTTGCTCCAGCTGATCTAAATAAGAGAGTCCTAACCCTATTATTGGGAACTAACTCTACTCTTATGGCTTTATGACGTTCCATTATTCTTTGTCGATTAATCGAATAAGAATGATATTGACATAGGCTGTTTACGGGTATGTTATTGGATTTAATCTTCTCATTGAACGTGCTATATACAAATTTTTAGTTGATAGGTACAGAGTGGCTATATAACTGTTATATTTATCCGTAGTCAAGGTATATGGAAAGAAAGAGTAACCACCTGAAGGAGCAAGCTTTGTATCAACAATATACCAACCCCCATCCAAACCATCCTTAACAATAAAAGTACTATAAGCTCCGGATGGCAATTTAACACCAATGGCATAATGGTGAGCCATGTCTTTTCTACAAGTTATGGAATAAAAGGTATAATCACTTTGACTTCCCCATTCAGCAGATAACATTGTTACAAGAGAAAGATTCCAAGTTCCTGTAACTGACTCAGCATAAACAAAGTTTCCCTTAGTACCTACTACATTCCAGTTATGGCCAATGGGATCAACATCTAAGTCCAAAAAATCAGGTGTTGGACTAGGGACTGGAGATATAAGGCGTTGAGCCCATATTGCAGTTGCCGGATTACCAATACAAGTGTACAACAAACCCGCATTTCCAACGGCCACATTGGTTTGTGTATAAGTTGTTTGAGATTTCACCTTGTTAAAAAGCCCAGATGAACCAGTATCAACTTCAACCGCAAAAGCCCAAGGAGAACCACTTGTAATTGTCAATATAACTGCATAACCAGCAGGCATTGACATACCACAAGCAATAAATTGATTAGCAGTATAGCAAGACTTACAAAATCCATATAAAGCATAACCGGATATTGTAAGTACTGAAGTCCAAGAAGCTGGATTACTTGGATCTGTGCTCGTGTAAATAAGAGAAGCAGAACCTAATGGGCCTACACCACATATGTAAAAGGTACCGTCATAAAAGAACCCATCAGTAATAAGTACTGCACTAAGGGTAGTAACCAACGACCACTGCGTACCGTTGGGGCTATAAAATATTTTACCATTAGGGTCACTAGTACACAGAACATAGCCCATATCATGCGTTGCATCAAAACCAGATATCAAAACTCCTGGGGGTGAAGAAGAAAAAGTTATTCCGGTGTCTACAGTTTCCCAATTTAAAATAGTGGAACGATACGTGGCACGTATAAATTCAGCCATTGTTGATAAAGTGCTTATTCCCGTACCGTAACCAATAGTTATTGTTGGATCATAATGAGTTAAGTCCGTTTTTAAATTAATATTGGGAGTGGATATCTTTCCTATCCCTCTTCCAACTCCTCTAGTATCATCTACTCGTGACAAATCACTAATAATCCCATTTACTCTATTGGCTGCATGGCTAGCAGGATTTGTTTGGCCATCAGCCCAAGCAGAAGCAGCATTAGCACTTATTTTTCCTAAACCATAATAGGTATCACTAGTTTTAGTTAGGTCAGCAATAATTCCAATTACTCTATTAGCTGCACTACCAGCTGGATTGGAAGAACCATCGGCCCAAGCAGAGGCAGCTGAAATAGTGATCTTGCCTAAACCACGTCCAGTTAAGTCATGAGACGTAGTTGTCAAATCTGAAATTATCTTATCCAATCTAATTGCAGCATTACTAGCCGGATTTGTTTCACCATCGAGCCAATCAGGACCAGCTGCTGCTGATATCTTCCCTAAACCATAATAAGTATCAGAAGTAATAGTCAAATCAGTTATGATTTTATCAAATGCAGCATCGGCATTTGCCGCCGGATTAGTAGTACCATCCGCCCAAGCTGAACGAGCAGGAGCGGTTATTTTTCCTAACCCTCTTACAGTAGAGACGCTTGTCAAATCAGTTATGATTTTATCTAGCTGAGTCTCTGCATTGGCCGCTGGATTAGTAGTACCATCTGCCCAAGCAGATGACCCCGCTGTGCTAATAGCCGATGCTGCATGGGCTCCAACCGGATCGGTAATATGCGCGTGTAACGCGGCATCTGAGCTTCCGGAACCTGGAGGAAAGATCAAAGCATTTGCTGGAACCGTATCCGCCGGAAGGCGACCAGGCCCTGGGCTCACTGTTGTTACTGGATTTTTTGTTGATGGCATCTTAGTTAGCCTCTACGCTTGGCGTTTGCCCAAAAGGTTCCCTTTGATTCTAAACACGCTTGCAGTGGTTCGATTATTCGCAAGTACAGGGTCAAAGAAAACTCCGTTAGTCTCGTCAAAGATGGCGTACCGAAGAAGTAAAATAAGAACTAACTGCCCTCTATGACCTAATGAACTATCTGCTGCTAGTTCAGCTAAAATAGGAAAAATGTCTTTATGCCTATCGGGATCGCTTAGATCCTGAGCATAAGCATTTGGAACATAACCTGCGGGAACAGTTTTGAAATAACTACGTCCTTCGGAATCAATATCTCCAAGACCTCGAGTAAAGATCAAAGATTCCGGATTTACCACCATTGGAAGATAAACTGGAAGACTTAGAAAACCGGTTTGAGAATTAAAGTTGGCAACCGAAATGTCTGCATGACCGGACAGGTCAGATTCTCCTAAATAAGGAGGGGCAGAACCAGGATAGATACCTCCCGTTTGAACATAAGCATACGGGAAAGGATACCCCTCATCTTGAGAACCAGACCCCGTTGTAAGAGCATACATGATTTTACTGGACAGCTTTGGAATGACCGTCAAGCTTGTGCTCAATAAAGCATTACGAGCCGCTTGTGGAGCCGCCATACGGTAATAAACGGTTATCTGCTCCCCATTTTGAGGAAGAGGTCGAATAGCATTATACGTGACTACAATGTTATCCCCAGGACTAGTTGCGGATGCTAACGTAATAATACGGCCAGCTGTATCCAAAGTTCCTGCCCTAGGAACTGAATTTACTAAGATAGATAAACCAGCAGTTTGAGCCCGCTCTGGAAGATAAACCTTGTCTGTTAAACCAGAAACTTCCGCCGCTGCACTATAGGTAATAGGTACAGTCCCATATTCAAGATGTACTTCTCGATGGGGATAATCCAGTTCCTGACTTACAATAGAGCTAAATGATACAGGGGCAGTTGCAGGTAATGCTGGCGGCCCTGGGTTATTAATTGAAAAACTAGCGGCACCAAAATCCGCAACAGGCGTGTGAGATAAACCAACTCCTGTTGGATAGCCTACAAGAAGAGTTACATATAAAGGCTCACTAGTTAAACCCCCCACCGCATGTGTGGTAATACTTAAAGAAGCAATAGGAATTGCTCCCAATCCTGTAATGGAGATAATGTGAGGCAAAGCATCGGTTGTTATGCCTGGTGCAGTTGGTGCCCACCACTGAGCACTCAGAATATCTAAAAAACGAACGTCAGCAGGAGCGTAGCTATCCCAGTTGAATGCTGCATAAGGATAAACCGCTAAGGGAGAGGGATTAATTGTAACTACGGAACCTTCTATCCAACCTCCCATGGGGGCATCTACAACGACTGTAACCGCCTCTAAAACTGAACGATCTGAAAATCGTCTACGAACAGCGTCAAACTCACCAATAAAAGGCCCTGACCCCGTATCTCCTGTAATAAAACCATCCCCACCATGGGCGTTTGTGATCCCTATCTCATTATCCATGAATACGGTAGTGCCCTGATAACCCCCACCATAAGGAGAGGTATCGGTGATCTCTGTACGCAACGAATTGTCTAACAGGAAGTTTACATTTTTCTCAAGTAATTCCGGCAGTGACCACCCTGAAGGCGACACTCCCATGCGGAGATCCACAATATCCCCTGCTGCAAAGATGTCATAAAATAGTCCATCAGGGCGATCTGACGGACCTGGAGAAGCTACGCCTCCATTATGATTTTGACGTCGATCAAAAGCCGTAGTATTGCGCCTAAACACGGCCAAAAGAGGCACTGCATACATATAACCATCAACTGTTCCGAGGGCATGGGCTGGATTTCCGTCCCCCGCAATCCACAAGCCGGGGTCACCGTTGCTGGATTGATTTACATAGGGAAATGTTGTTGCAATGCCATTAGGAGCTGCGGCACTAACAGGAACGGAATTAGCAACTACCGTGGGATCATCTAGTCCGTAAGGAAAGGTAAAAAGATTGACACCTGGGATTACCCGAAGCCGGTATTGAATTTGGACGCGCCTGGTTGTTTCTGAACCAACGAAGGTGTCTAAGAGATCATCGGCGTAGTTTAGAGCGACATCATTAGCGGGATCAGTAGCAACGTTACCTTCTTGCCAAATCCTAACTAAGACGCTCTTTCCTACTATGCTAGGAGAAGCGGAAATAAGCTGACGCCAAACTTCTAGCACCACAAGGTCAGTGCGCTGCGCTCCCGCTCCAGCCGGGCCTGCCCCAAGATCCAACTTATTAGATCCGGTGGCGTTGGTATGCTGAACTTTGATCAGCCAACCGTTGACATGAGCCTTGATGGCGTTCGGAATTTCTAACGTGTTAGCAACGGCGGAAGAAGAGAAAATGGCTGAGGTCGCATCCGAAGTAGTTAGGAAGTCATCAGAAAGCCAGCCGGAGGGGATAGATGATCGAAGAGCAAGTTGCCCATAACCATCTGAAAGATCCTGCGAGAGTACGAGTTCCCGGTCAAGAATTGGCTTACCCGAGATGAAAACGCAACTTTCAAAAGCTCTTCCATCAGGAACATCATACCCACTAACTCCTGGACCTAAATACTTGATCGTCATCTTAAGCAGCCTCTTTCATTAGAGAATTATAAGGAGGGATTCCTCTGGCACTACGCTATGCTCTCAAAATGTAAGACGCCAGGTTATTGCAAGTGTTGATGTAGCAGGCTTGGATATTAAATTAAACGTCAAATAATTTATGAGACAATCGAAATTAACTAGATTGACCGATGGGTCATAAGAACCATTTGGGGGCAGAACGGGATTTCTAACGGACATGTTAGTTGAACAATTTCCGCCGATTAACCCCATTTCTTTTAGTGGGCCAACTGCTTCGCTTTCGGCATAAGTCGTGGTGAAGTCTGCCACGTTCGTCGGGATAGCTGTAGGCATCCCATCGCCATCAATGAATTGAGTGCTTGTAAAAGTCTTACGCGCAAGTTCTGAATAAAGCGACCTTTGCGTCACAGTTGGAGCGGGGGGAGTAATTCCCCATCCTGAATCTCCAGTACCAATTGCCAAGGCATAGATCCCGTGAGGAGGTTCTTGAGAATCTTTCATAAGACGACACAGAAGAATTGAGGCGTCCATTACAACCAAATTTTTAAGTTCCCTGTGTTCTTGAATTTCCCCTGATACTCCATCTTTCATAGTAATGAAAACATCCCCTCGGATATGATGCTTACTAAAATCCTCAACTTGAAAGCTCCTAACCGCAAATGCGGGAGCTTTTTCAGCAACTTTTTTGAATGACTCAGAACTCTTCATTCTCATCTCCTCTGTCGCTCTACACCATGGCTTTCCCCTCTAGCAACTACATAAGAAAAACCGTAGCGGTTTAGACGGTCGCTTCCGCACTCAGGCTAGAATCCCCACGCATACCAAACTGAAGGACGGTGATGACTGTAGAAGGCCCCGGCGGAATAGGAGCTAGGTTGTTAGCCGTAATGAAATACCGAGGAGGTGTTCCCGCATTATCAAAAATTTTCCAAGCCACGTTATTCAAGAGCGAGACGTAATCCGGATCCCAAGGTTCCGCCATCGCAATTACGCAAGAATCTTCCACAGGCTTAGGAACTGCATCACTTAGATAATTATGAAGCTCCAGGGTAGCTTCCATGAGCCGTGGGAATTTGGCCCATAAAACCGCCGTAGAGTTTGTAGTTGTGACGTTAGGAGTTGGAACAATCCCTGCCCCATGCGTGAATAATACTGGAGGATCTATAGCCGCCGGGAAATGATATTCATCGTAAGCCTTGGTACAAACTCCCACCTCGTCTACGTCAATGATCGAATTGGCTGCTGCTGTCACTAATGCGGGGGAGAAAAATACAAGACCCCCATGTATGCCATACAAACCGTTCTGAACTTCTCCCGAGAAGCGTTCTAATGGAATAGCTACTCGTAAAAGGTTTTCAATCCATTGAAAAACGAAAGTATCAGGGAATAAAGATTTTCCACTGACTGTGAGGATGCCACTTAGCGTTGTAAGCTTGTAATGACGCTCATCTCTCAAGTCAGCCCCAAGAGTTAGAACTACGGAACGAACCGGGCTTTGTTCCACCTCAACCGACAGGATAGAAACAGGAGTATTACTCAAATCGGTCAGGGCATAATGCACAGGGTCCGTGAGCGCCGCATTTTGGAGCATGTTTTCTGAGAAAACCGCACGGACTCTGGTCTTTCTCGTAGCAACTGCAAAAAAAGTCGGTGAAAGAGGAGTGCCTGTAAAGGTTACAGAATCTAATGTGGGGGCTAAAGGTTGACCCGAAAGTCCCCGAGCATCATCAATTGTCAGTGTGTAAACAATTTCAGCTTGTGGATCAGTGACTAGAAGTACGGTTTGAGCACTCTCAACTACAACGGAATGGACAACTAAGGTTGGAAAGATTGAGTAGTTCCCAACCGAGGCTAACGCTGGAAATGTTGTATCAAATAAATCCGTGTATCTTACACGAAGAAGGGTAGCACTAAGAGAAGTGGCTGATCCTAGACCATAAGGTGAATAAGCACCTCCATAAGGCCCACTCCCGTATTCCCCGCTACCGTATGGTCCAAATAAATCAGTCATTAATAATACCTAAGAATCGATGAAGATTTGAATTGCCGACAAACCAGGAACTCTAACCAACCTATAGTCATGGTAAAGATTGTCAAGAAAATCAAAAAGTACACCTCCGACCGTTTGACCGTTATTTAAATCCACTACAAAGACATAACGTTCTCCTGATACCATTGTCACAAAAGCCAAACCTATTGTGCTTCCTGGAGATGAAAGTCCAACCCGGATTTGGCTGTCCCCAAGACCTCCGCTCGAGTCTTGAACCACTTTAAACCTAAACCGCACCTCTGTTTCTAAACTAATAGAATCAGGCAACGGAGTATTATTACGATATATCGTGCGGGTCCCAGTAGCATCCGTACCGTACCTTAAAATTCCCGCGAAAGCAGTGGCAAATTGATGTGAAGGATCGTCACTAACTCGTGACCACGGAGTAGGAGCCGAAGAATCATCTTCTGGAAGAACAGACCCATCATAATTGAGACAAACCAAGTTCTGAAACGATAACGTCCCTAAATCGTAGGGTTGAGACTCATCGCTGAAAGGTGCAATCAATCCAGGGCTTCCCGTGGTGCTCTCAATAACTTTTAGACTATTGTAAAGGACATCATCAGGTACAACAATTTCAATCTTTTGCTCTGCATCGTTCAGTACAAATCCTTGGCTGTTTAGAACATCTTCCGGCCTATTGAGCCCCGCTACTGGGACTAAAACAGGTGTGGGCCTTCTCACCTCATACGTTTGAGTACTTGGCACTAAAGGCGTTCCATCATTCAACAACGTGAAAGCTACGAGGTTTGGATCTCTAAGAAGATCCGGTTCAGTTTGAGGCGGGATCCCCTCAGATTCACTCCAAAAATCCGTATGGGTATGAGCAATGGTTGTTCGGTGATGCTCATAAGAAGCCATCACGTTACGCTGATTTAAAACTTGATGATGGGGAACAATTCCTAACTCTGATTGTGACCGAACGGCTCCAAACCTAACGTAATCCCAAGAAGTTTGGGAGATGTTCGTAGGATCAAAAGCACCCCAAAGGATGGACGGTAAGTTACCTGCAATTGTCCTAGCAATACCACTAGAGCAAGAAGGTAAATCTATAGAATTATATCCAACCAGAATAATTGGAGTAACAAGGGTGTCAAGATAAACAGCCAGCCCACCGCTTGGATCTTTTGAAATTCGATACCGATGAGGGACAGACCAGTCGGTCTGGTATGCAATCCGATAATCCACTTCGGAAGGCTGGAATGGAAATGGTGTTGCAACATCTACCGTAATAACCGTCGGGGTTACATTTGTAACTCTGTAAACGCCTTTATTAAGCCCAATGTCAACAATGAGCTGATCATCTACTACAACGCCACTAGCTACAAAAGTTGCCACCAAATCTGTAAGGGTGTTTCCATTGACAGCCGCTCCTCTACCCGAAGTTCTAAGAGGTAAGTGATAACCCGTTAAAGCATTCGGATCATATCCTTTCCAAAATCCCACAAATCTCCGGTAACCGTAAACTGGATCCAAGTCATAGGTGCGATTAACTCTCCAGAAGTTGGAATAAGCCCATAAAACGGAACTTTGAGCTTGAAGACTAAGAGAAGTTGACGACCCAAAGGAAACTTGTCCTGAGGGAGTTGGTGGGGATGCCGTAAAAGAGCTGTAGGCTAAAGAACCTAAAAAAGCACCATCAACAAACAAAGAAACCAAATTGCCAGCAGTACTCTTAGTTGCTCGATATGTGTGAAACTCTCCGTCAAACCAATTAAAGAGAAATTGGACGCCCAAAACGTTTCCATCAGAATGGAACCGCACGTAACGATTCCCAGCTACTTCCTCAAGTAAAACACCTACGGAACGAGACCCATCATAGACTTGTGACATAACGCCACAAAAATCCGCCGGGTCCGGGGTATAAGTCAAAACTTTAGTTCTAAATTCCAAGTCGTAATCGATGATAGGTCCAACAATACGATTAGGATCTGTATCCACTACAGCATCATCAAGATGATAAACCAAGCCGTCTAAAGTTGAAGTGTCCTCAATCTTTAAGTACTGCCCTACCATTGATGCAGAAGCGCCACCGGTTTTATTCCAAAGGTAAGGAGCAAATTGCTCAGGCAAGGATCGTCCACCGTAGCTAAACTTCGGAGCAGCTTTGTCTGGGAAGAAGCAAAGCTGCATAAGACGGTCCCCATCATCTATGGCGGCCAAAACAGCATTGGGGGTAATACCATGTGTAAACGTCCGAAGAGCCACGTTCACATCTAAAATGGTATCAAAGGACGCTGCTAATAAAGGCTCAATTCGAGAGTAGCCTTTGAAGTCTCCACTAATGAGTCCGGCCGCACTAGATGAAGGTAAATCAGTAGCACTGGTGGAATCTAAGAGTAGAAAATCCCCACCAACAATGGTCTCGGTACCATGAAATCCAACAGGAGTCCAAGGTTGCGAAGCTTCCTCTGGTGGCGTTGTTCCTTCGTAGGAAACAAACATTGAAGGAGCTGCTTGCAATGGATTTAGAGGTATTGCTGAGTACCGAACAAAACTCCAGGTAGAAGTATTCTCCGCTGCACGAGATATAGACCCAAAGAAAACACCTTGCAGCTCATCAAAAGGAACATTCAACTCTTCTAAGTAGGGTATCTCCGTAGGTAATGCTCTCAAGGATTCTACAATGGAACCATCAACATAGAAGTAAATAACCCCTGAACGATCACGGAAAATACGATAACTATGCAAGAGAGCCCAATCAAGTTCTATGGGCGCTCCAGTAGAAACCCCTAAAGAATCCACGCCTCCGGTCCAAGCGGTAATGTTCGAAGGATCATTACCTGCTCCGGCTTTCAGAAAGCCTACTTTTTTAGTGGTCCCATCAAGAAGGAAGCCCACAATCACGGCTTTCTCATCATCTGAATAACCAGATATTACCCCTGTAAATACTCCTTCGGTAACTGGTGCGGCATCAAGGGTCATCCGCCAAGCAGTGGCAAAAACATGTGGAAAAGTTAGATCAACATCGCGAGACCAAAAGATGGGGTTGCCCCCCGGAAATGGTCCGGTCGTGTTATCAACCACCACGAGATCTGTACCACCAACAATTGAAGCTGACCCTGTACCGTGACGTACCCAGGGATAAGTCAAACTTGCTTCTGGTAAAACAGTGGCTTGGTAATTTACGAAGATTGAACTTACTTGCCGAGACATCGGAGGGAAGGCAATTCGATGCGTCGGGGAGTTCAAAAGAAACGTATTCGGATCATTAAGTAAAGCCGAATAAGCTCGTTCATACGCCCTATACTTTAAGTCACGTTGTAACGGCTGATCAACTTTAGCCCTTAAATCTAAGGGAACAAACGTCTCAGGTCTGATGAGCGTATTGTTATAGCGGTACTTATGCTGAGAAGCATCCGTTGGACGACCGGTATCTCTGTTCCAATTATTGAGCCGAAATTCTTTAGAGTTCAATCTACGGAAATCAACTACCGGGTTACAAATCCAACAATAATCAACGTCTACCGTATCCGTAGCTGTTGGAACAGCAGGTAATACAATTTGACCTAAGAGCCCAATGACAGCGTCAGCCGTAATGGGGGAACCATTAACCCGCACGGTCACATCAGATGGATCATCTGCTATCTCTCCGTCTCGAGGATCGAATATTTCCCAAACGATGGCTCCGTCCGCTGCATCTGGAACCGAAAAACTAGCCACTACTCCTACATACCAACCGGTCAAAGGAAGAACGGCGGCTGCCCTCGATGTGATTCTGAATGTCCCCGAATTAATAGTCCCCGTAAGCGTAATGTACTTCCCGATCATTGAAAGCGTTACGGTTGCCGTTGGCAGGTATAAAGTTGTCGCGTCTTCAACAGAGGCTGTACTTCCCGTTTGAAGGGTAAGGGCTGGCTTAGTAATTGGACCGTGATCTGTAAATACACTCCTAGAAGATAAAGCTGGGCTTCCACTAAACACTGCCAGATTAAACGTAGGGTCAATTGGATTGCCCGCAACGTCATGAGGAGTGCCTGTTGCATTTACTTCAAGCTGATAGGAGCCATTCTCAAAGCCCACCGTTGTAAGCAGAATCTGTGTTGGGGAAATTGTACCAACGGTTTTGACTTGTACGGGGCCTTCGGCACCTAATCCCGTGATTGCGTACTCTCCCGGATTCTGCAAAACGGAATCTATCCGCATGGCTTCCGAAAAAGTAATAACAACTTGTCCTTCATCTAAAAGATCAGCACTTACAACTTGCGGCTTCGGGGCACTTGCAACAAAGCTCTGGGAAACGACAAAAGGATGCCCTGTGAGGTCTTGCAAACCATTTATATTCAAAACGTAGGTCTTAATACCCGTAGGTTTGTTAATGGTAAGGGTGACCCCCTCAAGCCCTGTAGTGTGCGTCCAAGATATGTGCCCATTCTGAGGATCCAGTAGAAACAACTGCCGATCTAATCTCAATGTACCATCTGAATAAACTACCAAGACCTTAGCAAATGGGACATAATTTCCAGTGCTCTGAAGGGAAATGAAATCTCCAACATAAATAGGAGTCGCAGCTCCGTATGGGAAAAACAAGTTAGTAAATACACTTGGGACACGAGTTAGATCAGCTAAGAATCCTGACTCACCATTTAAGTGTGCTTCAGGGTGATTAACCAAGTTAGATATACCTATCAAACTAGAGCTACCAGTTATAGTGGCCTGCGCTTCTCTCCTACGTGCAAGAGCTGCTGAAAATGTGGAATTGGCCAACATAGCCGCTCCATTGGCATCGGTCAGATTAGCTGAAAATTCCGAAGTACCCTCCATGATTACAACAGGGGTTTCAGGATCAGAAACCACAAATCCAACACCAGACTGAATCGTAGTGTAATTTAGGGCCACATCTTGCACTACCACGGGGACGGCATCCGAGGGTTGTGCGATTACATAGTTGGACGGATCTGCGGCTTCTTGAAAGCCGAGAATGCTTCCGAAAGTCACCTCGAGTGAGGTTCCGTCACTGTGGATAAGCATTGCCATAAGTAAATCGAACCATTACACGCTGAGCTAAAGATTCTTCCTTGAGATCGCTTGAAGCCAACACTGACCGGAACGATTCAACCTGGTCTCTACTCATATCCTTTCCCATAATGTAATGTTCAAATGCTTCTGCAAAAGCTTCTTCAGCGTTACTCTTTCCATAACCACTCACTGGAGACACGGGTTTTTCAACCCCATCTTCCATAGGACCTGAGCCTTTGCTTTCAGAAAGATTTGTCCTAATAAGAGAATTGAATCTAGCGCGTTGTTCCGAATGCATGAATCTAAACCATTTTCGATGACCCAGTTCATGCACCACTGCACCTGACAACCATTCAGTTGGAGGAGCTGTCATCTCCATGACATCAGATCCACTATGATATGCTCCGGCCCGGCTTTGAAGATCCTTGTACCCTAACTTTCGATAAGCTTCTTTAGCATTTTCATCCAAAACATGAAAATTTCGGGACACAAACAGCACTCCGTACCACAGTTTTTCAAACCCCTTTTGATGTATAAGTTGATGGGCTTTATCTAGCCATTTAATATATTCTTTTGAACCTTTGGGATCCACTACAACAACCTTCATATGCCCAAGATTAAACTCTTTAAATGCAGGTTCTTCATGTTCTTCCCGCGTCGGGGAATAGCCTAAATTAGCTTCTTCTGCTTTAATCGCTTCTTCTAAACGTTTGGCGTCTATTCGCAACAAATCCAGAATTTTATCCAAAAGCTCAGTCAAATTAGCTTCCCGCTGCGTACGGTAAGGACTCTCAGGCACACCTCTCGCCTTAACATAAGTTGTAAGAAGTTCAGCAAACTTGGTCTTATACAGACCAAACATCTTCTCTCCATCAGCCTTAGTAAATGTCCCCCGGCTATATACTTCCGGTTCAGTATCCACCTGCATCCAATGTTCAGCACCTCGACGCTTATCGTTTAAAGCATCTCTCAACTCTTTGAATGCTGCTTGAACCTTCTGACCCTCCGGCATACCTTCTAAAGAAGTCAGTGGCCCCCTACGAACGAAATAAACTTGCTGTTCTAAATTGTCTACAAATTCTAACAAACGATAAAAAGCCTTAAATACATCGGACCAGTTATTAATAGTGGGATGCAGTAAGGACAGCCAGCCTCTTCGGACTCCCATAAGCCAAGACTTTGTAAGAAGTTCAGCCCTCTTATATGTGTAAGGTTCAAAAATCATTGGAATGATTCTCCCCACTCACATATCGGTTGACTTTTTTACCTAACCGATCTCTATCTCGTATGCCCTGCCAATAAGAGCGAAAATCATCATAGTAATAGATTCCCATATGCCAACGCATAGCATCCAAGATTCTGCCAATTGTGTCATTAGGTAAATAATGATCGGTAAAAATGTAACGGACATTAAAGAGCGTATGAGCGGGGCGAACGAGGTCTAAAACTTGTCTGATTGCGGAATCAGCGTTGAAAACATCTACCGGGAAACCACCCCCAGAAGGGGCTAAGTAATCAATTTGAAAGACAAACTCATCCGAGATGTCTAAGCCACTTGCCCCTCGACGAACCAAGAGAAAATCTTCTGTAACCTGAATATTCCCTGACATGAACAGGTTTATTACATCCCGCATAGAAGCAGGAGTAGAACCTTGAAAATAGATGGCGATTAGGTTCAGGAAGAAATTCCGAAACTCTTCATCATTCCACCCCAAATCAGGTAATTTGCTATTGACTAAAACTAAATAACCAACTATGGAATAAAGAAAATCAGATCTTGTAGTTGAAAACTGGCGGTCACGATCAATGTCTTCTAGTGCCAACTCAATTCGAGCAAGTTCTACCGATACCGCCTTAAGCGCTTGGCTATAATTACTGCCTTGTACAGCACTCGTATAATTTGACGGCAAAAGATTGAGGAGCGTCGAGAATATGGTTTGCGCCCGTTGTATAAGCCTTAACTGATACTCTTTCCCCGTTTGGGAAGTTGTGGAATTTAACCTAGTAGGATCGAAAACAAAGCGTGCCATTAGACCTCAGTAAAAGCTCTCCAGGTTAATACAAGTAGCCCTAAGTCAATCACTTCCATTGGGGCAACGTTAATGTCATGAGAACCAGAATCTCCACGTATTACATAGCTCGCCGAAAATTCATGCTTTGACGGATCATCCGGGGGAACTCCTGAACCGAGCAAAGACACAACTACGTGATTGGCCGTCCTTCGTAATCGTTCCGCAGCATACTGATCGGGTAAGAATCCTTCAGCAGCCAATGTGGCGTCATCTGAATATCCTGTAATAATAGCGCCTCCAGACCCAATGATGTACGCCTGATTTGAAGCGGAACACAAAAGAGCCAACGAAGAGGCTATTGTCATTGCTTCATCGTCTTGAAAAACGCCCTTATGTTCCGTTTCCAACCCGCCTCCATCAGTTGTCGGAAACTCCAAAGCATCTGCCAAGATGTAAGCAATATTCCCCCCAATATCTAGAGAAGGCAATTGAGTGTAGGTCGAAAGTATCGTTTCCCGAAGCTTTTGACTCCCATCAGCGTAAGCCATTTTAGCCATGGGAAGGACATTAAATTGAACCCCAACGCTGTCATTTATTGCTGAATCTACATTGGACTGAGCTACATCTTCACCGATGAGCTTCTTGTCTAAAACAAGGGATACATTATTGCGTACAGCCGGATCAGTTTTTTCTTTAGTGGCCCCCTTCTTAAGCTGAACCGTTGTCTCAATATCAATGGCGTTCAGTATAGATTGTTTCACAAGAACATCTGCTGTCACATGCCGCTTACCATTAATGATGGACTGCAACTGTTGTAAGAGATCATTTATGACATACGATACAAAAAAGTTTTCATCATGGGTATAATCAATGGATACTTCTTGCCCACTTGCTATTAGAGAAGCAGAAGTTCGCACAACTCTGGCAGGCGTTGTAGAGGTGCCTTGAATGATGTCATAATCCGGTGCAGTAGATCCCGGAGCACTATACTCTACAGTTCGCAATTCATTAAAAACACGAATTGTTGCTGTATTAATTCCAATAGAGTCCAACGGCTCTTGCTCAAATCCGATCAGCACATGAAGTTCATCATTAACCGTAATGGTGTCACCACTTGGAATGCCTCCCGATGGAGTGATCGCCACATAGTTTCGAGCAATTGTACTTTCCTCATCTAAGAGAGGATCATCAGTTTTGTATAGCTGGTAGTGGACACCCGAAGTCAGTGCTCCTGAGACTTCACCAACAACCGAAGTAACACGGCGCACAGGTTGTAGAGTCATGTACAACCGATTCAAAACTTGGAAACGATAATCAGCCGTAACTATGTCATCTAGGGCTGTGATGGGTTGAGCAATCGCCGTATTGAGTTGGAAAGTATTGTAGGTTAGGATAACCACTCCGGTCAAATCATAATCACTCCCCGTGGTTACGTTCCTAACACCCAACCCCGAAGAAAGATTGTCTAAAATTTCAATGATAGGGGTTGTAGTCGTTACGCGAGAATCTAAGACTTTGAATTGCAGATTAACTACGTCAATAATTTGACACTGAATATCGCGAGCTATCTCAAAAGTAAAAGCGAACTTGTCCTGAACCTGCCTCTCTTGTACCCCTTGTACCCAAATATCAACCTTTCCTCCAATGTGCTTTTTCCTTACATCATCATAATCTCGCATCATGAGCGCATCTCCGCTCTTGATGATTCTACTTTTAATAATGCCAATCTTCGCAGCACTAGTTGCGGAATAACCGGTTTCCGTTCCAGTATCTACAGAGGCAAAGGCTAACATAGACCGGGTAGCTAAATCAGCATTTGATTCTTGATTGTCCCCCCAAACGGTGGCTGATTCGTTAATGGCCTGAAGCCCACTAACTCCGGTTACCGTCTTAATAGCACCAGCCGGAACGTTACCCGCTGAACCTGACTGCTCCGCTACAATGGCGACTTGTATCTCGTAACGCCTAGCTTCAAAATTATAATAAGCTTCCGCGTTTATCGTAGGAAGTACAAACGAGCCTCCAATCCGAAAACGCTGAGCTGTAATACCCGTTGTTGCGTCCGCTGTTGAGATAGCGAAGGAACCAGCCGGTACTGAAATATCTTTTGTGGGCCTAGTTGTTGTGTAAAGAGTAAGAGATCCAACTGCTTGCCGTCCCGGAAGACGGGTTATATTTACATTGGCGGCTAACTTATCAAATTGTTGATCAATTAATCCCTGTACAGATGAATCGTTTGTATACCCAAGAGCGGCCTTAAGAGCCTGCTTATAAGCACTGCTCGCTACAGGGTCAGAAACACCATTTCCACTTACGTTGTCAATCGCAAGCAAAGTCAAAAAACTTTGGCTACGATGCACAAAATCTACCAAAAACCAAATACGTTCGGCTTCCGACGCAAAGGGATCAATATCCACATCACGAGAAACGGAACCGGGAACCAGAGAAATCTCAGCATTTATCCTGAGAACGGCGCTCATGTAGTCCGTAACGATTTGCGTTTGCGTCCGACCTGGAAGATCTCGGATAGTTGTATCAATAATTAGCGGTGTACCAAGGACTTCTTGTGAATAAGGAGTTTCTACCTCCATGTTAGTTGCTGGATCAAAATAAACACCGGTCACCACGTAATAAAGAGGATCAGTATCTGGAACGCTGATGAATTGGTCCGTGTTGATAATCCCAGTTCCCCCGGCCCGATTGTGATTAAAAACAAGGAATTCATTGAATGTGTAGTTTTGGATAGTTCCAGTAAACCTAATTTTTCCAGCTAAAGAAGCATTATCATGAAAAGAATCCAGACGAACTGCTAGTTCCTTACCAAACTCATCTTCTTCAGAGATTCTAAGACGTATGTTCTTATTTGAACTCACGTCCCATATGGCAAGATCATCGTAGGCTACAATGTCATCTTCTTCAAACTCACTAGGGGAAGTCAGAGGTTTTTCATTAATTTTATAGTATCCTGTTGCTCCTGCGGCTGTTACTGAGGCATAAAAATTGAAACCTAAAAAAGTTGCGATAGTGAGTAAAGGATTGGGTTTGGCGACTAGTATATCAATGGAATTTCTGTTACGACGCACTCTAATCCCCGTAGGAGTTTGCGTTCCCGGAGTATCTTCTTCTGTAACCCGTGTCACAACCACGGAGGAAGTTGCCGAAACGCCTCCTACAAGGTCAATTGTACGAATGAGGATTGTGTTAACCCCAAACTCTAACGGTAATCCAGTTGGATAAATCGTCAGATTAGGAATTGTGAAAGTTAGAAGAGAGAACGTAACTAAATTTGGGTCAGAAACAAATACTCCCCCATTTATTGAAACCTGTATCGAGACGGTAGTTACATCGACGATGCCTTCAATATAAATCGCTTCTTCATTGGTCGTAAAAACCAAATTTTCAGTCGTACTTGATCCATCTCTTAATAAAATTTGAGGAGTGGTGGCCATTTATAAATTCCTTACCCGGATAAAACAGTACTACTTAAAGATTGTCTAATCGTTCCTTGAGTCAGGGCCAAACTTTGAGGTGATCTTAATCCTCGTGTGAATTGGATTGACTTATTAGATCTATTCTGAACCGTTATGTCAACAAATATGACGGTGGGATCTTGATCCGATTTTTGAAGGTTTACAGAAAGGAGCCTAAAAGGAAACTCTTCATCTGTCACAAGTTGACCAACATCCTCTTCTTGCTGACGCTTAATCGATTGCCACCGATTGAATGCTTGATAGAGATCTGACACAACCATGTTTTGTGCAAACCCACTAGCTGACAGTTTCTTGCCAATGGACTCAATAAGCTGTGTGCCATACCAGGTGTGGAATTGATTGCTGCCTTGCATGGTGTAAAAATCTTTTTGCAGTTCTTGAATAAGTAAAGCTTCATCTCTGACTTCAACGATGTCCCCATTCAAATCATAGCGCCAATCATTCTCATACCCAGTACCCCCACAACGACGGCACTCTTCCCGTAGTGTGACATAAGAAATCTCCACAAAGTTAGAATCACTTTTTAGAGGTTCATCAAATATGATCAGCCTTGCTGGACGATCTGCAAGCGTGGTAGGGTCACTAACAAGGGTCCATCCCGGAACCGATTGCTGACCTCGATAATTGCGGTTAGTTGTAAAACCAAACACGCTCGCCGCTGTACTGGTAGCTTTCAAGAAAATACTAGCTGAAGGCCCTGAATTTCTTGTAGTAAACACTAAACGCTCATTTACAACCGAAAAGAATATTCCCGTAAACTGTTGATTCAGTAAGTCTACAACACGAGAAGCAGTCATCTGATTTAGAGCTGGAAGCGTAACTGTTTGTAAGGCCCCTTCATTCACCGTCAATTCTAAAATATCGTTGACACCGGTTGTAATGCTAAAAGGACCACGTCTTGTTCCTGAAGAAGTGGCAGGTAAAAAAACGCCAGATGAAGGTACAGGAATTAGGTTATTGAGCAAAACCTTAACTGAAGAAGCCGATGAAATGGGCCTTAAAGGACTTACAGTTTGCCGATCAGAAGCTGGAAAGAGAGCTTCCTCGGTTACTGCATGGGGACAAACTTGATCTAGTAAGCGGTCGGCTGACACTTTATTTTCCTTAAACTTGAGGTTTTACGGGGCCATCTAAGGTACGTTCATAAGAAGTAGCTGTAGCTCCTTTTTCACTAGGCGTGTAACCTGCCATTGGAGCCCTGGCCAATTTTCCATGTGGATCGAGGTTAGCCTCGTCATTCGTGGCAGCCATATATGCACTATCAGTAATTAAGGTGCCCATTTCCTTAATGTAAAATTCCAAAGACCCCTCAGTATCTACGCTGGCTTTAAGTAATTTTAACTCTTTGATTTCAGCATCTAACTGTTCTGCGTAATCAACAGCCCTGCGAATCTTTCGCTCTAGGTAGTCACGCCGTCTATGTAAATCTCCTTCGATCCACTTCCGCATCTTTTGCATAATGGTAGCGGATGGGGCATCGGCCATACCCAAAACGCTTATTACTTCACCGTTGCTCAATAATTGAGCCGGTTGGGTTTCACTTCCTTCTAATCTAAAAACCGGTTGGGAAGCGTTACGAACTTGCAAATCAAACTCAGCATCCCCACCAAGAGCTTCATAAGCCCCGAAAAGTTTACCACAGTAGGTATTTGGGGGATCATCTTTAAAAGCCGTAGGCAAGCCCCCTGAATCGTACGCAAAAGCCAAATTCCCAACGCGATCACGTTCCGCTTGAAGATGAGCTATCCGAGCATCAATAAGCTGCACCTGATTGCGCACGTAGGTCTGGAACCGCGCAAACTGACTGGCAGTGAACGTTCCCTGAATGTCGTGGCTCATTTTTAAAAACTCTCAACCTTTTCTTTAGAACTATGATAAGAGAGTTTTCAGAAGATCAACTTAAAGGCCGCCGAATAAAGGCTTACATTCGGAGCCACATAAGCAAAAGCAACACCTCCTGTATATCCGCCCGGCCCGCTCGGAGGCGGAGTTCCTCCTGCATTGTCAATAAGGGAAGCCCATTCATTAATATCGCCCTCTGTCTCAGAAACGCTGAGGATATAAAAACCAGCGGACAGATTAAGGATAAAATCCAAGATAGAGATCAAATATTGCAGGAACTGTTCCAGGGTGTTGATCTTCCGTTCGATGAGGTCAATGAACGCTTTAAGCTCATCTACAACTCCCGAATAAGCATCAAGAAGGGCTTGCATTTTTGCCAGCAATTCATACAAAAGTTGACCAGACCACGGAACGATATCCCGCAAAATGCTGATCTGAATCCAGTCAGGAGAAGTACCAACTAGCGTAAAAGCTTTGCAGAACTCTACGGCCGCTAATACATTCAAACGAACCAAGGGATCTTCAAAAACCTCTCCGTACAGAACCCCTGCGTCTTGAACGGCTTGCTTCCCGGCTGATTGAGGAACATTAGTAATTTCAAAAACCATGTCACTTAACGTCTTGGCCGTAAGATCCTTCGAATCTGTAGGGTCACCCTTTGGATAGGTGCCTTCCATGAGAGCCTTGAATGCCACAGCAGAATTAGCTTGCAGCATTGCCCCGGCTACCATGATAGCTAAACGAGAGGAATTCCTCCGAACCAAAGTATTGTTCCAAGGATTTTCAGGCAGCTTCCCCTCAAAATCGGGCTGAAAAATTGCTGTTACAGCAGTACTGTTTACGGCATTGCCTACTAACGGAACAGCTTGAAATGACGTAAGTGGCCCTGCCAAAGAAACAAGGGAACCCTTTCCAATATCAGAAATCACCGAAGGCTCCACAACTGCCCCTGTATTGGGATTCCACTTGTGCCCAGGTGTCAACTGCAAATGAAAGTTAAAAGAAAAAGCCGTTTGAAATAATCGCCTAAGATTTTCAATGACATCGAACTTATCAGGGTAGGTGGGGATTCGTATGGGCGCTACCGGAGTGGCCTTACCCATAACAGGGTTATCTCCCGGCCATTTTAGGTAGTGACTTGAATCGACTACGTCCGTTTCTGGCGCTCCAAGAACTAGAGTTGTTCCTGAAACTGCTAAGTCCCCGCTAAAAGCTCGCACTCGATAATAGTAGGTCTTATCTAACTCAACATCCGTATCAATATACCGGAAGGTTCCTAACTGTCCTAAAATAAAAGTAGCCGTAGCTGTAGTGGCATCAATGACGATGTACTTTTGAAATTTAAAGAAAGGGTCATGATACTCATCTGTAAGTCTGACTTTACAAACAACCGGAACCCCCGGTTTTCCTCGTTGCTCAAACTTTGTAGGGAGCATAGCAGTAACCTGACCCGCTGCATCAGCATCCCCTAAGTTTGCTATGTCAACTTCACCCACGGCCGGATTGACTTCACTCTTCTCAATCAAAAACTTCGGGGGAATAAAGTTTACTGCAAGGGCTCCAAATAAGTCTGAGAAACCAGGGTCACCGGGAACCGTGGAAGGGGGTAAGGACCATTCTACCACAACTGACTCAGGTTGATCTTGAAAGAGTTTTACAACTGAAAGGATGGGATCTCCACTGGTTCCAAGAGGAAGCACTTTGAAGCTAGCAGGAGCTAAATATTGAGGGGTAAGAAATTGTTTTCCAAAGAAGTTAAGTAGAATCTGAATCAGATGAACGAGGCCATTAGCGCTTTCCGCATCTGCCACAATAATAGTAAAGCCACTTTGATTTAATCCTGCAACTGGTTGAGGACGGTTTGGGTCACGAGAATCATATAGTCCTGCCTTGAAACGAGTAACAAATGCGGAAAAACCACCTACGAAACGATTAAAATTGGGATCTTTTAACGGATTAGGAACATCAAACCAACCATAAACCCCCGTTTGTTGGAGTGACGCAAATAGTTCTTGGATAAGCTGAAGGAGCGCTTCAACGAGGGCTTTAATTGGGTTTCCAAAATCAATGAGAAACGCTTTTACAGTTTCCAGGATAGTCTTAAGAACTTCTAAGAAAAGCGTAAGGGTCTCTAAGATATTCCTAGCGCCTTCCAACAAATCCTGTCCCGGAAGCTGGATTGAAAAGGATTCCCAATTTGGAGTAGTGGCCATTTTAGCTTAGCTTCCGTATTGAAGCTTACTCAATTTTTTCTTCAGGCTTGTGATCTCAGCTTGGGTCGCAACGATACTAAGTTTACATACTTCTTTCATTTTACTGTTGATGGCAAACTCTCTCTTTTCCCATTCTACTTTGGGTTTTTGCGGTTCTTCCGGCATTTCTTCTGAGATTAGCTTTTCGCTCATGACTCCTCAACGGCAAGTAACTTGACTAATTGATTGTAGATGTCAGCTTGTGCTTTAATCCGGTTTGCAATAGCTGTAGCTTGTTTCACAACCAAACCAGATTCCAAATCTATCCTGCTGTCAATCCAGATCCATCGTTTATCGTAAAGCGTATCCGTGCTAATTAAAATGTTGACTACCGTATCAACGTCGGTAGGGAATGCCGTCCGACGAGCATCTACAATGGTATCTCTTACATTTAGGTCCGACACAAGAGTTGCCCTAGCAAATGAAGTAGTATCAGATGCACCACCCCGAACTACTGGAACCGGGGTTGTAATAAGCGCTTTGAATGTTGTGGCACTAACCAGCAAAGAGGTAAGCCCTGAATAAATAGTGAAGAGATCCACAAGGGATTCTTTTGAGACCCCAAAAACACTTACGATACGGTAAGCTACGCCTGAAATGATGGGGAAAGAAGGATCTACAAAAAGACGAGTCTCTGAAAAAACACTTTGAACTTGATAGATTCCGGCATCGCTTCCCGATTCAATAAAAACGTAATGAGTGGAATTAATTTCAGAGGTTATAAATGTACCATTAGGATCATCTAACCTATTTGAAGTAGCTATACCTGTACTACTTACAAAAATATCCGTAAACACTTGATTAAAGAAGTTTAGAATAGCGGCTTGCTCTCCAGTATAAACTACTAACTCCTCTGCTAACGCCGTTTCTAATGTAGTAAGCCAATCTCCAGAAGTTCCTCCATAAGTAGCTAAAGAGTTGTCAATTCGATAAGTACAGCCGGTCATTGAAGGAAGAGCTGGGGTCAGGGTCAAAGACACATTGCTGTTAATCGCCGAAATCTGTCTACGTTCTCCATTGTTAGTACTACTTGTACAAACAACTGTATATCCAACCTTTGCCAAGACTAAAAATAAAGCTGAAAGATCAACGAGTGTAGTTGTATTTGGAAATGTAGCTGTACCTGTAACGGCTAATGAACTTAGTGCTATCTCATAAGTGAACCCTGAATCCACAGAATTGAAAGGTGTGTCTACCGTTACCGTATCTGCTCCAACCGATGTGATACGGACAAATGATGACGAAGCATTTAGCCCTGTTAAAATTCTCACTAAGTCATGAACTTGTGGAAGGGGTGCTCCGAAGGGTGTGGAATTAGTAATGGTAGTTCTTGCCAAATCAAGACTCCCTGTTCCAATAAAAGGATCAGTTGTGAAAGGAGGTCTGATCGTCCCAGAAGAATTATGAATGATGCTATCCTCAATAGCTAAACTCACATCTTCGCTCACCGGATTAGGACTTTGAATCGGAAAACCCATTTCTCCATCGTCATCTTCAATGCCCCCATAAAGAGCCGGGAACTTGAGAGGAGCTGTCAAAGTGTTATTGAGATTAATCTTACCGGATAAAGCTTGAGCTTCTACCAAAGGGATGTTCAACGTTGGATCAGAGGGTGCGCTAATATAGGTTACTTGCCCTGTCTCCCCATTGAAAGAGTAATCCCGGCTCAAAAGGTAATAGTTGAGTACATCCGCCCCGGTTTGAGAAGAGTCGTCAATAGGGGAACGATAAACAGTTGTGCCTATATCCGACACTCCAGCCAAGCCAGAAACCGTCAACGTATTTCCTGAAATACTTGAAATGGTAATTGGAGAAGAAACATTGTTGATAAATGTTCCGTCTCTACGTTGTACCACACATTTCATCCCATTCTTGAAGGGAGGTCTTGCATAAACATCTGACCCATCAGCATCATCTATTTTTAGTTTTGTAGCACCTGAAGTTGCAGTGGACTCAGTAAGAACACCCCACGCCAATCTCGTATGAAGGTTAGATACAAGAGTTATATTCGTAGCCTTTGTGTCTAGTACCTCATCCCCAGTTTCTGATTCATCCGTGACCGCAGAAACGCCAAAGAAGTTCTTTACAGTCGGATAGAATCGACTAAGCGGACCAGTCATATAGTACTTCTTATATGTCCCGATAGAAGTAACGGCAAAAGGAGGAAAAGTAATTGTGTAAGGAGCTGGTGAAACCTGAATCAGGTCATCAATTTGATTTAACGCTAAAACTCGATACTTACCAGCATCAGTGGTTGGCAAAGCTGTGTTTAGAGTAAGCCGTGTGGCTAACGGAACGGCTATAATCTGCCGCTTTAGAGCTTTGTTATCCCCACTAAGAATCTCTACCGTACGCCCTATCAAAACGGACGTGAAACTTGCCGAAGCATCATTCAAGGTAACGGTATCCGAAAAGGTTGCCGATCCAGAAGGGTTGACAATACCCGTAGTTCCATCAAACAAGAAACGCCCATCGTTGTTACCTACAACACGGCCATCCAAGTATTGGAGAAGATCTTCAAGGTAATTGACCGCATCGTTATAAAATAAGAGACTCGACCGAGCTACAATATCTTGATTAGCTAAATGCTTCTCATCAAAATATAGAGAAGTACGCCCTTGCTCAAAAAGATTTGGTTGAGAAGAATTCGAGGTCTGCGGCCCGGAAGAACCGCTGCTAGCTTTAGACGCAATTTCAGCGGCGTACTCCCCACGGAAATTGGTCATCGTTTCAACACGATAAAAGAACGTGTCTAGAGCCAAAAGGAAGTAATCAGCTTTGAGGATCTGCCCCTTTAGCCCGTTCGTGCTGTTAGGTGCAATTTGGCAAGTATAAGAAGCTTGTAAACTTGACCCCGCCTGTATCACTCGTGAGCCTGTATAAAAGATAGCAAACTCTTCTGCAAGGCGAAGTTCCGTTGCTAAAACTAACCTTCCCGAAGCATCTAAAGTATAATCGAGCGGGGAACTCAGGATAATACCAGCTTGCCCACTCACACGACGGTAAACGGTGTACGTCTGTGTCAAAATCGGGACGCCACTGGTTTGGACTTCAAGAGCAGGAGGTTCAAAAACAGGACGAACGGAGTACAGTAAAATTTGTGACCCTGGATTGTATTGACGAATTACATTGGTTGTCAGAGTCACTTCTGTACGATTAGTAGTTGCATCAAACTTAGACCCAGATACTTCAAAGAAATCCGTAAAACTAGAAGACCCATCAGTGAAAAGAACTACCGTTCCAACTTTATAAAAAGGCGTCCTATCCTCGGGAACCAAAAATCTGTTCATACCCCGAGCGACAACTTCGTAGGTTTGAAGTTCTGGGGTGAAGTAAGCCGGAATCAAAGGAGCGCTAGTGATCGGCGTAGGACCTGAAGACACATAAACTTTGGGATCAGTATAGGAATTTTGAAAAACTTGACGCTTATCTGTTCCTGTATCGTAAAGAGTGACCGTTGTCTCATTCGTACCTGAATCGTAGGTCGAACCTCCAAGGAGATAGACCTCTTGTTGTTCAATACGAAGCAGATACCCCGCCGGGAAAACTAAAGTCTGATCCCCATGCACAACGAAACTATTACTAGGCAACCCAGTATCCGGATCAGTTTCGTAGATATCTACTTCGGCCGTCAATAAGGGCGGGTTTAGGATTGTGATGGTCTTTTCCCCGCCCACGGCTTGCGTAACGTAATAGTCAATATAAACCCGCTCGCTTGGACCTATTACAGCGCCGTGGGGCAAAGCATCCGTGATTTGGCTATCTGAAAGAAAAGTGATGGTAGAGCTGCTCGTATCTACAACACACTGAACCCCAAGCTGCTGCGGACGGCCTCCTCTAAATACGGCCGGAGGTGGATTTGAGGCCACAGGAAGACCCGCCGTATTGAAGCTCAAAGTCGAAGTAGGGCTAGGATGATCTTGTGTAACTTCTTTTCGGATCAAAAAAGTAGCGTATTCTTGAACCGGCGGCCCCGGTAATGTGGGAGGGGTTGTAGACGGGGGCGCTGTTGTGTAAGTAACAAGTACCTCTTCAAGCGCAAGCATCCGATCCGTAAACTGAATCAAACCTAGTCCGGCCGAAAGCTGATAATCCGTCTTGGGGGTTAGAGCCCGAACCCAATAAACCGTCTTACCCAAATCAGCCGTAGCAAAATTCAAGTTGCCCGTAGCTTGGCTAATTTGAACGGTACCCGTAGACGGAGTCGTAAAATCCCCATCGGTAGCCACCAAAACAACCGATGAAAATTGACCACTTGATGCAGGCCCAAAACGAAAACGTGAGACGCCCACGTAAGCCACGGGGATGTTCAAACGAGGCGAATTTGAAGCTGTTCCAAGGAACCGGATACGCTCTACACTCGTGGAGGGATCAAGAAGTACCACTTCATTGAAGAAGCGATCAGCCAATACTTCCCGTTCTTCCTTGACACTATAAGCTGCTCCCGTAACAGTAACCGGAACTGGTGGACCTGACAAACTCGGGGTTTGGGCAATTACATCCGTTGTCAAGACGTGTTGAGTAACAACCGTAATGGTATAGACGCCCTTAGCCGTTGTGCTGCTTACTTCAAGCAAATGGCCTGGTAAAACCCCGGCGATTACAAAATCCGCTGTGCTATCGGTGAAAATTGTACCGGAAAAAGAAGCATTAGTACCTTCAGCCAAGATAGTCCCATGATTGGTGATGAATGAGACAATACCAGAAAGACTATCCAGTAAATAGTCTTCTCCAAGAACTAATGGAACGGTATCTAAGCTTACAGAAACGTTACTGGATAGAAGAAGAGGGTCGGGAAGAGGGACAGCTATTGTTGGTTGAACTATCGGAACAGTTACGGTTTTTCGCTGAGCAAAATAAAAAGTTTGAGTGTCAAAATTAATGAAATAGCCAAGACTTGTAGGAGGTGAAGTTACATCCAAACGCGGAAAGTTATCCGATGTATATGATCCTTGGCCTTGAATAACTTTAACCGTGAAAGGATACTTCGAATTATCAATAGGGATAGCCGGTAAGAAAACCTGAGGTGATTCAATAATCGGATCGGCCCATGTGGATCCTATGGTTTGATAGATGAGCGAAACATCCTTAGGATCAGCCCAAGTTGAAGGCGGAACCGTTGTTACGATTTGAGTACGACTGGCATCTAAATTTACGGGAGTCCTAAAGAGACGTAACGAAATGCCACGCTCAATAGGCAAATCTCCGAAGATAACCGTAACTGATTGACCTGAGTAGGTTGCTTGATCCGCCGCAGAAAATTGGATTGTTCCATCACTTTGCTTGACTTGAACTACGCCAGTTTCTCCCGGTGGAGTCAAAGCTGTGACGTAAGAAAACTTTGGGAACTGATGATAAGTAGGAGCGCCGGGTAGAGCAAAGATCAAATCCCCGCCCGCCGGAGGGAGCCCCGAGATAGCCGAGGGACTTGCAATGTTCCCCAAGACCTGTCTAGGCAAGACTAAGTCCCGAGCGAACACAACCCCATCATAGTAAACTGGAATGCCAGCATAATTAGTCGCATCGGTCGAATTAAATTTCAAGCGACCCGTTGCCAATGACCATTGCACGGTGCCCACCGAAGGAGTCGTAAAGGAAGCTTCGTTAGGAACCTCTACCGTCTGCAAATAGAAACCATAACCAAAACGCAAGAGGGGATGCTGCCCGGTCCCCGGCTTAGGGTTTAGAAAAACTAAGGGATCAGTGAGAGCAATCGGAGCAAATCCAATATTCCCCGTGGATTCATCGAAACCAAAAAACTGTTGCTGTTGGAAACGAACGAATTGCCCATTATATGTGACTAAATCCGTAGTGTTCCAATTCAACTCGCCACTATCTAAAGCCAATTGTACTGTCAACGAAGGAGGAGAGGTGAAAGAGGCACTTGTTGGAACGATAGCAACCGTAAACGTCCCATAAGTATCCGTACCCCCCGTAAGTCCTACGGAAAGGCGATAAGGAGCATCAGCCCAAGGGGCGGCTTGAACGGGCGGTTTAACCTTAAGCCGAGTTGTGTTGGAATCAGATCCCAACGTTCCGGCTACCGTGATGGCACTTCCGGGGAGTGGTTTGAAGCACCCTTGACGGGAGTTGTAGTCAAACCTGTTGAAAGTAGGCCCAATGTTGGTGGTGCCTTCATTCTTGACCCACGCAAAATTTGCATTCGCTAGAAGTCCTGCGACCTCAGAAAGCGTACCGGCACCTTCATCAAAGACGAAAATCAGGTATTCAGTACGAGGATTGGTCTCACTTGAAGGGTACGCTGCATTGTAAGCAGCCTGATCCGAAATATAGTCGTCAGGAGTCTGCGTAAATAAAGAATTAGATTGACTTACACGGGGAGCCTCAAGCACAAAACCAGTTATCGAAAAACCCATGTATCTTAGCCCTCCTTCCTAAGTAAAGGAAGAACAATTTTGGTACCCTTTTTTGAATTACATGCTCGACAAGCCGGAACGATATTGGTTGAATCATGTGCGCCCCCTTTGGATAGGGCTAGTACATGATCCATATGCACTTGTTTAGACGGAAGACCTGTGAGGTCGCAACCACAATAAGCACATGTCCAATTCCATTTTTTAAGGGTGTCCATCTCATCTTGAACTGTGAAGCCTCTACCAGGAGCATTATTCTTAAATGCTTGATATCTCCTCCAGTAGGCCCTTTTTCTTTCTGGGTGTTTCTTACCCCAGTCAGATATGCGGGTTCGCACCTTATCTCGATTGGCCGTGCGGTACTTTGCACAAGCATCTAGACGTTCATCTAGATGCGTCAGATAGTATTTAGCGCTCCTAGCCCTCTCTTCGTCAAGATGACTAATATAATATTCACGACTCTTAGTTAGGGTACAAGCCCTACACCTAATATTTAGGTTATCAGGCCTACTAATGTCCATTCCAAATTTGCTTCTCTCTTTCCAAACTTTACATACACAGCATCGCTTGAGATTAGGATCAGCGGAAACCTCACGCTTACGAGGGCGACGATGAGCATCCGCAATTTTGGTGCAAGCTCTGCACGTAGGAGATAAGCCATCGGAACGGCTTTTATTACTTCCGAAAGCACCTAATGCCTTCCTGAGCTTACACCTACAGCAACGCTTCTCAGACATTACAACCTCTACTGGCTACAACGAATACTAAACATATTCAATTCAACTTATCTTTCCAAAACCAGAACCTGCTCCGGCAACTGGAGAAGCTGGGCCTACAATTGGAATAGGTAACGTAAAGCCAGCAAAGGTAATATCTAAAGCCATTCCAATAGCAGTGGCCAGTTTAATGCTACCTACCCCAGTCATTCCCATAGAGGAGAAACCTTGAAGCATGGCCGGAACCGCTGAAGGGCCTACAATCCTCGCTATACCACTACCTACTCCAACACTAGGATGATTTGTTTGAAGCAAAGCTAAGGCGGTAAGTCCAGTTACAAGACCGTTAGTGACTCCAGTTATGGTCAATGGAGAAAACACCCCGATTATGCCCATGGATGAAAAACCAGTATATAATCCTCCTTGTAACAATGGAGGAGGAACAACAAGAGGCATGATCGAGGTACCAACACCAAAGGTACCAACATCTACAGTGATAGCTTTAGCTTGGGAAGTAAGAAATTGGCATACCCCCATTGCAATTCCGAGCGCTAATTTTGGCGTCCCAATTCCAATATGTGCCACCGAAAATAAATTTGGGGTGAGGAAACCAACTGCCAGGGCTGAGGGATTAAGAGGCATTTATAAAGTTGACCTAAATAACGCTGAACCTAAGTACGGAATTCCCAAAATAAAGTCAATTGAAGGCGTCCCTGGGGGCAAAACGGGAGTGCCTCTGATTACACCTAATGCTGCCGCAGGGCTTCCAATCAAAACTTGAGCAGAATTCAATGCAATTGATACAGGAGCGGACAACGTCATAGAGGCCCCTGCCGTCAAACTCATAGCTAGTCCCGCTGTTATGGAGATGGCACCAGCCGCCGCTGATAAACTTAAGGCTCCCGCCGCCGTGGAGATTGATATTGCGCCACTCCCCACCGTGACCGTATAAGCCCCTGCCGCCACGTTGGTTGACATTGCTCCCCCGGCAACAACGATTGACCTAGCCCCGGCTGCTAAAGTTTCTGTGAGCCCGCCAGCGAGTATGGTGGAGGTCTTCCCACCCAAGATAATTGTCTCAAGAACTTGCATGGCATACTGGTACTGACTCTTACCAGAATTTAGAAAGTCGTACCCACCCGTATTAACGGCCATTCCCGATTGAGCATTGATGGAAAAGCGGTCAGCAAGAATTCTATATCCACCATTAACCGTAGTGGCCTTTGCCCCGGCCACGTTCTCAATTGAATCACCTGACGAATAAACTTGTTTAGTCCCTTGAAGATTTTCACTATACGCTATGTTGTTATTATCTGGGACACCTTGAGCTTCAATCACGTACGAGGAGTGCGTACGGAAGATAAGAGCGGCACCAGAGGAGCCCCCACGAAAATCAAAAATTGCTCCACCTTCTAAAGTTAGATGCAAAGCAATACCGTCCGGCGTAGAAGCTCCCAAACGCATCTTGAGAGCCCCGTCCATATTGATCTCAGCCGAAACATTCTTTGTTCCAGAAGAGTACTTCTCAACCCGTGACCCTGGGATGTTCACAAAAAGCTTGCCTTGCTTTGAAACGGACATAGCAAAAGCGCTAGTTGTATCTGATCTTCCAGCAGGGTTAGGAGGGGGTATGATCCGGAGCAAATAAGCGCCCGCCGTAGTATAAGCTTCGCTATCATCTAAAGGAGACCTTGCTATAGGCTCCGTCACAAAGCTCGCTGGCCCTGTAGCTAAGAAATCATCAAAAAGCTTAGGTCTTAGGACCTGGCCATATTGCTTCAACCCCGTATCCGAAGAGGTGTCATTCCCCACTAAAGTGCCTAACACACGTTCAATATAAACAGGCTTTCGATCCATTTGAAAGCCATCAACCTCTTCAAGGACTTCTTGAACAAGGTCCGTTGTGTGCGTCAGTTCAATTCGATCTTCTGTGTAAACTTCTCCAACGCCCGCATCAGGGTCTTCAAAGTTTACAGGGATTCCGTTGGAATCAGTTTGGTCGGGTAAAATGGCTGGATAGTAAGCTTGGCGGCCATTGGAGTAGGTAATTGGAGGAAAAGTTACTGTGTCGTTGATACTATCAAGAACAGTATCAGTACTCACTGTAAAACGTTTGAGAACTGTATTTCCAAAATACCGATCTCCAGAGTTTTTTAGTGTCTTTCCTTTTGAAAAGATATCTGGAGGCAGATAACTCCCACTTCTACGTGTTGGCCCTGAAAGTCTAAGAACGCCTGCATCACTTTCCACACGATGAATGGTCTGTGAAACTAAAGTCCGATCGGAATCCCGAAGTTCAAATAAGTCCCCCGCCCGATTGACCATCTTGACATCTTTAGTCAACGCAAACTCTGCCCCAGATGAAGACATACCTCCTACATCGCCGGGTTTAAGTTGTAAGCGCTTATACCGCGTTTGCGGAGTGAAGGTCTTACTATAAAGGTCCGCATCTTCGGGATCGATTGCGGATGGGTCAGAAGAAGACATGGGATCAAAACGCATCCCTGTCCGTTTACCAACGGGGATGTACCCAATAATCATGGCTTCGTAGAGTTGCTTATGCCGCCTACGGTAGCCTATGATGACCATTGAGTTGACTTCTGGGATACCACCCCAAAAGCTACGAGGTCCCGCCATAGCCTGCGTTAGGTCAATCTCAAAACGTTCCCCACCGCCGGTAAGAATCTTGATATCAGCCTTTAATTCAAATTCATCTACGCGGGTAATGATGCCAACTTTAAGACCGAAAGGTGCTCCGGAGTCAACAAACTCAGCTCCATGCACATAACCGGACGGGTTTCTAGGTTTGAAATCAGACATTTGTACTCAACCTAGCTTGGTTGTTTGCCACTTCTTGTTGCAACTTGGCTATCTGTTGGTTAAGCGATTCAATAATCTTTGAAACGCTTGAGCCTGGTATAACTACAGTTGTTGATGGTGCTCCTTGCTGTCTTAAAAGTTGATCACGAGTAGCCGTAAGGCGTTGAATACTGGCTTGATCCTGACTGATTTGAGTTGATAACTTGGACCGTTCCGAATTCTTACGTAAATCATTTCCGAAATTACTCCACGCCTTTGAAATGCCCTGTGCATTTGTCTGAATTGCTCCTAATGTAGCCTTAGGATCGCCCAACATATAACGATTGCCGGGATTAAAAGGTGGAGCAAATTCCGATGGGGGGTTGATCTGATCTGCATTAAGTCCCGATGCGTTTCTGGGAGATATAGGTAATAAATCCCCTCTAATAGCACTTTCAAATTGTTGATGGGGCTCGTCGAGAGCTGCGTAAAGGTTGACTAAAAATTGGTCTATTTTCGAAATAACTTCCGCATTTGTTTGGGTGAGTATAGAGTTTGCAGGCGAGCTATATTGAGTTTGTAAACCACTGAATTTCTTTTGTGCCTCAGCAAGATTCCGCTCCAAGATGGTGTTATTCCAATCTTGTTCTAAGACAGCTTGCTGTTTCGCCTGATTTTCTGGATCTTCAAAAGCTTCTTTTTGAAGCTCTGCCAACTGGTTTTGTCCTTGACTAAGTTGGGTCGCTGCTAAAGTAACGGCTGATTCGGCTTGTTTTACAGCACTACTATTAGTATTGATGGGGCCTCCCCCGGCCTCTAATGATGTTAAAATCGAGGCGTCTCCGGTTGAGGTTCCAGACAATGTTTTTACTTGATACCCGGAATTAATCCACGCCAGCTCCTGCCTTCCCGTTATACATGCACAATCTTCATCACTCTTTGTTGACGAATCTTTCACAGACATTTCCATCAAAGTCAAAGCACGAGACAGTTGGGAAGCTTCAACTGATGGAGAACCTTTATCTTCTTGTGATCCAAGAGTGGGAGAACTAACAAAATTATCCCCTACGTCTACGAACTTAGGCTCCCTATTGTCTGGGGTTACGGGAACCAAAGCCGCCGCCGTTTGACGATCATCCGGGGTCAAAGTTGAGAGAGTGGAAGCAGGACTTTGATACCCAGTAGTTACCGTAACAAGTCCTTGAGATTGAGCTGTCAGCATCTCCTGTAAGCCGCCTTTGCCACCTGAAAGGGCTAGCTGTACGTCTACCGTCGCCCGTGTTCCCGTAGCGCTATTAGTAATCAACCGGCCGTCTTTCAAGAAAAGACGACGCCCATATTGGAAATGTCCAATGACTTCAAAACCGCGTTCATCGCTCACAGGACGAATTAAGGCAGTCTTACCCCGAAGAGCAGCAAGAGCTGCATCATCTTTTGGTTTAACGTTTAGATTCTTTTGAGGCAAGAGAAGAATCTCACTAATAACCCCACCACCGGCTGAAGAATCGCGTGCATAGACATAGACACCGGCTGAATTAAGTCCGTATTGATAGCGGTTAGTTAGATATTTGTCGAGGATAGTGCTTGTTTTGTTAGCTACAAGAGAGGCAAAAACTTGCTGGTTATCTTCACTCAATACTGCTTGTTGCGCTTCCTGATTCTTTTTAGCAACGTTAGGATTTGGACCTGTCTTTTGTCCTGCTGCCTTCGCTACAGAATCAAGATCTGATGGAGCAAATGGTCGAGTATAGACCATAACGACATTAGGATATCCAACAATACGCCCTGTCTTTGGGTGCCGCAAAATAAGGGGTTCGTAAGGATTATCTGTCCCCGCTTTAGCTTCAAAAGCATCTGCCGAAGGAGGCAAAGAGGCTGTGTGTGAAGCATCAAGCTTAAACATGCTCTTGGAAAGCTGCTTAGAGCTGTAGCGAAAGGAACGAGGAATATTTTCTTTATTCGCTTCCGTTTCACCTTTGGGGCCAGAAGAAAGTTTTAGATCCCCGATACCTCTTGGAGCGATAAACTTAGAACGTTTAGCCGTTAGAGTCAGAGAAGTTGTGGCTCTACCCCCAAATTGTATACTGTGACTGATTCCTGATACGTACCAGATTTGATCTTTAGGAGCAATATAGATAGGAAACCCGAGGCGTAGTTCGGGTCTCATCGGAATAGTCACAGTCCCTCTGTGCCTACGGGAATTAATACGGTCCAACGTATCAAGACCCCAATAGAACATAAGTTGAAGATCAGACAAGAATTCCGAATTCAAAGATTGCGAACGCCAACCATATTTTCGCAACAGATGATAATCTGTGACGGAGGTAAAAGGACTTATCTCAGCCGATACTCCTATATCAACAGTACCCGCAAAGGAACCTTGTAGAATAAGTTGTGTAACAACTTCCGACTCGGATTCTGAGAAATCCCAATCTATAACGTCAATGTCTTGTATCCATGAAAGAGGCTTATTACTAATAACATCCAAATTATAAAAAGGGGGCTTAAATACAATGTCCCCAGTTACGTCCATATAAAATTCAAAACCAATGGCGTTTTTAGCTGCATTAGCTAGCTCTAACTTTGTTTGGTACTCGGATTGCCACAGATCAACTTGACCAGCATTTGACATTACCTGTTTATACGCAACGACATTAGGAGAAGCAGGATCAAATATCGCTTGACCGCCACCATGAGTACCTGCACCTATAGCTCTTGAAGCAACCTTATTTGCCACTACTTGGCCACTCTGATGATACCTTGGGTATTTCTGGTATAAAGTATCCCCCCGTACAGAGTTGCCTTGTGTCCCATACAAAACAAGATTGCTTCGCATACGGGTAAAGCGCTTTTCCCAATAAGCCATCATATCGGAAAGCGCATTTTGAAACGTAGGTCTCTGTGCAGACTCTTTAACTAATTGCTGCATAGACCCCGTTGCAACTATTATGTCACCAAAAGATTGTAGGGCTAATGAATAAATTAGATCGTAAGGATTTACCTGAGCGTAAACACCACCTCTAGCGTAATCTTTGCCAAGTTGCCCATCAGGAGCCGTATAGGCAGGATTGATATTCATCTTGCAAATATCCCACCACTTCAATATATCTTGGCAGTGGGTAGATACTGTATGCTCCCCACCTGAATAATTGTCAGTAACTTCTGTAACAATGCCCCAAAAGATAGGATAGTACTGCGGAACGCCCTCAACTAAGTAGTACCCTTTGGCATAGATCTCAACTTCCATCATTGGAGTAATGAGAGCTTCCCCATCGAAGTAGAATTGATCTATAGAATGACGTGGGATGGACAAGTTTATGGAAGCGCTTCCAGGAGAACTGTCCACGCTCAAATCAGTTTGGATAGAGGTAATATACCGGTTCAGGTTAAATGAACGCTGGCAACGAGGGCATCCGATTACGTCAATCTGTCCATTGATATAAACAACAGCGTCCGGAGCCGTAACTACAGTAGGCCGGATGTTCGGTTGGAAAGTGCCTTGGAAGGGACTGCGAGCCATTAAGTCCCCCCTTCAAAAACGCCGCCCTCAGCAAAATCCGAAGGACCAACTGGACCTAACCCATCAGGAGCCGTAGGCAACTGTACATTAGGGCTTAGTTGGGCATTATTAGCACCTGACAATGCCGGAGTGTTTGAGCTTGTTGTAGCTAAAGAAGGAACTTTTGCCTGACCATAAGTGTATTGAGCGTCCCCTAAGTGGTCGAGAAGGAATGTGGCTCTGACCGTGAAAGAAAACGAATACTCTAATGAAAAGGGCGCGGTCTCTGACTCAGTGAGGGAAAATGAATCGAAGGAACCTACGTAAAGAAAATTATCATAATACAGGTATACACTTCCGACTACGGAAAGGTTTTTTGCCTTTGACCCCGCTGGAACAAGAGGGTCGGGAAACCAAACCCCTCCATTATTCTTATAGATGAGCCAGAGGGCTAACAAATTCTGATAGCTTGTTGAAAACTGACGCGCGGTACGGGTCAAACCAGGGCCGGTAGCATCAAGAACGGACATTGAATAAAAGCCCGCTACTTTTCCAGAGCCTTCAATCTTATCTTGGGAGTCGCCCCAGAACTCAATTATTGGACCACTTCGTCCCCAGTTACCATCGGAGATTATCTTCTCGGCTGATACCCTAAACGATTGTGGATTTACCAAGAGCCTGAGTGGGGGTGTGTCAGCCATTTGCTCTAAAGCATTGATCATCTGATTGATCATGACTTGCTGTTGAGCCATGAACTTTTTACCTAAATTAGTCTGATTCAAATCTTTGTTGGCTACTTGAGAAGCCGTTTTAGATGCCTGTTGGGCGTTATCAGAACCCTTAGTAGCCCACTTAGAAGCTGTCTCCCCATCTTGATCAACAGCACAAGAGGGAACTATTTCTTTATCAGCTTTCGCATTAGCAATAGCCGCCCCATTTTGCTGTAACCATTTTACAGGATCAAGACGTTGGGGTACTCCAACATAACTAGGGGAAGTACCTTTATTAGCAACGATGCCGGATGATCTAGGAAAACCTTCAACACGCTTAGACAAGACTTCAAAATGTAAATGAGTTGCAGGAGCAAATTTACTATTTACAACAGGAGTGTCAGTATTCCCCACATAACCAATTACGGTACCAGCCGTAACCTTAGTTCCAACCGCCATCCCCGGTCCAAAATCATCCATATGAGCATAGAGGGTTATATTGCCATTGGCGTGCTCGACCATGATTACGTGGCCGTAACCAAGCCTAGTTCCATTTGGAGAAATATCTACTACAGTACCATCAAGTGGCACCCTGATTTCAGACCCTTGTTTTGCACCAATATCAATGCCCTGATGCAGTTTAGTACCCCCTCCTTGTACCTCACGTACTTCATGAAACGGCCTAGTGAGACATCCATTTTGAACAAGTCCTGAACCAGGCCTGACTACAAAATCTGCTGGGCGAGTGTCATCCGTTTGCGGAGTTTCTGGGTCTAAATCAAATTTAGTATCATCTCCTTGTCCCAAAGCCTGAACCGACGCAGACCGGTCTAGTAACCGGCCTGACACATTAGATGAAGGGGGGATCAATCCTACGGCAAAGAGTAAAGCCCGATCAGGGCCATAAGACTGAACTGTGGTTAGAGGAATAAATTGTCCGTCCAAAGGCTCTTGTTGGTTTTCCAAAGAATGATAAAAAGATAGCAACTCGTAAACAGCGGGCTGATAGAAATCCGCAGATTGTTCTATCTGTAAATAGACCTTATTTTCACTAGTAGCCATTAGGTATGGGTATTCAACGACTTAGTTGTGTTATTCTGTGTTTGAAAGTTAGCATAATTAGAGACCCCTCTGGCAGCTGGATTAATACTTAATCCGGGGATTTTCATTAGCTCTTCTTCCACTTTGAAAGTCCACGAGATCCGAAAAGCAAAAGGCTGGTCAGCAGTTTCTTCAACTTCAAAAGTTCGGAAGTATCCTATATACGTCCCCCGATCATACATGAGCATTATGTTCCCTTGAAGAACAATATTGCCGTAAGGATCATAGACGCTTCCATTATTACGGTATAGATCTTGTAAATCACGGTAACGATCCCAAGCAATTGTCTTTTGCCTGAGTACCGATGATAACCCAGTATAGACATTCATAAATGCTCCTGTAGAACCATCGGCGCTTATGTCTGTCAATTCCTCTCCCCAAAATTGTTCGACCCATCCACCCCGAGTCTGAATACGATCAACCTTCTTAGTGTGATTCTCAGTATAATTTTGGGGATTAATGTGAAGCACTAAGGAATGAGGCAATAAAACTCTTAGACTATTAAATGGACTCGTTACTTGAAAAGCCATTGGGATAAAAGACTTCCGCTGCTCAAGCCCATGCGTATAGTTAGGGCTCTCCGAAGGAACCTGTAAAAGGTCAGAATCAGTATTAGCTGACGGGATATGAGGCATTCAAGCTACCTTTAATGAAGACGTTTGTTTTGTTCAAACTTAGCTGAGCCCTCTACCACTCTGGCTTCGATAAACCTACGAAGATCACCCTTCAACTCCAACTCAACTTTTACATTTCCACCGCCTCTACCTCCACCGGCACCGGCCGGAAGAATCTTTTCCCCCATGCCTATCGGAGTCCAACCTTCTCCTGGAGGCAGTTTAGACAAGTTGGCCCGGCCATTGGTTATACTAGCTACCACACCTCCAGAAGCTTTAGGTGCAGCTTTTTCAGCATCAGCTATTGCTTTAGCTAAAGCCGCTTGCGGACTACCTAAATCCGCAGCTCCTCCAGCCACCTTTTGACCTATTGTGGTAGCATCAAAAGCCCCTGTCTTTAAACCTTTAGCCACTTGTGTTCGATCCAATTGAGAATACATATAGTACTCAAAGAGACCTTTTCGGATTGCTTCAAGCGAAGAATCTGTCATCACCGATTTACTCTTTTCAACGGCTTTAACAGTAGAATCTGTGACGGCTTTCTTATATGCCGGGGTGGGTTTGGCTAAAGGAATACCTTTTTTAAGAGCTTTATTAGTATCCTCTACAGCCTTTGTGGTTGCCTCTTGATGAGCGGCCACAGGGGGTTGTTTAGTTGCTGGAGTAGCAGCAGCAGTAGTAGTGGTAGCAACACCACCAATAGGAGCTACTTTAGCTGCAAGATCTGCTTGTCCTAATAGATACTTGGCAAGATCTTTAGCATCCTCATGCATACCCCCTTCTCCTGCCATAGCATAAAGATCTTTTACGGTCACATTCTGATAATCAGTGAGACTCTCTAACTCTTTCATCCGTTTTTCAATGTTTGCCGCTTCCTTTGGGGTGGCTGATTTAAGAGATTTTTGCAGATCTTTATTCTCTGCTACAGCTGCTTGAACGCTCCTGATAAAATCCTTACCAACCGACTCAATCATTCTTGTTTTAGCTGTTCCTACATCCCCTCCAGCTCCTTTTACAGCTTTTGACAATCTTGTATTACCTAACTGATCAATAGCTACTTGTAACTTATCAAAATCAGAAGCACCAAAAAATTTAGAACCAGAAAGCATTTTCCATATACCAGTCATTACATTATATATCTGATTCATCAAAACATCGAAAATCATACCCAATCTATCTATGACGCTAGTCTGTTGATCAGAGATCCTCTTCTGATAATCAATTTGCTTGAGAGAACCCTTAAGTGCGTCCTGTTCATCAGATGACAAAGCTGCAAACACATCGGCATAATCAAGATCCCTTAAAGCTTTGGCTTGCTCAACCCCACTTTTTTTGGTGTCTATATTCAACTTTGCAATGGCATTAGTTTCAGCCTCAGTAAGCGCTTTGTCTTTCTCTAGCTTAGCTGCCATATCAGCCTGAACTTGCATAACACCCTGCTTCATCTTGAACAAACCGTCTACTTGTTCATCACTTTGTCCAATTGCATTTCCTGCTGCAACACGCTCTACTCCAGTAAGATCTTCCAGCGGTTTTTTAAACATCTTCATTGATTGAAGCTGCAATGCAGCAATTACAGCCATTGGACTTGCGTCTTTAAGCGCCGATGCAACATCGATCATACTGCCTGAAAGTAACTTACCCTGCATCCTAAAAGCATCCCAAATAGCGCTCTTTTGAGCACCAGTCATATCTCTCCCATTCTTAGCCAAGAAATTAGTTAGGTCTTCAGGTTTTTGATTCTTCACTAATTCAGTAATATCCACCCCAATATCTTTACCTAACATATCCAGTCTGCGGCTAAGGTCCTTTTGAAGAACATCCTTAGTTTCCTTCGTTCCACCCATAGCCGTTGCCCTAACACGACCCATGAGATCCATACCCTTATATGTCTGTGAAATCGTTTGTAAAAACTTCTGGGCTTCCCGAGGGCTCATAGACTTACCCAAGGCCATCAGAACTTGAGTAACGTCTTCCAAACGTAAAGTGAATAAGGTAAGATCAGCGGAGAAGCTACGAATGATCCCAAAGAACTTGTTTGTGGCCATTCCAGCTTCTTCAGCTCCTGCGGTCATGTACTGAAATGATGATTGAACGCCGGTAAGGCCCATACCAATTTCAGTCATCATCTCGCCTTGGAGCTGTGTGATTTCATTCAAACTAACACCCCAAGCACGAGAATAAGCCACCGACATTTGAATAACGGAAGCCTCATCTTTGGCGTAACCCGTTGTACTTTTCATCTCTTGCTGCAAACGCTTCAAAGAAACCCCTTCAGCCGTAAGAGCATTCATGAAACTAACGGAAGTATCCTTAGATATACCCCACATCACATTGTCCCAACTCATAGCCCCATCTCTCAGTTTACCAAGGGAGCCCTCTAAATCAGCTGCCCCAGCCCCCACATTTCCCATGTTATCCTGGAGGAATTCGGCCGTTCCGGCGGTAGACAAAATTGATTTATTGAACTCTTTAGCCGCTGCTTCTGCATCAACTAAAATCTTGATGAAACTCATCATGAAAGAACTCATGATCCCAATTACGGGACCGAGTTTACTAAAAGTCTTTAGTGCATCACCAATGCCCCCAGCCGCACCTCCAACCGCTTTAAGCATACCTCCCCCCGCCTTGCCCGCAGCTTCCCTAGATTTTGCTTTTTCCAAAGTCCGCTGAGCAAAAAGACCAAAAGATGAACCAGCCTTTGCTGCTCCTTTTAATAAAGGCTTTCCTACAGCAAAAGCACCAATCGCAAACGCTTTTTTGAAAAGCGCTGGAGCATCCTTACTAGCAAAATCTTGAAGAGGAGAAACCAACCATTCCCCCGATGCCTTAGCCGCTTCAGGTAATGCCTTCGGGAAGTCCCTCATTGCATTAACAAGTCCTGAAGACTTCTTTGAAGATGCCTCTAATCCAGCTTCAACTTCCTCTCTTTGCTTCTCCGTTATAGCAAGTGCCTTCTTAGCGTTTTCCGCGTTTTTCTTGTTCGCTTCTGTCTCTACTTTCGACCGGGCTATAGTTAACTCTAGTTCCTTTTCAGAGGCAGCGAATGCCGCTGTTGCTTCTGGCTTTTCACCTTTAGTGTCTCTTTTCCTAAGAGCTTCTAAAGCTTGCTTTGCATCTGTTACTTTCTGTATTGCAGCTAGCTCATCTTTATGGTAACCTTCAGCATCAGCAGCATATTTCTTAAGCGCCTCTCTTTGCTCAGAAAGTGTCTTTAATAGTTGTTCGCGTACTTTTGCTTCCTTCTGTAAAGCCGGGGCAGAAGTCTTTCGCACTCGATTGGTTTGAGCAATGTATTTAAACAGACCAGTGGTTAGATTCTTTTCGTTCTTTTCAACTATCTTGAGGCGCTTAGAAAGCTCACTCTGCATCCGTTTAGCCGCCTGAATAGCGGCTTTGGGATCAACCTCATATTTGAAACTTAAAACGGTAGTTTCTTCTGTTGTAGGCACGGGCTATTTTCTCCTAAATGGGGTCACTTTTGAAGGAGATCTTAATTGAGGTAAACCGTACTCCAAAGTGATAGTAATCAAGCACAAGCCTGACTCCTATCACTAATCAGATTTGAGGCTGTGCCAACGTCTGAATTCTCAGATCCTTTGGTAGTAAACCTCTGGCCATTCGGTTTTGGCTCCTTTGTTTTAAGCCGATCTAAGGAACCGATCCTCTTTAGGAGGCTTCGCTCTCTTAGAAGGGCTCTTACTTCCGATGGATTTTCACAGCGATCAATTTGTTTGTCCCCGGAACGTCCGAGCAAATTAATCGCTCCAATCACATCAGCATGAGACTTTCTGCCGCAGTTCTGACAGATAAATTTTACCCCAGATCGGTTCGACCTAGATATGTACCCGCAAGAGGGACACATCTGAGAGGAGTAGGCAGGATTGACCCCTTCAACCTTAGCTTTGTGGGACAAAGAGTTGTGAAGCGCTCTATAGGCAAATCTCTTTTGCCCCCTACAACCTCTTAGGTCTAGATCTTCAATAACGAAAGTATAGTTAGGATAAGTTTTGACAAGCTTGTTAGAAATAGTGCCAGTAATGGTCTTGATCTGACCTGAAAGCTTCACTTCTAGGCGAGCAAGCCTTTTTGAGTCACTCCTGATTCCTTTACCGAACTTACCCGGCTTTTTGAGTTGATATTTTCCTATGCAACGAAGTTCTAGTTTTTGATGACTAGTTAGATCTTGAGTATTTAAGTACTTCCTAAGTTTGTGAGCGTAACGTTGTTTGATCCAAGTTTGGATTAGGTTTACAGCTTGTCTTTGAGCGCTCTTACCAATGTGAGAGCTGAGAACATTGAATATTGGGAAATAGCCTCTACACTCAGAAAGTAAGACATTGTCTCTTTTATCAAAAACCATTTTATCAATACAATTTTGGACATAGAATCGGTAGGCAGTATGAAGTTCATCAAGCTTTAAAAGCTTTCCAAAGTTAGTTTCTGGAGATGCATAAACGATCCTAGCTTTCATCAACTTCTTACCTGCTATCATTTTTACGAACAATTGGCTTTATATATATATATATATAATTAGACATTGCTTTTACTAAGTTACTTTCTCCTAAACGGAACGATCATCGAAGGTTTTTGTGGGGGTAAAGAAATTGCCTCCGATATATCTCGGTTGGTAGAAGAAATTTCAACACTCGTTTCCTGTCCGGTCACACCCCACTTATCTAGGAATGCTTCTGTCTTTTCATCGGCTATTTGAGGGTATACTTGCATACGTCCTACTGCTTGAGCTTGAAGTTGTTTTCTACGCTGAACCCGTTCCTCAACCTCTTGAGAAGTAAGTCCCTCTAGCTCTGAACTTCCAACAACATTTCGATTACCAAATCGAATAACACTTTCTTTGGCCGCTTCCTCTTGTTGACGCTGACGTGCCTGATAGTTTTCACGAATCCGCTTTTCATGTTCCTCAATTACCTTGTCATGCCAATCCTTATCACCACGTAAGTCCTTCTCAAGTTGATCTGCTAACTCTTCCACTGTGCGAGGCACCGTAACTACAGCGCCAGGAAGTACGGCCGTTTTTTCAGGTGTTTTCTCTCCAAGAACAACTTCTCGTAGAAGTTTATCCTTTCGCGCAAGCCGATCCTCTTTCTCTTTACGTCTTCGATCATTGTCTTGGTTATAGACTTTTGACAAACCTTTTCCTGCAAAGCATGAGCCGATAAACTTGGCGTTTTCCCAATCCCGCTCATATTGCTCATTGCGATCTTCTGCTAAGTTCAACGCTCGCCAAAGCTGTTGTGCCCAATTGAGACCTAATCGTTGCGTTCCTTCAATACCGGTGACCGCTGGAGTCGTTAGATCAAGCCCCTTAATCTGCATCCAACGATACCTGGATACCGCCTCCATAGCGTAAGCTTCCGTCAAAGTTACAGCGACAGAAGCCCGCCTATTGACTTCCGAAACATGCCGAATAATTTTGGCCTTAGCTTCTTTTGGAAGTTCGGAAAAGGTATCAGCTAATTTTGAAATCCATCTCTCACGGTCAGATAAAATATTACCCCCATCGACCATGAATACCCCGTAAGCAAGGAAGGTACTCCAAAAGCTCTTAGCTACTTCCTTCTCCCTAAGCATCCCGCTGAATCGTAAAAGATCAAATTCATGATGATTCAAACTCTTAAATACAAAATAAACCCCATTTATCTCTGCTACCACCGTAAGAAAGCCACGGTAGAGCATTGGCTCGACATCTTTGTAGACTTCGGGATTTACTTCAGGATCTTGAGGAACCGGAATACGAATATCTTTCTTAGGCTTAGACTTGCCTTCATATTCGTCTTTAAGCCTTTGCTGTTCTCCTTCATATGAGCGGGGACCATTAGACATCAAAGTTTAGCTGGTGATCGAAATCTTGGATTTATCCCGGAACGAGGGGGCTGGTCTAAAATGGCACCAACTGCATTGGGGTCCACGGGGGCTTGTTTTCGTACTTCAACAACTTCTATAGGCTCATTGCCAAGTTGTTGATAAATCGGGATGTCTCCATCTTTACCAGGCATTACAATGTCTGCCATTCCAGCATCCACCTCAAGCGCGGCAATCTTAGCTGCACGATTGAGCGGAACGTTTGAAGAACTCTCTTCTTGAGTAGGTTGCGCCACGCTTACGTTTACGGGGGCTCTCCGGGCTTCAATGGCTTGTTGTAACGATTGATGAGGGTCTACGGGGATTCTCCCCACAGGCTGATTTAGAGGCTGCCGTAGCATCCCAGAAGAGATAACTTGTGGGTTTGGAACAACTGGCTCAGTAGCTGAAGAAACCTCTTGGAAAGGCTCTGAAACGGGCGTTTCCGGGGCACCCTTCGAAGCCTCTTCCGCACGAGCCAATTGGTCTGTACGTTCCATGGCAGCCTTGATTTCTTCAGCCGTAGTCTTCCGCATGAAACCAAGCTCATCCAGAACGTGATCGATCAAACTATCAGGTAAATCCCCTTCACACTCTTTAGCTTCCAGCAGTAGACGGCGATACTTTTCTTCGTTCGTTTCTTCTGGCAACAAAAACGTAATGCCTTCTTTGGCTTTCCGCTCGGCTTTTTCAATTACATCCGTAAACTTACGATAAGCCGTGTAAATAGCCTCCTTGCTCCAAGTGGATACCACATGCTTATTCAAATACGCATGTAATTCTAACTTTATAGTGCGAAGTTTTTCGGGATTCTTTGGGTCCGGTTCCTCTTCCTCAACATACTTTACGTCATGAAGATCCGCGCCATTAATTACTACAATTGATCGAGAAATATGCTCAAGCTGATAAGCATTGAGATATGCCTCGCTATCAAGGCCCTGACACGCCTGTAGAACTGCTAGGTACTCATCAGGACGTAAATTACGAAGAGTGAGTTCGCAGTCTTGTAATATGAATGACTCTTCAACCAGCCCTATGTTTTTGGCTTTGAAGAGAGCCGCATTGAGATTTTTTGCTGCTATGCCCGGCATGTCCATCCTCATTTCAGAGGATGGCGGCCAACACTAGAAGATGAATCTGATTTGGGTCTGCATTTGTACTACGCTACGAACTATAATTTACATTTAGTTTGATTCGTTTTGATTCAAATCTAGAAACCGCCATCCGCGTAAGAACCAGCAGACCTACCCAATTAGATGGGAACAACTGTATTGCTGTTATTGGCAAACCTAAGTGAGAATCCCTTTCCAGGCCCACCATTCGCCGAAATCGGAGCAAGACCCGTGTCAATGAACTCACCGTATTGCGATACACCGTCTATGATGTCCGTAACCGTGACTGAACTATTTTCAGCCACTATTGCCGCATCAGATGTGAAACTCGCGGAGTAGGAGTTCATCCAACAACCTTCGTAGAAAGTCAGAAGGGCTCGAGGAGTCACGATTGGATTATCTTTACTCGTAGGTCCCGTTGTAACCGTAGCTTGAATAGAAGCACCGTTTGGATCTTGAAGAGAAGCTAACTCTGAAAAGACCAACTCCTGCTTGATGTCAAAAGGCCAACGGTGATGACGAAGACTACGAACTAGCCCGTCAATGCCTCCCTTGTACCCAAGAATCTGAAAAAGATTTGCCGTGTAAAGAAGCGTCTTATTCAGAGTCAATGTCATAGGATCGGTGACGCTCGGCACTAACTCAGCCACCATGTCACCGAAGCCTACTCCACGGACGGGATCAATTGTCCGAGACTCGTCAAACCCAAACTCAGAGATCACTCCGAGCTGTTGAAACCCACCCACGCCAACGGTATACCCATAGACCTTATTCTTCTGACTTACAGCAGCACGAGTATTTGGCGCTGTCCCCATTCTGTAGAGGTAGGTGTTAGTTGATACATTTGCCATAGTGTCTCCTTATGCAGCAGCAGTTCCCATAATAGATGAAAAGATAAACCGATTAGGACCTTTTTCGGTATTACTCTTTAGCGGCTGGTTCAAACAAACCGTGAATCTCGTTCGCCTTTTTTGAAAGGTCAGCGAGATCGGGCGTCACCCAAGCGCTGGCGAGATCAACATTCTGTGCAATCTCAGCAACTTTAGACGCAATTTTATGAAGGTCGGACTTAGCCCTACCCGAGTCAAACCGTCTACCTTCCGAAACCAGACGATCTATGATTGCATCCGTAGCCGCCACTTTGGCTATGGCATCCTCAGCCAGGGTCACGTTAGAAGTGAAAGTGTCATAGGAAGCTGCTCTGAGCATAGTTCTCTCCGTTTTAGGTTCTTGACAATAACAATCTGCCTTTTCCATAAGAGAGTTAGTAAAAGAAGAATAGCGGGCACGTTTAAAGGGGAGCAAAGCCCACATCTTATCTAGGTCTACCGAAAGCATTACCTGTTTATTTTCGAGGAATTCCTTCAAAGCGGTCCTTGCATTCCGGAGGGAGGTCAGACCCATAACTAGCTTCATGACTGACACCGGGCCTAAATTATAACGTCTCCCATCTGGGGTCTGGACATAGTCTACAAACCCATCGGTTCCTATCGTAACTAAGGCGAGTCGAGAATTCATGTGACACCTAACTCTTCCAACTCCTCAGAAGCATAACGCCGCTCACCATGCCCGGCCCGCATAAGGGCATCAATTATCTGAGAGGCTTGGCGCTTAGATAAGGTTAGAAGTTCTTCCTGTTTGGGGATATAATCAAAACCTGTTATTGCTGATAACCCAAGCCTGCCCCATTCATTATGATCCACATTACGGAGCAGCGATCGAATAAACCCGGCTTGCTTAGAGGTGATATCCCCACGCAATTTCTCAAGAGACACCTCCCGTTGATACGAAGGTTGAGACGGATGTCGCGGTACATCTTCATTCCCATACCCCTCATCATCTATTATTCGCCGCCTGGGCTCCCTCCGCCAAGGAGTAACCTTTTGTTCTTGCCCCACTTCTTCCTTCGCTTGCTCTTTTTTTTCCTCTTCAAATTCTTTCATCTCTCGTTTAGGGTCACCACCGCGTTGACGGGTCGCCGCCCACTGTTCCCAAAACTCATCATTGTCTTCATACTTCTCAACGAGTTCTTCAATTCTATCCTGTAAACTATCCCGCCAATTTTGAGTTCGTTTTACGATAGGAGCTTTGCCTTTCTCTAAAGGTCCTTGATCTTTTAGACTAACAAATTGAACTCGAATAGCATCAGCTCCAACTTCCGCTCCCATTCCTGAATGAGGCCTAATGGAAGTCCAAACCCGAATGCCCACAAATTTCCCAAGCTTCAGATCATAATAAACTTCACCTAACTTGTTCCCTCGCTCAGGATGTAAAGCACGGAAACCCCTCTTTAGGAACTTTTCCATCTCCTCTAAAGTAATCTCTGTAAATTGGGCGGCCATTATAGTGCCCTCCGATCATAAGTAGAAGCAAGATCTGTTTCATCAGGCACAAGACCCTCGTATTCAAAAGCAGTTTTTACAGATGGTTCCGTAACGGGTTCCTCACTTTTAACCGCTCCAGGTTTGGGTACATTTTCTCCAACCTTGAGGCCAGCTTCATCAACAAAAGGACTGATCCCCGCCGCTTTACCTCCAACAACGCTTGGACAAATGACTGTAAGGTTCATTGCCGCACGGGTCAGAGCTACGTAACCAAGCCTACGCTCAGCTTCTAACTCTTCTTTCACTTCTTCTGGGTCAGGAGGTGGTTCGCCCGGCCTCTTAGGTGGTTCAAATGGAAACTTACCCTTGGGCATGGACACATAAACGTTAACCCATTGACTTCCCTTAACCGAGTGAACCGTCCCAACAAAGACGCCCGGAGGAGCCTTTCTCTGCTCCGGCGGAAGCGCTTCCTGCTCTTTCTTCCACTTTGTAATGTCAACCCTTAAATCCCTAGCCTTAGCGGCATAACGCTCCATTTTGGCTTTAAACCCAGACGGAGTGTTAGGATCGGTTAGTTGATCTTCAGGATCAGTAGGATCTTTCTTTGCTAGTTCATATAAGAAACTAACATTTCCAAGCCCCTCAGTGTCATCATCCTCTCCCGCGTCATCGTCATCTGAAATATTATCTCTAATATCCGCTTTGAGGCTGTCTCGAAAAGTCTGTTCAACAAATTTAGAACGACCGAAAGAATCAGTTGTAGCCGTTATCCCAGTCATACTTAAAACATCATCAAAAAGATCCTTAGTTTTATAGTTAGGATCTTCTGTGCTTGCTTTCATCCTGTTTAGATCAAGGCTAAGAACTGAAAGTTTTTTGAGGGCCTGATCAAACTTAAAACCAGAACGGGACCTTGTAAGTTTCTCCGCTAAAATGGTCCTAAATTCCCTATCTTCAAGAACGCGCATGGGGTTCACGGATTTAAGGTCTTGCCCAGATTTACGAGTATGGTCCGCTAATGCTTCCGCAACGGCCATGTTTCCAGCTTCTGGAGAAACAAAAAAGCGGTTAGGCTTATTGATAACTTCCTCTAGAGATTTCTGCATTCTAGTGAAATCATTTCCTGTGACTAACTGGACATAACTCAAAAAAGCCTTTGTTTCAGGCGAACCTAAGAAACTTGCCGCCCCTTTACGGGCATAAGGAACACCACGAATAATACAGGCCGTTTCAAAGGCATGTTGCTCTTTATTGGTACGTGTCAATATAGCGTGATTAGCAACATCAACACCAACACTCATATTTGATTTAATCTCTGCCACTACGCTCAAAGCCGCTTCAGCTTCATCAGTGGGGGTCTCAACTCTAACTGACCCAACACCACGTACCTTAGCCGGAGAAGAAACCGCTTCCATCTCAATGGTTCTGTCATTGTGCGAAATCAGCTTATTGGCTAAGTCTACAATTTCAGGTTGGCATCTGTAATTGGTACGGATCATCTTCGTCTTCCAACCTTCAGTTTTATGAAGTTGGTTGAAAAGATCCGGCCGTGCTCCCCTAAAGCCAAAAATGCTCTGGTTTGGGTCACCTACAGTCCAAAAAGACTTACCATCTTTACCATCTGTAATGTGTTCAGCCATGAATTCAAGGATTTGTCTTTGAATTGAATTCTGATCTTGAGCCTCATCAATAATTATATGATCAAACATACTTTGAAGAGTTTTCTTAACCGCCGGTTCTCTTTTCAAGATATCAAGAAAGATTGTTAGCATCGAGTCAAAATCACCCAAGCGTTTTTCACCAGGCCGCCAGCGGGCCATGAAAGACTCATACCCTTTTGAAGTACCACAAGGAGGCTTCCAATTTGGAGTAGTACCCATAAGGCCATCATACATTTCGTACCATTCAGCGGCCTCTTGTTCTTTTTTGCTACGAGCAGACGCCTTAGCTTCTGTCGGAGAAACATCGTTACCAACCCACTTGGATTTAGCGGTCAAAACATTCTTTAGCTTAGGCACATTACGATTAGGAAAGCACTCTGCCCAAATACGCTGAACGGTTCGCGCTACAGCACCCCCGCCTTGCACAAAACCACCCCGGTCTTTACCAAGCCCCATTGCGTTGCGTTCTTGTTCCGTACCGTAATCTCCAATGAACTTACGGAACAAAGAATGCATTGTCCCAACGGACATTTGTTTAAGAGCATCGCCCCCAACAGCAGAGCCTATCTTATACTTCAACTCATTAGCCGCTTCAGTGTTGAAACTAGTAACTAGAATACGACTTGGAAGAACACGACGATCTTTTACAAGATACTCAACCCGAGCCACCAGAGAACTCGATTTTCCCGCACCCGCACCCGCCGCTACAAGCACTCTGCCATCTGTCAAAGCCGCCGATCTTTGCTCATCATCAAGTCTACGAAGAGGAGCAGGAATATTGGCTGAATTTGACGGATCTGTCATTGCAGACACAGCAGCCGCCGTGGCAATCCCAACAACCTCAGATTTAGCCGGAGGTACATCAGGCTCCCCTGAGACATTCATGGCCCTTTGTGCAGCATCCTGAGCTTGTTGTTGAACTTTAAGTAACAGATCATCTTTCGTATCAAGAGATGTTTGGTTATCCGTGGAGGTAGGCGAAGAACCTTGTTGCTGCGTTCGAGCTGTAAGAATTGGCGCAACTTCATCGGTAGCTTGGCTTGAACCAACCGTCACAGCATTTTGAAAAGTTCCAGAACCCGCCGTCTCCGCCGCTAGATCAATCCACGCACGAAGACGTATATTCTTCATCGGGATCGCTGCAAATTTATCAAGAGCCGCATCGGCATCATCTATCATGGATGCCGCCATAGCCGCTCTAACCTCTTGCAAAGCCCTGTTCTTTTTAAACACGGCCCGCATAGTTGAGGTGCCCCCACGCGATAAAACCGTACGCAAGTTGAAAGTACGCCGACTCAAACTAACAGAATTTGAAGGCAGGAATTTGAAAGCCCTATCCAGCATCTTCTTCTGACTAGCTCTTGGTAAGGCACCTCCTAAAAATCCTTGAATTATTGCCAAGTGTTGACGATCAGCTAAACGAACTAAACGGATCCCTTTACGGATCAAGTCGTCTTCTGTCTCAGCCCCGGTTGTCTCTTCCACATAACGGGTATAAGTATCCAATGCGAGTAAGAATACGAGGTACTCCGCAATTTCTAATTCCCCTATATCCTCATCTCCGTCATCATCTTCGTCTGGTGGTTCCGCCGCTTGACGGCTTCGCTCAATAACACGTTCTGAAATGGTTGCCATTTTCTCTCCACTCTAAAAAATTCAACAACACGAAGGGTTTCCCGGAGGGATACAATCAGGGCCAATCAATGTGACTGGAGGTTCGCATGGGGGTGACGCGGGTGAAGATTGTGCCCCCACCATCGGAATATTAGGAAAAACACGAACTTTACGAGGTCTAAAATTAGGTTCCATAGCATACTCAGCCAACTTGACTCTACCATCTGCCATCGAAACTTGGTTAGCCAAAGCTCCCCAAATGAGTATTGGAATTGGAATAGTGTTGGCCTCCCAACCTTGAACCGTAGCTAAAAGTACACCATATGCCGTGGCTATATCAGTCTGAGATAAACGGAGCGCATTCCGTAAAAACACAAACGGTTCTCCTCGAATAAGGCCCCATTGCACTAAAGTAGAGGCGGCCCGTAGATCAGCAGCTTTTCTAACAGGTTCAGTAAAAGTAGGCCCCCATTGATACAAACGGCCAGGGACCGCCGCAACAAATACAATACCCGTTGAACCAACCGGCATTAAATAATCGAAGAGTCCGACCTTCCCGATCTGTTCGGGAAAGTCATTTTCTAACACAACGATAGGAAAATTTGCGAGATCATCGGACACTATGCCCAAGCTCCTTATTTATAGAGTTAGTAATAAAGAAACCACCATCAAAAGGTGTAATCAAAAGACATGAATCTAAACGTCCGTATCGAAAAGGACTTACCTTCGATCGTACCAGATGCAATTTCTTTTGAAACAGGTGCTTCTAAGGTTTTACTCCAAGATCCTTCAATTGCGGTCTACGAACACCATGGCTTGGAATTCTCTCCTTCCGATAAAGGGGCATTAACAAGTTTCTACGAAGATTTGATCCTTGGCCGTCCTTTCCCACTTGTTTTAGCCACGCCTAAGATTACAGATATTGATACGCTTCTTGCCATTGCTCTATTTTTACACCGAGACCTTGCAACGCACCCCAATACTCCCGCAACTGTTTACCTAGTAGACTTTGTCCACAGACTCGGAATACCGGCATTGGCTCACTTAGATAACCATCTTGCCCGGTTTTTTTCAGCCCTTAGAGCTTATTTTCCAGACAAAAGGCTCAGCCAACGGGAATTAAGTGACCGGATCAAAAATGCAGTTGGATGGCTCCGCGAATACATTTTTAATGGCACCCTTTCGATTATTGGGCCTTCCCCTTCTACAAATCTTAGAGTTGTAGACCACGGAACTACAGGATTTGTGGTTGCCGAATCTACAGGACCTCTTTTTGATGGTTGGGTAGAACTCTACCGCCTTGGCTTTCTCCGAGGGATCCTAATTAAACAAAAAGGGTCAGAAGACCGAAAACACGTTCTTATCGCCCGTAAGAGCCTCTACCTGACCTTCGATTTAAACATGGCTTGCCACCTGTTAAATCAAATGGAAGCCGCCATGGGGGAACTGCCAGGCTGGAAGGTGCTTCAAGATGAGCTTTGGCTGGAAAGTCCAGAAGAAGGTACGCTGATTCTACTCAAAGATATAATTGAGATTTTGATTAGGGTTTGATCGATACGGGTCCTTCTTGAAAATTACCCTCAACGGTTAAATCAGTCGTAATGAAAGGTTCACCTTTTAACTCTCTAATTCTGGTCTGCATCCCGTGCAAGTTATCTTGTAGGCGAGAATCAATCCAACAACCAAGTTCATAGTAACCTTGCCGTGAAAGTGTTGAACCACGAGCCACCATAATTTGAGTTAGGGGCAAAACAAGTTGAATGGTTTCATCTAGATATTTTTTCAACCAAGCTATGTCTTTAATGATGTCGTAATCACTTGTGTTAGCTAATCTATCCATAAGTTTAATGGCTATTAGATTAGGACTGGCATGTTGCAGCATGGCAAAATAAACTGCTGGAGAACCAGTTCCAAGTTTAGTTTTGGAAAGCATAGCCACAGCCCCAGCAACATAAAGACCAAACTTAGAAGCGACCTCATCCCAAGAAAATAAAGGCGAATCTTCTTGAAGATCATGAAGTAGAGCTGCTTGTTTATCACGCAAAGCAAAGAAGAATGGAGCCTCTTCCATAAATCCAAGTACGGTTAGAGGATGAATGTAATAAGGGGCGTTAGTAACCCTCCTTATTTGACCCTCGTGCATTTTCTTCATGTACTCGATGCAATCTAAGAGCGCTTTATCCCGAACTCTTAACGACATGTTAGATGTACCTCTGCTGGTGAGAATTTTGGGTGGTGGGAACCCACTGAAAAATAAAATATTAGTTCACAATTGACAATTTAGATTTTCCTGAAACCTCTTCTTTTTCGTGCTCATGACACGATTCATAATCAAGAAGATTGCAGCTAGATATGGCAGTTTCTTCAGCCGAATCAGAATCGATATCAGGATAAAAAATAAATTGGCCCTCCCAATGAATCTCTTGATTTTCTGACCTCCATTGAGTTAAGCATATTTGCCAAACTCCACCATCTGGAGTAGGAGCAAACCAAAGCCATTCAGAATAATTAGAATCCTGATTTGTAGGGTTTTTGAAAGGATGTACACAAAACCCAGGCACCGGCATTTTCATAGGGTCTGACCCCACATAATGCGTTATGGGCTCTAAAGGAGGAATCTCTTCACTAGAATCCTTAGCCGGAATTGGGTCTAACTTTTCCGTCATGCATAAAATGAGTAGCTTTCCCGGCTCTAAATAACCTTTAAACGAAACATAACCATACGCACCAAGTTCTACAATCATAAACCTTCCTCTTTCTTTTGCACCTACTACACCGAAAAGAAAAGTCAAAGAGAACTTCTGAATTTAAAGGTATCCCCGATGTGCTGAAAAAGTACACCCACTAAGGAAGCAAAAAGGGGTCCAAAAACACCTGACGATGAAGACCACGAGGACAAGTACGGGGCTTGGGGATAAGTACACAACGACCCCCAATTATGACCCTAGACCGCATTCAGAAGAAGGCTTTCCGGATTATCCCCGGATGAGAACTAAGGTTTTTGCCAACAATCTTTAAAATTACGTATTGGAAGATAGTAAAATTCTCTCCGGATTTTTAAGGACTAGAACAAAAGGATATACTAACTCTGCCTGTAATGTTGCTAAATATTCCCTTCCGTTATCAGCATAAGCTATACGCCTAACCACTGATGTAACTTGAGAGTAACCTATCTTCCTCCCTGATTTAAGATTTTGCAGAGTACCAACTGAAAATCTTGTTGGATCAAGATCAATTTTAATAGGTTCAGATTTTCGGCACACTAAAGCGTAATGCCTATCTTTATAGCGACTTGTCACAAGAGAGAAGTTAGGCATTACCCACTCTTTATTATCCAAACCATAAGCTCGTTTCCATTGCACAATGATGTTGGGAGAGCAATCAATGGTTTTCGGTTTAGATAGCATAGGAGAAAAGATAACCGAAATGCTTGCTTCTTGACGTAACATCTCGACACTAGAGGAAATATTATTTCCTATCCCCCAAAGGAAAATGCCACCTGAAGCTTTCCGTTCCTCTTCTTTTCTCCTTAGAATTGAATCAATGTCTTCCCCCGCTTCAGTCCCATATTTAGTCCAAACAAAACATTCAGGAAGCATAGAGATTTTCTATTTAGATTTACGAATAGAGTTTAGAGCCGAAGTATGTGATTCATCTCCAAATCTAGACAGATGATTGATCAAAGCTTGATAACCTACGCATCCAAGATTACAAACTGGACAATGTCGATCAACCCCTCGAATAATTTCCCGAGCTTGAATGGTTTCTTCACTAATCCGCTTTTTCCCTCTCCAAGCTAAACCTGTACGAGTCCCGGCGGCAGAATGCAATCTTTTTGAACGAGCATCAACCGCTTCTTTGCCAAAAGCGGTTATCCATAATTCACGCAAAGTATTGTGACTCATACTAAGACGAGTTGCTACACTCTTGAAAGCCTCATCTGTATGAAATGGAGTTAGAATCTCTACCTCAGAAGCTGTTGACCTTTTAGGATCATTCCTATCTCGAATAATTTTGAACTCTTCTTCACCAAGTTGATTTTGCAACACTTTACGAATTGTATTGAGACTTCCACCCACCCGTTTGCAAAGAACGTTCAAAGATTCTCCAGCTAGAAAAGCTGAAAGAACTTCTTCCGTGGTCCATGTCCCGTGCCTTGGCATAGTACCAGACACTAAGCTTTAAAAACAGCAAAGTCAAGTACAATCGTTATTAGCGAATCTACCTGACTTTGCTGTTATGAATTTGGAATGGTTTTTAGACTATATGTAGGGAAATATCCTACACACGAGCACGAAGATTGAAAGTCAGGATTAAATACAAAAGCGGGAAAATCGGAGAATAATACATTTCGAACCTAAGTATCGTTGGGTCGTCTACGTCTATATTCGCCGTCATTCCTGTAAAAGCACCGACGATTTCCGCTTGAACTAGCGAGCGGAACAACCCGGTCATGGAAACCACGACCTCGTTAGTCCGTGACGCTAAGAACTTTGTGCCAACGAACGAATCCAAGATGGCCCTGGACTGCTGTTGCACGAAGTCCGCAATCTGAATGACCGTGGGAAGCCGTGTAAGAACCGAGGTCATATTTGTTGTCAGACCTTGACGGATACGAATGATCGGGTCCAAGTCCTCTAACAATGTGATGCCCGCAACCGCCGTTTGGTTAGCCTCCACCGGATCAAGAATGTGCGGGATTCTAGTGAAGCCCTGAATCCTCCGCCGAGTATAAGGCGTGGCCACGTCTACCGCAGGCGATACAACTGCCCCAGCTACGGCTGCCCCAAAGAAGCTACCATCGACCAAGCTCTCAACCGATTGTCCAAGCTCATCGGTCAAAGTGATAACGGATGAGTCAGGATAAAGGGCAATGATACGACTGGAGTTTAGCCCTCTAGCCACCGTTTGAGCCGTTATAGGTGACGTACCAGAAGCAAAGCCAATCATACCGATCCGCTCTGCCTGATTACGGATATTGCTCTGAACTTCACAATGCGCGGTCAGATGTGTATAGACCGAAGTGTCCGTCGCTAGCGGTACAATGATATCCGGTTTGATATTACCCGGAAGAGGAGTTGCCATCTCATCAATGGCCGCATTGAAGGATTGTGCTGAAGCTTGGTTCGTATTAGGAACCTTCAAGACCTGCTTACAGATAATCAGCACGGCTCCATTCAAAATGGCCAAGTAAGCCGCCAAGGTGAGACGATTTTCGGACGAAGTTGTACCGAAATTAGCCTCTATTGTCTTGAGCTGTTGGAAGAGTTTAGGAGAGTAATCTTGCTTCAAGTAGCGATAGCTAATGAAGTAAAAATCTCCTACAGACGGTTCCACACCGCTAGGATTATAGGTGGTCAAAGAAGCCGTGTCATTGACCCCTACGCCCACAGTGTTCGTGACAAGAAGTTCCAAACCTCCGATCGAATAACGAGGAACGGAAGGGCTCACATGGAAAGTTGGAGAGATTTCCAAAGTGAAGTACCCGGTCGGAGTATAACTGCCCGTACTTGCAGGAAGCACCGTAAAGCGCAATCCGGTACGAACATCCGTGTAAGTTTGGCCAGGATATCCCGTACCACTCGACCCAACAGGGGATGTAGAAGTTACCACGTAATTGTTGCGGGAATCTTCACCAACATCACCATCTACGCTCGGTGTGATGTTGACACCCGTGGTTAGATTGAAAGCCGAATTTGTCGAGTTTGAGAACCCAATACTCGAGGTAGCAGCCCCAACCGTTAGGGACTCTATGGTGATATAGTCTTTGCCACTAATAGCATCTACGTAAGCTACAGCACCCGTCGCAAACCCGGCCGTAGCCATAAGAGCATCTACGACCTCTTGGGCACCAACCAATGTTTGGCTAGCAAACTGATTAGTAGTAAACCCAAGGACATCGTTAGCTGATCCTATATTGATTAGGACAGACGAACCGGAATCGTTCGTAGTACTCGTCAAACGAATCTTACCTGTGTTCACCCCAGAAGTTGCAGCGGACGCAACACTTGCAACAACAGCGTTGATAGCTCCTACCACTGCCGATGCCGCTACTGTCGCACCACTTGGCAAAGTAACACTGTAATCTATTCCGTTGACGCGAATGCTAAACGCATCGTTTAAACCAGCCGTAATGTTGAAAGGCCCCGCCAAGGAGCCCAACAGCGTGGCAGCTTTATTGATAGCCCCCAACGTGCCATTTACGCTCTGGAACGTAGTGAAGCCCAAGGTGCTTTCGATCGTACCCTGATTGACAGTAATGTTTGTTACATCATCAATGGCAGCAGGGGCTACACCTCGAATGATGAAGAAGACATCCCCTGACCCTATTTGCTTATAGCTCGCTTTACCAGCACCAACAACGGCATTGATATCTGTCACAATTTCCGTTGGAGTATGTGCTCCAGCCGTAATCGGAATAGTTGCAAATGCAACTCCATCAATTGTGAGATTCAGGTTGTTGGCGGGGGCTATTGGAATAGTAACTTTTCCTGCACCATCAAGAACCACGTGTCTCCCTACCAAAACAGCAGGAGCTGCCGAAGATAGCGTAGTGGTCTGGGTTACCCCATTGACCATGGTTGCCCACGTTGCAGAAAATGGATCGAAGAATGAATATGGAGCAGCACCCTTATTCGTGTAAACCGCGTTACCCGCTACCGTTGACCCGAAGGTGACCGTAGCAACCTCAGCAACCGGAGTCCCCGCTCCCGTATGGAACGCATCAGGAATCTGCTCTACTCCACGAGGCCATTGAATAATCTGGCTCAAGCCCGCTTTGGTTCCAAACTTTACCTCAAAGAGATTGCGATCCAACAAAGTTGAGAAAACCGAGTACTGACCTGCTCCCACGGGGCCGGGAACCAAATTGGTCAGAATGTAGGTATCATCTACGAGACGGCTGTAGTAGAAAGTTGCGTAAGCATTATAATCCGGGGGTTGAGGCGTCTTGAGAATGATTCTACGATTCACCCCATCCACGAGGGTAACCGGTACGGCCACCCGATTAAGAGCATCTTGCAACGTACGGCCTGTGTGAACTACCACAAGGTCAGGCCGGTTTGTGATGAGATCTTGACGGCTATTAGCAACAGAGTTGAATGTTGAAAGTCCTAAAGGAGTGCTTCGCCCATTGCCCATAGTCGGGACTTCTGGCAGTAAGAAGTCCGTAGCCGATACAGTAGCGGGAATCGTGGAAGTATCGGTTACCGGAGTGCATAGGCCCAAGTACATTTGGTCATCGATCAAAAGCCCAACAACCTGCCCACCGGAACCCGTTGTACCATCAAACGGGGTGGCCCCAGGAGTAGTAGTAGCCGCTGCTACTTGAAAACTAGAACCCCAATTGATAACGCTAACATCCGTGCTTGGATTTGAGACTACAAAATCAGTGCCCTGAATATAGTCATTACGTCCTGGAGAGATACCGCAACGCTCAACCGTTGTAACCAAACTGTTGGGCAAGTAATCAAATGTATCCTGCCAAGTATTGGCCCAATATTGGAGCGTAACCGTAGAACCCGGAGAAGGTGCAAACGGTAACGTTACAACGCCATTAGCACCATCTACCGATGATACTATTACCTGAACTCCATTGACCTTTGCCACGACCCTTGACGGATCCGTAGTTGTTGTTCCACCACCCGTCCCATCAACAAGAGGGCGTTGAAACGCACGAAAAGCCCGATTACGAGAAGTGGTTGCACCGGATGAAAAACCTAACGGACCATTAGCCGTTCCAGCTCCAATGGTAACGCTAATAGAAGACGTAAACCGGATATGATTTAAACCTTCCCCATCAGTGAAAGCAGAGGTTGAAAGGTTCGTGATTGCCGCAGCATTGATAATTGACACTAGAGTTGCTGCGCTCAAAGAACCTTGAGGCAATGTGACGGTTGCTTCATTACCGTCATTGACCGTAATAAGGAGCTGATCATTAACTCCCGTGGTGATATCGAACGGAGCGTATCCAGGAGATATCAGGTAAGCGTTTTCAGTTGTTACTTGAGCAGACACATCATCTGTGAACGCCGTATCGCCTCGATGGAAAAAGTACGTAACCCGGACACTATCCGTAGGTTGCGTAGGAACTTGCAGCGTGACAAGACCCTTTTGGCCTTGAACTGATCCCATGGCTACGGGAGATCCATTTACTGACACGGTCACCGAACGAACGTCGTTAGTAACACGCCCAATGCCTTTGCCGTCCGTAATGGGATAGTTTCTGACCCGAAACGTTGTCAAAGTACCGTCTTGAGCACCAAGGATGAGATTGTTCGGATTAGTCGCGTCAACTACCCAACTTTCCGACACGTCCTCACTGACAATTTGTTGGTCAATAGTTGCGGAGGAGCCGCGAACAATTTCAAAATCATTCTGTTCTAACTCTTCCTGTCCAACGCCAATCAGAGCCGGGATCCTAAGTCCTGCGACTAAGTTAGAAGCATTGTTCTCAGTCAAAGTACGGGTGTAAACACCCGGAGGCGCGTAGGATATAAATGGGCCAATCATTATAGGTCTCCTTGAAAAGAGAGTGAATTTGAATTGGATCTGGGTCTTATTTTAGAAACTCAGGTTTTCACCATCCTAAGTTTCTAGATTTAATCTGATTTGGGTTCGGATTTTAATTTACGAGAGGCAACCGCTAACCGTTGTTGCAAGCCTCTCGTAAAGGCGGGCGAAATAAAACTTTATTGTTTTGTGCCTCTAGTAATCCGAACAGCCTCTTCAGTGAGCTTCTTACGTGCTGCTCTTCCCTGATCGCTCATGGGCTCGTAATCGATGAAACCATCCCCTGTATGTCGAATAAGCGCAGTGGTTTGCCCTTGTTTCCGGGCTTCTTCCTTCACCTTATCCCTAGCCTTAAGATACGCCCATCGTTTTTCCGCACTCTTTCCAACGGCTTTATCCGCCGTGGGATAATCTTGGTCATGTACTCCTGAATTGGCTGGGGACCCCTTTCCCTCAGCAAAAGAAAAGCCAAACTCAGAAAGAACTAAAGGGGCCGGGTCATGACATTCAGGACACTCATGCGTCGGATACCCCCCTATTTTTAGAGATCTTTCGAATCGGATATTACAGACGGGGCATTCAAAGGAATATTTGGGCATTCTGTTTTGATCTCCATTTGATAATTTTTCCCCTGGACCCCATTAAATTATTCGTTCAAAGTTATTATTTCGCCCGGCAATTACAGGAATTGTAGCGAAAAATAACTGATTTCTCACGTCCCCAACGATCGTAGTACCCTGAGTTGGATCAAGAGGAACCGCCGCCTTATCCATCTCCGCCGTTGTTGCGGTCACTCTACTGATGGTCAAAGGTAATGGAATATGAATTTCCCAATCCGCTTGTACCTGAATCGTAAGAGACGCATTGTAAAAATAATCGTCCCCCGTTTCATCATAAACTTCTTCGGACTCCCCACCCATAGAAACATCTGTAATCTCTATACCCTCAGAAGACAGAGGATCACGCTTTTCTCCCCAAAGATACATAAGGGTAAGATCCGCCATTTCTTCCATTTGAGTTTCATCACGCGCAATAACATCTAAATCAAACGAAGCTTCAAACTTACCCCCGTACGCTTTAGCCGCTTCTACCCGATCTTCATAAACCACTACAGCTACTTTGTCCGCTACTTTAGCCCGTTTTCCAAAGGCAAGTACTACTCCGGGTAAAGTGGTAAAATCTGATTTATTCCACTGAAATGTGATTGGACCTACGGAAGGCACAGCATACCGATAATCCGCAGTCAATATTGAACCCGCTGTCGAAGGGGATAAAAGATGAATTGCCCCTGTAGTATAATCTACTTGATAATGCTCCCCCTCAACCAACAAGAATTTTCGATTCTCCCATAAACGTAAAGTGCCTTGAATTGGGAGTTGTTGTAATTGAGCCTCATTCTCAATCCCACTTACAAATCTAAGAACAGGCTCATCATTAACAGTTATCAAAGGGTCAATAATGAAAGTGCCTTCGGCTTGAGCCGTATCAGGGACACTTAAAATTTCAAGATAGTAGATTCCCGGTGGTGTAGGCATCACCTCATTGTTAGCTTGCAAACAAGCCAAGTCTTCCTTGACCCATTCTAACGGATATACCGGAGCAGCCACGTAAGCTAACATCACGTGGCTCATTATCGAACCCATAAAGTTGTCAGCAGAAAGAACTACTTTGTTGGCACTTGAGCCTTTGACAACAATTCCGTACTGAGGACGTTCGGTGAAGGCAAAGCGATTTTGTATGAAAGGCACTACCTTCTCATAGATTGGATGTCTTGAGAAACTATCCTTCAACTCTAAAATGAGCCTTCGTTTCAGAGATTGTATCAGATAGTAATAGATGGCTCACTCCGTATGTTCTTCAACTGCAAGAACTAAAAGACCTTCAGCAACAGCCGTCATTGGATCTTTGGCAGCGCGAATCTCACTGATCTGAATCGGAAAACCTTTTTTCTTGATAGCGTTAAACTCTTCCTCAAAAACTTGCATAAAGCCGCCCGCTAAACTCGTTCCTCCAGAAAGTACAAGAGGTATGGGGTTAGGAAGATCTAACGTTGCTTGGACTTTCTTGAATTGGACAGAGATATGTTCTAAGACGTACTTTATTAAAGATCGAATATACAGAACAATAGCTTCCTCATCCCTGTTCTTAGGTTCAACTAAGTTCACCCCTTTTTCTTTAGTGGCGCACATACGAGCAGCCGTAGCCCCCACCGCTTTAGCAGCATGTGCATCAATCCAATCTCCTGCTCTAGCAACCGAAAAGTCCATACCCTTAACCGTTTGATAAGCCAGAGCCACATTAACCATGCCCGAGCCATAGCTTATAGCTAAGCCAGAAAAATTCTCCACAGCGCATTGCGAGTAGATTATCGCCATTGACTCGTTCATTGGATGTGGAGTGTAGCCAAGTTCCGTAAGGATCTTTTGAAATATCCCTGCATGATAAACAACATCTTGCGCTTCATCATCTACAGGAGAAGCTGGGACTGAAAAAAAGCAATGCTCCTTTGCATTGACAGGATCCCCGAGAATATGATGGATCAAGAGGCTAACAATTTGTTGTGCCTCTAGCTCTCCCGATGAAATCACACCACGACTCAAAGGACGGCGAACTTCTCTCTTAAAAAGATTCGCCATGGCTAGAGCGGCATCCCCTAAAATAATTAGATTGCCATCCTTTTCAACATAATCTACTTTGGAGAGTCTAAGTGCCTTTTTAACTTCAAGGTCTAGATCAAGAAAAGCATTACGCACATGCTTGATTTCAACATTCTTGCCGTCACTCGTTTGACGCGCAGAAACCAAATTCATGGTCCCACAATCTAACCCACACCCGGAACGGTATTTCATCTCCATTTTTCATCTCCATCTTTTTTATTTAACTTACTTACACCATATCCGAAGGTACCCGGATAAGTTCCATTGACCATAGATCTCCTCGAACAAGAGGGATCCCCTTCCTAAATGAAAATCCCTCTAAATTTGGGATTGCAGTAAGCCTTACGCTGTCTTCCAAACGTCTGACGCTGTCTTTGAAGCAGCTTCCCCTTTTGCGTCCTCTTTCATCTCTTTCCCAACCTGTGATAAGGTGAACTTTACAGGTTTGGCGGCGAAAGATTTCCCTGTTGTTGGGGACTTGATGGTCATCTTCCTCTCATTAAGATAGAAAATATTGCCCTCTGGATCGGTATATTTCCAGATAAACGTTTGACCAGCAGCCCCTTGAACGCTCTTGGCGACAACTCGGGCAGCAATCTCAGACGCATTAATTGCTAAACTAGCTTGACGTGGATGCATAACAAAAAATCTCCTTTCTTATGCAAAAGGTATGAAAACTTTATCTCCCGCCACTTCTGAGTTTTCGTAAACGATCAGCAGTATCGGACACATTTGACTGAGAAGCTTCCCCTTGAACATCAATTCTAACATCTACGTCTTTTGGATGAATTTCAGATGGAATAAATAGAGGGGCCGTTCCATCTACCTCTCCGCCAGCAAGCATGACAGGCGATTTTTGTCCTTCAAATCCTCTCCCATTTTTCTGCACCGCAAGCAAAATAAGGTTTAGCTTCTCCTCATATAATTGTGAAGTTTGTTGTAAAGATTCGCGTAATATTTTGTTCTCGGCTTCCAAATCCTTGACTCGGGCGGAAAGATTGGAATTATTAGGTTCTAAGTTTCCTCTATTGTAACTCACAGGATATTGAGAGGGAGAGGCCGAAGGGAGCTGAAAAATACATCTTTGGGACAAAGCTCGCCACAAATCTTTAGATCGAACAGCTTTATCCCCAGGTATTATCACTGTTACTCCATGTGGAACATCCATACCAATGTCCTCGAGCACGTGAGTGCCAGCAACTAATCCTATAACTCGTATATCACCTGCTGTTCTAGGTTTAGACATAAATTTTCTAAAAATTCTACAAAACCAGGTCATTTCCGAACACGAACTTGCTTTATCAACTCTTTTGCAAACTTCTTTTTAAGAAAAGTTCTAGATGCTTCTTTAGCCACATCTAAAAAATCTGATGGAGAGCGTCCCGGATGAATCCAATGACCGTTCTTCATAGATCTAGCCGTAGCATTACGAAAAATAAGTTTACCCTCTTCCGTAATAATAGGAATAGGTCTACGGGCTTTTCTAAGCCACTTCATCTGGCCTTTGCGTTGACCTAAAACTAACGGAACAAATGCCGGATGATTAGTTGTAACCCGCAAGCTTGAAGGCTTTACTTCAATTTTGAGAGATTTAGACAAAGCCACTTTTGCTCGTCTTGAAAAAGTGGTTTGCGTAAGTTTTGCTTTAACCCGTCTAAGAAGATCTGTCTTAACCTTCTTTAAAATAGTCTTAGGGTCCCCTTTAAAATCCTCCGGGAGCAAAGGTTTGAGATAAACACGGGAAGCTATGAAAGGGGCGGCCATTTAAGAACGATCACTTCCTTTTTCAGTAAGCAAGGATATTAAAGGCTCCATTTCAGGCGTAACAGAAGTTTTCCATCCAATAGCGCCAGCCCCCCAAGTATGAACATTATTATGGGACCAATCATCCCCATCACTACCGTTATTTTGTACATACCAAACAGAATTTCCGTCTTGTACAAACCACTCTCCACCTCCAGTGATAGCTAAGCGCATATTGTATGTATAGAAAGGCTTTGGAAGATGATGTTCCCCTGAGGGACGATCTCCTTTCTGTTTTATCAAATCCATCAATTTTCTACGAGCTTTATCAATCTCTTGTGCAGTGAGACGTTCTCTACGAACCGCTAGAATACCAGCTTTCTCCATTTCCTCATCAGTAGCAGGACGCGCTGCGGCATAATAGACATAACCGCTTCGATCCATGTCCATGATACCAAAGGACATAGCATCCTCGGAATCCATCCAAACGGACTTCTGAACTTCAACCACAGTCCAAGCCGTTCCATCACGTCGTAGCTCAAAAACCTCCCCCACTTTATACGGTCGGCTAATACGATGGAACTCCTTTATACCTAATCGAGTATCTTCTACCTTTTTACGAACAACTTCTTCTTCCTTATGCAAAACTTCTTGACGTGCTTCCGCCAAAACATCCCTAAACCTTTCCAAAGACTTCTTACTTACCTTCTCTATTGGAACGGAAAAAACAACCCCATCTTCTCTGCGAACAAAATCAAAGATGGAGTCTAGGCGAAACTTCACGGGAATATCAAACTTGATAAACAAATGCTTATTGTTTACAGTCAAACTAGCCCCAGGAGTATCTAAGTCTTGAATGAACTTTGTAATTTCTTTCTTATGCTTCTGGTATTCTTCCTCTACCTCTTCCAACTTGGATACTAACTTTTTGACCTTTGCCAAAGATTTATTCTCAAATGCAATGAAATACCCTTTGACACCGGCTTTCCATTCGGCCCCAGCATCTCCAAAAAAATCACGCACGGGATAAGTTTGACCAGAAATCAAAACTCCATCCGACTGTAGCCTGACACTAAATGTATCAAGTTTCTTATCACGAAAATCAAGCAGTAACTTTTCAACTTGCTCCCTTTCTTGTGCAAGTATTTCAACTTTAGAGGATTGCTCTTGCTCTGATCCAAACAACTTTTCCGAAACGCTCTTTTCGGTTACTTTAGAAGAAGATGGATGCCACCATGCCTTCGTTGTACCATCATACCTAAACTTCATGCTTTTTAGTTTAGGGATATGATCCTTAATAACGGGATAAGGACCAGAAACTACAACCCGTCCGTCTTGCTCTTCTATCTTCAAACCCATGTAAAGGGCGGCCACTTTTTCACGACTAATCACGATCATAAAATTACCACTCCGAATTTTCCCACGCAAGTGTGCGGCCTTTCAACTGCCGCTCTTCTGGAATGTTAGGTTTATCCGTCACTTGATCTGAAGCTTCTTGCTCAGGTCCAGAGGGAATAAACTCGATAGCCGTGTATCTAGCAGGATTGCCCATAGGCACAGAATACCGAATATCCTTTTCGTCTATACTCCCTATATTAAAATGCTGCTGGAGAACCATACCCCGGTTGCTAGGAAATCTAACCGGCCCGATAGAGTAACGTTCCCCATTGACCTTTACCAAGAAGTCCCTCTGAGATAGGAGAGGAGTAGGCCCGGTCCACACTTCATAAGTGTGTTCTACCGTTCGCCCAACGTCTTTCTGAGCTATACGACGTTCGGCATCATCAGGAGCAATTATACCAGAGTAAGGACCCTCATAACCTCCAACAATTCCACTTCCATAACATATTGAACAATCGTTCAATGGTTGCAAATGATACTCATCTTGAATACAAGGACAAGGGACGCCAACCATCTTGCGAATAAAAAGTCTTACCCGTTCCCCGCCTTGCTCCAAAATCCAGCGATTCCTACGAGTAGCTTCCCGCCACATGTAATCAAGCTTTTCAATCTCCATTGAACTGGTAGCCGTTGCGTGTTCTAACGGAGTCTCAACAAAGTTCTCACACCGGACCTGACTAAGATCACAGTTGAGCGGCACTGCCACCGTTGTAATTCGATAAAAAATCCGCTGCCCTAGATCAGTTTTTAACAGCGTTCGATTCCTCCGATAAGTACAAGTTACCTTGCTGTTAGGGCCAGGAACCAATGAGGGATCTAACTTCTGAGTTGCAACATTTGCGTAAAGAAATGGGTTTATTTCAACTTCACCTGAGAAACCATCTACCCTCAAAGGCTTCACCGGAACGCCATCAATCTTAACCCAAACATCGTCCGGGAAGCTCGCTACAACCGCCTGGGAACCCTCTTGAACAATGGGGCTGTGTAGTGTCTTGAAAACCCAACGAGGAGCGCTGGCCCCTGATCCAGAGCATTCCCCCCGCAGAATAAACTGGTTAGAAACATCTTCTTCAATGATCAGTTCGTTATCAGTTTGATCCCGCCAAAAAGTAGAACAAATAGGTAATTCCGTGATTCGATTAAATGGCCCAAATTCTGAGTCAAACGATCGATAGATATTGACCCCCAGAAGCTGATAGCGACTATTAAGAGCTAAAATCGCTGGATTGTCCCAAACAAGATCAAAAACACCTGGCCGAAACCAACCGGTCAAAAACAAATTTAGAGGTGGTAGAGGCCACGGGGTTTTCGTGTACTCTAATTCAGTCCAATTACGATCACGATCAGTTGAATAGGCCATAGCTCTACTAAGAGCCGAGGCACAAAACTTTATTCACTTGGGGGGTTTTCCGGCTCCTTAACAGGGACGGGAGGCGGAGGTATAGCTGGTGCCTCTCCCTCGGGCATCCCCAAAAGAGTCAAAATACCAGTCTTAGAATCAATCTCCACTTGAGTTGTTATAGGCAATCCTCGTTCCATAAGGATCTGCTCAAACAAACGCTGCTTTTGCTCGTCAATTCTATGCGCCGCCGCAAGTATACGCACGCGGTCTTGCTCAATGAGTAAGAGACGTCCGCCAAGATTAAAACGAGCTTCATCAAGCTTGCTGAACTGCCCCAACACTTCCATTGGAACAGGATCAGCTACGGTTAGGTTTTTAGGAGATTGAGGGGTTTGGGGATTTTGAGAGTTTTCCATGGAGGGGTTATACACCGCTTTTTTAAATAAGATTTAGCGCTTTTCAGTATCCTTGGGGGGTATCACGGCAGCTCTATCAGAGGGAGCTATTACTTTTAGGGGAAGAGGGGCAACGTTTTTTATAGTTTCCGGTTGAGCTTCTACTGCATGAATTATAAACGGTGCCTTAGGGTTTTTACTAGGTTTCTTTGGTTTACTTTCGGCTACCATTTCTTTCGCAGGGAGAGGCGTAGGTCCTAGTTTAGTCATGACCTCAGCTAAAGAAACAACCTCTTTCTTCCCCTCATCGAATCTCTTATCCGTGCTGTTCACCTGACTATATGCCTTCTCTACACGTTGCCTAGCAGCACTGCTACCCCGTGCTTCAATAAGTAGCTGCTCGGTGAGAAACTCAACACGAACTCGCATTTCCTTGATGTCATCCGTATTGGACTTGAGTGTGGTAATTTCAAGGGCCTGTTGACGCACAAGATCGGTTAGCTTCGTAAGATCAGCCTTACTCGCAGTATTTAAGTAGAAAGTGACAACCCCAACAGTACCGGTAATGACCGCACTCAATATGGATATGATAATGCCTAGACGGATCTTTATGTGAGTCTTATCCGGATCAATTAATACATCCGCCGGTTCATCTTTGTTCTTAGGGGGCATAGCTTAGAGGCTCCTTACTAAAGGAAGCGCACAAAAGCTACTTTAGAAAAGCTAACACCCGCGCTCGAACCGCTTGTGGATCTTTCTTAACTTCACCCTCCCAAATGATAAGGCAGTCTAAGCCAATGTCACGGTAGGCTTCTATCAGCTCCTGCTCGTGCTCAAAAGGGACCTTGCCGGTAAACATACGAGAATGCCAAAAATCACCGAATACCTCAACTACTTTACCAACTTCTCTCTTAGGGTGATCCTTATCTGGTCCAGGTAAAATGAAGTCAGGATTTTTGTGGTGTCTTACTTTCGGAAGCCAACGCCAGTAAACCCCATTACCCACATAAAGAAGCTCTGGGTTGAGACTGGCAAAACGGTGTTCAAACAGATTAGGGCCAGGACGGGACATCTTTTGAAGATGAGCAAAAGCATACTCCCGATTCATCATCGGATAGGGAACGCCATAATTAGCTGTATTCGTTTGACGTACCTTCTCTTTAACAGACTCGGCTTGAATAGCGTAAGGGACGCCATACCTATCTAAAGTTGTTTGACGTACCTTCTCTTTAACAGACTCGGCTTGAATAGCGTAAGGGACGCCATACCTATCTAAAGTTGTTTGACGTACCTTCTCTTTAACAGACTCGGCTTGAATAGCGTAAGGGACGCCATACCTATCTAAAGTTGTTTGACGTACCTTCTCTTTAACAGACTCGGCTTGAA